TACATTTCCTAAGGTTAGAGATTCGACATAATAGAGCTCTAACTCATGACAGCAACAATATATATCTAACGATAGACATATCTCAACAACAATCTCATGAGACCAAATTAGTCAGACTTCTAGCCCTTAGAAATATACTAACTCTATACATTTCCTAAGGTTAGAGATTCGACATAATAGAGCTCTAACTCATGACAGCAACAATATATATCTAACGATAGACATATCTCAACAACAATCTCATGAGACCAAATTAGTCAGACTTCTAGCCCTTAGAAATATACTAACTCTAACATTTCTAAGGATCGCGAGAACGATAGAATAGAGATTCAGCTCATGGTGATAAGGATATATACTACCATGCATATCATAATATCGATCTCAATAGATCTAACTCATGACAATAACAATATATATCTACTAATAATAGGTATATATTGATAATAATCTCAAGAAACCAATTAATCAGACTTCCTAACTCTAAGAAATGTAAGTCTCTTGACATTTCTAAGGTTAGAGAACCGACAGAATGGTCAGAATAAATCATGATGACAACAGTATACATAATGATATGTATATCAACATTGATCTTGAGAGACCAATTAGTCAGACTCTCGATCCTTAGAAATGTCGAGAAACTTACATTTCCAAAGGTTGATAGAGTGACAGAATAGGGTTCAACTCGCTATAGTAACAATATATATCTAATGATAGACATATTTCAACATCGATCTTGAGAGACCAATTAACCAGACTTACAGTCCTAAGAAACATCAAGAGGCTAACATTTCTAAGGATTAGGAATCGACAGAATAGAGGCTTAACTCATAACAGTAACGATATATGCATACCATTATGCATATTCTAACATTGATCTCAAGAGGCCAATTAGTCAGACCTATCAGGTCTTACGACCTTAAGAAACTTCTAACTCTCTACATTTCCTAGGATCAAGAATCGACAGAATAGATATCTAATTCATAACAGTAACAGTATATACATAATGATATGTATATCTCAACATCGATCTTGAGAGACCAATTAGTCAGACCTATCAGGTCTTACGACCTTAAGAAACTTCTAACTCTCTACATTTCTAAGGATCAGGAATCTACAGAATAGATATCTAATTCATAACAGTAACAGTATATACATAATGATATGTATATCTCAACATCGATCTTGAGAGACCAATTAACCAGACCTCCAGTCCCAAGAAACTTCTAACTCTCTACATTTCTAAGAATCAGGAATCTATAGAATAGAGATTTAACTCACGATAGTAACAATATATATCTAACAATAGACATATCTCAAGAGACCAATTAACCAGACCTCCAGTCCCAAGAAACTTCTAACTCTCTACATTTCCTAGGATCAAGAATCGACAGAATAGATATCTAATTCATAACAGTAACAGTATATACATAATGATATGTATATCTCAAGAGACCAATTAACCAGACCTCCAGTCCCAAGAAACTTCTAACTCTCTACATTTCTAAGAATCAGGAATCTATAGAATAGAGATTTAACTCATGATAGTAGTAATATATATCTAACAATAGACATATTTCAACATTGATCTCAAGAGGTCAACTCTATCTAGCTTCAGTCCTTAGAAAACATCAAGAGACTAACATTTCTAAGAGTCAACAGAACAGGAACCCATTTCCATCAATCAACACAACAACATTACTCTCAATCAATAAATCTCTCCACAGTATCAATATTATTTTAGTCAGGCCACAATTCAAGTGAGATGTGACAAATCTGTTGACTTGGACAAGTTCCCACAATCATGAATACTGTGGCAGGTGGCAAGTTAGAGAGAGTTACTGGTACAGTAAGTAATCTAAAGATTACAAAAGGAAAAGACACTACTTGGACAATTAAACTCATTGACGGACGAAAATTCACTATTCTTTGTGATTTCTATTGTCCAGTTAGAAACAATGACATTATGGTAGGCATATGCGTCAGAGAGACTGAAAAGTCTTTTAGACTAAAATACTATCCTGACATTGAGTTTTCTGCTGAACAAGACACTATCATTCAATGTTTCATGAAGGTCAGCAAAGAGAAATATCCAGTTTGCAAGACATTGTATGATGAAATAGAAGCTGCAGCTCACAATGAACAATACTCATTCAATGCATATCTCGATGATTTAGCAGAGAAATGGAGCATTGTTAGCGATCGATCATTGTTCAACTACTTTAGCATTGATGCTAACATTCTTTCTACCATTTTGGTATGGTGGCACAAGGAATGTAATCTTCGCAAAGTCTCGCTGCTTGACCTTACCAAAGATGAAATTAATGCTTGTCACATGAAATGTAGTGATATTTACTCACAATGCATGACCAATCCATATGTGCTCCCACCCATTCCAATGAATAAATGCGAAAACATGCTAAAGTTGCGAGGAAAGCTTCCAACCAAAGAGCAAAAATATATGGGTGCCATTGTTAGGACCATCTATAACAATCTAACAAGAAGGTTTTGGTCTTGTACTCCTATTCAATATCTGAAAAGAGAATACAAGGACATTGATGCCTTTCTTGATCGATTGCAAGATGAGTATAGACTTGTATTCGAATCGGATTCTCTATTTCTAGAACATCCTTACAAGGTTGAGATTTCTGTTGCTGAGTTAGTAGCTGGCATGTTGGAACAAGATACATATGTTCCTTGTGCTGAAATAGACTTGTCTGAATCAGAAGCTACTACTACCACAATGCAAAAGGCCTTTTTCAGAAAGGAGCTGTCTCCTGATCAAAAGATGGCAGTAGAAGCAGCACTAGAACACAAGATTTGTCTAATAACTGGAGGTGCTGGTACTGGCAAGACTACTTGCCTGAGCGAACTCATTCACAATCTAGAACTCAGAGGAATCAATCATGCAGTATGCTCTTTCACTGGTAAAGCAGTATCAAGAATTCGAGAGGTAACAGGCAAGAAGAATGCTCGTACTATTCACAAGTTGATATCATCACAGCAAGGTAACAAAGGAATAGACTTTGGATCTACAACAGTTCAACACATTATCATTGATGAGTGTTCCATGGTGCAAACAGAATTGTTTTATGAGCTAATGTTAAGATATCCTAATGTAAATAGAATTACTCTGATTGGAGACATTAAGCAGCTGGAACCAATTGGTTGGGGTTCCTTGTTTTATCAGCTAATTGCTAGCAAGACTGTACCAACTTATTATCTAAGCACCAATTTCAGAACTTACTTGGTTCAAGGAGAAGTAAATGGTATTATATTGAATGCGAACAATATGGTGAGTTACCACAACGACAATGGTGAGTCAAGGGGACCAAAAGGACCATTCAGAATACAACCTGCCGAAAACTTTATTGTTCGAGAAGGAGCAGTTGGCATGGTAATAGATCTAGTTGAAACTCTGAGTAAGAATTGCAAGTCTGATGAGTTTATTGTTCTTTGTCCTTATAACAAGGTACTTGCTGACATTAATGAAAAGATTCAAAAGTTATGCACTGCAGGCAACGAGGAAAAGACGGACACGCTAGGTAACAAGTGGGTAGTTGGTGATAGAGTCATGCTAAAAGAGAATGATGACAATATAGAAGTATACAATGGTGAGATTGGTTCTGTAGTGAGTGTGGCTCATGATAGAATTTGGGTAGACTTTGGTAATGGAGTGTTCGATTTTGGCATAGATGTGCCAGTGAGTGTAATAAATCACAAGTATTCAACAAGTATGATAGGCAATGTTGAATTTGTGAATGATGGACAAGAAAAGTCTACTCTGGGTAGGAATACTAGCAAGTTGCAATTGGCATATGCACTGACAGTCGACAAATCTCAAGGCAGTGAATGGAATTATGTCATTTACTATACAGATGTAATAACAGGTGGTAACTTTATGAACATCAAGAGAAACTATACAGCCATTACTAGAGCAAAGAGAATGATGTTATTAGTAACTCCAGACATTGACATCTTCAACTCTTATGCAACAAGTAGAAGTGCTGTTAGATACGAAGGACTTGCAAAGAGAATGTCAGCAGTATTGAACAAGATAGAACCATATCTAATGGATAATCCTGCTAAATATGTATCATTATTGATGAAAGAGGACAATGATGATATAGATGGATACTACTGTGAAGCTGATGAAGAGGATTATGGTTACTAACGGGAGTGGAGAAGATGAATATACCTAATGTAGGTATATCTGTTGTTGAATATAATATTTCATTGTCATTGTTTGGATCGATTGGTTTCCTGGACTATAGAATATGTTAGACTCTTACATTTCTTAGAGTTGGTAGAACGATGAAATGGACCTCAGAAGTTCTATTTCATGAATATACATATTAGTAGGTATATTTACTGTTATCATTATTGAGATTAGCTATCTCGATTTCCTGGCTTATGGAATATGTTAGATTCTAACATATTCTAGGGTCGGTAGCCTCACCAAATGGGCCTCAGAAGTTCTATTTCGTTAATATACCTATCGGTAGGTATATTTCGTTATTATGATTATTGAGACTAACATTCCCTTTCCTGGCCTATAGAATATATAAGTCTCTTTACATTTCCTAAGGTTAGTAGGTCGATGGAATAGACATATTTGGATCGTCATGAAGAACATCAATACCGATAGGTATATTTTGTTATTGACTTTATTAGGATGATAGTTCTGTTTCCTGGTCTATAGAATATGTATCCTTCCTAACATTTCTTAAGGTTGGTGGCCTGACCAAATGGATATATTTGGATCATTGTGAGGAATATCAATGTTAGTATGCATATTTCGTTACTATGATTATTGAGGTAATTATCTTGATTCTCAGACTATAGAATATGTATCCTTCCTAACATATTCTAAGGTCGGCAAGTAGGTAGAATGGATACATCTAGATCGTTATGAGAAATATCAATACTTATAGGTATATTTCATTATGATTATTGGGGGTAACTATCTTGATCCCTGGTCTATAGAATATGTCAGAGTCTTACATTTTCTAGAGCTGAGAGTCTGACTAAATGGGCTCCTGAAGTTCTATTTCATGAATATACCTTACTACAAGGTATATTTTGGTATTGTCATTCTGATGAGAGATGGATCGATTTATCAACTCTATAAAATGTAAAGGTCTTGACATATTCTATAGTCTAAGATTAGATAGAATCGAATCATAACCACATGGAGAGAAATATGATGTATATTAGTGAGATCGAGTTTCCGAGTTGTCTTGGTTAGACTATCAACCTTAGAAAATGTAAATACCTTGATATATTCCTAAGGTTAGAGATTAGGCAGAATCGGGCGCAATAACTACATAGTAAAAATGTACCTTATATAAGGTACATTCATGAAGTCGATGTTCTGTTGAGAGTTAGATCTATCAACTCTAAGAAATGTAAAGACATTGATATATTCTAAGCTTGGAGAGTTGATAGATTCGATCGTCATAACTACAAAGAGAAATATGCCTATCGGTAGATATATTCATGAAATCTAACTTCTAAAGTCGATTTGGTCAGTCTACCAACCTTAGAAAATGTTAGACTCTCTACATTTTCTAAGGTTGATAGATCGAGATTAGACAGAATCGATCTTCATAACTACATAACAAGAAATATATCTTATATAAGATACATTCATGAAATCGACCTCCTGAGACAGATTACTTGGATTCTCTAACCTTAAGAAATGTAGAGAGTCTAACATTTTCTAAGGTTGGCAAACAGAAAACGACTCTCAATAACTACAAAGAAATATACCTTACACAAGGCATATTATTAATCCAACAATTGTAACAATGTCTTTTGTTTCATACTAGCTCGTCTATTGTGATCTTCATCATGATCCTTACACTTAGTATTAAAGAACATTACGTCATGATATTCACTAATAAATATATTAGAATACAACTTTCTGTTTCCCAATTTTAACCAATCTAACATAACATCTTTATCTTCTTCATACCTCAAGTACAATACAACTGGTTTCAACAATGTAATTAGCTCTCTATGCTTGGGATCATCAATGGTCAATATTTGTATATTCATCTCAGGCAATTTATCTACATTTAGCTTGCACTTTTTCAGAGTAAGTCTATCCAGCGAGCATAGATAATCACAAAACACAGAATCATCCAGTGGCAATGTATAATCATTAAACTTCATCAGTTTTAGATTGGGAAAGGCATCAGGAGTATACACCACTTTCGATCTATTATTACCTAGATATACTAATCCGCACAAATCTTTTGCTTCTACTAATTTACACTTTCGAACTTTCAACATTATCTTCTAGAATGAGAACATTGATAGAGATGAATTCTGTAATGTACCAACTATAGTTACCTTTTATAGTTAATTGTTTGATTGTCCAATGTTTAGATAATGCTCTTGTAATGAGTCTAGTAAGATTAACGTCATCTTTCAATAGAGTTACTGTAATTTCATGAGAATTGTAAGTAACGTTGTAGTACATGGTTTGTTATTGTCATGAATGTATTGTTATTCAAGTTCTGATATTGTTATAGTTGATAGGCAGTAACAAATGGTACAATTTGCTAACCACAAATCAACAATCAGAATGATAGTCCACAAATATATTGAAATTTCATGAATGTTGAATTGCTCTGATCCTTGGAAAACATTGTGAGACTGCTGTCTGAACGTCAATAAAGGCCGATTTAGCAATTTTGTCATTTCTGAATTTTGACATGTAATTGTACTTTGAATCTGTAAATCTAACTAAGGCAAAAACACGTGAAAACGCTCGAAACAACGAGTCGTGAGTAGTAACACGGTAGATTTTTCAATGTCATTCAAGCGTGATAATGAATGCAATTAAAGAAACTGTCTTGATAGGAAACATCATGATTACTAGTACTTGTACATGACATTAACATTCTCAAGTTACATGGATCTATAGTCAAGGAATGGATGGGATCGAACTAACTGGAACAAATAACTGCAATAAAGAAATATGCCTATCGGTAGGTATATTGATGAAATCGAACTTCAGAAAGTCCATTTGGTCGGTCTACCAACTCTAAGAAATGTAAAGAGTCTTACATATTCTATAGTCTGGAAGTCAAGACGAGTCGAATGTCATGATAAAGAAATATACCTACTAATATGTATATAACGATATCAACATTCTAAGATCCATTTAATCGGCCTACCAACTATAGAATATGTAAGGCTCTAACATATTCTATAGTCTGAGAGCAGAGATGGAATCGAATCAGCCGGAACAAAAGGACATATACCTACTAATAGGTATATAACGACATCAACATTCTAAAGTCCATTTAGTCAGTCTACCAACTCTAAGAAATGTAAAGAGTCTTACATATTCTATAACCTGGAAGTCAAGACGAATCGAACTAACTGGAATAAATAACTATAAAGAAATATACATAAGATATGTATATAATGACATTAATGTTCTGAAACCTATTTAGTCAGTCTACCAGGTCTAGCGACCTTAGAATATGTCAGAGTCTTACATATTCTATAGTCTAGGAAACAACCAAGATCGATCTCATTGGTTACAATAAAGATATAACGACATCAACAATCCAATATTACTATTTCTAGTAATATATCTATTCCTTTCCATTATTGGAATCCCTTTAGCTTGCCACTGTTAAACTTGTCCGAATAATCAACATCACTGCCTACCAATCTTATGCCGTGCCAGTGATTTTCAATCATCTCACCCCATCTATTCGAAAACTCTAGCTTCACAAATCGAGATTCAGGAACAGTCTTACCTGGATGAGTATCTCTATACCAATCACGGAAATCCTTCAACAAGTCTGTTGCCTTAATCTTGAATGCTGGATTTGGTTTCTTGTCCTCAGTCAATATAACTTCAATGTTATCGAGAATGAATTGGCCGTATACATCAGTTTCAGCCCAGTACTTGTTTGTTACTTCAACCACAACTTCAGGATCCTTCAATCCTTCTGCCTTGTAATAAGGCCAATACTGAGTTATGACCCACAAGAAGGCAGGAGCCATCAGTGGGATTTGCTTGTCAAAGTTGTGATCTTCCAAGAAGATGCCTTGAGCAAACTGTTCTTCTTCTGTTTCAGGCACACCTTCCTTTTTCCACTTGCTCAAGAATGGCATAATTCTCATTCTAGCCTTGGTAGGAGCATCAGGATTATCAAAGCCAGCAATTGCATTACATTGCATAATGAGTTTGTAGGTAAGTTCAATATCTCCACCATTCTCATTACAAGCTCTGCTGAAAAATCTATCACCACCAGTATGCTTCTTTACCACACCCTTGTTGAAATTTACAGTATCATCAGGTTCGTCCATAAATGCCAGTTTCACGTGATTGAGTCTAGCAGTATGTGGAGTAGGTCCACTACTATTACCACCCTTGTCTGTCAAAATGCCAACCGGAATCTTCACAGCATACTCACCAAACGTCACTTCAAACAGCTTTACTACCATAGATTTGGAGTTGTTTCCTGAACCACTAAAGATTGGAAAGATCTTGTCCATGTTGCCACTCTTGATGCAACTGGCCGAAAACTTTAAAAAGTGATGTCTTAGTGCATCATTTGGAAAAGCTTGCCTCATCCAGTACATTAGCTTCTTGACGTGTGGATGTTCCCAATGATAGGAACTATTGTATTTGATACCACAAGTCATGCTGATAAAATCTTCAGGCTTACCTTCTCTATAATAAATGGTAGGACCAACACATTCCAAAATAATGTTACTCGCACAAAAGATATCACCATTCGAGTCCAACAATTTGGACATTTTGTCATTTTCAAACATTTCTTTGCATTCAGCAAGAATGTTGCCCTTGTACCTGTTGTCCTTCAACTTGTAAATAAGTGCATTGATTGCCTTGATTGTTGCTTCATTCTTTGTTCTTGCATCCTCATTGTTCATTGATTCGCCAGTGCTAGACAGTACAGTTCTCATTCTCTCAAATCTCTTGCAAAAATCATTGGATATAGTCTTTCTAATTTTGAAGCCATTGTTGACTTTGGTCCATCTCGGAGAACGATATTCGTACCACACATTAGTGGTTGAACAGAAAGTATAAGTCAACCAATAAGTTCTGTAGAATGCAATAGATACTTCATTGTGAGTGGTACTAACAGCTTTCATCATTGCAAACTTGATCCATTCAGCATGCCAGTGATTATATGCGTCAGGATTGTCTTGTCTGGCATACCAAGCAAGAGTCTTGACAGAAATATTATTCTTATTGATAGAACCATATATAATGCGACAAGACTCTTGAATCGTTGGATAATCACTGTTGGTCATAAACTCAGGTTGGTCAATAGTCTCCAGTGCCTTATTAGTAAAGTTGATCCAAGTAAGTAATCCAATTTCAGCACCATCAGTAGAATTATAAAGAGCTCTACCAATATCTAACCACTCATTCTCATGCGAATATCTACTGTTTCCTATCATTCGTAAGAATCGAAGACACAGAGAAATGTCGTCTTCATCAGCATCTTGAGCTCTGTATTCAAAATTGGTATTACCAGAGTCTACCTTTTTGGTCACCAACTTACTCATAGTCAAGTAATAGTTGACTGACAGAAAAACTGGAATATAGTATTCATGGTCATGATTAGTAACATCAAAGACAAAATCAAAGTATTGCGCGTAGCCATTATTGATGACATCAACAGCTCCTGAAATGTCAATGAGTTCATCATTGTCCTCAGAAAATAGCTCAAAAATGCGATCTTCATAAGCTCGATTATAAGCCTCTGATGAAATTTCACTAGCATCAGGATCTTCTGCATTGTAGTACTCATCCTGATCTCTTTCATAATTGTCAGAGGTCAGAACAGTCAGAGTATTCAATGGCTTAGCTTCAGGACTTGAAGTAGAACCATACATTGTTACAAACTCTCCAATAGGAAGCAAAATCTTGTCCCAATTGTCGGCAGGAGTATTGGTAAAGTATTGCATGAGATTTCTTTTGCCAATATTCACTACAGCTTGTGATCGAATTGAGGTCAATACCGATCTGCTTACTCTGGTGTAAGGGAATTGGATTCGAAGTTGCCAATTGATATACTTGTTTGCATCAATCCAAGCATCTGACTCCATTACAAAAGCACACAACACTCCTCCATCAGCCGATTCAATAGTTTCGCGCAAAATGTCAGCATAAATAGTGCACAATTCAGCAATCAAAACAGGCTTGTAAGGTCTAGTAGTCTTGAGTCTCTCAAACAAAAAGTTGTCATAATGAAATCGAAATATCATGTCAGCAATGACAGGAGATTCTTTACCTGGTCTTTCGGCCAATGAGAAGCCTCCTTCTTCACCGTGTTTTGAAACAATATCGCAATAACAAGCGAGAAAGTCACTCAACTTGGAATTGTCCACCATCCAGTTAGATGGTGGACCATAGCAGGATCGAAAATTACCGTCATACTCATTCTTTTGTATAGCAGTATTACTTAGAAGGCCGTATAATTGGTCGTTCATTGTGATTGTGAGTGTCCTAAAGGGTGCACATTCATCTAGATGTGTCCAGGCCTCTTGATGAGATATATTACAGTGTAATATATCGTTAAATGGTTACTTTATCAAAGACAATATCAAAGATTGAGCGACCAGACCAATACCACACAAGTCTTCGGTCTCTTTTCACTGCTTCTGCTACCACAACATCAGTCTGAATGTTATCAAGATATGTATGGTTCTTGATGAATATTGCCTTGACGGCATCAAGAGTTGGTCTAACTTGCTTGTTAAACTTGTCCATAATCGATTCGACACGAGCAATGTTAGCAAAATCCTTTGAAAATGCTAATACAATGGTTGCAACATCATAATATTCCTTCAGTCTTACAATGTCATCAACAATCTTTGCTACCTCAACGTAACTATTTCTAACATTATCCATAACCTGAAAGTTGAGTATCTGTGAAATGTTGTAATTGCCAAGGTTAATGACATTTATACTCTTGAGTGAGTTAAGTTCATCAACAAGCTTCCACATCTCATTAAGATGCGTCTCCATTGCTTGATCATAGTTGAACTTCTTGGTCATTACTGCTCGTTCGTATTCTCTCCCTTGATTATATAGTCTCATTGACAGAGTGTAGAATTCAAAGATGTCCTTGGGACTGCCAATAGTAGTTAAACCATTAATATCTAAGCTATTGTATGCAGATTGTTCACCAATACACATTTCATCGCATTGAAGAATGGGAATGCTTGATCTTTCGGGATTCAGGAAATCACAATTACAAACTCTTCTTATATAACTTGAGTAATCATCAATATTCATGTCTTTGGTTCCTTCCAGATATGGGAAAGAGAAGCGATGTTCCCATTGTCTACTAATAGCCTCAGGAAGTGACTCTTTTCCGTTGAAATATCTAAATATCTTCTCTCCTTCTTTGATCACAGAGTCATTGTTATTCTTTTGTGCATGCATCATACAAAACATGAAGAACTTGTACAAGTCATGCATGATCCAACTGTGATAAGCAAAGATGCTCATGTGAGAATACTGATATCTACCAAGCTCTCGAGATGGAATAGGTCCATTGGTACCATTTACTTGTTCTGTCTTGAAATGTGAGAAACCATAGTCAATGATGGTAGCTACTCCAGTGTCGGTGAGATATTCAAGTCCTCGCTCAGTATTATATGGTATCTGGAACAATGATTCATCTTGATTAACCGATCGCATCAGCACATTGTCAGAATGCAAGTCATAGTGAGTAAAATCTATCATGTTAAGTGCTGTTCTCAGTGAATAAAGAACTTGCATATACATTGCCAGAAACTCTTTGCCAGTACAAGATGATATATATTTGCTTGCGCTGACAGAAGGAGAGATGTTCTCATAGATAACATAATTCACTGCATTAGAGTCAGACAAGCACCAAGTAACAACTTCCTTTTTCTTGGGATTAACCAAAGGAGGACTACATTCAAAACCTCCATAAATGTAGGCAAAATTAGGAATGTACTTTCTGAGTCGATTAGTGCCAAATACTCCAACTAACATTTCATGCAGCAAAGTATCATCTTCAGGTGATCTAGGTGCTTTAATCACAAACATGTCTTTGGCTTCTTCAAAGTCACCAAGTAATGCATATCCCTCTAGTGATTCTGATCCAATGAGTCTAAGATTGTGAAAGTATCTTCTAATGTCATTGTTGATATAAGTACCTCCATATTTATCATTGTAGAACACAGAGTCAATAACACATTGCACTGCTTTCATTGCATTGGGATTGTAGAATTGTGTATCAGCAAGTTCAAGGAGTTTATCAGAATCAAGGTCTCCGACATGATCCTTCAATGATTCAAACGTTCTTTTGTCGCAAAAAGTAGTATTTTTGAACAAATCCTGTTCTTCGTTTCTTTGTTCAACCTGCTTGGCAATCTCCCAATTGTAAAAGTTGGGAGAATCCATTATATCCTTGTACTTTTCTATAGCTTTCTTGGCCACTTCACTAGTGATGAAACCCTGCTTGTACATTTGTGGTGGTAGTTATTTAATGCAGTTGAAATTACTTGAGATATGACAATTGTATATAACAATATAGAGGCAAACAATGAATTCTAATTATGAGAAAATAACTCTAACGGTGGCGTATATTATCCATCGGAACCAGAATTTAATGAAATAATGCAAGAACTTCGAATTATAGAATATAATAAGCAGATTGCAATGAATATCTTGTTAAAGAAGTATAACAAGACTGGCAATAAATAAATATAGATAGTTTATCTATATTTATAACAATTCACTCAATGCAACAGCTTTACTATTATGTCTCTCAATGAATTTTCTTGTTCTTGTTGAAGTACTAGTATCCATTGTATTAATAAAGAATTCAGTATCTGGATGTTCTTCAATGGCTTGCATCGCTCGAGGAGTAAGATCCTTTTTGTCGTCCATTTCCTCATAAAAATGGATAAATTTAATATTTGGTCTTTCAGCCAATATGTCAGTGCTGTAGATAGGATGACCATTGCTTGTTAATTTTGTATCTAGTATTTCAAGAGTATTTGGAATATCATCAATATCAAGACCAAGAGAAATGTCTGATCTTAGTGACTTTAATGCAGTAAATCTCCTAATATATTCAACACTTGGAACAACATTTAATCTAAGTCCAAATAGGTAATGTTCAACTCCATAAACAAAGGAATTTCTCCCTGATATGCGTAACTCTTGCAGATAATTACAATTCATCAAGTTAATAGTCGCATTGTCTCCGAATAAAGTAAATCTTTTGAGATTATCACTACAATACACATTGGTTCTTGTGTTTACAACTATTCTAGGTAAAGTAATGGATACACTTATTGCTGATTTTGGCAATTCAAGAAATTGTCCTTCTGGCATAGTGAGATGCAGAATATCTACCTTCAATAAATGTACTGACTCTTGTGCTATATCTGTCTCAAAGTATTTGACATAATCTGGTATCATTGCTAGAACAGATGATGTAAAGATGATATTAGTTACTTTTATGTGTTTGCCTAGATAACCAGAGAAGATATCTTGATCTATCACCAAATTATCTCTAGAATTAATGATTATCCTGTCAGTCTCATCATCTATCAACTCTCTCAGCTTGGTGATAATTTCATCGTTGGCTATCTTATGAATAGTACCCAACGTTATATACAAACCTAACCTAATGCGATTAAAGTTGATCCAGCTCATACTTTATTTGTCTGTGACAAATAATATTCAAGGTTATCATTGCAAATTTCTCATTATATCAGCAAAAGTATTGTGACTGTTAATAATTTTCCGTGTTAGCGCAGTTGCATAATCTGGTGGTATAAAATCGACATCTGAATATTTCTCCATAGCTTCATAGCCTGCGGAACTAACATCTCCATTCTCATGAGTATCTTCTTGGAAATACAAAGACTTGATATTGGGTTTCCTGTTGAGTATATCACTGCTATGAATATAATGACCATTCTCATCAACCAATTCAGCATATAGAGCAGTCACAGTATCTGGAATATCATCAATGGTAAGGGCAAAGCGACCTTCCGAACTTAACGTCTTCAGATTAACAAAATCCAATATATAATCACGATCTACTGGGTTAGATACATTCAGACTCGTGAGATAATGTTGAATTCCATAGACGCGAGCCCTAAATCCTGTTATACTCAAATGTTGCAATCTGTTGCAATTCAAAAGATTGATACGAATGTCATCTCCAATTAAAGAGACTTGTTCAAGATTATCAGTACAGTTTATAGTAATTCTCCTTCTTTCTCCCTTTTGTGAGCGCACAACAAGCTCTGTTACTGTCGATGGTAGATCAATATACTGACCATCCTTAGCTAAAATATCCAATTTCTGCACTTTCAATAATTCCAATGAATCTTGCATTGCATTAGTTTGAAACGATTCAACCCAGGTTGGTATATATCTAATGGCGATTTCTGATAAAACAATATTATTCAACTTTATACTCTTGCCCAGATAATGAGAGAAGATTCTATCGTTTACTTCTATTGTTAATCCTGATCTTATTACTAGATCTTCGGTAGTATCACTGATTAACTGCTCTAATTCATGATCGATCGCATCACTACTTTGAAGAGGAGTATCTATCTTAATTCTAAGAATTCCATCTTCTCGAGTAAAGGTAATTTTCGTCATGTTTATTATATCGGAAGTAATAATACTAATGTTTAATTGTATCATTACTCACAATGGACAACCTTCATTGTCTATACGAGAAGAATAGTCTCTTGTTCGTAAGGATAGTAATACAGAGAATGCATATAAGTTATGGGTATCATAACTAACAATAAATAGAGACCAAATTCATTGGATCTCTAGCTCTTAGAAATGTAAAGATTCTAATGTTTCTATAAGTTGAGAATCTAACGAACTGGTCGTAAGGATAGTAATACAATGAATACTTATAAGTTATAGGTATTATGACTAACAATAAATAAAACCATTCTATTGTTCTATCAACTCTAAGAAATGTACCGTAAGGCATATTAATGTTTCTATAAGTCAGAGAACTGGACATTAGAATATCTCTCTACAAATATACTCATAACTTATGACTAACAATAAATAGAAACCAAATTCATTGGATTCTCAACTTATAGAAATGTAAGATCTCTAATGTTTCTAAGGACTAGAAGTCTGACTAAATTGGTCATCAGAATATCAATCTGTAAATATACATATAACTTATAGGTATTACAACTAACAATAGATAGAGAGCAATTTAGTCAGACTTCTAACTCTAAAGTTTAGTATATTTCTTAGAGTTAGAGAACCGATGAATCGATCGTCAGAATGTCAATACAACGAATACCTATAAATTATATGTGTCATGATTAACAATAAATAGAAACCAAATTCATTGGATTCCAATCCTAAGAAACATTAGAATCTTTACATTTCTATAGGTCAGAGAGCCAACGAATTGGTCATCAGAATATCAATACAGAGGATGCATATAAATTATATGTGTCATGACTAATAATAGATAGAGACCAATTAGTCAGACTTCTAGCTCTAAGAAATGTACCGTAAGGCATATTAATGTTTCTACAAGTCAAAGAGATGGACGTCAGAATATCAATCTGTAAATATACATATAACTTATAGGTATTACAACTAACAATAGATAGAGACCAATTAGTCAGACCTATAGCTCTAAGAAACATTAGAATTTTTACATTTCTATAAGTTGAGAATCCAACGAATTGGCCGTCAGAATATCGATCTACAAATATACCCACATGCCTTACGGTATAGGTATCATGACTAACAGCAAATAGAAACCAATTGGTCAGACTTCTAATCCTTAGAAACATTAGAGACCTTACATTTCTATAGGTCAGAGAACCAAAAACATCAGTCAATAACAATATACATAAGGTATGTATATTTATCTCCAAGTCATCCAGCTCAGACTGCTAGCCTTCTTATTGTGATTCTTCACAGCTCTCAATGTCTCACGATTATAACCACCTCTAAATATGAAATGTACATGAGGATAGTCTCTCATTACCTGATAGCTTCCAGGAATGTAATTACCATTCTCATCAATATCCTCCTTCTCTTGCAATTTTATAGTTGTAATGTTAGGCTTTGCAAACAATATATGGCTGCTAGCAATAGGTCTATCATTCTGATCCAACAATGTAGCATTAAAAGTATTGAGAGTATCTGGAATATCGGCAATGGTCATGCCTTGCAATTTGCCCACTACATCCAAAACTTGTAATGATTTAAATTCAGCCAAGTAATCAGCATGTTGTTGATCATAATTCAAGCTGTTGAATTTAAGGCGACTCAAGTACTCTTGGAAATCACCATACACGTAAGAATTGTAGTGATCTATATACAATTCTTCCAAATAGTTGCAATTAAGGACTAATACCTTTGCATTTCTATCAATCAAGGAGAATTCTCTCAAGCTATCAGTACAATAAATGGTACCAACATGATGAGTATTACCAGGATGAGACGCAATGCCAAATTGCTCAACAGATTCTGACAATTCCAACACATTTTCAGGCATTGCTACTTGCAATTCCCTTGCTTTGAGCAAAGTAAGAGAATCCTGAGACATGTCAGTCTTGAAGCTAACATGATTGGGTATAGACTCAACGGCATCTCTTGTGAGAACAACGCCATATAACAATACATCGTCTCCTCTGAATCCTGAGAAAATATCACCAGCAATTACTAATCTCTGTTGTGAGAGTAATGTTACTTCTTCACTGTCTGTTTCATCAATGAGTCTTTTCAACTCATTGTTAATTTCATCGTTAGACAAGTACAGAGTAGTATTTATTGTTATCTGTAAAGAATCATACACATTGTTAAAGGTAATTTGTGCCATGTTTGTAACTACAAGAAAAATATTAATCAATGACTAATATTTATTCAGATCTTTATCCAGATATGTTCTTGTTATGAAGTCTAATCGATTTCATTGTTCTGCTATCATGATAGTTGCCATGTAGTATAAACTGTACATTGGGATATCTATCAAGAGCTTGATACATGCCAGGAATAAGCTTACCTTCATGATAGATATCTAATTTCTCATTGAATCGAATAGATGTAATGTTTGGCTTCTTGGCCAATATGTCACCACTGGTAATAGATTTATCATTGTTATCTAGCAAAATGGCATCAAAGGTTTCAATGCTGTCTGGAATGTCTTGAATGCGGAAACAGTGTATATCTCTCCAGACAGTCAATTTTTTGAGATTTGTGAAACTGCGTATGTACTCTGCCTGATTTACCATTTGGAGCATTTCAAGACTTTCAACTTGTGATTGGAATTCTCCATATACAAATGTATTATGTCCTGTTAATTTTAGTTCTTTCAGGTCATTGCAATTAGTCAGTGTCACAACAGTATTCTTGCCATCCAATTCAAAAGTTTTGAGATTATTAGTACATTGAATAGTAGCATTTCCTCCTTCTGAATAGATGGATAACTCTGTAACAGAATCTTGCAACTTAAATATTCCTTCTTGCAAGGGAATACCTAGTTTCTCAACATCAAGCTGTTCTACCAATGCCTGTTGAAGATCAGTTTCAAATGATTTTACTGTTTTTGGTATAGACTTGAGTGCAACTTCTGAAAGAATAATACCTTCCGGTCTTAGCTTGTTGCCAGTAAAGTCTGAAAAGAGAGGTTCTTCAATAGTTATACCTTCATCACAAATTATATAGACATCTGGAGCTAGATTCAACAGTTCCTTTAGTCTGACAATCATCGCTTGTTCGCTTGACCACGAATCAATGTTTATTTCTATCGAAGAAGAACATCCACTGAATCCAATCTCTGCCATTGTATTGTCTGTTGATGAATGGTACAGCGCAAACATTTCTCACTGGCAAGTCAATCTTACAAATGTAGGTAACTTACCTATATTCTCTTTCTCTCTAACAAGTTACTCCCGAGCTAGTCTGCCCAACTCTACAACTCTATTGTTGTGATTTCTAATTGCCTTTAGCGCCCCATTGCTCACTGGACCAGATGGCATGAATGTAACTGTGGGATACCCCTTCAATGAATCAACAGAATCTTGGAATCGAATAGTTGTGATATTGGGCTTTCTGGCCAAAATTTCACTACTAGTAATGACTCTACCATTGCGAGTCAAAATGCCATCAAAGATTTCAACAGTATCTGGAATATCATCAACAGAAAGATTGCTGCCAAATGCAATATCCAATCTTTTTAGTAGCTTGAATTCACTAATATATTCCTTGTCTCCAATATCCACATACAGTCTAGACAGATAGTTCATAAAATCACCCCAGACGTATGAATTTATTCCTGATATTCTGAGATATTCCAGATTATTGCAGTTTTGCAAAGTAATGAGTGCTTCACTATCATAGACTTCTAGTTGTTTGAGATTGTCACTACAAAAGAGTGTACATTTTGTTTCACCAGGTGTTGGCAAAATGTCCAACTTCTCAACAGATTCAGGCAACTCCAAAAATCCATTGTTTGGTAGTGGAATTTCGAGATTTTGCACCTTTAGTGAATGCTGGGACATGTTCACCATATTAGTGTTAAAGAACTTTACACTTTCTGGTATAGATTCCAAGGCAACTTTTGTAAGAATGACATTGTCCAAATCAATGGCTATACCCTTGTAATGTTCAAAGATTGGAGCATCTATTACCAATCTTGATTCACTAGCAATCAATATTTGGTTGGCAGGAAGCATCAAAGTAACAAGCTCTTCATTCATTGCATCATCAGACACTGACAGATTGGAAAAAATGTCAATCTCGAGCAGATCATCATCATAGCTGTGAGTAATTTCGGACACCGACATTTGGAGGAGGGATGTTGGTCACCGACCAATATCATTATCGTAAACACTTTTTGTTGGCAATCCATTTTTCGATTTTATACTACCATACCTTGGGTGACCTTTACTAACGGTTAGCATTCTGCATACTTGTGATCAATGGCAATCTTGTCGGACATGCGCATTGTTACATGCTTGGTAAGCAAAATGTTGGTGAGAGTAACCTTTGAGCCCATGTACTCTGAAAAGACCTGATCATTGATTACCAAGGCATCATCACATTTCAAGTGTACTTTGCATGTTTCTCCATCTAACAATTGTCTTAGATGGTAGACAGCATCTTGATCAGCAGTCTGACTAATCGTAGGAATAGGAAGAATGGTAATAACCAATTCGCCTTCAACAAATTCGGAAGTAACTTTGGACATGGAATTGCCTAGTCGATGCAAGGTGAAATGAGTCAATAACTTCCTTTAGTAAATTAATCACATTTATTCCCATCTTTTGTATTGCTATTTGTCAACCAAGAATTGTTACTACAAAGACAGACAATCATGGAATTCATCAAGTTTGTTATTCTATCATGTAACAGGTGAAATAATAGAAATAAATAAAATGGTAAGAATTGTTGGACACAACAAATAATGGAAGAACAAGTTATGAGTCAAGTTGATCAAGAAGGATACAAGAGGTTATGTTGCTCTAACATGGATGAAGTCTGCAGAATAACAGACTACAATTGGCACTTGCAGTTAGATGAAGCACTAGACAGAGAAAGGTTACTTTCTGGTGAATTAAGTACTAATGACCAATTGCTAATGCTTTGTAGCAAGAGTATGATGAATAACAATATCGTCAAGTATAAACTCGATGATCACACTTTGTTGGTAGAAAAGATTGAGGAAAATATGGTAGAATATGGAATCGGTCGATTAGTTCGTGACATTAGGCCATACTTTGTCTATACATATGTCTCTGATGAAGATGGCATACTAATGGAATGGATCGATGGAGTTACTCTGTCAAAGTATATACTTGTTGCTACTGTTCAAGAGATTGTTTGCATATTGTTGCAATGTGTCAGTGCTTTACATATGGCATATGTAAAGTATAGATTTGTCCATCATGACTTGAATCTAGATAACATTATCATTCAAAGGCTGGATCAAGAGATTTCAGTACCATTAGCTGATGGAAGATTCATAAAGACAAAACTGGTCGCAAGAATCATTGACTTTGGATTCTCTCGAGCGATGAGTGGTGAATATGAGCTATATAATGATTACATTAAGGGTTGTCCTGAGTGTCGAGACAATCCATTGCTAGATGCATATACATTGCTAATGTGGTGTGGAAGTAGAGGAGAGAACATTGTAATGTATAAAACACTATTGGATGGTATACTTGGTAAAGACAAGGGCAATTACTGGGACGTTCAAGACACTAGATTCTGGCAGAAACTAATGAGCAAGAGACAAGTATTAAAGAATGGTGATTACACCCATTTAAAATTGTTTGAAATGCTTCTACCATTGTACAAGGGTGACATTAATGAATATCCTATTGCTGTGAGGGAAAGTAGCAATTTGGTATATACCAACAAGTGTTCAACAGTCGCAACATATACAAAGGCTGAAATAGAAAGAGGAATAGAGAAATTTAATACAATGAGTGAACGATCAATAGAATTCATTGTATTGTGCAAAAGAGTATCACAAATGTATGGACATCTCAGGAGATGTATAATACTGGATTGTGGTGCTGATGAAGGTATATACATTACTAGATCAACAGCATTGAATCTTATTTCCGAGTTGGTAGAAGTTGCAAAGAGAAAGAATAAATCGAGTTATAGAGCAGTAGAGTTGAAGTTGTATGCAATAATCAATGACAAGTGTTCGTGACAAGGTATTGTAATGATATACATGTTAGCATGTATATAGATGACAGAGAGTAGGTCGACTTCTTGATCCTTAGAAATGTTAGAGACAGTATGTTTCTAAGGACTGGTAATCTGTCTACTTGACTCAGAAGTTCGAACATGGCTAATATGCATATTAGTATGTATATTGTTGTAGATGATAGAAAATAGGTCGACTTCTTGATCCTTACCGTAAGGCATATATAGATCCTTACATTTTCTAAGGTTGATAATCCATTTAACTGTGACTTCTGATTAGAGTTGCATATATACATACTAGTAGGTATATTATTGTAGATGATAAAAGTAGGTTAATCTATCGACTTTTCAATCCTTAGAAATGTAAGGATCTATATGCCTTACGGTAAGGATTGAGAATCTGTCTATGATCTCAAAAATTCGATTCGAGTAATATACATATCAGTATGTATATACCTTGATTAGACAGAATCATGACTTCTGATTAGAGTTGCATATATACATACTAGTATGTATATTATTGTAGATGATAGGAGCAATTAGAATTATATACCTTGTGATAGGTATATTATTGTAGATGATGGAAGTAGGTTAATCTATCGACTTTCCAATCCTTACCGTAAGGCATATATAGATCTATATATGCCTTACGGTAAGGATTGGTAGTATGCCCAACTATGACCTCAGAAGTTCTATCTGATTGACATACATACTAGCATGTACATTTGTAATGATAATAGAAGTAGGTTGGTTCATTGACTTTCCAACCCTTAGAAATATAAGGATCTATACATTTCTAAGGACTGACAAGCCAACCAAATCATGACTTCTGAATAGAATTACATATTTCTAACGACAACAAAGTAGGTTGACTTCCTGATCCTTATCATCATTACAAATATACATACTAATATGTATATATATATATCTTGATTAGACAGAATCATGACTCTGATCGAATTACCAACTCTACCGTAAGGCATGTTAGAGATGATACATTTCTAAGGATTAGAAAGTCGATAGATTAAACCACTTTCTATCATCTACAATAATAGGTATATCAACCAAACAGAACTTCCGATCTTGCAGTTAGATAGATTCCTAGTGCTAGAAAATGTATAGATCTATATATGCCTTACGGTAAGGATCAAGAGATCAAGCTACTCTGTCATCTATATACATGCTAATATGTATATACAATCGGATTGGAGAGAATCATGATTCTGGCCTGGCTACCAACCCTTAGAAATATACCATCCCTAACATTTTCTATGATGAAGCAGTTGCCAGACAGTGACGAAGAAGAAGAAGAATATATTGAAGTAGGCGAAGATGAAGAAGATGCTGGAGAATATCTCAATGCAGAAACGATACTTGAAGCAAAACCAAACATTAGAGCCATTGAACTCTTTGTTGAAATAGTTCATGAACAAAAAGATGACGAAGAGATTGCTGAAATACTAAACAGACATCCAAGCATCAAGTTCTTTGTGCCTGAAGAAGACTGTTCTGAAGAATTACTAAATGTAATCGATAATCATGACAAAAAGTTGATGAGCCTCGAGGTCTTTGCCTGAGCAATAGAATAAATATGCCTAATATAGGTATATATCTTTCATGTAATATGCCTTGTAGGAGTCATATTCGTTCATTGTTATAAATAATATATCTGACCATTACATCCATCAACACAAGGGCAACAGACCGATGACTCAATTCATCAATTCTGGAAGGATATACCACAACAATGTACCAAGAACGATTGTAACAATCATTCCTGGTGAGAGCAATACTTCCAACGAAACAGATATTGCCTATCTGAGAAAAGTCATCTCTGTTGAGAATAATCGCATAGAATTAAAATCTCAGAGACTCTTTGTATTGACTGCCGATGTATTCAGCAGATTTATTGGCAAGAAGATAGTTCTGGATAATGTTATTGTGACAACTCCTGTTACTGTTGATCGCATCTTTACCAATCGTGATGATCAAGATTTGCAATTATTCAATACTAGAATATTGACGATTCTCAACTTTGATGAAATTGTTGAGATACCAAAGTGTGTTGAAGGCTTGAAGATTATTGATCAAATGGGAATAATGACTATAAAATGTCATGACAAACTGACACATGTAGCATTGTATGGTTATTGCACCATTGTCCATCTTGCCAATTGCAACAAACTCAAAAACTTGCGCATACTCGGCCAAGAAAGTTACGTATATGGTAGCTTCATGAATTATCTTGGCAGCATTGCCCTTGAGGGAACTTACAATCCTAGGGAAAACCTATACAATTACTTGGGCAGATTCGGCAAATTGGTTAGATATAAAGGAATGCTTGACACTGAGGTAATGAGTCTATTTTCAGACATTAAAGAAGTATATAGTGATGACTATGAAATTACATCAATGGACGATATTCCAGATTCGTTGGAGATATTGGATACATCAGTGTTTATGATTACCGATCGGGAAGAGGAAGAAGGTTACTATCTCATTACTGATCGAATCTTGAAAGCGAAACCTAATATTAGAAAGGTACAACTCTATGTTGAAACATTACCTGGCAACATTGAGAGATCTGAATTGTTGCAACAACTGTTGGATAGCTATCCAAATGTAGAATTTACTGTACCAGAGGAAATAACACTAAAGTCATTGTTGCTAATGGTTGGAGAGCACAATGAAAAGGCAAGGTGAATAAGGTAAGATAAATATGTGCCAATGGCATATATTACATGAATCGATCTAGCTCTATAATGTGCAAGTCTTATAAATATTCTTAAGGTTGACCTAACATCTGACACTATCGATATAAACCTAATAAGCAAATATGGATGGACGCATAACATATTGTAGAGAAGAATGCGACATTAATGAGTTCAAGACAGTAATATACATTAACACTTATATCAATAGCTTTTCCATTGATGATGATATTTACTACTTTCAGTATATCATCTCTCAAGAGAAGAATTGCATTGAAATAGGAGCCAGTTCATTATATTCAATACCAGGAGAAGTATTTTATGGATTCGCTGGTCATTCAATAATGTTAAAGAATGTCATTGTTACGAACTCTATCACTACTGATTACATTTCTACAAACTGCAAAGAACAAGATTTATCACTGTTGAATGCTAGAAAGCTGAATATTTGCTACTCAGACGAAATCATTACAATTCCAGCATCAACAGAAGAATTAACAATAAATATTGAGAATGATTCAATAGATGTATGTGGTCATGATAATCTCAAGTATGTATCACTAATTGGGAATAACTGTACTGCTCATCTCATTGAATGCAATAATCTCGAAAAGGTAACAATGCATGGGAAAAGTGCATATATTCATGGAGAATTTATGAATTATCTGAGTACTCTTGGCTTTAATTGTCTTTGCAGAGCTGATGAATGTATTCTTGACCACCCAGCATTATTCAAGAATATAAATAGATACGAAGGTGACATTATTAATCCTGAAATACTGAAAGCACTCGGAAATATTAGAGAAATGCAGAGCAATCATTGGTATGTCATTAATTCAATAGATGACATACCTGATTCAATAGAAGTTCTAGATACAATTGTAATTAACATTAAGACGTATCTAATTGTTGAAACTATATTGAAATCAAAGCCAAACATTAGAATGATAGGCTTCTTTGTGAATAAATGGGTTGAAGATGGAGAAGATAATGATATAATACCAATGTTGAAGAAATATCCAAATGTTGAGTTTCTGATAGCCAACAAGACTGAGATTTCTCCCTATTTGCTAAGATCATTCAATAATCATAAAAGTTGAAGAGACTTGTTAACATTGCTTGAACAGTGATGAAAAGAATATATACCATTGGTATATATTGAGATTAATTTTGAGAATGGTTGTATTATCATTCTTTCACCTTATAGAAATATGCCTTGAATAAGGTATATTATTGAGATCGATATTCTATGGTCGATTTCTTTGAGTTTACCAGCTCTAAGAAATGTAAGACTCTTACATATTCTAAGGATTGGACAGATTCGAAAGTTAGACTATTTCTAAGAGTTGAAAGAAATATACCTAATATAGGTATATTATTGAGATCGATATTCCATGATCGATTTCTTTGGATTCTCTGACTCTAGGAAATGTATAAGTCCTTACATTTCTTAGAGCTAGAGAGACTATCAACCTGTCGTGATTTAACAGGATGAGAAAAGGTATATATTTCATAGATCATAGAACTTTGTAATTTCATTGAGTTATTGATTTATATCACAATTATATGCATTTCTCCTCTTGTTGATTAACAGTAACGACTTCATCACAAAAGGTATATAATTGTATTGCTTTCTCTCGAGGGTAATTCTTCAAAGACTGGGCTGAGAAAGTGTCTTCAATGGTACGTAAAGGTAAATGAAGGTCGATTTAGCACTTTTGATATTATCGATTTTAGACATGTAATTGTAGCTATTATTGATAAATGGAAAATGGTCAGAAACACGTGAAAAAGAGGTCACGTGCTACTGTTCACAAGCTTTTTCAAGTGCTATATTTAAGTGACAATAAAGAAATTGCTCTGGATGAAGGTCCATATTTATATAGAGATTCGAACATTGATAGACTTTAGGATCTCGATCTCAATAATATACCTTATTCAAGGCATATTTCTTTCAACTCTTGAGAATGGTCAAAGTTTCGAGTCTATCAACCTATAGAATATGTAAGAGCCTTACATTTCTTAGAGCTGGCAAACCCAAAGAAATCGATCATGGAATATCAACCTCAATAATATACCTAATATAGGTATTTATAACAGTCCAAATAGATTCAACACAGATCTACCAATCTTGTTAGTTTCTTATTGTTACGCACAAGAGCACTTACATCTTCATGACATGGACGTAGATAGAAATAAATGTCAGGATACATTTCTGCCATTCCTTCTGCACCAATGTTACTATTTCTGTAATACAGTTTCTTAATGTTTGGCTTTCTTGTCAAGATGTCAATGGATTCAATATCGTCAGCATGATATAGTATAAATTCCATATCTTCGAAAGAGTCAGGAAGATCATCAATAGTAACATCAAAAAATGCATTTCCAGATATTCTCTTTACACCTGCTAGGGCAGACAATATCTCTCTATCAATATGTCCTTCATAGCATTGAAGATTCTTGAATAGTGAGAGATAGTAACAAAAGTAATCATCTTTACCAACAATGCTATATTGGTTTATCTCAACCTGACCAATGTAATCAAGGAATTCTCCATGGACGTAAGATTCATTATCTAACACAAGCTTTCTGAGATTGTTGCAATTAACAAGAATTGCTGTTGCTTTTGCAGAAAAGTAGAAAGTCTCAAGATTATCATGACAATATATTGTTATATCATTTTTACCTTTGATTTTTAGATTTCTGATATTATCTGGAACTTTATAGTATTCATCATTCAAGTAAACAACTACCCTTTGTGGCATTAATGTGTGAAAGTAAGGTTGATCACAGTTGATTCTAATCTCTCTGGTTCTGTCAGAGATGGAATCTATTGCTTTTTCTGATAAAATAACATTATCTAGCACCAATTCATTGAAGACACAATTGTCAAAGACTCCTTCTGTTATTGTAAATGTCTTGACGGATGTTAACTTTATTACTATTAAACATGTATCCTTTAATATATTCTTTATTGCAGCAATATCTTGCTCTTTTGTTGAATCATTAGGTTTTGCATAAATCTTTATTGATATAAAGATTTTATCATAATGTTCTGTCTTGATGACTGCCATTTTGGTTTGTGTTGCTAGGTAGTTAGGTAGTTATTACTGAATCAGTAATATATTCAACACAAATCTATCAGCGAGATTAGTTTCTTATTGTTAAGCTCAATGATGTTCATGTCTTTGATGGTACGGTTTCTATAAAAATACACGTTAGGATACTTTTGTATCAACTCTCTTGGTTCAAGTTTAGTTCCATTGTGATATATACGCCTAATGTTTGGTTTCCTATCAAGTATATCACTACAATCAATGTCTTTTATCCAAAAATTCATGTCTTCCAATGAGTCAGGAATATCTTCAATGGTAACATTTACTACCACTGTTGAGTATACTATCTTCTTGATGCCATCAAGAATCTTCAATATATCCTTGGTAACAGGTCCATTGTATTCACGCAGATTCTTGAACAATGAGAGATATTGACATACTCCTTCAGTACAATTACGCACTGAGATGTATCCAATATAGTTGGTAAATTCTCCATAGACCCATGAATTTGCTCCATTTAAGATTACTTGTTTGAGGTTGTTACAGTTGGTAAGAGTAACTATTGTATCCCTCAAGAAGATTTCAACCTTTTCAAGATTGTCATTGCAGTTTATAGTTAGATTACTTGGTGAACTTTTGAAATAATGAGCTGTTAATTCTTTGACCTTGGACGGGATAGTGAAATGCTCATTCCTTGTAAAAAATGTTAAGCTTGGTATATCCAATTCATTGAGATGAGGTTGTTCGCAATCAACGTTGATTGTCTTGATATTGCTACAGATAGAATTTGCTGCATCTTTTCCTAGTATAACATTGTATAAACTTATAATTGTAATGTCAGAATAATCATCAAAGAGAGATTGTGTGATAGTAAATGTTTTTGTTGCAGTTAACCTTAATATTGTTGTCCCTTTTTTGATGAGCTGTTTTATTCTATCAATGTCCTTCTGGCATGATATATCACTCTTTGGAATTATCAATAGAGAAACAGCAGTCTTGCATAAAATTGTTCCATTGTATTCTATGTTGGCCATTTTCTTGCTACAAGTAGATAGATAGGTTCAATATTGGTCAAGACATTAGTTTCTTGTTGTGACTTCTAATGTTAGTTCGATCTGTCGGCTCTATAATGTGTTAGAGAGATACATAGAGTCATGGTTAAGGTTAGCTAGATCTATCAGCTCTATAATATGTATTAGGAATGTGTGTATTTCTAAGGTCATGACTCTGCCTAAGTCGATCTGTCAACTCTATAATATGTATTAGGAATGTGTGTATTTCTAAGGTCATGACTCTGATTAAGTCGATCTATCAACTCTATAATATGTATGACTCATATTTCTAAGGTCATGACTCTGATTAAGTCGATCTATCAACTCTCCAAAATATTGTTAAAGTAACAATATTCAAGCTAAATCTACCAATCTTGTTAGTTTCTTGTTATTAATCTCAATGTCTCTCTCCTCTTCACCTCTGAATAGGTAGAAATATACATTAGGATATCTATTCAATAATGATATAGGGTCCAACTTTATCTCAAAGTACATTATCCTCTTAATGTTAGATTTCTTTTCCAATATGTCACTACAACTATAACCACTTATTCGAAAATTCATATCTTCTAGTGAATCAGGAATATCATCAATAGTTGCATCTACTTTTACACGTGATTTTATCTTCCTAACATTGACAAGCATTTGTAATATCTGTGGTCTAACATTACCATTGTATTCGCGCAGATTCTTGAACAATGAAATATACTCACAAATGCTATCTATATGTCCTCTGCCATTGAATACATACATTGAATCATAGTTCCAAGTAAGACATCCAATGTATTCAAGAAAATCACCATATACACGTGATGCTTTATTCGTAATCTTGAGCTTCCTCAGATTATTGCAGTTGACAAGAGTAGCAGTTGCATCACCAGATGAGAATATAAATTTATCTAGATTGTCATGACAATATATAGTTATATCTTTACTGTCATAAATCATTAGCTCTCTCACTCCAAGTGGAACATTGAATTGTTTGGATCCCAGAGCTATCAACAATTTATGTACCCTCAGCTCATCAATACAAGTTTGATAGCAATCAGTATCCAAACAATAGACAGTTTCAGGAATAGATTTTATTGCATCTTTTAATAGTATTACATTCTTCAATATTATTTCTCGACACTGACATTCATCAAAGATTCTGTCTGATATCATGAATAAGGAAGATGCAGACAATACAAGATTAGAAACATTGCATTTAACCAGTTGTCTCAATGTTTCAATATCTTCTGGATAGGAAACGCTATTACTTCTAACAGTTATCTTTATTTCGGCATTGTATCCATATTCTTGATATGGAAGTAACTTTATATCAGCCATTATTATTGATTATTATGATTGGATGAATGTTCAAGTTTCTGAATTGGAAGTCATGTCTTTGTTTGGGATCATGTTGATTCAGTAAGTCTATAATGTGTTGGGAACATATTGAGAGTCATGGTTCTAGCTAGAGTTAGTTAGAATCACCAAGTCTATAATGTGTATGAGTCATATATATATTGAGAGTCATATATATTGAGAGTCATGACTCTGGTTAAAGTTAGATCGATCTATCAACCTTAGAAATATATACATATATTGAGAGCCATGATTTTGATCAGAACTAACTCGATCCATCAAGTATATGTACATACCTATTGAGAATCATGACTCTGATCAAAGTTAGATCGATCTACCAACTCTATAATGTGTATAAGATATACATATTTCCAAGACCATGACTCTCAATAGAATTCTATTCCAACCTATGACTTCATCATTTACATTACAAATATGGACATTTTTCTACTCTCACTAAATCACAACAATGACTCATCACAAAAGGTATATAATTATATACCTTTCTCTCAAGGTTAATTCTTGAGAACTGGTCTGAGAAAGTGTCTTCAATGGTACGTAAAGGTAAATGAAGCCTGAATTGGCACTTTCATTATTATCGATTTATGTCCATATTTGGTACCTAAAACAGGTAAATACAAAATGACCAGAAACACTCGAAAAAGAGGTCACGAGCAGTAGATCACAAGCTTTTTCATTGTCATTTCAAAGTGACATTAAAGAAATTGCTTCCTGTCAAAGGTCTACCCAGATAGTTAAATTCATCATCCTCCTTACAATCGACAAATCAAAAGTTGCAACTCTACAGATACTATATACTTAACACGTCATACAATTCAAGACAAGTGTTTCTCATCACACACAGCACAACTGCAATATGGCTCGACGCTACGCTGATTACTTTGATGATGATACAATCTACATTTCAAGTAGATATCCTACCGTCTCTATGAGTGGATTTGTGGTATTGAAACAAAATATTTACGAACTAAAGAATTTGGTACAGTCCAGAGATGAAGTAACTATATTATGCAATGAGCATTTTACAATTAGTACTGACACCTTTGAGAACTTTACTGGACATTCCATCACCTTGATTAACATATTGCTAGAAGGAGACAAACTTCCTGATTGTGTGACTCACTTTAGTACTGATCGTCATGACCAGAAACCTTTCAACGTCAAGAAACTCACTATTCGTGTACCAAAAGAGGAATTTACTGTACCTCCATCTGTTGAATCCTTGATCTTGTCAGGAGGTAATGATGCTACAACCATAATTGGTCATGACAATCTGAAGGAATTCTCATTGTACTATTCCGAATCTATTGTCCATCTCTCGAATTGCAACAATCTTGAGCGAGTAATTACACTTTGTCCAAGTGTATATGGTGAGTTTGTAAACTATCTTAGTGAACTTGTTGTGATTTCTGGCGAAGATATAGAAGAATTGTACAAGTATCTATCACTATTCAAGAGTCTGACCATCTACTCAGGTTACATTGATAAGACTGTGCTGGGATTACTTCCCAATCTAAGAGAAATACACTCTAATCTATTGGATATAGAATCTCTTGATGACATTCCTGACTCACTAGAAGTAATGCATTCAACAGTAAGAAGAAATGGTGGTTACATTACACCAAGAGCAGTATTGCAAGCAAAGCCAAACATTAGGCGCATCAAGGCATATGGAGATGACTTGTACTACCTATTAGAAGAGCGTGATGACGTTGAGATTGTTCTTCATGATGACTATTACGAAGGCGAAGGACTTTATGCAATGGTAGAAAATCACAACAAGAAACTAAAGAGTTTGTCTGCATTGGCTTGATCTTGAGAGAGATATGTTGTTAGAGATATATTACTGGAAACAGTAATATTCAATAGTAAGAACATAGATCTGTCAAGCTTGATAGCTTTTTATTGTTGAACCTGATGACATCAATATTGCTATGAGTATAGAAATGTACATTCGAATACTTTTCTATCATCTCGCGTGGGCTGATTGTAGCTTCTTGATAGTACAATCTTCTAATGTTGCGCTTCTTCTTCAATATATCACTACTATTGACATTTCTAATGTAAAATCTCATGTCTTCTAGTGAATCAGGAATGTCATCAATAGACAGTTTGTCATATGGTTCATAAGATATTATTCTCTTAATGTTAGGAAGATTCAAAAGAATTGTCTTGTTAATGTATCCTTCATAGCTCCACAGATTCTTGAATCTTAAAAGGTATTTACAAAGGCTAACAATTCTACCTACTCTTTGTTCATTGTCAACATATAATATTCCAATGTAATCAAGAACAGGCCCATATACCCTAGAAGTAACATTTATTGCCAATTCTTGCAAGTTGTTGCAATTTACGAGCTTAGCCTTTGAGTTGTGATACATGAATGATAATGTTTCAAGATTGTCATGACCGTATATAATTGTCTCTTTGGTGCAATAATCGATTGTTAATTTCTTGACCGATAGTGGAACAATGAATTCTTTTTTTGTTAGACCAATCTGTAATTCTGATACCTTTATCAAAGATAAGGTTGTTCGCAAGTAATATCAGAATAGCTAACATCACTGGGAATAGAAAGTATTGCCTGTTCTCCTAGTATAATATTCATGATGCGTAATCTCTCAAAGGTACAATTGTCAAAGATTCTGCCCTCGATAGCAATTTCATAATTAGATGTCACTGTTACTGATCTTAATTTGCCAACCAATGAATTTCTAATTGCCTCAACATCTTCCTGCGATAATTCATACCGTTTAGATGTTATTCTTATAATAATACCAAGTGTTCCTTCTCAATCATTGTGTTTACTCTGTCATGAATTATATCAAGAGTCATATAATATTACTAAGATAGCAATATTAACACAATTCTAACAAGGTAACCAACTTTTTATTGTTATATATAATGGGTTTCATAAGACTTTGATGATAACCATCTGTATAAAAGTATACATTTGGATATTTCTCAACAAATGCATCTAATTCTAGGTGTTGTCTCGTATACTTTATTCTCTTAATGTTTGGCTTCTCATCTAGCACGTCATTACATGGTACACCTTCAATGCAAAACTTCATGTCTTCCAATGAGTCAGGAATGTCATCAGTCGTCATGTTATGAGATACGCAAACAGAGTCTATTTTTCTAACAAAAGGTAAAAGATTCAATACCTTCTTGTCAATGCGTCCAATATATTCATGCAAATTCTTGAACATTGGAAGATATTCATGTAGTTCAGTAAATACATTGAATGCAATTTCATGTTTGTATTCAAGATGTCCAACATATTCAAGAAATTCTCCATATACATAATGAGCATTATCTTTTAGTACTAATTGTTGCAAATTATTGCAATTCGTGAGTATAGCAGTACCATCATGTAAAACAAATCTTTCTAGATTATCATGACAATATACAGTTATATTGTCATTACCCTTGATTGCAAGATCTCTCACTCCAGGTGGAACATTGAAATGGTCATCGTTACAAGAAATAATGAGTTTTGGTGACCTTAATGAGTTTAACTCTGGCTGAAAAATGTTACTCGAGAAGCATGTTACAGTTTCTGGAACAGATTCCATTGCATCATCCAATGACATTATATTCTCAAGTTCAAGCAAATCGCAATTGCATTCATCAAAGACTTTACCTGAGATGATGAATTTGTCTGCTGATGTTATTTTAATATGCCTTCTCTCTTGTATTACATGACTTCTTATTTGTTCATTGAGTCTTTTATCTGAAATGTCATTATAATATGGAGTTATTGTTATCAAAAGGTAATTCTTTGTAATTCTATCTCCAATAGTAATCATGGATTGCCTTTGATCGCTTATTCATTGTGGTCATATTTCTCATTACACAATTCTATCAAACTTGATAGCTTCTTATTGTGATTTTTCAGAACATCCAAATCTTTGCTGGGATAGAACTCTCTAATGTAGAAATACACGTTAGGATACTTTTGTACCAATTCTGTAGTAGTCATTGTTGTCTCTGAATAACAGATTCTCTTGATGTTTGACTTCTTATCGAGAATGTCACTAGAATTGATACCTTGAATCTCAAAATTTATATCTTCTACTGAGTCAGGAATGTCATCAATGGATAAACCAAATGCTGTACCATCAGATTGTAACCTCTTGACATTGAGAGATTTTACAATCTTGACTTGCATGAGGCCACTATATGTCTGGAGATTCTTGAATGATTGAATATATTGAGCCATTTTGTCTAGTGATTCAATAGAAGAAAAGAAATTGTCGATTTCAAAGTGCTCGAGATATTCTGTGAAAGAACCACGTATGTAACAATTAGTATGCCCTACTGTGAGTTTCTTTAGATTGTTACATTTAACAAGAATAGCAGTGCCTTTGGAAATAATGAGTTCCTCAAGATTGTCATGACAATATATGATTAAATTAGGTTTTCTGGAGCAAAGTTCTAACTTCTTGACTGAAGGTGGGACAGTAAAATCATTGTCAGCAGGTTTTATTAATGTTGATGACTTTAATAAGTGTAAAAATGGTTGATCGATATAATTAGTTTTGAAGCATTCGACGGTTGATGAAATAGAGTTGATTGTCTTCTTTGATAGAATAACATTGAAGAATTCCAATTTTTGACAGTTGCAATCTGAAAAGACATCTCCCGGTAGCACAAATTCGGTTGAAGAAGATATTACCATTTCACTTCCAGGGCCTATACTTTTGATGAATTTCCTTATCTTGTCAATATCTTCTTTGCAGGCTCTATTGCTACCATTGGGAGTTATTCTGATGGACGCCTCTACTATTCCAGGGTAACCTTCTTCGAGCTGTATAGTTGCCATTTTGGTTGGATGAATTGTATATCGCGTAGCGTCATCTCTGAATTAATCTTGTTGATTCATATATTGTTGAATTATGGATATACATATTGATGGTCACGATAGAATTCTATCAGGCTCTAGAAAATATAAGGATCTATACATTTCTTAGAGTTAGGAATCTGGCCAATTGGACTCAAGAGAGATTATCGTTATATACATACTATGTAGTGAGAAACATGATAGAAAGAGAGTTCCACCGATCTGTCAAGTCTAACAAATATACAGATCCTTACATTTTCTAGAGCTAGGAGTCTGATCGGTCGGAATCAGAAGTTCAATGTCATTATATGCATACTATGTATTGAGAAACATGATAGAAAGAGTTCTATTTCATCGATCTGTCAACTCTAGAAAATGTAAGGATCTGTATATTTCTGAGGATTAGAAGTCTGGCCAATTGGACTCAAGAGATTGTTTATCGTTATATGCATACTATGTATTGTGAGTCATGATAGAAAGAGAGAATTCTATCGATCTGTCAGCTCTAAGAAAATGTATACATGCCTTACGGTACATTTCTTAGAGTTAGAAGTCTGACCAATTGGACTCAAGAGAGATTATCGTTATATACATACTATGTATTGAGAATCATGATAGAAAGAGAGAATTCTATCGGTCTGTCAGCTCTAGAAAATGTATACATGCCTTACGGTACATTTCTAAGAGTTAGAAGTCTGGCCAATTGGACTCAAGAGAGATTATCGTTATATACATAATAGTATGTATATATCAAGTTTCATGAGTTAGATGGATCTGCTGAATTCTGTCGATTCTTAGAAATGTATAGATCTATACATTTCTAAGAACCAAAAGTCTGACTAATCAGGTTCATGACCTTGTTGAATCTAATTAACATTATAAATATGGACCTTCATTCAGAGCAATTTCTTTATTGTCACTTAAATACAACACTTAAATGCGCTCGAAAAAGCTTGTGAACTACTACCCACGACCACTTTTTCACGCGTTTCTGACCATTTTCCAATTACCAGTTTATACCATGATTACATGTCTAAAATCGATAATATCAAAAGTGCCAATTCAGGCTTCATTTACCTTTACGTACCATTGAAGACACTTTCTCAGGCCAGTCTTCAAAGAATTAAGCTTAGGAGATTTCAATATAATTATATACTTTTGTAATGAGATCATTACTGTGATTTAACAAAAGGAGAAATGCATATAATTGTGATGTAAACAAGGTAATTAATAATTTGTTGAAACTGCAATGTCATAAAGTCTATAGAATCATGGATATGTCAAGTCTGCGAATCTCGTTAGATCTATTTGTCAACTCTGTAATGTGTAAGAAGTATATATATTTCCAAGGTTGGTCAGAGTAGGATCGATCTATCAGGATTATGGACCTACCAACTCTATAATGTGTAAGAAGTATATATATTTCCAAGGTTGGTCAGAGTAGGATCGATCTAACGAGATTACGATTAGGTCAACTCTGCTAAATATATTGCTAAAGTAGCAATATTCTCATTATGACATGCAATTACCTCTATCGAGTCAAGAATACCTTATCCCTGTCAACTGTAGAAATATACATTTGGATATCTCTCAACTAGTTCAGCTTGTGCTCCTGACACCATATCTTCTTGATATTTGGTTTTCTCTCTAATACATCACTGGAGTTAACACCTTTGATTCGAAAGTTCATGTCTTCTACCGAGTTAGGAATATCAATGGTAGTTATCTCATTAGAATGCAATCTCCTCACCGAACCAAGAGATTTCAAAATGTCACTATTGATTATTCCTCTATAATTCTTGAGATTCTTGAAAGATTGGATATATTCACAGAAGAAGGAATTCAATTCGTTACTGCATACCAATGTTTCAACACGCGCAAGGCAATCTCCATAGATTTACTTCCTTCAGATTGTTGCAATTGTACACTGTAATTACAGCTTCTCCTGCACAGATTCTCTCAAGATTATCATGACCATATACATTCGATCTTCTAGTGTGATAGACAGATAGATCTGTGACTCCAAGTGGGACATCAAAATCACCATTTTGGATAAATGGTCAATCTTGGTACCTTTAATTTGTCAATAGCCTGTTTTCCTATAACATTGTAGTCAATGTAGGCTTCGAAATCTCTTAGCTCTCGAGACATGTTGGCCTTTGTGTTACATCGGCAGGAAGTCAGACCTCAATGAATGATGGTAATAAATAACATTACCATTCACTGCTGAGATAATTGTCGCAAAGTAACCAGCTTGCTATTATGCCTTCTAATGATATCACAACGATAAACTAGATAAAAGTATACATCAGGATACCTCTTAACTAAATCATCAGGTTTCATAGTCTCTTCGTAGTGATAGATTCTCTTAATGTTTGGCTTTCTATCTAATATATCACTAGAATTGGTATAAACAATGTAAAAATTCATGTCTTCTAGTGAATCAGGAATATCATCAATGGTAATGCCACCAATTGTATCTCTTGACTTTATCTTCCTAACATTGGGTAAATTTCTCAATATATCTCTATTGAGAAAGCCATTGTATTCATAAATGTTCTTGAATAATGATACATATTTGTGAATTCCTTCAATAATATTGTAATTATAAAGAATCTCATAAATGTTATATTTCAAGCTGAGACAACCAAGATATTCCATAAAATCACCATATACACGCCCTTTTGTATCTGTTAGTACCAATTCATTCAAGTTATTGCAACTCATAAGATTGACAGTGCTGTCAGAATGCAGAGTGAATTTCTCGAGATTATCACTACAATAAATGGTACTAATTCGACTGAATACAGTTAATTCACTGACTTTGGTTGGAACATTGAAATAGTCAGCATCAAAGGAAATGGCTAGTTTTTTGGTAGATAATTCACTCAGATAAGGTTGATTACAGTTGATGGTGAGTGACTCAGTGTGATCAGGAATGGATCTTACTGCTTCTCTTGATAGTATAATATTACTGAGCTTAATTTCTTTACAATTACAGTCATCAAAGAGTCTGCCAGCAATCGGAATCTGTTCAGAAGAAGATAGTTCTAACAGGTCAGCATCTTTATCCATATTTAATAATGACACATTAATTTTGACAATGGTCAATATCATACCTTGAAATATTACTGCTATCAGTAATACCTTGAAATGTTAGCATTCATTAAATTGTGTGATAGTAAATGGACAAGGAGCGTGCTTATATAGATGTAGTTGATTCAGTCATTACCATATCTACCAATGAATCAGTACTTCACCAAGAAGATGCTATTGCATTGAAAGAGATTATCAAGGGCATCAAGAATGGCCTTGAAATCTTTTCCAACAATTACCTTATTATAGATGATGATATCTTTGGTGATTATTCAGGAGTTGACATCTTTCTGATTACCATCTATTTAACCAAGAAGGCAATACAATCTATACCAAAAACAGTTCAGATATTTGAAACTACTCTTCAACAAGACAACCTGAGTGACTTGAACATTAAAGTTCTTACCATCCATGATATCAAAACTCGATTCTTTGAATTGCCAGAAAGTATTGCAAGTGTTTCCATCCACTTAGAACCTGGTGACAATCAGGATTTAACAATATATTGCACTGATAGTCTAAGAGAGGTCAAGGTTTATGAAGGAGCGAGACGAATCGAGCTGGTAAACTGCAACAATCTGGAATCGTTACAAATGTTTGAAGTTGAAGAATACGTATATGGTGATTTTATGAATTACTTGAGTAATTTGTCTGTATATGACAGTAATGTTCCGTTGAATTATCTTGACAAGTTTAGAAATCTCAAGAGCTATGATGGTTATATTGATAAATCAGTGTTGAAACATCTTGGTGGTGTGAGACAATTAAGTAGTAAAGAAGATGTACATATCAATATAAGAGATATTCCCAATGTTGTTACAAAGTTTAATGCTAGAATAGTGGACAAGGAAGGAGAATACATTCATAGTGATAAAATACTACAGTTGAGGCCAAATATTGAAGAAACGTGGTTAGTTGGTGGAGACGTGTTGGATAGGTATCCTGCTGTGAGATTTGTATACGACAATAAAGAAGAAGCATCAGGTGTGAATGAAGCAATAGAACGGCATAATAAGAAGCTGGTTGACTTGTTGACATTGAGTTGATATACCTTACTGTAGGTATATATTGTGACTGGTTGGTCGTCTCTCTAACCTTAGGAAATGTACCGATAGGCATGTTGATGTTTCTTAGAGTTGGAAGTCTAGCTAACTTGATCGTTGGGGTTCAATATTGTTATATACCTTCCTTACGGTAGGTATATATTATGAATCTTGATTTATTCTGACTAGTTTGGTCATCTCTCTAACCTTAGAAACATCTCTTGATGTTTCTAAGGATGGGAAGTCTGGCTAATTTAATCTTAGGAAGTTAATATCGTTATATACCTATTACAAGGTATATATTGTGAATCTTAATTTATCTTGACTGTTTGGTCGTCTCTCTAACCTTAAGAAATGTTAATCTCTTGATGTTTCTTAGAGTTGGAAGTCTGACTGTTTGGTCTCTTGATGTTTAATATCGTTATATACCTTCCTTACGGTAGGTATATACTTTCTGATCTCGAGTTATTCTGACTGACTGGTCATCTCTCTAACCTTAGAAAATGTACCGATAGGCATGTTGATGTTTCTAAGGATGGGAAATCTAACTATTTGGCCTCTTGATGTTTAATATTGTTATATACCTACCGTAAGGAAGGTATATATTATGGATCTTGATTTATTCTGACTGACTGGTCATCTCTCTAACCTTAGAAAATGTACCGATAGGCATGTTGATGTTTCTAAGGATGGAAAGTCTGATTATTTTGTCTCTTGATGTTTAATATTGTTATATACCTTCCTTACGGTAGGTATATATTATGAATCTTGATTTATTTAACCAGTTTGGCCGCCTCTCTAACCTTAAGAAACATACAGATCCTTACATTTCTTAGGGTTGGGAGACTAACTACTTAGTCTCTTGAAACATATCGTTATATACCTACCGTAAGGAAGGTATATATTGTGAATCATGATTTATTCTGGCTAGTTTGGTCGTCTGACCAATCCTTAGAATATTCATAGTTCTAACATTTCTAAGGATTGAGAGTCTGACTAGTTTGGTCTCTCGATGTCTAATATTGTTATATATCTACCGTAAGGAAGGTATATATTGTGAATCATGATTTATTCTGGCCAGTTTGGTCGTCCGTCTAACCTTAGGAAACATACAGATCCTTACATTTCTAAGGATTGGAAGTCTGACTAACTTAACCTTAGAATGTTAATATCGTTATATACCTTCCTTATGGTAGATATATATATTGTGAATCATGATAGAAAGAGAGAATTCCGTTGGTCTGACCAATTCTTACCGTAAGATATGTCAAGAGTCTTACATTTCTAAGGGCTGAAAGTCTGACCATTTGGCCTCTTGATACTTAATATCATTATATACCTATTACAAGGTATATATTGTGAGCCATGATTTATTCTGACTGGTTTGGTTGTCTCTCTAATCTTAGAAAATGTAAGGATCTGTACATTTCTAAGGATTGGAAGTCTGACCAACTTAACCTTAGAATGTTAATATCATTATATACCTTGTAATAAGTATATACTTCCTGATTTCGATTTATTTGGCCAGTTCGGTCGTCTCTCTAATCTTAGAAAATGTAAGGATCTGTACATTTCTAAGGATTGGAAGTCTGACTAACTTAACCTTAGAATGTTAATATCATTATATACCTACCGTAAGGAAGGTATATATTGTGAATCATGATTTATTTGGCCAGTTCGGTCGTCTCTCTAGCCTTAAGAAACATCAACATGCCTATCGGTACATTTCTAAGGATTGGAAGTCTCACTAATTGGTCTCCTGATATCTATATCGTTATATACCTACCGTAAGGAAGGTATATATTGTGAGTCACAGTAGAAAGGGAGAATTTCGTCTGTCTACCAACTCTAAGAAATATCAAGGGTCTAACATTTCTAAGGATTGGAAAATCTAGATACTTGGTCTCTCAATATCTATATCGTTATATACCTACCGTAAGGAAGGTATATACTTTCTGGTCTTGATTTATTCTGACCAGTTTGCCGTCTCTCTAATCTTAGAAAATGTATACATGCCTTACGGTACATTTCTATGAGTCAGAGAATCCGATAACAGACTCTCAGAACATTGATAATGTATATCATTCCTTATGATATTTACTTTCTAATCACCATCTCTAACATGACAGAATCATTGTATCGATTATTTAACTGTAATAGCGAGAAAGTTAACAACTCAATGTCATTAAATATAGCACTTGAATGACATTGAAAAATCTACCATGTTACTACTCATGACTCACTGTTTCGCGTGTTTTCACGTGTTTTTGACAATTTTGTATTTACAACATTTAACCTTGATTTGTATGTCATAAATAGAAATGATACATCTACTAAATCGATCTTCATTTACCTTTAATGACAATCGGACAATATTCTAGACCAGAATGGAAGTGTCTGAAATTATGAATTTTCACTATATTTTATGAGGTAGTATGATAGGTAAATTTACAACTTGTTGTGATGTGTAACAATACATAAAACATGATGATTTCCATCTTGATGAAGTTCTGACTTGGATTCTCTACCCTTAGAAACATCAAGATGCCTATCGGTACATTTTCCAAGGTTAGAGAATCAACAAATTGGTCAGAATAAATCATGATTGAAAAGTATATACATTGTAGGGCATATTTCATTATCAATGTTCTGAGAGTCTGTTATCGGATTCTCTGACTCTAAGAAATATCAAGAGTCTTACATTTCTTAAGGTAAGGATTGATAGACCGATGAAATTCTCTCTTTCTGTCGTGGCTCACAATATATACCTTGCGGTAGGTATATAACGATATTAAATGTCAGAATACGAGTTAGTCAGACCTCTAATCCTTAGAAATATATAGATCCCTACATTTCTAAGGATTGGTCAGACAATTAACTAGTCAGAATAAATCATGACTCAAAATATATACCTTCCTTGCGGTAGGTATATAACGATATAGACATCGAGAGGCCAGTTAGTCAGACTTCCCATCCTTAGAAATATATAGATCCCTACATTTCCTAAGGTTAGAGAGACAATCAGCTAGTCAGAATAAATCAGACTCAAAATATACCTTGTAATAGGTATATAACGACATAGACATCGAGAGACCAGTTAGTTAGGCTTCCAATCCTTAGAAATGTAAGGATCTGTATATTTCTAAGGATTGGTCTGACGACTAATTGGTAAGAATAAATCATGGTTCAACAATATGTACATATAATGTATGTTTCAACATTGAATTCTAACGACCAAATAGATAGAACCTCAACTCTAAGAAATGTAAGGATCTGTATATTTCTAAGGATTGGTCGGATGACTAATTGGCAAGAATAAATCATGGCTCACATTATATGTTTTGTAATAGGTATATAACAATATTAATCTCAAGCGACTAAATGGTTGGATTTCTCATCCTTAGAAACATCAAGAGTCTTACATTTCTTAAGGTTAGAGAGACGACCAACCGGTCAGAATAAATCATGACTCACATTATATGCTTTGTAATAGGTATATAACAACATAGACATCGCGAGACCAAATGGTCAGACTTCCAATCCTTAGAAATATACAGATCCTTACATTTCTAAGGATTAGTCGGACAATTAACTGGTAAGAATAAATCAAGATTCAACAATATGTACATTATATAATGTATATTTCAACATTGAGTTCTAACGACCAAATGGTCAGACGTCCAATCCTTAGAAATATACAGATCCTTACATTTCTTAAGGTTAGAGAGACGACCAAACAGTCAAGATAAATTAAGATTCTCAATATATACCTTCCTTACGGTAGGTATATAACGATATTAAACATCAAGAGACCAAACAGTCAGACTTCCAACTCTAAGAAACATCAAGAGACTAACATTTCTTAGAGCTGATAGAACGACCAAACAGTAAAAATAAATCAAGATTCAACAATATACCTTGTAATAAGTATATAACGACATAGACATCAAGAGACCAAACAGTCAGACTTCCCATCCTTAGAAATATACAGATCCTTACATTTCTTAAGGTTAGAGAGACGACCAAACAGTAAAAATAAATCAAGATTCAATATATACCTATTACAAGGTATATAACGACATAGACATCGAGAGACCAATTAGTTAGGCTTTCGGTCCTTAGAAATATACATATCCTTACATTTCTTAAGGTTAGAGAGACGACCAAACAGTAAAAATAAATCAAGATTCAATATATACCTATTACAAGGTATATAACGATATTGATCTCAAGAGACCAAACAGTCAGACTTCCCATCCTTAGAAATATACATATCCTTACATTTTCTAGAGTTGATAGAACGACCAAACAGTAAAAATAAATCAAGATTCAATATATACCTATTACAAGGTATATAACGACATAGACATCGAGAGACCAAGCTGGTCAGAGTCAACAATATATGTCATTCGACACATATATCTTTCTCTCAGGCTACTTACCTAATTTACTCTTAATGCTAGACACTGCCTTTGCTTGACTCTTTGCCGTTCCTTTTACATTGCCTTTTACTCCTGTCTTTGGCAATACATTGGTTCTTGGCAACACGTTCGTCTTCTTTGCTGTCTTTGGCTTGAAGCTGTCTCTCGCTGGAACATTACTCTTTCTTCTGCGTTCGTCCAATGTTTGTATCTTTGGACCCATCAACTCTTCAGTAATATATGTTGCCATCTTGATTACTAGCGACTTTAACTCCTTATTGTCTGTAATGCCAGTCTTTTCAAAGTATCTCTTCAGAATCATAGCTTCTCCAACACTATCAAAGTCATTCAACAGTTCAGGGTAGCTAATGTTTTCCAACACACCAGTAAAGATATTATAGTAGCTAGCACTTTCTCTAACAACAGAATTGTGATAGTAGCACCACTGTTCATATTCCAAAATGCTCCACATTGCCGTTTCATATCTACCATCTGCATTCTTGGTTGGCTTGAGTCTAGTTTCTGCCGAAGACGGACGAGGCCATATCTGCCAATACACTTCACCTTTAATGTATTCAACCAGCTTGTCTTGTCCGTCTACTGGATAAGGTAATCTCATCTTGAATAATGCATGAGCTGGGTTGATTGTAAACAAAAATGTCTTTTGAAGTTCCATATCATCAAAGATGGACTTTTCCAATCTCGCTGATACAATTGCTTCAATGGCCTTAATCTCATCACCAACCAAAGCTGAACCATCGAGCTTGTATGGTCTTCTGTCTTCTAACGCGTATCCAAATTTACCATACTCTTCTTGAGCAATACTGTCATAACCACTGACTCGAATGTCTGATATCAGAAAAATGTTATCACCATTTGGAGCATGCTCCTTAGCAGTTTCCTCAGTGAAAAGGCCCTTGTGTATCATAATCTTGTCAGACTTGATGTCACCAAAGGGTCTTGGATCCCAGAGATGAAATGTAAATGCCGGAAACATTGCAGACAATATAGGAATATGGTAACCAGGAGCTGAACCAGCATAGACGCAGACAGGATTAGGGATAACAGCAGGATCCCAAAAATCAGTAAAGAATTGTATCTCACTGAGCAATAACTTTCTTTGACCCCAATGAATAGCGCGTCTTACTTCACCTTTTCGCTCTGAATACTCTGCCATTGGACTTTGGGTATTCAACTTGAGCATTTCTGGCTTGAATTCAATGGGTGTCTGATTGTCCATGATTTTCACTCTTTTTGAATGACTGATATTCATCTTCTTGGAATTATGTTTGTTCGAATGTTTCAATACATTGCATTACCTTTCCCAAGAGATGGTTAACAACAGAGGTCTAATGTATTCATTCTCTTTCAGGAAATAAATGGAACAATTAGATAGCATCGCTCAACAGAATGAGGCTATTCTGAGTAGCATGCTTGGAGAAGAACAAAAGGACGAAGCAATTCAAGAAATTTATAATCATCTTGATTCCAATAGTAATAGCTTTGATTTTTCTGAACTAATTAAATTGTCCAGTTTCAGAGCAGAGAATGCAACTCTGAATGATGACATTATTAATAAGATATTATCACTACTTGTTAATAATGATACTGGCATTAAACTGTTTGACGCTATACCTGGATTTAGTACTGCTCTGACAACAATTATTAATAGAATGTATGATGATTTTATTAATGAAGGTAGAATGAATGAATATCGTGAGACATTCTGTTCATTGTCAGATAAATATAGTGTGAAATTTAGTAGAGAAGATGTGATGAATTCTAGAAAGTTGTAATGATGATGATGAAATATACCTATAATAGGTATATTAATGAAATCGAGTTTCTAATATTCCATTTCCCAAGCTATAGAAATGTAAAGAAGTCTATATATTTATATACTGAGGAATCAATAGAACAATCTCATTAGATCGATAATGTAATTATATACCTTGTAATAGGTATATTAACGAAATAGAGTTTCTGCCGTTGTATATTCCATTCTCCAAGCTATAGAAATGTAAGAAGGTCTATATATTTATAGACTGAGAAATGGAATATACGACAGTAAAATCTCGATCTCGCTAATATACCTATATTAGGTATATGTCTGTAATTGTTACTTCTATAGACCCATTTCGATTCTTTTCTCAGTCTATATGTAATCTTCCTTACATTTCTATAGCTTGAGAAACCAACTCATCAGACCAACAATATATCTACACTAGATATATTTAATTAAACAATATACGAACAGTATCTTCTGACACTCTATTCAGAACGTACCACTTTCTCTTTACTTCCACTGTATCTCCAATTAATACATTCTTGGTCACAGGAGCAGCAATTCCATTCAGGTTGGAACAGTATTCACCAGGAGTACACTTACCATTATCTCTTACGATAACTTTACCAAGTAATCCAACTACTGCCCATTCTGGTCTCAATGATCTAGATATATATCCTTTACTTGGATCATAATCAGGGTTCATCACAGCCTGATAGTCAAAATCATCTTCACTAAAAGTATCATCTGGATATAACTTTCTCATGTAATCAAGCAATTCAACTCCATCTGTCTTGTCTGGTAATTTAATATCAGGATATCTATCTCTCATTCTTATTCTATATGTCTTTTCTCTCATTGTTCTACCAAATTTATCTCTCATGAGAGCATTATTCCATTCCAGTTCAGCAGTATCTCCTATGATGGAAGCTGTTCCATCAGCACTTCCAAATACTCCGATTACATTCTTTGTTGATATTCTTACTTTGCCCGGCGTATCGCCAAATTCAACAAAATAACCAATACGATCATCTTCTGCAATAACAGTTTCAAGTTCAAAATATTCTGCATAATCATTACCTACTGTAACAGCGGTTCCTAATGCAAGTTTTGCAATTCCCCCTATATCTGTAACTCCTAACATAGCCTTTGGTCCAGGGCCTACAGTTGGATCAGGAGATATATCTGCCAGAGCTATATTATTGCTCATTAATTGCAAAGAATCTCTTCCTATTATTGAACCACTTCCCGTCAATCCGTCTGGCACCACTCTACCTCCTTCACCTATCACTAAACAATTTGTTAATTTCTTAGAATTTTGTCCAAAATTACTACCAACTTTTATATTTTGACCAAAGCATCTAACTCCATAACAATACACTGCATCAACATTACTCCCGGAAAATATAGAATTTTGAACGTCATTACTAAAAGTTATGTTGCTTCCAGCTACCAAGTTGTACAAAGCATTCTGATTGCTATCTGAAAACCCCACAGTATTATTGCTACCGAGAATTAGATTATTATTGGCGCTCGATGATGCTGATGTTGTAATGGTGATAGTTTCTCCACTAATGAAATTGTTAGCAATAGATGTACCAAGAGAGCAATCTAATGCTGAAGCAGATCCAGTGACTACATTGCGCTCACACTTTGTTAATTTATGATTTAAACCTGCAATTATATTGTTATTTCCTGTCATCTCAAATGGAACACCAGCACCAGTATTATCACCAACCACAAGATTATTACTGCCTTTCATAATGTTATTCAATCCACCAATGATATTTCCTGTGCCTCTAGATATATTACTAGTTCCAACAACAAGACTATTGCCAGAGCCAGTATCTGCAGTATTAGTGCTTCCACCTAGAATATTACCAGTTGTATTGGCAGTATTGTGATCTCCAGTCAGAATATTATAATTGGCAGTTGCAGTATTAATGTTACCTCCCATTATTAAACCACTTGAAGTTCCTGTTGTAATGTTGCCTGTGCCTCCAATCAAGCTACTAGTTGTACCTACAATATTATTGAGATTGCCAACCAGCAATGAATTGTTGTTAGTAGTCAATGCAACATGATTAAGCCCTGCTATAACATTATTGCTTCCTGTAAATGTCTTCTTGGCTGTAGAATTATCTCCGACCACAAGATTGTTAGTTCCATTTACACTGTTATATGTACCACTAACAGTATTGTATCCTCCTGATGAAGCATTGTTATTTCCTCCAATAATGCTACCTGATGAACCAGTATTTGCTGCATTATTATTACCAATTATAAGATTATTGCCATTTCCAACATTGGCCGTATTAGCACTTCCACCCACAATATTCCCAGGTGTAGCAATAGTATTGTGATCTCCAATTAGAAGACTATTGCTAGATCCAATATTAGCTGTGTTGGTACTACCTCCAAATATATTACCGGTTGTATAAGCAACATTGTAATCTCCCGTCAGAATATTTTTATCAGCAGTTGCAGTATTAGTAAACCCACCCATTATCAGACTAGTTATATTTCCCGATGTGATATTGTTTGTTCCAACAATAACACTATTGCTAACAGTTGCGCCCAAGTTCTGACTTGAACCAGATATCACAGAATTGGTTGCATTTATAGCAACATGATTTTGCCCTCCAATCATGCTATTGCTTGCACTAACTGTAATTGTATTGGGAGAATTGTCTCCAATCATGAGATTGTTATTTCCGCTCAAACTGTTTGAAATGCCACCTAATATATTGTTATTTCCTGTATTGTCATTAGTAGTTCCAATGACCAATGAGTTAGTTCCGTCAGATGTATTATCAGTACCAGTTGCTAATGAATAATCTCCAACATTACCAGTCGACATTGCTCCTCTAAGATCAATGGCCCCTTTACCTCTAATTCTGGTAGCAGTAGTGTTATATAATGCAAATGCTCCATTTCCAACAGGAGAGATAATGGCATCTCTATCTGCATTGTCACCATTTGGAGTCATAGTGCTATAGTCAAAAGTTGTTCCTGCAATAGTTGTAGAACCACAACCAGTATTCCAACACTTCTTTTCTGCTATTGTTTCGCTTATTCCATATACTGTTCCGCCTGTATATTCCAATGTTACCGTATTAGTTACCTTGGATCCAGCTACCATATTTTTCGGAACAATAGCACCATTTAACAATATATTCTGAACTATATGTTTACTAGTGTGACCAGCAAGAGTGAATAATGGAATGCTCTGTGGTGTGCTTGAATAATTGGTACCACCAATGTTGACTGTCACAACATCAGTAAGTGCAGTAATGGTAATAGGATTAGCAGTATGGTTGGTTACTATAAAATTGTAACCAATCGAACTGGCTTTGGCAGTAACTACAGATGGAAATTTTTCAATAGTAATAGCATCATTGGCTGTTGGAGGTGTTGGTTTACTTGTGACAACTGTTGAACTAGTACAAGTGGTGGTAGCTCCATCATTATATGTAGCAGTAAGTGTGTTAAGTACAGTATTTCCTAAGGTAAGAGCACCACTTGGAATAGGACTGACCAAAGTAAATGTCTTGATTACATGTTGAGTACTATTAGCATCAATAGTATATGGCCCAAATGTGTTGACGTTAGAATTGGCTCCTATCTTGAGAGTATCACTCATTCCAGTTGCTCCAATAGTAATAGGAACTCTACTGATGTTGGTAAGATAAATGTCATACGCGATGGTTGTGGCATCAGTATATACTGGAGAAGTAGGAGATTTTGATATCAGTAAAGCATTAGGAAGATAGGCAACTTTTGATACCATCTTTGCCGTTGCATATGTTTGTGTTGATTGCATAGTAATAGTATTAGATATTGTATCTCCAACATTCAATGCAGTATTAATGTTTATATCAGCATTGAATGTATAAGACTGGCCTGGTGTTAGATTTGGAATTGTTTCGGTAATAGCCTGGACTGCTTGAGCAATACCATTCACACTTAGAGTATCATTAAGTACTATATCAGTAATAGTTTCATCGCCAGTATTAGTAATGGTGATTATATATCTCTGAACTGTAGATCCTGATGATGGTTGTATTAATCCAGTCGTCTTCTCAATAGAGCAATTAGGATTATTTTCTGATTCGACAGGCACTGAAGTAGTTACACATTGTGAAGTTCCATAGTCACTAGTAGATGTAACAGTATTTACAATATGGTCAACATTATTATCAATGTTGGTATAATCGTCAAAGGTTACTTCAAAATTTACGCTTGAATTAGCAGGAATAGTAACAACAGAAGGAACCACTGTTCCATCATATGTATGTGTAATAGGTCCTTCTCCTCCATTAACATATACAGTTACACTATCTTCAATAGTTACCTCAATAGGATGAGAAGATGTATTGAAGACAGTACCATAATAGATGAGATTACCCTGAAACAATAATTGTCCAGCTGTATTCTTCTCTATGAGAATAGGGTTAACTAGCTTCGGCAGTGAATAATCTACTGCTGTACTTGTGCAAGACATTTTGATGTGGAATATCTTTCTTTATATAGTTCTGAATATCATTAAATTAATGATATTGGGTAGTGATGATAACTTATTGAGTTAAGTCAAGCGCAGTAATTTGGAGCTTACCATTAGCAGTAATCTTGTTCATAATTTTGTCAGCTGTTTTGATAGCATCAGTAGTTTCAAGAGGAATGCTAACATAATATGTCTTTGATTCTTCTGCAGTGACAGTTCTATCTGGGGCAGTAGCAGTAGCAGCGTTGGGATCAGGATAGAATGTAATATCATTAGAAGGAGTAACATTAGAACCATTAATTTGTAATTTATCATCGAGTGCTAAAATGGGATTAGGTGTGGCAGAAGGATCTCCAAGCAAAACATCGAATTTATTGGGATTAAATACTGTTACATTATAATTCAAAACAGTATCTCCAACATGAATAGGATGGCTTTGCTTACAGACAAGAAGTTCACATTCAGCAGCCAAGACAGTAGAAGTATGAACAGATGTAGCTCCATTATAAGCACCATTTGCACCGGCGGATATTGCGAATGTATTTGTGAGTTTCCATCCTTTCAAAGGATATTTACCACCATTATTGAACGTAATTCTAAGGTTGACAGACTCTCCAGCGGGTACAGTTAAGCCATTGGTAAGAACATCAGGAACAAAACTTGCTACTAGAGCTGGATCCACAGTTTTGTCTCCAGCAGCATTCTTAATGACCAAAGTATCACTTATATGAGTCTTATCAATAGTAATGTCCGCATCAGAAAGATTATAGACCGTGGCATAATATACAAGTTCATCACCAGACTTGATATCACAACAAGTATGCTTCTCAACAGCAATCTTGGGGATATATGGTCCTGGAACTACAGCAAGAGGCAGATCGTATGAATATGCGACAGTAGTGCACGACATTTGGATGTCCAGGTATTTATTTTTTATTTATTCGTAAATTACGAATAATTTTGCAGAATACATTGATATTTAAGAATACTATCAAGAACAATTGTATTTAAGTTCTATGTTGTTCCTAATTGTGTCTGTTGATTTAATTGCCGGAAAACTATCTAACGTTAATGCAAATGTAATGGATGTATTTCCATTTATAACAGAACTGCCACCATTAGCATCTATAATAGAAGATGTTATATCCTTAGCTACTGTTGTAACACCAATAGTCAAAGTGTCCATTGCTGACGTAATAGTAACACTCTCTGACAATATATTAGTAATGATAATATCATAGATAATGGAAGTAGCACCAACTGCAAATGGCCTAGCCGTCTTTGATATCAGTAATGGCTTTAAATCGAGACATGCTTCTATTGGAGTAACACAAGTTGCTTTGACAATAAAGCCAGTATTGTAAGTCAGAGTTCCTTCAACTTCAAGAGTTCCAACATTGAGGGTGCCTGTATATTTCAATGTTTTCACAAAAGAAGAGGTACTATTAGCTAAAATAGGAGTAGGAAAAGAAGTTATTGGTTGAGATGCTTGTCCTCCAATGATGTAAGTTAATGAATTAATAACAATATCATTAGTTGTATTGTTACTTATTACAAACTGGTATTCCAATGATTTATCACCGGCAGTTGGATCAACGCAAATACTTTTCCTAAAAATGTCAATGCTTACTATATTATCATTGACATCTTGCTTTCTAATGGTGGCTGATACTGGAATATCTGGATATTCATTACTTGTAATAACAGCAGCATTAGTAAAGGCATTTGGAACAATAGGAGGAAGTTGTACAGTTCCCTTGACTGTCATAAACTCTCCTTCATTCAAGAAGTTATTATGGGGTTCTAATGTGCTGCTAGGATCGTTTATCACAATACCTGTAATATCACCAGATCCAATATTGGTCAAAGTAATGACAAAATTATAAATACCTTCACTTGTATAGCTACCAGTAGTAAATTGCTTGCTGGCTATCATTCTATATACAGGCAGCACCTTGCTCTTGAGGTAAGAATGAGCATCAGAAAAACCAAGGCCATTATTAGAACTTTTGGCTGTCAACACATTCTTCAACAATGTGGTATCACTAAGATCAACATTAGTGAATGTAATGGTTGCATGTGCTGTATCATTGGGATTTACAATGAGAGTAGCAGGATCTATTGATATATTTCCAGAAACGCCAGAAGGAGAGAGTGTAAGCATATCGCTAAGAACAACAGTCAGAGGAAAGTTGACTCTATTATATAGAGTAGCTATATATCTAATTGTAGTACTCTCATTATCAACATCTTCAACCAACTGCTTATCAACAAATAATACATTTTGTGGTTTATATATAGTATCATTAGGATGAAGAGATCCAATGGCATCAGACTCTACGGTTGCTTTGATGGTGTAAGAATTACCAATATTAGATGGCAAAATCTGTTCGAAAGGTTGTTCTAATGACTCACCACTCGTCAAAGTATGGTTAACACTAACAGGAGCACCATTGTTATCTATTATATTTGTGACTTTTATTGAATCAGTGCCATTGTTAGTGACCGTTACGATGTAATGCACTGTTTCACCAGGAATATACTTGAATGGTTGTATTACCCTAAGGGTAGAAGTAAGAGCTTTGGATCCAACAATGCCCGATGTTCCAATAATACTGTTAATCTTAGTTGTTATAGCGTTATATTCAGCGCCAGAAACTTTAGGAGTAACAGTCAGTACATTCGATACTTCTTTACCATTCGTAAGACCAGTCAGCCCAGTAAATTCAACAAAGAAGTTGACACTGTCTCCTTGCTGAATAGTGGCTGACAGATTAGTTATTGATGGACTAGTATATGGAATACCAGAAATGGTAAGAATATCCTTGACATCAGTGGGATTAACAGTAATGGGAAAGTTCTGATTATTAGTTAGTAATACACTATACTTTACTGATGTAGCAGTGCTTGATATTACTTCTTTTGATGCAGATAGAATATTGATGGGCTTGAATATAGTATCTTGTACTGTCAACTTTGGAGTATGTTCTGATTTTACAGTGCCTGATTCAGTAAAAGATCCATTAACAGCAAAAGGACTACCACTTGAAGGTAATTTTGTGTGACCTGGCACTACTACTGATTGTCCTGGTGCAAGAGTTGATATAGTATCATAGTCAAGAGTACCTTGATCTGTCAAAACAATACTGTTAATTGGAAATTTACCATTATTAGTAACAGTAATGGTAAAGTTATAGGTACCTCCTGGTATGTATTGTCCTGTGGTAAAGTGTTTAACTGCAGTTAATATATAGTCTTGTCCGACAATCGCTTTACCTCTTCCATTAACAGCACAAGTCTTTGTTCTCCCACAGAGATCAATAGACATTTATTAATATAGAACAATTATCTTGTGGAGAGATTATTAGTAGGAAATGTGGGTAGTTACCTACATTTAATATAGCATATACAAATGCTATTACCATTCGAACTAATGATAGAAATAGCAAAACATGACATTCAAGTGTGGAAGACATTTTGTATATTGTATGATGAATTTAATACTGATAGCATGAAGAAGTTGTTTGCTCAGATATTTACACAAAAGATAACCATTGGTGATAGAACAGAGTATAGATTAGATGGCAAATTAAATAGAGAAGATGGGCCAGCTGTTACTAACACGAGTGGATTGCAAGAATGGTATATAAATGGAAGGTTACACCGCAGCGGTAGCGGAGGCATAAACGATGGACCAGCATATATCTATCCAAATGGTACTCAAGCTTGGTATAATCATGGATTAATGCATCGTCTCGATGGACCTGCTGCTATATATAGTAATGGTTCAATGGAATGGTTTGTAAATGGAATACATCACAGACTTGATGGTCCAGCAATTATTTACTCAGATGGTACTCAGGTGTGGATGCAAAATGGAATGAAGCATCGCAACAATGATGAACCAGCGGTGATAGAATCTGATGGAACAAAAAAGTGGTATTGGTATGGAAGATTACATCGCGACAATGGACCAGCCATCGTTTGTAGATTGTATGAGGAATGGTACCAACATGATAGATTACATAGAAGTGGCAACGGAGACAGTGACCGTAACGATAGTGGAGGTAGCGATAGCGAAGGTGATGAACCAGCAGTAATACATTCTGATGGAACAATGAAATGGTATAGAAATGGAAAATGTCATCGAGGCAATGACATGCCTTCTGTTATAATGCCAAGCGGATTAAAGCAATGGCACAATGATGGATTGCTACATCGAGACAATGGACCAGCTGTAATATTTCCAGATGGAACAGAATATTGGTATCGGAATGGTGAGATTCACCGGAATGATGGTCCAGCTATTACAGGTAATGGAATAGAGGAATGGTATATTAGAGGCAATCTTCACCGCGATAATGATCTCCCTGCATATATTACAGATACTGGCATCAAAAAATGGTATCAGAATGGGGAACTTCACAGAAGTGGTGGTCCTGCAGTAATATGGAGTGATGGCAGAGAAGAATGGTATCAAAGAGGGAGACTTCACCGTACCGAAGGAGAAGGGCCAGCCATGACAAGAGAAGATGGAACGCAAGAATGGTATATTAGAGGTAATCTTCACCGGAACGATAGTGGAGGCATGAATGATGGACCTGCAATTATATACCCAAATGGAGATCAGAAGTGGTATCATCATGGTATGCTGCACCGTAACGACAGTGAAGGTAGCGGTAGTGGAGGTGATGAAGAGAAGGGACCAGCAATGATAACAGAAAAGGCAAAATATTGGTATCAGTATGGCATGTTACACCGTGATGATGGACCTGCAATAATATGGAGTGATGGTACAAAGGAATGGTACCAATACAATAAACTACTAAAAAGGGAAAATAACTATTGTATTGATTATCCAAATGGACAGCATCGGGAAAGTTGAATGTGTTGATGGTAATGTATATTGGTATCAATACGGCAAGTTTCATCGTGACAATGGACTTCCTGCCATTATTCTGTCTGACGGAACACTGCTTTACTATCAGTATGGTACATTGCACCGTAGTGGTAACGGAGGTAGTGGTAGCGGGACAGGTGATGGTCCTGCTGTAATGAGACCAAATGGAATAATGGACTATTATCAATATTCTGTATATGGTGGTAGCTATTACGATGACAATATAAAGTTGTGGCATCTTGATGGACCAACAATTACATATCCAAATGGTACAAAGATGTGGTATAAAGATGGCTTGTTACATAATGACAATGGTCCAGCTATTGTCCATTATGATGGAACAGAGGAATGGTATCAGAATGGAGTACTTCACCGGAACGATAGTGGAGGCAGCGGTAGCGGAAATGGTCCAGCCATCACAAGACTAGATGGAACTCAAGAGTGGTTTAGTAATGGAAAGAGACACCGAAACGATAGTGGAGGCATGAGCGAAGGGCCAGCAGTCATTACTTGTGATGGAATACAAATGTGGTTCAAAGATGGAAAGCCATATCGATCTGGAGATTTGCCAGTTGTTGAATATCCATCATGAATGTATTGAAATGTTTGTAAGTTCGTGTGACCATGACAAGTGACCTTTATCTGACATTGGTAAGTGGCAATTTTATATGGATGGTATTGAAGAACACTACGATCAAGATGGTTTGTATCATTGTGACGATGGACCTGCTGTTATATGTTCTTCTGGTCTGAAGATGTACTTTCAACACGGCAAATTGCATCGCTCTGATGGACCTGCAGTTATATTTACCAACTGGTATTATTGGTATACGCGAAAGGAATATCCACATGATTATAGCAAGCCATTTGCCTTTTTTCATGGTGCAGGTGAGATATGGTTCCAAAATGGAATTGTTCACCGTAGTGGTGGACCTGCAGCCATTTATCATGTTGGAAGACAAGAATGGTACAAGGATGGACTTCTTCATCGTGACGGAGGACCTGCACTTGTCGATGAACCTAATGGTATTGAAGTGTGGTACCAAAACGGAGAGATTCATCGAGACAATGGACCTGCATACATTGATACTGTTCGTGGATCAGAACATCGATATAGAAATGGAAAGAAGTATAGCGATGGAATAACTCCTGCTTCTATATATAAGGATGGGTATTGCATATGGTAATAGTGCCGCGTATGGTAATAGTGCCGCGTATGGTAATGATGGTAATGTGTGTGATGATGGTAATTGTAAAGATAAATATGGGTAAGTTACCTATATTACAATGGATAATCTGAAAATGATGTATTCCATGGCAAGTGACCTTTATTTGACATTGGTAAGATGGCAATTAGAATGTCTGTCATCGTAAAGAGAATTGGAACACGTGGTACCCAAAGATACTTTAAGGATGGTTTACTCCATCGCGAGGATGGACCTGCCATTGTTCATGCAAGTGGAAAGAAGGAATATTATTTGAATGGTATTCGTCATCGCTCTGATGGTCCTGCAATTGTTCATGAAAGTGGCAAGAAGGAGTATTATCTGAATGGATTACTTCATCGAGAGGGTGGACCTGCTGTTACTCATGTAAGTGGCAAGAAGGAGTATTACTTTGAGGGATTACTTCATCGTGAAGATGGACCAGCCGTCATTCACAGAAGTGGTAAGAGGGAGTATTATATTCATGGTGTTCGTCACCGAATTGGGGGACCAGCTATCCTTCATTCTGGTGGAGGAGAAGAGTATTACGTAGATGGAGTTCTTCATCGCATTGATGGACCTGCTTGGATTCTTGGTAAGAACTTTACAAAGTACTACATTGATGGAGTTCTTCACCGTGAGGATGGTCCTGCCATTACCTATCCAAATGGAGATGAAGAGTATTACCTTCATGGTAAGCTGAATCGCATCGATGGACCAGCAGTAGTCAAGACTAGTGATAGTGGCGCAACAGTAAAGTCATGGTACAAGGATGGTTTGTTACATCGTGAAGATGGTCCTGCCATTGTTAGATCGGATGGAGTTTATGCCTATCTCAAGAATGGAAGACTTCATCGTGCCGAAGGAGAAGGACCTGCAGTTGTTCATCCTGATGGAACTCAAGAGTGGTACTTTCACGACATGCTGCATAGAGCTAATGAGTTGCCAGCAGTTGTGAGACCTAATGGAACAAAAGAGTGGTTTGTATATAACCATCGATTTAGATTCGATGATGCACCAGTGATTGTATATGGATATTAACTTGGAGAAAAGTAATATAGGTAAGTTACCTACATTTTGTTGATTGCAATGTATTGTAGCTATTATAATGCATATTTCGTTATTGATATTTTGAGGTCATTATGTCTCTCTACCAACTCTAAGAAATGTAAGACTTCTAATGTTTCTAAGGATTGATAGAGCCATGAACTGCAACATTTATCTTGATTGGAGAGAATATCAATATTGGTATTGATATTTCATTACTAATGGTCTGAACCTGAGATTTCGTTGATTCTGTAGTTATAGAATATTCATAATTTGTATGTTTTATAGAGCTGAGAAAGGTCAGAATTGGTCTCATTATTGACCGTTAGCAAGTATATGCATATTAGTATGTATATTTCATTACTGATGTTTTAATCTTGATTTCATAGCTCTACCAACCCTAAGAAATATACAGAGTCTTAATGTTTTATAGAGTCGGCAGACCAGCATGATACAACATTTATCTTGATTGTGAAGAATATCAATACTAATATTGATGTTTTAATCTCGATTTTGTGGCCTCTCCAACTCTAAGAAATGTTAAACATTGTATATTTCTAAGGATCGGGAAGAACAGAATTTGTCTCATTATTGGTTATTAACAAGAATATACCTATTAGTAGGTATATTTCATTATTGATGTTCTTGTCTCTATTTCCCAGTCCTGTCAACTCTATGAAACATCAACATGCCTATCGGTACATTTCTTAGAGTTGACAGACCAGCAGAATACAACATTTATCTTGATTGGAGAGAATATCAATACTAGTATTGATATTTCATTATTAATGTTCTAATCTCGATTTTGTGGTCTCTCTGATTCTAAGAAATATACAGAGTCTTATATTTCTAAGGATTGGTAGATTGTCAACACAATCACTATTCTATTAGCAGAATTATACCATATCACAATACACATTTTCAACAATCAACAGAGACATTCCAACAATCACAATAAATCGACTTTTATTCTTTTGCCCTATAAATGTAATGCAATATCGTTAAACGTTCCTGTCCAAGGCAACTGAGACTATCAGACACAACAGACACGGCAATTAGTCATGTCAGACAGCAAACAAGTAATTCAACATTTCAGAGGAAGATTTCTTCATCGCGAAGATGGACCTGCCGTTATCTATTCTGATGGTGGCGAAGAGTATTACTTTCTTGGTAGATTGCATCGCTATAATGGGCCAGCTGTGAGCTATCCAACTGGTGAGCAAATTTACTACAAGTTTGGTAGATTACACAGACTTGATGGACCTGCGCATATTAATGCAAAAGGAAGTATTAGATACTATATTGAAGATAGACTTCATCGAGACAATGGACCAGCTGTCATTCATCCTGATGGTTGTGTAAAGTACTATTCTAACGGTAGATTACATCGTACTGATGGCCCTGCAATCATTGAAGCAGATGGTACCATGAGATATTATAGAGGTGGACAAGCACATCGTGCTGATGGACCAGCAGTAATTCATCCTAGTGGTCGTATGAGTTATTACTTTCAGGGTAAGTTGCACCGTAACGATAGTGGAATGGGAGATGGTCCTGCAATTATCCATCCAGGTGGAGGAGAAGAGTATTATGTTCATGGTGTTCGTCACCGTGACAGCAAAGATGGACCAGCAATAATTCATCCAAACAAGTATATAAAGTACTATTCGAATGGAGTTCTTCATCGCACTGATGGTCCTGCTGTAATCTACAATGATGGAAAGGAAGAATGGTACCTTTACGGTGAGTTGATTAGAACAAGTAGCTTTGATCTTGTTTTGGACCCTGATTGTGACTTGGATCTGGATAGAGAAATGGAACAGCATTATAGAAGCATAGTCAAGATTATGGATCAAGAACCTGCACCATTGGCCAACGATTGGTTCAAAGAGGCAAAAGAATGGTGCATCAAGTTTGGTAATGAATCTGCCATTGTGCATTGTGTTTGATCTGACAGGAATAAGAATATGGGTAAGTTACCTATATCAAATTTACCATTTAATGTAGTGAATATTCTCATTCATGATTGTCTGAGGCAACTGACACTTTTGATCTGACCAGAATAGGCAACTTACATGTCCGTTATTAGAATCAAGAGAGTCGATGCAGAAAAGTATTTCAAGGGCAAGCATCTCCACAGAATTGGAGGTCCTGCTGTTACCTACATGAATGGTACGAAAGAGTACTATTATGAAGGAATGCTCCACAGACTAGAAGGTCCTGCGGTTATTAAACATGATGGAGAGCAGAGATATTACCATCTTGGAAAGTTGCACCGAAAGGAAGAAGATGGACCTGCTATAATCTATCCTGATGGAAGCGAAGAATACTATCTCAACGGTAAGCTTCATCGCACTGATGGTCCTGCATACATCAACAAGGATGGCATTGTAAAGTATTATATTCGTGGTAAATTGCACCGAAAGGAAGAAGATGGACCTGCTATAATCTATCCTGATGGAAGAGAAGAATACTATCTCAACGGCAAACTTCATCGTGAGGACGGACCTGCAATATTTTATGCTGGCAAGAGAGAAGAGTATTATCAGAATGGCAAACGTCATCGTGAGAATGGACCTGCCATTATTATATACAATGACAAGAAGCAGAGAGCAGAAACGTGGTACAAGAATGGAGTAGCACATCGTGAGGATGGACCAACCATTACTTACTTTGATGGAGCAGTAGACTACCTTGTAAATGGCAAGTTGCATCGTGAGGATGGACCTGCTATGATCTATGGAAATGGTTTGACAAAGTATTACATTCATAACATATTGCATCGTGATGATGGCCCTGCAGTAATCCATCCCGATGGAAGAGAAGAGTATTACATTCATGGTGAGTTGATTGAATGTTAATCTTGATTAGAATATGCCTACCGTAGGTATATTGACATGGAAATGGCTTGTATGAATCATTGCTATCATGACATTGATCTCTTGATGTTGATGTGTCGATTCTCTAGGTCTTACAACCTTAGAAAATGTAAGACTCTGTATGTTTCTATAGTTTGGTAGAAGGATAGGATTGGACATATTTGGACTGTTATGGAAAGTATATAACTAATATAGGTATATCTTGACATTAATCTCTTGATGTTGTATTCTTGGGTTCTCTAGCTTATAGAAATGTAAGACTCTGTATGTTTCTATAAGCTAGAGAACCCAAGAATACAACATCAAGAGATTAATGTCAAGATATGCATATAGGTTGTATACATTTCCAATAATGATAGAAGTATTCTACTTCTGTCGATCTATAACTTATAGAAACATACAGAGTTTAACATTTCTATAAGCTAGAGAACCCAAGAATACAACCTCAATAGATCAATGTCATGACATACATATAGGTTATATACACTTCCAATAACGACCCAAATAGAGCAATTCTATCGATCTGTCAATCTATAGAAATGTTATAGACCTTACATTTCTTAGAGTTGATAGAGCTCAAGAACACAGTCTCAAGAGATCAATGTCAAGATACACCTATAAATTATATGCATTTCCACAATGATCCAAATAAGACAATTCCATCAATCTACCAACTCTACCGCAAGGCATGTAAGTCTCTTGATGTTTCTATAAGCTAGAGAACCCAAGAATATAACATCAGAACATCGATCTCAATAATACATGTAGATTATATGCATTTCCATAATGACACAAATAAGACAATTCTATCCTTCTACCAGACTATAGAAATGTAAGACTCTGTATGTTTCTATAGGTTAGAGAATCGACAGAAGTAGAGTACTTCTATCATCATTAGAAATGTATATAACTTATCATGACATTGATCTCTTGAGATTGCATTCTTGGGCTCTCTGACTTATAGAAACATACAGAGTCTTACATTTCTATAAGTCAGAGAATCAATGGAATTACCTTATTTGGATTGTTATGGAAATACATATAATCTATATGCATATCATGACATTGATCTCTTGAGATTGTATTGTCTAGATCTTACAACCTATAGAAATGTTATAGGCTTTACATTTCTTAGAGTTGATAGACTGATAGAATCGTCCTGTTTGGATCATTATGGAAATGTATATAACTAATATAGGTATATCATGATGTCAATATTCTGAAGTCATCAGATCGATTCTCTAACTCCAAGAAATATAAAGTCTATAACATTTCTTAAGGTCAGAGATATTAACTATCCATAGATTATGATCAAACAAGTATTCCTAGCTATATAAATATGGACATTTACTGTGACTTACCACTTGAACTAGTTATTGACATTGCAAAAAAGGATATTAATACATGGAAACATTATGCATCAAAGAACTCTTATTATCACACTGAGTTCAATACTGATAGTATGAAGAAACTCTTTGTAGATACTTTCACCAGAGAAGTTATACTGAGAGATAGAATTGAGTACAAATTGGATGGCAGATTACATCGTGATGATGGGCTTCCTGCTGTTGTTTGGCATAATGGATTACGTGAGTGGTATCAATATGGAGAACATCATTCATGGAATGATCTTCCTGCTATAATCAGACCTGATGGTACTCAAGAGTGGTATCATCATGATAAACTTCACAGAGATGATGGTCCTGCTGTGATTAGGCCTGATGGAACTAGAGAATGGTATTATCATGACTCGCTCAAGAAGATTGCATTATCTGTTCGACCTGGATGACATATTAAATTGTCAGAAGAGGTAGAGGTTGAATGATGATCTGGTCAGAGAATGTTACACTTGTTTATCTGGAATAGAATTGGAGATTGTTAGCTTAATGAGTAAGATGTTGCTTTTGCCAGATTCTCTGTTCTGTAGAAACATGTCTATTGGTAAAGTTGGTAAATGGATAGAGTTAGTATTTATCATTGAACAAAGTATATACCTACCGCAAGGCAGATATTATTGAGATAGAATTTCCAGTGACGACTTCTTGGGTTCTCTAGCTCATAGAAACATACAGAGTCTTACATTTCTATAGGTTGAAGAATCAATAGAACAGGTCCCTTTCTATCATTAAGAATATACATATCTTATGTATATTTCATTATCGAACTTCTGATGACGATTTCTTGGGTTCTCTAACTCTTAGAAATGTAAGACTCTGTATATTTCTATGACTTAGAGAATCGATGGAATAGATCTCTTTCTATCATTAAGAATATGTATATTTCACTAACGAACTTCTGATGACGATTTAGTCAGGCTACTAACTCTAGGAAACATACAGAGTCTTACATTTCTAAGAGTTAGAGAACATGCCTCTCTCTATCATTAAGAATATATACACCTAATATCTCCAATTCCAAACCAGATAAACAAGTGTTACAATCTCTGAGCAAATCATCATTGAATCATGAGAAACACGAATCTATAATTCGAACTATATCAGTCACAATTCTGAATTTCAATACATTTATTAGCACTAACATAATGTAGACATTCTTCAATGTATGTCACTGAATGACGTTGAATGCACTCGAAACAAACAATGTGTTACTACTCATGACACCCTGTTTCGAGCGTTTTCACGTGTTTTTGGACTTGTTGCTATTATCAATATTTGCATACATGAGCGGATGAATATTCAATATTATGAATATTGTCAAATCGATCTTCATTGACAATCTTACAATGTTTCTGCCCTTCTGCCTCAGATTCGCATTTAGCGATTTTCAATATAATTGTATACATTTGTGAAATTGGTAATTAGAGATGGGTCTCTTGATCCTTGGAAATGTAGAGAGACTATATTTCCAAGGGTTGATAGAACCATGAATTCTGTCTATTTCTTTGTTAGTAAGAATACATATAATTTATATGTACTATCGATCTCAATGTTTTGATGTTGATTTAGTCAGACTTCTAACTCTACCGCAAGGCATGTAAGTCTCTCTACATTTCTTAGAGAATGATGAATTCTGTCTATTTGGACCATGATTAAAAATATGCCTACTAGTATGTATATATCGAACTAGACATTCTGACGATAAATTGGTCAGACTCTTGATCCTTACCGCAAGGCATATAAGAATCCTAATGTTTCTTAGAGTTGATAGAACGATGAATTGTGCCTATTTAGTCATGATTAGAAATATACCTACTAGTATGTATATATCGAGATCGATATTCTGACAATGATTTGGTCAGACTTCCAATCCTTAGAAACATACAGAGTCTAACATTTCTAAGGATTGGAGAATGTCTCTAATTCTTGATTTACAAGTATATACCTGCCTTATGGTAGGTATATTATCGATCCTAATGCCTTGATGTTGATTTAGTCGGACTCTTGATCCTAAGAAACATACAGAGTCTAACATTTCTTAAAGCTGGCAGAGCGACAGAATATGTCTCCAATTGTTGATCTACAAGTATATGCCTACTAATATGTATATTATCGAGATAGAACTTCCAATGATGAATTGGTCAGACTTCCAATCCTTAGAAACATACAGAGTCTAACATTTCTAAGGATTGGAGAATGACAGAATGTCTCTAATTCTCATTGTTAGTAATATACCTACTAATAGGTATATTTCTGTCTTCGTTAATCGAATGGTTCAACAAGATCACCATTAATGTAATACTCTACTGTTCCATCAGCATAGCTTATTGCAGGACCATCAACGCGATGACGCTTTCCATTCATGTAATAATGCTTACCTCCATCAGGATGAATCATTGCAGGTCCATCAGTACGGTGTAACTTTCCCTTGTAATAGTACTTTATGAAACCATTCACGTGAATGACAGCAGGTCCATCGGTGCGGTGTAACTTGCCATGAATATAATACCTTTTCTCCCCATCAGGATAAGTAACTGCTGGACCTTTAGTGCGATGCAATCTTCCTTTGTAATATGCTTCTCCTCCACTTATATAGATGCAAGCAGGCCCATCTTCTTCCTTTCGGTGCAACTTGCCCTCAAAGTAATACTCCTCACTTCCACCAGGATAGATTACAGCAGGTCCATCAGTGCGATGAAGCTTACCATCTGAATAGTACAACTTCTTGCCACCAGTGTGAACATTCTGAGGTTTCCTCTTGAGATATCTTTTCTGAATCTTGCTGGAAGTAGACATTCCAATTGCATTCTCATCAAGATGAATGACTGTCAGTTACTTCATGTAATGATATTTCCATTTATCGTGTTATAACATGATATTAAATTGCATGTAAGAGTTGATACAATGATGATGCTGACATTGGATCTGTTTGATAGTTATTCATATCTGAATACTATTTGTATAACATTCTAGATATTATGAATCACAAGAAGATTGACAAAGTAATGATGCTATATAAATGTATTGAAAAATCATGTTTGCTGAATTAGTCTGATCTCCGGAAAACATTGTAAATCTGCTGTCTGAACGTCAATGAAGCCTGATTTGACAGATTTGTTAAATGGTATTTTGAGTCTTATTTCATAACAATAAACGGTAAATACAAAATGGTCAGAAACACGTGAAAATGCTCGAAACAGCGAGTCATGAGTAGTAATACAACAGTTTGTTCAAGTGCGTTCAAGTGTGTTAATAAGTGTAATTAAAGAATCAACCTTCGTGGGAAACATCAATAGACATGATGTTGTTTGTAAATATATTGAAGTTATGAGAGATACAATGAATGGTTGCTCCTCTAGACTTTAAATGTACTGACCTAGATATTTCTCAGGATCAAGAGTCTGACCAAATCGTCATCAGAATGTTAATCTCATTAATATACATATTAGTATGTATAGTTCTAATCATGACTAAATGGACAGGTTTCATCGTTCTATCAACCTTAGGAATGTAAGTCTCTCTACATTTTCTAAGGATCAAGAGACTGACCAAATCAACATCAGAATGTCAATCTCAATAATGCATATAAATTATATGTATTCTTACTAACAATAAAATTGGACAGATTATATCGCTCCATCAACCTTAGAAAATGTAGAGAGATTTACATTTCTTAGGATCAAGAGTCTGACCAAAATGTCGTCAGAATGTCAATCTCAATAATATATCCATCGTAAGGTAGGTATATTTCTAATCATAACTAAATGGACAGAATTCATCACCAGAATGCCAATCTCGATATATACTAATAGCATGTATTCTTATTAACAACGAGAATAGAATTCATCGTTCCACCAACCTTAGAAAATGTAGAGAGATTTACATTTCTTAGGATCAAGAGTCTGACCAAAACGTCGTCAGAAGTTCAATCTCAATAATGCATATAATTTATATGTGTTATTATTAAGAACTAAATGGACAGGTTTCATCGTTCTACCAGTTATAGAAAACATACAGAGTCTAACATTTCTTAGGATCAAGAGTCTGACTAAATCATGATCAGAATGTTAATCTCAATAACATAAGATATGTATATTTCTAATCATGACCAAATGGACAGATTTTATGGTTCTACCGACTCTAGAAAATGTAGAGAGACTTACATTTCTTAGGATCAAGATTCTGGCTAAATCAACATCAATAACAATCAGCAGCAATACATATAAACTATATGTATTCTTTCTAACAACCAATTAGACAGACTTCATCGTTCTATCAACCTTAGAAAATGTAAGTCTCTCTACATTTTCTAAGGTTGATAGAGTCTGACCAAATCAACATCAGAATAACGATCTCGATAATATACCTGTCTTACGGTAGATATATTTCTAATCGTGATCCAAATAGATGGATTCCATTGTTCTATCAACTCTAGAAACATCAAGATTCTTACATTTCTAAGGATCAAGGCACTGACTAAATCATTGTTAGAAGTTCGATCTCGATAATACATGTTAATAGTATGTATTCTTACCAACGATGAAATTAGACAGACTTCATCGTTCTACCAACCTTAGAAAACATCAAGATTCTTGCATTTCTAAGGGTCAAGAGTCTGACTAAATTACTGTTAGAAGTTTAATCTCGATAATATACCTACTAATAAGTATATTTCCAACTATGATCGAAATAGACAGATTTTATCGTTCTATCAACTCTACCGCAAGGCATGTAAGTCTCTCTACATTTCTAAGGTTTGGAGTCTGACCAAATCGTCATCAGAATATCGATCTCGATAATATATGCTATTAGTATGTATTCTTACTAACAATGAAATTAGACAGATTCCATCGTTCTACCAACCTTAGAAAACATCAAGATCCTTACATTTCCTAGGGTCAAGAACCTGACTAAATCAACATCAGAAGTTCAATCTCGATAATATACCTACTAATAGGCATATTCTTACCAACAATGGAATTAGACAGACTTTATCACTCTAAGAAACATCAAGATTCTTACATTCCTAAGGATCAAGGCACTGACCAAATCAATATACATTGACAAGGTATATTTCACCAAATTAAGCAACTTCCTCTCGCTTCATCCTTTCCATAAACTGTTCCAATATATTACCATTATCAATATTGTCTACTCTACCATGATGCAATGTATTCTCTCTCAACTTGCCAATGCCTACTTCAATGTGCGATGAATCCAATGTATTAATGTCAAATCTCGTTTCATCACCCATATAATCAGAAGAATGTGCCAACTTTGAAAAGTATAACACTCTCTCTACATCACCTCCATAATTACCAAATGCCTTCTCATTCTCTCTGAATAATGCTAATATTTCATTCTCTCTATTCTTGTCATATCTCATGCCATCTGCCTTTAACTTGAGCTTAAAGATTTCAAATAGTTCCTTGTAATTGTATCCTTCACAGTTAAACTTCCAAGTAAAGCGTCTCTCTAATCCAGGTTGTAGCTTGAATGGACCATTCTTCATTTTGGATTCATAACCAGCAAATATAATGATAATATCGTTAGGATGTTCTGACATGAACTTGTTCATTGTATCCAGCACTTCCTTTCCAAAAGTATCTCCTCCTGACTCACCACCATTAGCCAATGTATATGCTTCGTCTACAAACAATACTTTGCCAAGATTACTCATTAGCATTTCTCTCACTCCTTTTGCTGTCCATCCAACATACTTTTCTACCAAATCTTCTCGCGAAATTACACTTACAATCTCATGATCAGGAGGAAAGTACTGCTGCATTGTGCTAGTATTGTCATTCTGTTGAATAATCTCTTCAGGCTGTTTATTAGCTGGAACATTGGTATTGCTATAATCAGGAGTCTCGTTGCTGTAAGACGAAAAGATAATAATGGCACATACAAATAGTACAAACAGTACAGTCAAACCAGCAAATAGTTCAAACCCCAATTTGTCATAAAACGACTTTGCAGCCGACACAATCATTACTAGAATCAGAAACAAGGAAGCACAAGCTAATACAATAGTAGCTGTATCAGCTTGAAGATCTACTCCTGCATCATTAAGAGCACCTGCAATAGCACCTGCTTCTCGCTTGGGATTTCCTCTCAAATATCCAAGAGCGTACCATATCTTTGCCAACTTTACTCCAATCAAAGACTTACCAACACCAGGAGGTCCATATACCAAGGTATTCATCATGATATTGTCACTCTTATATCTATTGTTGTTTCTCTTCTTGGTAACAATAAGATTATTAATCTCATCAGCTATAGATTCTTTGAGGTTTCTATTTCCAATAAGACCTTCCAATTCTTTGAGAGCCTTGATCAACAAGATTGGATGTCTGATTGTACTAATATAACTTGCATTAGTATCTATACCATTCTTAATATCGGTAATAACCTTGTTCAACTTTGACATCCCTTTTGTTTTGTGAGATTTATTTAAATGTGGGCATTGAAGATTGTTGACAATGATATTATGAATATTTACCCATCTACTTGTAACAGAAACCTCTTGTTGCAATATATGTCTTTTGACACATATTTGTCTCATTCGCTGCCTCAGTCTTCTCTGCCTCAGTCTTCGTTGCCTCAGTCTTGTTCGTCGTCATGTGCTTTTCTACCATCATAAATGTATTCAAAGAATTCATAGATATCATAATCATCGTCGTCTTCAATGAATTTCTGAATATAATCACAATCATACTCATCAATATGTCTAACAATAATATCGCCAAAAAAGCAGTTAATGTGTGGAGATATCAACTCTATTGTCTCAAGGGTAAAGCATCTCTTTACAATTTTAAAGTTGTAATCAGAACCATAATGGCTAAATCTCTTTTCAATCTCTTTGAACCATTGATGAGCTTCCTTGTCAACTTGGACAAACACAATCATGGGATCAACAGTAAAGTAAATGGGAATGTAGTACAGAGAATCAGTCATGGTAATTGCTCTCTGTGTTGATGGTTATATTTGTCACTTGACGAATATAACCTTATTTATTGTTTAGCAACTTTTGGTAAGGTAATAATGAAAATCAGCAATTGTAAGTCTAGCATTATCGATGAATTCTCTAATATTATTCTTGTCATAACTGTCCATATTTCTAATATAAAGAGAGGTCGTAATTTTGGAAGCATTGACTCATTGTCTTCAACGGTATAATTTACGTCTCTGATTAATTGCACCTTGTGATTACCGTCTCTGAATAGACTACAAGCTTCTTCATCAATAAGCACAAAATACTGACTGACAGCTATGAAATGGAGCAAGACATTTGCAGTTGACGATATATGTTAGCTAACATATATACTTACCTTCTATTTACCTCCTGTCTGTTATTAGGCAAGCATGCCTGCAACAGTAACATATGCATCAAGTTGATTCATTGTTCCAATAAAGTTTCTAATAGTACTTTGCTCATACTTGAAAAAGGGTAAAGTGTGAGTCCAGAGATGCTGATACTTTTGAGCAGTTGCTTGCTTCTTGGTATAGTAACCTTCATCAATAGAGAGCCTGCTATTTGGTTCTGTTTTTGCGAGATTATTCTTGATTGCTCTGAAGCAATGTTCCATTTCAGAGTCTACTTCAATGTAGACTGTATTTGTGTGAAACGAGAGCTTAATGTATCGCAAAGAATCAGTAGAAGACATGGGGAATTGCCTGGTTAGATGTGGCTCAAGATAATCACTAATCTCAAAATTGTACATATGCGTTATATAACGCATATTACCGCAAGGGAAATAGATAACTTACCCTTTCTCATTGTCTTAATTGGCCATTCTACCTGCAGTAACAAAGTATACTAGCATACCATTACCCGACATTCCATCTTCTTCGCTGGCCTTTCTAACGAGTTCTCTGTCATAACCAGACAATGGAACAGTATATGGTGATCTCTTCAAATCGGGATGACAATGACCAGTATCTGCCTCCTTGGCGGTATACTTGTGATCATCAATAACAAAGGATTCATGGGGTTCTAGTCTGTCAAGAATTTCAACTTGTAAAAGCAAGTTTCAAGATCAGGATCTACTTCAATGTAGACTACAGAAGATTCATAAAAGGTAACTTTGATATACCAGGTCATTGTAATTGTCTTGCTAGCTATCATTAGGAGTAATCACTATATTGACATTTCTATCAATAGTACTATTACCTATAGTTACTATTACCAAAGCTGATTGTCCTTTTCGCAACAGCAAATCTTCACTAGATGAGCTAGTACTATAATTTGAGAAACAATGAGGATTAATATATACATCTATACCTTTTGTATTGTTGGTAATAGTAAATGCATCTCCTATCTCAAAGTTCCTGGCTGAGAATCTAACATGTATTTTCGTTTTGTGACCAGTATTATTATATCCATTGAAAATGTAATTGGTATTATTTGCTGACTTGACGAATACCTCTTCATCGCATTGAGTGCCTGATGAATTATTAATGATCTTATCAATGTAAATACCTCCTGGGTCACCTTTTGGTCCTCTGAATCCATCTTGTCCTTGTTGGCCCTTTGGACCTTGATTACCTTGAGGTCCTTGCTGTCCTTTGGGTCCTTGAGGTCCAGATGGTCCTTGCTCTGCTGCTGGTATAGTAAGAGTATATATTGTCATGGCTAATGCAAGCACAAGAGCTATAATTGCCAAAATCAAAGCTACTACATCAAGCATAGTTATTTACTAGACTATTTCTTTTTTGAAATGTACATTGTTAATGTATATCTCTCTATAATTATTAGTTACTTGAACAGAATCTCAATCACGTTGGAAGATATTCTCTTCATGACTCTCCACCTATCACCAGGAACAGCAATACCTTTGGATGCATTGCATCTAGATCCAACTTTGCAGGTACCATCATCTCTAACTCTCACTTTACCAAGTAATGATACAAGTGCCCATTCAGGTCTTTGAGTTCTTGGAATATACTTTGCCTCTGGATCGTAATCAGGATTCTCGAGAGGACCACTTTCTATTGTGATTTTATCATAGGTCTCCTGAGGAAGTTTCTCTTTTGCCAACTTGGAGAATGCAATAGCTTCTTCTTTTGTCATTGGTTCTTTATATTCAATAGTTGTAATATTGAGTTCTTCCATACTCTTTTTCACAGAGTATTCAGTAATTGGTCTGCAGAAATCATCTTTGAGATATCTATTTCCCCAAGAAAGCATTGCAGAATCTCCGATAAGAGAAGTATTGGCGTCAAAGGAAGTAAAGATACCAATAGGATCAGAATCAGCAATGATAACTTTATGGCTATCTTGTGCAAAATCTACAAAATAACCAATATAATCATCTTCTTTCATGAGAGTGTTGAGCTCAAAGTATTCTGCATAATCTGCGCCACTTGTTGATAAAACATTGGTTGTAAGACCTCCAGTTGTGCTGCTGCTGCCTGAAATAGGACCAGCCATGAGAATAATATTATTATTTGTATTAGCTATTTGGAAAGAATTTGCTCCTGAGATTGTTTTGTATGGATCCGTTGTACCATTACCAGGAGGTTGAGCTAGAGTCTCAAGTTTAGCAGATGTTGATTTACCAGTTGCTCCTGCAGTTCCTCCTCCTCCCATAAGAATGGAATGTTGATTAGGATTAGTTAGATTTTGTCCTACTGTAAGACTATGAGTGGCTGTAGCATTTGCAGTATTACCTTGTCCAAAAACTGTTGAGCAAAGTGCTTGCGTTTTATTATTATTTCCCATAACAGCAGAAGCAGCTCCAGATGCCTCATTCCTACTTCCCATAGCAACAGAGGAATATCCAGATGCTATATTACTAATTCCCATAGCAACAGAAGCAGCTCCAGATGCTTCATTTTTATATCCCATAGCAACAGAAGCACCTCCAGATGCACTATTATTCACACCAGCAACAAATGAATAATCACCAGTAGCACCAATAGGACCAATAGGACCAGGGATAGTATGATCAGGAACAGGTTGCAAATCAACAGCGTATTCTCCTCTTAAAATAGGATAAGTTGATGTATATGGATATCTCGCAATAGCTCCAGTTCCATTTGGAGTTATAATGGCATCAATATCTGTCGGAACAGTACCTGTTGCTCTTGTTGCCTGCCATTGAGACCATCCTTTTTGAGTTCCACCATCGGTATATTCTTCACCATTTTCACTCCAATACTTTAATCCAACAAGTGCATCCAACATTTTGTCCAATGTATGAGCAGTTACGACGGGATAATTGGGTGTTGTTGCAGTTACTGTATTATACAATATATCATCGGGTTCTGCATGTGTCGTATATCCTGCAAATGTAACTGTAAATCCTAAGGTTTCATAAGGATTCAATGTATATGTTGTAATTGCAGGATTTATAGGATCTGGAGGAGGCGTTATTGTGCCGGGGTAAGAAGTTGGAGTACCAGTACGAGTTACAACTAGAATATCATTGAGAGTTATTCCAGAGATAGTAGCACCACTAGAATTGGTTATAGAACCAATATACCCTACTGGTATGCTCTTGGATGGAAATACCAAATTTTTGCGAATAGAAAGTGGATTATCTCCCTTATATATTGAATCCTGTGCTTCTACGAATGTACCATTATATTCGAACCTAGCAGTATTGATCATATATCCTTTGGTAACATCATCTGAAGTAATAGTAACAGCACCAGAAAAAGGAACACTACCATTAGCAGGAATTGTTGTATCCTCAACAGGAAAATTATCAGTGTCTCTTATATCTACTACATCTCCTATAATATCAAAGGGGTTAGGATTGGATACAGTAATGATGAAGTTGCATAAGGCATTTTCTGTTAATGATTCAGAAGTAAATACCTTATTGATGCTAGGAGGAGTATATTGACTTATCAAAGTATCTTCTTGTGAAGTGGAAGTCTTGAATCCGCTACCAGAAGCTGTAATAGTGTTAATAACCTTATCTCCATTCTTAACAGTAAGACCAGGAAATTCAACAGTAAAGTTGGAACTACTATTTGCAGTCACGGTAAGCGGATTAGGAGTAATAGTAACAACTCCATTATAATCAACTCCATTAACATTAAGAAGGTCAATAATCTTGACAGTTACTTCCTTATCGGTAGTGTTATATAGAATACCATCATAGATGAGCGAATCTAATCCAGGTGTTAGAGGTCTATACTTCTTTGACACTAGTAATTCTCCATCTGAATCTTTGGATTTTCTAGGTCTGGATGGATAGCAATGTCTAGACATTTATATTCTCGGAAAATAATACTCTCTGAGTATTTAATTATTATCTCTACAATACTTTAACAAATAATACATCTTAACCATTATTACCCTCAATACAAATGTCTGATAGAATAACAATACCAAACAATTACTCTGTAGCAGTAGCATGTAGAGATGAGATATTATTCTGTTCTAACAATACCAACTCAAGTAATATTCTACTCTCAGTAGAAGACTTCTTTTGCATTGACTATACCACCTTTACTAGAATGGAATACAAGGGCAGTAACTTTTCAATGCTTCAGAAACTACTCAATTTACATGGTAATATTCGATCTTTAACCATTAACAGCAAATCACCAATGATAGAATGTTTCAACTCTATTAACAAATTTCAACTCAAAGAACTATCTATATTCACTGTAATGGATCAGATAACTTGGAACAATATCACTGAATTCACTGAACTCGAATATCTTCATGTTATTGATAATTCCATTTACAAGTGGCCAAAATGTAATAATATTACTTGTTATGGTCCAAATAAAGTGCCCAATGTTGAAACAGTTAGATTAATCTATCCTGACAAGGAAATAGAGCTACAAAATAATAATAAAACGGTAATATTAGAAAAGTCTGAATCAACTGTCACCATCAATCACAACATTGATGAACTGTTTTTAACAGATGGTAACTACACATTGCAGGGAAATGGTTATATCAAACAATTATCATTGGACAATGCTGTTGTCAGTACTACTTTGAACATTACAACAATAATAGTCAATGCGAGTGGACTTCTTCCTGAACTTCCAAAGTGTGAGAATCTAGTCATTAGAGGATTTGCTAGATGGAATCCAGATGCTCTACCAATGACTAACGTGTTATACCATTCTGACCATTCGAAGTGAAGCAATGGTATAAAGACAATGAGTTAAATCGATTGAATGGAAGACTCCTTCCAGGCTAGGCCTTTTGAGGAAGTAAAAATTACGACAATAGTGCATATTGGTAGAATAGCTGATAATGTCGATTACAAGCTATTATTTCATGCTGTTCCACTAATTCATGAATTTACTGCCAGAACAGACATTTCATCAAAGTGTCGAAAGTTTCCGTGTAGTACCAATAGTGGTGATATAATTCATGCTTCTTTTGAGAATCAGTGGCGTGGTCTTCCTTCCAAAAAGGATGCATTCAAGCATTGCATGCAAATGGCAATAAGTTGTAGCAATAAGAATATATCAGTAAAAGTATCAGAAAATCGTGTTCATTATTCTGGATCACAAAGGCATGATGATGCAATAGAAGCGAGCGGGTACATTCAAGACATTCTGGTTAGAACAAAGAGATATATTGAATTAATGAAAAGTAATCCCAAGATTGTATCAATGGCTCTCGAATTATTAAAAGGAAAAGAGACAAAAAGGTATATACTGAGCAAGTTATTTACTCTTGAAACAGATGATTATTTTGTGAATCAGAACCCAGATGTTGATTATTCTGGTTTGACAGAAGAAGAGTCTGACCTCCTTAGGTATCTACTAAACTTTAGATTCGATCCAAGAAAGATACAAATCATTGTGATAGACAAGGTAGTAGATAAAGAAACGGGAGAGCCATTGATAGATGAGAAAACGAGAGAAGAGGTAACGACAAAATCGATTGTAGATCGATATATACAACAATCGCCTTATTACACTGATATTGAAGAAAAGTTTAAATACCTAGTAAGGTCAGGTGAACTATATACTGATTTGCCTGAATTGCAAGAGCCAGTGCAGACAATGGTAAATTATAGTTACAACTTGGGATTCTCTATAAACAGAAGTGTATTATCTGAATTGTTGAATGATTGTGATGGCTTCATTGGTCGATTTGGAAGTGGTCTTACAGATAGTGCTAGTATAGAACTTCCATATATTCCAAGTGTTGAACAAGAATCGAGAAACACAAAGAGAAGAACAGTATGGCGTCATACATTTACGTGCTTTGCAAAGGGAAGTATAACACAATCGAGTCCAAATGAAACAATGGCAAGATATGCATACAATCTATTTATGAAACATATTGCATTGAATCATAGGATGATAAGACATGTTGATTGATGTCTAGTTAGTTAGATTCTTGATCCTTGGAAATGTTGGGATCAGTATGTTTCTAAGGATTGGTAGATTGCTAGAATGACTTGTGTTTGCCATTACAGAAATTGTATATAACTTATATACATTGTTTGTATTGATGTCTGGTTAGTCAGGTTTCCAATCCTTAGAAATGTATACATACCTTACGGTACATTTCCTAGAGTTGATAGATCGATGGAACGGACTATATTTATCATTATGAGAATTGTATATAACTTATATACATTGTTGATATTGATGTTCTGATGTCTAATTGGTTGGGCTCTTAATCCTTAGAAATGTATACATACCTATCGGTACATTTTCTAGAGTTGATAAGTCATTGGAATGGATTGTATTTGTTGTTACAGAGAATACATAATTTATATGTATTAATAAGCTTGATGCTCTGACGATCGATTTTGGTCAGGTTTCCAATCCTTAGAAATGTATACATGCCTTACATTTTCTAGAGTTGGTAGATCGATAGAATGGACTGTATTTATTGTTAATAAGAATATGCATACCGTTAGGCATGGTATATTATCGAGATCGATGCTCTGACGATCGATTTTGGTCAGGTTTCCAATCCTTAGAAATATCTACATACCTATCGGTACATTTTCTAGAGTCGGTAGATCGCTAGATTGGATCGTATTTGTTGTTACAGAGAATACATATAAGTTATATGTATTAATGAGATTGATGCTCTGATGATCGATTTTTGGCCAGATCTCCAATCTTTAGAAATGTTGGAGTCAGTATATTTCTAAGGATTGAGAAGTTACCAGGATAGGTTACTTTTATTGTCATGAATAATATACATGCGGTAAGGCATGGTATTTTCTTGTCAATGATAGAAGCAGTCTATTTCATCGATCTATCAACTCTAAGAAATATACCGATAGGCATGTATACATTTCTATAAGTCAAGAACCTGACCAAATCGATCATTAGAATATCAACCTCAATGGTACATGCTGCTATATATGTTTCTCATTAAAGACAAATAAAGTCCATTTCACTGATCTATCAATCCTTAGAAATATACTGACTCTAACATACCTTACGGTAAGGATTGGAAACTTGAATAGTAAGACATCAGAATATCGACTTCATTAATATACCATGCCTATCGGTATGTATATTCTTATCAACGATGATGACAGTATATTCCATCGATCTATCAACTCTAAGAAATGTACCGATAGGCATGTATACATTTCTAAGGATTGGAAGTCTGACTGGATAGGAATAAGAATATCAATGTTAATAATGTATATAACTTATATACAATCTCTGTGATGACAAATACAGTCCATCCTGACGACTTATCAACTCTAGAAAATATCTATATGTCTATTGGTACATTTCCATAAGTCAAGAATCTAACTAATCGGACAACAGAATATCAATATATGTATTCATAACAATGAAAGCAGTCTATTCCCAATTATAACATTTGGAGTTGGTAGATCGATAGAATGGACTATTCTATCATTGATAGGAAAATACCATGCCTTACCGTATATATTATCGACATTGATACTATGATGTCCGATTGGTCAGACTTCCCAATTCTTAGAAATGTACTGACTCTAACATACCTTACGGTAAGGATTGGAAGATCGATGGAATGGATTATATTTGTCATCATGAAGAATACATAAGTTATATACATTGTTGATATCGATGTTCTGACGATCGATTTCGTTGGACTCTTGACTTATAGAAATATCTAGATCCTTACATTTCTTAGAGTTGGTAAGTCACTGGAATGGATTATATTTGTCATCATGAAGAATACATATAAATTATATGTATTATTGAGATTGATATCCTGATGACAGATTAATCAGGTTTCCCAACCCTTAGAAATGTTAGAGTCAGTATATTTCTAAGGATTGATGGATCGATGAGATGGGTTATATTTGTCATTGACGAGAAATATACATACGGTATGTATATCGCAACATTGAGATTCTAATTGGTCAGGTTCCTAGCTCTAAGAAATGTAGAGTCTTATATTTCTTAGAGCTAGGAACCTATAGAATCGTTCTATTTGGATCATCAGCAAGAATATATACATACGGTATGTATATCACGATATTCTAATTGGTCAGACTTGCAGATAAACCATTTCCATTACTGATTCTTCTTGACAAATGGACTTTCTATCGGCTTTACTACTCGTATCTTTGGAATCTCTTCTCTTTCATTACCATTTCTCACACTATCGTTCCCATTTCTCGTTTCACAACTCGAAATGTAATCATCCTCTATAACCAACGGTTCCTTCTTGACAATCACAGGAGCTGTCAATATATTGTCTATACCACGAACAGATTTGCTATATAACAATGCAAATACTCCTTGATCTTCCAATTCATCAAGAATGCCACCTACCATCATCTGTAGAAATACTACCAACAACATCTTGTTGTTAATTGGAATTAACAATAGTATCAGCAAAATGTACATTGATATCAATAACAAGATGTTCCTTCGCCATATCAAGTAATTGTCCAAAGTGTAATTGTCTATTACATGAGTAACCAGTCGTTCAAAGTACTTTTTATGGACGCGTATATAATTGTACAATGGTGCTCTATTCAACAAGGCAGACAATACAACAGGAGTTATATAATCTATCCAATGATCTGCTCGTAATAGAAAACATAACACTGACGATAGATGAATCTTGATTACACTTGTCATGACATGCATTAGAATGGATGACATTGCATTTACAGCAATTTTGGACTTTAATCCATATTCCATAATGCTAAATTCGTGATTGAACAACTTGGCTGCATCTATCAAGCTACCAGTATTCCACAGTCTCTTGATTACTTTGAACATTCCCATATTACCATATTATCTGTCAAGACATTTAACAAACGTCATTCATTTTGATTTTACTGTGAATAACCATAACAGATAATAGAATGTTTCGTTTCTACTCTGCTATTGGCGTTGTTACTTTTGCTTGTAATATTGTATCTCAAGAATTGTATATTGATGATCTTAAATCAAGACATGGCATTGATAATCTTGGCTTGAATGTTTCAGAAAGTCTACATAGTGCTGTATTCTGGCCTGTTTGTTATGGCATGATATTTGTGAGAATGATGGGATGGGACAGTTACTTTGCAAAAAAGTATATTGATAGCTATGAGCTTCTCAGATTACCTAGATCATTGTCAGACAAAAAGTATCTTGTTGATGAGAGAGAAGTTACTGCTGATGAGATAATGGAACTCAAACTATAACTCAATAAATATTGGTCATAAGACCAATATCGTTGCAATTAGTCCTATGACTAATCTCCAAGTTAAAAATACTCTTCTGGCACTGCAAAAGGAATATCACTGTTTATTGCAAACTTCTTGTCAGAATCACTAAAGTCTCCTGATCTACCGGCTGCATCACCTACATAATAGGTATCACAATCAAAGTAGCTTTTAATCATTGTATACATGCCAATATTTGGTTTTCTATATTCATTATCTTCTGTTGCTGCTATTACCCAAGGATCTATTCCACAATTTAACAGTTCATCAACAATATTGTCTATCCTTTGTATTGCAGTTTTTAATTTTTGTCCCTTATATTTCTGATTGGTCAGAATGGCAATGGAATTACCTTGTTCAACAAGTAACTTTAATGTTGCTATCCTGTTGGGGAGGAAATGGTAGTCAAGAGCATTTCTAAAGAACTTTCCTTTGCTGCTAACAAGAGTACCATCAAGATCAAAGCATACTAGTTTATCCAATGTATTACCTTTGCGAATGTATACTCCCTTCTCTGTCGGTTCCATGTTATATAACTATATTAGTTACATGCCATTCAAAACTGAGCTTCAGGAACCCAATAGATGGTTCGTCCATTCGTCATCTTTTCATTAAGAATCTTATGGCCATACTTGTCAGTGTCCTTTTCATAAACAGCAGTACTGTATCCACCTCTTGTTCCATCTGGATATTCTTCTGTATCTCTACCTCCAGATAGGTAACTAACTCTGACAATTGTGAACACGCAGATTCTGAGGTATTCCAATTCTTCATCGGTAATGTCTTTCATTATTCTAGTAGGCTTAATCCCTGCATAATACAAAATATCATTCATAAGATACCATCCAATGCCAGCAATTCTGTCTTGTTCTAACAAGACGTCATAAATCTTCTTGCCTTTACCTTTATTAGTTCTGAATATTGCCTTCCATTCCTGTTCTGTCAACCATTCACCAACAGACAGAGCAGTAATGTCAGGACCCAACTTGCTATATATTTCATTATCATTACTGTAGTATACAACATTTCCAAACGACAGCTTGTCATCATAATAGATATCAAAGTCGTTCAACACAAATGTTACCTTTGTATATTCACCCTTATTGTATAGAATAGTACCAGTTAATCCAAACGAAAAGACGAGATTACCACCTGTTGACAGTTCCCAAATCAACTTCTTTCCATATGATTTTACTGCAGTAATTACGCTGTTTGACTGGATATCACATCTGCACTTACCGCTTACATCATCTATAGCAAGAATAGTCTGTCCAAGTAGTTTATTTCTTATCTTATCTGCCAACACGCGAATTTCAGGACCCTCAGGCATCTTTTGTTACCATATATTTTAAGTTGTTATACAAATATATGGCCATAGAAGTAGACATTGACTTGCTGCTAAAGTTGTCAATGGATCTTTTGGACAAGTACCCATCCAATGGAGATGTTTATTCATTGCTGCTACTTGCACTAGTGACAGTTATAGAATACAGCAGATCGATTACTAAACTTGGGTCTTCTGGCAAGATTGAAACAGCCATTCAGTACATTCCTGAACTATTGAACATGTTGAAAGCAGAGAAACACATGAATCATGAAGTCTGTGTCAAGATGGAACAGAAACTAGCACTAATCAAGGATGATATTCCAGATATTATGAGATCTTACATTTACATGGCCTGGGGATACAGAAAGACAGAAGAACCCAGTGAGAGCAAAGATAGAAAACATAAAACTGCCAAGAAGTAAATATGTATCCAGTCTTAGTATATATACAAAATCTAACTGGAACGCCTGACACATATGGAGAGACATACTTTGCCGATTACATTGAAGATAGAGGTAATGATAACGTTCTGGTAAACATTAATACTGACAAATATGGCTATTCATTAGATCATCCAAAGATTGGTATACTAAACAAAAGGCAAATCTTGAATTGTGACCCTGTTGTAAATCATCCAGTCAAGATATATATGGAAAAGTATGAAGCCACTGAATTTGCTGTTGTCGTTGGAACCAATGAAGGAAAGAAACTAAATCCATTAATGAGTACTAGTAGTACAGCTTTTGGTTCTGGTATATATGGACGCAATGAACGAGTAGGTCAGACTGCCATTGTAATTAGTTCACCATTCTATATTAAAGATAGAGCTCATGGTGATTCTATAATTCGAGCAAGCACTGCAACCAACAATTATCTAGACAGAGCAATATCATTGCTGCAAAAAGAAGAGGAGATTTCTGATCTATTGGAAAGATACGAATACAAATATCTGGTTAATTTGTGGACCATTGTATTTGCGCGCGCCGATGAGAAATTTGGCCTTGATGATCTAGAAATAATTATGACCAACTACTTGCTTGAATATCTAAATGGTCCAAGATATTATGACTCTATTGACAATTCATCACTAATTGTACTACCAATTAATAGAGTAATGGGATATATGGGTTACAATGGATTATATGCAATGGATTCAGCTGATGAGGGATGGAATAGAGGATCAGTGAGTTATTCATTGGATCATGTTGGTTATTATTTGCAAGGAAATAATGAAGAATAAAATGGATAACCCAGAGCTGTTGCGATTGCTAGTTCAACTTCCTGATGACAAGAGATTATACTACAGTAAGAGGAAGAATATGGAATATGAGCGATTGGCAGAACTGGTTGGAATCGACATTGATGAAAAGACAGAACTTGATTCAAGCGAATTGTGTGATGAATATACTGACTTTTACAACAAGGTAATGTTGTTTGAGGCACAAGGACTGAGACAAACAATAACTGTGAATGAAATATTGAGGAGTATAGGTGTAGAACCGAGAAAGATGCCGTTTGAAATAAAAGAAGAGAAGCGTGAGAGAATGAATAGCATACTGGACAAGGTATTTGGCAGTTGGGAGGATGATTACAGCCATCTGGGTGATGATGCTATTGACTTTTAACTTGATGGTAGAATATGCCTATCGGTAGGCATGGTATGCTGATGTTCTGTCGATCGATTTTGTCAGGTTTCCAACTCTAAGAAATGTACCGTTAGGCATATCTACATGCCTCACGGTGAGGTTGAGAAATGGATGAAAGTCGCTATATTTACCATGTCATGAAATATGCATATTAGTATGTATATTATTGAAATTGATATTCTGATGACTGTTTCTGTCCTTTCCAGGTTATAGAATATGTACCGCTAGCCATATTTACATTTCTTAGAGTTAGTAACCTGGTCAGAGTCGTTAAGTCTGGACGCTGCTGCTGATACTGTTAGAAGCATCAGAACTTTTGATCTTAAGAATGCTAGTATTAATAGTCTTATTCAAAAATCAAAAGTTCTGACAAAGATATGTACCTATGAAGAATTGGACATTGACATTGTAGAGAAATGGCTCGAACAAGGAGATAAGAATGCTATAATAAGTAAGAATAATTACAATGAGCTGTGGAAAGAGTACCCCGCTGTTGCATTCCATGGTTCAACTATGAGTAAAGAGTTGATATTCAATAACAAGCTATTGAAAATTAGAAACAGAACTCTATACGATCTTGTCAAGTATTGAGATATATAACTCGTTAGAGTCATATTCTATTTGCATTTATTCACGAGACAGTAATCTTACGTTGTCCAACATCTTCTCTGGACTATAGGTTACAGTTTTAAAGGTTACAATCTCAGGTTGGATAGGATTATTGGGATCAATGTCTACAATCTTTGTATCTTCACAATCCAATGCATTAATGCTGTTGCATTCAGAAATGGTAACATCTACATTTTTGCACACAAGAGTATCAAGTTTGTTCATCAAGCCAAGAACAGACCATTGAGGATATCTGCCAGTTCCATTCAAGCGAAGAGTATCAGCTTTGCACTTGAACAATGATACTTTTTCTGCATTTATGGTAGTATCAGTTCCAAGCATGGCACTAGTGAGAGCAACATATTCAGCCGTAATTTCGAGTTTATCACAAGCAGGAATATCCAAACCAAAGATGTAACCCTTGGATTCAATCTTGATGGCTTTGATTGGAAGCTCAGTCTCAGGAAAGACAATCTTGTTTGAACCCTTTGAAAGGACAATATACTCGTGAATGCCATTTCTATTCAGTTCATCAATGGACACGGGAAAGCGAGTAACATCTTGTGAATCCGGATATACAATAGTAGAATGAGTGGACTTGTTGAAACTATCTTCAATGATCAGAGTAAGCTTGACTGTCCAGTCATCCATTGATGCTAATTCATTGAGAAGGTCATTGCTATAGTCGATTGAGGACATGGGAATTGGCCTCTTGGTCTGTTGATTTTGTTCTCACTTGCTTGTGATTAGTAGAATAATGAAATTTTGTGCCTACCTAGCAGGATGGAACGAGATTGATAATGGTAAATCTACTAGTGAAATTATAGATGGTCGATTTCACGGTCTCATTGCAATGGTGAGATATCCACATGAAGAAGTGGAAGACCTGCTAAGTAGTTATGATTTTTGGGAACCATATCAAGAATCCAAGTGTTACAGTGCAAGACCATACCAAGCAGCATTTACTGGCGTTACTAAAACATATACCAATATGCTAGTAATGATGGTTGTTTGTCCTTTTCCAGACTATAGAAAACATTAGGATCATTACATTTTCTATAACCTGAAGAAGAACAAAGCAACACCAAAATCTAATTCATGAAATATGCATATAATAGTGAGCAAGTCAAGAGAATGAAGTTCTTAAATGTAACGCTTGAATGACATTGAAAACACTTGAAGAATCTACCGTGTTACTACTCAGTACGACCCATTTCGAGCGTTTTCGCATGTTTTTGACCTAATCACAATTATTGTTTATCGCTATGAAATTAAGAAATAAAGTGAAAATAACAAATATGCCAATTCGAGCTTCATTGACCTTTAATGACAGTCCTGACAATATATCCGATCCTTTTGGTTAAATTAAGTTTCAATATAACAGTATATACTTTTCTGAACAAAGAATTATATGCCAACTCATGACTTTGATGTTGAGAGAAACCATATATTTCATGATACATTGATATGGACAGGTCGAATCTGAGACTCTAGAATATGTGGAGAGTCTTATTTTCTAAGGTTGATAGATGGATGAAATTGGATTCAGAACGTCAATCTCGATAATATACATAACAGTATGCATATTTCATGTCATGAGAAATCTAACGACTTCTATCCATTTCTTAACCTTAGAAAATATACATATTCTATAGTTTGGAAAAGGATAGAAACAGTCGTGAGAACGTCGATATAACAAATATGCATATTTCATGACATGAGAAATATAACGAGTTTCTTTGGTTCTCTAACCTTAGAAATGTAGATATGCCTAACGGTACATATTCTACAACCTGGAGAAGAACAAAGTAATAACAAGAACGTCAATATAACAAATATGTATACTAATATGCATATTTCATGACATGAGAAATAACGATTATGGTTAGACTACCAATCTTAGAAAATGTAAGTCTCTCTACATTTCTTAGGATTAGAGAAAGGGCGAAAGCACTCGTCAGAATGTCAATCTTGATAATATACATACTAATATGCATATTTCATGACATCAGAATTATATGGAGATTCATGGGTCTATCAACCTTACCGTGAGGCATGTAGATATGCCTAACGGTACATATTCTATAGTCTGGAAAAGGGCAAAGTAACAACAAGAATATCAATCTCGATAATATACCTATTCAATAGCATAAATATACCTGTCATCAGGTATATTAATTATTCAGAACCAGCATTGTTAATGATATCAATAACTTCTTGTAGTTCGTCAGAAATGTTATCATCATCAAGAAGAACATCTACCTTTTCAATGTTATCATTATCTTCGATACTATCACTATTGTCAGCGCTTTCAGTGCTGGTAGACTTTTCATTGCTTTCTGTACTGTCAGTGCTGTCTTCTCCAGCCTGTCTCTCCTCCTTCTTTTCAAAAGTCTTTAGCACTTCACCAATAGTAAACTTGATCGCATCTCTATAACCATCAATAGTGTTATCGATAGGTCCATCATTAGCAGTCTTCAAAAGTTTATTCAGTCCATTCATAACAGCAACTTTGGAACCATCAAAGAACTTTGTACTAAGAGCAAAGAAGTTGTCACTAATGCTCATCTTTTTATCAAAGGTAAGGTTATTCAGGTTCTTGCAAATGCCATCACCACAATCGAGCAAAAATTCATTCACCAAGTCACTTGTTGCATCTCCCATTTAGTTCTTTGAATTAAATTTATTTAGATCATTGATCTTCTGCAAAGTCGTCTTCTTTGTTCTTCTGCTCGAAGTCCTTTTCAGTAAGATCCTTCTCCTGTTCGGAGTCCTTCTCCTGTTCGGAGTCCTTCTCCTGTTCGGAGTCCTTCTCTTCTCCAACCTGGTTCTCCTTTGTCACAAAGCTATTCATAAAGCTCTCAATATGTGTCTTCTCAAACTCACAAAACTTTTCCTTCACAGTGTTGACGCACTCATTGAATACCGGAATCACAGTGGTATTCATTGTAGTGCGAATAGTATCCAACACATTCTCAAGAGGCGATCTATCCTTGCCCATTTGTGTTACATTTTATTTTCTAACTGCCTTCTTTCTCACTGCAGCTGTGAGTGTTGGTTTACTTACTATTACCTTCTTTGGAACTGCTTCCTCAAGTCGCTCATTATTTTCTTCTTCAACCATATCAATATTCATGTATGAGAATAATTGTGTTATATCTAGTGTATTTTCTTCTGTTGAAACTTCATCTCTAATTTTGGGCCTGTTGCCATACTCTACCAAATCAGAATAGCACAAGAATGATTTAATACAATCAACTATACTATTATTCTTTTCAACGGTAGCTTCCATCTTGACAAAGTGCCTTTGAGGATTCATTCTAACAGTAGGCCAATATAACAAAATGTTAATCTTCTCTTGAGATGTGTAATAGGCAAAATACTTTGTACCCAATCCAGATAGCACATCAACAATAATGTTATGAGTATACTGTTCTGTGAGTTGAACAGTCACAATCCAAGTTCTCGATCTTTCCTTCTTGTTCATGAGTGTATATATCCCAAGACAGATGCACAGTTCACTCAATCAAAGTTAATGTTGATATTACTAAATTAGTAATATATCAACGCGTATTATTTCTTATTCCACATGCTCTCAAGCCATGTCTTGCCCTTGACATACCAGGTGTGTAATGCTGGACAACCATTCGAAGCAGTAATGATTGCTAGTGCTGCTCTATTTGGTTCCATGGCTCTTTTCTCTCTGTAAAGTAATGTCTTTAAGAATCACATCTTAATACATGTACTCATCTCTAAACTGCTTGGCCGTGTAGATAGCAAGTCCTAGCTGTTGTGCCTTCTTGTACTTTCCATTCATATATTTACTTTCTAGTGTACTAATGATTAAAAAGCTAGTCTTACCATTTACATCGTTCTGCAGTCTCCCTCCATTCATGCCAACAAACTCAATTATATCATTATGCTTGACTCCAGTCATTACAATCGACTTTCCATCAAGACAGCCAGCTCCGTCCTTGTTGTCTTCCAATGATTCACTCAACACCACAATGTCATCATTCTCTAGATACCAATCAATAAATAAGGGCATTCCATTCACAACAATCTCAGCCAGCTTATTAATGCCCTTTACAGTTTTTAATCGCTCTAGCACATCATTTGATTCTGAATAATCAAGCTCAAGCAAGTCTGGAATCTCTGTGAATATCTGCGTAAATCTCTTCTTACCTATACCCGGAAAGAAGTATGTTGCATCAAGCAAGGTAGGAACAGAGATTCCATTCAATGCTGTCTTAATGTCATAACTATATTGCATTGCTAATTTGGCCGCAACTCCTTCTACCTTCATAAATTTATCCTTATCAGCTCTAATCAAATCAGTAATGCTGAGGATTCCTGCCTTTACCATTGCAAGAACTCGCTTTTCTCCCACATTCTTGATATCTAATAGCGTCAAGAAATGTTGCAACTTCTTGGCCTTCATCTGGTCATTCTCTGAATCTATAATTAAGTCTACTTGTGAACTATTCCATCTGTATTCACCAAATTCCTCTTTTGAAGGCCAAGTTGCTTCAGTCTCTTTCACTACAGATAGTACCTTTGGAATAGTACTGCCTGATCGAGTTACTACTACAACACTACCAGGACCAATATTTCTATCAATCACGTAAGACGCATTGTTACCAGTAGCCTTTTCTAACATGCCACCAGAAAGGAATACAGGTTCATATACAACTTTTGGAATTAATCGTCCTCCTTTGGATACATTCCATTCCAGCGCTTTGACAATTACTTCAGCAGTTTCTCCCACTATTTTCATGGCAATACTCTCTCTATCTGCTGAACCAATGACAATGCCATCCATGTCATAATCAACAGATTCATTTCTGACAATGTAATGTGTAGAAAGATCATCCCAATTAACTTGTTTCAATGTAGTCACGTCCAATACTTCGAATCCCCACTCTTGCAGTCTTTTTAATTTTTCTGTTACAGATTGAGGTAATTTACCTTTTGAATCGTAAATTTCATAGGTATAAAAGGTTAGCATTCTGAGCATATCTGGTTTAACAGCACCATTTACTAGGCCACTTACCACATTTCTGGCATTGCTATATTCACCCTTAATCTCATTGAAGAAACTTCTCTTCATGACCAATTCACCTCTAACAATGGCATTTTCTTGAATCTTGGGCAAATTCAGAAACGGAAGTATCTTTGTCACGTCAGATCCTTCTTTACCATTTCCTCTAGTATACAATCGGTATTGTCCATCCAATGATTCATAAACAAGAGTAATACCATCAAGCTTGTCTTCAATAGAATAAGGACCTTGATGTTTTGCTAGCCATTTACTGAGAATAGATTCATCAGTAGCTTTTACAGAAAAGCCCAGCATCTCAGCCGGCAACTTGACCTTCTCTCCTCTCGTTTCTGCTCCTAGAACATTGTACTTTCCATACTTTTGCTCATAGACAGCAACAGCATTATCGAACTCAAGGTCAGAAACCAAAGATTCACCATTATGATAGGCATCACTCCAGATTTGCAATTGGTCAAACAGCTCCTTCTCAGACATTTCCATTGCCATTAGGATGTGCAGTTATTCAGTATATTTCATTGAAATATAATCACTGTAGATTGTCCATAGGATATACGAATTTCCGAAAGAAATAAGGATCACTAGCTTGTTCAGACTCTGGAGATAACAGAGTACAACACCAGCGAGAATTTCTCACTGTCATTGGGTTATTTTTCTCATCTGTCGAAGTTACAGTAAAGTCCAATGGACACTTGACAATCAGGTCATTGTTATTCTTGATTCTATGACATTTCTTGTCAACTTCAATGATTCCTCTGTTTCCAGTTTGTGTAATCTCACCACCCATCCAAGTAAGTACCTTTTTGGTAAAATTACCAACAGTTAGAACAGGACAAGTGGACAGTACTATCCATTCAGGAATATCAATATTTTCATCCTGACTACACGATACTATTATATGACTGTATTCAAAGTCAGGAGCAATCTCGGGCAATGCAAGACTAAAGTGGATCCGAAGATTCACCAATATTTGTGCAATTCTCTCAGTAGATTTTGTATCTATCATAACCAAAGCGACTCTGCACATCTTTTGTCGTAACGCAAACAAAATAACTTTTGAATAATCACTCTTATCATAGCGTATTGACCTTCATTGCATTTATATCATACTGTTGCGTTTGTAACACTTTCATACATTTGATTGACTTGTCGCTTGGATAGTAAAAGGTTATTTCTACATTTTTATTTGGATCTATTTCCCATAGTACTTTGTGTGCTGAAAGCTGTCCTCGACCATTTCCAAGTGGATAGGTTACCTTCTTATCTAGGTAAGTAATGTGTGTAATAATATACCCCTGTTCCGAGTCAATGTAATAACCAATGATTTTGTCCGCGTCAAGACAATCAAGAATAGTAAATAAATGTCCATTCAAGCCTAGAGTAGATGGAACAAACCAGTAAATACCCTTATAGAATTGAACCTTTGGGTCATTGTGACTATTATCTTGATATACTCGTAACAAACTTTTAATAGTCTTTCTCATGAATATTTCACTAATGGCGACATTTGGTTGACCAGTCCTGCTCATTCCAATGAGACAACCATCATGATCTAATATTACAGCTCCTTCTATTGCTTTATCTATTCCTGACAATAATAGTAATTCACCAGGTATATCATTGCATACATATCTATTGTCCGATATTACTACATGTAATACATTATTGGGACCATAATAGTTGCCAATCAACATTGCTTTACTGCCTGGACACATATTTCTTGATTTGCCCCAATTTAACACTGTAATATTCTCTATATTCAATGATTCACAAATAAGTATTGCTACTCCACCAAGATAATCCATTCCAACCAATTTACCTGGATAATTATTACCTTCAACAGTGACTATTATTCTTTCAGGCAATTCTATCTCTTGATCGATAAATGTAACCACATTCGATTCAGGGGCGAACGTTACGGCGTTCGATTCAGGGGCGAACGTTACGGCGTTCGATGTAGTAATTATATAGTGTCCTCTAATAAAGAAGCCATTAGCTTGCTTACTCTCATCACCTCTGACAGAAGTAACAGTAACAACACTATCTCTCATAGAACATATATATGCATTCTTGTTTCTAATCTTTTCTGTAAGCTTATCTACTTGCTTTTGCAGATCAGTATAGCTCCATCTAAGCCTATCGATTTGGTCGCTGGATTTACTCATTATATACCTTTATTAATAATTAAATTATATTACCAAAGAAAGGTATGCATGTTATTATTGTCATGACTGAAACAAAACCATGTGATGATAATATTCCCAAGCTAAAACAGTTATTTGGTGATCCTAGATATTTCACTGTTACAGTCTATGATGCTACTGACATGACAGAGAGAGATTATACAATTAACTGCTTAAACATGATGAAGAATGAGACATTTCTGTTAATCAAAGATAGCAGCATCTGTTACAGTAATAACATTACTCAAGATATTGATGATATACTAGCTTACAACAAGGATATGTACTTTTTGTCAGTATACAATGATGATTGTACCAAATATAGTAGCTTGGATAACAAAAACATTACAGTTACTACACATCCTACATCTACTCAGGCAGTTATCTATACTCCCAATGCCAATCAAGCAATGAGAAGCATGTTAGATAATAGTACAATGTCAGTTAGTGATATATTGAATCAGCAGATTTCAAGTGGTATTCTGTCAGCTGTTGCATACTATCCAAATATTATTTATTATGATGCATCATTAGCAGTGAATAATACTGATTATAATCGCTTGAACCAATGTGTTCCAATCGCTGCGACGAGCAATACTACAACTAATACAATTGTGTGGTTATCAATCATTGCAGCCATTATATTATTGGTATCTACCTTGGTCATGATTAGAAGAAAGTGATTGAGATGATGATACTGACAAATGGTACACTTATGTTTCTTGATAACTGCCAGTCTTGTTGTGGCTGGCCTTGAGTTACTAATTGGCAGTGTCGCTTTGCATGTGGCGACGTGTAATTCTATAAACGCAGATGAACGAAGAATAACGCACAAGAGGTGTTATTAGAATGGACACTTGTCTGTCCTCGTTTTGAACAGTCTTTCGACTGTTGAAAAGTTTTATTGTAAGATGTCACTATCTGTAAAAAGTAGAGTGATACCTTTAACGATAAAAGGTATCGCTGTGCCACTCAACATACAATGCATACGGAGAGTCTATAGTAATTTCCATCATGCCATTTAGATATATACTATTCAATGATGATATATGTTCAAGAGTAGTCATCTTTACAAGTGTCATGCGAGCAATACGATTGGTTGCAGTTACTTTGGCAGTTAATTCAGACAATGATTGAGTTAAAGCGATTGCAGTTACTTCTCCAGGTCGTCCAATGGCAGGAAAGTATTCTCCTGACTCGTTTGAATCTTCAGTCAATACATATTGTTCTTGAGGTAAGTTGAACTTTATGTAGTATTTGGAAAAGACAGTACCACTATCACCTTTTTCTCCTTTGACACTGTAACCATCATAACCTCTTGGTCCTCTCTCTCCATCTTGACCATCTTGCCCGTCTCTTCCATCTTTGCCAGGTGGTCCTCTCACTGTTAATACGTTCATCGACGTATTTCTATCTTTTAGCTTATCTATCTCTGCTTGTAGCAAATCCATCTGATCTTGTAACTTTGCTATCAATGACATTCTTTTGTTAGATGTAGAGTTAATTTAAAGCAGGTTGCAATCTTGGGATGCATCAGGATTAAATTGTGTACCTTTCAAGATTAGATGGTGTACCTTTCAAGATTAAATTGTGTACCTTTCAACACCATTTAATTACAATGACTTACATTGTAATTAAATGGTGTAATAAACGCTCGTACTCAGAACGTAGATAAATCCAATCGCTAAAGCAAGAGAAGACCATAACATGCCACTATTTACAGTTCCTCCTACTACAACCAGGATAAATGTAAATATCAACATTAACAATGGAGGATAGTTGACATACCACAATAGAATCAAGAACATTGGAATAATCAGTGCAAATATATACAAAATTCCATAATCTCCCAATATATCACCTCCATTGTTGTACCATTGAATGTCTCTGTCACTCATGTCAATGGTGAATGTACTCGTACAGGCAAAGTATATCATAATTGCAAAAATAATGACTTCTAATGCAAAGATACCAGCTGCTACTGCCCACAAAGGAGTGTTATATAACAACCAAAATGCACCAGCTGATAGGAACAAACACTGTAACCAGAAACACATGAAATAAGAAGCACCTGTCTCTTGAGGACTGCTATAATTAAATGCTACAAATTGTATTAGTTGCATTAATGCAAGTACAAATAGAAATGATGAAAATACTCTGTCGTATTCAAAGTTTCTGTACCATACTATCAATGCAAGCACAATTAATATCCACCAACTAATGATACTAGATCTAGCTGCAGAGTACATGATTATTACCTTTTGTGTGATGGCATTTTTGTGTTCTGAGAAAAGTAAATGTCAATGAATAAGGAAGATAAATTCTATGATACTCACACATTATTCTGCAGAACTGGTCCAGTCAGCGAGAAGCAGTTGGTCGATTACTTTGAGAAGATTACCTCTAATGAATGCAAAATACACGTAAATGTAATAAAGAATGGAATAGCGTACATCTACGTTGAATCGAGCAGAGTGTATTACATGTTGCTAGGCAAGAATCCAGATGGCACAGATAGAATTGTATATAAGGAGTGTGATCAGAATAAGTGGACTGTTAGTGAAGGTAAGGTACCAACTTGCTTGCCATCATTGATTGAGATTCCACCTATTGTTATTAATGACATTACTTATAATGTTGTAATAGAAAAAGCATCTGTTGGAAGAGTTAATTTGTTCAGGCTGGCTTCAACGTTAAAATGTTGTGATGTTCCAGAATGGGTCACTAATGATAGATTAAAAGAGATGTTTTCCGTGTATGCAACCGATTCCATTACCCCAAGAAAGAGAACAAATAAAGGACTTGTATTTTATGAAGCATATCCATATATTAACATTAGTTCAGACAGAACTGCATTCATTGTCTTTGATCCTGCAACAAGAGACGCACAATTTGCAAATTACATGGTAAATGGTAAGATAATGACAAATAACAATGAAGAGAAGGTGCTAGTGTTAGAACATTCCTACAAGACAGAAAGAGACATGAATAAAGGCTATTTAACTCTTAGTGAAATCCAGAGAGAGTTACCAATTGGACAACTCAGAACTTTGACAGCAATAAAGGTAAAGAGAACGAGAGTGTTACTTTAAGATATTACTTACCAAGTAATATAGGAGGAAAGATTACTGAAAAGGATTAGGATCCCATCTCAACAGAGTCACGCCTGATGTCACTGCTTGTCCTGGATCTGGTTGACAGTTGCCCAAAGTAGTTACATCAGGTCCAGTAAATCCAACTGGTCTGTATATATTACTATTGAATGCAGTCTCTTTCCATACACCACTAATATCACCATTGAATTGGCAATACTGAGGATAAGCTAGATAAACAGTCTGATTAGAACCAGGCACACAATCAGTACTCTTCATTGGACGATGATAATACAAATCACCGGCTGAATTAATAAATAATATCTCATCCACTGTGAGAGTTGGATCATGAGCTAATGCATCTCCTGGATCATTGTAATAGTCTGCTGCTCCACAAGGTCTAGCTTGACTGGGACAATAAGTAAACAGAAATGTCCTAGTATAGTAAGCAACCCATAAAAGTATTAGCATTATAATCATGCCAAGTAACAAGCCTATGAGAAAGCTTGCAAGTTCGAACGTTGCCATATTATTTTTAATAAAGATAATATTTATGTAGTAAATGTTCGGTTCTACAGTAGTCAGGTACAATGCTAGTTCTTTGGTTGTGCCAGATGGCCTTATGACAATGGAAAATGTGTTTACACAATTTAGATATACAATGATGTACAATGGAGAAGCATTTACTTCTGATAATAAGGAATCATTGCTAGAATATGCAGAATATTTTGGAATAAAAGGTCCAGTGATTTATGATAGTGTTACATTTACCAAGGTCAAGGTTATGGATTATCACAGTGGTAACGAAAATAAGGTAACAGGATACATGACAGTTGGAATGAAAGGTGAGAGACCAGAGAGACTTACTCATGAGAACATTGAATTAAATTGGGACACTTTTACCTATACTAATCCTATGAAATATCAGGAAGAAGGCATGATAAAGTTGAGAAATGTATTGGGGCGAGTTAATGCTGATGAAATTGTACTCAGTAATCGTAGTACAACAGAAGGACCTATTCTCATAAAGGGACCAATGTTTGATAATGTTAAAGAACGAACTAGCAAACTAGTGCTAAATGGCATTAATCTCGACCTAGAAGCAATGGAATCATTGAGTCAAAGGAATGTTAAAGAGATGAGTGTTTATCCATTGCTGTATCAAGATTATTTTTATCTTCTTACTTCTTTGGAGAAGCTAGTGTTACACGGTGGATTTACTAATCTTCCATTGATGCCACTTGGTATAAGAGAATTGGATCTTGATTTGGCAACTGGTTTCCAGATGAGAGTAGTAATGTTACCTGAACTCGAAACATTGACAATTGGTACAAGTAGTGATTACCTCTTGTACCAATTGCCAAAGTTAAAGACATTGAAGATCAGAGCTACTTCAGACAGACAGTTCTCTCTTCGCTTTGATCAGCTAGATCAGGTAAAAGAACTAGTTCTAAATTCTGACGAGTTTTCAGGCAAGTCGATGAGCAGATTTGTTGAAAGATTGTTGAGGTATATGCCAAATGTAACAAGCTATGAAGGTCCAGTCACAAGAAGAATATTGACATTGTTACAAAATCTCGATTCTATTGTGGTTGATTTTGATAATGATATTACTGTGAGTGATATTCCAAGAAGTATAGTAAATGCCAATATTTTGCCGCTAGAAGTAGAAAACTTGAAGGCATTCCTCAAGAGTCATCCCAAGTTGAGACAACTCACCAGCGAAAGAGTAGAGAATTTTGATTACTCTGAGTATCCAAAGATTGAGTTCCTGTTCCCTGCTGAGGATTCTGCTGACGGTGGAGGCGACGCTTGAATGACATTGAAAAAAAGTCATGTATACTAACACGTGACACCCTGTTTCGAGTGTTTTCGCGTGTTTCTGGCTATTTTCATTTACCCAAAGTAGGTACATTTTCTTGGGCAAATTGACATTTTGAGAAATGACCAATTCGGGCTTTATTGACGCTTGATGACAGTCTGGACAATAATCTGGCTTGGTTCCTCAAAATTATAGTTTGAGAATTTATATACATACCTTATGTATATTTCAATGTTGATATTCCTATGAGTTCATTGATGAGAAGTATATGTATAATATGGGTATATTTCGCTATCATGATTCTGAAGTCGATTTCTTGGGTTCTCCAATCTATAGAAATGTAAGACCCTTGATGTTTCTAAGGGTTGGAGAAGGATAGAATTGGTCTCCCTAGAGTCATTAGTAACATTATATGCATAAGATATGTATATTTCGTTTCTGAAGTTATGGGATCGATTTACTTTGGATCTCTGACCTATAGAAATGTTAGACTGTTGATATTTCTAAGGCTTGGGAATCGGGCTATCTAACTTCTTGAGATCCAATGTTGGAATATGTATACTATTGTATATACTTTCTAATCATGATTTATTCTGCCGATTTATTCATGACCTCAACTTATAGAAATGTAAAACCTTGTATGTTTCTAAGGGTTGGAAGTCTGACCAATTGGTCTCTTGAGATCAGTGTTGGAATATACTTATATTAGTTATATAATGTTAGTAATGACTCTAGAGAGACCAATTCTATACTTCCCCAATCTATAGAAATGTAAGACTTTGTATGTTTCTTAGGATTAAGAGTCTGACCAATCTGACCCTCGAGGTCAATGTTGAAATATGCCTATATTAATTATATACTTCTCTAACATGATTTATTCTGTCTGTTCTGTCGATTCTCCAACCTATAGAAGTGTACCGATAGGCATGTTGATGTTTCTTAGGACTGGAGGTCTGACTATTTGGTCTCTTGAGGTTGATAATGAGATTATACATACTATTAATGTATATCTCATTATCATGATTTATTCTAACGATTCTCTGAACTATAGAAGTGTACCGATAGGCATGTTGATGTTTCTTAGGACTGGAGGTCTGGCTATTTGGTCTCAAAATAGTGACAATGGAATATACATATCTTACGATACTTATTAATCATTGAAAGATTGGTTAGAATAAATCATGATAGAGAAGTATATATAATAGTATACATGTTCCAACATTAATCTCAAGAGGCCGATTGGTCAGACTTCCAATCCTTAGAAACATCAACATGCCTATCGGTACACTTCTATAGGTTGGAGAATCGACAGAATGACATTTAGAATCATCATGAGCAAGGTTATATAACTAATATAGGTATATTTCAACATTAATCTCAAGAGGCCGATTGGTCAGACTTCCAATCCTTAGAAACATCAAGATCTTTACATTTCTATAAGTCAGAGGATCGACAGAATAAATCATGATAGAGAAGTATATATAATAGTATACATGTTCCAACATTGATCTCAAGAGACCGATTAGTCAGACTTCCAATCCTTAGAAACATCAAGAAACTTACATTTCTATAGATTGGAAAAGGATAGAATTGGTCTCTCTAGAGTCACTAATAAAAGTATATACCTATTATAGGTATATTTCGTTTCTAAAGTTATATGCTGGCTTCTTGAGTTCTCCAACTCTAAGAAATGTAAGACTCTTGATATTTCTAAGGTTTGGGAATCGAACTATCCAGTCTCTTGAGATCGATATTGGAATATGTATACTATTATATATACTTTCTAATCATGATTTATTCTGTCTATTCTCTCTAACTCTGACTTGTAGAAACATCAAGAGTCTTACATTTCTATAGACCGAAGGCGAGTAAAATTAATCTCTCCAGAGTCATGAGCAAAAGTATATATCTAACATGGGTATACTTTAACGCCGATCTCAAGAGACCGATTAGTCAGACTTCCAGTCCTAAGAATCATTGACATGCCTATCGGTACATTTCTTAGAGTTGATGGACAGACTAAAATCGTTAGATCATGGTTATATACCTATTATAGATATGTTCTTTCTAACGATCTCAAGAGACCGATTGGTCAGACCTCCAGTCCTAAGAAACATCAACATGCCTATCGGTACATTTCTATAGACTGAGGAAGAATATTAATCCCTCTATAGAATCATGAGTAAAAGTATACACATAATAGTATGTATATCTCATTATTAACCTCAAGAGACCAAATAATCAGACTTCCAATCCTTAGAAACATTGACATGTCTATCGGTACATTTCTATAGTCTGAGGAAGAGTAGAATTAATCTCTCCAGAGTCATTACTAACATTATATAACTAATATAGATATGTTTCAACATTGATCTCGAGAGACAGAATAGTCAGATTTCCAGTCCTAAGAAACATTGACATGCCTATCGGTACATTTCTAAGGATTGGAAGTCTGACTAGTTCGACATTAGAATCATGATAACGAGTTATACATAAGATATGTATAACTCTTTCTAACAACAAACAGAATGTCTATTTCACCAATCTATCAACTCCAAGAAACATTGACATGCCTATCGGTACATTTCTACAAGCTAAGGAAGGTTAGGATTAATCTCTCTAGAGCTATTATTAATCTTATATAATTAATATAGGTATATTCCAACATTGATCTCAAGAGACCAAATAGTCAGACTTCCAGTCCTAAGAAACATTGACATGCCTATCGGTACATTTCTTAGAGTTGATAGACAGACCGGAATCGTCAGACCATCATTATTAGAAAGTATATACTATTGTATACATATCCCAACATTGATCTCAAGAGACAGAATCTCTCTAATCCAATCCTTAGAAACATCAAGATCTTTATATTTCTATAGACTGAGGAAGAGTAGAATTAGTCTCTCCAAAGTCATGAATAAAAGTATATAACTAATATAGGTATATTTCGATGTTGATCTTAAGAGACCAAATTTCTCTAACTCTAATCCTTACATTTCTTAGAATTGGAAAAGGATAGATTTAGTCTCTCTAGAACCATGAGTAAAAGTATATAACTAATATAGGTACATTTCAATGTTGATCTTCCTATGAGTTGGTTAGATGGAGTTGTATAATGATTTATAGCTATTAATGATATTATGTTTTCAAAGTCGATTTCCTGGGTTCTCCAACCTATAGAAATATACCGATAGGCATGTTAATGTTTCTATAGACTGAGGAAGGATAGAATTGGTCTCCTCAGAACTATTATGAATAACATTATATGCATATCTTAGATATATTTCAACATTGATCTCAAGAGACCAAATGGTCAAACTTCCAGTCCTAAGAAACATTAGAGTCCTTACATTTCTTGGAGTTGATGGAACGACTAAAATCGTCAGATTATCGTTATCAGTATTATATATCTATTATAGATATATCTCATTATTAACCTCAAGAGACCAAATAGTCAGACTTCCAATCCTTAGAAATGTTAGGTTTATTACATTTCTTAGAGTTAGAGAAAGTAGAATTGGTCTCTCCAGAGTCATGAGCAACATTATATACCTAACATAGGTATATTTCAACATTGATCTTGAGAGGCCAAATAATCCTAACCCAATCCTTAGAAACATCAAAACTCCTATCGGTACATTTCTATAGGTTGGAGAACCGACAAAATAACTTCCTCAGAATCATGAGTAACATTATATACATAACCTATGTATATTTACATTCTCAGTACAATTCGATCATTGTCGTTAGTCCATGTATAATCTCACTGTATCACACATTTCATAAGATCAGCTCCCAAATTCAACCATCTGTCTCTTTGCCATCTCTGTCAGAATAATGTTGGCTTTGAATGGAACAATACAATTTAGCGAGTTCATGCGATTTCTCAACTCGACAGACAAATGGTCATATCTGTCTGCATAATAGATCAACATGTTGATATACATAAACTTGAATATATTGACTTCCTTTGGCAATCGAGATGTTCTTTCGATTATTTCATTGTACAGCTTGTTTGTATTTCCATATCTATCTAGATGATATCTGGCTATCGTATAGATATTATCTTCTGTATCAGTCTCTATATCTAGCATATCATCTATCAGCTGCAATGTTACTCCAAGATTCCACCATCCATCTCCAATCAAAGAGCGTCCTAATATAGCATGTAACACTCTAATTGTTTCACCTCCTTTTCGCCCCGCTATTTCATGATACTCTTGCTCAGTGAATGTACCAGGTGGTGATGATTGTATTACTAATCCATCTACTTCAGCTTGAAACAACAGTTTTATTGCTTCTTTCAATGTTTTGCATCTGTCTGCTTCTTCCAAATTCTTTGGAGTAATCAATATATTGTATACAATACCTATCAGTTTGAGATTGTAATTATCTGTTTCGATTGTTGGATCTTCTAACAGTTGGTACATTACAGCAATAGCTTGTTTCTTGTCAGTGTTTGATATCTTTGTATTGTCAATGTAGTGATCTACTAGCAAATATAACAGATTGTATAGAAACAGTTCATAAAAGTAATCCATCCATTCTTCAAACTGTGATACATACAACAGGCAAAAGTAAAAGAATCCAGATCCAGATGCAACAGTATCAGTCTCTCTCATATCAAAGATGTTGATGAAATATCTTGTGAGTTGTAGATACAAATTCAGAAATGGCTTGACCCACTTCTCTTCAATGCAAATGTATCCAGATGGTATTCTGTATCCTGTCATATTATTGATACTATTACAGAGTGCCCAATCACAACAAAAGTCAAAGGACTCATCATTATCCATTTTGGTATATCAAAAAACATTCACCAGCGAATGTTTACCTGGAAACATTCACTAATATTGTCAAGTCACCATATACTTTGACAAAGTATATTATCATTTATTCATCTTGGTACTAAGATAAGTGAGGAAATCTGTCTGACATGTATGTTCCTTGAGAATATCATAGTCAAAGTTTGGACACAAGACTGATTTTCTTTGGTTCAAAGTTTCTACGGCTGTGGGGATGTCTACTCCAAATGACGAATCGTTTACCGCTGTCGCCTTTTTTTTAGTACGTCTAGGCGTAGCTCTTCTTGTGATGCCTGTTTGACTAATGGGAATATCTTGGCTAATAAAAGGAGGAATGTCATGATTCAATGGTCCATCTTGAATGGAAATGGTATTTACATTATTTACAGTAGGAATAGGAGTAATGCTAATGGGACTATCAATAATTATAAGAGAACTGCGGTTGCCAGAGTCAACACCACCTTCTGCACTTGGCTTTGGAACTGCCCCTTCGCTTGAGACTTTATTGTTGATGCCATTTGTTGCTTCGACCACGTTGGTATCCAAGGATGGAGTTGCAATGGATTGTACTGTTGTCTCGGTACTATTGGTGGGGTAAAGTTTTGACGATTCGTCCTCAAGTCCAAACTCAAGAAATGCAATCAAGAGCTCAGGAACATCATCTCTTCCCTTGATCATCAACTCAATATTACTCTTTGTGAATCCTCCTTCTACTGGGACTTCGTTCGAAACTTCAAGAAGATAATCCAACAATGCAATATTATTACTAATCTTTGTCACCAATTCGTTTACTTGAGTGGAGAACTTGCTGTCATCCTTGTAAGTGGCTGCAAGAGTCTTGATGCCAGACTTTGCACTATCATACAATTCAACCAATGACAAAGCCTTGCTAGACAATATATACAAAAAGGCATCAGTCATGATTTTCTCAATATAAGACAGCGTTTCTGAACGATTCTCGCCATACACACGTCTCCAGAGACCACCATAGTAGGTTCTAGATACAACAGAATTGTTTGTGCTAGAAAACGTCTTTCCTTCTACCAATGAAGCAAGAGTGGTAAGCTTTCCTTTGTAAGCTTCAAACTCTTGATCCATTCTATTTTTTGTATTACAGATTATTTATTACTTTCACATTCATTGGTCTGTTGAAATTATATGTGACCATCTAAATTTTAATACAAACTGCTAGTAAATTAAATGTACTTTGTCAGACATTCGAACAGAGAATACAAAAATGACTATACTAGTAAATATGGATTAGATTCTGGTTTGTCAGTGTTTGGGCTAGAGAATGCATTTAGTTATTTTACAGACCTGAAGGAAAATGGATATATTCCACAAAAGATATTCTCTTCTCCTTACCTTCGATGCAGACAGACAGCAATGATTGCCAAATTAGTGTTTCAACTCGATATAGATATTGAATATATACCATTACTTGGAGAAAGATTTTGGAAACCCATCAACAAGTCATTGACTCCAATTACTTTTGAGACTCACATGCTAAAACCAATACTATTTGCAGAGTCTGGTCAACAATTCGAATCTAGACTGAAAAGGTTCTATTCAACTCACAATGAACCTGGACTTTACATTTCTCATGGCTATACTATAGAGAAATTGGCTGAATGGTACAATCAAAAGATTGAATATCCTGAGCCATTGGGAGGATTTCAAGTCAATGATTTACAGATAATAGATCCTACTTTGGTATCGAATAATGCAACTTGACCGCAAGGACAAGAAGTACCATTGACACAAGCGAGCAATGACTGATTAATGTTATCTCTTTTGAATTGTGAGCTGTTGTTAGTAATAAATGCAAGAGTACCGCTAATACAAGGTTGAGACTCTACACCATTACATTTCTTGGGCAGACCCATGCAAGTTACTATATCTTCATAAGATATATTAGAAGTTCCTGATGAATTAATGAAACCACAGCCTGGATTACTGACCGATATCAAAGATGGTCTTATAGCACATGTAGTATTATTAGTTTCATTAAGTATTAGTGATCCTCCATTGCCTACTGTGTCTCCTCTTGCTTGAATTACTGTTGCTCTCTGTCCAATTATGTTATTACTAGTACTATTTACTACAGTGAAGGTAGCAGATATATAATTGGGACATCTAGCTACTCTACTACATGGACAGACTATTCCTTCATCACAAAAGCCTAGATTGTTAGTACTTCCATCAGAAAGCATTGCATATGGAGTGATTGGATTATCACACATGAAACGAGAATTACATACTTCTGTAGATGGATCTCTTGTTACTATATCTCCTTCTTGTTCAGGACATCTCTTGTTGCCAGTAATAAGATTAGTAGCACATTCATTGGTATTGCAAGTATAAGCGATAGGCTCTACTTTGGCAGCACCACTAGATATAATTAGATATAGCATGTAAGCAAAGAATACAACTAACACAAGTATGGTAGACATCATTAGTCCGATATTATCGAGATTGCCTGTAACTATCTTAACCATATTTGGTTATATAATATTAATGAAAGAGAGATATTACTGGAGCAGTAATATTTGCTACTTGGTTAATTAACTCTCGAGTAATTCAACACTGGTTTAATAAACAAAATCAACAGTATTACTATTACCAATGCAATCAAAATGACAATCACAGTAAAGAAGCTATTATATCTCTGTGCTATCTGCTTCTCCTTTAGAAAATTGTCCTGATACTCTCTGAATGGATTCTCCTGTTGATCAGTACAATCTACTGTTATATTATCAGGTCCTCCTTCCATTGTATTATTCTGCAAGCAGTTCATTGTTCCACATTGTTGACTAATGATATTTGCATTACCTCCAATAGTAGTATTGTTAAGTACAAAATCTGAATTGCTAATGGTACAAGCACACTGTCCTGACTTGCAATTACCACATATTTGTGATATAGAAGTAATTCCTCCTACATTTGTATTTGCTATATTAGCAGTAATGTTATCTATAACACATATATTCTGTTTGCATAACACAGGCAGCAATGATCCTGATGCAATTGGTATTACTCCTGGTTTATTACATAATGGACTACATTGTGGTGGTATATTGAACTTTGATGAATATTCTTCGTATTCAGCAGCTGGCATATGACAACCACACCATTTTGTTGATTCTATGCTTCTACTAATCTTTTCTGTTGTATTATTCTTACAAATGGATCCTAATCCAGGTTGACAAAGAGATGGATATGGACAACATACCTTTTCATATAATACATCTTGCCATACACTCCAAGTAGGAGTACCTGGTTCTGATCCTATTACGAATCCCTGCCTCTGGTACTTTTCCATAGCCTTTCTGACTAATGATTGACCCCAATATAATCCAGAAGCACTTACTATTCCAGATGGAGGTAAATTGCAAGTACCGCCAGAGGGAATAGGAGGAACTGGTACCTTTGGAAATAGATTTCTATATAGTGCATATGTACATCCTCTTGTTGTATCATTCCATCTGTCCATCCATTGGATGCTATTTGGATCATCACCAGGTGCCTCTCCAACACAATATTTCATCAATAAATCTTGACATCCAGGTCCTGCTACATTTCTATATTCATAGGCACAAGTATTCTGCATGTCTGGATCAGAGAAGCAATTCTGTTCACTACCCAAGTGATCATAGTCTTTGAAACAACAAGAATATGGATCTCCCGAAAAGTACGTCCTCTTGCATTGCAGTCCTCCACCTTGAAATCCACCAGGAGTAGTACATATTCCACCATCTTCCCTGGTAACATCATTATAAGTACAGTTATTGACTGTATATCGTTCTCCTCCCCATTCATTAGCATTAGATAGTGAATTGCAAAAAGTTTGTCTTGCATTAGTACCAAGTGGTCCAATAGGAGCACAAAAATTGTGAATCTCAGGACTATATTGATTTAATGGTACATCGCAAAAGTTTCTTGGAATAGGTTTAATCGTAGAGCATCCCATTTGTTATTACTAATGTAGTAATAAATTTGTTATTACTAATGTAGTAATAATTTACTTTTGAATCACGATGAAAGTTACTTGAATAAGAATAGTATTCATAAAGTGTTAATGATTTTTATCTCATCGATTATCTCTACCTAGATCCATTCCCAGGCCTATAATATATACCAATGTGCTAGAAAAAATAAGTTGACCAGACCGACCTCAAAGCTCAATCTCCTTAAATGTATCCATATTACTATTAATATACCTATATTAGGCATATTCTATTCGCTTTGCTCATTCCACTTACTGTTCAACCAAAGTCTTACTAGCATCCAACCATACCTGTGATACATCTCTTCCTTCACCTATCAATATACTCATCATGCTAACAGGATCATCCATTCTAACTGGCTTTCTTGATCTAGGTGTCTTCATCAGACCAATGTGTCCCAATTTTTCCAGTTCTCTAGCAAATCCAACTCCAAATAATTGTGAGATTGGCTTGGCCAATACATTATTCATGTAATAATCAACATCAAGTTGCAATGGTTCAATGGGAGAGTCAGGCATTCTACTTTCTTCATACTGTTCAATCAGTCTCATTCTAGCACCAAGTGGAATCTTTGCTGGTTTGTACCTTTTCCTTCTTCCTCCTTCATCAGCAAGCTTTTCTTCATGACATGTCGTACACATTCCCTTCTCTGGACATACAGATCCAACTTCATCACAATAGTCACATTCTACTCCTTCTTCAGGACCATCACAATTATTGCATACACTACACTTTACTTCTTGTTCTACCTTGCAAACCACAAACTTTAATCTATCACCTGGAAATACAATCTTTCCTGCCTTGGCAAGACAATCACTAAATACCTTCATAAAGTATGTCTTACTCTTGTAATTGCCTCCCAACTGTCTTGTGCTTGCCAAATCTTCATAGTTTATGCTACCATTTACCAATGACTGAATGCCTCGCTCGATTACCTTTAGTCCATCGAGAATGCTTCCTTCATTGATAATGATATCTAACACTTCTCTATACATTGTTTTCAACAGTTTGTTATTGTCTCTTCTGGCCAACACAATGCCCTTTAGCAGCATTGCATTCTTCTTACCTATTACATTACCATCTGCATCCAAAATGTCCTCTGTCTTGAAAGACCCATCCTTTGCAATCAGTAAAGCAGCATACTTTTTCTTGCAAATGCACAACAATCTCATTGCCTTCTCAAACTCCATTGCTAATGGTGGTGGAAACAGTCCTGGTACTGCTTCTTCTGCTACCGTCCCATCCCATTTCATGACTCCCTTCTTGACACCACTAATTTCTTGTGCTAATCTAATACCCCAATTGTAACACTGTGATCGCTCAGTAATGGCTGGTATACTCACCATTACTGAATCAGTATCTCCATAAATTAACTTACCATCATGAGTATCTTTGATGTATTCACTAACTTGAGTGATGAGTTTGCGACCCACTGCTGTTACTGTCATTGCTCCTTCTAGCAAAGGAATCTTACCTCCTTCTTGAACTCCAAGCAGTCCGTAGAATGAATTGGCACAAACCTTGATTGCAAGTTGTCTCTTATCCAGTACAATATTCATGGTAGAAAGTTGATCAATAATCTTTTTCCTGTCTTCAGATCCTTCCTCTAGCTGATTCATACATTCAATGATAGTATCATGATCCTTATTGAGATAGGCAGTAATAATCTCATTCTCAACAGTCGCAACATTTGCAGCCAGTTCATTACTTGGAATGTCCTTAATCTTACCTTTCAATAGTAATGAATAGTCCAATTCGAGTTTGACTTGAATAATCTTCTTTGGGTCACCATTGCTATTGATTAGTTCCTTGTATTCATTACTGAGTTGTGCTACATCTCCTGGTTCTTTTCCATCCTTGTACAATCTCAACAATCGAATAATGCTTTCGAGCCGTTTGTGCAAACTCACAATACCCTTTTGTTCTCCCAATTTTCTATTTACATCTCTTCTGTCTTGAATCAGAGTTTTGAGAATGGTTGGCATTACTCCTTGCTCTGGATCCTTGTACCAATAGTAGCGATAATTCTTTTCGATCATTGTAACTTCCTTTTTCTTGCCAGTGTCAAACTCGGCAAACTCATCATCTCTATCTTCCTTAGCTATCGTATCGTCTGCAGCTTCATCCTGAGTAAACTCTATGCACTCAAAGTCTTCGAGTTTGTAAGTTGGATGTATCTTTCCTCTATACTTTGCATCATCAAGGATTTCTGCAATCTCAGGAGATGCTAGTGTAGTATGGCAAATTAGATATGCCATCATAATGCTAGGATACAAGGAGGAAAAGTCCAAACATATAACATTTTCAAACAATCCAGGTTCTGGCTTTACAATGATTGCACCCTTGTAAGACAGATTCTCTGGAGCATCTCGTTCATCAATGATGAATCCCTTTCTGCTTGCAAAATCATAGATTTTAGATAGTCCTCTAATCTGTTGTCCTCTAGTAATGAGTTCTACAATAGAAACGCCTGCAATGTTTGACATTTCGACCAAACCAGACCATACATTGATCTTGTCCATAATGTCAAGTGTTAGTTCTGAATCTTGAATACAATACTCCATGATTCTATCCATTTCCTTCTTGGCTTCTTCGAGCAATGCCTTTCTTTCTGTAAGATTAGATTCATCACAAGATTCCATGTCTTGTATTCTTTTCATCAGATTTTCATAAATGCTAAAGATCTCTGCTGGCTTTACGTCATGCTTTGTCTTTCCCACAAACTTGCTTGCTACCGTGTCCAATTTGTAATCATCGAGTTTATAATCACGCTTGATGGTTGGATACAAGTCAATGGTAATTCTTCCTACCATATTAAGACTATTTATCGATTGTGGTCCATAGGCTGAAGAGTTCCAAGTAAAGCTTGTATAATTGGCAGGAACTCCAACAAGTCTACCCATTTCAGGCCAACTATTGAATTGTCGTTCCATTCTGTGTTCCATGTAGGGATAATCGAACTTTAACAAGTTGTAACCAATAATAATATCTGGATCTACTTCTCTCAGCAAGTCTGCAAACTTTAGGATAATGCCATATTCAGAATCAACTCTATGAATTGTACATTTCTCCAATCGCTCTGGTGGAATATCGTTACAATCACCATATATAATGCCATATCTCTGTCTTGTTTCGGGCTGTTTGTACTTTTGTGATACTATTGATAGCATATACATTACATGAGCATCTTCATGCTTGTCTGGCATTGCTCTATAATTGTCCGAGTAACATTCAATATCTATAGCCATTACTGTTGGATTAGTAGATAATCCACTTGACTTTTCGTCTGGAATGGGAACAATCTGCTTGTGCTTTACACTATATTCTTGCTCTAGAACAGAAATCTTTTCTTCAACTGGATATGCATAAGCCATGAACCATTGCGAATTCTTGAGACTAATTGCAGTCAGGAATTTGCGCAAAGGAGGTATTCTATACCTAGTTTCATGAGCATAAAGAAAGAGATTGCCATAGTTGGTGTTGATAGACTTTTGGTTCACAATGTTAGCACACTTATCCATAGCTTTGAGGCTATTAAATTCAACCTTGAGCATTGGATATGTTGTCTTACCCTTGTAATAGTAATACTTCTTTTTGATTTCGAGCTTATGTTTCTTAATCTCGAATGATGAATCTTGATCTTGACCACGAAGGATGGCATTGATAGATTTGACGATAGAATCAACTTTACTGAGATCAGCAGCTTTACTGGGATCCCATGACATTCTTCTTGAACTCACATATTTAGGTAGCTCAATATAAAAGAAGGGACGAAAATCAGTAATTCTCATAAGTAATGGTCTACTTTGTGTGTCAAGACACCAACAGTTAATGTTAAACTGTAAGCCTTGATCTGTATCTACATCTTCACAGTCGAATTCATAGGGGTGTGCAGTGATTGTCACCTTGTCCGACATTCGTGTTGGACTTGATTTATTTTGATTTTGTGTTCAGTTCAAAGTGTACTGTAGGGACGATTGGTCAGAGAAAAATGTTGTTGGTATGTGGTTATAAGAGAACTGGCAAAGATGCATTATTCAATGTTTTGATTGAACAGAAGGAAAGCTATGGAATGAGTTTGTATAGGAATCCTCTTGTGAAATCGTTTTGCAAGGATGAATACAAGAATGCAACCAGAGTTGCTTTTGCTGACAAGTTGAAACAAGAAGTGCTACAGGAATATGGTGTCAAAATTACAGATGAGAATAAAGACATTGACATTGGTGGCTATACTGGCAGACAATTGTGCATAATGCATTCAGCAAAGAAGAGAAGTAACAATGATGACTATTACTGCAACATTGACTTGTTGTCTGACAATGTAATAGTGACCGATTGGAGATCAGAGAATGAATATAACTATTGGGCTAATAGAAAAGAATTGAAAACATTGAGAATAGTGAGAAGCACTGCTGAGATACCAACAGAAGAAACAGAGCATTATCTTGACAAGTTGAATACAGATTATATACTAACTGACAGTTTTGAATATTCTGTGAAGCTGTTCCCACAGTATTGTGATTATGTCTTTGATTGCATTATTTAATTATATATCATTGATATATAACTCTTACCCATTACCTCACCTAAGGTAATAACTCGCTTGATTCAACTCCTTAATATTATTCAACTCTTCATATGAAAATAGGTTAGATAATGCATCTACTTGCTGTTGTTCCTTTGATACTGTTGGACCTTCAGCACCCTTCTTCTTGCCTACAGCAGCTACAGTCACAGCAGTAACTCCTCCGATCAGTACTACCACTACCAACAGAATGATACCAAATGCAATTACAGAGCATACTGATGCAAGTAAAGCAGTCCACATACCTTGTGATTCTGAACCCAAATCGGTATCTGACTTGATGCTATTGAACGTTAGATTTTTCATAGCATTACTCATAGCACAATTAGCACTTGCATTACTATCCAAAGATACTCCTTTGAAATTGCCTCCTATCTTACTATTTGCAACATATACGTAATTGCCTGTAACACTTTGCATGTTGCTTGTATCACAAAGGGCATTGTTAATCTGACTAATGTTATTATTTATACTTTGATCCAGATTATATGTCTGAGTAGCTACTCCCAAAATCTTAAAGTCATTGGCAAAGGAAGTTGTTTCACTAATTTTTTGTTTAGCAATAGAACCCAATATGTTTTCTACAATATTACTCATTGATGAGACTATTGCACAACTTGCATCTAATGAAGTTCCAGCATTAGCACCATAAAAATCTCCATCTATAGTACTGTTCTCTACAATAACAGCATTGTTATCAACGTTGATATTATTGTAAGTTGTGCAAGTTTGATTACTACTCTGTAGGACAGTGTTGGTATTTTTGGAAGTATTATTCATAACTTGTGTTAATACATTTCCCATCTTATTTTGTTCCTGACAGTTAATTTTAGAAAACAAAATGGCAGTTAGTATATGGGGTATAATATTAAATGTATTGCTTGCAATTGTGATTCTAATAGTGCTTATACTTGCAATCATCAAGAATGGAGAGTTGAATGACTGTGGTACTATTGAGTCTCCATTCTGTCCAATGATAATATGTCCGTGTGATAATACTGATACAACATGCAAGGGATATGCAAAGAAACCAGGCACAAGAGAAGGAACATTCTTTTGCTCGTATAATCCAACCATGGAGGTGGATGCTGCTGGAAATGCCTTGTAATAAGCGGTAATAAAATATGGTAAGACAAAATGTCTATTAGTGAGCAGTTAACTGAGACTGTGATTGATGAACCAGTAAAGCAGTATATAAATCCTCTGCCCTATGTAATTGCATTTGCTGTTCTATCTATAATTCTAATGGTAGTAGTATCTTGGTTCATTACTTTGGATTATTCGTTAAAACAATGCATTCTTGAACCCAACTTTTGGTGTAGCAATCAGTGGACTTGTGAAACCAAGTGTAGTCCAGGTTCCGGAAAGAATGCATGCTTCACTGATGCACCGAGTGGACTAGCAGACTGTCTATTTGGTCCTAACTCAAAGGTAAGTAACTTGTGTGAATGGACAGAAAATACAGGTTCATTGCTTTGTGATTGTGATGTTACCAATGCTAACAACTGCTTTAATAACTGTCCTCTTGCAATTAGTCAGACTAGTGTTTGTTGTTGTGAACCTGGTAAATCAGGATGTACTGCTACTTGCCCTGGTTAAGATGGTAATGATATACCTAATATAGGTATATATTGAGATTGTTATTCTTGGGTTAGATTCATTGGATTCTCTAGCTCTAAGAAATGTAGAGTCTATAACATTTCTAAGGATTGGTAGACTGACGAAATGGTCTTGTTTGGATCATGATTAGAAATACATATCTAATATGGACATATATTGAGATCGATATTCTTAAGATGGATTTGCTGGGTTCCCAATCCTTAGAAATGTAGAGAGACTTACATTTCTTAGAGTTGGTAGAACGACAGAATGGTCTTGTTTGGGTCATGATTAGAAATATATCTGTTACATGTATATTTATTGAGATCGATATTCTTGAGACATATTTCATGGGTTTCCAATCCTTAGAAATGTTATAGATTCTACATTTCTTAGAGTTGGTAGATCGACAGAATGCAGTTATCTGGATCATTAGCGAGAATGCATATAAGTTATGTATTATTGAAATCGATATTCTGATGTTAGATTCTTGGTCTTTCCAATCCTTACCGTAAGGCACATCAAGAGGCTTATATTTTCTAGAGTTGGTAGATCGACAGGATGTAGTTATCTGGGTCATGATTGAATATATACCTACATTAGGTATATTATTGAGATTAACATTCTTAGGATGGATTCGTTGGATTCTCAATCCTTAGAAACATACAGACTCCTACATTTCTTAGAGCTGATAGAATGGTCTTATTTAGGTCATGATGAGAAATATACCTAATACAGGTATATTATCGAGATGAACATTCTTAGGATGGATTCGTTGGATTCTCAATCCTTAGAAATGTAAGTCTCTCTACATTTTCTAGAGTTGATAGATCGACAGAATACAACTATCTGGATCATTAATGAGAATGTATATAATTTATGTATTATCGAGATTGATATTCTTGGGATGGGTTCGTCGGATTCTCAGCTCTAAGAAATGTTATAGACTCTACATTTCTAAGGATTGAGAGATCGGTAAAATGGTCTTGTTTGGATCATGATTAGAAATATACATATCAGTAGGTATATTATTGAGATGAACATTCTTGAGATGTATTTCATGGGTTTCCAATCCCTAGAAATGTAGAGTCTATAACATTTCTTAGAGTTGATAATCTGATAGAATAATCTTGTTTGGATCATGATTAGAAATACATATCTAATATAGACACTATCAAGACAAACATTCTTGGGATGGATTCACTGGATTCTCAATCCCTACCGTAAGGTACATCAAGAGTCTTACATTTCTTAGAGTTGATGGATCGACAGAATGTAGCTATTTATATCAAGCACGAGAAATATATCTAATATAGGTATATTATCGAGATGAACATTCTTAGGATGGATTCGTTGGACTCTTAATCCTTAGAAATGTAAATCCCTCTACATTTTCTAGAGTTGATGGATCGATAGAATCTATCTATTTATATCATGATGAGAAATATACCTATATTAGGTATATACATCGAGATTGATATTCTAATGTTAGATTCGTCAGGTTTTCCAATCCTTAGAAATGTAGAGAGACTTACATTTCTAAGGATTGGAAAACCTGACGAATCTGTCTATAAATAACAATATTGCAACCATCATAAAACTGTAAGAAACCTATAGACTCATGCAAACGACAGTCTTTAATGTCATACACCTGAATGACATTGAACACCATTGAAGAAAGCCATGTATTACTACTCATGAGCACCAATTTCGAGTGTTTTCACGTGTTTCTGACCATTTTGCATTTACCAATTATTGATAGTAAATAAGGCTTAAAGTTGATAAATACAAAATGTCCAAATCGACCTTTATTGACGTTTAATTGCAGTCTGGACAATATGTTCCCTCGATTTCTATCTGTTGAAATTTATGATTTTTCTATATATTTGTGGAGTATGACGCTGACATCTATTTCTCATGATTCTAAGTAGATAGAAAGCTAATGATTTATATACATTTCCTTACATTCAAAATCATGAGAACAATAGTATCAAGAGAAACTATATGTATTATGAGTCTAACATTCTTGAGATGGATTCTCAGTCCTTAGAAATATTATAGACTCTACATTTCTTAGAGTTGATGGATCGACAGAATGGTCTTATTTGTATCAGCATGAAAGATGTATATAAATTATATACATTAGATTTAATGTTACCTTTGTCTGACTCTTGATCCTTAGAAATGCAGAGATCTCTACATTTCCTAGAGTTGATAGATCGATAGAATGGTCTTATTTGGATCATGATCAGAAATATACTAAGATAGGTATATAATCGAGATGAACATTCTTGTGATAGATTCGTTGGATTCTTGATTCTAAGAAATGTAAGATTCTTGATGTTTCTAAGGATTGATAGGTCGGTGGGATGTACCTATTTGGATCATTAATGAGAATGCGTATAATATATATGTATTATTGAGATGAACATTCTAATGCTAGATTCACTGGATTCTCAATCCTTAGAAACATCAAGAGTCTTACATTTCTAAGGATCGGTAAGTCGGTGGAATGTGTCTATTTGGATCACTAACAGAAATACATATAGCGATAGGTATGTATGTATTATCAAATTCAATGTTGCCTTTGTCCAACTCTTGATCCTTAGAAATGTAGAGAGACTTACATTTCTTAGAGTTGATAAGTCGACAGGATAGTCAGAATAAATCATTGTTGGAAAAGCATATAGTTTGCGGTATAACTATTATCAATGTCTCTTCTAATCATTGATGTAAGATATGTTGAGATTAGCATGTTTCTCACAATAGATGTAATTGGACTATCATGATGGATACATGTGTTATAGTATGCTATCGATTTTGATATATCAAGAGAATCTTGGTTTCTCAGCTCTAGAAAATGTAAGATCTATAACATTTCTAAGGATCAAGAAAGGGAGAATAGTCTGATCAAGATATGTATCATGAAACATATACAATCATTATTTCTGATGATTCACAATCAACAACCTTAAGATATATAATGACTTAGGATATATATTCTATTGGTCTATCAACTCTATCATAAGGTATGTTACGATCTATAACATTTAGGAGTTGAGAAACTGGATATATCATAAACATATACAATCACAACCCAAATAAGATCATTCTCTCAACCCTTAGAAATGTTATAGACTATATATTTCTAAGGGTTGAGAGAAGTCCTGTTATAACATTGATAATAACTATACCGTAAACTATATGCTTTTCTAACAATGATTTGTTCTGAACATTCTGTTGACTTGTCAACCTATAGAAACATCAGGTCCCTATATTTCTAAGGACGGAGAATTCAACGAAATCCGATTCAAGAATGTTCATCTCGATAATGTATATAACTTATATACATTCCAATTATGATCCAAATAGAACCATTCTGCCAATCTACTAACTCTAAGAAATATTATAGATTCTACATTTCTAAGAATCAAGGGTCAGACAAAAGCAACATCAGAATATCAATCCCAATAATACATATAACTTATATACATCTTTCATGCTAAACCAAATAGGTACGTTCCATCGGATTCTTGATCCTTAGAAATGTAAGTCTCTCTACATGCCTTACGGTAAGGATCAAGAATCCGATGAAATCCATCTTAAGAATATCGATCTTAAGAATATCGATCTCAATAATACATATATGCCTATCGGTATATACATTCTCACTAATGATCCAAATAAAACCATTCTGCCAATCTACCAACTCTAAGAAATGTTATAGACTCTACATTTCTAAGGTTTGGGAATCCAGCAAAAGCAGCATCAGAATGTTCATGTCAGTAATATATATAACTTATATACATCTTTCATGCTTGATATAAATAGTTGCATTCCACCAACTTGCCAATCCTTAGAAACATCAAGTCTCTCTACATTTCTAAGGATCAAGAATCGGACAAAAGTAACATCAAAATATCGATCCCAATAATACATATAAGTTATATGCATTCTTACCAATGATCCAAGCAAGAACAAAATCATCAGAATGTTCATGTCAGTAATGTATACAATTTATATACATTATTCACAATGAACCAAATAAAACCATTCCGCCAATCTACTAACTCTAAGAAATGTTATAGACTCTACATTTCTAAGGCTCAGGAGTCAGATAAAAGCAACATCAGAATATCAATCTCGATAATGTATACATGCCTATCGGTATATGCATCTTTCATAACGATCCAAATAAGACTATTCTGTCAATCTACCAACTCTAAGAAATGTAGAGTCTATAACATTTCTAAGGATCAAGAGTCAGATAAAAGCAACATCAGAATATCAATCTCGATAATGTATACATGCCTATCGGTATATACATCTTTCATAACGATCCAAATAAGACTATTCTATCGACCTACCAATCCTTAGAAATGTAGAGTCTCTCTACATGCCTTACGGTAAGGATCAAGAATCCAACTCAGAAGTATCAATCTCAATAATATATCTACATTAGATATATCATTCACAACACATTATTCATCACAAAATGCAAACTCGCAACGACCTGAATAATCATCATTCATGCCCAATTCAAGCTCTTCTATGCTCCCAGAGTCGCATTCTCTCGATCCTTCATAGGCCATCATTATCTGTTTCTTATTTACCTTCAAATCGTATTTTTCTATTAATTGGTCTATCTCACTCTCTTCTAGCACTACCACTTCCAAGTCATCATCAATGTCAGAACTCTCTGTTTTAAAAATGTTTCTGCATTTTACATATAACAGTTCTTTAGTGTCATAATTCTTTGGCAACTTGTGAATCAAGCCATGATTTCTTATCAAAGTCAATGATTTGCTAGGACCAATACCCTTGATATTCTTATTGTAATCACAACCACACATTATGCACAAATCTACAAACTGCTCGTGACTCAGCTCCAACGATTCTACAATTCTATCATATCTTACGCAATCATAAGCAATGTATCCATTCTTTCGTTCTTTGCTTCTGCCTGTAATCAACAATGGACAACCATACACATAATTGTCAGTATCAGTACTATATACTGCAGCTACTATTCCTTCTCTGCACATCATTGAACACAGCTTCTCAGCATCTGCCTTTGCAACAATGCAAGGAATACCTAGACATTCCAATATGTTTATCATATATTCAATGTCTTCACTGCCAATATCATTATTGTTGATTACAGCACTTTTTAGTTCGTGCACTGATACTAATTTGTCTTGCTTGTCCAACAAGTCTTTTAGCTTCTCCTTTCGCTTCAATCGATCTTCTCTTCTCCTTGCTTGTTCTTTCTCCTTTTCGGGTAAACTCGTTCCATCAAAGACAAAGACAGGCGTAACCTTGTTAATCATTAATGTAACAATAAATTCAATAGCACACTCTACCCATTTCTTGATTGATTCCTTCTTGTTCATCATGACAATAGTGTCCATTGAGCGATAATGCAATGCATTAGTTTTGTACATCATTGTATACATCCAATTGTTTGCATCAACAGCTATTCTCTTGCCACTAAATGTATCAATGCCCAAAGTAAAGAATGCATCAGGAGCCTGTTCTTTCAGCAGTTTGTTAATCGACTTTATGCCCATGAATGGTTACCATCTTAAACTACAATTCTGTCAATCAACTTTATATCTTGTCAAGATATAACTTTCATTTTGATCCGCTAGTGATGATGATATCTACAAGTTGGAATATACGATTCAGCACCTCCAACTAACTTTTGTCCTTCAGCCTCGATAATTCGCTTAGTAAATATAGCTTTACATGAACCAACACAAGCAATTCCAGTATCTTTGAGGCAGCTGGTACAAATAGCATTTAGTTTCTTAATGTCATCACAAAATGGTACCAAACAAAGTGTTTCTCCAAATGGTTGCTTGTTCGAGTCTCCATCAAGACCAGCAATCTTAACGTGTTTACCAGAATCAACCCACTTTTTAACAGTATCACATAATCCTTCAAAGAATTGTGATTCATCAATACCTATTACAGAGTAACCATCTGCATCAACGCTTTTAATATCGTTAACCTTGATACAATCAATCTTTTCTGACAATCCAAAGAAACTTGAATGATGAGATGTTCCACAATCAGAATTACCGCCTGGTGTCTCTCTTTCATCATCACTGTGGATAATCTTCAATACTTTGATGCCTTGATCAGCCATTGTAGTCAGTCTTCTGTTCAACCAGGTACTCTTGCCACTGAACATTGGTCCTACTCGAATAGACAAGGTTCCTCTATATTGCGACATTTAACAATATTTCCTCCAGCCGTGAATTATACCCAGTAATCATATCAATGAAGCGAATATCATTAGGCAAATACTTAACAGTTCTGTTCTTCATGATAAAGGTGGATATTGCTCGTTCGCAGGATAGATCTAATCCAGTCAATGCTTGAAGATTAGGCTCATCAATATATTCACATATTTTATGGTAATTATCTATTAGTTTAAATATTTCACCAATCATGATTTTTGTCTTTTGCTCGTGTAGCTGAATCTTCTGTTCTAACACGCGTAACATTTACATTACAGAGATTAAATAGTATGATCAACACTTTCAAATATCCAATCGAAAATGGTGAAGCAAAATCCTACATTCTTATTGAAAGGAATAGATCCCAAGTCTATACTGCTTAAATATCGATCTGGCAAGTTTTCTACCGATGAATCAGCCAAAGGATCCATTCATGGCATGAAATCCATTCAAGTAATGGCTCCAACTTATGGAAAAGACTTTAATAGTGGCATATTCTCAATAAATGGATGTAATAATTCTAGCATTATCTATGCCACCACTGGTCACAAGGATCTAGAAGCTTATTACAATGATGAGCAAGATAAGGAAGAAAATCACGTTTGTGAGAATTGTCTTCGCACTTTTACATCTAGACCTGTTGGTCGTCCAATTAAATATCTTGAAAAGTCCATTTTAGTAGATAAGGTATACAAAAATCTGTACATCTTTTGGACTGAAGGAGTAGCGTGTGGCTTTCGATGCAGATTGTCATTGTTGGAAAATGCCAACCCAGATGCTATGGAATTTAAGAATTCACCAGTTAGTGAATCGATTAGACTGCTGAAGATTTGGTTTTACTTGACTCACCCAGGACAAACACTAATTAGAGCTAATCATCCTCATTTATTAAAGAGCAATGGTGGCTCATTGCCTGATGAGGATTGGGACAATAATGACTATATATATGTAAAGTCAGATCGCATTATTACTGTTCCGGTCAAGTCACAATATATCAAGAAGACACTTGATATCAAAACATCCATTAATGATATTAACTCTAATCCGTATAGTGATATGATTATTCAGTAATTCTCATTGTTGAGCAAATGGTTCTCGGTTACATTAAAACTATTCTTTGGTATGCATTCAGGTACATGATTATGCCATCTGATACTGCAATAGTATCTCCTTGCGGCAAGAGAATCACCATTTTCTATCATTACAAGGGTCATAAATACCAAATTACCTTACCATTCAATAGATCAAAACTGTTCAACATGGCTTCTAGTGTTGTTCTGTTAAAGACAGAGACTGAATATATTGATGTTACTCAACAACCTGGTATTCCTTATCTTGCTAGTCCTGAGGAACTTTCTTCTCTCGAATATGTAGTTCAAGGTGAAGAAGACATGATTGAATACAAGACGAGACCAATGTACCTATAGATATGCATCATTGATGTATATATGTGAATGTAACAATTACTCGAGTAAGGTAAATCATGTCTATTCCAATGCCTGTCAAGTTGGTCCTAGAATCTAATACCATCAAGACTAGGAGCAAGTTGCAGACTTATATTACTGAGCACAGAAGGATACTTGCTGATGCAAAATGTCCCAGTGATGTAAGGAAAATCTTTAATCTTATTGAAGACATTAGATCTCCCTTTGCTGATAAGATTTGGAGTTCATCATTAGAAGAAAAGGATTACCTTTCTGTGTATAATTTCATTCCCAAGAATATCATTACCATCAAGACAGAGACAGCTCAAGAAGATGCAGATGCAACTAATTGTAATGGATGTAATAAAAAGTTTAGTAGCTATACATTTTATACAAGTGGCAAGCATCATTGTAGATGCTGTGGCAAGATCTTTTGTGACAGTTGCACTTCCAATAGATGCGATAATATACCAGAGAATCTCATAACGTACAAGGACACAAAGAATTGGATATCAGATAGATCAAACAAGGTATGTGGCAAATGTTACAATGACATTAATACTTATTATGAAATATCTAGTTTATTAAATTACTTTCGCATAGTAGCTTATCCAATATCTAGTTGTTTGAAGATTAGTACACTTTGCAATACTTGGAATAAAGCAATAGGAACCTATTTGTCAGAATGTTCTAAGATTCAATACTACTTTAGTAATGTCAAGCTGAGTGATGATGACATTGCCTTCCTTGAATCGAATAAAGATACATTATTAGGGCATGGTGGATGGACAATGCAATATCTGAAATTGGGATACTGTGATATCTTTGGATCTGATGATATATCAATTGCACCCATTGAACGTATTACTTCTTGCGATAAAGCGTTATGCAGCACTGTGTGTAATGGCAAGCTAGATACTCATGATGCACTAATCATTATAAACAGTAATCTTTATGATTCAGAATGTAAATCGATGGCTTTGGACATATTGTCAGCAGAAGGTAAATTGCCCTACTATGTAAGTATATTTTTACCGCTGGAAGATTCTCAAGTTCAGAGTTACATCCTGTCCAACTCAGACATGTTTGATGATATCTATTGGTATTCAAATAGTAAGATAAATAAATCGTTTCGCGAACGATTGCTTACTACTCATTCTGATCGTGCCAAGAGCTTTAGTGAATTTAGTGAATTAGTAAATATACTAGAGAAATATACATCTTTGGACAAACTGAGAGATGAATTAGGCAAGTTATCCACTCCATTCGAAGGACCATTTGGTATCATCGATAGCATTACTGATAATATAATAGTATATAATAGTAATAGTAAACCAATATCAATCAAGTATACTTCAGACAATAGAAAGAAATCCATAATGTTCAAGCGAGAAGATCTCAGAAAAGATGCATACATTCTAGCATTAACTAATATTATTTATTATCTCTGTGAAGATCTGTTTGTTGATGCATTAGAAGGCAATTACTTGAAGAGCGATTATTCAATAACTTCTTATGGAACTAGTCCTAACAAGGATATATTCTCAGTGACTCCCAATTCACTGCCAAATTATATTCCTTTTGCGAGAGATGATGATTACATGTCAGAAGGTGGAAGTAGTAGTTTTGGTGGTGACAGACAAAAGAAGTTTTTGGTTAGCTACAAAGTCATACCTGTTACTAATGAAGCTGGTTTTATTGAGTTTGTAGGTGGAGCCAAGACTATTACTGACATTAAGAAACATCATGGTACTCTGAATAGTTACTTATTCTCAACTGATAGTGATAACAAGGCTAGTCAGACTCGATCAGCATTTGCAGCAAGTGCTTCATTTTGGACAGTTATTACACATGTACTAGGCATTTGTGACAGACACAATGAGAACATTATGGTTAGGAGCGATGGTCTATTGTTCCACATTGACTATGGTCATCTCATGAAAGATGAATTGCTAATGGGATCAATGCGCATTGATAATATTATCATAGAAGGAATAGGAGGTAAAGCATTGTTCCAATCGTTCAAAGAGAGATGTACTGCCTTGTTCATCAGAATCAGACAACACTTTAACTTGATAGCCAGTTGTATAATCAGAATGACACATCTCACTCCTCCAATCAGTGATGAAGTATTCAGTGAAGAGAGGATAACTTCATTCATCAATAGAAGATTTATGATAGGCATGAGTGAGAGAGATGCAGCTGCAAAGTTTCAACAATTGCTTGATTCTAGCAAAACATCTTATTCATCACTGATTAATGATACATTCCACAGCATATCAAAAGAGACTATTGGTGGAACTGGTACTGTATTGGGACTATTCAGTAATTTCCTCAACAGATGAAGTGGGTCTAAGATCTGCCAAGTTGGTAGATAAATGGATGAAACAAGCGTGAATACTCGTATAGATCAGCTAATTACTAGCATGAATATGTTACTTGGCCAGAAGGATGAGAGAGTATCGTTTGTAACATCTCCCACTTCTCTGATAACACACTTGAATAAGCTAAAGTCCATGGTAGAAATGGTGAGTATCAAAGATGAGATAGTAAGCCAGATAAACTTTTTAATAGTAAATCATCAGAAGAAGAAGCAAGAAAAGGGCGATTCAAGAAGTGGACTTGCTGATGACCAAATGTTGCATACTGTGATAAAAGGTGATCCAGGTACTGGTAAGACTACTGTTGCAAGGATATTAGCTGGCATTTGGTCATCGCTTGGTCTAATCAAGAAGAAGAAGCCAGGTACCAAGAAAAAGGTTGTGGGTAACAATATAAAGTTTGACTCGATAAAGAGTAAGATTGAGAAATTAGGCAGTCACATCTTTGACCTAAGAAAGAATGTAATATCTGTGAAACGAGAAATTAATGGTGAAGGCAGAAAAGAAAAGGTAAACGAATTCTTGGGAGGTTCATTAGGTAAGATGATAATTGCTAACGAATTAATGAGTAAATTATTGTATGAAGTAGACATTGAACACAATGAGGAAATTGCTACTGTTGAAGATGAACCTATATTTGTGGTAGCAAAGCGAGCTGACTTGGTTGGTAAATATCAAGGTAATACTGCCATCATGACAACCAAGATACTCGAGTCAGCACTAGGTGGTGTATTGTTCATTGATGAAGCATATAGTCTCATAAATTCAGAGAGAGATAGCTATGGTGAAGAATGTCTGAATGTAATAAATGAATACATGAGTTTGCATTCTGGTGAGATTATTGTTATATTTGCTGGCTACAAGGATAAGTTGGAAAAGACTGTATTCGAGTCACAGCCTGGTCTAGCAAGAAGATTTAATTATACATTTAACATTGATAGATATACTCCTATGGGCTTGACCAAGATATTGAGACTAGAGTTGAAAAAGTCGAATTGGCTGTTAGATTCAACCGATCAAGAGATATGCAAGTTAATAAGTGGATATAAGAATCTGTTGGAAGAATCAGGTGGTTTTGCAGAGAAACTGGCATTACAGTGCAAAGTAATATTTGGTAATGCAATGGCAGTAAAGTTGATGGAAGATGAAAAGTACATTGTGTCGAATGCAATAGATCGAGCGACAGTGGCACAAGCGTTAGAACTTATGGACAGAAAGAATCCAGAACCTGTAGATGATAGACCACATGGCATGTACATGTAATGATATACCTACCGTAAGGAAGGTATATTGGTAGATGGAATTAATGTTGATAGATATACCTACCGTAAGGAAGGTATATACTTTTCTAATCATGATTGAGAGACAGTTTTGTCGGTTTCCTAACTCTAAGAAATGTAAGAATCTGTATGTTTCTAAGGATTGGAATTGGGCTGGTAGGATCAGAAATGTTAATGTTGATAGATATACCTATATTAGTTATATACTTTTCTAACATGACTGAAAGATCGATATTCTTGGGTTCTCCAACTTATAGAAACATCAAGATCCTTACATTTCTTAGAGTTGGTACCACGATGGATAACCTTGGAATTATCAATGTTGATGAATATACCTATATTAGTTATATACTTTGTTATCACGACTGAAATAGAACATTCTTGGGTTCTTTAGCTCTAAGAAATGTAAGGATCTGTATGTTTCTATAGACTGGGATTGGACTGATAGAGCCAGAATATCAATGTTGATGAATATACCTATATTAGTTATATACTTTTCTAATCATGATTTTGATGTTCTGTTACCTGGATTTCCAATCCTTAGAAATGTACCGATAGGCATGTTGATATGCCTCACGGTAATGATTGGAATCAGGATAATTAGGATCAGAATATCAGTGTTGAAATATACCTATGTTAATTATATACTTTGTCATCACGATCGAAAGAAGACTCACTGTCGATCTATCAACTCTAAGAAATGTAAGACTCTTGATATGCCTCACGGTAATGATTGGAATCAGGATAATTAGAGTGAGAAATATCAATGTTGAGATATACCTATATTAGTTATATACATTCTAATTATGGACAAAAGAGACCGTTCTATCGATCTATTAACTCTAAGAAATGTAAGGCTCTGCATGTTTCCAAGGATTAGAATTGGACTGATAGGGTCAGAAATGTTGATGTTGAAACATACCTATATTAATTATATACATTGTCATTATGACTGAGGGACGATTACTTTGTCGGTTTCCTGACTTATAGAAATGTAAGGTTCTGTATGTTTCTATAGCTTGGAGTTAAACCGATGGAATCAGAACATTGATGTCGAAATATACCTATATTAGTTGTATACTTTGTCATCATGATTGAAAGAAGGCATTCCATCGATTTCTAACCCTTACCATAAGATATATCAAGAATCTAACATTTCTAAGGTTTGGAACTGTGATGAATAACCTTGGGACTATCAATGTTGAAATATACCTATATTAGTTATATATTTTCGAATCATGATAGAAAGGGAGCATTTTGCCAGTTTACCAACTCTTAGAAATGTAAAACTCTATATGTTTCTAGGAGCTAGAGAACCCAGCAGAATGGACCACAAAGTCATGATTAGAAAATGCATATAATATGCATTTATGACATTGATATTCTGACTCTGTTTATCTCTATTCCAATCCTTAGAAACATCAACATGCCTATCGGTACATTTCTTAAAGTTGGAGAACTCAAGAATATCTGTCTCTCTATCATGATGACAAAGTATATAATTAATATAGATATATTTCAACATTGATATCATGACTCCAGTTTGTCCGATTCTCCAACTCTAAGAAATGTACCGATAGGCATGTTAATGTTTCTATAAGTTGATAGATCGATAGAACGGTCTCTTTTGTCCATAATTAGAAAGTATATAACTAACATAGGTATATTTATCAACATTAATATTCTGACTCTAGTTCGTTCGATTCTCTATCCTTAGAAATGTAAGTCTCCATAAGTTAGGAAACCGACAAAGTAACCATCTTTCAGTCATGATGACAAAGTATATAACTAATATAGGTATATTTATAACATTGATATTCTGACTCTAATTATCCTGATTCCAATCATTACCGTGAGGCATATCAAGAGACTTACATTTCCTAGAGTTGATAGACTGACGAATAGACATCTCTAACTCCAACATTCTCTGAATAAGCTATTCTATATGCTTCTCAGGGTCATGATTACAATTCAACAAATTCAATGTCATGATTGTATATAATAAATATGGACATTTCTGCTGAATTAAGGAACATCTTTATTGAGCCAAGAGAAGCATATACTATTATATTGAAAAATCGATGTTTTAAATTCTGACGAATGGGCTGACATATTGTCCGGACTGTCATTGAATGTCAATAAAGCCCGATTTGGCAGTTTTGTATTTATCTACTTTGAACTTTAAATTGTATCCATAATTGGTAAATGCAAAATGGACAAAAACACGTGAAAACACGCGAAACAGTGAGTCGTGAGTAGTAGTGAGTAGTAAGTCATTGGATTGTTCAATGTCATTCAGTGTATGTAATTAAAGAAGTTACTCTTGGTAGAATCATCAGTATTATATTACTTTTGTCAGAGTTATACCTTGTGATTATTAATTCTGTTCTCTCGGTCCATAAATATAGAGAAATTCTGCCATCAAGAATTAGAGATAAAGATCAAGAGATTAGAATTAACATTTTATGCTTGCTTTGTAGCTTATTCAGAGAGATAATATTGGAGTTAGAGATGTCTATTCGCCAGTCTACCAACTTATAGAAATGTTAGACTCTGTATGTTTCTTAGAGCTAGAGATTCGAACGAACTAGGATCAGAATATTCATGTTGAGATATATCTATATTAATTATATACTTTGCCATCATGATAGAAAGAGGTCATTCTATCGATTTACCAACTCTTAGAAATGTAAGACTCTTGATATGCCTCACGGTAATGATTGGAATCAGGATAATTAGAGTCAGAACATTGATGTCAAAATATATCTATATTAGTTATATGCTTTCTAATTATGACTGAAAGAGAACATTCTATCTGTCTACCAACTCTTAGAAACATCAACATGCCTATCGGTACATTTCTTAGAATTGGAGAACCGATCGATATGGAGTTAGAATATCAATGTCATGAATATATCTATATTAGTTATATATTTTGTCATAATGATAGAAAGAGGACATTCTACCGATCTACCAGCCCTAAGAAATGTAAGACTCTGTATGTTTCTATAAACTGAAGAACCAGTAGAATGCTCTCTTTCTGTCGTAGTTAGAAAGTATATACATATCATGATGCATATTAAACTCTTGATGTTTTCAAGGATTGCTAACTCAATGAACTAACCCATCATGATTCATTAATGAATAGTATATAACTAATATGGGTATGTTTCAACATCAATGTTCTGCATCCTAGTTCCAGCTTATAGAAACATTGAGAGTCTTACATTTTCATAGGTTGGAGAGCCCAAGAATATCTACCTTTCAATCATAGTTAGAAAGTATATAACTAATATAGGTATATTCATGACATTGATATTCTGAGTCTATTCATCCTGACTTCAGCTCCTAGAAATATACAGAGTCTTACATTTCTAAAGACTGACAGATCGACAGAATGTCCTCTTTCAGTCGTGATGACAAAATATATAGTTAATATAGATATATTCATGACAGCGATGTTCTATGTCTAATTAGATCGATTCTCTATCCTTACCGTGAGGCATATCAAGAGTCTTACATTTCTTAGAGTTGATAGATCGATAGAATGTTCTCTCTCTCTATCATTATCACAAAGTATATAACTAGTATAGGTATATTTCAACATTGATATTCTGAATCTAGTTAGATCGATTCCCTATCCTTGGAAACATACAAAGTCTTACATTTCTTAGAGTTGATAGATCGATAGAATAGTCTCCTTGATTGCAAGTGCAAAGCATATATCCACGTTCTAAAGTTAGATTCTCTGTTATCATGATAGAAACACAGGATTCCACATGCCTTATAATGGAATCAGAAATAGATGCTATTCGCTAATGAATCATGATAGGTTAAATTATTGAGCTATCGATCCTTGTTGTAAGATCAGGATATCAATGTTATAGTATACTTTCTAACCATGACAGAAAGAGACTGTCAGGTCGATCCATCAACTCTAAGAAATATACAGAGTCTTACATTTCTAAGGATTGGAAATCGATCGAACTAGAATCAGAATATCAATGTCATAAATATACCTATATTAGTTATATACTTTCCAATCATGATTGAAAGATGGATATTTTAGGTTCTCCAGCTTATAGAAACATACAGAGTCTAACATTTCTTAGAGTTGGGAATCGATCGAACTAGAATCAGAATATCAATGTCATAAATATACCTATATTAGTTATATACTTTCCAATCATGATTGAAAGATAAGCTTGAGTTCTCCAGCTTATAGAAACATACAGAGTCTAACATTTCTAAGAATTGGAAATCGATCGAATTAGAATCATGATATCAATGTTGAGATATACCTATATTAGTTATATACTTTCTAACTATGATCGAAAAGGAACATTCTGTCAGGTCAACAACCAATCCTTAGAAATGTACCGATAGGCATGTTGATATTTCTATAAGTTGAGATTAGGATGGATACTCGTAGCTATATTAATGTAATAAATATACCTATATTAGTTATATACTTTTCAACTATGACTGAAGGAGGCTGTCAGGTCGATCTAGCAACTCATAGAAATGTTAGACTCTTGATGTTTCTATGAGTTGAGATCAGGATGGATGGTCACAGAATATCAATGTCATAAATATACCTATATTAGTTATATACTTTCATTAATGTCCAAAAGAGAACATTCTATCGGGTTAACTAATCCTTAGAAATGTAAGACTCTTGATGTTTCTTACAGTTGAGGAATCGAACCAAATAGAATCATGACATTAATGTTGAAATATATCTATATTAGTTATATACTTTTCAACTATGACTAAACGAGGACTCTCTATCGTCCTACCAACTCATAGAAACATCAAGAGTCTAACATTTCTAAGGATTGGACAGACCGACAAATCCAACCTCAGAACATGAATGTCATGAAATATATAGTAAATATGGACACACCTACATGGTCAGAATAGAGATGTATAGATGCATGCTATTATATAGTAAAATCACCAGTTCCAATTCTTGGGAAACCGTCCTGACAATGTGTCAAACTGCTGTCTGAACGACAGTAAAGGTCGATTTGGCCATTTCAATAAATGTCATTTTAGCTACAATTACGTACCTATTATTGGTAAATAAAAATAACCAGAAACACGTGAAAACACTCGAAACAGTGAGTCACGTACAGTAAGTCACGAGAGTTTACGAGCGCGTTTCAATGTCATTCAAGCGTTGCATTTAAGAAATAACATTTACAGTCATTATCAATGTTATATTGCTTTTTCGATAATGATAAATATATGTGGATTTCTTGGGATCCCTAACTCTAAGAAACATCAAGAGTCTTACATTTCTTAGAGTTAGAGAACCGATCGATATGGATTCAGAAAAGTAATGTCAAGAAACATCATAATAATATGCATATTTCAACATCATGACTCCAATGTTGATTTCTTGGGATCTCTAACCCTAAGAAACATCAACATGCCTATCGGTACATTTCTTAGGGTTGGAGAACCGACCAGATAGGCATTAATTGGTCACTATCAATAATATGCATACTAATATGCATATTTCACCACTGTGATTCTGGAATCGAATATATCCATTTCTCAACCTATAGAAATGTTATAATCCCTACATTTCTTAGAGTTAGAGAACCGATCGATATGGACACATATTTGTCACTGTCAATAATATACATTACTAACAATGTATATTTCATAACATTACTTTTCTGACTCTATATCGATCCTTTCCTGACCTTACGGTTATAGAAACATCAACATGCCTATCGGTACATTTTCTAAGGTTAGAGAACCGATCGATTAGAATACATTCATAATCACGATCTCTGTAATATACCTAATGTAGGCATATTTATTCTGTTATCTTTCTACTCTCTACTCCCTTTTCAACCAGTCCATCTAGATATCTCACAAATCCACTATCTTCAGGAAATATAGCAGTAATGGTATCATCGTTGCTGTGTTGAACAAGCAGTTCGTAATGTCCATAATTCTTTCCATCTCTATATAATGATAGTATAACAATCACACTCAATCCCTTCTTTTCATTCACAGTGTGATACATGTCGATTTCTCCCTTATCGTTGATTCTCACTACATATATAGAATAATTATATACTTTTGCAATTAACAGGTATACTTCATCGCCAGTATATCTATTCGACAATAATAGATCCTTCAAGCCTTTCATAGAGTAATCAATGGAATTATCTTCTTCTGAAATAAAGTCCTTGTAAGAATCTCCACCTATAGATTCCCAATAAGTCTTACCATCCTTTGGATTAATTTCAGTCAACTTGTTTGCCAAATGTATTCTCAATGATAATGCCATCTTCATTCTTTCACGAGTATCCTTTACTTCTATATACTTTGGTGCTGCAGCTTTGAGAAAACTATGAAAGAAGCAGGATCCATCGCCTATCGTAGCAACTCGATACACTCCCTTTATATTAGTTGGCATCAAAGTATCATCTGGTGCTGCCCTTGGATCAATGTGTCTCGTCTTGTGATCAATGTAGTTTACAGGAATGTTGCCCATTTAACTTTTTTGTTGCAAGATTTGTCTTTAGTTACCTTGCGTTATCTTCGACCTGTCTCCTTCTCAAACAAGACGTCCAACTCTCGAATAAACGGATCATCATGAGCAAATATCGTTCTTACCTGATCGCCTTCTCTTTTTCCAACAAGTTCATAATGACCATGATTTTCCTCATTGTATTGTGCTCGTATAACAATGATGGGTGCTTCTGTTATCGATACAAACTCACCAGAACCTATTATGGTAGTCAGATAGGTTCTTGTATATGGAGTAACATCTCCGTTCTTGTTTACCTTGATGATATACAATCTCTTGCCAAACATGTCAGTAACTAATGGATATATTTCATCACCAGTATATCTCGATGATTTTAGCAACTTGCTCAGCTCTTCTAGCGAGTAACTCTCATCGAATTCAGCAAACTTTGCATATCCGCCTCCTCCTACTGACTGCCAATAAGTCAGCTCTGGATATTTTGGATTCTTCCAGCTCAGGCGATTAGCTAACTGTTCTCTAAAATCTACTACCATTTGTAATCGTCGTTTCGAACTCTTTTCTTGCAAGTATCTCTTGTCAAGTGTCTTCAACAATGAATGAAAGAAGCAAGAACCATCACCTATAGTAGTAATGATATTAATATCTTTCATTCTAGTTGGAACTAGAACATCATCATTGGCTGCCATTTCATCAAAGTACTCTTCTGACTCGTCCCGGTAATCTACTTCATTATCATCACTGCCTTCGTAATATTCATCCTGTTCAAGTTTTATCTCCTCCAGCTTTTCACCGGTCTTGTCAACATATTCATAATAACCATACGAGTACAATGATGAGTAGATTCTTGCATTTCTCGATAAGAATAAGTCCTTATCTGCTCGCTCCATTTGTCTTAGCACAATACCATGTCTCTCTAATTTCATTGTTAACTTGTCTAGATATACTACATATTCACGCTGCTTTCCTACAATTGTGCCTGGCAGAATAAAGTCAACATCTCTTCCATAGGTGCCACCAGGATATACAGTAATTTCACATTGTCCTAACACCAAAGTCATGTCTCGTGATCTTTTGCCAAAGACAGGATCGATTGTCTGCAGCAATGTATCACCATCTATACTCAAGAATATAACCTTTCCTCCTACTTTGAGATTGCTAACAATAGTATATATCAATGCATCCAACAATGATTCATCCTTCCAAAAGAAGGACAGAGATAGCATTAATGATATAGCATCTGCTTTTCCGATTTTCATCATCTGTTCGCCAATAATCTTGTAATCTTGTCCTCTTGCTCCCAGAGTTGTTACATTCTTGGAAATGTCTTTTCCAGTTGTTTGTAGTCTCTTTTCAAGTTTTATCATGTTCTCTCTGTTTGGTTCAACGGCCAATATCTTTGCATCCTTTGGCCACTTGTTGATATCTCCACCATAACCACTTCCAATATCGAGTAATGTTCTGACATTGCCCAGGCTGTTGAATAGTTCACTCTTAATTCTATTGTGATACTTGAATGCTGCTGTTACACTTATTCCTTTCATGTCATCACTGGTTATAGGATTGTGAATGTCTTCCCAGTTATCCAATGCAATAGCCAGACGATTAGGTCTACTCTTGTCGTGTCTAATTCTAATTGGAACAAGCTTTCCATTCAACCAAGCATATTCTACTATTGTTTCATTGGGAACAATCATCGTCAGCTCATTGCGATGATCTATCATGTCATTAGTCAGTGGAGTGTAGGCACTTCCCTTGAATTGTACCAACTTGCCCTTTTCTGATGAGAACAAAAGGATAACACCACTTTTACCATGTTGAATCGAAAAATCAATAGTAATCTTCTCTACTGGCTTCCATTTCACAATATCAGGCATGACAGACAATGATCTCTTTCTTTCATTCTCATTCCTAGGATTATATATAGTACCAATAGGAGTAAACATGAGGCCATCTTCTTCATAGGGAAGAGAATCAGAAGAATCGAGGTACCTGGCACTTAACTGGTAAAAATCCTCTGGTGATCGTATAACATTAAATGGCTTGAGGAACACTGAAATATCTATATTATCATAGATGACAGGAGCAGCAGACAATACATCTTTAATGTGGTTTGTCCTATAAATGTAATCCTTGTATTGCACTGCCTTCTTTCCTTTCATTGCAATGGTATCAAAAGCATAGTAATAGTACTTTTCCTTCCTTTCTTTGGGTTCAGCCTTTTTGTATTTTACCAACTCACCATCAAAGATAGTACCTGACATGTCAGAATAATAGTCAGAATGTTCGCCAGGCAAAGACACTAGATTAAACTCATCATCAGGATAGACTAACCATAGACCACTTTCATGAATGACAAGTAACTTTCGAAGTCCATCAGCCTTGTGAGCAATTGCATAGTCTGTTCCTTCAGCTTTGATTTCCTTCTCCGTTGTTTTATCTCTCTTTGCCATATAATAATCAGGCAACTTGTCATTACCAACTATTCCGCCATAGACCATATCCTTCCACTTGAGATTTCTTGCATTCACCAATGATATATAATTCTCCTTCTTTCTGTCAGAAATCAAGATGTTCTTCATAGATTCGAGCAATGTCTCTTTTTGTGAAACAGTATATAACAAACTGGATCCATACACACGAAGATATACATTCTTAACTTCCTCATTGAATTGTCCCAATGCGTCCTGATACTGCTCTTGTTCACTGGTAGGATTGTATTCAATCTCGATTTCATATACAACATCCATTTCTTTGAATTCCTTGGTTACCTCAGTAAGCTCGATCTTCATGTGATCAACAAGATATGTATATCTATGTCTGTTTCTGGTATATGGTTTGGCAAGTCTCTTTGGTGCTTCATCAAGTGTCTCTTCAGTACTAATACTAGTTCTAATATTGTAATCTCTGTCGTTGTAGTTCTTGATTCTAGTCTTTCTCTCCCAAACAGTAGGATCCATCATTGTATTGATACTTCTAATACCACCATTGAATGTAGTGATGCTAGAAGTAGTAATGATAGGAGTGGCTATAGAATTAAGATAGGTACGTAATCTGTCATAATAAGCATACTTGACTCCAGAGACAAATCCATTAGCATCAAAAGTACCAAATCGTACTTCCAATTCTATGTTTCCGCTACCTGTCCCAACTCTTGCAAGATCTCTCTTTATCTCTTGAATGTTGGAGAGCATGTTCAAGCAGTTTAATATACCTGGACTTTTCATTCATTACTTGAAAAGTAATGTTTCACAAGCTATCTCTGCTGGTCGACAAATCACTAACAATACTCCTGTGTGATATTTCTGATATAATGAGATTTTGCAGATTCTTATGCTTGTTAGCTGCATCTAGATATTGTAATATAGATTTTAATTCAGTAATAGTTTTACCTGGCAAATTAACTGCTGACACCAATTCTTCTTCATAATTAGGAGTAACCAAAGTTGCATTTATCGGTACAGTTACTCTTGGTTTTTCAATCTGTATGTCAGACATTTTGTTATAAATGTCAATGAGTCTCGTTATATCGATCAATGGAGTTTTATCACGCAAAATATTCTTAATATAGTAGCGCAATTCATCAACCGGATTCTCTTCTTCTTTTGTATCATCTGTAATATTGATAGTTCCATTGTGATTGATAATTAGACTTAACACTTCTTCTTTTGGTAATAATGCTGTCCTCTCATTGTTAACGCTCTCAATAAAGTCATTGAGATAGTCAATATTAATATCACCAGTAGATATAGAACTTGATAGATAGCTAATTAACCTTTGTTGTGATGTCATTAATGCTGACAATGACTTGCCTAGACTCATGCCAGTTACTCTAGTTCTGAATTTCTCCTCATTGGTATAGCAAAAGATGAATGCTTCTGACAATGTAGAGATAAGACCTTGATGATAGTCATTAATGGTATTCTTGGCTGACGAGCTATTAGTTGTAATAGATTCTTTACACGAATAGACAACAGCTCTAGATAGTTCAGAATCTCCCTTTTCATTGAAAAGTCCATTTATTATAGTATATCCAGTTGTTACCTGAATATTGTTACCCCCAACAAGCAATGACCATATTCGAATGTAGGTATTCAAGTTACTGCTATCTGACACATAGGGATTATTGAATGCATCTTTGAATATCTTTTCATAGGCTGACTTTGCAGGATAGTACATTATGATAGCTCCTCCTTCATTGGCCAAATCTTTACTAGTACAAAGTCTCGATTGATCGTCTATCGTGTTGTACAGCAGTATTTTGTCAGACAAGTATATACCTACGCCATTATATTTGGTTGGATGTATTATATTAATTAGGTTGGACACTGGATCTTTTAGTTTTACTTCTACTATACCACAGTTTGTGCCTAATATACCTCCTCCTTGCATTTTGATTCATGTTGGTATTCTTTTAGCTATCTGCTTGGAATGTGGTATAAAGAAATTGCTCACTACAATTTCTTTGGACACATTCCAATGAATGTGGGTGGTATAAAGAAATTGCTCACTACAATTTCTTTGGACACATTCCAATGAATGTGGTATAAAGAATTACTCCAATTAGTGAAAACGATATGTCAACAATACAAGTGTCGGAGGAGGATAGATTCAAGAATAACTTGCTAGCATTGTGCGAGTTGATACAATCACAACTTGTGCCTGTTAATGAGAAGATTCAACAGATTAACCTCAGCGGAAAAGGCAAAAAGATTGAACAAGTTAATGCCTTGACTGTCAATGGTGCCTATGTTGGAGTTGAGCTTATGCAAGGATCTACATTGGTGGAAGGATTTATTGAGCGAAGCTATTCATCGGCAGACAAGCTCAGAGAGAAGGGAATTAAAGTTCCTGATACACTTTGGTACTATATTAAAGATAGAGATGAAAACTTTTTTGCTGAACATGCAGATGGCTTATTCGGAGGAACTGGCTTGTTCAAAAGTTTATTCAAGGCTAGAGATGTTAATGGACAATCCTTGTTGAGTGATGAGATAAAAGACCAGATCTGGACTATTCTTCGCAGCTTGATTCTTATTTCTGTAAAATATGTCAATAGAGTGCGCAAGACAGACAATGGATTTATGAAGTTTGTGAATGTTGAACAATGTATAAGGGATTGGAACATCAAGAATATTTAACCCTTATAACTTGTGATTGTATTTATTTGTGTGTTACAAATAACTGGTATGAATATATGGGCAATGATATTGCTGGTTGGAGCAATATTCTTGGGACTTATTGCAACAGTAGCAATATTAATAGCTTTCTGGGTGAATAACTCACAACAAGAAGCATTGCCATTATGCGCTGCTATTGAAGTGCCAAGAACTGTACCCGTTACTATACCAGATAATGCTAAACCTTGCTTGGATGGAATATCTTACTATATTGGAACTAACAATAAGAGTTATGATTTTACTGTGAGTCCCTATCTAACTCCACCTAGTTTGGTTTGTCTAGGTGTAACTAGTGAAACATGTATTAATCTAACTACAAGTAGCAAGTGTGAAGGCCCTGTTGCATTAGCAAGTAAAGGAAATACATTATATTACGCTAGGAATGTTGGTAATTGTATATAACTTGTCTTCATGTTGTAGGAACGCATCGATAGGAATAATGATATGGAAATATACATAAGATATGTATATAATTTTGATAATGATTCTGAAGAACCTATTCTATTGGTCTTACAACCTTAAGAAATGTAAGTATCAGTATGTTTCTAAGGATTAGAAAGAGAGAATTGGACCTAGAAATAATAATATGGAAATATGCATAAGTTATGTATATAATGTTGATAATGACTCTGAGGAACCTATTCTGTCTATCTACCAATTCTAATGTAAGTATCAGTATGTTTCTAAGGATTAGAAAGAGAGAATTGGACCTAGAAATAATAATATGGAAATATATATAAGATATGTATATAATGTTAATAATGACTCTGAAGAACCTATTCTATTGGTCTCTCACCTTACGGTCATAGAAAATGTAAGTCTCTTAATGTTTCTATAGGTCAGAGAACGGACATGGAAATATCAATATGGAAATATACATGCTATTATATGTACTTTGTAATGATTCTATGTAGGCATTCTATCTGTCTCTCATAGAAAATGTAAGTCTCTTGATATTTCTATAATATGAGAGACTAACAACTTGACACAGAAATGGTAATATCAAAATATACATAGCTTATGCATATAATGTTGATAATGACTCTGAAGAACACATTCTGTTGATCTTCCATACTATAGAAAATGTAAATCTCTTGATATTTCTATAAGTTAGAAAAGGAGAAACAGACCTAAAAATAACAGCAATGAAATATACCTATATTAGTTATATACTTTCTGATGACAACTAATTATGACCATTTGGTCGGCTCTCTAACCTATAGAAATGTAAGACTCTTGATGTTTCTATAGGTTAGAGAACGATAGAAATGGGCCTAGAAATAACAGCAATGAAATATACCTATATTAGTTACATACTTTCCAATGATGGCTAAATGTCAATCTCAATAAATATACCTATATTAGTTATATACTTTCTAATTGTCTCAAAACATCACTACTCAGTAAATGTCTGTCTAACTTTTGGTTGTCCTTGTGCTGCCTGTTTTGCACCTCCTATCATACCACCTAATAATGGCATTACATTTCCAAGCAAGCCACCAAAGTCAAGCCCTTTCGCTCCAGGTATAACATCTTCTATTTCTGTTGGTTGACCTGTACTCGTTGATTCAGAGAATCCAAGCTGTGTTACTAATGCATCCATCAATACAGTAGAATTCTGTTCTCCCAAGTATTTTGATGCATACTTTATCACAACAAACGATATAATGTTAAATACACACATTAACATGATGGTACCTTCAGGCGACCATTCTGTTTCTGTGCCTTCTGCAATTCTCTTTTGCTTATCTCTGTATTTGGTTTCGCCCAAACGTCTCAACAGTTTGTCGTATCTTCCAAAAGACTTTATCTGCTTCTCCAAGAAACCATCTAATCCTAGATCGAATTTTAATCCAGCAGCAGCTACTAAGATCCAGAAGAAGAGTATATAATACTTGTAATTACTAACATAACCTTCAACTTCCTCAGAAGCAATTTCTTCTTCATTATATCTCTCAATATCCTTTACAAAAATGTTATATTGGAGATGTATAGTTCTGAGTGAAGTATGTTCAGTAATCTCTGGTATGCTATAACCCTTGTGCTCATTCTTGATTCTACCAAACTTGACAATAAAATCAGCTCTAGCAATATCCCTCTGATCTTGTGACATTAAATCATAATTGGGTATTGATCCTTCTGCCATTGCAATCTCTTCCATAAAAGGATTAGTCTCTTCAAACTTGATAATTTTGGTATATTCTATCTCTTTCGGCTGGTTCTTTACAAGATCTATTGAATCTCTCCTTACATTCAAGTCAAGCGATTCCCTTCTTACATTCAAGTCTGGCGTTGCAGGTCTTTCTACTTCTCCAAATGGATTGTTATTCTGTTTTGATAGATAATAGATATCAACAAATGGATTATTTAGTGATGTCTCATCAACAAATGGATTGACAATTTGTATTCCATCAAAAGGATTTCTTTCTACTATATTCTTATTAAATGGATTTGAGATCATAATTTCATTGAATAGAGTGCTTTCCTCTTCTGCCAAATTAACTTTTTCTGAATAACCTCCCGTTTCTGCAGTATTGATTATTGCTTGCGTGACACTAACTGGTTCTGTTGTCTCAGGTGGCATTACAAAGACAGGACTAGTAAGCTCCTCTCCATATAGTTCCTCTTTGCTTGTATTAGAGGGAATATCAATCTTCAACTCTTTTAGCGGTTTCTTTCTACCTCTTCTAAAGTTGGATCTGGCAAGAGATGCTGGTATTCCTGAATGTGATTGTAATGCATCTCCAATAGTTGATTGTGTATCAACAGTTGCCATATCTCTTTTTTAGTGCAGGTAACTTCTTAAGACTTGATTTGCAAGTATATTTTTATCACTCAACTTTTTGACTACAATTAAATGTCAGCATGTCTCCTTGCTTTGGCTCCAAAGAGCAGTGATAAAATTGAACCTATTCACTTGAATGAACAAGAAAGTGGATTCTTTGATACTACAGTGGAAGAAGTTGAATGTCTCAAGACTGAGAGCGTGAAGGAAGAAGGACTTCCTTGTGCTAAGGAAGAAGGACTTCCTTGTGCTAAGGAAGAAGGACTTCCTTGTGCTAAGGAAGAAGGACTTCTTTGCGTGAAAGAAGAGGTGGTATCATGCACTGAAACAGAAGATGGACTTCTTTGTGCTAAGGAAGAAGTTGTTACCTGTGAAGAGGTAGAAGCTTGTCAAGACAATGAGGTCTGCCAAGAAGAGGAATGTTGTGAAGAAAAAGAACTCTGTCAAGAGGAGGAAGAATGCTGCGTCAAGCCAGTTAGTAAATGGGCATTATTGTGGGCAGCAGTTCTCTGGTTTGTAATCTTCTCTGTTATATTCTGGCTATTGCTCTATTCATTGAAGCCTTATTTTGTTCTTAATCCTGAGACTAATCAAGTTGATGCAGCTTTAGTACTTGGATATGCAGTATTATTTGCTCTTATCTTGCTGTTCATTATTTGGATTATCAAGCTTGCCATTTCCTATTTCTCCAACAAGATATATTGTTAATAGAATATGGAGAAGGACATAATTCTCAAGATGGAAATATACATATGCTATGTATATAATGATTCAGGTATAGATATTCCATAGGTTCTCGGACCTTACGGTTATAGAAAATGTAAGTCTCTTGATATTTCTATAACCGTAAGGTGAGAGAAACGATAGAACTGGACCTAGAAATGGCAATATCGAAATATGCATAGCTTATGTATATAATGTTAATAATGACTCTGAAGAACCTATTCTGTTGATCTCTCATATTATAGAAAATGTAAGTCTCTTGATATTTCTATAACCGTAAGATCAGAGAACGATAGAATTGGATCTAGAAATAACAAGATCAAAATATACATAGCTCATATATACTTCTTTGTAATGACACAAATATGAACATTCCATAGGTTCTCGGACCTTACGGTTATAGAAAATGTAAAGATCTTAATGTTTCTAAGGATTGGAACCGACAGAATTGGATCTAGAAATAATAAAATCAAAATATACATAGTATATGTATATAATGTCAGTAATGATCCAAATATAGGCATTCTATCTGTCTTCCATACTATAGAAAATGTAAAGACTCTAACATTTCTATAACCGTAAGATCAGAGAACGATAGAATTGGACCTAGAAATAACAAGATCAAAATATACATAGCTTATGTATATACTTTCAAGATATTTAGAAACGAGAACCTCCTTGACTAGAATAGAATTCACCGGCAGACATTTTGCTAGAACTCGAGGAACCTTGACTGCTTCTTCCAAGCTCGCTCTGCTCGTCCTCTTCGCCTTGGTCGTCTTGGTCGTCCTCTTCGCCTTGCTCGTCCTCTTCGTCTTGGTCGTCTTGGTAAAGATTCATCTCCTCCTCATATAAAATTCTATTTACACCTAATATACTAGCTCTCTCAATAAGTCTGCTAGCTGCCTTTCTCATTCTATTAACCTTTCTTTGCAATTTACTCATGTTCTTCCTAATCACTGCAGCTTCCTCATCAAGACGTTGTCTTTCTTCTCCGATTGCATTGTTACCCCTAAGATCATGATATTCCTTGCTCATTTCAACAACAACCTTTTGCAGTTCGTCAGCAGTCCTTTCAAGATTGTCAGACTTTTCAACTGCCAAGTCAGCTCTTTCCAATAGAACTCCAGCTTCTGATTTTCCTTCAGTGTTGGTAAGGAATATTTCATCCTCGCCAAATTCATCTTCGTCTTGTTCCTCCTCTTCCTCTTGTTCAAGCTCCTGTTCCAGTTCAAGCTCTTGTTCAAGCTCCTGTTCCAGTTCAAGCTCTTGTTCAAGCTCCTGTTCCAGTTCAAGCTCTTGTTCAAGCTCCTGTTCCAGTTCAAGCTCCTGTTCCAGTTCAAGCTCCTCCTGTTCCTCTTGTTCCAGTTCAAGCTCCTCCTGTTCCTCTTGTTCAAGCTCAAGTTCCTCTTCATCCCAATCAATGTCTTCGTCCTGGTAAATGTCATCCAATTCAAGTTCACCAAGTCCACGATCTAACATGCGAATGCGAAGTTCCTCCAAAGTATCTCTCTCTGCCTCACGATCAAGATCATCCAATCGTGTAAATACGGGCTTTCTAATCTCAAAGCTTTTGCGATCATAGAGAGAATCACGATCTTCCTTGGACTTGCTGGACAAGCTAGACCTTCCAGTTTCGGTTCCAAAACTGGTGGAACCGAAACTGGAAGAATTGCTAGATCTATAGCCACCGAAACTACCTTGAGGACTAAATCCGCTGGCATTATTACCAGTGAATTTACGATCAAAAATAGATCTACTTTGAGGACCAAAACTTCTGGTATTTCTGGGGAATCTACGACCAATGGGAGAAGGACTTGGTTCACCAAAAATCTCATTCTCATTATGAGAACTATATCCAGGGAAACTAGAATCAAAAGTAGATCCACTTTGAGGGCCGAAACTTTTGGTATCACTGGTTCTATATCCAGGGAAACTAGAATCAAAAGTAGATCCACTTTGAGGGCCGAAACTTTTGGTATCACTGGTTCTATATCCAGGGAAACTAGAATCAAAAGTAGATCCACTTTGAGGGCCGAAACTTTTGGTATCACTGGTTCTATATCCAGGGAAACTAGAATCAAAAGTAGATCCACTTTGAGGGCCGAAACTTTTGGTATCACTGGTTCTATATCCAGGGAAACTAGAATCAAAAGTAGATCCACTTTGAGGGCCGAAACTTTTGGTATCACTGGTTCTATATCCAGGGAAACTAGAATCAAAAGTAGATCCACTTTGAGGGCCGAAATTTCTACTTTCAAGGAAGCTACGATCAGGGACAATGGGAGAAATTCTTGAACCACCAAAAGAACCAAGAGGCTCCTGTTCATAATAAGAAGGCAACTTTACAACCTTGACACCAGTCGAAGTTCCAAACTGTACTTCATCACGATGCATAAATCTATTTGTTTCATCAGTAACTCCTTCGATAGTAGCCTTCTTTGTCGTTGCTCTAATGACCTTTTCGAACTCTTCATCCTCTGCCCCAGATTCCTCAAACTCTTCAGCAGTAATACTATTGTACTTTACAATCAAGTCAAGCAAGTCAAGATCAACACGTTCCAAATTACCAAGACCAATGAGTTTAACAGTAGTCAAGTCATCACGATCTGACAGCTTGGACAATCTAACTTGATCATAGTGGTTGTAATAGATGGTTGTCTTCTTGACCACAAAACATTCAACAAAGAGATCATCAAATCTAAATCTTGAACCACGAACTAATCCATTCACTCGCAAGTATTCTTCCAGAATATCACGAAGCATCTCTCGCGATGAGTAATTGTTGAACAAGTAATAATATCCATGATCGTCAGAAAACAAGGCGCAATTCTTGATAAACAATTTCAAGGCCTCTCCAAGATAACAAACTTGCGAGTCCATTTTGTAACCTACAATCTTTTTTCGTCGTAGATTTCATCAATATACATTTTTCAATGCATATTTCTTGTGTGTGTAATTAAGCCTTGTAGTTAACAGACTTGGAAATGTTTCCAAGGAACTCAGATTCCTTCTTTGATGTTTCCACAATGTAGTTAGTTCTGAGGAAGGCAATCTTGTCAGTCTCACCTCTTCCTTCAAGGTACTTGGCAACAGCCAAACAGTTTACAATCATAACATTCAAAGTACCGCGCTTAAACTTGAACCCGTCAAATTCAGGAGTAGTAGCCTCTCCATACCGTTGCACTTCCAAGGCTCTTTGGTAAGCAACGCGCTCAGCAGCATAATCCAAAGGAGAGGGATTGTTTCCTTCACCCTTATCAACAGCTTGAAGAACAAGTTTAACAGTTTCTTCACCAGAAGCATTAGTCTTTCTGGTAACCTTATCACCACGATCACCATCAGGTACAGTCGCGGGACCAACGATACCTTCAACGGTGGTAAAGATTTCTCTAAAAGGCGAATCTTCAGTAAGCACAATGTTACCCTTCTCAATAAGTCCATTAAAGTTCAAGTAAATGGACATCATAGAAGCAAGAGTCAAGCGAGAAGCAACCTTTTCACCTTCAGAAGGGAGATAACCAGGTTCAGCATCAGGATAGACAACAGCAGCATCACGAGCACCAGAATCAGTACCATTCAACAAGGGGAAGCTATCAATAATGCGAGAGTAGCCCTTGATAGCTCTATAAGCAACATCATAAATGGTAATTCTATTGGCCTTTTCTTCACTCTTCTTGGCAACCTTTTGTCTAGTTTCATCAGTCTTTTCGGCATTACCATCCTTGTTGAACCAGCCCAATTCCATACCACTATCACGACTCATGAATCTGTCAATCAAGACAGACAAGGCACCAAGAACAAAACCAGGAGCTTGCAAGCCAGCACCAGCAGTACCACTACGAGAACGAGCACTAAACTTCAAGGCATCCTTGGCTTCAGCAAAAGTCTTGGAAAAGAAGTACTTCCTGAGTCTAGCAAAGTCGTCTCTGGTGAGTACAAAGTCAGCAGTAACCTCAGTGCCAGGTTCACCATTTTCACCAGGGAACACAACAGTTTTGGAAGTTTGGAGAGCACCAAGTTGACTATTAGCAGCAAAGCGAGCATTGAGATCCATCATCATCTTGGTAGTTTCCTTCAAACTCTTAAAAGCATTGTTAACAGCTCTAGCCTTGGAAGTGGCATCAGGGTAAAGTTTCTTTTTGAGAGCATCAGTCTCCTTTTGAGAAAGTTCAGGGTTAGAAAGCTTGGCTCTAATCTTATCGTTGGTGATACTTTGAACAGCAGACAACATTGTGTGTGATTTGTATACTAAAGCGTGGTGTTTAGATCCTTTGATCAAACGCGGGGTTGGGGTCCTTGTGTACCTTACACAGTGGAGAAAGCTCACTTTGGTGTGCACCCAGGGACTTCAATCGGTGGAAAACCTAATGATTAGCATGAATAATCGACACTATGGGACTTAGAGTTCTTCTGGCAAATCGTTAGAATGCTCGAAATATCTAAAGCCATCGATTCGGTTTGTTAAATATGGATAACAATAGATTTGGAAAGAATCATCACCACTTGTACAATGAGATGCATAAATCTGAAGAAGGTGTGGATTCTGAGCATGTCAGTCCATTCAAGTCCACGTTCATCAAGACAGACTTGTATTACACAACACCAATCAAGATGAAATGCACTGCAGATGGAGATGGTTCGACCGTTTCATATAGTGTTGATCACACTCAAGATTACTTGGTTGATTCTGAACTTCGTGCAAATTTCCCATCAGCAGAAGTATTGCCTGAATATAGAGATACTCATCAGATCTGTTATCCTCATAACATGATGAATAATATTGTTAAAGTTGCCTATTTTGAAGCCAAAAAGATGAAGATTCAAACAATGGATACTGTTGGGTACGATTTCATGTCGCAATGGTACTCTGATAATAGTAAAAGTACTGTCACACAAGCAGAAATGGGTAATACTCCTGAATTGGAAGAGTGGAATACTGTGCTTCCAGCTAGAAAGTTGGCTGCATTTCAACCTTGGTTCTATACAGAAGATGTTAGCTTTGCTTGGCCAATCTATTATGGCAAACATTTTAGCAAAGCAACTCATCACTACGAGTTCAGGAGAAATGTGTTTGAACTATTAAGAATGAGAGTTAGAGATGGAGATAAGGTCAAGATTATTGTTGATCCAGAAGAAATCAAGAAATATGTCAAGATTAAGGGCAAAGATCAGATTTTGCCTGAACTCTGGGGTTGGTTTGCCAAGGCAGACAGAGAGAATCCTGACATGAATATGAGCTGCAACAAAGGACACAAATATCTTATTAGAGATATAGTAGCTTGTGATAGTACTCAAGTTGGAACTTATGGAAGCAATCTTATTGTGCCACTAAAGTCAAGTAGTCCATGTTTTGCTATCATGTGGGCTGCTGAGAATAGAAAGGCAACTGCATCAGGTTGCTTCAGCAATTATACTACTGACAAGGAAAATATTGATTCAGGCTTGAATCCTATTGATACAGTTGGTTTCTCGATTAGTCAAGCTGGCATTAAGATGAGTGGAATAGATGGACAGATATTTACTCGCAGTAGAGTAGGATTCACAAGCAACCCAACTGATGCAGGTCATCATGCTTACTTGTTCAGCTATTATAAGATGAATATTGATCCTTCTCCTGGTGTAGTATTCCAAGACGGTGACTACCTTGAGTGCAGATTGTACAATGGAGTAGATAATGGTGAGTATATTGAAGATGATGCAGAAAGTCTATTTACTGATGACATGTCAGTAGCAACTAAGGAGCAGATTGTAAAGGGAACAGATACTACCTTTAAGATTAGAGCTAGACTATTGGTATCAAAGATATTGAGAATCTTCTATGACGAACCGAGCAAGTTGTATGACTTTGAGCTCAAATAACTCGACAAGGGAAAGATATATAGCTAATGTAGCTATATTTCCGAGATGAAGATTTGGGGCTTACTCCATTCAATGAAAATTGTGGGAGGCAGAAAAATCTATAAACGGCAAATTTTTACTTACAAACAGGATGTCACAACATGCATTGAAAGTTGTAATAAAACATGGATATAGTTTTCGCAATGCCATACAAATTGCCAAGAGTGAGATTGTTGGAACTAACATATCATTACTGTTCAGTAAGGAGAAGCTAGAGATCTCATTCTTGAACGAGATTACATTCCATCATCTTGAATTTGATACTATGGAATTGGGTAGTTATGAGTATTTTATTATTGATGAAGAGACTGGTGAACTGTGTGACAACTATTGCTTCACTGTTGATATTAGTGAACTATTTACAATGGTAAAGAATGTGGGCAGACAAGATGGCATTGCTCTTGCTTGGTATCCAGAGGAGAGAAGAATTCGCATTACAACTGTAAAGTCAGGAAGTGATATAAGCTTTGAAGACAGTGTGACATTCTTGAATATTGTTGATGGAGATGATAGCATTATTGAACCTGACATTAGTTATCAGGCTTATGATGATTTGCCAAGTTTCAGAGTTGATCCAAAGGAGTTTGGTGCTTGTTGTGCCAATGTAGCTAGTAAATGCAATTCTATGAAGATTGAATATGGAAGCAAGTTGAAGGTTTGTGGATATGGAAAGACTGGTACATTGTTGGTATCAAGACGATTCAATGGAACTGGAAGCATTGGGATGAAACCAGAAGATAAGCCTGGTGATGAGATACTGGAGGAATACATTCTGAATGGTAGAACTGCTAAGGCATTGAACAAGATTCACAATGTGTCTGGAATTGGTGTAACCATAAAGTTTTACTATTGTGAAGGACTTCCTTTGAAGATGACCATTCCCATTGCTGGATATGGAGTATATAGAATCTATATTCCTACAATATCTTCTGTGAATGATCATAGAAACAGATAAATGTTGAGTAAGAGAGATATTGTTATTCTAACAATATTGAGAGATATCTTTATTGATGTTCTGAGGTTACTTTCCTGACTTCTTGATCCTAAGAAATGTATACATACCTTACGGTACATTTTCTAGGGTTGATAGATCGATGGAATGGGTATATTTGGTCAGAATAGAGAATGTATATAAATTATATACCTTATTGAGATTGAACTTCTAAGGTTACTTTCTTGATCCTTAGAAATGTAAGTCTGTCTATATTTTCTAAGGATTGATAGAACGATGGAATGGTTCTATTTATTCGGAATAGAGAATGTATATAAATTATATACCCTATCGAGATTAAACTTCTAAGGTTACTTTCTTGATCCTTAGAAATATACATATGCCTATCGGTACATTTCTTAGAGCTGATAGATCGACAGAATCTCTTTATTTGGATCATGATTAGAATGTATATAAATTATATACCTCTATCGAGATTAAACTTCTAAGGTTACTTTCTTGATCCTTGGGTATAAGATTCTATATTTCCAAGGATTGAGAGACTGGACAAATGGACTTCAAAATATCTTAATGTAAGTACCTATCAGTACGTACATTTGTAATCATGATCCAAATGGACCAATTTCATCGTTCTATCAACCATAAATATACCAATAGGTACATGTTTTCTAGAGTTGAGAGTCCGACCAAATAGGCGTTCTAATGTTGATCTCAATGTATATACCCCATAGTATGTATATTAATGAGATTGAGTTAAATAGACCAATTTCGTCATTCTGCCAACTCTAGAAAATGTAGAGTCTCTCTACATGCCTTACGGTAAGGATTGAGAGTGATGTTAAATAGACTTCAGAAACTCAATCTCAATAACGGTATATAATTTATATACATTCTCTACTCTGAGCAAATATGCCCATCCTATCGTTTCATCAGCTCTTAGAAATGTAACTATGCCTATCGGTACATGCCTTATGGTAAGGATTAGAAGTCTGACCAATTGGACTTTCTAATGTTGATCTCAATGTATGTACCATGCCTTACGGTAGGTACATTTCTAACAATGATACAAATAGACCAGTTCCGCCGATCTGTCAGCTCTAGAAAATGTACCGATAGGCATATGTATATTTCTAAAGATCAAGAAAGTAACCTTAGGATATCAATCTCAGTAAAGGTATATAAATTATATACATTCTCTTCTCTTAATAAATATACTCATCCTATCATTCTGTCAACTATAGAAAATGTACCGTAAGGTATGTATACATTTCTAAGGATCAAGAAATCATCATTAGAAGTTCGACATCAATGTTATATATAAATTATATACATTCTCTTTTCCACTAAATATACTCGTTTCATCAGCTCTTAGAAACATAGGGAGTCTCTACATGCCTTATGGTAAGGATCGAGAACCCAACCAAATGGGCTTCAGAAGTTCGATCTCAATGTATACACCATGCCTTACGGTAGGTACATTTCTAATCATGATCCAAATGGACTAGTTCCTCCGATCTGTCAACTCTAGAAAATGTACCGATAGGCATATGTACATTTCTTATGGCTGATAGAACGATAGAATGTGTATATTTATTCAGAGTAGAGAATGTATATAAATTATATACCTTTATCGAGATCGATGTTCTGAGATCCATTTGGTCAGACTCTCAATCCTTACCATAAGGCATGTAGAGACTCTACATTTTCTAGAGTTGGTAGAAGGAGAGATTATCCTCATCTACATCATGATTAGAATATATATAAATTATATACATTTATTGAGATTGAGCTTTTGAAGTATATTTAACATGATTCTCAATCCTTACCGTAAGGCATGTAGAGAGGCTTACATTTCTTATAGTTGATAGAACGACAAGATAGACATTTGGTTGGAATAGATAACGTATATAAATTATATACAACATTGATGTAGAATTTCTGATATTATTTTCTGAACTTCTCGATCCTTAGAAATGTAAGACTTTGTATGTTTCTTATAGAGTGATGAAATGGGTATATTTAGTCAGAGTAGAGAATGTATATAATTTATATACAACATTGATGTCGATATTTTGGGGTTACTTTCTTGACTTCTTGATCCTTAGAAATATATGCCTATCGGTACATTTCTCATAGTTGGTAGATCGATGGAATCCCTTTATTTGGATCATAATTAGAATGCATATAATTTATATACCTTTATTGAAATCGAATTTCTAATGTCCATTTAGTTGGTCTCTCAATCCTTAGAAATGTAAGACTTTGTATGTTATAGTTGATAGTATGATGGAATGGATATATTTAGTCAGAACAGAGAATGTATATAAATTATATATCTTTATTGAAATCGAACTTTTGAGGTCTACTTAATCCGACTCTCAACCCTTAGAAATATACATATCGGTACATTTCCTATAGCTGGTAGAACGACAGAACCTCTTTATTTGGATCACCATTAGAATGTATATAAATTATATATCTTTATTGAGATTGAATTTCTAATGTCCATTTGGTCAGACTCTCGATCAGAAATATACATATCGGTACATTTCTTAGAGTTGATAGATCAACAGAACTTTACATAAACCATGATTAGAATGTATATACCTTCATCAAGATAGAACTTCCATCTTTTCAATCATTACCACACTAGCAATATACTGATCGGTAACAATCTCTCAACTGACATGACTTGCCATCACAACAATATCAAATGTCTTATTTCTCTGATAATACTATATCCAAGGCAGAAAGTCCTGATAATGGTGACTATACAATCTACAAGCCAACAGGACAATGGGATTTACCATCAGGAGATTACCTTCAAGCTATATCTGTTGATCCAGGCAGAAAGAACTTTGCCATCAGAGTAGAGCGAAGATACTTTAATGGTAAGATTATTAGCCTATTCTTTGATAAGTTTTGCATTGAAGACATTCAGGTCACAAGAGTTGGTGGCACTGACAAGAAACCCAAGAATCTCACTACTTACAATACTTTTAATAGGTTGAATGAAGTACTTGATCAATGTGAACCTTATCTCAATGACACGCACATGGTTGTAATAGAAAGACAGTTGGCCAAAAATTACAAGGCTACTAGAGTAGCACAACATACTATTAGCTATTTCCTTCTTGCAATGAGACAATGCAGTCACAATCCTGCCATTCTCGAACTTTCACCAAGGATAAAGGGTAAAGTGCTTGAATTCAGTGGATCAGGAGACAGAGACCTCAAGATTTGGGCTACTCATACAGCTATTGACCTTCTTACTATGAGAAAAGACAAGGCTTCATTAGACATGATAAACTATCACAGGAAGAAGGATGATTTGGCTGATACTATATGTCAACTAGAAGCTCTTTGCATCTTGATGGGCTATCCTGCCACTATCGAATATAAAACAACAATATTTGTGATACAATAAATATGCTACGTACTAGTACTGATGACTTGATGGCTGAAAGTAAGGACTACAATGGACTTGCAGGTGATAGAACTGATCCAGTCATAATAGGTCCTGGTAAATGGGATGATATGCATAGCAAGGCAATAGAAGCAACAGATTCAAACAGTCAGAAGGAATTTATCAAATGGAATACTGACATGTTGGAGAATTTTCCTTGTATTCACTGTAGAGTTCATGCATTGCAATATCTCATTGCTAATCCAATGGAAGATTCTGTAAATGTAATAGTAGATAAAGATCAGAAGCTTGGTCTCTTTATTTGGACATGGAAGTTTCACAATGCTGTAAATGCAAGATTGAAAAAACCATTACTCAACTGGACAACTGCATATACAATGTACAAGTTAAATCCAGAGGAATGTTCCAAATCATGCACTGATGCCAAGTAATTATATACCTTTTCTTGCATCGTGAGAAAAGTAGTATACACGCAAGAAAATGGAGAAATAAAAATCTTGGTTAGACAAAATGGCTTGGAACACTCAAAACATCCTCTATGGTATCATCGCGTTCTTTGTAACTATCCTCATCGGCTGGGTTGCTTTGTCTCTCATTATTATGTGGGCTAACCCTGCCTTCTTTAATGCTGACGGTTCTTTGAACTGGGTCACTACTCTCTGGGTTGCCGTCGTTACCTTGTTGGTTGCCTGGTTGATTGCTTTGCTCTTGAAACTCTTGTTCGGCTGGTTCGGTTCGATGAACAGCTGTGATGATGAATGTGAAGAGGAATGCGAAGTTGTTGAAGTTACCAAGAAGTGCAAAGTTGTCGAAAAGTGCGAGCCCAAGTGTGAGCCTAAGAAATGTGAACCTAAATGTGAACCCAAGAAGTGCGAGCCCAAGTGTGAGCCCAAGAAGTGCGAAACTAAAAAGTGCTAAATCACTGTTGAATAAATGTCATTAATCATTGATTAATGTTATCTATTGTTGCATTCATTGTATTTCATTATACCTTTGACTGTTGTTCTCTCGGCCAGATTAAGCTCATGAGCTTAATCTAGTCCAAAAGCAATCGCTACAACAGAACAAAAGAGAATGTCTGGATTCAAGACACGAAAGATACAAAACTGCAAGTCAGTAATAGGAAAACCAAAAGAAGAGTCCAAACCTTTTGTGCTAGAAGACAAGCAAGAAGTCAGTATTGTTACAAAGTTTAGTGCTGTATATACTAATGATTATAACATTAAACGAATGGATAGCATGATGAAGCGAGCATTGGCCAATGAGAATACTGAAGATAGAGAAAAAGAACTATCTATGCTGAGAAATAAAGTGCAACAGGCTGAATCTTATATATCACGCATGTCCAATAATAAAAGGATAGATGTACTTGTAGGAGAGCTAGAAGATATCAAAAGTGGCAAGAAGCTGAATAGATATATTGAAGAGACTCAAGACTTGATCAAGAGATATAGTGAATTAGGTCCATATAAAAGGTCTTCTATTTGCAATAATAATGTTCTAACTGCCACAGACAAGGAGAGATTATACTTGATTGAAAGTTACATTTCAATCGCAGGAAACTATATGGATGTGGATATTAATCAGTTGGTAACAGAGAACAATATATTGTGTGTTGGATGTGGTGCTAACATGTCAGAAGCTATTGCATCAGAAGAAGGCCTTGTTGTGTGTGATATATGTGATACTGAATACTATGTTGCCATTACCAACAAGACTGTATCCGATAACAGTAGATTCTCAAATTGTATTAACACAGATAATGAAACATTGGAAAACTTTATGAAAGCATTTTGGCAGTTACAAGGACTTGAAGGTGATGCTCCTTCTAACAAAATATTAGATGAACTGGAACATTATTTCAAAAGTCATGGTCTTCCAACGAGAGATGAAGTAATCGAGAAGGGCATCATGACTAGTCGTACAATGCTAAGAAGTGCCTTATCTAGAATGGATAGATCAGATTGTTATGATCACGTTAATTACATTGGTGAACAATACTGGGGATGGAAACTTCCAAAGATTGCTGAATATGCTGATGTTATATCTGAAAATTACCTGTTAGCACAGACAATGTGGAATCGTATACCTGTTGCAGAAAAAGATAGATCATCGAGTCTTGGTATACAATATCATCTGTATAGACAAGTACAAATACTTGGATTGGATCCAAATGTTGAACATTATTCGATCGTAGAGAATGAAAAATCTTTTCGAAATCATGAGAGAAATTGGAAGAGAATTTGTGAAATGTGTCGAGAGGAAGGTTATCCGCACATGGTGTACATGAAGTTCAAGTAACCTTGATGAATGTAAATGAAAGACATTGAAAAATCTACCGTGTTACTACTCAAGACACTCTGTTTCGAGTGTTTTCGCATGTTTTCTGACTTCTCGTTGGTACAGATATTTCAATACGTGAACGGATGAATATTGATGTTAGAAAAATGGCCAATTCGAGCTTTATTGACGCTCAGATGCAGTCCAAACATATTGTCCAGCCCAAATCTCGCGATTGGAATTTTGAATTTTCAATACGTTTCTTGAGGTTGATAGAGAGAATATTCCTGCGACAGGTATATTGGTGGAAAAGTATATAATTTATATACCTTTATTGAGATTGAACTTCTAATGTCCATTTCATCCCTTTCTCAATCCTTAGAAATGTTAGAGTCTTGACATGCCTTACGGTAGAGTTAGAAGTCTGACCAATTGGCTCCTATTTTTGATGAATGAGAAATGCATATAAATTATATGTATTATTGAGATCAACATTAGAATGTCCATTTAGTCAGACTCTCAATCCTTACCGTAAGGCATGTAGGGAGACTTGACATTCCTTACGGTAAGGATTGGCAAGATGATAAAATGGTCATGATTTTCTATGAATGAGAAATGCATATAATTTATATGTATTGTTGAAATTGATGTTCTAAGGTTACTTTCTTGGGATTTCAATCCTTAGAAATATAGGGATCTTGACATTCCTTACGGTAAGGATTGGTAAGATGGTAAAATGGTCATGATTTTCTATGAATGAGAAATACATATGTATTATTGAGATCGAACTTCTAATGCCCATTTGGTCAGACTCTCAATCCTTAGAAATGTATAGAGTTATATATTTCTTAAAGTCAGTAGAACGACAGAAGCTCTTTATTTGGATCATGATTAGAAATGTATATAATTTATATACCTTTATCGAGATTGAACTTCTAATGTCCATTTAGTCAGACTCTCAATCCTTACCGTAAGGAATGTCAAGATTCTTACATTTCTAAGGATTGGTAGAATGACAGATTGGCCATGATAAGTTATTGTTAGAAACGTATATAAATTATATACCTTTATCGAGATTGAACTTCTAATGTCCATTTAATCGGGCTCCCAATCCTTACCGTAAGGAATGTCAAGATTATATTTCTTAGAGCTGAGAGAAGGATGAGATAGTCATGATGAAACATAAAGTGCATACATAGCAATATATCTAGCATAGATATATTCATTACAAGATTGGTAATGTACCAATATCATTATTTATCCATTTACTTACCACCAGTCTTCTTTCCGCCCATAGGAACAAGAGTAGCCTTACCAGGAGCTTGAGGCTTTCTGGTTGCAGTAGGAACAGCCTTGGTGCTCAAGTCACCCAAAGGAACCTTGCTAGAGGTAGTCTTTACAGGAAGGAAGGTAGCTCTCGAGGGAGAGACATTACCAGTCTTGCGAGGGGATTCAGTAGCTTCAGAGGCAACTTCACCCTTCTTGGCAATAGATTCGGCAATCCAATCGCGAGCATCAGCATCAGTGTATTGGTCAAGTTCAGGGAACTTTTCTTGGAGGTGATGCAACAAGGTAAGAACAGCTTGCTCATTGCTTCTGTCAAACACAACACGCTTGTTAGCAAACTCGCCGCTTGTGGCAGCCAAAGGACCAGCAACAAGTTCAACCTTCTTGGACTTGGGACCCAATTCCTTGATAGTTTGAGCAGACTTACCCTTATCGTCCAACTTGGAAAGATCCAATCGCTTGTCGGCAGAAAGATTCATGTAGCGATCAGCCAAAGAAGCAGCACGCTTTTGTCCTGGTTGAGTAGGCTTACCAATTACATTACCGTCCTTATTGAGAGTAAGATACTTGTCAGTACCTTCACCCATAGCTTCATAAACGGCAAGAGCATTGTACATAATATTCTGCATGTGTTCAGGAGTAGCAAGATCAGCAAGCTCGGCAATCTCATTCACGTATACTTCACTAGAATCCTTGTTACGAACAGTAATACCTTCAGCAACAGCCTTGCGAGCAGCAGAATCAGAAAGGAGATACTTTTCACGAAGGAATCGTTCAACATCCTTGGGCTTTCCGGCAATACGGAATTCATCAATGTAAACATCATCATCCTTCAAGCTCTTAATAGTGCGATGAGCAACAGAATCCTTATCAGGAACAAGTTCACCCTTCTTATTCTTGACTTCACGGCCAGGAACAGCATAATGAATATAGGTAAACTTGTGTTTGGATCTGCGATCTTCAGCATTAGCCATAATCTTATCCATATCAGCAGTACCATCTTCACGAATGGTCTTCAAAGAGGAAATAGCAGTTTTAGCGGGCTTGGTAGACATTGTGCGCTTTGTTAGACTAAACGGAACTTTTAGGCCATCTAAATCACATCAATGAAGTGTAGCTAGCGCAGGCTATTCAATCAGTCGTTTGTCACAATGTCTTCAAAAATATTATTTGTAAAAATAATATAAGCAGTGATGAAAAAAATAGTAAAGAAAAGAAATGGTCTTGGTGAGAATATACCAACTAGATACATTTTCAGTAATTACATTAATAGTAGCAGTAATTGCGATAATATTCACAATTGTTGCGTGCGTGTATTTCTGGAATCTAAGTGGAGGATCGCTAGCATCACAAGGAGAATATACATTTTTGTTTTGGTTTGGCTTGATCGTTGGATTGATAATACTGGCACTAACGATATTATCATTGATTAGAATATTTACATATAAAATAGAGATTCCAGAGAGTTGTGCAATCGAAATGGGAATAACAGGAACGACAACAGTAAAAGAATCTATTCCAGTAGTAGAGAGAAGTATTACTATTCCTAGTGGTTACAATGCTACAGTGGGCAGACAGTCAGTGATAGATAATCCAACTGGTGTTCCTAACAAAGCAACAATTGGATATCAGGCTAGCACTCTTTCTAATCCCACAGTTGTAACAAGTAACACTCTTCCTGTTACTGTAACAGGTAATACTCTTCCTTCTCTTACTAATGCAACAATTGGATATCAAGCTAATCCACAAATCAAGCTTCCACCTATAATAAAACAAGGTAATAATATTGTAAATAGTGCTGACAAAAGTGTAATTACTCCAACGGTGCAAAGAGTTGTAGCTAGTCCAAATAATGATGGGTATCTTGATCAGCTATTGCCTTACCAGGGATAAGGAGAAAGTTATATCTAATATAGATATAATTTAACTACGGGTACATTGCCACATAAGATGCCAATATCACTTGCAGATCAACTGGTAACTCATCTAGGTTAATCAATACTCCTTTGCCTCCTTTCATTGAAATGGAATTGTATGGATTGCCTTCTACCTTTCCATCATGTAATTCATGATAATGTATAATCAGTGTATATATTTCAGAGTAATGGGCTACCGATGATTTACTGTCACCGTTGCATATTCCATTGATTGTTCTGGCCAATTGGAATAGATCAATGATTTCATTACACTTTGATGCAACAAGTTTATCATACAGAGGATACATCTTATTGGAATGGTGAGAAAATGGTACAATTCACATTATCTACGTCTACCAATGATTCTAATGGAACTGCAAGTACCCATTGTTGTTGATGTCTTTTCCTCACTCTCTGTTTCTCCTTGTTTCACAGATTCTTGAATAACTGTATCTTTTTCTACTCTAGGTGGAGTTCCTTTGTAAACTTTGGTTTGTGCTTCTTTGAATACTGGTGATTTCAATGTGTCACTAATCCATTTAATCCATTCTTGATGCTTTCTCATGTCATAATCGTTAACAAATGTGTATTTACCATTACTATCTACCTTTCGATTCAACGGAACTACTGCATCAGAGAAACGAACACTACTATCTGGATGAGCATCTGACATTGCATAATCCCATTCTGGTCCTGGCACTAGCATTAAGAATGGAACACCACCAAATCCATATCTATTAATGTATTCAATAATAGCAGGAGGATAAACATGAGGATTGTAATTGTCTGTCACAACTTCTACTATTCTAATATTGGGATATTCACGTTTGATAGTGTCAGATATTCCAGGTCTACCATTGGTTCTATTCCATTCTTGAGAGAGTTGAATGCAAAAATTACATCCTAAACTCTTGATAAATACAAGGACTGGTCCCTTCTCAGTGTTATCCATTTTTGTTTGTTGGAGCAAGGCTTTAGAATATTATTGCGACTAGAATGTTTTACTAGCTATAGTAAATCATGGATATAACGCTACTAGTTCATGAGAGAATATTTTGGATGTATGCAGCATTGATAGTATTTGTATTCTTGATAGGTTGTGTGTCAGTAGAAGATCCTATTGTATTAGGATTATGGTCCATATCATTATTAATATTGTTACCTACAGTTTACTACCTATTGAATTGCCGTGAAATAGTTGAATATATTGTGTTATGGATAATAATACTACTTTTGCTAATCTTTTCGCTAATCTGGATAGTAGATCCAACAACTCGCTTGCTAACAGGAGTATTCATGATATTTGGAGCATTAGCATTATGTACTATATTCTACTCTGAAGATGCATATATTGGAATGTTATTGTCCTTTTCGTTTCTGATAGTGTGGATATTTATGACTGTAATTGCGAATGCTCAAAGTTAGACTTTATCTAACTTTGAGCATTCGCCCCGAAAGGTGAGCAATGTATATTAATAAGATAACTACCTTAGTTACCTACTCTCGTTCCATTCATCCAAATTCCTTCATAAGATCATCAGAAGGTTCCTCTTGATATGTGGAAGGAATGTTACTTGCTCTAACAGTAGGTTGCAACATTGGTTGAGTTTGATATTTTATAGGAGGTTGAGTTTGATATTGCGGCTGTGGTTGATATTGTGACTGACCTTGCGGTTGATACTGACCTTGCGGTTGATACTGACCTTGCGGTTGATACTGACCTTGCGGTTGATACTGACCTTGTGGCTGATATTGATATTGACTTTGCGGCAAGTAACCTCTATTACTCTGCATAGAATAATTAGAAGACACGGAATTCTGCTGACTATATCTCTTTTGTTCATACTGATCCATTTCATCAGTACTGATATTGTTATTACCTAATATTCCACGCATCTGTGTAATCTTGTCTTCAAGGTGAGCAATATTACTGCCTGTGTTATACTTGATATCTCTAATTTCATTAAAAATGTTATCTATACTCCTACTTGCACTTTGCTTCCATCCTTCTGTCTCTACTGTCTTCTTTTCAAGATTATCTATTCTGCCCTTGAAATCATCAATGAACTTAAATATAGTCTCTTGTTGCTTATATAAATATGTACAAGCACCCAATGTTAATACAGTTGAACCTGCAACTGCCAACATCTTAGGATCCTTCAGAAGTTCTGCCATCTTTTTTGACACTGAAGGTTACTTTAGATGTGTGAAAACAAAATTCCTATATAGGTAAAGATAATGGACATGAATGTGTACAATCGTTTTCTTCCTGGCATACTAATTCAAGGCTCTGATAAGGAGGAATTAATCGAACATGATGATGACGTAATGCTCTGTTCTAATCCTTCTGATCCAAATCGAAATTTACTCATTAATATATACTCAAAGTTGGTAACTTTGGGATATCCAACTATGACAGCATCTGTACTTGGTAGAATGTTGATAAATCGTGCTTACCTAGGAGTTTCTTATGACAAGGATATGACTGCATTATTGGATGATGTTACTATCAAGATGCAACAATAAATATACCTTTTCAAGGTATATTTCTCTATTTCAGAGTGCTAACCAATTCTTCCAATGCCAACAGGATACTATTATTTAATCCCAATAGTTTGCAAGTAGATGTATCTACCCAGACTCGTGATGATATTTCCTCATGATATACTACATTATCTATACACATTTCGTCTTGAATGATATATAACCAATAGTGAGAATCTATAATATTACCATTTATTGCATTAGTCCTTTCTGTAATGTAATTATTGCTAATGTACAATGGTTCAGGCAAATCTACTTCTACTTCTTCTTTGAATTCTCTTATAGCACAGTCGAATGGTGTTTCTTCCATGCAATGTAACTTACCCTTTGGAAATCCCCAAGCCAGGAATTTGTTAAACTTTATGTTATTCAGTAGGGATGTAAATATATCTTTAAAATTGTGTAATCGCTCTCTTGCTTGTTGCAGTCCTGTTGAACTACACTTTAATTCTGTACAATATATATGGGTAAAATACTCATCATCTACCAAACAACGTGCAACAATATCTGCTTCTGCTGTTGTCATGTCAGACATTATGATTGGTAGATAAGATAATCTATATATACCTTTGATTATGAAGATGAAACCTATACTATGCTTCCTCTGAACTATTACACATCTGTTTGTGCTCAACGAGTATACTACCAATCCGTATGAAGTAATTTCTTTACCCAGAAACGGAGAAGATACTATCAACCGTCTTTTATCATCCATATTTCAGTCACGCGGACAATCCTTTACATGGTTGTTTGCTAGCATGATGTTAACAAGTTCTAAATGCTAAATAGCGGGTAGGTAAAATGGATAACACAGAGAAGGATGCCGAAATTAATCAGAGAAAGAAGCAAAGCTTGGTCGAAAAACAGATAGACCTATTGCTTACTCTTTCTAGCGATATTTTGGACTCTGAATATGGTGATAGCGTCAAGTGTGGTAATGATTGTCCTGCTATAAAGTCTGTCAAGGCATATAAGAATCTGTTTGAAAAGACGAGAATGACTGGCATGAAGAAGCATTGTGGTATTTTTGAAAAGTTGTACAACGACAATAAGACAGCAATTGGTATGGGTTTGATGAGTGATAGATGGATTTCTAATCCTGATCTAATTGTATTTGTGTCTGAAGATCCCAAACACAAAGAGACATGTATTCCTTTGGGTTTCATCTATCAAACTGCTCTTACTGTTCGTAATCGTGCTGAAGCATACTACAAGTCTCTTGGTACAGAAGATGTGGCTGACAAGAAGTTGATTATGCATAGAATTGTATTGTTGTACATGTATCGCATTTTCTATTTCTTGTTGGAAGAGGGAGAGGAACAAAAGAAAATTGGTTCTTACGTGAATACATTGGAATACGAATTGTCTGTTGAAAACAAGACTATCAAAAATAGTGGTGGTAGTGGCAATGATTTTATGAAGCAAATCATGGGTTTCACATCTAAGATTAGAGATACTCTTGGCATTCCCAAGGTTGGAGAAGATCCTACTGTTGAAGATATTAGCAACATGATTAGTGGTTTTATGAATAACAAGGCTATCAGTGATACCATTTCTACTGTATCAGAGAAGTTTAAGAATACAAACAATATTGGAGAAGCTGCAATTGGCTTGATTCAAGACTTGCAGACTAATGATGCAGTTGGTAGAATATACAAGAGTTTTACAGGAAATAACTTATCTGGAGATGGAGGAGAGACACCTGATGTTAGACAGATTTATGATGAAGAGTAACTCGCGTTGGAAATATATCTAAATTAGATATATGTATTATTGTTGACTTTTCTGGCTCTCTAACCCTTAGAAATGTTATACTCCTTACGGTACATATTCCATAGCTTGATATGTTGATAAAGTTATGTTAGAATGTCGATCTCCATACTATACATACAGTATGTATATAATTGTCAATAATCTCGGTAGAACCATTTCTGTTCCTTTCCTGGACTATAGAATATGTACCGTAAGGAGCATAACATTTCTATAGGTTGATAAATCGATTAAGGCATGTTAGAATCATGATGTTGAAATATACATGCCTTACGGTATGTATATAACTTTGATAATGTTAAAATATTATTGTTTCTGTCCTTTCCTGGACTATAGAATATGTACCGTAAGGAGTATAACATTTCCAAGGGTTAGAGAACCAGAGAAGTCATGTTAGAATCATGATGTTGAAATATACATGCCTTACGGTATGTATATAACTTTGATAATGTTAAAATATTATTGTTTCTGTCCTTTCCTGGACTATAGAATATGTAGAGTCTATAACATTTCTAAGGATTAGAGAACCAGAAAAGTCATGTTAGAATGTTGATATTGAAATATACATGCCTTACGGTATGTATATAACTTTGATAATGTTAAAATATTATTGTTTGTCCTTTCCTGGACTATAGAATATGTACCGTAAGGAGTATAACATTTCCAAGGGTTAGAGAACCAGAAAAGTCACGTCAGAATTATGATGTTGAAATATACATAAGATATGTATATAACTTGAACAATGATCCAATCTTATCTCAACCCTACGGTAGAATATGTACCGTAAGGAGTATAACATTTCTAAGGATCAGAGAATCGAGAAAGTAACACTGGAATCTCGATAATACTGCAATGCATGTACATCAATATACCTAAGTTAGGTATATATTCATTTCATTCTTTATTTCTTAGGAGGCATAGCAAACTTGGACAACACTGGTCTAGTTGGAGGCTTAGCACCAGTGTTAGCAGGAGCAGTCACAGTTTCAATATTCATGTTAGGAATTTCACTCAAGTCAGGCACTTCCAATTTCTCTTCTTCCTCTTCCTTCTTTTCATCAACAGTCACAGGAAGAGAATGTTCATCATCCAGTGAAGCACTGCTAAAGTTGGCTTCCATCTTCTCTTTCGACTGTATAAACTTGGCCAGTTTGTCTGCAGTAGTAGCAAAGTCTTCATTACGAGAAAAGACATTGGATTGTTCAAACTTTTCCTTTTCAACATATGTGCTAATGAGACCATCTTGCAAAGATACACGGAACATAGTATCTTTTCCAACAAAGATATCAGTAACATTGACTATTGATGTAATTCTAAATCCAGTAGTCTTGAGCTGGCTGATTGGCACCAACTTGTTAGTCAAGTCATAAAACTTTGAACCATTAGGACCCTTCTTACCAATATAAGAGTACAGTTTGATGAAACTACCTCTAGGCTTTCCATTAGGTTCTCCATCGTCTCCTCTAGGAGTATAGACAAAATCCTTGAATGCTGAATCCAAAACTGCCTTAAAGGTTTCATCAGAATGCTTTGCATTTGCTCCCATTCTACCTCTGTTGGCAGGCAAACAACAAAAATCAAAAAACTTTTCCTTGAGTTGATCGAATACAGCAATGAATGCAAGATGATCTTCGTTATCATCTTCATACTTGATGTGATACGACAACTTGTCAGGTTGTTCTTTTCCAGGTTGAATACCACGAGCACAAAGGGCATCAGGGCACTGAATACGAATAGCATACTCAAGTCCATCGTCATGTTTGTAACCAACAGTTACTCTCTTGAACGAAACTCCATTCTTTGATTTCTCTTCCAAAATATCCTTGAATACAACATTTTCAATGTTAAAGTTCTTGGGTTTAATAATCTGCTTGTCTCCGGCAAAGTAAAGTCCATCCTTGTTAGTATTTTTCTTAGTAGTAGAAGAGCTCATTGTAATGAAGAAGTGTGATGACAGAGTATCTTTATACCCTACTTCATATCGCTTCAGCCAAAATTAGATACATTGAATAATGTATCTAACCTGATAGTTACTTTGCTTCTATATATTCACGATCGGACAACTTGTTTGGGACCATCTCATCAATGTCAATAATGTGGTCAAATATACCTTCTATTCCTTCATGCATAACAAGTAGAGAAGCTGTAACATGCTCTTTGACAGATCTGGACGCAAACTCTTTCATGTCAGAACCAATACCACTGAATGATTCATCTAGCATAAGTAGTGGAAATCGTGACATTTTCTTCAAAGCCAAGGTAAGAGCCAAAGATCCTCTGTCTTCTTCGCCTCCACTCAATTCTTCTATACTATCAAATACTCCATCTTTAAAATAAATCTCAAAGTTGATTTGTGACTTGGTAATACCAGTAGTCTTGAGAGTCTTACTAAGAGCAAGATTAATCCTAATTGGCTCATCAAAAATGGTTTTACAGACTGGTATGATTGTAGCATTGATGTGTTTGACTATTCCTTCGAGTCGAGAAGTCTCAGTATGTATTGCCTTTTCCTTCAAAACTTTCTGAGCTGAAAGATCAGCATTCAACGCATTAACATCATCTTCAAGTTGTGAAACTTTGCTGTGAAATGCAATAATTTCTTGCATTTTGAGATTATTGGTTAAAGCTGCTTGAATCTCTAATTGTTCTTGTTTTAACAAATCTATAGCAGGTTGTGGGTCAGGAATGAGTTCATCTCTAACTTTTGCGAGCAAAGCATTCTGCTCTTCAAGTAAAGCACATTTCTGCTGATAAGATATTAAATCATGATTGAAAGTTGTCAAATCTTTGAGATAGCGTTGCATATCGGTCATCTTTACATCATTGAATGGAATAGATTCAAGGTATTCAATGTATTCTTTCTCTGCTCGAATTGCAGTTTCGTGTTTCTTTCTTCTTTCAATCATTGCTGATAAGACAGAACTTCTGATAGATGGTAATTCTACTACAGTTAAGGCTTGAAGTTGTGCAATAAATTTGTATGCAGCTTGAGTGTCTTCAATAATCTCAGGTTGAATGTTTGAATCAACATTAAATTCTTGAATTTTGCTATTCAAAGTGGCAAGTAATTGCTTCTTTTCATTAACAGCAATGTCTCTTTGTTCCTTGAGTAATAGATTCTTTTCATTGTTTATTGATATAGTAGCATTGATTTGCTCCTTCTTTTGATTTTCCTGAAGTTGCTTGGTATAGAGCTGTCTCATTGATTTCTCATCTTGTTCAAGTTGAGTAATAGATTTTTTAATATCTTTGAGCTGATTACCCATTGCAAGCAGTGATTTCTTGGCGTCCAATATCTGTTGTTCTGAAACTGGTGACTTTGTACTAATATGCAATTCCTTATTATGATATTTAACATTACCTGAACAATGAGGACAGGCAAGAATGTCTGAAGCAGCTTGAAATTCAACCAATTCTTGCTTTAACTTGCTTTCTTGTATCAATAATTGGTTATATTCATTATTCAATGATGAGGTAGAATACTTTGACCAATCAGGTTCTGTTACTTGTTGCAATTTACCAAGAGGTTTGATATCAAAAGTCTTGTTACTCAGAGCTGTTATTTCATCATCCAATGAGTAATACTCTCCACACAACTTGAAATAATCTTGCATTTCAAGTAGATTAGTATAGTATTCAATGGTACTTTCTATTCCATCTGGATATTCAACTCCAAGCTCATTGCACTTACTCTTATTCAGATTATATTCCTTTTCTGCTGCTATTGCTAGTGCCAAATCGCTATCAAGAGTTTCAGGAAATGTCTCATTGGTGACCTTACTTCTTGCTGAATTCAACTTGTCTCTCTGCATTAATGATGCAATATATTGACTTATTACTTCAGGTTGATCAGTGTTGTATCTGATGGTAAAGGTAGGCTTAATTGGCTCTTTGTACTTGCTATATGTAGCAATTAACTGTAATTGTACATTTCTCTGCTGAATCAATGGCATCAAGACTTCCAGCTCTTTGGTTATCTCAAGCAAGCGATTTTCATATTCAGTGGTATCTTTTATTACAAGTTCCTTCTTATAATTAGGAAGCATTGCCTCTAACAATTTAAGGTCTGATTCATAGTTCTTATACAATTCCAAGTACTCTTTCTCAAGAATAACAATTCTATCAGTGATTAACTTGTGATCAACACTTGGATCGTCTTCTCGAAATGCAATTGCATTCAAAAGTTCCATCTTTCCTATATTAGAAGTTGTAATAAAACTATTTAGTCTCTTTTGTACCACATAGCAAGATGCATTCCATACTTCTGCATTACCAAATGTCTCATTTATTAACAATTGTGCTGCCTTGTCTTCTTCGATTCGTCCATTGTGGTTGTAGATTAATCTGTTTGGATCACGATATCTCTCTATTTTATGGCTTCCAAACGATAAAGAGACATAAGTCTTTGCCTTTTCATTGGTGTGTGGTGTAATTTTTCGAATCTTACCATGCATGCACCAACTAATTGCCTTGAGAATAGTACTCTTTCCTGCTCCAGATACTCCTTTCAAAAGAGTAATGCCTGTAAGAGGAATATTGAGAGTTAGATTTTCCCAAGTTCTAAAGTGTTTTATCTCAACTGTCAACATTATTGCTGTTCATTGTTACACATTGCAAAAAGAGTCATACCAAGCATTGTTGACTGCTGCAAAATTAATACTGAGAACGTAGAATATCAATAAAGGTATAAAAACAGTGATTATTCCGAGGAAATAAGCAAGATAAGGTGACATTTAGTAAATAGCTATAAATAATGTTTGAGACAGATTAATAAATGGACCTCGATAGTATGATAGAAGCGCCATCATCAGAAGTATATGACTTTTATGCTGGTAAGACAAGAATGGTATATATAATGAGAAATGCTTCTGATCTCTTGACTAACATTGCGGATAGATTAGATAGATATAGATATATTGGTAGAATAGTATTTACCAAGAGTATCAATGATAACACATTCTCAAAGTTGTTAGACATTATCATTGATAGGACAGATAGCATTCTGATAACAGAAGCAATAGTTAAGAAAGAGATGAATCTAGTGCTATTCTATCTATTGGATTCTGCAAAGAGTGTGTTATTTCTGAATAGTAAAGCCAGCACACATCTTACAGAATTACTAACGTCAACAAGTTCATCATGTCCTAGCGCATATTGTGTTGCAATTGCAAAAGCTGTATCTATTCTGACAAAGTATAGCAAAAAGATTGCCGATAATGTAGTAAGAGAAGAGATGAGAAGTATAATGGGCTATTGGGCAGATGGCGATCCAAGTTTATTGTTTGACAGTAATGAGATTGATGTATTGAATACATTCCTCGGTTCAAGAGGAAGCGTATGCATTAACATTACTTTACGAGCAATAGATACTTTTTATACAGACATGATGCTGAATAGATATGACATTATGAATGAAGAGTCATCGAAATGGATGTTTCTGCTATTCATGGCATCGGATATGATAAAAGGAGGTTACTACATTGAATAGGTTGTTGATAGAATTGGAAATATACCTAATATAGGTATATACTATCGAGATTGAACTTTATTGAGTTCTATTCATTGGGTTCCTGATCCTTAGGAATGTTATAGGCTCTACATTTCTTAGAGTGATGGACTGAGATAAATCGATATTAGAATCATGATGAGTGAAATATGCATAAGATATGCATGTTATCGAGATTGAGCTTCTGATGGACCTGTTCATTGGATTCCTAATCCTTAGAAATGTAGAGTCTATAACATTTCTTAGAGTTGGTAGATAGACAGAAGTAACATTAGAATCATGATGAGTGAAATATGCATAAGATATGCATGTTATCGAGATTGAATTTCTGATGAACCTATTCATTGGGTCCCTAATCCTTAGGAATGTAGAGTCTATACATTTCTAAGGATTGGGATTCTCATGAAAGTAACCTCAGAATTATGATGAATGAAATATACCTACATTAGGCATATATTATTGAGAATGAACTTTATTGAGTTCTAATCTGTCGGTTCCTGATCCTTAGAAATGTTATAGACTCTACATTTCTAAGGATTGAGAGACTGGCAAAAGTAACATTAGAATCATGATGAATGAAATATACCTACATTAGGCATATATTATCGAGATTGAACTTTATTGAGTTCTAATCTGTCTATTCCTAATTCTTAGAAATGTAGAGTCTATAACATTTCTTAGAGTTGGGAACTCGATATAAGTAGATGTTGAAATTATGAGTCTATTCTCTCGATATGTATATACTACATTGAATATACCTATATTAGGTATATTTCTCACACAAGTCAACATAAGTTCAACAAGTTACCAAGCTTCTTATTGTGATTGTTGATTAACTCACTTCTCCCCTTTTCTGAGATGATGCATCTATCGTGAAAGTGTACATTTGGATATCTTGATAGCAACAGGGATGTTTTCTCTTTCGAACCTCCTGTTCCTGACATTATAATTGTCTTGATGTTGGGTTTCTTGGCCAGAATTTCATCAGAATCAATAATATCCATATCATTACTAATTACAGCCAAGAACGATTCAACAGAATCAGGAATATCATCAACAGAAATATTCACTGCACTACGTTGATGCTCCAACTTTTTAACTCCGACAAGATGTTTCAATATCTCACGGCCAAAGTAACCATTGTATTCTTGTAGATTCTTAAACTTTGATAGATAATCAACCATATCATCTTCTCTATATAATATTTCAAGACTGCTAAGGTAACTCATAAAATCACCATATACATTTGTACGACCTGTTAGTTTCTGAAGATTGTCACAGTCAACAAGATGTGCCTTGACATTACGACAGTTGAATATAAATGTTTCAAGATCATCGTGACAATATAATGTTAGTAATCTATCGTCAACAGGAACACCAACAAACGCGTCTTGAGCCATTTCAATATGTTTCACACTTTTTGGTACCTTGAAGGACTTGATTGGAAGAAATGGTACAATTAATTTTGAAGCTGTTACATGTTCCAAATCATGTCCAACTGTTTTTGTAACAAATGTCACTCTAGATGGCATAGAACTCAAACATTCAGGAGACATGATAATGAGATGCCCATCTATCTTATTACCTAAATAACCAGAAAAGATCGCTTCTTCTATATAGCATGGACTTGATGCTTTGAACCTTATATCTCTAGTCTCTCCAGTGATCAAGTTTCTCAACTCATCAATAGTGGATGGATGGAATTCTTCTCTATCAATACAGACTGACAGTCTATTAATAATGCTCATGATGTTTGCTGCTTACTCTCGAGATGGATAGAATCATAACATTGTGATGAGTAACATTTACGATAATAGATATATGCATTTATTGTGATTGACATTCTTGCGATCTATTTCATGACTCTAAGAAATGTTAGGCTCTCTACATTTCTAAGGGTTGATAGATCGATCTAATCGATCTCAGAATCTTGATATCGTTAATATACCTATCGGTAGGTATATTTCTTACAATGGTCCAAATAGGTGGATTCCATCGATTCCCTAGTCTATAGAAATATACTAATCCTTACATTTCTTAGAGTTGATAGAATGAACAATGGATATTAGAATCTTGATATCGTTAATATACCTATCGGTAGGTATATTTCTTACAATGGTCCAAATAGGTGGATTCCATCGGTTTCCTGATCCTTAGAAATATACTAATCCTTACATTTCTTAGAGTTGATAGAATGAGAAATGGACATTAGAATCTTGATGTCGTTAACATATTCATAGTTCTTACTACTAAAATCATGATATATACCTGTATCAGGCATATTTACTTACCATTCATCTTCTCTTCATGATAGCAGGAATTCTAACTATGGCACTCTTGTGACTTGAGGTAGATCCTTTGCTCTTTTGTACTGATTCAACATGTTTCAATACGCTTCTAATGTTATCATTGATTGGACCATCATACTCTTCAAGTTGCTCAAAGTTCTTCAGGTAATAGTGCAAATTACCATGATGAGAGATTCTACGATCCAACTTGAGACTCTTGAGATACTTGATAAAATCACCAAACACAAAAGTATTGTCCTTTAATATAATCAAAGTTTGAAGTTTGTTACAATTCATCAGTCTAATTCTGGCACCTTTGCAATCAACTGTAATAGTCTCAAGATCATCATGACAGTATACTCGTGAACTAGATTCAGAAATATCAGAATCGCTACTTTCTCCACTTTCACCACATCGATCAACAGGATTACCATTGTTGGTATCCTGTGTTATTTCAAGGTGTTTGACACTCTTTGGAATGGTAAAGTTTCTCATGGGAAATGCCATGCTAAGAGATGTAACATTCAAAGAGTCAAAGTCTTCAAAATTGTCAGCTATTGTGACAAATGCAGTTCCAGATGGAATAGAAGCCAAACATTCCTCTGATAGATCAACAGTATCGGTATCAAGTTTAGCACCCAAATATTCAGAAAAGACTGGAGCGTCAATGCAACAGCCATACTTTGCTTGAAACACAACATTTTGCGTCTCTCCATCTAGTATGCCTCGCAAATCATCAACAGTCTTTGGATAGAATGAATCGGAACCAACATGAACTACTATACCCTTGATTCTATTCTCTCCTTGAATATCTTCTTCGCCGCTCTGAGTAAAAGGAAGAGCAACAAACTTTGAACTAACTACGCCAGCATACCACTTGTTTGGATATTCATCGTCACTCTCGTCATAACTAATACAATCACTATCATAACTAAAATCAAGATCAGAGTCTATTTCTTCATCTTCTTCTCCAGCATCATCTCTGTTGATGTAGATACCTCTAGTATCACGAACCATAGAAATGTTTCTAGCAATGTTGTGAATTCTATCAATATCTTCTGCAGTATACTTGATATCATCTTCTTCATTCAAGTCTTCGTCCCAGTCTTCATCCCATTCGTCCCATTCTTCACTAGATTCATCTCTATTGTACTTGGCCATTCGAATTGCCTTTGATATCGATCAGAATTGGAATCACAATCATGTAATAGTCATTAAACAAAAATATATCTCTATATTGGTATCATTGTGGTGAAATGCAAATTCTGATGTAGGGTACACCTCATTCACTAACACAGACTCAAGAGAGAAATTAGCTTCTTGTTATGGTTATTTACCATTTTTTCTCTGTTTTCATCTCCAAAGGTATAACTATCTTGGAAATATACATTTGGATATCTTTGCAAGAGTTCTGGTAAATCTTCGCTTAAATCAATGAATCCTGTTATTAGGATGGCTCTAATGTTTGGTTTCTTATCTAGTATATTTTTAGCTTTGATAGTATTCCAATCTGCATCTCTCAGTGACATCATGAATGACTCAATGGTATCTGGAATATCATCAATAGACAGAAAAGACATTTTGTTATATTGTAACTTTCTAATATTCTTGAATGATTGAATAAGATATGTATCAATAGGTCCAATATATTCAACAAGATTCTCAAATGATGTAAGATAATCATATGTGAATTGAGGATTCTTGTAAAAGGGAGGAATATCGAATTGTATTTCAAGACTGCCAAGGTAAGTAACAAAATCTCCATATACATATGAACCTAGATGCATTAATGTTAATTTCTCGAGGTTATTACAGTTGAGTAATATAGCTGCATTGCCTTTGGAATTAAATGTAATTGTCTGAAGGCCATCATGACAGTGAATTCTTAATACATTACTATCATGATATAATTCTTGAGTTATCTCGAGATGTATAACATTTGTTGGTACTACATAGTCTGAGTAATGGATATTCGAATGTGACATTATTTAGGAGAGTATTTGTACTCTTATAGTGTTATCTTCTACTGGTTGTAATCACCTTGACTGTGAATGATCGGGTTTCCTAGGTCTTACGACCTTAAGAAACATCAACATGCCTATCGGTACATTTCTTAAGGTTAGAGAATCGATGGAATTGGCCTCGATATAACATGAATAGAAATATGCATACCATGAGGTATATTAATGAAATAGAATTTCTGATTTCCATTTAGTCAGGTTCTCAATCCTTAGAAATATATACATACCTTACGGTACATTTCTTAGAGTTGATAGATCGATCTCCTGATACCCATTTAGTCAGGTTCCCAATTCTAAGAAACAGAGTCTTACATTTCTTAAGGTTGATAGATCGACAGAATTGGTCTATCTATCTCATTATTAGAAATATGCATACCGATAGGCATAAATGCATATTAATGAAATAGAACTTCTGATTTCCATTTAGCCAGATTCACAATCTATAGAAACATCAACATGCCTATCGGTACATTTCTTAAGATTAGAGAAACCGATGAAATTGGTCTCGATATAACATGAATAGAAATATACCTACCTCATAGTAGGCATATTAATGAAATCGATCTCTTGATGTCCATTTAACCAGATTCCCAATCTATAGAAACATACAGAGTCTTACATTTCTTAAGGTTAGAGAAACCGATCTCTTCGGTTCCAATTAATCAACAACAGAAATATACCTACTTAACATGAGGTATACCATCAAACTCGATCTCTATACAGCGATCACAAGAGAAATATACCTTATTACAAGGTATATTCGATAAAGTTAATTCTTAAATGTAACACGTGAACGACATTGAAACACGCTCGTAAACTCTCGTGTATTGGTACCCACGACTCACTGTTTCGAGTGTTTTCACGTGTTTCTGGCCAAATCTATTTACAATTATTTACGCACATTTACTAGCAATAATCGAATCTATGAATTTGGGAAAATCGGGCTTTACTGTCGTTCAGACAGCAGTCTGACACATTGTCCAGGCCTCCAGCCAAGAATTCGAGTCCACAAATTACTCCATATTTAGTGAGCCAAATCGAGATCGCTATTTACAATGTCCAACTCATTCGCAACATTATCGATTTTACTAGCCAAAGCATCAATCTCATCATTCAGGTCAGCAACGATTGCCATGTATTCCAGCAATTTTACATTCACGTCATGTCTATATGTAATGTTATTCACAATTGTTGAATAGTGACTGTCATCAATGGCTTTACCTTCTGAGATTTGTTGTCTCGATTCTTCTAATCTACCCAGCCACACTCTAGCTTTATTTTGAACTGAAGTCTTTGCAGCTCTAAAGTGCTCATAGGCTTCATTGAGTCTTGACAATGACTTTTCAACATCCAATAATCTATTGGTTTCTTCCGAAAAATCAATGTTTCTCAGTCTCTTTGTTGCAGCATTGGTCGCTTCAATCACGCCATCAGGATCAAACAGAATTTCACTCAGTCTTACAATAGGATACGTTACTACGTAAGGAGATCCATCAGATTCAAACACTGCATAGTCAAGTCTCGTAATGTCAATGTCATCATGATATCTAGCTAGCAAGCATGTATTGCTTCCACATTCAAAAGCAACACCACATACATCATTACCAACACAATGATATGCATCAGTAACAATATCATCAGACAAAGAAGCAAGTCTTCCCTTTGGTTTTACCAACTTGCGCTTACTAGGATAAGATTTGTCATCTACATTAATGTAAACTCGCTGTCCAACTGGATTAACTGCCTTCATGAATACCTTGTCATCATCACTATATATAACAGCGTCATTTAACACATTGTAACCAAGATCTTCCAGTTTGTCTTCAAGATAACTGGATTCCATATCTTTCAACAGAGGAGTTATAGACTTGATTGGAACATTGACAGTAATGGGAACAGAGATGGGCTTTCTTGCTGTGGTGGAAAGTTTGGGTTTCCTTGCCATTGTGGGTGCAGGAATCTTCTTGCTAACCATCGATGGAACAAAGATTGGAGGAGACGACATTTTTATACTATTTATTTTCTTCTCATTAGATTCATCCATTCGGTCATGCGAACCACCATTCTCCCATTGCAACACAAATCAAAAACAATATTCCTACTATCAAGAGTGAGATACTCATTCTACTTAGATTCTTTTGAGGTATCCATTCACTAAATATAGAAACTGCAATGTCAGTAGTAAATAGATAGTACAATACTCCTCCAACAGCAGGAAGAATGTAGTATGCATATGAGAAACTCATATTTATCTTTCATAATAGGAGATTAATTATATTTGTTCCAGCAAGAAACAATGATTTAACTATTGTCGATCGAGCTAATTATTGAACTAATACCTTCGATCGTTACCATTGATCGACCTGTTGCTTCGGTCATCTCTTTTGCTGAAATGTTAATACCATTAATTAATAGATAATACTTTATCAATGCTGCTGCAGCACTCTGCATATTAACTTGTTGCAATTTCTTACTTTTCCTCATGATTCCTAATGAGAAATCCTTGATAGATTCAATCGTTTCATTATCAAGACCTAGATTGTTGCAATATTCAGGAATATAACTAAGTGGAGTGAGATTAGTGCGTAATTTATAACCTGTAATGCTTGGTGAGAATAGGCTATCACAGCGCTGAATCTCACCAGATGTCAACTTGAACATTTTGCCTAGTAATACAATGTTAATTGCATAATGTAGTTCAGAATAGGCGCAATACACGCAATAGAAAAGTAGCTGTTTTCTTACTTTGGATCTATATACTATCTTTTTCATTGATTTAAATATTTGGTCAGCGTGCTGTTTAATCTCTTCAGGCAAGTCGTAACCATCCAATTCTTGCAAAATGGACCTATCCTTTACAATACTTGGTGTTATTGGTTCATGGTAGAATTCATCCAGTTCTCCAACCTGATCCTCTTGGTATTGATTTGTTTGGTAGTCCATTTGTTATTGACAATTTTTCTTCTCTTTGCTAACGATTTTATTCACCTGAAATGAACATACTAACACTCAGGTGGGAAAGTTAACAAGTTGGAAGAATGGCCTACTTTCTACCAAACAAATCACTAAGTAAAGAAGTTGTTCAGCTAATCGAGCAACAGTTGACATTTACTCCTGTTCAAGGGTTTAATCCTAGTAAGTGGACCAGAAAGGAAGCAAAGACAATCAAGTGCTACACAAAAGTCAATGATGGAGTATATCTTCCTTACATATGGTCTTCTATCAACTTTAACTTTTGTCCAAACATTGACATTGACTATCCAATGCAAGAGATGATATTTACTGGTGAATTGCGAGAAAACCAGATTGCTATTATGCAAGAAGTGCAAATTCAACTTGACAAGACAGGATGTACTACTCTTGATTTGCCTCCTGGTACTGGTAAAACAATTTTGGGTGCATATATTGCATCATTATACGGTCTTCTCACTGTTGTTCTCTGCAATAGATTGACCGTTGCAAGACAATGGGTAAAGACATTTCACGATAATACTGATGCATCTGTATATATGGTTGGAGAAACATCAGATTCAGATACTCCCAATGTCTTGATTTGTATGCAAGAGAGAGTTTGTAAATTACCTCGTGAATATAGAGAACAAGTTGGTTTATTGATTATTGATGAAGCTCATACTCTCTGCACTGAAAGTGGAGTACCTGCATTACTTGGATTTACACCCAAGTATATAGTAGTAGAAACTGCAACATTGGAAAGAGATGATGAAATGCATTGTATCATGCATTCAATAGCTGGAACAGAAAGTGTATCACGTGAGATTATCAAGCCATTCAAGGTAATAAAAGTGCTGACGGGAGTTTCACCAGATAGAGTAATGGGAAAGAATGGATATACCAATTATGTACAATTGGTCAAGGATACGTGGCAAAATGAGAGAAGACAGAACATTATAATGTCCATTATTAAAGACAATGCAAATAGAAAAACACTTGTATTGTCATCTTCTGTTGAGTATAGCAAGTTACTTTGTGCTTCACTGCTTGAATTGGACATTACAGCTGACTACCTATGTGGAAATAAGAAATCTTATCAAGATTCACAAGTATTAGTAGGTACAACTGGTAAAATTGGAACTGGTTTTGATCCAGCCAACTTTTGCTCTACTTATAAGGGAGTTCCCTTTGACTTGCTAATTATGGCATGTAGTATAAAAAAGTATTCTACTCTTCAGCAGAATGTTGGACGCATCTTTCGCTGTGATTATCCAGTTGTCTACCATATTGTAGATGAAGATCCTATTTATCACAGACACTGGAATAAATGCGAGAAATGGTACAAATCAAAGAATGGAGAAATTGCAGGAATTGTTGACCTAAGAACAAAACAAGAGGAACCTGAACAAAGAAGAGGTGGCTTTAGTAAAGAGTTGATTTATGAAGTAATGGCCAAGAAAGAACTAGCTATCAGGAAGCATAACAACATCAAGAAATGAGCTGTCTTCAATGAGTCTATGAATAGCGCTCAATATAGAATTTGCATCTACCAATGTAAATACTCGCTTAAATTCACTAGATGGTGCATATCCATCTGGTTGGAACAATGACTTTAAAATGTAAGCGCAAGCAGCTAGATAAATATGGTCTTCTTTTTGTTCAATCTTATTCTTAATGATGAAGCTAGCTAGTCCAAAGAAACCTTTGCCATATCTAGGAACATTATACTCTTTATCATACCTCTTGAGTGAATCTTTGATTATCTTGAATCTATCCTTGTCTATTGTTATTTTAAACTTGTGTTCTTCTTTTGTCCATTTAATAGGCTCATTATCTGAAAAGAAATGTAACACTTCTCGAGCTGTTGGCCTTTCTGATTTGTCTTTACTTACCATTCTGAGCAATAATTCTCTGAGATCTGACTGTTCTATCTTCTGATCAATAATCTCATTGATAAGGTTATATGTCATTCTGAGCTCATATCTAGATAGTATTTCTGCTATATTAATGTATGACTTTAACTCTAACAATAATATTCCAAGCGAGAATATATCATGAGTATATCCAGGTTTTGGATCAGGATCTCGATAAGCTGGAGGAGTATAATGTATTTTACTATATTTCATTGTGCTGACAAAACCACAATCAGCAATCACTGCCTTTAATGGATAATTTCTGACCAAAATATTACAAGACTTGATATCATTGTGTGAAAGACCTCTATCATGAAGCTCAATGACTCCTGAAATAACATCTTTGATAATGATATTTATACTAGCAGTATTATCTTGTTTCTTATCCAACGATTTTATCCATCTGTCTAGACTGCAATCATAAAGAATCATGTTTAGATTTTTCCTCTGTAAGTCAACAGATATTGGTTTAACAATGTTGTTACAATCGTCAAGGTATCTCATTGTTGCATATTCTTGAATGAGTGGAGGTAGATCTTTGGCATACTTTACTGCTTCTCCGTTTATCGAATAGACGTGACCATAACTGCCATAGCCAAGTTTATTTTGCTGCATAGTAAATCTATTTATGAATCTTAATCTTTTTGATATTAATAATCCAAAGTTGATATCTTGCTGATTAATGATTCTTGCCTGTTGATTTGCTGTGAGCAATTCTGATGGATAGAGATGAGATTGTTGATAGATTGAGAGGCATGTTTATTGGTGCCTTTCTTGGTGATGCTTGGGGTGCTCCTTATGAGTTTAGAACGAGTGCCAAGCTGGAATATACTGAAAAGTTTACTTATTCAACCGAATATACCACTAGATTCCAAGGCACCAGAGTGTTGGAGCCAGGACAAGTCACTGATGATTCTGAGATGACATTGGCCTTGCTGAGACAAGTGTTGGAGGACAGAAGGTACATTAAGAACAATGTAATTCTTGCATATCTCGAGTGGGCAAATAGTGGAGTATGGATGATGGGCAAGAATACCCGAGCATTGCTAAAGGGAGTCAAAACTGTCAAGGGTTATAATGCTAGAGTTGCAAAATCAAAGGAAAAGGGTGAAAGATCCGAGGCCAATGGCTCAATGATGAGAGCAAGTCCTTTGGTGCTATTTACTGACTTTGAAGTAATAGAAGATACTTGCTTGACCAATGACAATCAGGTCAATACTGAGTTTGATGTAATGTATGTTACAATGTTGAGACTAGCTTTGAAGGGCAATAGTTACCAAGACATTTATGATTATGTTCGAGATACTGACATTGATGAAGAAATGTTTGCTGATCAAAGAGATATAGTTACGAACAAGGGTTGGATCAAACATGCAATGTGGTGCTGCCTTGCCATTGGTAACATTTTTGATTCTGACTTGAATGGAGGAGAGGTATTTAGACATGTAATGAATTGGGTGATTGGTGGAAACAGAGGATCAGACACTGACACTAATGCTTGTATAGTTGGAGCATTAATTGGTGCTATTGTTGGGTACAATGGTTTATTGATGGACGATATTGTTAGAGAGAATATTGAGATAATGATGTCTCGTAAGCCTGCAAGTGGTTCTACTCCTAGGCCAGAAAAGTATCATCCTGGTGATATTTTTGATTTGGTAGAGGAAGCTGCTGATCTCTTTATTGCTAATCATCAGTAATGGTAAGTAACGGTAAGTAATCGTGAATGATATGAAAAAGGAATATAGGTAAGTTACCTACATTTAAGAATCTATAAATATATGCTATTTATATAGGTGACTTATAGAATGTTGTCTGTCTCGATTCCTGACTTCTAGCTTATAGAAATGTTATAGACTTGTATATTCTATACCGTAAGGAATGGAATTGGAACCAAATCGTTTAGAATATCAGTCTCTATAAATGCATGCTATTATATAGGTAAGTTACCTACATTGAAATAAATCGACATTTATCTCGATCTCTAACCTATAGAATATGTAAGACTATGAATATTCTATAAGCTTGAATAAGCTAGAAGTTGGAATAGAAAACAACATTAGAATATCAATCTCTATAAATGCATGCTATTATATAGGTAAGTTACCTACATTGGAACAAATCTCGATTCCTCACAGTCCATAGGCCTTAGAAATATTATAGACTTACATATTCTATAGACCAGGAGCCGAGAATAGAAGATCGATCTACTAATATATCATTATATAGGTAAATTACCTATATTATTATCTCTATTGTTAGATTTACAGAGAAGGACGGAAGATACCAGCTCCAGAGATGTTAAGCTGGGGTACTTGGCTAGATACCAAGTACTTATCAGGAAGACCGAACCACTTGCGCAAGTCAGGGAACTTCAACACAGCATACCAAGGATAGTCAACAAATTGGGGCATGGAACCAAGAGTAACCTTGCTCACATCGCGGTATTCATAGGCATCCTTAGAATTGGTATTACCTCCCAAGTAGTATTCGTAGCTGACTTGAGAACCAGGGCACAATCTCCAGAGAACAGCAGAAGGAGCATGTTGTCCATCAAGATCACCAAGTTGGGTATCATTCAAGAACTTAATCATGGCGCCAGGAGTAACCTTACCTCTCAAAGGAGACTCATACAAGGCAAGATCAGGAGAGAAGTACTCGGTATCAGTTCCAGCAGTGTGGTCAACAAGGCCACCAGGGACATAGTACAAACCGTTTTCAGTAGCAGTAGCGTCATTGGGATTCAGACCAGCCAAGCCCAAGACTCTAACACCAGCAAGCTCATTCTTGTGGTTGGAGAACATGATTCCACCAACATCATTGATAGAGAACTCAATGTATCCAGCGTTAACAGCGCCAGAAGTATAGTTGACAGCAACATCATACATGGGAGCAGTGAAGACATCGTAGGCCATACCAAGGTAACCCTTCAAGTTTCTATAGTAGTTATCCTTGGCATCAGCAATGGCTTCAAGATTATCAGACTTGCGACACTCATTGGGGCAAGCATCCTTGTTGGCCAAACGAGCAACAACCTTCTTGATGAAGCGAGCAGTGGGACCAGCAACGAAGCCGAGACCAGATCTAGTAGAAATGGCACCAGCAACAGCGATAGAAGTTCTGTCAAGAGCTGCGGTATCAAAAGGCAAATTAGCAGTACCAAGTCCTCCAGTTTTGTCATCGATATTAGCCTTAGGAACAACTTTAAGCCCATCAACAATCACATAAGGAGTAGCATCTTTATTACCATCAGCATCCTTTCCAACATAAAAAATCTTGTCATAAGGTTTAGTATATTTTACCTTATCAGGACCTTCTACTTCAAGAATCTTACCTTTATCAGGAGTATCTTTATTAATAGCCTCGAAAGGAACAACTCGAAGTCCATCAACAACGATGGGGTTTTCAGGATCAACAGCAATAGTATCATAAGGAGCATTAACAAGTGTACCGTCTTTATTCTTCATGGGAACACCAGTGTCCGCATCAAAATTAGCAACAGGCATAACGACAGCAGCATCTTTGAACTTATTAGTAGCTACTCCAGAAATGTTGACAGAAGCTTTAACTGTATTAGTAGTACTGTCCACAAACTTGTCGAGAGAAATATTTTTCAAAACATAGGTACCAGTACCAGTACCATCATCTTCATTAGGAAGAACAACTTTAGGAGGAGCAGAACCATCAGTTTCAGCTCCATTCATCAATGCAACTGTTGAATCAGCGGGAATCAATTTTACGGTGTGAGGTACAAGCGCAAGAGCTCCATCATAAGGTAATTTAGGAGCCCCGGTAGTAGTATTAATACTATTCACTAATTTATCAACTTCAAAAGATGTAGACTTCCACGTATAAGGATTCCCAGTACTGCCATCACCAGTAGTAATCCCGTGATGAACAACAGCAGGATTACTAGTAAGCTCAAATGCATCAGCTCTAGCAATATTATGGGGTGTGTATTCAGTAGATGGAGTAACAGGCTCATCCTTATCCCAAATAACAGCCTCATTACCATACAAAGCAAATGTACCATTGGTCAAGTTCTCAACAGGTTCATGTTTTGATGTCCAAAGTGTAGATGGGGCAACAGGCTTATCCCTATCATAGATAACAGTATCATTGGAAGTCAAAGTAACACCAGTAACAACATCTACGGTATTTCCAGCGGCAGCCATATCAATATCGAAAGAGGCACTCAAAGCAGTAGTTTGCATACCAATAACTTTACCTTCAGCGTTCAAGATGGGCATGCCAGCATTATCACCAAAGACAGAAGCATCTACCAAAACAGCTTCAGACAACAAGGTACCAGAGTAATCAGTGTAAGAACCGTCGATCAAGCGACCTTGAATAATGCCGTGGCTGTTGAACACACCAGTGTTGACAGAGTCTCCAATCAAGTAGACCTTCTCACCATCAACAAGCTTATCTTGGGCCTTCTCGCACTTGTCGAGATCAGCAAACTCAAGGTAAGGGTGGCATCTCTCAATGCGAGGATTGCAGGCGTTGCGACCAACTTGTTCCTCAATCTTCAAGAGAGCAACATCACCAGCACCATCAACACCAATCAAAGTGGCTTCATAGTAATAAGAAGCTCCCTTGTTGTTAACATTGAAGACAGACACCAAGATGCGAGAAGCAGCAACCATCTTGTTTTGCATCTCTCTCAAGCGAGGATAAGGACCAGCATAGACATTCGTGTCAAAGGGATATCTTTGAGCATAGCTGCTGACAGTAGGAGGAACCAAAATGAGTTGAGAGGGGCAGACAATATATCTAGCCTTCTCTTCCTTTTGATCGCGTCCCTTCTTATCCTTTCCTCGGATGAAGAAACCATTACCTTCGAGGCAGATATCACGTCTGGCAATATTATCGGCAACAGCATCGTAAGGTCCAACGGTGGGAAGATCAACTCCAGCTTCGTAATTGTTACCTACAAGGATGAATTCAGAGTGAATTTCAACCACGGCATTACCGTACTTGCAGTAAATCTCTTCAGCAGACTTGGCACAGAGCTTCTTCTTGAATTCACACTCCTTCTTGAAGCACTTGAGCTTGCATTTCTCGGGGCAGATTTCAGAGATGGTGGACTCATCGTCGCATTTCTGTTTGTGGCAGTGACTGTCGCGGCTTGACATTTGGTACTCACGATTAAATTATTTTTTGTTTTGTGTTGAGCCTAAGAAAAAAGTTTTCTGGCATAAATGTCAGAAAGACTAAATATGGATGATTCTTATGATGAAGATGATAAGTTTCTGGGCATGGAGAAGCCAGTGTTAGAGTCAGTAGTTGGAAATAGATGTAACTATCAAAAGATGAAGGAATTGCGTGACATTCAAGGATTTGTAGTAAATATTCATGACGTGACTAACTTTGATATTGATCTAATATTGCCAAAGAATGTAGTGTGGAAGTATAAAAATGTGATAAATAATGAATACAAGTATCAACCCATTCCAGAGAGCTTTTTGTATCAACCCAATGAAACTGTATTACAAGATACTGTAATAAGTAAAGCATATAGATGTAGATTAAAAGGAATAGGAGTAAATCATAATGCATATAACAAGAAGAATAATAGGCACATTCATGAAATAAAGTCAATGATAGATTCAGCAGATGGATGGGTAACTTGTAATGTGTCAGACATTGATGTATATCATCGCTTGTTGGTAGATATAAAAGTAAATGGACTCGATGTGGCTAGTTACTTGATTGGAAAGGATAAGCAGTTGTTTTATGACTACAGTCGATGATGGAAGTTCTTTAATTGCAGTAAATAAAGGTCATTGAAGAATCTACCGTGTTACTGTACGTGACTCACTGTTTCGAGTGTTTTCACGTGTTTCTGGCTATTTTCATTTACCCAAATTAGGTACAATTTGTTACATAAAACATGATTCAAAGAAATGGCCAATTCGACCTTTATTGACATTCAATGTCGGTCTGGACAATAATCTCCCGATCCAAATCAAGAATTCAAGTTGCACTTTTTCAATATATTAGTGGGCATGTTACCCTTGCGAAGTTTGTTATTAGTCTCTTGACTAATAAACATGATGTTTCTTATAGTTAGAGATAGTAAGACTGTTTGGAGGTCTGTCTGGTTATAGAAACATACAGATATTTACACATTCTATAACTAAGAAAGAGAGAAAGAAGATGGTTATTAGTCAAGAGACAAATAATCTATACAAGTATGATGATTCTTATAGTTAGAGAAAGAAAGACTGTTTGGTGGTCTGACCAATCTATAGAATGTGTAAATATCTGTATGTTTCTATAGGTTGGAATAGAGAAGAATCAAGAAAATCGATAAAGTTAATTACTGTTCAATAGTCTATACAAATATAGTGTTTTCCTAATTCATAAGCCCATTTAGCGATCTTACTAACCTGTCCAACCTATAGAAACATATAGATATTTACACATTCTATAACTAAGGAAGAGACCAAAAGTAAAGGGAAATCGATAAGTAACAATACCTATATAATAATCAAGATATTAGTTATATAACTAATATTTATCATCTACTCGCTGACTAAAGTGTCCAACTTCACTGGGTAAAGTGCCCACTTATCATTGACTAAAGTATCCACTGGGTTCAACACCCTCACAAACTACCCAATGGAACTGGCAGGTTAAATCCTTGTATGCAGTGTCAATCATATTACTAACATCATTGCCGTTAAATGTAACAATATCAACAGAGTAATAATCATTGGGATAAATCTCCAGCAATGAATAATTCAATATTGATTGCAACTCTTTTACTCTCAGCATGTTTTCATAGTTGCAAGGAAAGTTTACAACCTTGACTTCTCCCTTTTCCTTGATAATATCATAGCAACTCAATCGATCTATAATGATTTGCGTTCTCACCAAGTAGCTAGTTGCATGAAGCATATTATCAACCATATTATTGTTAGTATATGTCTTTGGAGATATTAAATTATTGGCATTAAAATATATCATGTGTAATGTCTTTTCATTACCTACTAGGTTGTACATTCCACTAATAGGACTAGCACCAAATACTCCTCCATCAACATAATTCTCATTGAACAGTATCTGTGGTTGAACCAATGCAGGTATGCTTGCACTTGCTACACTATACTTGCTAATTAAATCAATATCACCACCAGAAAAGACGGGCGGCAAGCATTGCAACATTTCAATATTCAACTCATTCATATCTAACATGCTATCTTTGCGATTGCAAAAGTATTGTGCCTTTTGTTGAGTCTTGTTATAAGTACCTGTCCATATCTCAGTATTCATTATACTTTCAGCAGTAAAGTGTCTCTCAAAGAATTCATCAACTCCAGAACCTTGATGATACATGTCCCCATTAAAGTAACCAGTAATAGGACTAACGCCAGGTAAATTACTCCATGGAGCTATGAACATACTGTGATCAAGTTCTGATGCAATTCTCTTTACTGCTGCCCATTGCCAATTAGAAGCAAGTGCAATATAAGCTGATACATTGCCACCACTACTAGCCATCATAATGTCAGGAATTATCTTGCATTCGCAAGTGTATTGAAGCATAGCTAGTTGTGAGACTAGTGCTCCTCCTGAAACAGGCAGAATAAACAATAACATTTACCTTTTTATTTTAGGGTAAATGTTATTGTTTATTCTTGTTTTGATAGTTATTGTGCTGATTGTGATAGCCATTTTATATCTTACCACCGGATGTGGTAAGAAGGAACAAACAGATACAATGCATGAGAAATGTAAAGGCACTTGTGGAGGCAATCTAGTGTGTGATTTGGTGAGAAAACGATGCAGACAAGCTAATGGTGGTATATGCAGTAGTAACATTGATTGTGAAACAGGATCAACTTGTTGTAATGGTATTTGTCAGAGCAAGGTATGCCTTGTTAATCTGGAAGAACCATTAATCAATGAATCAAAGTCAGGCAAGAGGGTAACTTGGAAAGATTTGCTCTAATATACCTCATTGAGGTATATATTTACTTGGTATACCTCATTGAGGTATATATTTACTTGGTATACCTCAATGAGGTATATATTTACTTGGTATACCTCAATGAGGTATATTTATTTTGTATACCTCAATGAGGTATATTTATTTTGTATACCTCATTGAGGTATATATTTACTTAAATTAGGAAGGCAATTCCTTTACATTCTTGTTAACCTTTGGTTTTACAGCAATACCAACCTTTGCCAAACTAGGGGCCGTCTTGGGTTTCATTGGAGCAACTGGCTTCTTTTCCTCTACGACTTCGTCGTCTGCTTCCGAGACTACACCTTCGTCAAAAACAACATCCTCATACACACACGTAAAACCAAGATTATTTGCCTTTTCTTCCTTTTCTTCATTCATTGTGTGGAAAGTGCCATCTTCATCATAGCCAACAACTACACCCCTTTCCTTATCAAAAACAAAACCACTAGCCCTATTCAAGCCATACAACTTATTGTCCTTGTAAGACGCAAGTGTAATAGTACTAGGATCAACAAGCGTTTCAGTCGTATGACTAGATGGTTTATCCGTCTTCTTAGTCTTTGGAGCAGGAGCAGCAGATCCACCCTTTTTCGTTTGACATGATTTGCATCTATCACTGCCAGGAGCAGCCTTATGAGGACAGTATTTGCCCTTGTTGATTCCTCCTCTTGCCAATTGGTAATTGCAATAACCTTCTTGCAAAGTATCAACATATACAACCTTGCGACCCTTGGTAGCAGAAATGGTAGAAGGTACTCCATTCTTGGAAGATGGGGGTTTAACCTTACTCATACTAAGGTGTTCAGACAATTCTTCTTCAGTAGCAGTAACGCCGCGTTCAGAGTAAAACTCGATAATCGCAGGAAAAATGTTTACTTGAAGATACTGTTCAAAGGTAGATAATACTGACATTGAGCTTGTGTTCTTCTCGATCATTGACACTCAAGATCAGTTGCTGAAGCAACGAAGGACTAAATATATTATTCGAGATTAAACACTATAATTAGTATGAAGAACAGCAAAAGAATAACAAGTGGAATAATGAGGAACCACCAGGCAGTAGTGTTGTAGCACTTGCTCCACAAAATGTATAATAAAACAGCCCAAATAGCTGTCCAAAGTGTGAGTATAATTGCTGCGAATGCTCGACGACTTGGTGAAACATTGGTAGCAACAGCAGTATATATAATAATGGCACTTCCAATGACAATTAGAACAAGAGTAGGCCAGGGGAGACTAATGTCTTGACACTGATCTTCTACCCCTTCCTCTCTAATGATGAATTTAGTTGGTTGTTCTTTTAGCTTTTCTTGTTCTGCAATAGGCATTACAATAGAACTAATGACTATATCTCTATTTGGCTCCTCTTTCTTAATGTATTCAACAACTGGAATGGGTTCAGGTTGCTGAGTTACTACTGTAGGTTGATTAAATTGTGGAATTGTGATTTGTTGAGGTCCTACCATTACTGGAGTGACTTGTCTATTCATTACATCCTGTTGAATTACTGTCGGCCTATTGGGAATAATAGTATCTTGTGATGCAAATTGTACCCTGGTCCCTTTGTCTGTCCCATTGCCCATCAATGGATTATTACTAGGATAACCAACATTATTTCCCTTGATAGATTGATATCCATCTTTTGTCTGAGGTCCAACTGTTGCTCTAGTACTGTCCGTAAAATCAGAAACCTTCTTGCTCATAACAGTATCTACAAATGTATTGCCATTTTGAATAACAGGAGTCTTTCCATTTATCACAACATTATCAAAGGGTGTTGCATATTGATATGGAATAGAAGGACTACTATTTGCATCTACTATCGTGTCTCCTGAGAAACTAATAGGTATAGAAGTCATCTTTAACATACTATATATATCTTGAAAAAGATATATTAATCTCTACGCTGTGCTTTGCCACACTTTACACAAGTAAAGATGGTAGACATTGGTTCATCAGCACCTCTAAGCTGCTTGAGTTCAACTCTCATTTCATTAGAAGGACAATTGTTACACTTTGCAACTCCTACTACACCAGCAGACACAAAGTAATGATCCTTAAATTCATTGGTCAGTTTTTGCTTACCTTCAATATATGCATTGCCACTATATAGCAATTCATCTTCATTCTTAAACTCCTTGATCATTGCTAGGACTTCTTCAAAATCGTAGACATTGAGAAATCCAGCTACTTCTAGTATAGCAGATTTGCTTTTGAGTACTAATGATCCATCAGGATATGTCAATGAATTAAGAGTATTGTACTGCTTGTCTGTTCCACTGGCCCATAATGAATCTAATGTTATTGAATCCATTGGTATGTGATCTACAGAAGGGGTATAACATGATCAGTTTACAGATTAAACTGGAATACAAAATGTCTGAGGAGAAGGACAAGTTGAATATCGATGAATACATGAACATTGGTGTAGGAGATAACCCTATGAATGCTATTGGAGATAAGTTGGTAACACAAGAAGATTATTTGCGTGCAAAGAGTATTGTTCCTAGTGTATCCTTGTCATCAAGTAGACCTATACTTGTTCAAGACAAGGGAGGAGTTAGAAAGAGTATTCAACTTTTGCCAGAGGAAAAGCCTCCACTTGTTAGATCAACAGCAAAGATTGACTTGAAGCCACAAGTCAAGGTGGCTTCTGTCAAGATATCACCAGCGAAATTGGCTCCAGTCAAGTTGGCCCCAGTGAAGATAGCACCAGTGAAGATAGCTCCTGTTAAGTTGGCTCCTGTGAGTAAGATTGAGATTAAGAAACCTGAAGTCAAGCTATCTCCTGTGAGTAAGATCGAGATTAAGAAACCTGAAGTCAAGCTATCTCCTGTGAGTAAGATCGAGATTAAGAAACCTGAAATCAAGCTATCTCCTGTCAAGTTGACTCCTGTTACAAAACCTGAAGTCAAGCTATCTCCTGTCAAGATAGCACCAATGAAGATAGCTCCTGTCAAGATAACTCCTATTACAAAACCCGAGATTAAAGTAGCTCCTGTAAGTAAGATTGAAATTAAGAAACCTGAAGTTAAGTTAGCTCCTGTCAAGATAACTCCTATTACAAAGCCTGAAATTAAAGTAGCTCCTGTCAAGATAACTCCTATTACAAAGCCTGAAATTAAAGTAGCTCCTGCCAAGATAACTCCTATTACAAAGCCTGAAATTAAAGTAGCTCCTGTCAAGATAACTCCTATTACAAAACCTGAAATTAAAGTAGCTCCTGCAATCAAAGAACAAACTGTCAGAACAAAACAATCTCCCATTGTTATACCACTATCACCAAAGGAACAGTTTGTTGCTCCTTCAATGCCATTACCAACTCCAACTAATGTTACAGAGGGATCTATTGCATTGATTCAAAGATTAGCAAGTCCAAAGACAAAGACTTATGCAAGTCCATCAGTCAAGATACCTAACATTAAGAAACCAAGACAAACAGATAAGGTTCCTGACACTCTACCAACTGTATCCTTTCCAAAGATTAGTTCCAAGGTTACTGGTATAGAAGAAGATGTACATGTATCAGAAGTACAGCCTCCTGTTGCAGTTAATGACACGGGAATAGAACTCAACAAAGTTGAAGAAACAAAGGTTAAAATCGATAGAGAGAAATTGCTAGCCAGTTCCGCTCGTGCTGCTGTCAACAGAAATGTATATAAAGGTGAAGAATTATCAAAGTTTGCCAAGGATCTTGGTATAAATCCAACAATAGGAAAGGCGAACCTTGTTGAAGCGATCAGAGTGAAGCTTGGATGGTAATGTTACCCTGAAAGACTAATTAGATCGATCTTCTAACTTGTTAACATGCCTTACGACAGACAGAATGTTTTATTTGTCATTACAAAGAGTTATATATCTAATATAGATATATTCATGTTATCTATCTCAGGAGTCCAATTAGTCAGACTTCCAGTCCTTAGAAATATACTGATCCTTACATGCCTTACGGTAGAGTTGGTAGATCGATAGAATGCTTATATTTGTCATTATGAAGAGTTATATATCTAATATAGACATATTGTGACATTAGGATTCTAAGTCCAATTGGTCAGACTTCCAATCCTTAGAAACATCAACATGCCTATCGGTACATTTCTATAAGTTAGAGAAGTCAATGGAATTGTCCTATTTGTCATTATAAGGAGTTATATATGTTTATTATGCATATCAACATTCTCAAAATTAGAGCTCGATTGGTCAGATTTCCAATCCTTAGAAACATCAACATGCCTATCGGTACATTTCTATAAGTTAGAGAAGCCGATGAAACTGTTCTATTTAACATTACGAAGAGTTATATATCTAATATAGATATATTCATGATATCAACATTCTAAGTCCAATTAGTCAGACTTCCAATCCTTAGAAATATACTGATCCTTACATGCCTTACGGTAGAGTTGGTAGATCGATAGAATGCTTATATTTGTCATTATGAGGAGTTATATATCTAATATAGACATATTGCAACATCAACATTCTACATCCAATTAGTCAGACTTCTAATCCTTAGAAATATACTGATCCTTACATGCCTTACGGTAGAGTTGGTAGATCGATGGAATGCTTCGTATTTGTCATTATGAAGAGTTATATATTCATGTTATCAACTCTTAAGTTCAGAGTTCGATTGGTCAGACTCCCAACTCTTAGAAATGTAAGACTCTTGATGTTTCTATAAGTTAGAGAAGCCGATAGAATGCTCAATATTTGTCATTACAAAGAGTTATATATCTAATATAGACATATTCGTGATATTAACATTCTACATCCAATTAGTTAGACTTCTAATCCTTAGAAATATACTGATCCTTACATTTCTTAGAGTTGGTAGATCGACAGAATGAACTTATTTGGATCATTACAAAGAGCTATATATCTAATATAGATATATTCATGTTATCAACATTTTTATGACCAATTCCATCGATCTACCAACTATAGAAAATGTACCGACAGGAGTCTTGATGTTTCTAAGGATTAGAGAAGTCAATGGAATGAACCTATTTGGATCATTACAAAGAGTTATATATCTAATATAGATATATTCATTAACATTCTACCAACCTTGATCATCCTCTAACTTCATTCACCAATTCCTTCATCTTTGACATTACAAAGTTACACAATAACAATTGGTCAGTATCAACCTCTCTCACAATCCTTTCCACATTATCTTTCATGCTTGTTATGAATACCAAGTACTCTTCATCACCAATAGACTTTAGATCAATGCCAAGAAATCCAGATATTACATCACTGTACATTACACCCTTTAACCATCTCTTGTATACTCCACTATTTGTAGCTTCCTCTGACTTTTCAGTCTTGAGTTCTCCTTTGCATCTTGATATCAATATTTTATCATATAGGACGTACAAACTACCAGTTGTCAATGATAGATTCATAATGTAACACAATAATGCATGTTCTCTTATCTGAGTCAATAATGTAGTATTAATGTCACTCTTGTACATTGATAATGGTGTCTCATGCAAAATGTATCCATCTTTCATTGGCACGTTATATACAATCTTTTTGGTTTTACCTATCATTATAGTGTGACAACCTCTATTATGCATGTTCAACATCTTCTTTATTCTGTCGAATATCACAGCGATAGATGTATATCTCTCAATCATGCAATAAATAGCACCAAATTCTGTCATTACAATAGATATCTCATCTTTCAATACCTTCTGAGATGACAAGGCTTTTCCAACACCCAAATCAGTACCATTCCAAGCCAATTTCTCATTTACTACAATAAATTCAGTGCTCATAAGTTATCTCATCTTGTCTGACAGCAAAGGTCAACCTGTCTTCTTGTCTTGTAATTTCAACTTATTGACACGTTATCAAGTAGTTTATTAGCATGCATCCTCTTATAAAGTTCTCGTCTGTCTCCAAACATTGATCCAGATAATTTTCATGACTAAAGTATCCTAATAGATAGCAAAATAATGGCATATCATATACACTGTTTGTCATTGCCATGCCGAGCAACGTCTGCAGTGCCCAATCTCCATCATCAGTATTATTCATTACGTTGACATATTTTCCTAGCAATAAGTAATAAAGCATATTTATCAACAACCTTGGGTCCTTAAGGACCTTACAGCCTTCGAAAGTGATTGACGACAGAAAATGGTTAATTCTACTGGCAAGATGCAAAGAGTACAAGAAAAAGTGATAAAAGTTCTAGTCTCTGATCTGGACCTAGAGAATGTTCGACCTCAAAGAGCAGGCGTTATTCTAGTTTCAATCGAAAATGATATTGTATATTTTGGCCTTGGTGTAGATAGAAAATCTGGCGATTTTACCGATTTTGGTGGTCACGTAGAGAAGAGTGATCCAAATGTTGTTTATTCAGCATTGAGAGAATTTCACGAAGAAACACTAGGCATATTTGGTGGCTTTGATAATGTTGGTCCTGACAATATTGCAGAGAATTTGTCCATTTATGACAATAAGAATTTTATTGCCTTTATTAGAGTAGATGAACCTCCAACAATTATCAATCACGAATTCAACATTCAATCAACACAACACGAGAATCTAGAAGTTCAAGAAATTGTATGGTTTACCTGCAGTAACTTTAAGAAACTCGTTGCTGGTAGATTACCAAATGTCAAGATGTATCATCGAGTTCGAGAGTTTTTGGGCAGATCAGGAGATTTTTACCCATTAATCTAGCACTAAATCAAATTACCACAATATCACTCTTATCACCAACATGAATATAATGCTGTGAACCAACAAACCTGATATATTAATATCCATAGACGTTAAATATGATATTCCTCCGAACGAAGTAATTGCCTTGTCTGTAATAGCATATGCCAAAGGACTACTTAGCACAAAGAATAATATACCAAACAATATAGAGACAAACCATTTGGTCTCTGATGATATACCATCATCAGAAGCCTCACCTCCACATTCTGGAATGATACTTTCTGTAATTAACCCAGTAGGAAGTGATTTATCTAGATCATCAAGTAATGACATTTTTGATAACAGGAAACAAATAATACCAAGACAACAAATGTCCAGTGATTGGGAAAAGAAATATTTGGATTACCTGAAAGAGTTGCTCCCCAAGTTCTTGAAGGCTGACTCTGTGGATAGACTTCTCGATGAGCAGTATATGCCTATTTGGATCAAGGCGGTGACTCACGAAACCTATTCTAGCAAGCAGAATTATGAAGAATTGGAATTGTATGGTGATAAGATTCTTGGTTATACTTTCATGTGGTATCTCATGACTAACAAACCTGACTTGGACAAGTCACAATATTCAGAACTCAATACCTATTATATGAGTAAGAACCAACAAGCCAAAATGGCTGATCGCTTGGAATTGACAGATCACATTAGAGTGCCTGAATTCTTTGAAGAAATTCAGAATCTAAAGACTGACGTGTTTGAATCTTTTGCTGGTGCTCTTTGTACCATTCAAGATATGGTTAATCCTGGAACTGGACCAATTGCTGTTAGAAAGCTAATGGTTCATACGATGAAAGGTATTGAAATCGACATTGATAAGAGTAGAGGTGTACCAAAGACACAAGTAGTCCAAATCTTTACTCGCTTTGGCTTGCACAGACCAGTTGAAATATCTCCTGGTAACGAAATTACAATCAACTTTACAGAGAAGGTTGCAAAAGCTATTGGTGTTGCTGATCCAAAGATTGCCTATGCAAGTGCTGATGACAAGGAAAAGGCATTGAAGAATGCTAGTGCAGACGCTATCACTGCTTTGGTAGATGGTGGAATACTCGAAATCGATGAAACTACTACAACAAACAAGGGCAGAGATGTAACATTTAAAGTTGGTCTCACAAATGCACAGCGCAGATTCCTAGAACATAATGGAAAGTACTTGGGCAGTGAAATTATTGGTACTGCAACTGCAGCAAACAAGAATATTGCAAAGACTCTTGCATACGAGAAGGCATTGGAAACACTGAATAACCATGGCATTACAATGGAATGGGCGCAACAACTCAGAATGAAGCAGGACTTTGAGATTGAATCTGTAAAGGAATACTATGGTCGCGCTTCTACTAATCTGTTGAAGAACAACTTGGTATCAATGTATTTTTATGTGCCAAGCAAAACAGATACTAGTAAGCATACAATTGTCCAGTTAATTGGATTGGACAGGGAAGGCAATAAGACAGTGCTGGGCCAAGCTCTCAGTGACGACAATGATACTCAACATGTAGCTGCAAAGACTATTGCAATCAAAAACTTTGCTGAAGGCAAACGTGTTGAAAAGGTAAAGGATAATGTCATTACTAGTGCATTCATGGAGAATAGTGTAATTTCAAAGGAAAAGGCTCGCAAGATTGTTCCAGGCGTTAGAGATGGATATCAAGATCGAAGTGGATATCAAGGTAGAAGAGACTATCAAGATCGAAGTGGATATCAAGGTAGAAGAGACTATCAAGATCGAAGTGGATATAAAGGTAGTTATAGTAGAGGCGGGTCTAACCAAAGTGGATATCAAGGTAGTTACAATCGAGGAGGATCTGGTCAAGTTAGTTCTGGTAGAGGTGGATCTAGTCAAAGTAGTTACAATAGAGGTGGATCTAGTCAAAGTGGATATAGCAAAGGTAGTTACAATAGAGGTGGATCTAGTCAAAGTGGATACAATAGAGGAGGCTATCAGGGTAGAGAAAGAGATCAAGGTAGAGAAAGCTATAGACGTGATGACGACAGAGAAGAGCAACAAGATCGAGAGGATCGTGATGAAAGAGAACAGTATGATAGGGAAAGAGATCAAGATAGAGAAGACCGTGACGATAGAGAAGAACAAACAGGTCGTTATAGAGGCAGATCAAGAGATGATGAATCAAGATACAAAAGTTACAGAGATTAAATAAACATATATGTGTCGCATGACATATATTGAATAACGATGGATTGTGGGTCATTCTTGGGATTCTCTGACCTATAGAAATGTACATTTTCTATAGTTGGTAGTCTGACTATACAGGTCTTAGAATGCTGATGTTGAGATGTGCCTATTAGAAGTTATATACTTTCCAATCATGATTTGTTCTGACTATTCGGGCCATTTCCTAACCTGTAGAAACATTAAGAGTCTTACATTTTCTAAGAGTTGGAGATCCGGCTATGTAGATCCAAAATGTTGATATTGAGATATACCTAATAATAGGTATATACTTTCTAATCTCGATTTGTTCTGACTATTCTACCCATTCTCTAGCTTATAGAATGTTCTGACTCTTGATGTTTCTTAGAGTTGGTAGTCTGACCATATGGACATTGGAATGTTGATATTGAGATATACCTAATAATAGGTATATACTTTTCTAATCTTGATCCATTTTAACTATTTGGACCTTTCTCTAACCTATAGAATGTTCTGACTCTGTACATTTCTAAGAGTTGATAGATCGATAAATTGGACTCAGAATGTCGATATTGAGATATGCATAACAATATATACATATTATTGTTATTCATAATTTCTGACCATCTGGACCATTTCTCTAACCTATAGAATGTTCTGACTCTGTATGTTTCTTAGAGTTGATAGATCGATAAATTGGACTCAGAATGTCGATATTGAGATATACATATTGTTATACATATACTTTCTAATCCTGATCCATTCTTATTCTTTCCTGGTCTCCCTAACCTATAGAATGTTCTTACTCTGTATGTTTATTAGAGTTGGTAGTTCGACTATATGGACATTAGAATGTTGATATTGAGATATACCTAATAGTAGTTATATACTTTCCAATCATGATTTATCCTGACCATTCTGTTGATTCTCTGACTCTAAGAAACATTCAGAGTCTTACATTTTCTATAGCTGGTAGTTCGACTATATGGACATTAGAATGTTGATATTGAGATATATCTATTATTGGTTATATACTTTCCAATCATGATTTATCCTGACCATTCTGTTGATTCTCTGACTCTAAGAAACATTCAGAGTCTTACATTTTCTATAGCTGGTAGTTCGACTATATGGACATTAGAATGTTGATATTGAGATATACCTAATAGTAGTTATATACTTTCCAATCATGATTTATCCTGATTATTTCTTGAGTTTTCTGACTTATAGAAATGTACCGATAGGCATATTGTACATTTCTTAGAGTTGATAGATCGATAAGTTGGATTTATAATTTAACAAAATATACCTACCGTAAGGCATGGCATATTTTAATCCCGATCCATTCTGGCTATTCAGGCCAAACTCTAAGAAACATCAAGACTTATTGTAACTGCAAGACCAGAGAATTAATATATCCAATATAACACTCTCACTCACAACAATGACCAAAAGGAAAAACAAACAATAATAATAGAAAATTTTTCCTGGTTATACAAATGTCCCACGACAAGCAACGCAAACAACACGACAAGGAATGCAAGTGCGGTGAGTGCCGCAGAATCTTCGACGAATGGTGCGATATTGAGCACGAAGAGCACGACGAGGTCTGCGAGCGCAAGAAGCACGTCAAGATCATCTATGAAGTCAAGTGTGTGAAGACCAAGCTCACCACTACTGAATGGGGTTACAAGGAGGCCGAAGAGCACAGACATGGCTGGAAGCTCTACTGTGATGCTGAAGGTCCCAAGGACTGCAAGGAGGCCAACTGCCACAAGAAGCATTAAATACTCTATCTCTCTATTATATGTCAATGACATATATATTTCATCCTATCTGACTAGAAGACAGAAGTATAACTCACTGTTTCTCCTGTATTGACATTGTACATCATTGACTTTTCTGTTGGCACCATTACTGTTGTAAAGATGTTGCCTTTTGCAATATTTGTATTAATAAATTGGAATGCCTTGTCCAACAATTCTTCATTGCTGATCATCCCAAGATTCTGATAACTATATTTGTATCCATACTGAAGTGGAGTATTCACAGATACTTTCAACATTCCAACTTCTGAAATTGGTCTGTGCTTGACATGATACTTTGCAGTATTTTCTGCAATTCTAATATCTAACACTAGCTTTTGTCCCTTCATGAGATGGATAATGTTGAATACCAAATCATCAGCAACTGGAAAATCAGGAATATTCTTTGTAGTCACATAACCTGGTCCTTCTGCAGTCAATGTATATACCTTGTCTGGTAATATGCCTTCTTTGCTCAGTGGTATCATTCCCATTCGAAGTGCTATCTCAGAAGTATCTCTTTCTGAACTATTTACTACTGTAGTAATAGTGTTGATTGCAAATGTAGGAACATTCATCATCATGGAGCGTCTCAACATATTAGCTACAGTGTGATCATTAGTATGAAATACAAAGGAAGTCTCTTCTTCGGTTTTCAGATCAGTGATGTAATCCATCGTATTGTTATCTTGTTTTGTTTCTGTTTATATCATACCATCTGACAGGTTAAATGTAAATGAATCATTACTTGTGGATGTGAAGAATTTGGAATTGGTGCAAAGAGGCAATCTATCATGGAAGATAACAAGAATTTTGAAGTTGACGAGTTGCGATCTGCGCTGCAAAAGTATATTAGAAGAGGAATGGTTACTGAAGCTCAACGAGTGGCATTGAAACTCTTTGAATCTCCGAAAAAGGGTATTGTTACTAATCTATTCAATAGATTGGCCATTATTTCGAACGAAGACATTGGTGTTGCCAATCCTACTTTGTGTTACATTGTGACAAGGTATAGCTTGAATCCCGACAGAACGAATCAAGGAAAGTTGATGACTGTTGTAAAACTCTTGTGTGAGTCAAAAAAGACTAGATTGGCAGAAGAGATTTGGTTTGCATATGGTAAATTAAAGGACATTGCATACAACAAGAACTTGATTCATCATACCTTTACCTCGTCTGACCCACTTGATGAGTTTATTGAAGCTTTGAAGAGAAAGGATGATGATGCATTTGGATGGGCTCAGGCCTATACTGAATCAGTAAAAGGCAAGAAGAGTTCTGACTTGTTGAACAAATTCAATGATGGACGCAAAGGTCTTGGAAGTAGAACTCGTAACCTAGAGGTGCTGTTGTGGCATGCACTTGCTGAATATCTTGATGAAGAAGTGTACAATGTGCTGGTAGAAGCATACTTTGCTAGACATGAACCAGGTCCATTCATCCAAAGTGCAATCATGTTTGCAATTCATGGTGCTGGAGTAGATGCGAACAGTCATTGCTTGGACGAAGAGGTTGAGTTTATTCCTGGAGAGTATGTTATTCATGATTACTGTGTGGACAAGCATACAAAGCGAGGTAGAGAAGAAGGAAAAGGATTCAAAGAGTTTATTAGTGAAGGAATGCTTGTAACAAATCAGGATCCTGATCATTGTTCTGAAAAGTTTAGAAGGATATATTGTGAGTTGGCTAACTTGAATGATCGCGAATGATGAGAAGTAGAAATATGCCTAATATAGGTATATTGAATGATATTGATAGATAGACATTAGAATGTTGATATTGAGATATGTATATCAATAGGCATATACTTTTCTATCATGACTCGTTCTGACCATTCTGTCGATCTACCAACTCTAAGAAATGTAAGGATCTTGATGTTTTCTAGGGTTGGAAGTCTGACTAATTGGACTCAGAATGTTAATATTGAGATATACCTATTAGTAGTTATATACTTTTCTATCATGACTCGTTCTGACCATTCTGTCGATCTACCAACTCTAAGAAATGTAAGGATCTTGATGTTTTCTAGGGTTGGAAGTCTGATTAATTGGACTCAGAATGTTGATATTGAGATATACCTATTAGTAGTTATATACTTTTCACTCATGATTTATTCTGACTATTCTATCGAACTAACAACCTATAGAATGTTCTAACTCTTGACATTCCTTACGGTAAGGATTGAAAATCTGACTACATGCAGTTAGAATGTTGATATTGAGATATACCTATTAGTAGTTATATACTTTTTCACTCATGATTTATTCTGACCAGTTTGTCGTTCCATCAACTCTAAGAAATGTAAGGATCTATACATTTCTAAGGATTGAAAGTCTGACTACATGCAGTTAGAATGTTGATATTGAGATATATGTTATATAACATATATATTTTCCAATCTTGATTTATTTTGACTGTTCGAACGGTTCTACGATCTTACGGTTATAGAATGTTCTGACTCTGTATGTTTCTTAGGACTAGAATCCTGATTATATGGACTTGAAATGTTGATATATTAGTAGTTATATACCTTTCACTCATGAGTTATTCTGACCATTCGGACGATTCTCCGACCTTACGGTTATAGAATGTTCTGAATCTCTCTACAATTATGGATTGGAAGATCGTCAGAATAAATCGAGATTAGAAAGTATATAGCATTCCTCACGGTAGGTATATTTCGTTAGGCAAGTTATAGATTCGGACAGTGAGACTTTCAATCCCTAAAAATGTAAATCTCTCTACATTTCTTAGAGCTGGTAGATCGGTAAGCTGGTCAGAATAAATCGAAATTAAAAACATAACTGCTAATAGGTATATCTCAATATCAACATTCTAGGTCTGGATAGTCAGACTTTCAATCTCTAGAAACATACAAAGTCAGAACATTCTATAACCGTAAGGTCGGAGAATCGTCCAAATAGTCAGAATAAATCGAGATTAGAAAGTATATGCATTATATAATGCATATTTCATTAGACAAATTATAGATCCAATTTATCGATCTATCAACTCTAAAAAACATACAAGGTCAGAACATTCTATAGGTTGACAGATCGACCAACCAAGTCAGAAATGCATGACCTCACAAAACAATATACTTTTCCACGTTGTCACAGTTCTATTCAACATTAGAATGACAGTCACACAAAAGTATATAATTACATGGGATTTCCACCAACTCCAATTCTTGGGAAACTGGCCTGACAATGTGTCTCAATGTCAATAAAGCCCGAATTGGCCATTTCACTAAATCATGTTTTACTTACAATTACATACCAATAATTGGTAAATAAAAATGGTCAGAAACACGTGAAAACGCTCGAAACAGTGAGTCGTGAGTACCAATACATGACTTTCCTTCACTGTTGTTCAGTGTCGTTCAATGTCCTTTATTTGCATGCATCTCAAAACAGAATATTGTTATCTTAACAATATTTTACTAGTATTTATCGCATTTAACACTTTCTGCTGTGGACAATAACAATGCCTCCAGCAAACTCATTCTTGAAATCTTGATAGAAGAAGTACTTGGGAAGATCATCAGTAATGGTAAACTCAACTGATCCATTAACAACAGGAACAAAGCCAGGGAAGATGAAAGAATCCTGACCTCCAGCAGGAGAGTTGGTCAACACAAAGAGATGTCTGGCCTCAGTACCAGGGATATACTCTTGCGTAATATCAAAAGAGTAAGTAGCTCCACGGAACAAGTGCAAAGTAGGACCATTAATACCCTTCACGTAGATAGACTCTTCACCTTGGTTATATTGAGCCCAAGGATGACCGAGCTTGGGGCCAAAGGTAATAGGAAGATGCTTCACCTTGTGTCCACATCCACTGCTAGATGAAGAAGAGCAGTCATGCTTCTTGGACTCAGACTCGGCATGATGAGAGTGAATAGTGCTGCTGCTTTCGAGCAATGACTCGTGAGGCTTTTGGTGTTCTTCCTTACTGTCGTGATGAGATTCATGTCTCGAAGAATCCTCCTTCAACGATTCAGATTCAAGCTTAGATTCCAATTGCTCAAACACGGAATCATCAAACCTGGAATCTTCCAATCTTGATTGGTGACTAGATTGGTGGCTGGATTCGTGGTGCTCAGAATGATGTTGACTAAAGGTATCACTAGATTCAGAGCATTGAGAAGCACATTCATCATCATCGTCACCGTCAGAGAAGGGTCTGTATTCGCAGCTTTCAGAAAAAGCAGAGAAGGCCTTGTGACATTCATCGGCACAGAGATCTTCTGATTCAGAAAAGGCATATCTTGCTTGTTTAGCATAGCTATCGTGGCCAGTATTTTCGCAATGAGAGCAGTCCATTTTAATTAGAAGTATTTTTTCTTTTGTGTCACCATTTTCAACAAGTAACTAACATTGATGTAAGACAGAGAAGAATAATATATACAATTGTATGTATTAATGTTGATTTCCTGATTATTTGAAATATAGAAAAGGTTACATGTTTGTGATAGAATCCATTTGGATCATGATTAGAGGGTATATACATATTAGTATGTATATTGATGCTCTGAGTTGCATTTATTGGAATCTCTAGCTCTAGGAAATGTACCGATAGGCATGTTGATGTTTCTATAAGCTAGAGGACGATGGAATCTGTCTATTTGGTTCAATCTCGATAATGTATATAAGTTATATACATTATCGAGATTGATACTCTGAGGATCGATTCGTTCGAATTCTTGACCTATAGAAATGTAGAGAGACTTACATTTTCTATAGTTGGTAGAACGATAGAACACATTTATTTGGGTCATGATTGGATATATATATATATAAGTTATATACATTATTGAATCTAATGTTCCTCTGGCCAGTTCGATCTGTTTCCCAGTCTATAGAAATGTACCGATAGGCATGTTGATGTTTCTTAGAGTTAGAGAACGTTGATATCTGTCTATTTGGATCATGATATGTATACATTATCGAGATTGACATTCTGAGGATCGATTCGTTCGAATTCTTGACCTATAGAAATGTTATGGATTCTACATTTCTATAAGCTAGAGAACGATAGAATCTGTCTATTTGGATCACGATTGGATATGTATATAACTTGTATGCATTATTGAACTTAATGTTCTTCTAACTAGCTCGATCGTTCTACCAACTATAGAAAATGTACCGATAGGCATGTTGATGTTTTATAGATTAGGAAACCGATCGAACTGGTCAGAGGAACATCAAGTTCAATAATGTATATAAGTTGTATACATTATCGAGATCGACATTCTGGTGTGTCTTTCTTGGGATCTCCAACTCTAAGAAATGTACCGATAGGCATGTTGATGTTTCTATAAGTTAGAAAGACAAGGAATCCATCTATTTGGTCTGTTAACAAGAATGCATATTAGTATGTATATATTGAGACCGACATTCTGAGAATCGATTCGTTCGATTTACTGAGCTATAGAAATATAAGTATCTTGATGTTTCTATGAGCTAGAGAACCAAAGAATGCAGCTCAGAATGTTGATATCAATAATGCATATAAGTTATATACATATCCAATTGTGACCCAAATATATGGATCCTATCGTCCTACCAACTATAGAAACATCAAGAGATTTACATTTCTTAGAGTTAGAGAATCGAAGAAAGAGACAATAGAATGTTGATATCAATAATGCATACAAGTTATATACATATCCAATTGTGACCCAAATATATGGATCCTATCGTCCTACCAACTATAGAAACATCAAGAGATTTACATTTCTTAGAGTTAGAGAATCGAAGAAAGAGACAATAGAATGTTGATATCAATAATGCATACATTTCTAACTGTGAATTAATTAGACGGATTCTATCGTCCTACCAACTATAGAAACATCAACATGCCTATCGGTACATTTCTTAGAGCTAGAGAGTCCAAGAAAGACACACCAGAATGTCAATCTCGATAATGTATACATTTCTAACTGTGAATTAATTAGACGGATTCTATCGTTCTACCAACTATAGAAAATGTAAGTCTCTTGATGTTTCTATAGGTTAGGAAATCGATCGAATTGGTTAGAAGAATATCAATATCAATAATACACATACATTCCAATCATGATCCAAATGTGGATTCCGTCACTCTACCAGCTATAGAAAATGTAAGTCTCTCTACATTTCTATAGGTTAGGAAACCGATCGAACTAACCAGAAGAGCATCAAGTTCAATAATGTACATACTAATATGTATATCTTTCATCACAACAATAATAGGTAGATTCTATCGTTCTCTAACCTATAGAAATGTCAACATGCCTATCGGTACATTTCTTAGAGCTAGAGATCCCAAGAAAGAGACATCAGAAGATCAATGTCAATAATACACTTATAATAAGTATATTCTTGTTAACAGTTCGAATAGGTAGATTCTATCGTTCTCTAACCTATAGAAATGTCAAGAGACTTACATTTCTATAAGCTAGGAAACCGATCGAACTGGTCAGAAGAACATCAAGTTCAATAATGTATATAACTTATATACATTCCTCATTATAACAAAAATAGATGGATCTCATCGTTCTCTAACCTATAGAAAATGTAAGTCTCTTGATGTTTCTATAGGTTGGGAAACCGATCGAGCTAACAACATCTCGATCTCTCATCAATATACCTTCCTTACGGTAGGCATATATCTTTCTTCTGATATACCTTCCTTACGGTAGGCATATTTACTTACCACCCTCACTCAATATCTACCATCATGATATCATCCATGTACTCATAGTCCTCTTCTTCATCACCTTCATCTTCTTCTATTTCTACATCCATGTCGTGATTTGCCTGAGCTGCATAACAATCGTCTCCTCTGCTTATGCATTCTGTATACTCATCAGTGTCCATATATACATTGGTCATTCTAATGCCAAATGCTCCTGCATAATGCATCAACAGCTTGTAACAATATGGTATGTTGGCATGTCCAAAATCAGTATTGCCACACAAGATGCACTTCATAAACTCATTCACGCCACCAGTGCTGTTCTTGTTATTCTCTGCAATAGTACCACATACATGACAAAGAGCAATATCATAACCATCAGATACCTTCTTCAATCGCTCTAGCAACAGTGATGATGCACCATGCGAGATTGCTGCGTCACGTTCCATTTCACCATATTTAATAGCACCCTTATCCTTTCTGCCCTTTTGAGGTTGATGAGTCTGTGCCCTGATTTGCCCTTTTCCTCTGACTTGAATCTTGTCAATACTAATGTGTTTCAATGCTTGGAAAAAGACTGGGCCAGTACAAATCATGCGATCAAAGGGAAGACCATTAGTGCCGCTGAAACAAGATTCGTAACTAAATTGGTACTCAGTCTCAGTATTGCGATCCAAAGTATCGAATGCTTCAGTGCCAAGATCGCCAGTATATCTTTCGCTCAATACCTTTCTATACAAATCAAGATTATTGTCTTCGAATGGACTAGAGTTGATGAACTCTCCAACAAATGCACCATACTTGCTTGCCATAATTTCCAACAGATAACTAATAGTCATGCGACTAGGAATACTATGAACATTTACAATAAAGTCAGGAACTACTCCATCGTGTCCTGCTGGCATGTCTACATCATCAAGAACAAGACCAATAGTACCTTTCTGTGCATTTCTGGTCGCAAACTTGTCTCCTGCTTCAGGAATGTGCATGATTCGAAGTCTAACTGCCACATTCATTGTTTGCCCATTATTGCTGACCATTACCTTGTCAACAATACCTTGATCTCCAACCTTGAGGAAGACACTTGCATTCTTCACAACTTGGTCAACACTATTGGTCTGAATCTTTCCAATGATGCAATCGCCTTGCTGGAGATAGGCACCAATCTCAGGCAATCCATTACCAGGATCATTATCTGCTCCCATTCTAATGTGTTTGTACTTGTCTTGAGACTCACCAGTTCGAAGTGTTGGTCTCGCCAATTTCTCACTAACTTCACTATTGCTATTGATTGTAGTCTTGAATGTTGAATACTTTTTCATTCTAAAGCCTCCTGCTTGCAAGAACTGTCTCTTTACAATGAATGAATCTTCTTGATTGGCACTATAAGGCATGAACATTACCTTGATCATCTCACCAGATCCTCTGACATCCAGACCAGTCCAATGATAAGCTTCTGTTTCACAAATCGACCTTTTCGGGTTGAGCAAAAGCTTTAGCTTGGTGTCAGACATTCTGTTCAAGTAGTTGATATGTGGATTACCAACAGCTTGTTTACCCATAGTAGCAGCATAAGAATTACGAGGAGCTTGATTATTACCAGGATATGGAACCAATGATGCTTGCAAACTCAAAAAGGACTTGCCATCAATGCTGCAATGAGTAAATGGTTCATGTTCCTTAATATAGGTAGCAAGAGTCTGTTCGGCCAATTCTCTTTCAAGTCCTTTGCTTGCCTTGACCGTTTCTTCCAGCAATTTAATGGCATCCAATCGCTTGGTAATATCTTTTGCTTCTAGTGCCACTCTGCGTTTAGTTTGTTCCCAAGGTGACAGATATTCCATTGCTCCTCTAGCAAATAGTTCCTTGATTGTTGAATTCTCCAAACCCAACTTGTTCATCACAATCTCTTGATCAGCTGTTACAATCAACAGTGGATTCAATGGACGATTTGGTGAAATATCAACATGCAACCAGCCACCATCTTCTGGATTCGGATAATCCTGTTCTCTAATTACTGACATGTCATTAAAGAATTTGTTCTCTCTGCGTCCATCAATGAGTTCCTTTTCCAGTGTAATGCCATCTGCCCAGCCTAAGAACTTGCCATTTACCATTAGTTTGTAATTGTATCCCTTATCATAAGCTTCATCAGTGTCAAAGGTAGCCTTTGCTTCTACACCAAGTGCAGAATCACCAACAATATATCTAATAATCTCATTGTCAGTGCGATCAATAGAAACTTGGCAAACAACAGATCTATCCTTTACAAGACCAGCATTCTTACCTTCAGAAGTAGACACTGGACAGATAAATCCATATTGATCTCTTTGTACTTGTCTGAGTTTAGTCTGTTGATCGGTTCTGGATAGGTTGACATCGATAGTATCAGGATGGACTTTTGCAGAGATAATGTTATCTCTATTGATAATTTGTGTCACGTCCTTCTTGAGCTTGCCTCCCTTGATGCCCCAACCTCCAGTCTTGAATGATGAAATAAAGCTAGTAGTAATAATGTTGCTTCTGACATTTTTGCCCATTGAGCTGGCCACATCAGTCAACAGCTTGAGATTGCCAGAGTTAATGTCACGCTGAATAGTATTAATAAGCTTGGCCCAAGTAAGTCTGAAGAGTTGTCTCATCGTTCTGCCTGCACCTTGAATGCGCTTGTTCGACCAAATGTCCTTGTCTTCTACTTCTCTAAATCCAGCCATATGTTCAAGCATTTGTGCAATCATAATGGCAAGCAAAAAGAGCTTAGCATTGATGATGCGACTGGCTCGTTCTTCTTCCGTTTCACCATCAGGACCGAGCAAATTATCAACATGGGGAAAGAACTCTGTGGCCAACAATCGATCAACTGCTTCTTGTTGAGTCATTTTATCCTTCTTTTTACCAGGCAATTGGTCCATATAATTGTAAATTACAGAGTAATCGTCAGTCACAGCAATAAAGTCAATGATATTGTTCAGCAATTTGTACATGCATTTGCTATGATGTTCTGGCTTGATGAACATGAGAATGATATTCTTAATGTCTTCAACATTGTCATATCCATAAATTCTAAACATTCTCAGTGCATTAATGGTACTTTTTGTTGATTCCTCTGTTCCTTTGAGACTGGAAAAGAAGATGTCAATGATTCCAGGAGCTTTACCATCAGAAAGCCCTAATTCAACAAGGGCAGTAGTGTTTGGAAGAGTAACAACCATGCGACACACAGGAGTCTTCTTCTTGGCAATGGTAGTCAAAAAGATTCTGTTATAACACAATTGTTCATGGTACAAAACGCATCTTTCTGTTCCGTCAATAATGAACTGTCCGGCTGAATCATCGGGATCTTCACCCATTGTACGAAGTTCAATATCAGTCTTGCCTCGAAGTTCACAGGTAGAAGACTTGGTCATGATTGGAATGCTGCAAAAAGCAACATTCGATTTGGTATCCTTTCTGTGATATACACCATGTTCGTCTCGTTCTTTTAGCACAAGATCAACGCGCCAATCGCTTGCATAAGTAATGCCCTTGTCGCGACAATACTGGGGCAACATTGTAAAAGTCTTACCGTCGTGGGTATATTGGGGTTTAGTAACTGTAAGATTCTCAAAGAAGATGAGGAACTTTCCTTCCTCTGAACCAATAGAAAGAGCCTTGGAACCAACATCATTGGATGCATGTGCATTAATCCAGTCATCATAGAGTCTAGTATTGTAAGAATCGAGTTTGACTTCATTGATGAATCGCTCGAGTAATTTACCACTCTCTGTAGCTTGAACTGGTTTGACTATAATTTGTTCCGTAGAGTCCATTTATTGGTAGCTGTACCTCTTTTTGACTTGTTGGTTCAGGTTCACATTGTTGTGGAATCGCAAAACCTGTTAATTTCCCAGTGACATAAATCTTTGGATTTATTTCGCAATTTATCATACTGAAATGGACAGACACCCTCGAAAGTTGAGAGATATAATATTATGTTTAATCATTGCATTTACTAGTCCAAACTTGAAAGAATCAGTACCTTTGCTCAATTCTTTGATCAATGTTTTGTCGTCCATTGAATTGTCCATAAGCAGCATATTTGTATTTTTGATCATTGAAAAGTATTCTTTTCGCTTTGGACTAGATCGAGAATTATCAGTAATGGATGACTTGTAAATCAATGCTTCAGCCTCTGTCATTGATTTTAGCACATTAAGAACATTACCAGTCTCTAGTGCATCTGTAATCATCTTGTCCAGATGGTTCCAATAAAAGTTCTTGTCCGTTGACATTTTGAATATACAATTGGTATTATTGATATTGTAATTTTCTCTAATGTACTTCATGTCATAGGACGTAATGGTATAAATGGCAGAAGTTTTTGCATTGATTATCTTACTGAGAGTTAGTAATTCATCAGGTTCAATGCAATAATTGAGACCACTGCAGTGATAGAGATGAAACTTTCGAGCAATGAAAAGTGCAATTCTCCCTTCATAAAGATAGCCTTTATTGACATCATTGATAAAGTCATCGGCAGTACCATTGATCTTAATGTCTCTAATGGTACAAAGTCTTTTTGTTCTTTTAATCTCTATTTTGTCATTATCTAGATTCATTGATTTTACAATTGCAATGATGTCGTGTCCTAGAACTCTAAGTGCTCGACCAGTAGAATACATTTTTGTATTACTTTGATAGAAAACTTCATTTCTATTTTCTAGTATTGCTTCCAGCTGTGAGCAAGTAATCCAAATAAAGTCATCAATCTCATTATTAGGCGTAAAGGTAGTAAACATTTCATTGATTGGCATTACAATCTCACAGACATTCTCATTGTAAGCAACTTCACAGCCTAAAATGTTACTTACATCTATATTAGGAGTACTTCCAAAGGTTTCTTCATTGTATTCTCTAATGGCAGTATCTAGCAAATCGTAATCATGTGGTTCGTAAGATCCTCCCACACAATTTATATTAGTTACATATTTTGAAATTGGAAGTCCGATGAGTCTCATTCCAGTCTTGGTCACAAATAGTGGTGTTACACCAGCTCTATCAATCTTATTGTTACTCCAGTCAAAATCTTCAACCTTACAGCTAGGCATGTTATATGTTGACTGGAACAATGACAATAAATGTCATACTGAATGTGAAAAATGGATGCATGAATTAAAATACTTTGTGAGTTGAAAATAATGATTCTTGTATAAAATAAAATGGATCCATCACTGGCCTTGTGTTATCGTTATTCAGACGAAGGAACGCAAGTAGACTCATTGGTATGGATAGATCATGAATATTATGAAATCAAGGGATACAATGAGAATGGAAAGAAAGTTCCAATGCCAGGATTATCATATCTAGATATATATTGTTCAGTATTTACTGACTTTACAAGTGTTGTAATGGGCAACATTGATGCTGTAACAAATCTAGCCCCAACAGGGTGGACTCTTTCTGACATGCAAGTTAAAAGCGTGATGCCTCCAACATTTACTGACAACTTGGGAGTGAGAGATTACTACAATTTTAGATACTTGTTGGGAAATGTTGAATATGCAGAAAAGGAATACATTGATAGTAAGGAATGGGTCAATGATGCTGATTTGTATCATTCAGTAGTATTATTTGGAGACCATGACTTTAGTCTGATGTGCCTGTTGGCATTGCACAAAACTAATACAGGTGGAAATGCAGTTATTCGTGTTACCGAAAGGGATTTTGTTGATAGAATGTATCTAATGAGTCAATGCTTTCAGGCAGTGACTTATCTAAAACCAGTAAGCAGTGATTGTATATATCTAGTGTGTAAAGGCAGATTATTGAGTTCCAATGAAGATAGAGTTAGAGATATACTTGAGCAGGGAAATACTGATAGCTCTGTATATACTGACATTAGAATCTTTTTGGAACAGACATTGATGCAAGAAGACTATAACATGAACAAGTTTTTAAAGATTTGGAATATGCCTGATTAATATTCCTATCCAAGTGGAATATGCCTGATTAATATACCTCAAGAGATAAAGCCTTAATGTAACTACTTTAGTTACATAAATATGAAATCGATCAAAGCATTGCTAGTAGGACTAGAATACAATGGTACCAATAGTTATTTACCTTCTACTTCTCATGATTTAGTTTGTGCTGTTAAATGGTGCAATACCATGGGTTGTACTGATATTACTATCATTACTGACATTACTATTCTTGATCCTGACTATGTAGACATATTCAATAATAATAATATAATACGTATTACAGATATCTTTACAATGAATTATGCCTTGAAGAAGGCTGTTTCAAGTCCCCATTGCAATCAACATGGCATCTTCTACTACACTGGACACGGTGAAAAGGAAGGTATCCAATTGCCAGACAATGACATTATGGATAATACAATATTACGAAATTATGTTGCTAAATTAGCAACTAATGTGTTTTGCATCATTGATTGTTGTTACTTTGACGGATGGAAGCTACCATTTACTTATAGCATTGAACAAGATCGCTTCACTCTTAATGATAATTATGACTGTCTGACCAATAATCTCATGGTAATATCAATGTCTACTGATCGAGGTGAATCACTCAGTAATACAAATTGTTCCATATTTAGTAAGCGTATATTCAGTCTTTTGTATAGAATGAAAGATAATCCAAAGATGTTGGCTCTTTCTGTTTTTTGTGACAAGTTGATAGAACATAGTACAAAACAGACAAAAGAGAATCACAATGTATCCATCTGTTCATCATACAAATGCCTTCCTATTCTGTGGAGCTGGTTATTATTCGATTATGATATTAACATTCTTACTGAATTGGAAGCTGTTACCATCAAACATGTTGGACAAGGTAAGATTATAATAAAATAGGAACATCTTCTGGTTTCATGAATAACAACAAGATAAGAATAGCACAAAGAAGTAAGAAAATGTAAATGTCCTTGTTATCCTTTGTATCAACTACTTCCTTGGAAGCATAATTGCCATAATAATCCATAACACTAGCATCTTCTAACACAAACTTGTAATGGTGATTATCGCTGCCATAACAACCATGATGCAAGAATTTACCACCTGCATTCTGATGATATTTAAGTCCAACTCTCTTCTTTCTGTCTACAACGAGAGATACATCTTTATTGTAAGCAAGTTCTTCCAATGAACCAGCAGAAATAATAATGGGAGTATGCTTGTGTTCAGATAAAGTTACTTTGCCATCTTCTATATATACGCTCTTGTTAGCACATGATATCATTACAGAATCACCATTATAAATATCTCCATCTTCCAACTTGAGAAATGAGAATACACCAGCATCATCGATAGAAGTTACAAAGTTGAGATTCTTATCCAGATAGTATTTCAAGCTGTTAATCTTGAATACAAGTCTTAGATTATCAAAGGACATTCTTTTTAATTGGCAATTTATTTCTTTCGAATCTACATGCAAGTCACAATAAAGATAAGTCTCATGACTTACCTTACCTCTTCTCAATCAAGCAATTACACTTCTATAATAGATATGCTTAGCTCCTGCAATGTCCAATGGATCGTCTCTGTATATTCTAATCAAAGAACCCTTTCTCCATCCAAAATAAGCACATACAGGATCATCTTCTTTCAATGCAGGAAGTTCTCTAATGCTAACACCCATCTTCTTGATAATCGCATCTGCTTCCTCCTTTTCAATAAATTCATGCACTCGATAATCAATAAACTTTGTAGGATTATAAGTCAGCATTGTCTCTTTAAAGATTTGTAATCTCAAGACTGAATCATCAAAGACAGTACCATCTAATGCCTTTAACACCTTTTCTGCTTCTGAACTAAAGCCACTGTCAACAATAATGATAATCTCAATTCGAGGAGTAGTATACTTGCTAGCTTGAACTCTAATATCATCACTAAATTTTGTAACAATATCCTTTGATACTGTTGTCTTTCTGGCGTCCTTGTGTAAAAAAATGACAATAGCAGTAGAGTTGGTTTCACCATTCTGTTCAGTGTAAACAGAAGACAATGCTTCATTAATTGCTTGACCACCATTGACTACATCATTACTGTATTGAATAAATTGGTCAATGTCCATTTCCATGAATGGCATGTCAGCAGAAACATCATAACCCCTATCATACAGCATTTCAATCTGTGTTCTCTTGACAGTGTAATATCTGTAAAGATTGCTTTGTCTATTATTCATGGGTATTTAAATGGCAGATTGGAAGCTTTGGCTATCAGTTGCCTTCTTAGTAGCTTTGATCATTATTGTTGTATTGTTATCCGTGTTTGTTCGTCCAGCAGATCCATGTAGTCAATGTGAGCACAAAAATGTATGCGTGAATGGATTTTGTGTTCCAACAGTTGGTCAAGCCTGTACTACTAGCTGTGTCAGTGGTAGTAAATGTTTGAATGGAATATGTGTTCAGGACAATGAGACTCCAGAAAACATGATAACCAAGACCGAATCTATCCAAGTAATACAAGAAACCACCAAAGGTTTAGAATCTATTGACTTTGAGGATGAGACAGTAATAGATGCTGTGACTTATCTAGATGGAGACATTTACCTATTGAAAGATGGCACTATTCACGAACGAAAGAGAGTAATTGAAAGCAATGTTCAACTAGTGAGATTGGCAGTATTCAGAAGATTACTACTTGGATTGGGCAAAGATGGAATATTATACTTGCTGAATAACAAGTATTACAATACTGATAGTTGGTATTGGCAGAAAGTATCCTGGGTTAATACTACTTTGACTCATATTAGTGCATGTCATGATGGATCTTGCTTGTGGCTGCAGAATGATGTTACAGGTTATTTGTATGATCAAGTAGATAATTTGGTGTCAACAGTTGAAATGCATGGTCAGAAGAGGACCTATGGCAGAGACAGACACAAATTCTTTGAATTAAATGGAAATATCATTTACTATGAAGGAAATCGTTATTACGGGAGATATGGACTGTTGACGCTAAAGGGAGAATTACTTGTTGACAATAATGTGCCAATTGTTATGCTAAATTATGAGCCTATACATTTGAATCAGTAGTAAGAGCATGGTATGTTATATGCTCACTACAATTGAATCAATGGTGAGCATTGAGTAACCGATACTCAATGCTCACTATTTATACAGATGGAAGCGCTTCTAATAATGGCAAGGAGAATTGCAAGGCTGGTATAGGAATATACTTTGCTGATTATGATATTGGTGTAGCAGAGCGATTGCCTGGTAAGCAGACTAATCAACGTGCTGAACTATATGCTATATATAGAGCATTAGAGATTGCATCAGAAGAGAGACCAGAACATGAAGTAACAATCTATACAGATAGCATGTATAGCATTAATTGTATGGATATATGGATAGCAAAATGGAAAAAGACTGGATACAAAGGCATCAGCAATAGAGACTTGGTTGAAGCAATAGATAATCTTAGAGAAAAGTTGCCAAAAGTAACATTTATATGGATCAAGGCTCATCAGAAGGTTGAGAATATACATCAAGAGTATAATGCAAAGGCAGACATGTTGGCTAATAAAGGTCAAAATTACGATCTGCCTTAACTTGTTAAATATTGCTAATATAGCAATATCTCTTGGTGGGTAAACTGATGATTCTATGCAACGATAAATAAGGACACACACAATGTCTAACGAATATCTTCAAAAGGCTATTGATTACTTTAATTCTCGTGATTATGTCATCTATGATATGGCCAATGAATTCAAGGTGGTGACTGAAGTTCCTAGTGATGCAAGATATCATGAATGGACCTATGACGATGCTGTTACTGAGACAGAGAATTATCTGAGATTGCTACACAAATGTCTATTGGCTGTAACAAGACGTGAATGGGATGGACAATATGTATACCCTACTAATAATACTAACATCATTGGAGAAAGATGTGATATTGATGAATGCTATGTATGTCATCGCGATTTTAAGACTGAATGTTGTTGCTATCCACGTCGAGATTACTATGACAAAGATACAGAAGAAGGTGACAATGAAGAAGAAAACCATTGTGACAAGTGCAATGGCATGACTTTTGATGAATCAACGAATTTGTGCTTGTCTTGCTTGAGAGAATTTATGGCCAGAGAAAAGATAGAGTCTGTCAATACTAACAAGACAATACCTGTGACTTTTGTAAGAAACGATATTGATAGCAGTGTGCATATTCATTGTGATAATATGATTCCTGTTGTATTCATGATGATGGTATTCCCATTGTTAATTGCAACATTTTTTTAATATATCTTATAGTAGATATTACATGAAAAAGAGATATACCTAATATAGGTATATTACAAGAGATGTACATTTCTAATTACTGGTAGTCTTATAAGTAACTTGCAGCACTGACTTGCCTGGCTCCAACTCCATCTTGTTGACAACATAGTCATTCTCTACTACAGCAGAGCTATCAGAATCAAGAATAACAGTCTTTTCTCCCACTCGATGTCTAGTAATGAAATACAATGGTTCAACAGATAAGTTATCATATTCTACTGTTAATTTGTACTTTGTCTCGATTCTCTTGTCAACAGTATTCTCTTCTATCATGACAACATTGTATTTACATTTAACCATTGAACTTATACCGTATTCAACAGAAGTAGTAGCTCCATATCTAGTCTCATCAATGTGTCCTTCTCCAGTTAGAAAGTTATTGTTATCATAAAACAATATCTTACCAGCTGGAATTGCTACATCTCTCTTTCCATCACTTGGAGTTATCTCATAGCCTACTCTAACGTCTCTATCTGTAACATATTCATAATACTTTCTATACTTGGCAACCAACAGAGAAGCTGGTGTTTGCACTTGGCTGAACGCAGGCAATCTGTCTAATGATGGTTCAAAATAAGTATCATTGTCAATATATATTTCTTGATTGTTATTGTTATCTACTGATCTTGCCATTGTCATCATCGGCATCGGTCTCATCTTCTGTTGAACTTGTGAATATACACCAGTATATGCATACATTTCTCTCAATGCAATGTTCATGTTGGTATCATTATTGATGGTAACATTAACAGCAATATCCATTTCATCACTAGATATAATGATTGCATTGATAGAAAAGGAGGATGTAATGTCTCTAGTAGAATAACCAAGTAGAAATGGTCCATCAGCAGTAATAGTTGTTAATTTGGCATTCTTTTTGGTAACAAGTTTAGCCTTGTCTGAAACTGTGACTTCATTGCCCTCTGAATCTACGAATCTACCATTTGGAGTAGCATATAACAATAACTTGCCTTCCTTTGTTGTGATCTCGTAAGGCACTTTACCAGTAACAGCAGTATATGGAATATAACTATCATCTCTAATGGCAATGATATCATCAATATCAATGGGTATATCTATTGAATCTTGAACATCTTCATAGATTACAGTTTTTGCTCCATACAGCACAATACTCTTCTCTTGTTCCATTTATATTGTCAATATAAATGAATGCATATCTTTTCATGACATGGCTACTTATGATTTGTGGCATCGTCTTGGTAGTATTGGGAAGTCTATATCTGCTTACAACTAGTGAATACAATTATCTTGCTGCAATATTAGTATCAACTGGCATATTATTGTTATGTTTTGCTATTATATGTGCTGTATTGTATAGACAAGATGCAGGTTACGCGAACGATGAAACGGCTGAACTGAATGCTATGATAGAAACAAGAGAAACTATTGCTCGAATGGAAGGAGAATTATCTACCAACATTGAGTTGAATGAATACATTGCTCAAGTTCAGAAAGGATTGGAAGAATTTACAGTAACGTAAATGGCTATTACAGGCCTTGGCATTGCCGCCATTGTCTTGTTAGTAATTGGATCTATTGTAATATCTTCTAGTCTAGTATATTACATAGCATATGAACCAAATGTGACAATGTGGGTCGTGTTGAGTGTTGGCTTGTTGATAGGTATAATAGGAGTTGTGTTAGGAATAGTAGATAGTTTGCCTAAAAAGACTACTCCTGAGATGGAGGAGGTTCTTGAGTAGTATCTTCTCCCTTCAGGTCCTTCTCTCCCTTCAGGTCCTTCTCTCCCTTCAGGTCCTTCTCTCCCTTCAGGTCCTTCTCTCCCTTCAGGTCCTTCTCTCCCTTCAGGTCCTTCTCTCCCTTCAGGTCCTTCTCTCCCTTCAGGTCCTTCTCTCCCTTCAGGTCCTTCTCTCCCTTCAGGTCCTTCTCTCCCTTCAGGTCCTTCTCTCCCTTCAGGTCCTTCGAGTCCTCTACAGACATTAGCACTCCATACTTGTTATCCACAAATAGATCATCATCTACTGACAGTAATTCAAGATTTCTCTTGATTGTAAACATGTCAGCACCTACAACTGTCATTGATTCTTGAAATTGTCCATCTCTGTAGAACAACATTAGTGGTATTCCCTTGACTGCAACAGGCAATTCTTGAATTTCTCTCGCGTCCTTCTTCAAGTCAAGATGAAACATTGAAATATCATTGTCAGTCATGAATGTCTTGTGCTTCTCAATGGCACCACTAATATACTTGCATGGCATGCACCAATCTGCACCAATTTTGATTACATATTTGCCTTTACTAGTTCCATTGATGACATCTGTGATACTCATTATTTACCTTACCCAATATTTTGTTTAGTCATGTTCAAGGTACATTCGAAAGGTGGTCTTACAACATGTGACAAGGTAAGACAAATAAATAGGGCATCAAGATGTCAGGATACTTGAAGGAAGCAAAAGATTACTATCTGTCTCATGGTTACCAATTGGTTGGAGGTAGAGATAAAGTTGTTGAGTACCAAAGAGACAATACCATCTGGGAGTCTGAGAATTACCTCAGATGTCTTGTGTTGAATGGTTACTTTGTGACTAGACCTGAATGGAGTTGCTACGTCTTGCCACTTCAGGTTGGTTCTGAACCTAGATGCCAACCTGAAGAATGCTATGATTGTCATTCTACACTTCAGCCAAGCTGTATCTGTAACATTGTGAATGACAGTGATAATTATCAGGTTAATCCACTTGTATTATGTGGCCTCGATTGTGCTGTTGGTATGGGTTCAGCCGTTGCATTACCTTCTGATGATGAAGAGGTAATTGTTCATGAGGATGGAGAATATGCTACTGGTGATGATAGCTACGACAGTGACTTTGACTCTGACTGTAGTGAGGAGAGAGACGATTCTGAATGTGATGATGAATCAGAGGAACAAGAAGTTAGAGACATTAGTCCCATCAGAATTAGATATCACAGTGATCAATACATTGTTAGTATGAGTAAAGAAGATCATGATGAGTTTACTGAATGGAAGAAGGCAAAGATGCTTGAGCAACTTGGATTGGTGGAACAAGAAATGCCAGTTAATGATATCTTTGGCATATACATGATGTTCCTTGCAGGTGCTGCAACTTTTGCTGTTGGAACAGTGATAAGGGATTCTGTGAATTATATCTTTTCGCTGTAAGATGAATATACCTATGATAGGTATATACTTTGAATCATGAAATATTACTTGACCAACTCTAAGAAATGTACCGATAGGCATCCTGATGTTTCTAAGGATTGAGAAAGGTCATGAGTTGGACATGTTTGTATCGTTAGCAAGAATGCATATACCGTAAGGCATGTATGTATTATTGAACTTGAACTTCTGATGCTGTTTTGGTGGGTTTCCTAATCCTTAGAAATGTACCGATAAGCATATTGATGTTTCTAAGGATTGAGAAAGGTTAGGAGCCCAACTATTTGTATCATTAGTAAGAATACATATACCGTAAGGCATGTATGTATTATTGAGTTCGATGTCCTGATGTTGAGATTCATAGGGTTCCTAGCTCTAAGAAATGTAGAGAGACTTACATTTCTATAAGCTGAGAAAGGTCAGGAATCCAATTATTTGTATCATTAATAAGAATGCATACACCGTAAGGCATGTATGTATTATCGAGATCATTATTCTGATCGTGGTTAGTTCGAACTTCTAATCCTTAGAAATGTAAGTCTCTCTACATTTCTATAAGTTGAGAAAGGTTAGGAATATAACTATTTGTATTATTAGTAAGAATATACCTATAATAGGTATATTTACGAGCTTGAAATTATCATGGCATCTTGATCGATTCCCTAACTCTAAGAAATGTACCGATAGGCATATTGATGTTTCTTAGGACTAATAGAGCGATAAGATCCAGCTATTTGTGTCGTTAGTAAGAATGCATATACCGTAAGGCATGTATGTATTATTGAGTTCGATGCCCTGATGTTGAGATTCTTGGGATTCCTAATCCTTAGAAATATCAAGAGTCTAACATTTCTAAGGATCGAGAAAGAGTATTTGGTCATGATTAGAAATACATATACCGTAAGGCATGTATGTATTATTGAGATCGTTATTCCGATGATGAGATTCCTGGGATTCCTAATCCTTAGAAATATCAAGAGTCTAACATTTCTAAGGATCGAGAAAGGGCAAGAATCCAACTATTTGGGTCGTTAGCAACAATACATATATTTATATGTATTATTGAGATCGCTGTTCTGATGATGAGATTCCTAATCTATTCCAACTTATAGAAATGTACCGATAGGCATATTGATGTTTCCTAGAGTCATGAACCCAACGGAATCGATCTATTCCTCTCAAGTCCATTGTAAGATACATCTACATGCCTAGTAATACATTCATGAGCTAGGAGATTAGATTAAAGTAATATCACAATTCATGAGTAACCTTACAAAGATTAACATTCGAGTTTATAGAGTTACCTGCAGATTGTATACAAATTATCAACATTGATTCCACTCACAATCATCATTACGCAGTATGTCCATATTTATATTGCTTTTTCACAAAATCAATGTTGGTCAGAACGACCAAACATATTGTCCGGACCGCAATTAAACGTCAACAAAGCCCTAATTAGCAGGTTTGTATTTACCTACTTTGAACCTCATTTGCTATTAATAATTGGTAAATACAATTAGGGCAAAAACACGTGAAAACGCTCGAAACAGGGTGTCATGAGTAGTAATACATCATTTGTTTCAATGTCATTCAAGTGCAACATTAAATGCAATTAAAGAATCTGCTTTCAGAGAAAATGTCCATAGTTATATTGAAAATCAATGAATTCATTGTCGTAAGCAGATTTACTCTCTTACCTAACTCACAAATGTAGAGAGATCTAGAAGTTTCTTAGGGTTGGCCTAGAGAGTTCACGAATTGGATCTCTTGAAGTAATATACTTTTTGTGACATTACTTTAGTCTAATCTCCTAACTCATGAATGTATTGATGGGCAAGCAGATGTATCTTACAGCAGACTTGAGAGAATAGAACAATGAATATATAGCAATAGTGATACAAAAATCCAAATAGAACGATTTCTGACTTTCCCAACTTGTAGAAACATCAGGATCTTTACATTTCTTAGAGTTAGAGAACTCATGACTAGAATATTGAGATCGATAATATATGCAAACTGTATATATTCTTATCAACAGTCCAAATAGCTACATTCTTGACTACTCTCAATCCTTAGAAACTTACTGAGTTTAACATTTCTTAGAGTTGGGAGAGTCCAAATCAAGTATTACGAGAATCTCGATATCAACAATATATATTCCTTCTAGCGATCCGAGTATTTACATCTCTAATCTTTTCTAACTCTAAGAAACATACTGATAGGCATGTTACTATAAGTTAGAGAACCTATGAATCTCGTCATTAGGATCTCGATAACAAGAATGTATATAAATTATATGTATTCCTTCTAACGATCCAAATAGTTATACTTCCGAACTCTCAACTTATAGAAATGTAGACAGGCTTACATTTCTTAGAGTTAGGAAACCCAATAAATCGATCGTCAGAATCTCGGTAACAAGAATGTATATAAATTATATGTATTCCTTCTAACGATCCAAATAGTTACATTCCTGACCATTCTCAATTCTTAGAAACATCAAGATTCTTACATTTCTTAGAGTTGGTAAACCCAATAAATGGACCTCAGAACATTGACTTCAATAATATGCCTACTAATATGCATATACTTTATAATAGTCCAAATAAAGATGCTCCGATGACTTCTCAACTTATAGAAACATACAGATCTCTACATTTCTTGGAGTTAGAGATCGAGATTAATCATCATCAGAGCGTAATTAGTAAGAATGTATATAAATTATATGTATTCTCATCAACTGTCCAAATATAACCATTTCTGTCCTTTCTCAATCCTTAGAAACATCAAGATTCTTACATTTCTTAGAGTTGGTAAACCCAATAAATCGATCGTCAGAATAGTGATCTCGATAATGCATATAAGTTATATGCATTTACATTGACGATCCAAATGTGACCATTTCTGACCTTTCTCAATCCTTAGAAACATCAAGATATTTACATTTCTTAGAGTTGGTAAACCCAATAAATGGACGTTAGAATCTCATTGGCAAGAATACATATAACTTATATGCATTTCTAATCATGGCAAAATATAACCATTTCTGTCCTTTCTCAATCCTTAGAAACATCAGGATCCTTACATTTCTTAGAGTTAGGAATCGAAACTAACCATCATCAGAATCTCGATAACAAAAATGTATATAGCTTATATACATTTCCATTGACGATCCAAATATAACCATTTCCAACCCTTTCTCAATCCTTAGAAATATACAGATCTCTACATTTCTTAGAGTTGGTAAACCCAATAAATCGATCGTCAGAATAGTGATCTCGATAATACATATAACTTATATGCATTTCCATTAACGATCCAAATATAACCATTTTTATACCTTCCCAATCCTTAGAAACATCAACATGCCTATCGGTACATTTCTTAGAGTTGGCAATCCAGACTTAACCATCGTCATTACAATCACCATATACCTAATATAGGCATATTCATTCCTCTTCATTCATCCTCCATCACAAACTTGAACACCTTCTTTGCCTTTGCAACAGTGCCTTGTACCTTGTTGATTGGTTTGTACACTGCTAGTAGCTCTTTCAAGTCAGACTTCCACAAGTCCTTGATATCTGTTAGAATCAGCGTGTCCTTCTCCTTTTCCAGTTCAGCCAATTCTTTCTGCAACTTCTCAATACCTTCCAGTGTATAACTATTATTTCCAGTCTTTTCACGAATCGTCTTGGCCAGATCAAGGTCCATGCCCCAACTAACCATATCATTCAAGATGTCACTATTCTTTCTCTTGAAGATGATGAAACGATCTTCTACCACTTCTTGGACATAGTAAATCTTCCAACTTAGCAGCAATATCTTGTATTCCATCTCTCTTATCATGTAATCCTTTCTTACTTGGTACAGTTCTAGTCGCTCAGTGTAGAAACTCTCCAAAATGTCCAACACTGATGCATACTTTATCACCTTATTATCTCTATCTAACGCATGCAAATTCGTCAGAGATATAGTCTTTATCAAATGCAGATTCTTCAAGTTTGGCTTCTCATTGTCCGGAAAGCTCACACCATTCAATGTATATACGATTCTATCACCTTCTTTGATCGACTTGTCCTTGATTGTACCATTTTCGATCCAATCATTCACCAAGCCATTATACTGTTGATACCACAATCCAACGGGCAATTCACTGACAACCACATCATTACCTGTAACAGTGAATGATCCACAAAAGTTTACTCTAATAGTATCCTTTTCCGTTACTTCCTCTTCGTCATCAATAATATCATTGTCTTCTACTTTGCCCACAGTAATCTTGCCTCCCTTGTTAATCTTCTTTTGCTTAGTCTTGATATCAACAATCTCAGTATGTCCAGTAAAACCATCATACCAGGGAAAGACTTCAGGTAACGGCGAATCGTCCATTCGAGCAATCAACCATGCAATAATATCCTTTGGATTATGCTTTGGAATGGTAGTGCTCCAACCAGTACCCATGCCATTTGCTCCATTTACTAACAGCATTGGTATAATTGGATAGTAAGTCAGTGGTTCGATCGACTTACCTTCATCAGTCAAGTATTCCAAAATGCCATCATCCTCTTTTCTAAAAATGTAATCAACAATCTTGGTTGGTTTCGTCTTTGTGTAACGACCATTAGCTGCATCTTTGCCTCCTGCAATTCTACTACCCATGTTACCATCTGGCTTTAGTAGCAAAATGTTGTTAGATCCAACAAAATCTTGTGCCATTGAGATGACTGCTCCTTCCATGCTAGTTGGACCATGATGATAACTAGTCTCTGCTGAAATGTAACCAACTGCATCAGACACCTTTACTGGTTCTCCCCAATTCTTGGATCGAAAGCCAAACAATATCTTACGCTGTGATTCTTTGAATCCATCCAACATTCGAGGAATGGCACGCTTATTGCTTTCAGTCGCAAATTCTACCAGCTCGTTTTTAATAAAGTAACTAATGGGTTGATTCTTCAACAGTACAATTTCCTTGTTATTGTCCCAAGAGCTGATCCAAACTTTGCGAAGATCTTCATTCTCCTTTTTGAATGCTAGTGCTAATGAATCTTCTGCTTCATCGTCATAGACATGGTTGATTATCTTATTGGTCTTACTATCTTCGGCAATAATTGCCTTGTTAGAACTACCTAATCCCTTGAAATATTCGATTTGCCAACCTTTTGTATCTCCTGATGCCTCCCACTTTTTGAATTCAGTGCCAGTGTAAAATTTCTTGACCATCTTGCCCTTTGTTACTCTAATGATTGGAGTATAATAGCTCTTGACAAAGCCAATCTTTAGCAGTGATGGAAAGCGTTCTTTCATGAGATTTAACACCAATCCGGTAATGTGTTTTCCGTCAACATCTGCATCAGTAAGAATCATCAATGAACCATATCTTAGTTGCTTCTTGTGTTCAGGAAGAGTATAGTCAGTGTCATCCTTTAGTCCAAGCATTTGCTTCAGAGTGCCAATTTCCTCATTATTGTTAATCTTGTCATCGATTTCACGCTGTGATCTGCCTGAAACCTTTGATACATTGAGGCACTTCCCCTTCATTGGCAAGATTCCTACTACATCATAGCCGCCTGGTATATATTTGACTAACTCGTAAACATAACCAGCAGCAGATGTACCTTCAGTAATATACAATGTAGTATTCTCTCGTCCTTTGCGTCCTGCAAAATTGGCATCCTGAGCACCTGCCTTTTTAACATTGACATTCGGAGTACATTTTCCATCAGTCTTTTTGGTCTTTTCCTTATCTTTGGCAATCAGGACACTTTCGAGTCTCCTCTTGAGTTCCCATTTCTTTACCTTTTTGAGTTCGGAAGGCTTAATCTTAATGGGATCAGGAGCAGGAGCAGACAGCTTCGATTTAGTTTGTCCAGTCAATGAAGGTTTGCCAGCCGGAAAGTATGAAATGACAACAGAAAGGTGATTCTTCACGTGAGCCATTGTAATCTTGGTTCCCTTGAGTTGATCCTTTGTTGGAGTTGAACCCAGTGATTTGGTGAGATATCTAATTGTTTCAGCATTAATCTCTTTGACTGTCTCGGTAGCAACAGCATCAAGGGCAGCCAAAACGTGAATACCTCCATCAGGAACATTGACATTATTGACAAAAGACAGATTGTAAGAAGAGCCAGGTGTATCAAGAACTAAGAATTCAAGAACTGGATTTCCAACACTCTTCTCTTGGCCTTGTGATGCTTTGATCACAACAGCATCCTTCTTCCATTGGTAGTAACAAACTGCAGACTCTACAGCAGCTTCAGGATAGTACAATCTGGCGTAATCACGAATCAAAGTATAATTAAATTCAATGCCATTGAATACAATAGGAACCTTTGAAGTAAACGACAAATCCAAGGCGTATCGAGCATAGAGACCAATAATCTCAGGAGAGTACTGTTCAAGTTTGAATCTCGCAAAATCCATATCATAAGAGATTGTAACAGAAGATGTCTTGCCAGTGTACTTTCTAATGATTGGCTCGGTTACATTCAACATATTGTTTGTCCATTCTTGATGGTAATCAAGGTGTCTTTCGTGATCTTCAATGAATACAGAGAATCTAGTACTGTAGACATTGGTAGCTTTTGCACCAATACCATTAGTACCAATGATTCCTTCTCCGTTAGTTTCCAAGTTGGATCCAGACAATAGATCACCAAGAATGACTTGTGCAACATACAAATTATATGTTGGATGAATCTCCACAGGAATGGGCAAACCATAATTCTTGACAGTTACAGTTTTTGAATCCATTGTTACTTCAATGGACTTTGGATCTACATTTGCAAGTCTACATCTAGCTGCATTATCTCCTGCATTACCAAGAATCTCCTTGTAGAGATGCAGTGGACCATTGCCATATGTAAATTTGGAATCAACAATTTTACCTTCCTGAAGGTGATAAATCTTTTCCTTCATCTCTTGAAGATTGTCTCCACCAATATACATGTCAGGTTTCGAATAGACATGCGTCCGCTGATCCATCTTGCTATAATCAGTAACATTTGTGAGTTTCGTGGTCATAGTTCGTGGGTATTACCCTTTCCAGCTGACCTGTCAATTGTCATTCAGATGTACATTCGAAAATGTACCTCCCAGTGTGTCCTCATCAGTGTCTCTTTCCCCTTCCACCCACAGATGGCTTTCTGGCGAACCATTTGTGAACAGCAGATGGAGCCTTCTTTTGCCATATCCATATTGGATAATAGTCTTTTGCAGATTGGCAACCAATTGTTCCAATCCAAGATGCGTCCTTATTCTTGTCAATCTCTTCATTGACATTTTTGCACACTTTCTCTTGATTAGTGTCATACATGCTCAATATCAAGAAGCCTCCTGGCTTTACCATCTTCCACATGTGCTTGCTCGTTTCATCACCAAATACAATATCGTATAGTCCTTTTTCGGGCAGAATAGGAGTGGAAAAGTCTTTGCTAATCTGCACAAGAATATCATTACCTTCTCTTACTGAATAATCCATTCCAACAGACAAGGCAGCAATGAATCTGGCTCCATCAGTTGGATGAAGATCCAAACACTTTCGATCTGTTAAACTAGTCAAAAGTTCATTAATAATAGTTTTATATGCCATTACAGAATATGGACTGTTCATTGGTCTAGTTGCAAGATACAAATCATCCCAGCTTATAGAGGTGCTTTCTGAATATACATCTCTAAGGCTAGCTAACAGCATTTGAGGATTAGACAACCAATTGTTAATCTTCTCATAATGTGATATAATAGCTGAAGTCTGAATGTAATTCTCTTCTTTGATTACCACAGGTTTTCCTCTACCTTTGGATCCAACTTCACTATACAATGGAGGCATAAACTTTGAATCAGTGTAACCGCACAGATAGTAATTGGTCACAGTAATTGGACTTTTTAGATTTTGAATAGCTTCTAGCTGTTGATATTTGTCTGGAAGGTGCAAATCTGGATAAGGTACGTCCATTGCTATAAACTTGTCAACAATCACAGACAAATCTTGTCTTGCTATAACTTGATCATTTTCTGATGCAATGCAAATCGTTGGGACACGTGGCTCTAACACAAATGATTTCTTGTCTTGCTTGACAATTATCTCTTCATCATCAATAGTGCTCCACGATATTTTGTTGTCCATACGGTGGTGTGATAACTGAACTCTTTTACTAGTGAATCAAAACATCACGCAACATGAGTTGGGAAAACATCCACGAACATTATGATGAGCATGATACTCCTCGAAAACTTACTTCTGAAGAAATCGATTATATCATAAGCCATCATCCATATCCAAGATCTGCTGATGATTTCTCGCGCGATTATGCAAGAGAGCAGAGTATGCTACAATTGGCTAAGCAGCTGGAAAACTTGAAGGTCTGTCCCAGTTCGATTCCTGAAATCTGTCAATCCATTATCGATACGCATCAAGATAGTCTTATTGAACCAGGAACAGCTATTGGTATCAACATTAGTGAGTCTGTTGGAGCATCATCAACACAGAATACACTCAATACCTTTCATCATGCTGGTTCTTCTGCTACTTTGGGTTTGGAACCAATGGAAGACTTGATTTATTGTCGTGCAATGCCTTCTAATCCATATGTCTCTGTATACTTTGAGAATAAGCATCTTACTTATTCAGAAGCAAGAGCAAAGAGACACCAATTGGTTGGAGTTACTGTTTCACAGTTAATCAAGGATTTTGATATCATCCAGATTGATGATTTCTTGGATGAGATTGAAAAGAAGAATCAATGGTGGTCAAAGCTTACTTATAGCAAAAACGAAGAATCCATTAAAGAGAGTAGACACGTGTTGAGATTATACATGAATGCCTCGGAAATGTACAAGCATCGTATCACAACTGTTGAAGTTGCAGAAGTTATTGGATCAGACGTACCTTCTAATAGTGTTTTTGTCTCACCATCTCCCAACAATATGGCAGTTATTGACATTTTTGCAAACAGTCCAAATCTCATTGGTGTGCTGGAAAAGAATGATATTCTCTATGTAGAAGATTATGTTGATCAAGTCTTTTTTAACAGCATTGTATTAGAGAGACTCGAGTCTGTATATGTAAAAGGTATTAGTGGCATTACTGATATGCATGTAAAGACTGTAAAGATTACTTCAGTGATTGCAAAGGCAGTGAATCAAGGTGAAGAGTGCTTATTCTATTATAACATGCGAGCAATGATGGAAAGTGGTGTAAGCAGTGATAACATTGCGTTGATGCTAAAGACTTGTGGCGTTGGTGTGATTGCGATTGAAGATGAGTATATTGTAGCAACTTTGCCTGAAGACAGATACATTTCTGAGAATGGAATTCCTTGCATTTCTTACAATGGTGACTATTATGAGAGAAATGATAATGTTATTGAACATGATGGAGACTATTACATTCCTACTGAGAATGGAGGCATTGTAATTGGTAATACTGAATACTCGTTGGTTCAGGTAGTAGAATGGAATGGTTCTTATTATGCAAAGACCAATGGTAAGACCAAGGAAGTCAATGGATTGGATTATATTACCAGAGTTATAGATGAAGATACCAATGCTCATCAAAAGGAAGTGCAATTGGCTAGTGAAGCATTGTTGAAGGAACACATTGATGATCCTACTGTGCTGGCACAAAATATGGAGCAACAAGTTACGCAAACGGACATTATGAAGGCCAGTGAATTCCATTATGTTGAAGCTATTGGTTCTAATTTGTTGGAGATTCTGACTATTCCAGGCGTTGACCAAACATTGACCAAGAGCAACAATATGCGTGAACTTCGTGCCATTTTTGGTATTGAAGCATGTAGATTATTCATTGTTAGAACTTGTAAGATGTTGTTTGGCGAGAGTGTCCATTCGATGCATATTATTGCATTGAGTGACTTTTTTACCAATAGAGGTGATCCATTTGGTGCAAACTTTACTGGTGTATCTCGTCAGGCAGCAGGTCCATTGTCGTCAGCTACTATGGAAAAGGCAGTAAGCATCATTGCATCAGAAGCGAGTGTTGGTTCATCAGAAAATGTACACAGCATAAGTGTATCCATCATGCAGGGCAATAGAGTGCCACTTGGAAGTGGATATTCGAATATTGGTATGAATCTAGAAGTAGATGGTGAGATGAAGAAGGTGTTGAACGAAGAGCTATTTAGATTATCGTTTGGTGATCAGGACTTTAATATTCCGGCGGTAGGTGGTACAGTGGATGAAGATGATGAAACTGGTGTAATGAGAGAGAACTTTGAGGATGTGGATGAGCTTGATCCAAGTACTCCTAACATTGATGCAAATATTGGTAGACCAGTACCAGAAAGCATAGCAAGTGTGACAGTTGTACCAACGCCAGATAGAGTTGCTTTGAGTGTTGGATTGGTAGTGAGACCTGTGTATGATCCTGCACCAATGGCAGAGTCAGAAGTCTTGATGAAACTGCTTGGAGAAAAGTCGATTATTGGAGTTGGTAATACTGCCAACAAGTTGAAAACGAGAACAACAGTGGTTGTAAAGAGTGATGCTGATTTGTCTGCAGACATGGATATTTAGAGACCTGACGAAAGGAAGGAGAGAGATATGCCTAAATTAGGTATATTGTTGTTTGGGTATGTTATCGAGATTGGATTCGGTTTCCTGACCCTTAGAAATGTTAGAGTCTGTATGTTTTATAGAGTTGGTAGGGCGATAGAATGGGTATATTTGGACAGTTGGTAGGAGGTATATAAACTATATACATTATTGAGATCGATATTCTTGAGATCATTAAGATCGACTCCTTGATCCTTAGAAATGTTAGAATCTATATGTTTATAGAGTTGGTAGAGCGATGGAATCCATCTATTTGTGTCATCATAATGAATACATATAGTTTATATATACTATTGAGATCGATGTTATCGGGATTAGTTAGATTCTGTTTCTTGTTCCTTAGAAATGTACCGATAGGTATAGTTACATTTTCTATAGTTGGTAGAATGACAGAGTGAACATATTTGGACAGTTGATAAGAGATATATAGTTTATATATACTATTGAGATCGATATTCTTGAGATCACTAAGATCGACTTCTTGACTTGTGGAAATGTTAGAGTCTGTATGTTTATAGAGTTGATAGGACGATAGAATGGGTATATTTGCTTCATGATTGAATGTGCATAGTTTGTATATACTATTGTTGATATCAAGATTATTGACATCGTTGGATTCGGTTTCCTGATCCTTAGAAATGTTAGAGTCTGTATGTTTATAGAGTTGATAGAACAATGAATTCTGTCCATTTGGATCGTTGGCAAGAGATATATAATTTGTATGTATTATCGAGACTGAACTTTCTGAGGTTATGTTTCTCAGGTTTCTGATTTATAGAGATGTTAGAGTCTGTATGTTTATAGAATTGGTAGAGCGATGAAATAGATGTATCTGGATCGCTAGCAAACATGTATATAGTTTATATACATTATTGAGATTGATGTTCTTGAAACTGCATTTCTCAGGCCTCTTGATCCTTAGAAATATACATATGCCTATCGGTACATTTTCTATAGCTGTCAGACCAACAGGATCTCTATATTTGGACTATTAACAAGAATGTATATATTGTAAGACATATATCGAGATTGAATTTCAAGGTTATATCTCGAGTTTCTGACATCCTGATCCTTAGAAATATATAGAGACCAACATTTCTATGAATTGTGGAGTCGTGAAAATCTATTTGGATTGTTAACAAGGATATACATACTATCATGCATATTGTTAGCATTGAACTTCTTGAGGTTGCATTTCCCAGGATTCTTGATCCTTAGAAATGTTATAGACTTTACATTTTATAGGGTTGGTAGAACGATGGAATCTGCTTATTTGTACTACTGATAACAATATGCATAACAGTATGTATATTGTGATAGATATTCTTGGGACTAGATTCTTGATCCTAAGAAATGTAAAGTCTATAACATTTCTTAGAGTTGGCAGATCGACAGAATAGACTTTCTCGTTCATCAATAATGAAATGTATATATTGCGGCATGTATATTTCATTATTAAGCTTCTAACTCGATCTATACAAATCACAATTTGCTACTTTCATGATTTCAATACAAGTATGGACATTGATGACTATTGAATGATACTATTCATGTTGTATTTCACAGGAAATGTATAGCTCTCAAAGTTACAACATACCATTGTTATATCTAATGTTAGGAAAGTTGGAAAGAGTTATTTCTTTAAATGCGGCACTTGAATGACATTGAAACAAATGACGTGTTATATACTTCTGATCATGAGTCAATATTTCGAGTGTTTTCGCATGTTTTTGGCACATTTACCATTATCAATAATTGCTATGAAATATAATATTAAATCAATGAATGAGACAATGGACAAATCGAGCTTCATTGACGTTTAATGGCAGTCGGGACAATATCTTTGGACAGTCAGATCAAAATTACAGTCATGATATTTCTATATAATAGTATACCTTTCTGTCAACGTTGTGTTCATGGTTATCTATTTCTGTTGGTATATCCATATTTGTATTGATATTTCGTTACTTGTCTTCGGGCGATCGATTTGTCCTGATTCCAATCCTTAGAAACATACTGATACTTACATTTCTTAGAGTTGATGGGACGGCTAAATGGACCTCAGAAATATTATGATGGAATATACATGCCGTAATATATACATTTCATTATTGATGAACGAGAAAGTCTATTCTGTCGATCTGCCAACTCTAAGAAATGTACCGATAGGCATAGTTACATTTCTTAGAGGTGGAAGTCTGACTATTTGGTCATCAGAAATTATGTTTCGATATTATACATGCCCATGGTATGTATATTTCTAATCATGATGTTATCGTGGTTACTCTGATAATTTCCTAACTCTAAGAAATATATAGAGACTTACATTTCTTATAGTTAGGAATCCAATGAAACAGTCTTCTTTGGATCACGATTAGAAACATATAAATTATATGTATTATTGAGATTGAACTTCTGATGTTGATTTCTGTCTGACTCAAGCCTTAGAAATGTAACTATCGGTACATTTCTTAGAATCAAGAATCCAGCGAAACAGTCTTCTTTGTATCATGATTAGAAATACATATAATTTATATGCATTATTGAGATTGAACTTCTGATGACCAAATAGTCAGACTTTGAACCCTAGAAACATTAGAGTCTCTACATTTTCTAGAGTTGGTAGATCGACAGAATAGACATTTGGATCATAATTAGAAATATATATGCAAATAGGTATATCATCGAGATAGAACCTCTGATGACCAAATAGTCAGACCTACAATCCTTAGAAATGTAGAGAGACTTACATTTCTTAGAGTTAGGAATCCAACGAAACAACCTCCTTTGTATCATGATTAGAATGCATATAATTTATATGTATTATCGAGATAGAACTTCTGATGACCAAATAGTCAGACTTTCAATCGTTAGAAATGTAGAGAGACTTATATTTTCTAGAGTTGATAAACCGTCAGAGCGATCGACTTTGTATCATGATTAGAATGCATATAATTTATATGTATTATCGAGATAGAACTTCTGATGACCAAATAGTCAGACTTTCAATCGTTAGAAATGTAGAGAGACTTACATTTCTTAGAGTCGGTAGATCGACAGAATGGGCATATTTGGATCATGATTAGAAACATACATACAAATAGGTATATCATCGAGATAGAACTTATAGCGACCAGATGGTCAGACTCCCAATCCTTAGAAATGTAACTATGCCTATCGGTACATTTCTTAGAGTTGGGAATCCCAGGAGAGCAATCTCGCACGATCATTAACAATAATACATATAAGTTATAAATTTCATTATCTAACTTTAAGGTCCAACCAGACTCTTTCTCAACCCTTAGAAACATCAGGAGACTTACATTTCTTAGAGTTAGGAATCTCAGGAGAGCAACTTCATGCGATCAGTAGTAAAAGTATATACATAATATATGTACATTTTGCTATCTAAATTTAAGATCTATTTAGTTCGACCTCCAATCCTTAGAAACATATTGATACTTACATTTCTTAGAGTTAGGAAACCCTCGAACAGGCTTCTTTTCTATTTGCCAACAATAATGCATATAAGTTATATGCATCTCAATATCTAACTTTAAGATCCATCCAGACCCTTTCTCAATCCTTAGAAACATACTGATCCTTACATTTCTTAGAGCTAGGAAACCCAAGAGAGCAACCTCGCACGATCATTAACAAAGTATATACATAATATATGTACATCTTTTCATCTAACTTCTGATGTCCATCCAGACCCTTTCTCAATCCTTAGAAACATACTGATCCTTACATTTCTTAGAGCTAGGAAACCCAAGAGAGCAACCTCGCACGATCATTAACAATAATACATATAAGTTATATACATTTCGATATCAAACTTCTGATGACCAATTAGTCCGATCTCCAATCCTTAGAAACATACTGATCTTTACATTTTCTAGAGTTGACAGACCTACCAAAAGGATATTTCAGCCACTAACAATATACCTAATTTAGGCATATTTCTCATCTCATCACGAGTTAAATATTCTGAAGCGTTGGCTGCACTTCTTCTACTCGTCCATCTGGATACTTTCTCAAAATGTACAAGTCGAGATTACCAGTATAATACTCACGAGTAGCAATCTCTACTGGGTCAAACGAATCATCAGGCACTGGCACAATAGGAGTAATGTTATTGCTCAACAATCTAGCACGAGTACCAATGATTCTTGCTCGTTCATACTTGTTCAACTTTTTGCTTGGCTGTTCTGGCACAACCTTATCCTTCAAGCTATACTTTTTCTTTGCAGGCACATTCAAGCTGTACTTGCCATTAGGAAGCACAGTCTCAGTAAAACCAGAGTACTTCTTTCTATTCTCTACAATCTTGCTCTTTTCACCAGGCTTTACCCATCCTCGCTTGCTGTTGCACTTGTTCACAACAGACTCCAAGTCAATAAAGCTACTTCCATATGGAGTATTCACCATCTTGTCCACCGAGTGCCCACTTCCATAACAAGGAGTAAACAAAACACCAATCGAATTACGAATAGAACCATCAGAAAAGATTGTAATATTCTCCAGCGATTTTACCAGTCTACGCTGCATGTTACCAGTTCTGGCCGTCTTCAATGCAGTGTCCAAAATACCCTCACGCCCAGCAATCTGGATAAAGTACAAGCCTGCTGGATCCAATCCTTTGGTAAACGATTCAGTCACAAAACCATTATCACGAGGATCAGTACTTCCAGGAGTGACAGAAGGAAGATATGGCATTTCACCTGGTGATTGTACTGGCTTACCTCCATAATACTGTTGACCAGTATGTACTACCATTTGCGACGTGTTTGCTACACTTCCTTTTGCTCCTGAACCCTTCTCTCCATTCTTGGCACCACTGCCTCGATCAATCATTACACCCAGAGAATTCTCATCAGTAATGTAATCGCGTGTAAACTTGAGACCAGTACCAGTCGCAGCGTTCAACAAGTTTTGCACGCGTTTTCTTCTTACATTCTCTTCTGAAGGATCTGTTCTTGCTTCACCAAGAGCTTTGAGTTGTACTGTCAACTTGTTCAACTCTTCCTTTGCCAATCTTTCACCAGCATTATATTCAACTCCATCAGGTCCCTTTACCAAGGTAATCATGTCAGGAATGCCCACAGAGAAACCAGTCTCCATAATCCATTTTGTTGAAACAAGACTAGCATCAGTAAAGAAATCTCCAGTTCTGTCATTTCCATATTGTCGAACCATCTCTTGAATGATACTCTTGTGAGCATTACCTACATGAGCTTTGGTTAATCTGCTCCATGGCATTACTACTCCTTCATAAATCTCAACGTCCTTGAATAGGTAGCAAAAATCGATAGGCATCAATGCAGACAGCAAAGCATGTCCAGATCTAGGATGCACTCCATATTTCTTGAGTCTTTGGTACAAGGTAGGAATAGAATCTTGATTGGTCAACAAAGAAAGAAGATATTCGAACAAGCGGTCATCAATCATAGTCTTTGGTGAGGACAAGAGATATACAGCAGTAACACTATCCATCACCAAACCCATATTTGGACGATTTTGCTCAGTACTCATGATATTCTTCTTGACTCCAACCAATTCTTGAAACTCGGCTTCCACTTCCTCATCGCGACATACCCAAACGTTAATTTCATCACCATCAAAGTCACAATTCATTGGACTAGTGCAACTAAGATGAATAGTAATGGTATTGCCTTCAATGAGTTTGGCACGATAACCCATAAAACTAGTCTTGTGAAGTGTAGGCTGACGATTGATACCAATTCTGTCACCATTTTGCAACTTGCGCTCTACAATATCACCAATTCGAAGTTTGTATCCCTTGTCTTTGATGAAAACTCTAGTAATTCCAGATGTACCACTGATTATATTCATTACTTGGTCATTCTTCATCAAGTCAAGAATGTAGCGATAGTTTCGCTCTGTAACCTTGACTTGTTTAGTCAAAGAAGAAGCCCAAATAGCAGGAATGCCAGCTTCATCAAAGTCAAGTTGTATCCCAGGATCAGCAACTGCACGACCACTGTAATTACCTCTCTTACTCATGAGATTTTCTCTGATCAGTGCTTCTTTGCCTTGAATGCGAGCAGTCAATGGAATTACTTCTTGTTGATTAATCTTCTCCTTGTCACTGTTATAGTAGATATTCTTGATTCGATTGTAAATGGCATTGGCAGGATTCTCAGTCTTCTTAGTTCCAATCACCAAAGATACCAAATCCTTGTACCAAAGTGTAAGATTGTCATGTCTAATCTTCATGCCATCACTAGCATGAGGTCTTGCAACAGGTGGAATAATCAATATACCCTTCATGATAAAATCTCTAGGATGAGCACCATGAGTAAAACCAAGTACAGCAGCAGACTTGGGACTAATATTGTCAAGAGTTCTATAAACATCAACAATACTATATTGAATCAAGGTTTTGCCATCTTTGATGGTAAAGATACCCTTGTCTCTTAAATTGTCAGTCGAAAAATCAGGATTCTTTGAGCAAATTGTAGTAGGACCCCCAGAAATCTCTGCTTTGCGAGCAACACAATCAACGCCGAGAGAAGCCTTTTCAATAGCAAACAATCGCTTTGATGGAGAAATGCTCATGATACCTTGATCGCGAAGTAAAGTCTCTGGAACTAATAATTCACCGCAGCTATTGCATATTGATCTCAACACTGCGACAACTTGTCTGATGGTAACAGGATTTGGAATGAGATAATCGCCAAACGGAAGATAACCATAATGTCCAGGGCAATCTATTTGGTTACAGCCTTGGCAAAGTTTATTGAGATCAACACTTCCAAGTCTAGGATCATTGATACCATTAAGAGCAGTCAAGTCATCACTCTTGATCGTAACTTGCTTGCCAATCTTCTTCATCTCTTCATTGGAAAACATCTTCATAATAGATCTCACAGGAATGACAGCTTTTAGGCGGTTCATCTTCTCATTAATCAGAACTTGATTGTCCTTCTGCTGCTTATATGAAAGCGTAGTAGAAGCTAATTCGTTCTGAACATTAGTGCGACCGACATAAATGTTCTTTTTGTGAAATGGATTCTTGGACGTCATGTTGTTGTTATATTGGGAATAAATCGAATCAGTCTTTTAATTATATCATTGAGTTGATTCTATACAAGTATGAATAATGAATTACCTCGGATAACATAAATGGGATCTTCCGTGTTGCCTAGTATATCAATTACATTTACGCAAGGTAAGATATTACTCAACGATTCAAGCTGTTTGTCTTCTGATGAGAATTATCTGCATGCCAAGATTGTGCCAAATAAGACGGGAAAGTATATAATGAGTGTAAAAGTTTATTACATGCTGAATGGACTAAAGACAGTAGAAGATTGTCCATTTCCAAAAGATATTGAGAACTGCGTGCATTCTCGATACAAGCATGAAAAGGGATTTTCTGAAATGGTGAGAGCATATATCAAGGATTTGTCATCTTTTGAGCGAGACATGTTGGAACAGTATTACGTTGACATCTTTCATGATATTACCTTGTATGAAGGAATTTCATGTAGCATAGCTGCATACATTGCATTTATCTGGTTGTTGAATAGAGATGATTTCAAGGCATTACTTCCTTTTGATGTAGATATTCCTGGTTTGGATAATCCTATTGATAGAACTACATTTTCGTATCTTCAACTTCCTCTGACCACAATGAGTCGCTTCTTGACTGGTAAATTGTCATTTCTTTCAAGATTATCACTATATTGCTTAAACTTTATTAACTCATGGGGTGGTTTATTCGCACACAGCAAGACCATTGATCCAACAGTAATGAGTACACTTTGTATTGATATAACAAGTGGATTTGCTGCATATATTGACTTGCAAATGTCACTGTATAACAATCGCTTGACCGACTTGGTAGAAATGGAAGAGAGATTAAATGCAAAGATTGATATAGCAGTTAGAAATCTAGAGAGGCAGGTCAGAAACAATGGCGGAATGGTAGAAAAGACTATACCATCTAGAATGATATCGGACACGAGAGAGCCAATTCAGAAGAGAAGCAAATTGGAATTTTCTTATGATCCTAAAGATGGATATGCAGATGATACAATCAAAAGTATGTCTTCAACAGGAACGGACTTCTCTGGATTTGTTGAGAGAGGTAAAGGCATCAACATTTATTCCCCCAAAACTAATGCTAAAAAGATACTCTGATGTTGATCCAAGGAATTGGATTAATCAAGGAGATTACATGATAAACATTAATAAAAATGCGAGAAGAGAAGATTTGTTGTTCACTCATGACTTTGCTTGTCTATTCGATGAAGAAGATTGTGACAATAATGAAATTAACACTGTAAAGAAGTGGTATTCGAACAATAAGAATGTTGAATATATATCATTGGGACTAATTGTTCCTAATTGGGACAAGCGAATTGGTGCTATTATTAATACTGCTATTGGTAACAATGGATTGGTATTGTTCAAGACAGTATTGGACTTTGACCAAACAGTAAAGAACAAGATTCCAAAGCATCATTATGCAGAAATGCAATGTAATTTGGCAATTAGTAAGAGATGTTGGTGTGATTACGTGCTATTTTCGATAGAACAAGGATTTTGCTATACAGAACGAGTGTATTTTGATTCAGTGTACTTTCATGAGTTTCTGTATCCTTTGATGAGTGAGTATCTAGGAGATCTTAGTGAATAAGATATAACTGCATCCAGTTATATCGTTGAATAAATAATACTGCTCATTATTTCATCAGAGAAATAATGCTAGTGTTATAAAATGACCTCTAACTCGAATAGTGACAGTCTGAGTTATGACATTGACAAACACAAAAATAACCTTGTAAATTATGCTGACATCCATGAATTAATTCAACCTCTTGATATTATTCTAATGTATGGAGGCAATGGAACCAAAGAAATTATTGACTTTATTACCAACAAGAACATTAGTATTGGTGTTGTTACTCATCTTGGCATTGTAGTGACTTCTGACATTCTGAGACACTACAGAAAGAATGGTAAGAAATACAGATTAAAGGAAGGATCCAAATATCTCATGGAAATTAGTCTTCAAACGAATAGAAAGAATTCTGGTGCAAAGTCAGTAATCACTGTTAGAAATTTGGCCAAAGTAGCCAAAGAGTATTATAATGGCAAGTATATCAAGTTTGGTTGGTCAAAGCTTAAACCTAGCAGTAAGCTGAAGGACAAGGAGACAATCAAGAGTTTGCTTACTGAATTTGTTAGAAAATATACCGGGAAGGCCTATTATGCCACTTCATTGTTGTATACAGCATTCCCAATTCTGAGACTGTCAGAAGATGCCGTTAATCAACACAGTAAATCGTTTACTAACATTTTGGTTGATGTTACCGGAAACAACAAGCCTTTGACTGGTGGTGTTGCACTTTGTTCTCGCTTGATTCTTGATGTATATAAATTGGCAGGCATTGTGAGTGTTGGATATAGACCAGAAGAAGCATTGCCCATTGACTTTTATGGTTATGAACTTCCTCCTATTGTTGAGAATCCCTTGTACATCAAAGATGCATACGAAAGTGGATTGGACAACTATGACAATGAGAAACATCTTGTTGTATCAACAAGTGGAAGTGATGACTTGGTAGAAATGAAAAAGTCATCGAGTGAACCCAACTTGTCCATCGGCCGTGGATTGCCTGTAAATAAGAGAGCCCTCTTGATTGGCATTAATTACAAGGGAAGCAGTTGTGAATTGTATGGTTGCATTAATGATGCCACAAATGTTAGAACCGTCTTGGTCAAGAATTATGGATACAGTGAAAAGAATATCTTACTGTTGTCTGACACTGGCATTGCTCCTACCAAGGCTAACATTCTGAAAGGCATTGAATGGTTGTTGAGTGGAAGTCCTGCTTCTGACTTTAACAAGACCAAGTATTTGCCCGCAAGTGGTAATACCAATTACTTCTTCCATTATTCTGGACATGGTTCGACTGTTAGAGATACATCAGGTGATGAGACAGATGGCATCGACGAGACTATTTGTCCTGTTGATTATAGCAGAAGTGGCATGATTGTTGATGATGACTTGAGATCCAAGTTGGCTGTAAAGATTCCTGTTGGATCTCAACTTTATGCGATCGTAGATGCTTGTCATTCTGGTACTTCCTTTGATCTTCAACAAGTATACAAGGGAGGTGCTCTTACGACTGAAAAGTATGCTCCTACAAGTGGCAAGGTAGTAATGATTTCAGGTTGCAGAGATAACCAGACTTCTGCAGATACTTGGGTAGATAGACAAGCTCAAGGTGCATTGACAGCATCATTGCTAAAGACTTTGAAACAGGCAAATTACAATATTACATATTCTGACTTGATTGCAAACACAATGATTAATGTTCGTGAATTGTCAACGCAAATTCCATGCTTGTCGTTTGGCAAGGTGGAGAACTTGAATGACAAGTTCTTGCCATAAAGGTAGGTAGAATGATATATACCTGTTACAGGTATATTTGTGATGAAGAGAATGTACTTGTAATAAGTATATTATTGAGATTGATATTCTGATGACGATTCACTGGATTCTTGATCCTTAGAAATGTACCGATAGGCATAGTTACATTTTCTATAGTTGGTAGACTGATGAATTGGTCTTATTTGGATCGTTAGAGAGAATGTACTTGTAATAAGTATATTATTGAGATTGAACTTTTAGTGACTGTTTTGCTGGTTTCCTGATCCTTAGAAATGTAGAGATCTTGATGTTTCTTAGAGTTGATAGAACGATGGAATGACTTTATTTGGATTATTGGTGAGAGATATATAATTTATATACCTTTATTGAGATCTAACTTCCGATGACGATTCATCGATTTCCTGATCCTTAGAAATGTAAGTCTCTCTGCATTTTCTAGAGTTGATAGACTGGCGAATTGGTCTTATTTGGATCGTTAGAGAGAATGTATATAAATTATATACCTTTATTGAGATTGATCTTTTGGTGACTGTTTCTTGGGTTCCTGGCTCTTAGAAATGTACCGATAGGCATAGTTACATTTTCTAGAGTTGATAGAACGATGAATTGGTCTTATTTGTACTATGATTAGAAATATATAATTTATATACCTTTATTGATCTTGGTGTCATGAGAACGACTTATTGGGATTCCTAGTCCTTAGAAATGTAGAGAGACTTACATTTCTAAGGATTACCAAGCCGTTGTAACGACCTTATTTGGACTACTTGTAAAAGGTATATAAATTATATACTTTATCGAGATTGAACTTCTAATGACTATTTCTTGAGTTCCTGATCCTTGGAAATGTAAAGATCTTGATGTTTCTTAGGGTTGGTAGGTCATTGTAATGATGTTATTTGGGTTATTGACGAGAGATATATAAATTATATACTTTATCGAGATTGAACTTCTAATGACTATTTCTTGAGTTCCTGATCCTTGGAAATGTAAAGATCTTGATGTTTCTTAGGGTTGGTAGAATGATGAATTGGTCTTATTTGTGTTATGATTGGAAAGGTATATAATTTATATACCTCTATCTAGATTGAACTTCTGATGACAATTCGTTGGATTCTTGATCCTTAGAAATATAAGAATTTCAATGTTTCTAAGGATTACCAAGTCGCCAGAAAGAGCATATTTGGAGTGTTAGTAACAATGTATATAATTTATATACCTTTACAGAGATTGATATTCTGACGATGGTTTCTCGAGTTCCTGATCCTTAGAAACATTGAGATTCCTACATTTCTAAGGATTACCAAGTCGCTAGAACATATTTGGACTATTGGCAAGAGATATATAAATTATATACCTTTACAGAGATTGAACTTCTGATGTTGATTCGTTGGATTCTTGATCCTTAGAAATGTACCGATAGGCATAGTTACATTTTCTAGAGTTGATAGAACGATGGGATGATCTTATTTGGACTGTTAGAGAGAGATATATAATTTATATACCTTTATTGTTTCTGATATCATGAGAACGACTTATTGAGATTCCTAGTCCTTAGAAATGTAAGTCTCTTGATGTTTTCTAAGGTTGATAGATCGATGAAATAGACATATTTGTGCTATGATTAGAAAGATATATACCTTTATTAAGATCGAACTTCTGATGGCTGTTTCTTGGGTTTCCAATCCTTAGAAATGTACCGATAGGCATAGTTACATTTTCTAGAGTTGATAGAACGATGGAATGGACATATTTGGACCGTTGATAAGAATACATATAAATTAGATGTATTATCAAGATCAAAATCATGAGAGAGACTTATTGGGATCTCTAACTCTTGGAAATGTAAGTCTCTCTACATTTCCAAGAGTTGGTAAGTTGTTGGAATGATCTTATTTGGATCATTGATAAGACGTATATAAATTATATACCTTTATTGACGTTGATGTTCTGACGATGATTCGTTAGATTCTTGATCCTTAGAAATGTAGAGATCTTGATGTTTTCTAAGGTTGATAGACTGGCCAATTGGACATATTTGGACCATTAATAACAATGTATATAAATTATATATCTTTATTGAGATTGAACTTCTGATGTTGAGATAGATCGTTTCTCAATCCTTAGAAACATTGAACTCTGTATGTTTCTTAGAGTTGGTAGACCGACGAATTGGTCCTATTTGTGCTATGATTGGAAAGACATATAAATTATATACCTTTATTGACGTTGATGTTCTGACGATGATTCGTTGGATTCCTGATCTTTAGAAATGTACCGATAGGCATAGTTACATTTTCTAGAGTCAGGAAACCGATAGAAAGGGTCTTCTCATAATTATCAGCAACATTATATATCTTACAGCAAGACACATACAATCTTGAGCTTTTCTATCTGGAATTCAACCAGTATTGTCCATTTACATTTACTCATCGCCTCAACTCCAGAGAGAATGAAGAATGAGATATATCATCACATTGATAGCATCATTCATCAAGTTAAAATTCCAAATTCGACAGATGGTGATCACAATTTATGACTTTCACAAATTCAATATAATTATGGACATTCTTAATATTTTACTATAATAATACCATTGGGAGAATAGTTAAAATGTTATATTGAATATTTCAATACATTACTTAATGTATCTATCGAGATTCATTCTTTAAATGCATGTAATTAAAGACACTTGAATGACATTGAAAAATCTTGTGACTTACTGTACGTGACACCCCATTTCGCGTGTTTTCACGTGTTTTTGGCTAAATTAGAATATCAACATTGAGCCTTTTAAATGTATCATTAATTGGAAATAAGAATATTATCAAGTTAGGCTTTATTGACCTTCAATGACATTGGGACAATAATCTCCCTGCCTTCAGACCAACCTTGAAATCATGAAATTTCAATATAATTATTGATGTTACTATTCAGGTAGAATCTTACTTTGATAACAATATCAATAAATGTAATGAATATTTCATTATTGTTATTCTGATGATGAATTCTTGGGCTCTTCAACTCTTAGAAATGTAAGGATCCCAATGTTTCTAAGGATCAAAAATCCAATGAATCGTCATCAGAAATTCGATCTCGATAAAGGTATAATTTATATACTTTTGTTATTGATAGTCCAAACATGTTCATTCTAGCCATTTACCAACTCTAGAAAATGTAGAGAGACTTACATTTCCAAGGATTGAGAATCCAACGAACAGTCAGAAGAAGTTTAATCTCAATAAAGGTATATAATTTATATACATTGTTATTGGTAGTCAAAATGGTCCATTTAGTCAGTCTACCAACTCTAGAAAATGTAGAGAAACTTACATTTCTAAGGATTGGGAATCCCAATAAGTTGCTCCCATGACTTCATTCTCGATAAGGTATACATGCCTATCGGTATATACATTGTTATTAATGATTCAAGTAGAGTCATTCCAGCGACTTGTCGACTCTTAGAAATGTAAGTCTATCTACATTTCTAAGGATCAACAATCCAACGAATCATCATCAGAAATTCAATCTCAACAAAGACATATATACCTTTTCAATGATGATCCAAATATACTCATCCCATCGTTCTATCAACTCTAGAAAATGTAACTATCGGTACATTTCTAAGGATCAAGAATCCAACGATTCATCATCAGAAGTTCGATCTCAGTAAAGGTATACATGCCTATCAGTATATACCTTGTTACTAATGGTCCAAATAAGGTCATTCTAACGACATATCAACTCTAGAAAATGTAGAGAAACTTACATTTCTAAGGATCGGAAACACAACGAATTATAGGAATATCAATCTCAATAAAGGTATATAAATTATATACATTATCATTAATGGTCCAAATAAGGTCATTCTAACGACATATCAACTCTAAGAAACATCAAGATCCTTATATTTTAAGGATCAGGAATTCATCAGAAGTTCGATCTCGATAAATGTATATAATTTATATGTCTTTCTAATCATAACACAAATAAGATTAATTCGTCAGTCTACCAACTCTAAGAAACATCAAGATCTTTACATTTCTAAGGGCTAGAGATCTCAAGAAACAATCATAAGAAGTTCGATTTCGATAAAGGTATATAAATTATATATCTCTCATCAATAGTCAAAATAAGGTCATTCCATCGTTCCATCAACCTTAGGAAACATTGAGATCTTTACATTTCTAAGGGTTAGAGATCTCAAGAAACAATCATAAGAAGTTCGATTTCGATAAAGGTATATAAATTATATATCTCTCATCAATAGTCAAAATAAGGTCATTCCATCGTTCCATCAACCTTAGGAAACATTGAGATCTTTACATTTCTAAGGGTTAGAGATCTCAAGAAACAATCATAAGAAGTTCGATTTCGATAAAGGTATATAAATTATATATCTCTCATCAATAGTCAAAATAAGGTCATTCCATCGTTCCATCAACCTTAGGAAACATTGAGATCTTTACATTTCTAAGGGTTAGAGATCTCAAGAAACAGTCACAAGAAGTTCGATTTCGATAAAGGTATATAAATTATATACATTGTCATTAATAGCCCAAATATGTCTATCCTATCGCTCTATCAACTCTTGGAAATGTAACTATGCCTATCGGTACATGCCTTACGGTAAGGATTGGAAATCCAACGGGTCGTCATCAGAACATTAATTTCGCTAGAGGTATATAATTTATCTCTCCAACAATCCAAATATACCCATCCCATCACTCTACCAACTCTAGAAAACATCAAGATTCCAATGTTTCTAAGAATTAGAAATCCCAATAAATCTCTCTCGTGACTTCGATCTCGATAAGAGGTATATAATTATATACCTCTCTCTAATGGTCCAAATATGTCTATTCCATCGTCCTATCAACTCTAGAAAACATCAACATGCCTATCGGTACATGCCTTACGGTAAGGATTGGAAACCCAACGAATCATCATCAGAAGTTCAATCTCAAAAAGGTATATAAATTATATGTCTCTCTCTAACAATCCAAATAAGGTCATTCCATCGTTCTACCAACTCTAGAAAATGTAACTATACCTATCGGTACATTTCTAAGGCTGGTAAGTCCCAATGAATCGCTCTCATGACATCAAGATCACTAAAGGTATATAAATTATATATTTCTTATTGACAGTCCAAATAAAACCAATTCATCGCTCTACCAACCTTAGAAAATGTAACTATACCTATCGGTACATGCCTTACGGTAAGGATCAAGAATCCAATGAATCATCGTCAGAAGTTCGTTTTCGATAAAGGTATATAAATTATATACATTGTTACTAATAGCCCAAATATGTCCACTCCATCGTCCTATCAACTCTAGAAAACATCAACATGCCTTACGGTAAGGATTGGAAACCCAACGAATCATCATCAGAAGTTCAATCTCAAAAAGGTATATAAATTATATGTCTCTCTCTAACAATCCAAATAAGGTCATTCCATCGATCCAACAACCTTAGAAAACATACAGAGTCTAACATTTCTAAGGATTGGAGATCCCAAGAAATCGCTCTCATGACTTCATTCTCGATAATATACATATAATATGTATATTCTCATCAACAGTCCAAATAGTTCCATTTCATCAACTGTAGGAACATCAAGCCTCTCTACATTTCTAACTGTAAGGCCAAGGAATTCCAATCGTTATATCTTATTCGCCCTTCTTTCTCCTCGGTTTCTTTACTTCTGTTTCGTTCTCACTTATCAACTTTTGCATTAATCTACGGCCTTCTACTCGTACATCTTCGTCCCAACCTGGATTCTTAAACACATTACCTCGCTCGGTCAGAATTTCATCTAGTTCAACACACAGTTCATTGGCAGTATTCTTGTTGCTCTTACCTTTTGCCAATAACCATCTTACCAACAAGTCACGCAATTCTTCATTTGTCATGTTAGCCATATTCTTCTCATTAAATTTCTTGTCCTTTTCATTCAGGTACTTCTTTACATTCACGTTAAACTTGGGATCGTTAATATTGTCTTCAAAGCCATCCTCATTAATCTTCCTTGAACTTTCTGGATCATTCAGAATTCCATTGAGAGCCTTGAAATCCTTCAGCTTGTATTGTCCCGAGAATGTTTCTACTCCTTTGTGTATATCAACATATGCACCGATCTTACTCAACATAATGTACAAGTCATGCAAACCAATATTTATGCATTCCTTACCACGATTAATCTTGCGTCCATCCTTTTCAAACTTTTTGTTACTACTATCTACAACTCGTAATGCTCCATCGAATAGTTTCAATAGGTAAATCTTTCTTTCGTCGTAGATCATAGATGTATACAGAATAATAGCTTTGATAATGCTGCTATATATATTATACTTGCTACCACTCTCAAAGGCTACTGTCGTCCATTCCTCTGACTCGGAAAAGTCTAACAGTCTAATATCACCTTTTACATTAATGTAATTAGCAATAATATTGTAAGATGTCTGACCCATCTTTTGAGTCTTCAGAGTATGAGCATACACCCATGGTTTACTCAAGTCTTCCTTCAATATAGGGAACTTATCTTCTCTTCGCTTCTTATCTGCCTTTGCTGATGCACTGGCCAGTTCTGCTTCTGGCTTGTGTAATCTAAATATATACATGTTGTAATATTCCTTTACAACTTCTGCATATTCAAGATCTTCACCTCTGAGTTCTTTGAGAATAGCATCTTCCAGAATAATACTAGCTGCTTCAATCTCTTGTTTCTCTAATATACTAACAATCTCATCTTCTGACATGAATGGCATTTTCAGAATCAAGTCATTAGCCTTTACTCTCTCAATATCCATAACTAAACTATCTAATTTGCTATTAGTAATTCCAACAATGTTTGTGTTGTAGTAAGCCATTGCATATTCAGGCATTCTATTGCTATAGAATCTATCAGTGTAGAACATGCCATTATCTTCTTTCAAGTAGCTAAGATATCCATACTTGTCTCGAAACGATTCCTTGTCATATATAATCTGTTGCAATACCATTAGTACGTGTTTCTCAAGTTCATCCTTATCTTCTCCCTTGATGGCAGCAGTAATATCTTGCAGTGAAAAGGCATTTACCTTGATAATGTATTCCATCATTCTAGATTTTAATTCTTCAACAATCTCCTTCAAGTAGTATACATCATAGGTACTGTAATCGATCTTGACTGGAATGGGATCATAGCAGTCATATTCACAAGTATCATAATCACAAGCTGCACTATAATCAACATCTTTAATTCCATCAGTGCTATTAAGCTTCATGTTTCGATCTTTATGAATGTTACAATCGATAGCAACTCTCTTGAGAATTCTCATCATTGATCGAATTTGCCTGTCCTTGTCTTCGGCAGAAGCATACATTCTGAGGTCAATGTTCTCCAACATTTCTTGATCAATACTATCGCTACCACATCTATCAATATCATTCTCTTCCATAATGGCAGCATGTCTGAATAGTCTGACTTCTACGGTCGCTTGTTTTAGTGCTTCTTCTGGTGTTAATCCTTCCTCAGTGATTAATCGTTGTCTCTCTTCTGCCAGCAAGTCTTCTTGACTAGCTGTTCTAATACCTCTTGACTCTGCTTGATACATTGATGATCTATTCCATTCTGGACCCAGTAAGTGTATATCAATAACATTCTTTAGATTAATGCCATCACGTCCAACACGAGACGAAATTAACACTTGCAGATATTCACCATGTCTATTCTCATGACTATTGAAAAGTTCTAACATTGCATTTAGCTCTGGTTCAGTTGTGTCTTGAGTTAATAATGCATATCTCAAGCCTTTATTAATATTAATGACCTTGAGTTTAAAGTTATCATTGTTTCCGCATAATGGTCTCACTACATTATTTTCAACACTCTTGAATGAAGAAGTAGAAACAGTATATCTAGAGTATCCTTGACCTTCCAAAGCAAATCCAACAACTCGACAACCAGAACCTTCGACAAACTCACTATATATAAAGGTATTACCTCTGTCTTGAGTTTCTTGAACTGCTTCAACAATGGAACCAACCTTGCATCCTAGCTCATTAATTTTACCAAGATTAGTCAACCAAGCAGCAAATTCCTTTGTTGGTTCTTGCTTGTCTCTGTTCACAAAACGATCATAGCCTTTATCGAGTTTTTGTGTTGCTTGTCCTACTTCTGCCTTTCTTTGGTTAGTCTTTTGTAGTTCCTTTTTCTCTTCAATAGAAGCAGCAGAACCAGAGCTTCCATCAGGAAATACAAAGTTGGAAGCATGTCTACTTGACATGTAAAAATTATTGGAACTACTATTCTTTTCATAAGCTGTTCTCTGTTTGTCTGACATTACGCTCGCATATACCATACTTTGATAAGTGCTTCCAATATATTCACACAGTGGTTTTCCCATTTGCTTGACTACAACTCCATCATCACCACTTCTAATATAAGAAATCTTGCCGCGAAAGAATGGCTCTAGGTTATCAATGTTCAAAGTTGAAATATCATGCTTGTCCATTTGTCCTTTGAAATATGGAGTCATTGCATCCCTTGTTCTGTCTATATCTTTTGGAGCTTTTGGAAATAGCACTCTAAGGTCATTATCTGTTATAGTTTCAAGATTCATATCAGCAGGAATTTCATTATTCAAAGGCAGCAAAAGGTTAATTATTGGAATAATCTCTTCATAAGAGTCAATCATTGGAGTAGCTGTTGATATAATGTGCTTACCTCTACTGGAATGATGAAGTACTTGCCAGATTCTCCAATACTTGTTGGAATTATCCAATGATGTTGTTTTACCCTTGAATAAAGTAGCATAATAATCTTCCAAAAAGTCTTCTTCTGTCTGAATCTTAGCATCATCAGGAATAATATTGTGAGCTTCATCTATCCATATAATTGTATCACTATATCTGTTTGCCAATATTACTTTTAGAGCTTCAGTGGTCTCTTCTTTGATTGTATTAATTCTCTGAAGCTCTCTAGCTTCTCTCTGACTTTTTGTCTCACCCTCATCTGCTTCAAGAGGATACCTGCTGCTCACAATTTTCCATGCGTCTTCGTGAAGTTTGTTAATACTATTGGCAAATGAACCATTAGTAGTAATTTCATAACCTTCTCCTTTGATTCTGGCTGTAAGAGCAGCACGTTGAGCCTTGTTATCTTTTGCACTATTAATGTGTTCTGTTTCGTATCTACCGTCAGAACAGCGACAAGCAAGTTGTTGTTTAATTTCAGCCTTTTGAGTTTTACCCTTTACAATGATGACAATCTTGCGATATAATTGAACTCTTGGATCACCAGATAAGCCATTGGACTCACGATACTTTTCAATCTCTTTCCTGGAATATTCAAGAAAAGATAGTGATTGGCAAGATTTACCAGTACCAGTTTCAGCAATGGTCATGATTTTGTTGTAAGCTCTGAGTGTTCTCTGTGTAAGTTTCTGATGTTTATATAGATGTCCTCTACCAGGTGGAAGCTTCTCATTAATGTCAGAAGATAGTTCTCCAAATTCCTTCTTTTCTCCATAAATCTGTTGAAATTTAGGAGTACTAGTAGCAGGATAAGCTGCAATGAGATTGTCCAACTGTATATCCATTTATCTAATGAGGTATTTTTTTAATATAGCTCAATGAGATATATTTACTTGATGATTAGAGATGAGAATGTATATAAGCAAGTTGTGGTTCTACTTGAGACCACCAGTCGTCAATGTTGGAATAAGAGGTAGGCCAGTTAATGATATCTCTATAGGTAATGAGTTCATGAAGATAATCAATAGTCTCTCTGACTTGTTCGAGGTCGTCTGTTTCAGTATCGATTTCTCCTCCATGAATGTATTCAAACAGTGTATTAAGATTAATATTTGAATGAGGGAAAGGTTGCTCGAATTCCTGTTCTGTTGTCATATTTAATTGTGAGGAAATTTATATCTTGATAAAGCTATCTTTAATATCTCAATATAAAAGATATTAATATGGATCTAGCTTAGTAAAGCTAGATCCCGTATATTGTCAAAACGATCTTTTGACAATATACTAAATGGATCTAGCTTTACTAATAACAATAGCTCTTCTCACTGGCATATTCATCATTATAGTATTACTCTTGTTCAACAAAATGCCAGAAACTAATATTACCAGAACGAGTAATTCTGTTCCATTCTTGGGTTCTTGTTTTGGACCTGAATGTGATACTGGTCTTATTTGTGATCCTGCTACCTATACATGCAAGAAGAAGCTTGGCACTCCTTGTAATCAATATTCTGACTGTGCTGGCATTAATATATGTAGTGGTGTTTGTACTGTTGGAGGAGGTGATGGTCTGGGCACTCCCTGTCCTTGCACTGGTGGTTTCGTTTGTGTTGAAAATCCAGGTAAAGAATCAGTATGTAAATATGGTCCAAATCATCCTTGTACTGAAGACAGTCAATGTTCCAAGAACTTTTGTGACAATGGATTTTGCACTTTTGGTATACCAAATGGACTACCTTGCTCGTTTGATGAGAGTTGTACTTCTCTGAATTGCAGCAGAGGTTATTGTCAACTGCCAACTGTTACAAGTGGTGATATAGGTTCAATATGTGGAGGAACTTGTAACAGTGCTGGCCTTCAGACTTGTAATGCAATGACAGGAGCTGCTACTAGTTGCAAGTGTTCTGGTAATAGTCTAGGCATATGTGTTATTTCTGATTTGGGTATTGCCAATCCTTGTAATGGTCAAGCGATATGTGCTAATACACTGTTATGTACTGATGTTAATGGTAACCAAAGTCTGAATGGCATGTGTGCAGTATCTTATCCAAGAGTTAACAATATTACAATCAATGTATGTCCAGTTGGTATGACTGCAAAAGGTGATAATTGTGTCAATGCAGTTGGAATGGGTTGCGAGGGCAATAATATGTGTACAGGTACTTGCAATACAAGCGATGGAGGCGTTCTAGTTAAATATACCTTTGGTGGTGATAGCACTATAATGAATAGAGGTAATATAGCAATCAGGCAAGTTAGTAAGAGTGGCATCAACATTACACCAAGAAAGACATTTTCCAAAGGCAATAATTTGTACTTTGTAGCATTATCTAATGGAGTATATCTTTTTGATGGAAGCAAATGGACAAAGGAAGTGCCTGGCAACTTTACTATTGATGGACTAACTGGCTATCTTGTTGATGCATGTTTATATAAAGGTGACTATCTAGTTGTAATAAATACAATAAAGGGATCATTGTTAGCACGAGGACGTAATGACAATTGGCAATGGTTCAATGTAACGAATGATCCACCTGGAGCACAATTTAGCACAGGAGGAGGACAAATTTCTATAATGTACATTGATAGCAATGATACAGATGTCTTGCTAACTACTCAAAGTCAGAATGTGCTTATATCTGTTCCTGGCACTGGTTCCATAGTGTATGAACCATTCATTGTAACTGGTGGTCCTTTGAATGGTCAGACTCCAACTGTTGTAGGAGGAGCTAGTTTCTATCATGATGACGTGCTGAGAGTAGGAATAGAACCGCCAGTATGTCCTCCAAATGGAATCAATATGGTTCAATGTCCTGCTAGAGCAAATGTTGCATTTATCAGTACCACAAATAGATTGTTGCAATTCAGTGGTAATGCTGCAGGCCAATTAATGCCAACAGATGTATATACACCTGGAATAACATACCTTGCTGATGCATATTCAATAAGTAGTACAAAGGGAATTCTGAATAGCAACATTATTGTAAAGTCATTGGTAAACACTAATATATATCAAGTAGCTGTATATATGGGTCAAACATTTAGTTTCTTGCCTTATTTAATTGGAGGCAACTCTGCAGTTGTAGCAGCAGATGATGGATTATATGTATATAGCACTGGAATATGTGTTTCATGATCTTGAGAGTGAATGTAAAGGTGCTTGAATGACATTGAAACACGCTCGTAAACTCTCGTGTGTAGTAGCACGTGACTCACTGTTTCGAACGTTTTCGCGTGTTTCTGACTATTTTCATTTATCCACTTTGAGGTACAATTTGTTAGAAAAATCATGATTCAAAGAAATGACCAATTCAGGCTTTATTGACATTCAGATGCAGTCCGGACATATTGTCAGGCCCGATTTCTCATGATTGAGATTTTGATTTTTCAATACGTTTATTGATGTTGTTGATCATGAATGTTAGGCTTTGTGAGATTTAGTGAGAATATACCTTGTAATAGGTATATTGTTAATGTTCTAAGGTCCATTTATTGGGTTCTCCAACTCTTAGAAATGTAAGGATCTTGACATTCCTTACGGTAAGGATTGGTAGATCGTTAGAATGGTCTTATTTGGATTGTTATGGAAATATACATGCCTTACAGTATGTATATTATCGAGATCGATGTTCTTCTGTCGATTTGGTCAGACTCTTGATCCTTAGAAATGTAAGGATCTTGACATTCCTTACGGTAAGAGTTGATAGAGAGACAGATTGGTCTTATTTGGATTGTTATGGAAATATGCATGCCTTACGGTATGTATATTATTGAGATCGATATTCTGAGGAAGGTTTCTTTGGTTTCTTGATCCTTAGAAATGTACCGATAGGAATAGTTACATTTCTTAGAGTTGGTAGAGAGACAGATTGTTCCTATTTGGATCATTAGAAAGAATGTACATACTAATATATTATTGAGATCGATATTCTAATATTGGATCGTTGGATTCTTGATCCTTAGAAATGTACCGATAGGAATAGTTACATTTCCTAGAGTTGGTAGAGAGACAGATTGGTCTTATTTTTGTTATTAGAAAGAATACATATAATTTATATGTATTACTTCTATTATCATTCTGAGGAAGGTTTTGCAGGTTCTCTAACTCTTAGAAATATCAAGATCCTTACATTTCTAAGGATTGATAGATCGACAGAATGGGCCTACTTGGATCGTTAGAAAGAATACATACCGATAGGCATAAATGTATATCCTTGAGGTAGTTATTCTGGTCATGATTTTGTTGGTCTCCTGATTCTTAGAAACATCAGGATCTTTACATTTCTAAGAGCTGAAGGTCTGACTAAATGGACTTATTTTGTTGTCAGAAAGAATACATATAATTTATATGTATTACTTCTATTATCATTCTGAGGAAGGTTTTGCAGGTTCTCTAACTCTTAGAAACATCAAGATCCTTACATTTCTAAGGATTGATAGATCGACAGAATCGACCTATCTGGATCGTTATGAAAGAATACATACCGTAAGGTGGATACATTATCGAGATTAATATTCTAATGTTGGATCATTGGATTCTCTAGCTCTTAGAAATGTTAAACCTTGTATGTTTCTAAGAGCTAGAGAATCATAGAACTGTCCTATTTGGATCATTAGAAAGAATATCTATAAATTATATGTAGTTTCATGCTTGTCGTTTCTAAGGCTACTTTCTGTCGTTCTGTCAATCCTAAGAAATGTAAAGTCTATAACATTTCTAAAGGTCAAGAATCCAACGAGATCAACATCAGAACATTAGTCTCGATAATACATATAAATTAGATGTATTCTTACCAACAATAAAAATAAGACTAGTCTATCGATCTACTAACTCTAAGAAATGTTATGAATTCTATATTTCTTAGAGTTAGTAGATCGATGAAATCATGATCAGAGTAACGATCTCAATAATACATATAAATTAGATGTATTCTTACCAACAATAAAAATAAGACCAACCTATCGATCTACCAACTCCTAGAAACATCAAGAGACTTACATTTCTAAGGATTGGAATCCAGCAAAATCATGATCAGAGCAGCGATAGAAAGAATATACATACTGTAAGGCATGTGTATTTCCATAACGATCCAAATAGGACAGTTCTATGATTCTCTAGCTCTTAGAAACATACAAGTTTTAACATTTCTAAGAGCTAGAGAATCCAATGATCCAACATTAGAATATCGATCTCGATAATGTATCCACCTTACGGTATGTATATTGTTGCTAACAAAAAGACCAGTCTGTCGTTCTGTCAACCCTTAGAAATGTAGTGCTCTTGATATTTCTATAAGTTGGAGAACCCAATAAATCATGATCAGAATGTTGATAACAATAATGTATATAAACTATATACAATCTTTCTAACGGTCCAAATAGAACGACTCATCAGCTCTAAGAAATGTAGGAATCTTGATATTTCTTAGGATTGGAAATCCAATGAAATCAGTATCAGAATGATGATAACAATAATACATGTAATTTATATGTAGTCTTCCAAATAATAAAATAAGGCCAATCTGTTGTTCTATCAGCTTATAGAACTGTTAGACTCTGTATGTTCCTAAGGGCCAGAGAATCCAAGAAATCTTCTTCAGAACATTATTCCTGATAATGTATATAACTTACATGTATTCTTTCTAACAATAAAATAAGGCCAATTCATCGATTCTCTAGCTCTATAAAACATACAGAGTCCTACATTTCTTAGAGCTGGAGAACCCGATAAATCGACATTAGAACATCAATCTCAATAATGTATATAATTTATATACAATCTTTCTAACGATCCAAATAGAACCATTCTGTCGTTCTACCAATCCTTACCGTAAGGAATGTCAAGAGTCTTACATTTCTTAGAGCTGGAGAACCCGATAAATCGACATTAGAACATTATTCCTGATAATGTATATAATTTATATACAATCTTTCTAACGATCCAAATAGGACCATTCTGTCAGTCTACCAACTCTAAGAAATGTACCGTAAGGAGTATAACATTTCTAAGGATCAAGAGCCCGAGAAATCATGATCAGAACATTGCTCTCAATAATATACATGCCTTACCGTAAGGCATGCATATTTCTCATAATCCAACTCACAGTGAAATCTCTTGTGATATTGCTGGACTATCGCTCGGCGTTATATCCGATGATTCACTAAATTCATATTCCTTCAATAGTAACATTGATCCAGGTGAATGATATTCATACAGACTCGTTGAATGTCCTTTTGCTCGAAGGAATGCATTCATCACAGGTAAATGCGTTACTACAAGTACTTTGCCACTCTTCAATGATGATAGGAACTTGCTTGCTCTAACTCGTAATGCTTCCAACAGTAATTGTATCTCCATATGCTTGTTTGATGACTTTACCATGCCACTACATAATGCATTGCACTTTTCACCAAAGCTAATAACAGGCTTGTACTTGTTATCAATAATGTCATCAAATTCAGAAAAGGATACTTCTTCTTCTGGAAGATTCTCTACCAATGCCCAATCCAACTTTATCTTTACCTTATACTTTCTGCAATATGGAGCTATAGTTTGTATCGTTCGAAGGTATGGAGAGCAGTATATTCTGTCAAAACTATAATCTTCCAACTTTCTCACTATTACTGTCTTTGAATTCTCAATACCTTCCTTTGATAGAGGAGAATCGAATAGATATTCCTTGTTTCTTTCTGAATGTCTCATAAGATATACAACATTGCAATCCATATACTACTTGTTTATCTAGCAAGATTAAAATATTACATAGTTATTATATCGTGATATCAATGACAGAAACAATGCAATTAGAACAAAGAGTATCATCATGCCAAGAATGAACAGATTAGGACCATAATATATTGATGGTGGTTCCATATCGTTGGCAATGTTAGTTCCACATGCTCCTTCTGAAACTACCTTTCCATTCTCATCTAGCTCCATACAGATAGAAGAGCCAGAACATACTTGATTAATATTACTGCCTATACCAATGTTGCCTCCTGTTTGTGATACACTTACTCCTGAGATGATACATAAGCAACCTGATGTTTCATTACATCCACCACACATGTTGAAGAAGTTAACGCCTCCAGGAGTCTGCGTATTCACAGTGTTGATTACTACATTATCAATGACACATATATTCTGAGGACAATTAATGAAATTACCATTTGCAGGATTAGCCTTTTGTGATGTCATTGCTCTGTGACATAATGGATCGCAAGCAGGTTGAGGAAAACAATCAGGACTACCAGCAGTACATCCTGACTTGCAATCAGGATCTCCAACTAAACAAGCACCATTAGCAAGAGTATATTTCATATAATTCTCATCTGGAGGAGTATAACATCCACAAAAGTTGATCAAGGTTGGATTAGCAATTACTTGTTCTCTCGTGAAACTGCCACAATAACCTTCTAGATACTTTGAACAAATGCCAGGTAAGGTAGGATCTATACACAAATCTAACAGCTTCTCTTGAAATGGATTATAGGCAGCACTATTCTTATTGTTGGTAATGCTATTGGTAGTATTATAACTATTAAACAGTTCAACTACTGCATCTTGCAAAACTGGAAGTCTTTGTGGATTGTATCCAACCATATCAGTATTGACAGTATTGAGAATAGAACTAAAAGTATTGGGACAATCTATAAGGTTCCATACATTAAATAACTGCTCGCCCTTATTTTTGACGCATAGAGCGAGAGCAGCTTCAGACATTTTAACTACATTGGATTAATACTTTAATCTACATTGGATTAATACTTTAATCTACATTGGATTAATACTTTAATCTACATTGGATTAATACTTTAATCTACATTGGATTAATACTTTAATCTACATTGGATTAATATTTTAATCTACATTGGATTAATACTTTAATCTACATTGGATTTATACATCAATGATGTATACCACTTCACACAGATTACACTTCTTGTGTCACCTTGTTATCTAATGATGTAATATTATTATCGTATGCAGCAATGTCATAGTCATCCATCTTATTGTACAAACTCTTTAGTTCAAGTTCTAGCTCTTCAGCAGATAGATTACTATATCGCAATGAATTTGCTTCTCTAAACAATGATTTTAGCTTGTGAGATATGTCTCGAAGTAATACTCCTCGTTTCTCAATAGAAAAGACGGTAACACAAGTCTGAATAGCTGTAATGGCAAAGCCAAGAGCAGATACTACATAACTAATAGCAGTCATTTCATTATTAATCATGAGATTTAACACACCTAGAGCAATTCCTGCCAGTGAGATAAAGATGGTAGACAATGTGTAAATGATTTTGTATATACTAGCTTGTTGATTTGTGCTTGCCGACTTTTTCTTTGCTTCTGCATGTAGCTTGTTAATATTCTCTTCTATTTCATTGAAATGACCAGAGTTATCACTAGGCATATCTCTATTCGTCTTGATATAAATCTTTCTTCCACCTCTACTTCCAGTCTTGATGAATGGTGGAGGTTTAAAATCTTGTTCGTGCAATACAGGGATAGGTATTTCCTTGTCAGCACTATTAGTGGGCTCAGAAAGAGGCTCAGAACCAGAATCTGCCTTGGGCAACTCTTCTTCTATTACCGCAATAGTCCTCTTCTTTTTCTTCTTGAGATTCTCTTCTGACATTGTGTTACTTACATATATTATTTCTCTTGATCAATCAACTTTGACTGCTAAAATCAATGGACTTTAGTATTCCACTATGATCAACACTATTATCCATTACCAATACCTTGTCTTCTGTTACTATCACATTAATGTTAGAGCAACCTATTACAACCACATTCGAATCTGTTCTAGTTAGAACATTGACATTCTCACAATCGCAAATCTTGCACTTCTCTTGAGATAGAATTTCATCCTTAATTACTGGTACAGATAGGAAACTATCCCAAGTACCAACATCGCTCCATTCCCAATCTTGACACTTTATTACAGATAGTTGATATGGTCCTTTTTGTTCTTGTAATACTGCAACATCAAAAGAAGGAGCCTTACCTTCTCTTTCATTAATCAACCAATCTTGAAGATCAGTAGCATCTAACAAATGTTTGAGATGAGAGAGATTAACTGCAAGCATGCCACTGTTCCATAATGCTCCTTCATTAATCAAACCTTTTGCTACATCCAGTGATGGTTTTTCTTTGAATGAAACAGAATTATCATTATTGTTCAAGATGTAGCCATACTTGCTTTCTAATCCAGTTGGTTCTATTCCATAAATTACTATGTTACTATCTGTTACCTTATTAATTCCTTCTAACACATCTGCCTTGAATCTGTCTGGCTTGGAAATGTAGTGATCAGAAGGAAGGAATAGTAATATAGTGTTAGAAGCATCATTCTTCAGATATTCAACTGTTCTATATATGGCAACAGCTGTATCATTGGCATAATTTTCATACAATACATTATCATACTTTAATGGATACTTTTGATGAGATACAAATAAAATGTCTAGCCATCTGTACTCTGATCCCTTGGATAGGTAGGTAACTCTATCTATAGTATGTTCTAACAGTGTCTTATCTCCTACCTTGACAAATTGCTTAGGAACATCATTAGTAGATAATGGCCATAGTCTGGTTCCACTACCTCCACACAATATTACTGGTTGAACAGTATACATTTACATAGAATAATTTAATTACCTGCATTATATGTACATTACATACAATTATCTTTAGTTATAGTAATACCTCTATATCTGGATCACAATAACCTGATATTCCTGATAGCCTTCGCTTCTCTCGCTCTTTCCATTCAGCAATGTCCTCCTTTTCATACTTTTTGTCACAAACAGGCTTTGGTTCTGGAATCTTGACAAACCAACTCTCTAGTTTCCTAATGCCAGGCAATACAATTTGTGGTAACTTGCCTGACCTCAGTTCATCCTTATAATAAGCCTGATTATTCTCATAAATGTCTAGATATTCGCTAAAGTTCTTTCCATTATTGGTGTCAGGAAGATCCTTTAGCTTGTTTTTGTATACAGTTTTAAAGTACAAAGTTGCCTTACTAATGTCATCCATGTACTTGCCAGAAAGAGAAATGTTGGACATGTTGCAAATGGTATCATTAGCTTCCTTTGCAGTAATGATACTATCTGGTTCTTTCAAGCTATTAATCTTTCCAACCTTTGGTGATGCAAGAGAATTGCTAGTTGGAACAATACTCTGTCTTTGTACTATACCTTTTCCAACTACTTTATTAATTCCTCTCCTTGGCTTGATTGTTGGTACCGTCTCACGATTTTGTACTTTTGGTGATTTCATTGACTTTGCTGATAGAATTGCTGGAATGGCATTTATTCTATCTGTCAGCTTTTCCTCTTGTTTATATAGAGACTTTGATCTCTTGACTTTGGCAGATAGAATCTGAGGAATATTGCTTACCGTGCTCGATTCTCTCCTTGTGGTGCCAATCTTTCTGGCTCCAAGCCCTAACATTGTGTGGTTATCCATAGTACTCTTTACAATGACATCAAAATCATTTATAGTGTTATCAAGAGTCACTTTTGGTTCGAATGTACAGATCAGTAGCCAGATTAGGAACAGTACTAGAAGAATTTACAAACTTTATACTACCTGGAGCATATACAAACGCTTGACATTTAGTAGGCTGACTGTTACAGAGATTGGTAGCTTCAGTAAGATTAGCTACATTAAATATGCATGCTCCATCACAAATCATGAGAGGATCAGCATCCAATCCTGGTGAGACATTAAAGTCAGTACCACTGTTACCTTGACTAAATGCAGCAAGTCCCCATAAAACAATGAATATAATCAATGCAATGGAAAGTATAACTGTGACTATAATCCAAACTATCATTATTGCTAGTATAGCAATAATATATATTGTAAATTAATCTTAACCGCACCAAGTGCATCCCTCCTCCTTATAACAAATAGGTCCTTCCTCATTGTCCTTTTCTTCATCATTATTACTCGATTCAGCACTGATGATAGGACTTCCCAATTCACCATTGCATACCAATGATTCTGCCGTAAACTTTGCAATCTCACCACCTGTTTGTCTCAAGTAGTACATCATAGTCTTTGATCCAAGTTGATGACTATATCTGTGGCAAGCAATGAGCTTCTTGTCAGTAACATCCTTCATATAAATGTTAGTACTGCATGCTTGATCAATATATCTGCTTCTATCAGCAGCAAGTTTCAACATCCATTTCTGAGATACGTTCCAAACGGTCTTGTACTTACTTTCAAGAAATCTTGATCTTTCTGTGTCAACAGACTTGTACAGTGATGGATTGCTCAAGGCGTAGTTCGTAAATCCAGCAAGATCACCACTAGTATTCAATAGGTAGTTAAATGTGTGTTCAGACCAAAGTCCAATCTCTTCAAGATCCTTTACCAAGTAACGATTCAACACAGAGTAATTACCTTTGATCACTCTGCGACTATACAAATTAGTTTGTGGTACTTCTACTGATTCACTAGCTCTTCTAATTTGTGCAGTGCTGGCAGTTGGCATCAAAGCAATCAACAGACTATTTCTAAGTCCATATAACATTATGCATCTCTTCAAGTCTGTCCAAGTAGCCTTGATAGTGTCAATGGCTTTACCATCCTTGTACAATGTAACCTCTTTTTGTCTCCATACAGATGGATCAACTTCATCATCATCCTTGAACGATCTAGAGCTATTGCCTCCAAGCGTCAAGAATTCATCTCTCCAAAGATCGAATTGCAATTTACCTTGAGCTGTAGGACTCTTTTCAAAGGTGTCAAAGGGAGCAGTATCAATGGCACTTTGAACAGAGCGAACCAAAGCATTGTAATACATGCTAGCAAAAATCATCTTGTTCAACAATTCCGTCTCAGGACATTCCATTGGCAGATCAAGTTCGTACAAGAGTTCAGCAAATCCACATACTCCAATAGCAAGAGGTCTATACTTTTTGTTTCCATTACTAATAGGTCCACTGCCATCCTTCTTTTGCAATGGATACCAATTCTTGTCAATCACAGAGTTGATATTATCACAAACATTACCAATCGTCTTACCTAATAGATCAAAGTCAACAGCATCACAAAGATCATCAATGGTAGAATTCTTGGATATCTTCTTTCCTGTTGCCATTGTTGATAAAACAATATTGTGCAAGTTGCAGCTGGCAATGGTACTGCTATCATGATATTCAATAATTTCCAAGCACAAATTGGATGAATTAATGCAACCAAGATGTTTCTGATTGGATTTCATGTTGCAAGCATCTCCATTCATGAGATATGGCATTCCTGATTCTCTTTGTACAGATATAATGTGTTTTAGCAAATCCATGGCTGGCATTGTCTTCTTATAGAGAGTACCATCAAAAGAAGAATCTTGTTCATACATTAAGTATGCAGCTTCAAGCTCTTTTCCCCATACATTATTCAACAATGGAGTCTTATTGGGACAGAACATTGACCAAGATCCACCTTCTTCAACTCTTTTCCAAAAGAGATTACATGTCCACAAGCAAGTATTGGAATTTCTGAATCGATCGTATTGCTCACCATTCTTCTTGGTTGCAGATACAAAATTGTATGCATCAATGTGGTGAATCTTGAGAAATAGAGTTTGAGCACCTTTACGATCACCACCACCTTGATTAGACAGATGGATAGTACTGTCCAAAGTGTAGCCATAAGAAACAACACCTTTCGACAGACCACCGCGTGAAATCTCAGAATGTCTCACATTAGATAGGTTAACTCCAAGACCACCACCATACTTGCTAATCAATGCAATGCGTTCGTGACCGTGACGATACAATGATTTCATATTATCATCAACAGTAAGCAAGAAACAGCTTGACATTTGGTTTCTTTTGCATCCAGCATTGAACAGCATTGGACTAGCAGGAGTATACAGTCCCTTTACCAATTCCTGATAGCAAACGATTACTCGTTCAACAGATACATCAAAAAAGAATTGAACAGCAACTCTCATCCAGAGATATTGTGGTATTTCAATGGGTTCTTCGGCTTTTGTTGGACGCAAGAGATACATTGTGATTAGCGTGTTAGCACTAAACCAGTCATGTTCACCAGCATCACTATTGTCAATTGCTTTTTGCAACTCTTGATGATTGGCAACAATAAAGTTGTATACATCTTCATTGAGCAATTCTTTTGCACGTTCTGCATAGTCCAAAAGAGTCTGAGGACATTTTCTTCTGACGTCTTCAATGGCCAATCTACCCGCAAGAATCATGTTATCATAGTGAGTAGAGTCATAACCGAGAATGCGAGCAGTTTCATAGAGTCCTTTATCTTCAATGAGTCTTTCAACCTTTTCAACATTAATTCCAGCTAAATCTGAATACAATCTCTTGATATCCATTATGAGTGTGGTCATCGACATGTTGTGTTGAATGAATTCAATCTGGATGTGCCCTTGAGAGAAAAGTTGACATCAGATAATGCATACTGTAAGCAGAATTATTGTATGTAGATGTTACATATAATAATGTGTGTGAAAGACAGTTTATCGTTTGTAAGTGAGTGAATATAAACCATATACTCCAGCGTGACTTGACTTTGAGATTGTTTCACTGTCCATCTTGTCATAGGCAAAACAGCTGAGAGTGTAGTTACCAGTACCATTATCTAGGTAAAGTACTCTATCATGCCATCCCACTCTATTCTTGTCTGATTCAAAAGGTTGGAAACACTGAGTTTTCATCGTCTTATGTCTACAATCTTCACTTCTACCTTTGGCAAGTCTGGCATTGGGAAGGAATTCAGGTCCTTTGCCATTTACACCTTCTTTAATACCCTCAAACACCTTTTCGGATGAGAGCATCTTCTTGAGTTCATCGTTGGAAGCAAGAGCAGCAATTTTATTGTCTGCAGCATCATGAATAACATTAGTAGGTCTGTCTGACTCGATAATGGTATCAAAGTCACCGAGCAAGAAGAGATAATTGGGTCTCAGTGAAAGATCAATATTATAGTATACAGTACTAAGAAGATCAGCCATAAAAGTCTTGAACAGCAATGTCTTTACATTTCTGACCTTTGATTCTTTGCCATCATCCATATCAACAGCAATAAACATGAAACGACCAAATGTCTTGTGATAGACTTGGCTAACGATAAAGTCAGCACTTCCTTCATTCTTATACTTTGCATTGAATACAATTCTCTCATCAATAGCAGTAGTCTGATTGTATTGATCCTTTCTGACAAAGATGGATACTCTGAGCTGATCTTCCTTTTCCTTGTAAACTGGAGTATATCCATTCTCTACCATGAGATTGATAAGGACTTCAGCGTGAAAGTAAGTCTGACTAGTGGCTCCGTGCTCGGTAGAAAAAGTGGCAAGAGAAATATCATGCTTCTTCAATAAGTCAATAATTTGGAGCATAAAATCAGCAGGTTCACAATCCTTCTTGTACCACTTCTTTCTTCTGTCAGCAAGATCAGCAGATGTAGTATTACAAATGCGAAGACCATCAGCATTCCAGGCAAAACACATAATGTTAAAGTCGGTGCTCATTATTTGTTCCTTTCGAATTAAAGTTTCTTTAAAGTTAGCATGAGTGGTAAATTATTGTTTGAAAAGTTTTGTGTTAGAGAAAAAGGCATGTCGAGTGTTATTTGTAAAGCCTGGTTCTGGTTACTATTGATTTCCATTGCACTTTTCATTACATTCGTATGTATGTTTGAATATGGCAATGCTGATGTGTCACAACCTGTATATAGCCCTGCATACAGTTGGACTGTTGCTGGTATTGCACTGATTCTGTTCATTACAGCTTTTATTCTGTATGCTATGGATGCCAAGAAGGAAAAGGAAATGAGAGAGCGTGCTATTGCTTGTGGTTGGGTGAAGGAAGAACCCAAGGTGTACAATTGTGATCCTTGCTACAAAGAGAAACCACCTTGTGCTAATGAGTATGAGCCTCCTTGTCCCAAGAAAGTGGAACCTTGCCAAAAGGTAGAACCTTGCTTGAAGAAGGAACCTGTATTTACTGCATCTATTGTTGAAGAAGAGATTGTCTACAAGGAAGTAAATAAACCTTCTGTTGCTCCTGTTATGACTCAATCCATGTATCAACATACCATTCCTGCAGCTCTGTCAGTACAACAACAACCTACCGTGATTCAACAGTCTCCTCGTGTCTCGTATCAAGAACAAAAGTTGACTTCTATTGATGATCTTGTATTCAATGAGAGTCCAGCGAGAAGCAGCAAGTTTACTACTTTGCCTCCTTTGACTCAGATTAGAGCTTCCGAGTATAGTAACGTACTGTATTAAAGATACACCGAGGTTGATTTATTGGTCCTGTTTGGATCGTTATGAAGAATATGCATATTTCATTATTGACATTCTAATGTTGACTTCTTGGTCTCTTTAACTCTAAGAAATGTACTGATAGGTATGTTTCTAAGGATTGAGAGACTGACTATCTGGTCCTATTTGGATCATGATTAGAAAGGTATATAATTTATATACATTATTGAGATTGACATTCTGATGTTGATTTGTTGGGTTCTCTAACTCTAAGAAATGTACTGATAGGTATGTTGACATGCCTTACGGTAAGGATTGAGAGTCTGACTATCTGGTCCTATTTGGATCATGATTAGAAAGGTATATAATTTATATACATTATTGAGATTGACATCCCGACTCTCTTTTCGTTGGATCTCTAACTCTAAGAAATGTAGAGAGTCTTACATTTCTAAGGGTTGAGAGTCTGACTATCTGTCCTTATTTGTATCATGATCAGAAAGGTATATAAATTATATACCTTATCGAGATTGACATTCTGATGTCGACTTGTTGGTCTCTCTAATCCTTAGAAATATAAGGATTGGTATGTTTCTAGGGATTGGAAGTCTGACTATCTGTCCTTATTTGGATCATTATGAAGAATATCTATACCAATAGGCATAAATGTGTATATTTCATTATGAACATTCTGATTCTTGTTTCATGGGATCTCTAACTCTAAGAAATGTAAGGATTGGTATGTTTCTAAGGACTGAGAATCTGATTATCTGTCCTTATTTGGATCATTATGAAGAATATCCATACCAATAGGCATAAATGTGTATATTTCATTATTGACATTCTGATGTTGATTTATTGGTCTTGTTAATTCTAAGAAATGTGCCAATAGGTATGTTTCCAAGAGCTAGAAAAGCAATAAATAGACATCAATATTAACTTTGACAATATAGCTATCAATAGTTATGTTCTTTCTAACAATTCAAAGAGTTAGCGATCCAGCAAGTCAACATCAGAATATCAATCTCGATAATGTATATAAATTATATACCTTTCTAATCATGATACAAATAGATGCAGATAGTCAGACTTCCAATCCTTAGAAACATACCTATCGGTACATTTCTTAAGGTTAGGAATCCCATGAAACGATAATCAGAATGTCAATCTCGATAATGTATATAATTTATATACCTTTCTGATCATGATACAAATAGATGCAGATAGTCAGACTTCCAATCCTTAGAAACATCAAGAGTCTAACATTTCTATAAGCCAGGGGACCAGCGAAATGGACATCAGAATATCAATCTCGATAATGTATATAAATTATATACCTTTCTAATCATGATACAAATAGATGCAGATAGTCAGACTTCCAATCCTTAGAAACATCAAGAGTCTAACATTTCTATAAGCCAGGGGACCAGCGAAATGGACATCAGAATATCAATCTCGATAATGTATATAAATTATATACCTTTCTAATCATGATACAAATAGATGCAGATAGTCAGACTTCCAATCCTTAGAAACATCAAGAGTCTAACATTTCTATAAGTCAGGGAACCAGCTAAATGGACATCAGAATATCAATAATGAAATATCTATATTGTTATGGATATTCTTCATAACGATTCAAAGTAAGATTAGATAGTCAGACTCTTAGCTCTTAGAAACATGCCTATGGGTACATTTCCTAGAGTTAGAGAGACCAATAAGTCAACATCAGAATGTCAATAATGAAATATACACATTTATGCCTATTGGTATGGATATTCTTCATAACGATCCAAATAAGACCAGATGGTCAGACTGTAAGTCCTTACCGTAAGGCATGTCAAGAGATTTACATTTCTAAGGACTTAGAGAGACCAACAAGTCAACATCAGAATGTCAATCTCAATAATGTATATAAATTATATACCTTTCTAATCATGACACAAATAAGACCAGATGGTCAGACTGTAAGTCCTTACCGTAAGGCATGTCAACATGCCTATCGGTACATTTCTTAGAGTTAGAGAATCCAATAAATCAACATCAGAATGTCAATCTCAATAATATACACATTTATGCCTATTGGTATGGATATTCTTCATAATAGTCCAAATAAGACCAGATGGTCAGACTTTCAATCCTTAGAAATGTAAGTCTCTCTACATTTCTTAGAGTTAGAGAGGCCAATAAATCAACATCAGAATGTCAATCTCAATAATATACACATTTATGCCTATTGGTATGGATATTCTTCATAACGATCCAAAATAAGGTCATTCCATCCCTTTCTTGACCTATAGAAACATTAAGAGTCTTACATTTTCTATAGTTGATAGACTGACAGAATAGCTCGATCTAACATTGATAGATTCATAATAACAATATATACATAGTAGTATGTATATTAATCAGCATATATTACCTTATTCTCATCACAATCCAAACGAGATAATGTTAGGAACTATTCTATCTTCTAATGGTACAAGGACAGGAAGTTCTGTTACTTTCTTCTTGATCGATGGAATGGGATTCCTTGAAAGTGGAGGAAGGATAAGCTTCTTCTTGGGATTAGAAGGTGTTATCTTCTTGATTGGTTGTTCCATCTTTTGTATCTTTGGTGTATCATCGGTACAAACGACAACCTGTTCCACTTCTGTGTCATCAACGACTTCAGTGCAAGTATCAACCTTCTCTGCCTCAACAATAGTATCAACCTTCTCTGCCTCAACAGTCTTCTCTACCTCATCTTCCATAACAAACTTTATTGGCTTCTTTTCAGCAAATCTAATTGCAGTTCTCTTCTTGACCATTGATTTCTCAGGTTCTTTCACGTCAACCTTCTTCGCGTCAGTGTCCTCCGCGTCATCTTCCATAACAAACTTTATTGGTCTCTTGACCGGAGTCTTCTTGACAGGTTTCTTGACAGGAACAAGCTTGACGGTAGGAAGTACAACCTTTTCTTCTTCAGGTTCCATATCTTTCTTGTCCTTCTTTTCGAGAAATGTCTTTTCATCCCAATATATCTCAGTCTTGCCTTGTTCTCGCAATAGAGTGTTACACTTGGAAAAGTGCTTGCATCCAAAGAATCCTCTTGACGCAGACATTCCTGATGGATGTGCTGCTTCTAGAAAAACACCACTTCCACCAATCAATGAAATCATTGACTGTGCCTTTGCTCCCCACAATAAGTAAATGCACGATGGATTAACATCTGCTATACCCTTGAATACCTTCTTAATAAAGTCTAACCATATCTTTCTGTGAGAGTCGGGTTTACCTGGACTTACAGTTAAGCAAGTATTTAATAACAGTACTCCTTGCTCTGCCCAAAAAGTAAGATCACCATGATCAGGTGATTCATAAAAGGTAATATCGGTAGTTAGTTCTTTCATTATATTTCTTAGTGAAGATGGAATAGCATCTCCTTTTCGCACAGAAAAAGACATTCCCATTGCTTGAGGCATTGTCTTTCCATTTATCACAGAAGCACCATGATATGGATCTTGACCAAGTATAACTACCTTTACATTCTGAAGCTTAGTGGCATGAAAGGCATTGAATAGGTCTTCCTTATTTGGATAGTATACTGGTAACTTTTCTCGCAAAATACCTGCTACTCTACTAATCTCTTTTCTGGCGCCTCTGAACACTCCTTCCCAAGACTCTGGAATGTATTGTTCCCACAAGTTATCATTGTCTATACACTCTATCAAGCTCATGCTATTGCATTCTCTTCTCTCCTCTCGATGGTATCATACCGAAACCAAAGTCTGATCAATGTATTGTTGTTGCGGCAACTCTTCTTGTCTAATGATAGGTTGACCTACTGACACACTATATCGTTGAACTACTCTTTGTGTAAGTTGAATACTACTCTTTCTCAGAACTCTGATGAATAGATACGTCAATGATGCCAAACCAACAGTTCCAAATGCAATGAATCCAGATATGGCAACAATCACTGCTTGAGTATAAGCGTCAATTGCATTAGGATCACCATCTGCATATACTGATGAATAACCAATATCAAGAGCTGCAAGAGTTCCCATTATGCCAACAATGAGTGCCATGACAGCAATGATTACAAGTATAGCAAGAACAATATATTGTATATACTTTGTACTTGCAAGAGTTCTCTCACTGTATTCCAACAGTCGTATCTCTTCGTCTGATGGATTTGCCTTTTTGTTCACAGTATATATGTAATCATCAACCATGTAATCACCAGTAATAGCACCAGCAATCAACATGATGATGAGTATTGCCATTCCAGAGAATGCAAGAGCGCTAGCAATAGTAAAGTATTGAGATGAAGAGGCCAATTCGACAATATCAAGAGTCTTTAGTGATCCTATTACTGCTGGTATAGCAGTTACTAGCAACACAATGACTGACATTATCATTAGAGTCAGAAATATTACAACACCAAGCATTTATAGTAATGTTTAATACTTTTGAAAGTTATTGCTATATTAGCAATAGTTACCAAAGCGGCGACAATTACATCATCTTAGTGATGTAATTGTTACCAAAGCGGTATCACCAAAACAAGGGAAAGTCTGGTTGTGAATAAATGTAGAATATCGACAGCAACAGAACTACAATGCAAAGAAAGATGATGAATGCTATTCCAGCTAAACCTTCAGACAATGCAACAGGTGCTGGTTCTGCAAACATGCCATTCGCCTTTGCTGTTGCAATAGACTTATTCATTCTTGAGAAAAAGGTATTAGTATTTAATGATATTTCATTATTACTGTGAATGTATTCTCCTTCATCACTCAACACGTGACCAACACATGGCATTCCACCAAATATTCTCCTTTCTACACCTACTAGCGACAGATAACCTGAAATAATGACATCATCATTCATGAAGCATTCAAAGTCTATCATTGCATACCTCAAGAATTCATTGTACAAATTATCTACTTCTGGAAAGTGTCTCCTGAGATATAATGCTCCAGGATAACCATAGATGGAATCGACTAATCGTCCGTCTGGAGGAATATAAAACTTTGTAATATTGTAGTGAAAGTACTTTTCATTGGGAGTAATAGCACAAGAAGGACAATCATACTTGACTAACATTCCACTACTACCAAGGGCAATACCAGGATAAGAGATTTGTTTATTGACTAATGCTTGTACCATATCTCTTGGATATATCATGTCATCATCAAAGCTAATAATGATAGTGTCTGGATTCTGTTCTGACAGCAAAGCGCCAAGTAACTTAGTAATAGGACCATAATCCTTGCATCTAACTACAGTGCACAATTTATTCATCTCTTCTGTTGGTTCTGGATATGGTATGTTGAGTCTTTCTGACTTGACAGGAAGTCCTAGATAGATTGCATCAAGAGGAAATGTCTGTTTTCGTAATGACTTGATTGTCTCTACTACTTTATGATATCGATCGGGCATTGTTGTAAGAGTAGCAACTACTCTCATCTTGTTTAATAAAGACCAAAAAGATGGAGTGATAGAAATAAAATGTCGATAGGTAGTGGAACTCAAGAAGAAGTGAGAGATGCAATTTATGAGATGAAGTTGGCTGGATATAATGTAGAGAGTGGAACTTGGAATGTTGAAGTTTTGGACCAATCAGAAGGATCGATAAAGAGTGAGACTCAGGACGTAAAGCACAAAGAGAGAGAAGAGATAGAGTCATCGTTTGTAAAGTCCAGACGTAAGGAAGAGAGGCAGTTGGATAGATCATTGAATAGAAGAGAAAGAGATAGAGGTGACGAGTACAGGGATAATGAAAGAGATCGAGCCAGCGAATACCGGGATCGAGCCAGCGAATACCGGGATCGAGCCAGCGAATACATTGATCGCAGAGGTAATGGAACAGAAGAACTATTTGTAATCGTCAGTCCAGTAGATAATCTTATTCCATTGTATAGTCAGAGAGAAGGAGAGATCGAGCTGTCAATAAAACGTGAATATGGAAAGGTAATATTACAGTGGGAACCTTTCAATGGAATGGTTGCAGCAAATGGCAAGGCATTCATTGCAATAAACCAAAAGATGGTAAGTTTGCCAAAGTATACAATGTATTATCCAATTTATCTGACTTACAAAGGAGAGAACAGGGCTGGTATCATGACTGTTGAACCAAGTACTAATACAGGTAATATAAAATTTTATTTCAACAGTGACATGTCTTCTACTGGCATTATAGCGAGCGATGAGTTTACAATCTATGGATCGAATGTGATGTGGTTGAGAGATTGACTGAAAGGAGAACGGGATTGACCAAAGGGAGAGGACGATTGACTGAAAGGAGAAGGAGATTAACCTTGAGCGAAAGAGATGAAGGGCATTATTGTGACAGGATCTCGTTATTGGTCTAATAAATACAAAATACTTGGTGCCCTTGCTGACTACCTTGACTGTGACGAATACAAGTTATTTGTTGGTGATGCAAAAGGTGCTGATGCTATGGCAAGAGATATATGGACTGGTGAGAAACAAATATTTGTTGCTGATTGGGACAAGTATCGTCGAGCAGCTGGTCCAATTAGAAACAAAGAGATGATACATACTGCAATGGAACAGTGTGAATCAGTGATATGTTTTGCTTTTAACATGGGTGGTCCTGGCACGAAGAATACTATCCAACTGTGTAAAGATAATGGAATAGAGGTTGTTGAATATAATAGATAGAAAGATATGCATACCGTAAGGCATGTATATTGTTGAGATATGCATACCGTAAGGCATGTATATTGTTGAGATATGCATAAGTTATGTATATAATCATGATTGGCTCTTGAGATCGATTTTTCAATCCTAAGAAATGTAGAGAGACTTACATTTTCTAGAGTTGGTAGACTGACGAATTGGTCCTATTTGGATCGTTAGAAAGAGATATGCATAACTTATGTATATAATCATGATTGGCTCTTGAGATCGATTTAGTCGGGTTTCCCAATCCTTAGAAATGTACCGTAAGGAGTATAACATTTCTAAGGATCGGTGGACTGACGAATTGGTCCTATTTGGATCGTTAGGAAGGATATACATAACTTATGTATATAATCGAGATCGACTCCTGAGAGATTGTTGAGTCGGTTTCTCAGATCATAGAAATGTAAAGAGACTTACATTTCTAAGGATTGAGAATCCGATGAACCGTCTCTATTTGGATTGTTAGAAAGAATATACATATCTTATATACATTATCAAGACTGATATTCTGATGATGAGTTAAATCGATTCCTAACTCTAAGAAATGTAAGTCTCTCTACATTTCTAAAGATTGAGAACTCGATAGATTGGTCTCTTGAGATCGTTAGAAAGAATACATATAAATTACATGTGTTATCGAGATCAACTCTTGAGATCGAATTCTCAGCTTATAGAAACATACAGAGTCTTATTTCTTAGAGTTGGTAGACTGACGAATTGTCTCTAATTGGATCGTTAGAAAGAATACATGTAATTTATATATATTATCGAGATTGACTCTTGAGATCGATTTCTCAGCTTATAGAAACATACAGAGTCTTATTTCTTAGAGTTGGTAGACTGACGAATTGTCTCTAATTGGATCGTTAGAAAGAATACATGTAATTTATATATATTATCGAGATTGACTCTTGAGATCGATTTCTCAGTTCATAGAAACATACAGAGACTTATTTCTAAGGATTGGTAGACTGACGAATTGTCTCTAATTGGATCGTTAGAAAGAATGCATATAAATTACATGTATTATTGAGATTGGCTCTTGAGATCGTTTTGTTTGGGCTTCCTAACTCTAAGAAATGTAGAGTCCATAACATTTCTAAGGACTGGGAAGCCAACGATCTGGTTCTATTTGGATTGTTAGAAAAATATACATAGGTTATGTATATAATCGAGATCGATATTCTGATGTTACTTTTAACGATTCCTAACCTTAAGAAATGTAAGTCTCTCTACATTTCTCAGTGCTTAGAAACCAACGATCTGGTTCTATTTGTATCATTTGTAAGAATGTATATATCTTATGTACATTATTGAGTTTGACTCTTGAGATCGATTTGGTTGGATTCTCCAGCCCTTAGAAACATACATGCCTTACGGTACATTTCTTAGAGTTGATAGATCGTCTGTTTGGACACAAGAGATCATTGGAAAGAATACATATAAATTACATGTATTATTGAGATCGATATTCTGAAGCTGGTTAGATCGGTTTCCTAACTTTAAGAAATGTACCGTAAGGCATGTATGTTTCTTAGAGCTGGAAATCCAATGAATCGTCTCCATTTGGATCGTTAGAAAGAATGCATCTAATTTATATGTATTATCGAGATTGACTCTTGAGATCGATTTGGTTGGGTTCTCTAACTCTAAGAAATGTAGAGAGACTTACATTTCTATAGGTCAGAGAAAGGACAGAATGGAATCAGAAGAGTAACAAATAAAGTATATGCCTATCAACAGGTATATTTCAACAACGATATTCTAATGTCCATTTTGTTGGATTACTGACTTATAGAAACATACATACCTTACGGTACATTTCTTAGAGTCAGGAAACCAACCTAACTGGACTCTCAAGAGTCAATCTCGATAATACATGTAAATTATATATATTCTCTCTAACGATCCAAACGGAGACAATTCATTGGATTTCCAACTCTAAGAAATGTAAGTCTCTCTACATTTCTATAAGCTAGGGAATCGATCTAACTAAACTCTCAAGAGTCAATCTCGATAATACATGCAAATTATATATATTCTCTCTAACGATCCGAATAGAACCAATTCGTACCTTTCTCAATCCTTAGAAACATTGAGAGTCTTACATTTCTTGGAGTTAGGAAATCCAACTAAATCGATCTCAAGAGACAAACTCGATTATATACATAAGTTATGTATATCCTTCTAACGATCCAAATAGAACCAATTCGTACCTTTCTCAATCCTTAGAAACATTGAGAGTCTTACATTTCTTAGAGTTGAGAAACCAGCAGAATACAATTGTCAGAATATCATCGAAATATGTCTATCGGTATGTATATACTTTACTTGTTACTCCTCTTGACTCCATTCTGCCCTTTCTCTGACCTATAGAAATGTACCGTAAGGAGTATAACATTTCTAAGGATTGAGAATCCAATGAAATGGATTTTCAAGTTACGAGTGTAGATTTATACATGTCTGTATACCAACAGACTAAATAGAATCATCCTCTTGATCATGTTTGTCAATGTACTATGTTTGGTGATATAATCAAGGTATCCAATTTCTTTAAATGCAACACTAAATGCAATTAAAGGACATTGAAGAATCTACTGTATTACTACTCACAAGGTCCCATTTGGCGTGTTTTCGCGTGTTTTTGACCATTTTATAATATTGAATAATAGGTACAATTTAATATCTATTATTGATAAATACAAAATTACCAAATCGACCTTCATTGACGTTCAATAGCAGTCTGGACAATATGTTCTGGTCCATTTCCTAATTTGAAATTGTCAATATTTCAATATATTTGTGGAGGTAGACAGTGAAAGTAAATAAGTGGAAAACATTATATTGAATAATGATATAGCTTAGTGATGATCTCTTGAAAGAGAGCAATTCTTGTTGGCCTCTAACTTATAGAAACATCAAGAGTTTACATTTCTTAGAGTCAGAGAAAGAGCAGAATGGAGTCAAGAGGAGTAACAAGTAAAGTATATCGGTATGTATATTTCGATAACGATATTCTGACGGCTGTATTTTGTTGCTTTCTTGATTCTAAGAAATGTAAGACTCTTGATGTTTCCATAAGTTAGGAAATCGATCTAACAATCTCTCAAGAGTCAATCTCAATAATACATGTAATTTATGTATTCTTTCTAATGATCCAAATAGAGACTGTTCGCTGGATTCTCAGTCCTTAGAAATGTTATACTCCTTACGGTACATTTCTTAGAGTTAGGAATCTCTAGAAAGCAACATCAGAACATTGATCTCAATATATGCCTTACGATAAGTGCATCTTTTCTAACGATCCATATGGAGACGATTCATTAGATTCTAATCCTTAGAAATGTAGAGAGACTTACATTTCTATAAGCTGAGAAACCGACTCAACAATCTCTCAGAATATCAATCTCGATAATATATAAGATATGTACATTCTAACAGTCCAAATAGAGACGATTCACTAGATTCTCAATCCTTAGAAATGTAGAGAGACTTACATTTCTATAAGTTAGGAAATCGATCTAACTAGCCTCAGAATATCAACTTCAAGAATACATATAAATTGTATGTATCCTTTCTAACAATCCAAATAGAGACGAATCGTTGGTCTCTCAATCCTTAGAAATGTAAGTCTCTGTATATTTCTAAGAGTTGGTAATCTCATGAAAGCAACATCAGAATATCAATCTCGATAATATATACAATTTATATGCATCATTTCTAACAATCCAAATAGAGACGAATCGTTGGTCTCTCAATCCTTAGAAATGTAAGTCTCTGTATATTTCTAAGAGTTGGTAATCTCATGAAAGCAACATCAGAATATCAATCTCGATAATGCATATAAATTGTATGTATTCTTTCTAACGATCTTTATGCCCGAATTGGAGATCTGTCAATTCTAAGAAACATACAGCTCTTTACGGTGCATTTCTATAAGTTAATAAACCAATCTAACAATATCCTGAGAGAGTCAATCTCGATAATATACGTACTGATAAGCATAAATGCATATCTCTTTCTAATGATTCAAAATAAAGCTCATCGGGCTTCCAATCCTTAGAAATGTACCGATAGGCATGTCAATGTTTCTAAGGATTGGAATTCCAATGAGTTATTCCTATTTGGATCATTAGAAAGAATACATATAATTTATATATTAAAGTTGATATTCTTGAATCGACATGCTCGAGTTTGCTAACTCTAAGAAATGTTATAGATCCTACATTTCTTAGAGTTAGCAAACTCAATGAATCGTTCCCATTTGAATCGTTAGAAAGGATGCATATTTGTATGCATTATCATGATCGATATTCTGATGTTACTTTCTAACGATTCCTAACTCTAGGAAATGTAAGACTCTGTATGTTTCTAAGGATTGGAACTTGCTTGATCGGTTTCCTTTTGAATCGTTAGAAAGGATGCATATTTGTATGCATTATCATGATCGATATTCTGATGTTACTTTCTAACGATTCCTAACTCTAGGAAATGTAAGACTCTGTATGTTTCTAAGGATTGGAAGTCTGGTGAATCGTTACTATTTGGATAGTTAGAAAGAATACATAGGCATATGTATTATCAAGATTAATGTTCTGATGGTGAATTAGGCCAATTCCTAACTCTTAGAAATGTACCGTAAGACTCTGTATGTTTCTAAGGATTGGAAGTCTGGTGAATCGTTACTATTTGGATAGTTAGAAAGAATACATAGGCATATATGTATTATCAAGATTAATGTTCTGATGGTGAATTAGGCCAATTCCTAACTCTTAGAAATGTAAGACTCTGTATGTTTCTAAGGATTGGAAGTCTGGTGAATCGTTACTATTTGGATAGTTAGAAACAATACATATAATTTATATGCATTATCGAGATTGATATTCTTGAATCGATATGGTTGTGTTTGTTAACTCTTAGAGATGTTATGGACTCTACATTTCTAAGGATTGGAAACTCGATGAATCGTTGCTATTTGGATCATTAGACAGAATACATACTGATAGGCATATGTGTATTATCGAGATAGATATTACGATGATGAATTAGACAGATCCCTAACTCTTAGGAATGTAAGACTCTGTATGTTTCTTAGAGCTGGAAAGTCGCTTGATTGGTCTATATTTGGATCACTAGAAAGAATATACATATCTTATATACATTATCGAGATCAATGTTCTGATGATGAATTAGATCGATTCCTAACCCTAAGAAATATACAGAGTCTTACATTTCTATAAGCTGATGAATCTCAGAGAATCGACATCTTGAACAACTTCATCGATATACTATATTTCTACATATTTCTAGAACATTGCTCTCACGACTATTCTCTCAACTTCCTAACTCAGGATTTATACCTAACCACAAGATGACAAATAATGATTCATGTTACTTCCTCACAAATTATATGTATTGTTCAACATGACAATTCTTGTGATCTACATTCAGTGCATACCTCCACAAACGTATTGAAATATTGATAATTCCAAATCAGGAAATGGGCCGGAACATATTGTCCGAATGTCAATAAAGCTCGATATTAAAGAAAATCTGACTACTTGATTTTATCGATTTAATACTTTAAATTGTACCTATTTTGGGTAAATACAAAATGGGCAAAAACACGTGAAAACACGTGAAACTGGTGCTCATGAGTAGTAACACACGAGAGTTTACGAGCGCGTTCAAGTGTCTTTAATTGCATTTAAAGAAATTCATTGTCTCGATTGTATCAGCAAATATGGTATATCGATGAGATTAACCAAGATGTTGTCTCTCTGAGATTCATCAGCTTATAGAAATGTTATGGACTCTACATTTCTTAGAGTTAGGAATCATTAGAATGAGACAGACAGACCATTGATCTCGATAATATATGTAAATTACATGTATTCTTTCTAACGATCCAAATCATCAAAGCTTCAACTCTAAGAAATGCAAGGATCAGTATATTTCTAAGGGTTGGAATCGTCAGAATAGGATGACAAGAATATCGATCTCGATAATATACATATCTTATGCATATTCTTTCTAGCGATCCAAATAAAGACCAATCAAGCGACTTCCAACCCTTACCGTAAGGCATGTCAAGAGACTTACATTTCCTAGAGTTAGAGAGACCAACTAAATCGATCTCAGAATATCAACTTCAAGAATACATACAATTTATATGTATTCTTTCTAACGATCCAAATAGAGATCGAGTCATTGTGTTTCCAATCCTTACCGTAAGGCATGTCAAGATACTTACATTTCTAAGAGTCAGGAATCATTGAAAAGGCATCATCAGAATAACAACCTTAATAATATACATATCTTATGCATATTCTTTCTAACGATTTCAAGAAGCAAAATCATCAGACCTCTAGCTCTAAGAAATGTAGAGTCCATAACATTTCTAAGGATTAGAAATCGATCTAATCCATCACTAGAATATCGATCTGGATAATACGTATAGTTTATATGCATTCTTTCTAATGACACAAATAGGAACGATTGGTTGGGTTTCCAATCCTTAGAAATGTAAGTCTCTCTACATTTCTAAGGATTGGAAACCCAACCATATCGGTTCAAGAACAACAAACTCAATAATATACATATCCTATGTATATTCTTTCTAACGACCCAAATAAGACCAATCAAGCGACTTCCAACCCTTACCGTAAGGCATGTCAAGAGACTTACATTTCTTAGAGTTAGGAATCGGTCTAATTCATCATCAGAATATCGATCTCGATGATATACATGCCTATCGGTATATATTCTTTCTAACGATCCAAATAGAGGCCAACCTACCGAGGTTTCAACCCTTAGAATCATCAGGAGGCTTACATTTCTATAAGTTACGAATTGTTAGAATAGAATGGTCAGAACATCGATCTTAATAATACATATAAATTGTATGTATTCTTTCTAACGATCTCAAGAAACCAACCTGTCGAGATTTCAATCCTTAGAAACATTGAGAGACTTACATTTCTTAGAGCTATAGAAACCAACCTACCAAACTCTCAATCCTTAGAAATGTAAGTCTCTCTCTACATTTCTTAGAGTTAGGAATCGACCTGATTCAACCTCAGAATATCGATCTCGATAATATACATATCTTATGCACATTCTTTCTAACGACCCAAATAAGACCAATCAAGCGACTTCCAACTCTTAGAAACATCAAGAGGCTTACATTTTTAAGAGCTAGGAATCGGTCTAATTCATCGTCAGAATATCGATCTCATTAATACATATAAATTGTATGTATTCTTTCTAATGATCTCAAGAGGCCAATCAAGCGACTTTCCAATCCCTAGAAACATCAAGAGTCTTACATTTTTAAGAGCTAGCAAACCCAATTAAATCGTTCTCGATAATATCGATGTCAGTAATACATATAATTTATATGTATTCCTTCTAACGATCCAAATAGAGTCAACTCGTCAGGCTTTTAATCCTTAGAAATGTAAGACCTTGTATGTTTCTATAAGTTAGGAATCATCAGAATAGGATGATCAGAATATCAATCTCAATAAAGTATATAAGATATATACATTCTGTCTAATGATCTCAAGAGACCAATCAAGCGACTTTCCAATCCTAAGAAACATCAAGAGACTTACATTTCTTAGAGTTAGAGAATACAACCAAATCGTCATCAGAATATCAATCTCAATAATATACATATCTTATACATATTCCTTCTAATGATCTCAAGAGACCAATCAAGCGACTTTCCAATCCTAAGAAACATCAAGAGGCTTACATTTCTTAGAGTTAGAGAATACAACCAAATCGTCATCAGAATAACAATCTCAATAATATACATATCTTATACATATTCCTTCTAATGATCTCAAGAGACCAATCAAGCGACTTTCCAATCCTAAGAAACATCAAGAGGCTTACATTTCTTAGAGTTAGAGAATACAACCAAATCGATCCCAATAGCATCAATGTCAATAATATACATGCCTTATGGTATGTGCATTTTCCTAACGATCCAAATAGAACCAACCCATCGAGTTCTCAGTCCTAAGAGTTGACAAATGCAACCATATCGAGTCAAGAACATTACCAATGTTGAAACTTACAATTCTCTATCACAACATTCTCATAGGACAACATATTTTATATCCTCATGATTGCATATTATTCTCTCTACTTCTATTGCAACATCCATCTCTGTTTCGGTTAACAATGGCACCGATCGATTCGCAATCTTGTGAATTATCCACATTACTCCTAGCAATATATTCTTATCGCATAATTCATCACTCAGTTTCTTTCTCGCCCGCCAATACAATCGCTTAATCGCACTCATTATATCTTCAGTAATGTAATTCTTCCTATCTATCACGAGTTCTTTCGATCGTACATATTTATTTATCCATGCCTCATCACGCGGTGACAATGAATGTTTTGGAATTACCCAAGTAACTCCATTAATATAGTTACATCCCTCAAAATAAGGATCTTCCAACAGATCAGCAGCTGATGGTCTATCTTTATCATCAACTCGGAGCATTCTATATATAAGATTGCTAAACTTCTTCATCTTTGCAAGTCGACTGTCTTCTTCTACTCCAGCATATGCAACCTTGTACTTCCGCATTTCCTTGTATGGACCCCAACTTAACAAAGCGTTAATGTGTTTTTTCTGAGCTAAACTTACTGCTTCTTCATCCTTTCTCGGTTTACCATCCTTGTCTAACAGTCTCTGTGATGGAAACAATGGCTTACCAAATGCAATCTCATAAAATGAGCAACCTAGCGCCCATATATCAATCTTTTCATTCCATCCACTCTCAAAGAAGTATTCGATTGGAATATATCTCATTGTACCAGTACTATGATGATATCTGCTGTAAAACTTTTTAACCGTGTGAGAGAAGTCTGTCAACTTTACAGTATCGCCATATAACAGCATATTAGCAGGTTTAATATCACCATGTATATATCCTTCTTTATGGAGATGATGAACTGCACATAGCATTTGCCAACACCATTTCTTCAACACTGATTCACTGGGAGTATTCTCTTTGCAATACTTGTTCAAGTCAGTGTCAGCCAATTCTTGTACCATATTCAAGTAACTTCTGTCTGTGAATATTTCCAACCCACGATTAATGTTACTATGAGATATCGAAGACATTACTAGTGCTTCTGTCAATTCTGGGATACCGGGAGTGTTCTTGGCCGTGCTCTTGAGCTTGCATTGTTTCACTGCAACAGTCTTTTCTCTTCCATCTTTTATCATGGTTCCCTTATATACTGAACCATATGCACCAGATCCAACCTTCTCCTTCGATATCACCAGATCCTCCATTTTTTCAAAGAGAATTTAATCATGAAACGATCCAATTAAGACGATGCTTGAACAGAATAAATAAATCTCTGTATCAGAAATGTCTAACCAATTTAGTATATCATTGTCTGGTGGAAAGACAATCAAGCTAACAAAAAGTACCAAAAAGGACCTTACCACAGGTGGATGTACCAACTGCATCAATCCCTGTCATAACTGTCCTCCAAAGATATGTGTACCAGGTACTTGTACTGACAGAGGAGATTGTCCTATAGGATATTGTCCCAAGCCTGATTGCCCTGTTTGTCCACCTCCTACAGTTTGTGTGCCAGGAACTTGTACTGATAGAGGTAACTGTCCTGTTGGATTCTGTCCTCAGCCAAATCCTCCCCCTACACCTGTTCTGACTTGCTGGACGGAGACTTGTAGCACTAACAATAATTCAACAGCTCCATCTTATAGTCAATGGGCTCCACTTGGTGATGGAGCAAGAGATGCTATTGTTCATCCCAATGGAACAGGAGCATTTGCGCTCAGAAACAATACTGAGAATGGTATTCCATATCGTGGTGCCAATTCAGTGGATCTGCAAATGGTAGCTTCATCAAGAGGATCAGAAGGAGATTACTCTATGACTCAAGGTGTAAATAACTTTGCTCAAGGCACTGGTTCTGTTGCATTTGGTATCAATAATGATGCCATTGGTGATTATTCTCTCGTGTTTGGCAGCAGTGTTACAAATGGGCAAGTACACTCACAAGGCATTGGTTCTCTTGCTTTTGGCTCGTCTGAAGGTAATGCAGAAATTGCATCAACTGGAAATGGTAGTCAAGCTAATGGTTCTGCTTCAGGAAATGGAACTATTGAATCAATAGGTATTGGCTCTCATTCATCTGGCTATTCAACTGGTGGTGATATTCTATCAACAGGTAATGGTTCTTTTGCAAAAGGACAAGCCGATTCAGGAGCAATAGAGTCAGATGGAATTGGTGCTTCTGTTCAAGGTTATGCACTTAATAAAGGTAATCTTTGGGCAACAGGAGAAGGATCATCTGTCAATGGTGTTGCCGATTCTGGAACTATTGAAGCAATTGGTCAGAGCTCAGTCATTAATGGTAAAACTACTAATGCTGGTACAATCACGGCTGGAGGTGTTGTGTCCGAAGTTACTGCTTTTGCTCAAGGTGGAAAAGTGCTAGCAAGTGGTGATGGTTCTTCAATCAATGGATTGTCAGGAGGCACTTCAATGATGACAGCATCAGGCACAAGCAGTTCCATTACAGGAAATGTAAGTGGAACAAGTACTGTCACAGCAAGTGGAAGCACTAGTAGCATTGATGCCACTTCTCTGAATGGAGGAAACATTACAGCTTCTGGCATTAGTAGTACCATCACAGCAAATTCTGACTCTGCCAATATCACTGCTTCAGGTCATGCTTCTACCATTATTACAAACGCGGTAGGATGTAATATTACAGCCTATGGTAATGCTTCTGAAATTAGAGCAAATGCTGGCGTTGCGAGTACCATTACAGCTACTGGTAGTGCTTCATCCTTTGAAGGCGATTCTCTTGCTTCGATAGTAAGTATACTTGGTAATGTTAGTTCAGTGCAAGGAAGTTACAATGGTTCGATTGTCACTGCATTTGCCAACAATACTGATATTGATGTATATACTACTAATAGTACTCTTTATGCAGATGGAATCTCAGCTGAAATTCATGGTGTCTACAATTCAACCAATGCTTCAACAAAAGGAGATGTATCATCTATTCATGCATCTAGTGATAAAAGTGCTCTGATTGCAAATGGCATTGGCTCATCTATAGAAGGTGTCTATGCCAATTCAAGCACTGCTACGACTAATGGCAACGCCAGCAATGTTAGATCTGACAGTAACAATAGTACTATTACAGCAAGTGGTATTGGTTCAACCGTAATAGGAATCTATAACAAGAGTACTGCCACTGCTACAGACAATGCTTCTGTCGTTAGAGTAGATAGTGATAATAGTACAGTTACAGCTTCTGGTATTGCTTCATCAATATCAGGACAGATATTGAATAGCAAGGTTTCTACAAATGGACCTATTAATACTATCAATATTCATGCAGATACTACTAATGTTGCAATCAATGGAGATACCAATCTCATTAATACAATTAGTATTGATGGTAATAGTCTAACAGTAGATGGCAATGCAAATATCATTGGTGGAACAATGGACGATGCATCATTCAGTATTGATGGTAGCAATAACATTATTAGTGGAACATCAGAAAGTTCTACTCTTGGTGTTACGGGTAATAATAATATCATATCAGCTTATAACCAAGGCAAGATAGATGCCGGTGAACAAACATTGATAATGGGACATGTTGCTCCAGGTAATAGTATTGATGCTACACAATCGATTACAACTGTTGACATGAAAGGTCCAAGTGGTACCATTACAAACAATGGAGGTTTCGTCAGAGTTAGAATGGATGGTGCTGGTTCCATAGTAAATAATCCTAATGGATTTAGCATCATTACTGGTGATGTTCTAGATGGAGCAGTAGTCACAAATGTCGGAAATAACAATATCATTCAAGCTACTATGCATGGTGGACAAATTAATACAAATGGAGTTGATTCCATTGTAAGTGCCAATGTTGGACCAGGAGCTAATGTTACTATCGGAAATCATGAATTGGCAATAGGAACAATAAACTCAGGCAATTCGTTCAGCGGCAATGATGGCATTGCTTCCTTCCACATGAATGGATCAGGAAGTACCATTACTCAGAATGGTCATGATAATCTTGTTCTCATGAGAACAGAAGGCAATGGTTGTACTGTTGATACCATTGGTATTGGTGCTATAACCTCTGGAGGTGCAAACAATGGTGGTAAGATTAATTCTGCCAACTTTGGATCTTATCTAGGTGGATATGCTAATGGTAATGGATCCAAGATGGAATCTATTGGTTTTGGTTCTCATGCCTCTGGAGAAGCTATAAGTAATGGGGGTAATGCAGCAACAATAAGTTCTCAAGGAGTTGGATCCATTGCTCATGGTTATTGTGAGGCAAAAACAGGAAATGCTAACATTAAAGCATCAGGATTCGGATCTATTGCAGGTGGTGATGTTATCTCAAGCGGTAATACCTCTGAGATTGTAGCAGAAGGAAAAGGATCTATTGCTCAAGGAAGAATAGTAGAAGGATCAACAGGTAGTATTAAGGCCACCTCTGATGCCTCTGTTGCTATTGGGTTATGTAGTGCTACTGGTGGCAAAATTGTAGCTGAAAAAGAAGCTTCATTCGTAGTTGGATATACAAATGGAGCTAATGAAGTGGTTGGAAATGGGGTAGCATCCATGACAATTGGAACAGGATTAAGTAACAATAATGATTATTCATTATTGGTAGGCCGTGATGCTATTTCGGCTGGAGGTCTTCTTGGATCACAGACAGCAATTGTATATGAAACTCCTGGTTATCTCGCCACTGCTGGTACTTCTGCAATGAATCCTTCAATAAATATTATGGGAGAAGGAAGTATCCAGGTTGCCGGTAGAAACGCGGGAGCAGGTAATCCAGGTATTTCTGTCATGCTTGGTACTAGTGTCGATAGAACACAAGGAGGAGGAGCTGCAGATTTCTGGTCTGTATCAGGTGCCGATTATGCCGAATATTTTGAACTCGATGAAAGTCTATATTCAAAGGGTGAAGATGATTATGTTGGATATTTTGCTGGTATCAATGATCAAGGTAAGGCAGTTATTGCTGATTCTTTGGCATTTGGTGTGTTAACAGGACGATCAGGATGTTCTGGTATTATTGGTGATGGTGATGATTTATCATCACGAGATTATTACATGAAAGATAAGTTTGGACGTACTAGATATGATGAAAATGATAAACCAATGATAAATCCTCTTTGCGATGATGCTCCAAAGATTCCCAAATCTGCTAGAGCAGACTATGCATTGGTATCATTGTTAGGAAAGGTCTATGTCCGAGACAATGGTGAATGTAAAGTAGGTCAGTGGTGTGAATGTTCTGGTGGTATTGCTATTCCTAGTGAGGAAGGAAGTAACAAGAAAAAATACATTGTGTTGGCTAGATCAGCTCCTGACGTGATAAGAATTGTGTTTCAGTAATGACTGAAATCCTTGGTTCAATAACTGTGGTGAACGCAATGAATAAGATGGATAAGATAAATGACTAGCACTCTCGAGTCAGGATATGGTGTCTTGTTTGATATTAGAACAATGACTCCAAAGGAGGTAGCAAGATTCGAATATATCAACAATCGATGCAAAGATCTGTTTGTGAGTGATAATTCTGTTGAAAAGAGATTCTACCTATTGTGGATAGGCGAAAGTAAGAACTTACTTGGTAACAATGATGCAGATATCATTACTCACAATTCAAAGGATATATTCGAAACTATATTTATTAGAACAAAGAAAGTCGATAATGAGAGTGAATTCAAGAATGAAGTAGCTAGATATCTTCAAAAGAGTGAATACATGTGTGATATAGATAACTTTGATAATTGTGTGAAATTGGATGTTGGAAGTAGGAATTTTTTGGCTGCTCTTGTTGAAGATGCAATGGTTGGAAAGTGGATTGTTCATGCTGTATAGCTTGTGAGAGATATACATATTATATGTATATACTTTGAAGTAATGATAGAAAGAAGCCATTCTCTCCATTCTGTAACCTTAAGAAATGTAAGGATCAGTATATTTCTATAAGCTGGAGACCCAAGAAGTCTGATGAAATAGAGTTAATAAATCGACATCATGATATACCTATATTAGCTATATGTTTCTTAATAATGACATTCTTATGTCTATTCTGTTCTCTCTAACTCATAAATATAGAGAGACTCTACATATTCTATAGGTTGGAAGTCTGACGAAAGTGTCAGTAAATCGACATTGTAAATATACCTATATTAGTTATATGTTTCTTGATAATGATATAATGAGATCATTCTGTCCTTCTCTAACCTTAAGAAATGTAAGGATCAGTATATTTCTAAGGATTGGAAGTCTGACAAATTGGAATAAGTAAATCGACATTATAAATATACCTAATATAGGCATATACTTTTCAACATTGATAGAAAGAGACTATTCTGTCCTTTCTCAACCCATAGAATATTCATGATCCTTACATTTCTAGGGATTAGAAGTCTGACTAATTAGAGTCAATAAATCGATAATGAAATATACATAAGATATGTTTCTTGATAATATCATTCTGTCCAACTCATAAATGGAACCAATACATTTCCACACAACAATGAATCTATTTCTTGTAAAATTCTATTCTCACTGTACCTGCTGACTTTACGCTCAGCACGTACCAACCTGTTGCAGCATCTCCTCCTGGTACAGCTATTCCATTCTCACACTTGCAATATGTACCTGCTGTTACACTTCCATTCTGTCGAACATATACCTTTCCCAACAATGATACCAATGCCCAATTAGGACGTTCACTCCTTGGTATATATTCCAAATTGGGATTATACCCCGAACTTACTGTTGGAATGGATCTTGCTTCTAACAATGCAATTTCACCTGATGTCAATAGATTATTGTTCAACAGGTAAACTAACAATTCTTGTCCATCCATCAATTCACCATTCGTCTTACCCGGATCTAGTGGTACACTTGGTATTACGGATGGATACAAGTCTGCCAATGATGGAATATAACTATCTCTCATGATTCTCCTGCCATAATCATCAATCAAGTATTTATTTGCAGAGTCTATTGGTGCTGCATCTCCTTGTATGCAAGAAGTACCATTGGGACTAGTAAATACTCCTACAATCTTGTCATTCATTGAGCTACAAATGGTTACATTCTCTGTTCCAAGATTATATGCTGCAAAATAACCTATATAATCATCTTCTGTTGGATATCCTGAACTTGCATCTCCTGGAGTATTGCTCTCTAACCGAAAGTATTCTGCATAATCAGCATTTCCCATTAGAAACTTGTTTGCTATTACATATCCTTCTGCAATTCCTCCATTTGTACCTGTTCCTATCATTACTTTTGGTCTATCTGCAGGATTAACTCATCCCATTATCTGTATTGATCCTTTACCTTGTACAGTTCTCCCTTGTACTACATCGCTAACACTTATAGTAGTCCCGAGAAACCCAAATGCAAAGATACCATCTGCAGCATCATTAGTAATGTTATTTCCTACTGTAATGCAGTAATTTCTTGGATTTGTTGAGCTGCCATGAACATATGTATCTCCTGTTACAATACTATTCTTACCATATATAGGATTGTTCGATTCTCCTCCAACAATATTACCATCTCCTGTTGTAAAAGTATTAGCAGTACCTGATTTTCTCACTATTATATTGTTATTTCCAGTTACTCTATTGTTTACTCCACTGATGATATTGTTGTCTCCTGTTGTTGTACTAGTGTTACCTACATTATTTCCAATAGCAAGATTGTTACTTCCTGTTATCGTCACATTATTACCTCCAATGATATTGTTTGAACCAATTCCAGTTAGTTTATTATTGCTGCCAGATAGTATGGAATTATTGTTATTTAGTATTCCTGTGTTGCCTGAACCAATGACTAATCCACCATTACCTGGATATGTATTATTGATACCAGTTGCTAGTGAATAATTGCCTACATTTCCTGTTGCAGTTGATGCTCTCAAATCGATTGCATTGATACCTCTAGATTTACCTGTTACTGCTTGATACATTGATAATGATCCATTTCCAACCGGAGAGATGATGGCATCAATGTCAGAAGTAGATCCTTTTGGTGTCCATTTGCTATATTCTGTAGCAGTAGTTGTGTTAAGTGGATAGCTCTGACAACTCTCTGTCCAACATGAATTAGACATTCCAGCAAGTACAGTAGTTGTATATTCTGCTGTATAAGAATTGAGAGAAGTAACTATAACAGCTGTATTCTTGATAATGTCATTGGCTACTAATTGCCCTGTGATATCAACTTTATACTTGAATGTAATAGAAGTATCTCCTGGTATTGTTGTAGGTACTCCTGCAAATGTCTGTTGTGCTTGATCTGTTGTGTTAACAGTGATTGTATCTTTGATGCTAGCAACAGTAACGGCCGATGAAGTATGATTAGTTATTGTAAAGTAATAAATGTGTTGATGAGTTCCTGTATTGGTAGTTTCAAAGATATCATCAGACCACTTCTCCAACGTGATAGAATGAGAGGGGATCTGTGGTATATCGTAACTAACTGCTGTTGATGTACATTGCATTTACTATTGACAAGGTATTTCTTTGTATTTTATAGATGAATATACTTCTGTTGAAGTATATTGTATGTAGAATTAACCGATTGCACTGAATGGAAAAAGATACACAAATGGCATTGTAACAGGTGTATCATTATTTTTATTATATGTAGTTGTAGCAGATGGATTAAGAATTTTGGCACTATTGTAAGAAATCTTGTTATGAGACATAGATACATATACATTTGAACCATCTCCAAATATATATGTTAGAGGTTCTGTCGCTGTTACTGTTAGAGCATCATTGGAATTATAATCATTCAAAAGTGAAGATTCTCCAATTATTGTTAATGAATCTCCTTCGACAAGACTAGAACCATAAGAAACATTTTCTATTTCAAGACTTGTTGCATTGTTAATATAACCATTACCTGTTATGTTTAAGTTTGTTGTCATGTCAGTGAAATAGAGATATGGTCCATTTGCATTGGAATCGTATTGTAATGTATAGTCTAAGCTTGAATTTGATGAAATATCACTTTTATTCGCGCTATACATGATCCAAAATTTTCCAGATGTTATTTTGAGATTTGGAACACCATTATCTATTGATGTATCTAATCTACCAAATTGTAATCGTAGATTAAAGGAATATGTTGAATTAGATAGATATCCTGAAGTAATAATAGAGGGAGCTATAAATTCGCTATAAGGAATAGTATATTCACTATAGTAACCACCACTACTGCTAGTATATAAATCTCCAAAGTTAATTGCTCCCCTGACTTCTGATATAGTTACGGTATTACCATTTACTCCAATTTTAATCTGAGCATTGCCAATGTAATACAAATTCTTATAAGAGAATTTATCAATAGTTTCAGATAAATAAGATATTGGATCGCTAGTAACTGGAATGGTTAATAATGATGTTTCAATATCAAACTCACCATCAGAATTTGTATATGTAAATTTGTTAGTTGTACTCTTCATGGTAAAGGTATCTATATTATTGTATGTCAATGTAATAATACCATCACTAGTAATTCTCCATATATTTGTATTGGGAAGACAAGCACGAATGTAAGGTTTGTCGGCAACAAAACCACCTGAAGGAATAGATTGTCCTCCTAATGTAGTACCTGTTGTTGTAAAAACTATTTGTGTTGTTCCGTCGAACATAACCATGTATGGAGAACTGAGAGCAACCCCATTGTATACTAATGTTCCATTCGTGGTATAAGTAAATATATTGTCAGAATAGGTAATATTAACAAGTTCATTATTACTTACATCAAAAACGTTTGAATTATAAGGATAATTATATCTGATAATTGTTCCATCATCAATGATTGTTCCTTTCGCAGGAAGAATATGTCCTCCTACTTCCATGGTAGTAACATTAAGTGGCAATGGTGTTATGGAATTTTGGTTAGAATAAAGTACAGCACCTCCGTTGATGGTAGTATCCGACTTGTAAATTAACTTACCATCACTACTTGAGAATTTAAACTTAGGATTGTCATATGTAATAATAATAAATCCATTGTTAGCAACACTAGTAAATCCCAATATACCAACATTAGGAGGACATGCATAACTGTAACTATCATTAGCTGCATCATAAACAATAGTTGTTCCGCTTGGCATAGATTGTCCTCCCAACAAGAAAGAGTCGGTATATTTAACTTCTTGTACTGAAGGGCTAGTAAATGTCACAGCATAAGGAGTAATAAGGGGTATATTATTACACGTCAATGCCGAACTTGAATAAGTAAATGTATCCATTCCATTATAGGTAATGGTAACAGAAGTAATACTATTTACTTTGAACACATTAGCTCCATTGGGATAATAGTAACTAACTTTATCATCTACACTTGTATACTTAATAGTAACATCACTTGGCATAGAATGACCTGCAACTGTAATACCACTACTTGGAGTAACATCTGCATCATTATTGACATTAATAATCGCAGTTGCAGTTGCGATTGCAGTTACAACATTTTCATCAATGATAGTATCAGTGCGATAAGTTAAAGTATCATCACTTTCTACATTAAATGTATCACTTCCACTATAGGTAATCGTAATAGTACCAGCAGAAGTAAAACCTAATACTTCTACCCCATTGGTATAAATATAATTGTTAACACCTCCATTATCCATAATGCTTCCTCCTGCAGACATACTATGACCGCCAACTTCATAATCCTCTGTAGTAGTAACATATTGAGCTCCTGCAGAAAATCCAATGATATTCATTCCAGAAAGAGCAATACCAAGATATTCCATATCTCCACTTGTGCTAGTAGTGCTAAATAGGTCAATATCATTAACATTATCATGCTGATATGTCATACTTAATTCACCATCGCTAGTAACTCCAAATGCAGCTTTATTAGGGAAAGAATATACATTTGTAGTACCGTTATTGGTAATTACAACAGGACTATCAAGTTGTTCACTACCAACCTTAACAATCGCAGAAGGAATTGGCTTAATAGTCATGTTATCATTAGGAAAAGTAATGTTAATCTCACCACTAATGATTGCCTCATTGTAGACTAATGTATCAGTACTTGACATTGTGTATACTCCATTAGAATATGTAACTGTAATGGTTCCAGCACTTGTAATTCCCCAAACATTACTACCAGAAGGAGGAGCATAACTAATGGTTCCATTATCATTGGTAATAACAGTACCAATTGGAAGTTCTTGACCTCCAACTTCGACAGTACCACCTGCAGTAATAGTGGTAACATCACCATTTATTTCAACAGTTGCACCATCATTGATAATAATATCTTGATAATGTAATTTACCGTTATCACTACTGGCAATGATAAACTTGGGATCAGTAAAAGAAATTGTAAGACCAGTATCGCTCGAGAACCCTAATACTTCTGCTCCAGAACCATACAGATATTCACCAGACCCAGTAATAGTAGCTCCAGGCGGAAGATTCTGTCCTCCCAATTCAATGGAATATTCAAGAGTTACTACCAATTCATTGGTAAATGTAATGATAATTGGTCCTTCAACTGGTACACCATAAGCTGTCCCAGATCCTGTTCCATTTAATGATACAAACTCAGTACCATTAGTCTCTAGCAATGAAGTATCAAAAGTCAGTGATAATGAATCTGTTTCCAAACTGTTGTTTCGCAATGTTATATACTTGCCATTAACATCTTTTGCAGTTATAGGATGTTTCAGACCATAAGCTATATCATCCAACAGGGCAACTGCATTTACTGATTTTCCTGTGTCTGTAAGTGTAAATATTCCAATTGCAGCAAGAACAGTAGAATTACCACCTATTCCATCATTGTTACCATTTGTAAGATATATCTTATCAGCAATAGCAATGAATGGAATGGTTATTGATCTATTGATGGTTCTACCGGGAAGTATTAGAATGTTACCATTTATTGTTTTCTTGCCTCTGAATAGAATAGTACCACATGGATAGTATTTTCTCTTGCCTGAATCACCTTTAATGATTTTTGCACCATTGACGAATAGTTCATTACCTTCCATGAAGGAATCATCCCAAAAGACTATTTTGCTAGCTATAATCTTATCGTTTGGAATAAGAACAGCGTCATTGCTTATAAACTTGAAGAATGGTTCGAAATCTTTCAGAGTGCAAGGCATTTATTAATAACAATATATTTCATTGAATTATATTGTGGTAATAGATATCAAGTATACTTGGAAATTGGTAATTGATATGTAGATCCGTGTGACGTATAATGAGTACTTCCCATATAAGTAGCCTCTACGGTAATGTTACCATTATTGATTAAATAGCTTGTATCACATACTACGCTATTATTTATTAGTTCACAATGATTAAATAGATATGTTATACTTTCAATATTATTTGGACCAATCGATAATGTTTCTTGATTATTCTTCAAATCTGCAGAACCTCCTATAATAATTATATCTACAAATTGGAAACCATTACTCCAATTAATATCAACGTCTGTAACATTATTTATTGTTCCTGCTAAACCAAACCAAATAGTTACAGGATTTGTATACTTTAATTTGTAATGCTTGCCAGAACAATCCAATGAACAATCGCCAAAATCTAATGACATGATGATGCCATTAAAGTTAAATCCTCCGTTTGTGATGGTCAAAAGTGTGTCCCCATATTTAGCATCTAATGTAACAAAATTAAATGTATATCCATTTGGATCACCAATTAGATCATTATTTATGGTAAATTCCTTGTAATCTTCAATAGTATGTCTTCCATAAGTCTTCAATGGTCCAAGAGTTATATATCCATTAGCACTATCAAGTTTAACAACAGATTTATCAACATAATTAACTATTGAACCAGATATGTCTGCTTCGTCCACTCTAACAAAATTATTGTAAAAAGAAGAAACACTTTGTGTACTTGTTGAATTAATCAATAATGTTAATGATGTTGCTTCGATGGTATTAACATTATCATAAAAGAATTTTGTGCCTTCTGTCTTTATTGTGAATCCAGTTTCTCCGCTATAGTATACTATGCTCATCGCTCCATTGCTAGTAAGTCCCCAAATAGTAAACCCATTAGGATAATTGTATATATCAACACCAGGAGTACTAATATCACTGGTACCTCCTTCTGGTATAATTACATCTCCTGCAGAAACAATGTCCACTGTTTTGTTTTCTGAATCGGCCTCCACTGTTACTGTTGTATTAAAACATCTAGGGGTAGAAATATTTTTGCTAGTAGCACATTGAAAGATTCCAATTAAATCGAATGGAGGTTCTCCTTGCACTATGTTCATGATAGTACATGTAATATATTTTGCAATTCTAGTCTGATATTTAAGAGTATTTTCGTATAATATTACTTGACAATTTCCATCCACTATTGATTTATCTGTTTCTTTTATTGCTACTCTTATACCTAATGCTATTGTTTTTAGAAATGAAGCACCATTTATAGGTATAATCTTATTCTTTGTTCCAAGTCTTATATACCCATCTACAGGCATCAATACATTTTGCTGATTAAATGTTTCATCGTTTGGATCTATTGTTGTATCACGTAATGAGCGTCCTACATTATCAACGGTAGTCCCAAAACTGTATCCGCTTGCTAAATTTATAGTATTAGACATTGCAGCAAGTGGTAATCTACCTGGAGGAACAATAGTTCCTGGTAATAAGAGTAAATTTTGATCCTTATTAGTTCTAACTCTATAAGACATCTGGTTGCATGGATATGTTAATCTTCTTCGTATTCTCCTATTTGTATTACCTATTCTGGCATTGTTAATGAATAGAGTAACATTACCATCTAACACAGTATCATCCCAAAAGACTATTCTACTTGCTGTAATTGTCTTGTTAGCTGTATAGATATAATCGTTAGATATAAACTTGAAGAAAGGAGCAAAATCCTTGTATGCAAGAGGCATTTTCTATATGGGAGATATAATTCATTAAATTATATCTGTTCCATGTAATTCATTAAATTATTTCTGTTCCATGTAATTCATTAAATTATTTCTGTTCCATGTAATTCATTAAATTATTTCTGTTCCATGTAATTCATTGAATTATATCTGTTCCATGTAATTCATTAAATTATATCTGTTCCATGTAATTCATTAAATTATATCTGTTCCATGTAATTCATTGAATTATTTCTGTTCCATGTAATTCATTGAATTACATTATCAGCTTCCATTTTCTCTTAACTAAGATCAGTAAACATTGTAATGAGTTTGTTATTGCGAGGAAGGTCAAAGTTTCCTCTATTACCATATATCTTCATTTCGGTGGCATAATTTATAACAGAACACTCATCAAAAGATACATTTCCGTTTGACATAATTGCTTTGGTAAATCTGTATTCTACGTTCGATGATATTGTTTGAGTGCGCACATTTATGTAATCACCTCGACTTGTTAGATTACCATTATCTCCATATACAGTTACATCTGCCATCAAAGCACCAGTATCCTTGTCAATAGATGGATTATCGAATCTCACTACTTTTACATTCTCTACATAATCTTTTCGTGTTCCACCAAGATATAGTTTTCTGATTGGATAGAAGATGTAATTAAAGGTAGTGACAGGAACATTATATGTTATCCTAAATTGATATCCAACATCATCAGAATAGATAAATCCACATATATCAAAAGTTCCAAGTATATCAAGAGTTGGAACATTATTTGTAGCTGGATCACAAAATGCCTTTAAATTAGTATATGTCATCTGAAATTGGGGACTACCAGTACCTAACAATCCATAGCCATTAATGTCAAGATCAGTAAATGCACCTATGGATACTGGTTGATTTGTGAAAAATAGATTTCCAAAATAGAGAGCTCCACTGGGTGAAGGAATATCGAAATGTGCTACTGAATTGATAATATATGCTTCTACGGTAACATCTTTCATATAATAAAGATTCTTATAGTGAAACATGTCAACCGTTTGCGAGGTATGTTTCCCTTGTTCAAAGGTAAGAGGCTTGTTAATAGATAGAAATTCTATCATCTTGTCCTCATAATAAAAATTTCGCAGTTCTAACAAGAAAGTTCCGTTTAATGTATAGCTCGCAATTACAGGAATCGCATTGCCAGAGTTATTTGCTGTTCCTCCAAAAATATTAACAACACGTTTGTCATAGATATAAAGTTCATTACTATCTTGAACAACGAATTCAAAACCACCAGGAATAGTTACTTGTGCTATTGTATAATCTGTTAGGAAGTAAACATGAACTTCTGATAATTGAACTACTATCAGACGTTGGAAAAGTCTTCCATAAATTAATCCTATAAATACTCCCATCAAGCACCGAACACGTTTTGTGCCTGTAACTCTGTCCACCAGATGAGGATTTATCATATATCCATCTATATATTGACTTTTGATATCATAATTATTGGGATCGAGTAAAATAACTGCTCCATAAGATTTCTTATACTCATCCCATGTCCTTTTATCATTGATGAGTCTTTGTACATCTTGTTCTCTGAGAATCTTATCGGTTTCAGCATCTGCTCCAATAGGATGAGTATTAGTTAAATAGTTATATATAACAGGATATTTAAGCCTATTGACTTCTTCACCTTCTCTTGTTAAAGATCGGAAATTATCATATTTAGTAGTAAGATCATAACCATTTAGAAGATTCATGTTTCTTGAAGTGGCAACACTTGGAGTTATTCCAGGAGGTATAATAACACCTGGCAAGTGAAGTACTTTTGTTCTTCTATAATTACCATTATTGCTACCTCTTATATTATTGCACTTATTATAACACATTTGTGTTCTTTTTCCCTTAACTTTCTGATATTCTATCCTAGCATCATTGATGTAGAAAGTAACATCTCCAATAAGTTCAGTATCATCCCAAAGAATTACCTTATTGGATGTAATGGTTTCATTCTCAATAAAACCAATTGGTTTTTCTATACTCTTGAAGAATGGCAGAAAATCCTTAAGCGTGTAAGGCATTTATATAGTACAAAATAATTCGTTGAATTATATTATTAGTTGATTGTAAGAAATGGAATGGTATATGAATCTCCAGGAGAAAGGACAACCTTTCCAGTTTGTTTATAAACTAACCACGTTTTCTCATCTGTAGTAAGATGATTTATATCGTCACTATTAACTAGACCATCTGAGGCATCACTTGTCGCAGTATCATGACTGTTCGAATCAAAATTAACATCAGGAATATCAAGATTCTTGTAATTATTGGTTTCGACGTTTGCTCTTGTGAGACTACGAGATTCATCGAGATCACGAAATCCATCATACTTTTCGGTAAGATCATAACCATTTGGCAAAGATATGTTTCTAGCAGTGGCACTGATTTGTGCTTGTTCTGTGGGTTTGATAATACCTCGTAAATGAAGTACCTTTCTCTTCTTATCATCATCACGTTTACCAGTCCTAATCATGCTACATTTGGAATTGGAGCAACCTTGAATTCTCTTCTTTCATCCTTTTGCATTTTTATAATCTTGGCATCTTTGATGTAAATGGTAACATCTCCAATGAGCTCAGTACCATTCCAAAGAACGATTTATCGGCTGTAATAGTTTCATTAGGAGTAAATACTACTGGGCCTTCTGTGAACTTGAAGAATGGCTCAAAGTCATTGAGAGTAAGAGGCATTTACCTTGTAAGGATATATTTTGCTGAAATATATCTGTTTTCTATATAATTCATCGAATTATATCTATTGAATGCAACTAGTTGAATGTGTCAAGAGGAAGGAGATTATTTTGACCATTTATCATAGATATTTGTCCATCATAATTAACTCTGGGTCTGTCACCGCTCCCTACCGTCATTCTATCACAAGACACAACTCCACTTTGAATAGTTGCTCCATAGAAATCATATACTGCTCTTGTAGTACTGATACCCACAGTCATGATTTTAGCTGGCTCAGCGGCAGAGTCATACATTAATAAATTAGCACCATAAATATTTATATCCGCATGTATTCCATCGGAATCAACAGAAAGATTATTGAAACTAACACTTCCTACATTTTCTATATAATTCACTTGTGAACCACCAATATATAGCCTTCCCTTGGAGTCAAAGGTAACAACAAGACTACGCTTGTCAATATCATACGTGATAACAAAATGTTTATCATCATTAGCGATAATAAATCCTTCAAAGTTATATTTTCCGAATATGTCGAATGTATTCAAGTTCTTTGAATCAACAAAAGCATGCAAAGTGTTATATTTTATGAAGAAATTTGTAGATTCAGTGTTTAATCTGTTGGGAGTATTGAAAGTAAGTTCATCGAACACTGGTATAGTAATTGGTTCACTTGTTTCAAAAATATCCATAAAGTAAATAATTCCAGTTGGTGCAGGAATGTCAAAGTGTGCAATTGAATCACGAATATATCCTAAAATGGTAACATTTTCCATGTAATATAGGTTTCTATAATGGAATTTAGTAACAACTTGAGATGTCAACACTCCTTGATCAAAGACCACTTCACCATTTTGTGTTTCAAACATTTTGTCTCCTCCATAAGCAAATGTATCTGCCGTTAGTCTGAAACTTCCATTTGTGGTATATTTTATCACAACATCACGTTTATCTTTAGTATTAGTAGCTGTTCCACCAAAAACATCAATATAAAATAAGAAATAATGGAAAACATGATTACCAGCATCATCCATTTCAGGCATAAAATTACCAGGAATTTGGACTAAAGCTACAACTTGAGGAGTTTTAACAATCACACTTATAGGATCAGGACCAGCATCATCACAATATATACGAACATTACAAAATAAATCATATATATGCCCTAAAAATCTTCCATCTTTCACAGTACGCGGTCCTCTCCCAGGATAAATCGTTTTCACAAAACTTGAGACATTTAAAGTACCCTGATATGGATGCTTGATAAGATGTGTATAAGCTACACCTATATTCATCTTTTAAGCCCTGCGCCATTCTGCATAAGCATCAGGCTGATTGATGGCATCAATATTAGTATAATTTAATGGTCCAAGGAAAGATCGCGGCATTCCTATTTGCTTATTTTCTGTTGCGTCTACTGCAGGAGGTAGTGGTCCAATATTAAGAGGAACACTATTTAATACCAACACATTGTCATTATCACCAATTTTAATTGATGGTCCATCCCTATTGAGGGCAATTTCGCGATTGACAGGATTTTTGTTAGTAAAATCGAATCCATATGGCAATTCTATATTAAGACCTGATGCGACAATACGAAGATTATCTCCAGGTAATACAATGCCTTGCAAAATAAGCTGTTTTACTTTTATAAATCCATCATTATTATTGACATTAGTTCTGATCATGCTACATTTAGAATTGCAGCATCCTTGAACCCTTTTTCTTCGATTAATTCCCACTTTATATTTGTGATATATTATCTTGGCATCATTGATATACACAATAGCATTTCCGATGAGCTCAGTGTCATCCCAAAAGACAATCTTGTCTGCTGTAATAATCTCATTCTCGACAAATCCCAATGTTCCCTCAGTTGACTTGAAGAATGGTTTAAAGTCGTCAAGTGTGTAGGGCATTTATAGTACAATATAATTCAACGAATTATATTTATCTTAACCTCATGATTAGTTAAATGTAGTGAACGTGAATGAAGCACCTTGTCCAGGAGCAAGTGGAGAAGGTGGCGTTTCATCAAGTGTAACATCCATATTAAGAGTATCACTTTTGTTAATATACTTGCTATCATCAGGTGAACTTACAAGTTCACCTGATTTCAACGTGGAGCTAGGAAGAATATAGTTAATATCAAAATTATCTTCCGTAGCACCTGTTACTTGCGCGAAATCGATCTTATTTTCTGTGGTAATACCTTCGTCATTGGAATATACAAAAGTAGCATTACCTCCAATCATGACAATATCAGCCTTTACATTACCAAAAATAGGCGTTACGCCTCCAGTAATTACAGTATTAGTAAATTCTAATTGTTTTAATGATCCTGATCCACCATGGCCACTAACATTACCTATCATAGCATAACCTAAATTATCATCAGGGAATATAAATCTATATGTACCTGAAGGATATTCACAAGCAAATGCAGCGCTTACAGCACTTGATATGGTACCATTACCAAAATTGAAACTTCCATCGGTGGTGACGAGATATGGAATTTCGATTTCATCTCTGAATCTTCTTAAACGTTTCAATGCATTCACTGATTTCACACCAATCTTCAGATCAACAAAACCCATTGAAACTGCAGGGAGACTGGAACCATCATTAAAAACAACATGATTGAGAGGATTATCGGCATTGGTAACAGTGGCTTCTTCGGTTGGAGAGCTACCATTGGTAACAATTATGGAAGTAGTAGTAATAAGTTGTCCAAATTTGGCAAATCCGCTAAAACTACTAACAACGACAGTAGAATCATCTAATTTTACAGTTACTTTTACAGCATTGGCACCTTCTGTTGTCATAATGAATTTAGGATCAGTAACGCTATCAACAGTTTGTTCAGAGTTAGTTGTTGTCAATAATAATCCAGCAGGTGTACTAATAGTAGAACCTCCAACAGTTAACTTGCCATTTCCACTAGTCATCTTAAACGTATCTGCATCAACAACAGTAATGGTCAAAGGACTATCACTGCTTACTCCCCATACAGACTGATGAGAATAAGTAAATGTAGGATTTGTACTATCCCCGCCAATGACAGCACCAGCAGGCATTTCCTGACCGTTGACTGTAATAGGACCAGCAGTCTTAACAACAAGAGCACCATCTACATAGGTAATTTCAACATCTGTATCAGCTGTAAGTGTAAATCCATTAATCTTTCCACCTGATGCAGCAGTTCCAGTCAATGAGACAAAACCAGTTACATTATCGGACAATACACTAGATTCAGCAAATGTAAGATCTGTGCCAGCAGCATCATCAAAGTAACTATTACCTGTGAGATGTAATGTTTTACTATCAGTGTCAGTAGTAATATCTGAGGACAACAAGGGTTGGGTAATGCCAACAGCAATTTGTGTAGGAACAGTAATCCAGTTTGAGACAGGAGTAGCAGTTGTATAGAGCTTTGTATTTCCATCCAATTGCATTGTACTATTGAGTCCTGTTGGAAGTCCTCTTCCAATTGGATCGATTGGACCAATACCAAAGTTGGCTACTGTTGAATATGTCTTTTCACCACCACCATTAAGATTAGATACCAATACAAGAATATTACCTTCAGCAGGAGTAGTCTTTCCTCTGATAGATATATGATTGCAAGGATATTGTCTCTTCTTGGCTGTATCTTTACCTGGCTTACCTTTGATAATGTAAGCATTTTCAACATACAAGACAGCACCATCTTTAATATAAGAACCATCCCAAAAGTACATTTCATCAGCTGTGAGTTCATTGTCAACCAAAGCTAGTGTTCCTGTATAAGATTTGAGGAAAGGCTTAAAGTCGTCGAGTTTGAGAGCCATTTAGTTGATAGGAAAAATATGTATTGTAATGTGGCTCATGTTGTGGATATACTTTGATAAAGTATATTCCATTAGATTAATAGAAGTTCTTGAACAAAAATGCATATTGTCCTTGATAAGTACCAGTATTCTTAGATACTGTTGTAGTTACATCTTTGTAATTTACTATTCCATCTTGTTGTGTATCATAGTTAGTTATGCTACTTGGATTAACACCAGTAGACATGGAACCACCTTCGAATTGTGCTGCTACAAAGATATAATGTTGTCTCACAAGAGTGCTAGGAGTATAGGTAAGTTCCTTGTAAACAGCAGTGCCATCGTACAATGTACAACCACTTCCATATACATATAATATAGCTGTAATAATATTATTATCATCAGTAAACTTTAAAGCTACTAGCTCAAGATCTGTAACACTCTCAATATTACCACCATTAGTAGCTCCAAGATTTACATCTGTTGGACTATCAAAGACGCATTTTAAATTGTTATATCCTCCGTAATAGTAGTTGTACTCGAATCTATAATCAGTATCACTACTAATGAATAATGTCTCATTAAAATTAAATGTTCCATTGATTTGGAGAGTTGGAAGTGGATCATTATTGTTGTCATTAACAAATGCACTTAATGTGTTATATCTCACAACAGTATAACTTGGTGATGCTATCAAAGTATCAGGATCAGATAATACAACATTGCTAAAGTCAGTAATTGGTTTTGGTCCATTTGTAAAGAAGTAATTGCCAAACTGGATGACAGTATCTTCATCAAGTCCAGCAGGAATAACAACCTTTGAGCTCACTATTCTTGGAGTAAAGACTGGACTAGTAAGAGTATACAATACATTCTTATCAATAGGTCTGTCATGTCTGAAACCACTATGCACCAACGAGTCGGCAGTATTACTTGCTCCTCCGACAGGGAAGTTGAGATAATCAATGGTAATATTATTGTTTTGCCAGTATAAATCTCTGCTTTCACTGCCCAATGTAAAGGTGCCATTAGCAAAGTATTTCAATGTAATTATAGAATTACTCTTTACTCCCATTACATCTACTCCAGTTGGGTATGTAAATACCAAGACATCACCATCTTGGGTAATTACTCCTCCTGGTGGAACATCTACTAGAGCTATATTGATAGGATCATTCAAAGTAATTGTTGCAATAGCTGCAGTTGGTGATCGAGTCAAAGTAACACTGCCAGAATAAGGTTTACCATATAGAGTACCATTAGCTTGACCAGTTAAATTATCGAATCCAATGGCCTTATTGCCAGATATGATGGATTGAGAAAATGTAATGTCACTGTTATTGGTATCATATCTATAACCATATAAAAGTGCTTGGTAGTTAGATTCGTCTATTCTTGTAACGTCTTGAAACTTGATCTGAGCAGTTGCACCATTATTTACCCAGTCAGGCCATCCATAAACTTTGGCTAGATAGCGAGTGAGGTCAGAAGGTGCAGATGTGTTAAATGTGGCAGGAATACCATCATATGCATTTGCATAATTGTATCCTGAATCATTATCTCTTGCAAGGTCTCTTGTTAATCCTTGATCAGCATTAATGCTAAAGTTATAGCCATATAGAGAAATATTGTTAGCTCTAGCAATACTATTGACAATAGCAGGAGGAATGGGTTTACCTTTTAATACAAGTACCTTATCACCTCCAGTGTTCTTGCCTCTTACTGACTTGTAGTTACAAGGATAGTTTCTTGGTTTCTTACCTTGTGTTATAATCTTTGCATCGTTAATGTAAACAGTAACGTTACCAATAAGAGTTGTATCATCCCAAAAGACTATTTCACTAGCTGTAATAGTCTGATTAGCTGTAAAGATGTAGTCATTGGATATAGACTTGAAGAATGGTGCAAAATCCTTGTATTGCAAGGGCATTTATAATAGGAAGGAAATTTGTGTTTGTAATATACATTGATCAATGTATATCTGTTGTATTATTTAATAACTTTCTGACCTATGTCTTTTGTCTTGGTTGGCGCAATAAGAACAGGTGATCCTGATCCAGCAGTTATGCTCATAGTTGAAGTATCAGTATTGGTTATACTAAGAATGGATGCTGCAGTTCCAGCAACCATATTAGCACCAGTAAAATTATACCTTGCTTTGATACCTGGAGGACCTACAGTAATTGGGTCTGTTTCAGAATCAACAGTATTAAGCGATCCATCCTTTCCATCTATAGTTACATTTCCAGATGTACTTGAAGATGTAAATCCAATGTTATCAATATTAATGTCCTCGGCAGCATTAATATTACCAGAACTTCCAACAATTACATTTTGTGGAGTAGCAGGTATATATTGCATCCAATTATCCAAATATCTCACGCTAAATTGGGACATTGGTGGAGATTTAAATGCCTGATTGATATTATATGAACCACTGGCAAAATCGAGTTTCGGAATTCCAGCTTCCAATTTTGCGATTAATGAATCAGATTGCATCCAATTATATACTGATGGACTATAAAGATCATCTGATACTATTGAGGGATTCTTGAGATCCATTATTGTGTGAGGACTACCTGTTTTATAGTTACCAAAGTTAATATTTCCATTTAACTTTTCAATACTGACAGCAGAGTTATCCAACTTGAAATCACCAGTACCATTATCAATATTGTACAATGGTTCATATGAAAATTTGTTATATGGTTGATTTACTGCAGTACCAGCATCAAGAGTTAACTCAGAAGTATTAATCTTATAATCTTGCAATATTATAGGATCAGAAGTCTTGATGACAAATCTATTCTGAGATTCATAATAGTATACTGTTACTGATCCGGTAATATTTGTACCAAAGATATCTGCTCCATTTGGATAGGTATATGTAGGAACTCCTGAATCATTACCTATTATTGCTCCAGGTGGAAGAGTCTGTCCACTGAGATCAATGGAATCTTGATTAGATACTTGTGTAGTGGGATAAAATGTAATACTAACGTTTCCACCGACAGGAGTACCATCAACTGTACCTGTTGCATTTCCTGTTATATCTGTAACTATACCATTATTGTTATTACTAGCGACAGCTTCTGGAAATATAAGATTTATACCATCTTTATCATAATTATAATTTGAGAATGATACTTTCTTACCACTAGTGCTAGAAGAAAGATCTTGCTGAGTTATTGGCTGAGATATTCCATCAGCTATCTTTTGATCCATCGCAATGCCATTATATATTGGAATTCCTGGATTAGATGTTTTAACTTCTGATGAACTCACAAGAGTCATCACTCCGCTTGCTCCCAAGAGAACTCCCAAGAGAACCATTGTTTCATTTGTAGTTTTATTCAAAGATCTTCCTAGAGTAGTAACTGGTCCAATCTTAAAATTAAAACCATTACTTACATGCGCATCATCAGCAATTCCAAGTTCCAATCTAAAATTAACTGGATCAAGTTGAGGTTTTAATATAAGAAGTATAGGTTCTTTCTTTGATCTATAAACTCGAACATTACAAGGATATTGCTTCTTGACAGATCCATATATAATCTCTGCATCTTTGATAAACAGAGTAACATTGCCCTTGAGATAACTATTATCCCAGAATACAATTTTACCAGGAGTTGTTATTGTATCATCAGCTACAAATGATAGAGATGAATATTCCTTGAAGAATGGTAGAAAGTCTTTGATAGTGTAAGACATTTACAATATAGGGAATATTGCTTGCATTGATTCTTGACATGCGTGAATAAAGGTAATTAAAAGACAATGAAGAAAGTCATGTATTGGTGGTACTCACGACTCGCCATTTCGAGTGTTTTCACGTGTTTCTGGTCATTTTTATTTACCAATTATTGACATGTAATTGTAAGTAAATCTTGATTTGGTGAAATGGGCAAATCGAGCTTCATTGACATTCCGACACATTGCCAGGCCAGGTTGCCAAGAATGGAGACATTGATTTTTCAATAAATTACTATGCATTTGTTACTTTGATAGCCTGAGTAATGATGGATAATAGAATGTCCATATATTTGTGGACATCTCATGAAAGTTAATTCTTAAAGTGTGTTAATAAATGGCATTGAAAGACGGTGAAGAAAGTCATGACCTACTATCCATGACACCCTATTTCGAGTGTTTTCACGTGTTTCTGTCTATTTTCATTTACATATTATTGATATGTAATTGTAGTATTATTTGGAAATGAAAATATTGCCAATTCAGGCTTTATTGACGTTCAATGTCATTGGGACAATATATCTGGCTCAAAATGACAAATTGGAAAAGCATATATTTATTGATGTTTTCGTAACATTGATTCTGATTTGGAATTGTGACGTTCTCCAACTCTAGAAAATGTAAAGAGTTATACATTTCTAAGGGTTAGGAAAGGTAAGGAATATACTTTAAAAAAGCATATTGATGATATACTATAGAATAGTATGTTTCATTGATTCTAACAAGATATACTTTGGCAAAGTATATTATCTAACGTGAATTAACGGAACAAGATAACAATAGTATCTGATGATATTCTTTGCATCACTACCCACTTGTTGCCAGGCACAGCTATACCATCTGCATTACAAGTACATTTCTTTCCAACTTTGCAAGTTCCATCATCTCTGACAACAATCTTACCTAGCATTGATACAATTCTCCATTCTTCTCTACAGGTTCTAGGTACATATTCTCTTGTTGAATCATAATCTGGATTGGTAATAGGCATATTCTCTGTTACAACTTTAGTCTTATTTTCTTCAGAAAGGTTAAGTTTGGCAAGTAGTTCTTCATTGTCAAGATTTTTGTATTCTTCTGGAATTGTCATGAATCTTGAAATGCTATTTCTAACAGTTGGTTTTATCATCTTTCTTCCATACTTGTCTTTCATTGTCATGCCATCCCAACGGAAATAACCAGCATCTCCTAGAATGCCATAATTCGATAATGCACTGCTGAATATTCCAATAGTATCTTCTCCTGATTGTGCAACAATAGCTTTACCATCATCATTAATATAAACAAATTTTCCAATAAGTTCATCCACTGATGGATATTTATCATTGACTTTAGCCAATTCAAAGTATTCTGCATAATCAGCACCAGCATTGATCCAATGATCCGTAATACCAGCCCCTTCACCAATTACAGTAGCAGATTGCCCAATAATAGCGCAAATATCTGTAGTTGTATTCGAAGGAGAGCCACTTATGATACATCCTATTTGTAGAGATCCTTGACCATTAACAGTAATATTATCAGGATTTCCTAATGAAACAGGATTTTTAGCATTACCATCTGTACCTATCAAGACACAATAATCTACATTGTTTTTAAGATTAGTTCCAACTGTCATACTTCCTTTACCATTAACAGCTATAGGGCCAACACCATGAATGACAGAACCATCAGATGCAGCTGTCATTGTGATATTTCCAGTATTTTTCACATATCCTGTTACCAATGAACCATTTCCTTTATTCTCGATTAATACATCGGTTGAACCAATAGATTCAGCATATCCACTTGTGATAGATCCTTTGCCATAACTAGTAATAGTACTGTCCCCGGAAATTTGTTTATTTCCAGTATTAAATCCTCCTGTTATAGAATAACCATTTAACAATGAACCACTACCATATGCAAGAATAGAACTATTTCCTGACGTGCTATTCGTTGCAGTGTCAGTATTGCTTGCATTAATAGTTCCAGTTTCAGAACAACCATTAACAAAAGAACCTCCATTCTTCGATGCAAAATTATCAGATGTAGATCCTATAGAACTATTTCCAGAAGTATTATTAACTCCAATAATGTTTCCACTTTTGGATGAGCCTGTTACCATTGAACCATTTTTTATACTAGAAAATATATCACAATTTCCAGAAGTATTTCCTACAGAAGTATTAGAACCTATAACATCTCCTGATTGAACATATCCGTTAACAGTCGTACCAGAAGTATTAGATGATATAGAATTATCTCCAGATTTATTCTTTTTAGAATCTCCATTTCCTGTAACATTTCCAACAAAACCAAAACCATTCACAAGAGATCCTGGTGAACCAGAATAAATTTCATTCTTTCCAGATGTATTAGTATCGGAAGTATCATTTCCCGTAACGTTTCCAGTTAGTCCACAGCCATTCATCAGAGATCCAGCACGTGAAAAAATTAAATTATTTCCAGATTTATTATTTTTAGAATTTCCATTTCCTGTAACGTCCCCAGTTAGTCCATAACCTCTTGTCAGAGATCCCCGGAAAGAAAAAAGACCATTACTTCCAGAAGAATTAGCACTGGAACCAACAGAACTGGTAACATTTCCACTCACTACATAACCAAAAGACGTAGCACCATCTTCTCCTGATATAATATAACTATTTCCAGAAGTACTTCCAGTTCCAGTCTCTGTTCCTGTTTTGGCATATCCACTTGCTAAAGAACCATATATAGTATCACTAAATAAATTTATGTTCCAAATTGCTCCTCTTCCTGATATATATCCTCCATTAATATTACCATCTCCCTTGACGTATTTACCTCTAGGGTTATTGATATCACCAGATACAACAACATCACTATGACCAACCATCAAATTATCTTTTCCAGTTGCCTTATTGTTCAAGCCTGCTATAAGATTGTTACTTCCATCGATAGCATCATCTACAACATTATTACTTCCACACACAATACTGTTGTTACCATTATTAAAATTGCCATCACCGATAGTGAATGAATACATACCTTTTGCCTCATTACTTACTCCTCCTACGATGACCTGCGTACCAATCTCCTTGTTAGGAAGAAGTCGAAAATCAACACTTCCAGGTCCTCTCTTGTGTTGAGCTTTTTTCATAGCAAGAGATCCACTACCGGTAGGTTCAATAATAGCATCACTATTGCCCACAGTAGGAGTCCAGATAGTCCATTCTTTAGCACTTGTTAGATCGCTAGGAACATATTTGCCACAATGCTCTTCCCAACAGGTAAGACCACTTGCAGTATCCACAATATATATAAATTGTGAATCTATTCCTAAATTAGGTATTTTCAAGGTATCTGTCAATACATTTCCTTTTACAAGAGCATCAGTAAGACTAAATCTAATAATGAATGCACCATTCTGATTAGCAGGAATGGTAATGGGAAGACCAATAATAGTAGGATTAGGAATATCAGTACCATCTATATCAAGGGTATCTGTTATCTCAGTTGGATCTGTGATAGTAATATCAGCATTGGTATTATTAGTTATAGACACTACATATTCCACCAAAGTATCGCCAGATACTGCATTCGTTGTCTTGCTTGCTGAAATGCTACCTTCTCCACTAACAGGAGTAGTTACATTGGTATTGATAATGTTATACTTTGCGTCTCCAACAGATGGAATAGTTACCATCTTGTTAGTAATCTTACTATCTGCAGTCAATGCAGGAATTTCAGGAAATTCAATAAAGTAAGTACCAGTAGCTCCAGGAATCAATGGCATTGGTAAGCCACTAATATTAACAGGATCAAGGGCATATTCAACTCCATCAACTGTCAGAGTATCATCAACATCATCTTTATTCAGAGTAATATCAAAGTTTGCATTATTAGTTACTGTAACTGTATATACAATGCTATCATCACCAACCACAGCATTGGCAAACTTACTAACATGCAAAACATTGATTGGTTTGTATATAGTATCTTCAACTGTGAGATTAGCGGTAACAGGAGACTTGATAGTTGCAACATTGATATACTTTCCATTAGGACCAAATACATCATTGAATGTTGGATCAGTATTATCAGCAGGAAGCATTACGCTACCATTGATAATATTACTCTTACCTGGAGCAAGATTAAAGTTAGGAAAGGTAACAAGTCCATCAATAACTTCTATATCATTGATAGTCTTGCTTCCAATATTAGTAACTGTAATGGTATAATTGTAAATTCCAGATGGAATATATTGGCCAGTAGTAAATTCTTTGGTTGCTGTTAGAATATATCCACTTCTCTTATCTGTGGTAGAAGCAGTAACTCTAGATCTCGGTTGTTGACAATAACTACGTCCAGACATTTTACATGACAAGATATATATTTAAAATATATATTAAATGGGAACAACTCAAGGAAGATATCTCAATATCTTTGGAATTCTGATACCAGAAGGTACTACTGAGAAATATATGAAGTGTAAATTCTATGAGAAGATATACGCGGAATTAATGATAAAGAAGAAAGATACTGCAGCACAGTCTTATCCCGGACCAACAGCAAGCAAAGAGATTATAGAATCATATTTATCAACTTATCACATTGAATATGGATATAGAATAGAAGGTAAATTCTTTTCATTGTGGCAATTCGATGAATATCATGTAACTGACAAATCTATAACTCTTATATCAGACAGTTGTGATATAATTCTCAAGATATTCAATGGCAAACTGACCGGCAATTACTACACCTTTTCTAATGAGTTATTCTTTGCATTGATTGATTACAGTGATAGCAATACAGAAAATAATATCGTCCTGGATGAACAATGATCAATGCATTATTCCAACAATGAATAGAAAACAGTTGATAACTTTTCATACATTGTTGCTGCTGATTCCCATTGCTGGATTTATTGGATCTGCTATTGGTTTTTGGCAATACAGTAATCCTCCTGATTACATCAAGACTAGCTGCAAATTAATCGGAGGCAAGACTGAATATAATGGTAGTTTTGTGTTGCATTATGACATGAGAGGTATTCCAAATTACTATTACAGCGTGACAGAGACTTTTGATACCTTTGCTCTATTGTCAAAGCGATATAATTATCTAACAGAAGATAGATTCTGCTATTGCAAAGAGTCAGGTTGTGTATTTAATTATAATCATCCTTGGGTATTAGCAATATTGATTATTGATATATCTGTCTCGTTTGTAATGCTGTTAGTCTTTTCACTAATGCTATCTCGAGTTGTTAATAGGAAGGAGGAAGGAGATGAGATGAACCAAAGAGTGAACAAATAGAATTATTACTTGATCAAGTAATAATGAATCAGAAACTCTGTACCTACTTACCACTATTGTTAATTTCTTTGGTTGGATTCTTTGGGTTTAGTCTTGGTCTATGGTATTTTCCGAGAGTTACACAAACTGTATGTACTCTTGTTAACAGTACAATCAATGGAACTGTGCTGGATGCAAAGATGAAAGGGTATCCAGACTTTGAATACTATCTGGTAGAGAATTTTGATACAATAGAACAGTTGAATGATCGACTGAGATATCTATCAGAAGAGCACAATTGTTATTGCAACAAAGCATATTGTACATATAATTATCAGGATATATGGATAATCTTTCTTTTGATTATTGAATTTGGTTGTTCTCTAATCATGCTAGTTTTATATGTAATAATGGTGCAAAAGAAGCCACCAGAGTTGATAGAGATAGATAATCTGTAATGTGTAAATCTTTATCTACCGATAGGCAGGTATATTCCTAATCATGGTTTATTCTGGCTATTCTCTAACTCTAAGAAATGTAAGGATCTGTATATTTCTTAAGGTTGGAAAGTCACTAGATTGGTCTCCTGAGATCAACATCATAATATATCTACAAATAGGTATATACTCTGATCGTGATTTATTCTCACTATTTCGTTGGTTCTCTAACTTATAGAAATGTAAGGATCTGTATATTTCTTAAGGATAGAAAGTCGTTGGATTGGCCTCAAGAAGCTAAACTTTACTAATATACCTGTCTACCGATAGACAGGTATATTTCTAATCGTGATTTGGTCTGACTATTCTGTCGACTCTTGATCCTTAGAAATGTTACATACCTTACGGTACATTTCTAAGAGTTGGAAACCTGATGGATTAGTATCGCGAGATCAATGTTGTGATATATCTACCGATAGTCAGGTATATATTGTTGTCGTCATGATTTATTCTGATTGTTTCGTTGGTTCTCTAACTTATAGAAATGTAAAGATCTGTATGTTTTATAGAGTTGGAAAGTCGTTAGATTGGTCCCTTGAGATCAATGTCATGATATACTTATTTGTAGGTATATTCCTATCATTATGAGTTATCTCTACTTTCTATCGATTCTCCAAGAAATGTTAGACTCTATATGTTTCCTAGGATTGGTAGAACTAGAGGTCTGATCAAAGAGTTAGAGTTTATTAATATACCTGCCTACCGATAGGCAGGTATATACTTTAATCATGATTTATTCTAGTTATTGTGCCAGTTCTTAATCCTTAGAAATGTTAAGATCTGTATGTTTCTATAAGCTGGAAACTTGACTAACTGGCCTCAAGAAGTTAGACTTCATTAATATACCTATCAGGCAGGTATATACTTTAATCATGATTTATTCTAGTTATTGTGCCAGTTCTTAATCCTTAGAAATGTTAAGATCTGTATGTTTCTATAAGTTGGAAACCTGATTAACTGGCCTCAAGAAGTTAGACTTCATTAATATACCTATCAGGCAGGTATATACTTTAATCATGATTTATTCTGACTATTCCATCGATTTCCAATCCTTAGAAATGTTAGACTCTGTATATTTCTATAAGCTGGAAACTTGACTAACTGGTCTCAAGAAGTTAGACTTCATTAATATACCTACCGATAGACAGGTATATACTTTCTAATCATGATTTATTCTGACTACTTTGTCGATCTATCAACTCCAAGAAATGTACCGATAGGCATATGTATGTTTCTAGGAATTGGAAATCTGACTAACCAATGTCAAGAAGTTAGATGTTATTAATATATCTACTGATAGGTATATACTTCTATTGTGAATTATCTCTACTTTCTATCGATTCCTAATCCTTAGAAATATACAGATCCTTATATTTCTAAGGATTGGGAATCGTTAGATTGGTCTCAAGAAATTAGAGTTCATTAATATGTCTACCGATAGATATATACTTTCTAATCATGATTTATTCTGACTACTTTGTCGATCTATCAACTCCAAGAAATGTACCGATAGGCATATGTACATTTCTACAGATTGTTAGACTACCATGATAGAGTTCATTAATATGTCTACCGATAGACAGGTATATACTTTCTAATCATGATTTATTCTGACTATTCCTAATCCTTAGAAATGTAGAGTCTATAACATTTCTATAAGTTGGAGAACCAACAAGATGGTCTCAAGAAGTTAGAGTTCATTAATATGTCTACCGATAGATATATTCTTTCTAATCATGATTTATTCTGACTATTCTCTAGCTTGTAGAAATGTTAAACTCTTTATGTTTTATAGAGTCGGAAAGTCGTTAGATTGGTCTCAAGAAGTTAGAGTTCATTAATATGTCTACCGATAGGCAGGTATATTTCTATCATTATGAATTATCTCTACTTTTGTCGATTCTTGATCCTTAGAAATGTACCGTAAGGTATGTAACATTTCTTAAGATTGGTAGATCTAAAGTCCAACCAAACGATATCAAGAAGTTAGAACCCATACCTATCGATAGGTATATTTCTGCTATCATGATTTATTCTATCGATTCTTGATCCTTAGAAATGTTACAGACTCTATATTTCCAAGGATTAGGAATCGACAGGATAGTCAGAATAAATCATGATTAGAAAGAATATATCTATCGGTAGACATATTAATGAACTCTAACTTCTTGAAGCCAATCTTTCGATTCTTGATCCTTAGAAATGTACCGTAAGGTATGTAACATTTCTAAGGATCAAGAATCGAAAGAAAGTAGAGATAATTCATAATGATAGAAATATACCTACTGATAGAGATGAATGTATATAAGATCCAACTTCTTGACATTAGTTGGTCAGACGTCTAGATCTATTAACCTTTAGAAATATACAGATCCTTACATTTCTAAGGATTAGGAATCGGCAGAATAAGTCATGATAGTAACAATATATTAGTGTGTATATCATGACATTGATCTCAGGAGACCAATCTAACGACTTTCTAGCTCTTAGAAATGTAGGGATCTGTATGTTTATAAGGATTAGGAATCGATGGAATGGTCAGAATAAATCATGATTGGAAAGTATATACCTATCGGTATGTATATCATGACACTGATCTCAGGAGGCCAATCCAGTAACTTTCCAATCCTTAGAAATGTACCGTAAGGTATGTAACATTTCTTAGAGTTGATAGATCGACAGAATGGGCAAATAAGTCATGATAGTGACAATATATATCTACTAATAGGTATATCACGATATTTATTCCAAGAGGTCAATCTAACAATTCTCTGACTTATAGAAATGTTACAGACTCTATATTTCCAAGGATTGGAAATCGACAGAATGGGCAGAATAAGTCATAATTAGAAATATACCTTGTAATAGGTATGTATATTGCGACATTAATCTCAAGAGACCAATCCAGCGATTCTTGATTCTTAGAAATGTAAGGATCTGTATATTTCTAAGAATCAAGAATCACGGGAAAGTAGATATAATTCATAATGGTAGAAATATGCCTATCGATAAGTATATTAACAAACTCTAACTTCTCGAGACCAATCTAACGATTCCTAACCCTTAGAAATGTTACATACCTTACGGTACATTTCTAAGAGCTAGGAACGACAGAATAGCCAGAATAAATCATGATCAGAGATATACCTATTAGTAGGTATATCATGATATTGATATTAAGAGACCAATCTAACGATTCCTAACCCTTAGAAATGTTACATACCTTACGGTACATTTCTAAGGATCAAGAGCCGACAAACAGTCAGAATAAATCATGATGGTAACAATATATACCTATTAGTAAGTATATCATGATATTGATATTAAGAGATCAATCTAGCGACTTTCCAATCCTTAGAAATGTTACATACCTTACGGTACATTTCTAAGGATCAAGAGCCGACAAACAGTCAGGATAAATCATGATAGTAACAATATATACCTATTAGTAGGTATATCATGATATTGATATTAAGAGGCCAATCTGGCAACTTCCAGCTCTAATCCTTAGAAATGTTACATACCTTACGGTACATTTCTAAGGATCAAGAGCCGACAAACAGTCAGGATAAATCATGATAGTAACAATATATACCTACTAATAGGTATATCGCGATATTAATCTCAAGAGACCAATCTAACGATCTCTAATCCTTAGAAATATACAGATCCTTACATTTCTAAGAGCTAGGAACGACAGAATAGCCAGACCAAATCATGATCAGAGATATACCTGCCTATCGGTAGGCATATCACGACATTAATCTCAAGAGACCGCTCTACCGGTTCTCTAACTTATAGAAATGTAAGGATCTATATATTTCTATAAGTTAGAGAATCGGTAGAGTGGTCAGGATAAATCATGATAGTAACAATATATACCTACTAATAGATATATCACAACATTGATATTAAGAGGCCAATCTAGCGACTTTCCAATCCTTAGAAATGTTACATACCTTACGGTACATTTCTATAAGTTAGAGAATCAGTAGAACAGTAAGAATAAATCATGAGAACAACAATATATACATACAAAGAGAGATATCACGACATTAATCTCAAGAGACCAATCTAATGACTTTCCAACTCTACCGTAAGGCATATACAGATCCTTACATTTCTATAAGTTGGAAACCCTGACTAGTTAACACCAAAAAGTTCAATCTCATTAATATACATATCTTATGTATATCTTTTTCTCTCGCTATCAATATCTCCTCTGCATTAACATCTACTAGCACCAACAAACTGGTTAGCAATATACCAAGTTCTCCTCATTGAATTATAGGTATATGTAACACATCCTCCCTTTGTATTCAAAATGTAACCAGCATTTGTATACACACCAAGTCTACCATTACGATAGCATTCCAACTTGATATCATTATCTGGTATAACAATATAACTATTATAACGTCCTGTTGAATGTACATCTTTAAACGTGATAGTCGTTCCATCATGAAAATTGCAGTGATCAGTACCCAGATATATAATAATATCATTGTTACTACTGTTCAGGTAAACCATATCAGCACAAGTGCATGGTTTAATTGTATACTCTGGTTTGTCAATGTGCAGTATATCTTCTTGCACTAACCTAATTGCATTCTCTTCTACTGTTTCCATAAAGCTAGACATTTCGACTTGAGAAGAATCATAACACCTCTCGCTGAATGAGATGTCAGTCGACATTTAGTGAACTAGAACATTTATCTTGAAATACTTTGATGATAAAGTAACACAATACAATAGCAATCCACAGCACTATCAAACAAACATATACACCAAGACTAGCATCAGCAGAATCATTAGCAACATTACTTGGAGGATAGCAGACTAGCATTATAATGAGAGCAACAATAGAAGACAATGCAAAAGAAGCAAATAGATTCAAACCAATACCATTATATGCTATAGCAATGAATAGTAAAAAGACGGCACAAGCTATGATGGTCGCATTTATTCTGCTCATTATATTCCTTTTGTACTTCTTATATTTATTCTGAAGCAATATCTCTCAGCTTTCTATTTCTAGCTCTATACCTCTGATTGGATAATAATGCTTCTATCACCATGGGATCATTACTTTCATCATCCATGTAGCGAAATCTACTTGTTCCTGGTGAATAAATGTCATAATAGACATCAGGCCTTCTGTGGATTGGATAACTCTGATTGATAATATAAAGAGGCATTCTTTTAATGCTTGGCATAGTCAATAAATGTAACTGCAATCTTTCCAATCTGTCAGCATCTGTAAAGTCAAGGTTGTCAGAATAAAGCATATATTTCTTCAATCCTCTTGGAATGAGATGATTCTCTATCACCATTGTGGTTGTTAATTCTCTTAGATTAGGCATTAATGCTATATTATCTACTATTCCTTCGAATATTAACAGATTCGATAATGGAACAGTGATATTGGATTCCAACATTGAATCTAATATAATCTTGTCATCAATAAATGCTACAGGTAATAGCACTTCTTGATCAACACATCTTAATTCAATCAACTGGTACATCTCATCAAGTTTAACGCTTGAACAAGTTTCAAGGCTTACCAGCGATGGCATATTGCAAAGATGAACAAATTTGGCATCTCCATTGTCTAAAGTTACTATAGTTAGTTTTTCCAAAGTATCATTACCATTCAATACTAGTTCTTCCTTATCATTACTAATCGGTTCAATGTACAACTCACGACATTTCCTTGGTATAGCAGGAAAGTCACTATCAGCAAGGTACATATTAGGTAAATATTCAAGTGTGAATTTCCTACAGCTCAATGGGTAATAGGACGAACAGTATATATCAGTGTAAATAGATACAATGTCACAAGGAATATTAGCAAGAAGTCGATCATCAATCATTGGCTGCTTCAGGAATATCTCATTGGTAATCATGTTACTAAAGATTGGAGGAATACATATATTATTGCAAAGAATGTGAACTCTTTCATAATTACCATTGATTGCCTCTTCTAACAATGTAAGATCAGTATTAACATGAATTTCTATAATTAGAGTACCATTTTCTTCAACTTTAGCTAGAATGCCAGTTCCTCTTGCTAGCTTGGATAGATTATATGTTTCAATATTAAGCCCATATCTATCTAGAACAATGACTCCATCGATAGTTATTCTTGTGTAATCGTCATAACCAGTCAAGTTGGTGAGGAATATTATATCATCAGTAATATCTATAATTCTGGTAGTTTGTCTGGCATAATTAACTGCTTCTATCAGAATATCTTCAATGGACATTTTGTCTTGATAATCCTACCAATGGTTTCAATATTACTTGAAAAGTAATATCTGTATTAACACTCTGAAATGGTACAAAAAGCGCTCATCATTATAGCATATGTAGCAGTATTAAGAACACCACTAGCAAGAGACATTTTTACATCACCAGTAAAGTAATAAAAGGATGCAGCTGAAGTAGCAAAAGTAAACAAGTAGGGCAACATTTGTGTCATCATGTTGAAGGACACATATTCATATTACTTGACAAGTAATATCAGTATAAATACATTGATTATTCAACACCTGCAACAATGGTAATGACATTATACAAGGTAAGCAAAAGAACAGTATTGACAAATCCAGAAACAATAGCTACAGCTGGTTTACCAGTAGTCATATAAGTAACGAGAATCATCATTACAAGAGTTGCTATATAGGTAAACATTTTTTATTGTTACATTGTTGGATAGAGTAAGTCATTCCATTCCTTCTGTCATGACATTATACATTAGATACAAAAGAATAGTATTACTTGCACTAATTGTAATTGCAACAACCGAATTACCAGTAGTTCCATAAGTCAAGAGAAGCATTGACATGAACATTACTACATATAGGAACATTTTACATTGCAAGGAGTGTTAGTCCATCATATTACTAACTTAGTAATATCATCGTTATCAACTTAGTATTCATTATCTACAATTCCAACTGCAAACAATAGAAAGGCTCCTGGAATAGTTGCGATGCTGCAGGATATTAAGACCTGATATGCATCGTAAGTAATCATGTATTGCAAAAGTGCGCACAAACCAGCAACATAAAGCCAAGAAGAGATTAAATTTCTTGATACGCTACTAATGCCAAATAAAGCTAAGTAGAATATAACAGCAATTATACTGACACCGGAAAGTACAAACAAAGGAAACATTTGTACCTGTTGTTGTCATACCTTTTCCAATTCATCTTTCCTTCTCTTGTTGCAAGCACCTATTATTGCAGAAGTAATTAGTAATATGCTAGTAACTACACCACTAGAGACAGCTATAACTGCATATGCATCAAGTGGAAGTACAAGGTACAAAAGTTCATAATAGTAGTATCTAACCAAATAATGACAAAGAATTCTTTGTCAATGATGGACATTAATGCTATAGACATTATCAAGCAATATACAATAGTTGCCAATGGGATAAGCAACATTTCTTTGTCTACATACCATTATTAACATCCATCACTTCATCCAACTGTGGTACCTCTCCTTCGAATTCATTAATCGGAATAATGTCATCATTCGAATCAATGATAAATACAATATAATATATACCTTCTCTAATTGGATAGCCAAGATTCTCTTCTGTTAGGTATAGAGTCATCCTTCTGATAAATCTCATACCCATTACATGTCTTTGGAATAGCTCCAACTCCTCTCTGTCTTGATTTAGATCAAGATATACTTCTTCCAATTTCTTGGGCAAGAAACGATAATTGGGAATTCTACCAACATGAAGTATCTTTAGATTAGTCATCAATGAATAAATATCACTGCTTACTAATGATCCTTCAAACATTTCCAAATTATTGAGCTCAATGTTGATAGAGTCATCAATGTTATTATATAGATTAATATATCCCATGCCTTCATAATCTTCCAATGATACTTCAGCAAATGTGCCAGCATTAGTCTTACAACTAAGAGTTTTCAGATTATGTAGCACTTTAAGAGGCAAAAGTACATTTGCATAAGTATACAATTCTCTCAATGCTGATACATTGTCCAAAGTAACTGTTGTCAATGTATTATCTACAATGAGTGTTAATCTCTGAATATTATCATTGCCAATGAATTTCAAGCTATTACCAGCATTTCTAACACCAATAGTAATATCAGTAGCATTGCTTGGCATGATTGGAATATGTTCCTCTTCTTCTCTTCCATAGAATCCATTGCTATCGTATTCCAGCAGAAAGGTAGTACAACCCAATGATTGGTAAGAAGGATAGTAACTGGTTGTAATATCTACATAACCACAAGGAATAGCAGCAAGGACAGATTCATTCAACACTGGATTAATTAATCGCAACTTGTCAGAAACAATAGTTTGAAAAATGTTACTATGAATATAGATATTTCTGCAATTAATCGTTATCATGTTGTATCTGTTACTCAGAATGCCATGAAGTTTATAGAGATCAGTATCTTTATCAATGGTGATGGTAACATTCTCATTCTCTACAACCATGTCAAGCTTACCACTTCCAACATCTAGAGTAATGAATTCTCGCAAGTTATATTTCTTAATATTAAATCCTGTCTTATCGTAGATTACAGCTCCATCAACATTGACTACCTTGTATCCATTGAGTGATATATCATTACCTACCCAGGTAATACCTCTTCCATATTCATCAAGGTTTGTAATATCTATAGCTTTACCACTTAGTTTGGCAATTGCAATAGCTTCATGCAGTGACATTTTATAATACTGATATTACTAAGTTTAATAATTCTTATTCAGTGGTTAGTTCAACGATTCGAGAGATGCATTTCTATTCGTATAGTTCTGATTACATTTTAGTACATATTGCAATTCCATTCTAAGATTCTCACTGATCTCATCAGGATCGATAGGTTCAACATCATCTCTAGATTGTACATATTGTAGTAAATATTGATTCTTTTAGGTTCAGGAACAGTAATGCGATATCTATCAGAAACAAGAATATCCATTTTCTCAATAGATTCCATATCAGAAAGGTATCTTTGGAGTTCTATCAACTTGTTTACATCTCTTCTCTTGACAAGACTTGTTCTATGATATTCCCTTAAATTGGGAATTCTGCTTGTTGTTAGTTTCTTCAGATTGGGCATGATGATGCGATAATTGTCTGTATCTCCTTGGAATACTTTGAGATTGGGTAATTCAATGTTGATGGATGTTGGCTTCTTGGTGATGGAAATGTAACCATTCGGTACTATGCCAAATCCAACATTTCTATTACCACATTGGAATGTTGTTAATCCAAGTAAGGTGTTCTTATTCACGAGAACATTCTGATCAACAGACAGTAAATCAAGAGATGGTACATCTTTTAGAATAATGCTTACAACCAATGAACCTACAATCTCTCAATGTTCTCATTGCCTTCGAACAATACCTCTTTACTTTGAAATCTTGTTTTCAGAGCAATATCACAAGCTTTCATAGGCATAACGGGAAAAGCAGTATCAACAAGACAATCCATTGTGAATACCTTGCAATCAAGAAGCTTAAAATTCATACATTTGCCATAGTATTCTATATAAACATCATGACATTTTACACTCGAGAGAATTTCATCATCGAGCACAGGATTGTAAAGATACAAGTTGGAACAATCAATAACAGAAAAGACAAAGGAAGGTATATAAATGCTGTTGCAATGGATAATTACTTCATCAAGTATTCTTGACAGCACTTGTCTTAGCAAATAGAAATTGGTACTACTAGCAACATCTATAGTCACAACATTATCATAGATGATGATGCCATCCATCGTGTGGTAATTCTCTACATTCATGATATTACTATCAACGGTGGAAACTTTTGAATCTTCTAGCGTCAGCGACATTTGTCTCGTTGCATGTTGTACATATTGCTATATTAGCAATATTTCCTTTTCCCTTCTCTTTCACCTTAGTCCTTCTGAACGGACAAATCTCCCAGTTTCTTGTTTCTGGACTTGCATCGTTCATTGGCCAACAATGCTTCTTCTACTTGTGGTACATTTACTGCATCAAGATTGAGAAATCTAACATCAATGGTTCCAGCTTCATCGTCAAATATCACTTGAATGTCATAGTATACATCATTCCTCTTGGAAAAGTCATAACAATGATCCTTTTCAGAAAGGAACAATGGCATCTTTCTGATAGTCTTCATCTCCATCAAGTGCTTACACATTGTGACCAATTCATCCATTGACTCAATGGGAAAGTTTCCATTAATGTGGAGTTCTTTCAATCCCTTTGGAATATACTCTGGATATATACTATCCTTGAGTCTAAGCTTCTTTAGATTTGGCATGCACAGATAGTACTTTTGCTCATCAAGGTCACCCTGAAGATAGGTAAGGGCACCCAATTCAATATGTGATGCAATTTCATCTGGATCACTCAACACGTTCACTCTTGACTTGTCGCCAATAGTCTCAATGCTGAGATAAGGTTCATTAATGTCAGATCTTATCGAAGTCAGCTGTTTCAACACCCAAGTGTCCATCACAACATCTACTGTTGTAAACAACTTTTTCAATGCCATTTTTGCGGTGAGTATAACTGTTTGTTCAAACTCATCGCGAAGACCATTTATGGCCAATGATTCAAGTTTGTCTCCAGTCGTCATGTACAGATATTCATGATCCTTCTTGGTATCAATGATGATCACTGCCTTGGTGGTTTCTGATGGCATCATTGGAATATTCTCTTTTTCGGAACTAGGACCATAGTATGTATCCAAATCGTAATGCAAAATAAATGACTTGCACTTCAATGGGCTAAAGTCAGGATAGTAGTTTGAACGAATAACCACAGTCTCACAATTTATAGCTTCTAGTACATTTCTGGTCAATCTAGGACTATCAAGAGTCAGCTTGCTGGTCACAATCTTGGCAAGGATGGCAGGAGGAATATAAATGTTTTTACACCAGATCAGTACTTCGTCATAACTTTGAGAGAATAGTTCTGTCAGTGTGTCAAAGCCAGTAAGAGTGGTAATGGTAATTTCCAACTTTTCAGCACTGTTGGCAATGATAGTTGGACTTTGACCAACATTTCTCAAGACAGACAAGTTAAACAGATTGTACTTTTTGATATTGGTTCCAGTTCTGTCATAGATTCTAACACCTCCAAGCGATGTGGACATGTAGCCATCATAACAGTAAAAGCCATTCCTTGGAACCAAAATGTATCCTCTTCCAAATTCATCAACGTTTGTAATGTCTACATCATAATTGGCAGCTGCTGCAGCATTCAGAGCAGTGAATATAATCTTGTTCGCCATGTTGCTTGATAAGCAATATATGCAAGCAAGTCAATAGAATAGAAATAATGCTGTTATCCATTTAACCTATTTACTGATAGTAATATCTTATCCAAGCAAACTCGACAGTTCAGCATTGCGACGTTTGAATTGTTCATTGGAATGCAATACTTCTGCTAGTTGAAAGGTATAATCTTCCAAACCCTCCTTGTCATAGACATCTTCATAAGGTATAACATCTCCATACAAAAGGTAAATGTCATAATAGATATCAGGTCTATTGCTAATTGGATAATTATAATCTTCTTCGTCTGATAAATAGAGAGGCATTCTCTTGATGGTTGGCATTGACATTAGATATTTACTCATTCTTACCACCTTATCGATGTCTTCCTCCCAATATCTCATTCCCTCTACATGGTATTCTTCCAGCGACAGCGGAATATTAGCTTCAGATATCAATTCTCTAACATATAAAACTTTCAGATCAGGCATTACGCTATAAGTAGAACTAATGTATAAATCTCCTTTAAAGGTATGAAGATTATGCAATTTTAATGTTTCATCTTGTGCAACATAAAGTTCTCCTTCTCCATCATAACCAACAAGACGACCAGTTGTATAATCATAATCTTCAATACTTCCTACATATCCAATTCCATTTTTGGAAGTTATGATGAGATCTAGCACACTACAATCTAATTCTTCAATATTATGCAACATTCCTTCAGGCATTGCAGTGCTTTTTGAAGCTGTTAGCTTTCTAAGATTAGGCATGCCTTGAAGATGGAATGACAAATCACCCATATTTGCATCTTCGTCTCCATCAAAGTAGTGAGATAACTCTAATGATTCAATATTATCATTGCCAATAAATGTTAAATCATGTCTATCCTGACAATTTATTTCTATACTTATATCAGTAGCATCTTTTGGCATGATTGGAAAGCGTTCTTTTCTGGACATGATATGGCTGCAATAGAAATCAGCATCATAAGTTAGTGCAAATTTCTTACAATGCAAATCAAGATAAGATGGATAGTAATCATCAACAGTAATGCCAACATAATAACAATCAATACTATTCATAAGTGTTGTTGTAACAATAGGATTATTCAAGAATAGTTTGCTAGTATTAATCTTGACAGAGAATGGTGGAATAAGAATATTGTTACAGTAAATATAGACTGATTCATGACTTTCTGAAAGTAACTTTTCCAAGCTGTCAAGATTAGTGTCTCGAGTCAATGTTATTATTAAATCACTGTTATCGTACTTGTATTTTACTGGATTACCTACTCTTCTCTTTAGCATTGGATACTCAACGAGTTGATACTTTTTGAGTTTATCTCCATGTCTATCATAGATATGTACCTTTCCAATTATTGTTGAATAATATCCAGTCATTCAGTGCCTCTTAGTATCAACTTGGTACCTCTACCAAGAGCATCAAAGTGACTGATATCAATATCAAGACCTTCTTCTTCAGCTTTGTTAATGTTGTTGAGAATGATAGTTCTTAGTTCACTAAGAGTTGGATGCATTTTACATTCTTGAGAATATTACTACATTAGTAATATCATTATTTCAACAATGACGCGAGAGTTCCAGTTCTGGTCATATATCTTCTATTAGCTATCAATGCTTCTCGCAATTGTGGAATATCTTCAAGGAAATCATCTATCTGTTCAGGCAAAGCTTCTTCAATAGTATCCCACCTATAGATTCTGTCCATAACAGGAAGATAGATGTCGTAATAAACATCATTTCTTCTGCCAATTGGATATTGATAGTCATCGTTTGACAGATAGAGAGGCATTCTTTTAATAGTTGGCATTGACATTAGATATTTGGACATATCTACTACATCATTAATTCTTCCATGCCAATAATAATAATGATTATTGATGTAATACTCCCTCAACTTTCGGGGTATGTTATCGATTTCTGTCACTTCAGAACCATATAATATCTTTAAATTAGGCATTGATTTAAGCATATTGTTGACTACAAGATCTCCCGAAAATGTAACGAGTCTCTCAAGTGGAATTTCAATATCAATTATATCATCAAAGAATGGATCAATAGAGCTCACAAAGAATATATCTCCATTATCAAAGAAGTCAATATTCCTAATACCTAAAACAATTAATGTTTCAAGACTGTATAAAACATCTGTTGGAATGAGGAAATTTTTGTTAATGTTCAAAAATTTCAACTCGGGTACATTAAGAATTTCAAAGCGCTCATCGTCATGATCAAAGAAAATCTCAAGCAAATCTCTTCTGCTGTCAAAAATATCGTATATATCATGTTTGACTTCAGCATAATCCAATGTTAACTTTTGTATATTTTCAGTGCCTATGAATACTATATCATTGAAGGTTCTACTTTGTACCACTACTTTCACAGTATTGGCATTATCAGGCATATCAGGAGCATAAATTTCTGCTTCTTCATCATTATAATACAAGTCAGCATTGTAAGTTAGACTAAATTCAGTGCAATTTAATGCCTTGTAAGATGGATGATAACCATCTGTCTCAATGGTTACTTTGCTACAATCAATACTATGTAAGAATTCATCAGTAATAATAGGATTAACAAGTACAAATTCATCAGCATTGATGGAAACAGTAAGAGGAGGAATGTAAATATGTTTGCAGAATATAATCAGTTTCTTGTGATATTCCTGTATCCTCGCTTCTACTGCATCAAGATCTGTATCTCTGGTAAGATCTATTTGTAACAAATCTTCAGTATCACTATATACATAGTAATCATCAGTACCAGTTCTCTCTACTGTCGCAATAGTAGTACCAGTTCTCTTTGGATTGTTAGAGAAACCATACTTTTTGAGATTCTGTCCTGTTTTATCGTAGACAGTAACTCCATCTATCACAACAGAATAGTAACCTGACATGTCACGATCAAGAGGAATCATGACATTACCTCTAGCAAATCGATCGACATGTGTAATATCAATATTTACACCCTTTTTCTTTGAATATTCAATATCATTGAGTATATACTTTCTAACTTGTGAATGTTCCTTCCTAATGAACATGTTTGTGATACCATAATAATAAAAATGCAGGGAGAGAAGGGATATTTGGAATTGTGTGCTGAGATATTAAAAGATGGTCATGTTAGAACAGACAGAACTGGGACTGGAACTATTGGTTTATTTGGCAAAACGATAAGTTACGATCTTAGAGAGGGATTTCCTCTGTTCACAACCAAGAAAATGTTCTTCTCTGGCATTGTTAAAGAATTACTATTCTTTATATCAGGAGAGACGAACACAAAGATATTGGAAGAGCAAGGTGTTAACATTTGGAAAGGTAATACAAGCAGAGAATACCTAGATAGTAAAGGCTTGGATTATCCAGAAGGTGAGATGGGTCCTGGTTATGGCTATCAATGGCGCCATTGGGGAGGAGATCAGATTGCTTCCCTTATTAAAAGGCTAAAAGAGAATCCAACAGACAGAAGACACATCGTCAGCGCTTGGAACGTGGATGATATTCCTTTGATGGCTTTACCTCCATGTCACTGCTTCTTTCAGTGTTATGTAGACGGCGATTGGTTAGACTTGATGATGTATCAAAGGAGCGCTGACTTGTTCTTGGGAGTTCCATTTAATGTTGCTTCTTATAGTCTATTGTTAATGATTCTTGCTGAGCTAACAGGACTCAAGGCAAGAAAGTTTATACACGTGATGGGAGATGTACATATCTATAGTAATCATGTTGAACAAGTGAAAGAACAGATAACTAGAGAGATACTTTCATTGCCTAAAGTTGAATTGGTTGACATTACTGATATTGACTCTATACAATGTAAGAATATTGTGCTAAAGAGTTATAAATCTCATCCTGCTATGAAGGGAGAAATGTCATAAGGGAATATTACTTGATCAAGTTATATTCATTGTTATTAATAAGATCTTATTAATTGTCTATTTCTAATGAGGTATCTTCTGTTATGAATCAATATTCTTCTTATATCATCCAAATCACCATAAGTTAGCATTGCAACTTCATCCTTTTGTATTTCTTCATAGGTATATGCTCGACCCAAGAAAACAACATAAATGTCATAATATACATCAAATCTCTGTTCAAAAGGTAAATTTAATGCAACGATTGGATGTATTACCAATGGCATTCTTTGAATAGAAGGCATTACAAGTAATACTTGAGTAAATGTTACTACATCATTGTAATTATGTGATATAGTTATATGCTCACCACAGCGATATTCTTCCAATCTAGGAGGAATATATTGAGGATCTATGAATGTATCTGTGGTTAATTTTCTTAGATTGTTCATCAGAGAGTACTGCCAATCATTGGAAAGTCTGCCTTCGAATACTTCCATATTAGGTAGCATCAGATTGAATAACTGTACATTACCTGGAGTAATATGGACATCATTACCTCTAACATTGAAATTGTAAGTGTCATGTAATAATACTAACTCTCTAAGTTGCATTAATGTGTCAATACTCATGATGGTATTTCCTGTACTTAATGATACTAGAGATGGGAAATTGTCAAGCTGGACAACATCATCACAAGAAATTGCGAACGTTTCAATATTATTGGTGCCATTAAATACAACATTATGACCAAACATGCCAATGATGCTAATGCTAACATTGACAGCATTGTATGGAATAGTAGGAACAACTGGAATATTAACTTGTTCGTAGAAATATTCTAACGAGAAGACTCTGCAGTTCAACCATTCGAAAGAGACAAATTGGTCATAAGATCTAATATGTACTTCATGACAATTAATTGCTTGAACAATGTTAAAATCTAAAATGGGATAGAGCAGAGCCAACTTGGTAGCAATAATATTCTCAAAACAATATGTAGGTATATAAATATCGTTACAATTAATAATTATTGAATAAATGTCTTCAGTCAGTAATCTCATCAGTGGATAGAATTTAATATTATCAGGTATGTATATATACATTTCTGTATCTGTGCGATCACGAATATAATCCTCAATGATGAAAGAATCTGTAATTCTAAAATTCTTGAGGAAACTATACTTTCCAATAGTAATTCCATATCTGTCATAGATTGTAATTCCATCAGTGACTATAAATCCATAGTCTTGATACTGATCATCCACATGAGTAAATACAATGCTACCAGTAGTAATATCTATAGCAGTGTATCCTTGTGCCTTTGCTTCTAACAAGACTTGTTGGTCCATATTTAATTCTCGAATATTACTTACCAAGTAATATTCCATTCTACTCAGAAATTAATCATTGCAAGAAACATCCATATTTTATAGCATTTTTCTGAATAGAATTTTCTCTCTGGAGGGCCAGAATCATTGTCTGGACTGCCATTGAACGTCAATAAAGGTCGAATTGGCCATTTCTTTGAATCGTGATTTATGTAACAAATTGTACCTCAAAGTGGGTAAATAAAAATGGCCAGAAACACGCGAAAACGCTCGAAACAGCGAGTTGTGAGTACTAACACATGACTTTCTTTAATGTCATTCAATGACCTTTATTTGCTGCATTTAAAGAAATAGGATTCTCAGTATTCATAGGTATTATATACTATTTTCACAATGTCATAATATAGTTTCGATTTCTCTCTTTCATGATCCTAAGAAATGTTAGACCTTATACATTTCTTAGAGTTAGAGAAACAAGTATATCACAATTAAAGATATATCATTGATATATCTCTATCACAAGCACTATCACAAGTACATTTTCTTCTCCTTGCTCAGCAACTCCAAAGTCTTATTTCGTTTATTGTATCTTTCATTATGTAATATTACCCTTCCCAATTCTGGAAGACTATCTGCTTCCATAATACTTTTCTTCAAACTAGGATAACAAATAAAACCTGTTGATTCAGAAATTATACAAACATCGTAATAAACATCATATCTTGTGTCAAACGAAAGATCAGTATCTGGCAACAATAACAGTGGCATTCTCTTGATAGACTTCATTCCAAACAGATGATTTTCCAATTTCTTGATATCACTTATGTTATAATTTACACCATTGAACGATAGACAATAATATTCTTCCAAACCAATTGGAATATATTCTGGCTTTAATATTTTATCACGAAGAGTCAACTTCTTCAAGCCACTCAGAAGGAGATATTGTTCATCATTATAAAAATTGCCACTAAATGTTATTATATTTGGAATTGGTGTAGTATATAGATTAACAACAGTGCGATGCTCCATAATATATACTCTATCATCTCTACCAGTAATATTAATAAGATCTAATGTGGGTAATATCAGTGTTTCCAATTGCTGTAATACCTCGAGACTTATAGATACCATTGAAATGCGATTACAATCCAAAAAATGTAATAACGGCAACTTGTCAAGAGAGACAATGAGTCTTGTCATAAGTTTCAACTTTTGAACAGTTTTATTATCAGAAAATGCAATATCAAGATTTTGTGAGTAATCTGCAGTTATCTCAAGAGTAATGTCAGTAGCATTCTTGGGCATAATAGGCACAGTAGATTCAGTTTCTTGATGAGAAAAGTATTCCAATTTAAAGACAGTACATTCCAACGATTCAAAGGAGAGAGGTTGATAATCTCTACTCAGTCTAATAGTTACTTCATAGCAATGTATTGCTCTTAGCACGTCATCATCAAGATTAGGATGAACCAATGTAATTTCAGAGGCAACAATTCCTTCAAAAACCCATGCAGGTATATAAATATTATAACATGCAATATACAATTTGTTACGAAATTGTCTCAATGCATAAGACAATGGATAGAATTTTGTATTTTCTCTTACAATTATGGGTGAAAAACTACCAATATTCTTGAGACTAAATACAGATGTAGCACCAGGGATGCTTCTGAGTCCACGTTCATCAATCTTGTCTCCATACTTGTCATAAATGTACATATCTCCTATAATAATGAATCCATAATCCTTGTATCGATCATCAACATCAGTAAATACAATCTCATTGTTAGAAATGTCAATAGCACTATAGCCTTCTTCTCTAGCAATGAGTAATTCTTGGTAGATTAGGTCCATTTATTATACCTTGAATATTGCTTATCAAGAAATATTTCGCGATAATTTTATCTATTATCTCATTCAAAGTAAGATTACTAGATTAGTAATCTCTCATTCAAAGTAAGATTACTAGATTAGTAATCTCTCATTCAAGGTAAGATTACTAGATTAGTAATCTCTCATTCAAAGTAAGACAATAATGTTCTATTTCTTCTAATATATCTATCATTGCACAACAATGCATTCTGAAGTTCCTCATGATTCCATTGCAGTTTAAATATAATGTTACAATAGTTAATAATGAATCCTCTATTATCAATGATATAAATGTCATAGTAGACATTGAATCGATCATTGAATGGAATGTCACTCAATGTTCCTGCTATCAATAGCAATGGCATTCTCTTTATAGATTTCATTTCTAGCAATCGTTGTTGCAATGCCTTTACCTTGTCAAAGTCATGAGTTGGTATTCTGCTTGCAGTAATATAATATTTCTCCAGCTTAGAGGGAATATATTCGGATTGTATCAGTCTGCTCATTGTTAGCTTCTTTAGATTAGGAAACAGTAGATATTGCTTCTGATTACTAAGAGTGCAAACAAGAGATTCCATATTAACCAGCTCGGAATAGAATGGTTCACCAATCTGCTTAGGAGTTAGATATATAATGTTATTACATTTACTTATCACACAGGATACATTATTCACAAGAGATAATTCTCTCAAGTTGTTCAAGGTATTCCAATCTAGTGACAGAGTACATTTACTTGTTACCACCAAGAGAGAATGCAGATTCTCAAGATGGACATGATTTGTACCACTGATGGACAGCTTCTCTACCACAGCATTGTTGCTCATTGTAATATCATTGTTGCTATGAACAATAAGGTTGATATCATAGGCATTTCTAGGCATAACAGGAATTACCTCATCTTCTAGTACAAAGTCAAGCTTGAAGATTCTGCATCCTAATAGCTCAAAGGAACAACTCTTTTCTGTCATTATATATACATTGTAGCAAGATATTGCTCTTAAAATGTCATCATCAAGTACTGGTCTTATCAGTGAAATCTTGCTAGATACAATACTCTCAAATACATATGCAGGTATATAGATATTGCCACAATATATACTAATCGAATTAAAGTCATGAGACAACTTGCGCTGCAATGGATAAAATTTTACACTCTGATCCATAATTACATATATAACATCATCATAATATCCATCTCTAATGTCTTCTAAGCTGAAGCTGTCTATAACACCAGGAAGCTCTTTGAGTTGATATTTATCTATATTATCTCCATATTTATCATAAATAACCATATCATCAAACATGACAAATCCATAATCACTGTGAATCTCATTGGTAAATGTTATACCATCAGTAATATCTATACCAATGTAACCCTGCTCCTTTGCAATGAGTAAATCATTATAGATTCTACTTCTTTTGCCCATTTATTGTATTGAATATTACTTGTCAAGTAATATCTCTTCTCAACTCAAAACATCCCGAGCTGTTTATCCTCCTAAAACATCCCGAGCTGTTTATCCTCCTAAAACATCCCGAGCTGTTTATCCTCCTAAAACATCCCGAGCTGTTTATTCTTCTTGACATGTCTACGATTATGGATTAATGCTTCTTGCAATTCATCAGTAGTCAATAAGAAATGCTCTACAACTTGCGAAGCTACTTTTTCTGGCAATGCAGCAAATCTTCTAGCAACTCCATCTCGAAGCAATACGTATATATCATAATACACATCATATCTATCATCAAAAGGAAATCCAACCAAGAATTCTGCTGAAATTATCAATGGCATGCTAAACAAGTGCTTTTGTGTTTCTGATGCTCTAATGTAATCGACTGCCATAACCCTGTTGTTTAGCAATGAGTAATTGTTGATAGATTGCCTTGTCCATTTATGGTACAAATATCACTCCCGCGAGTAATATTCTCCCTGTTTGTCATGACACAAATATTACTCACAAGAGTAATATTTGTGTCATAGGTAAGATTCCAATGTTCTATTTCTCGTTTTATATCTGCTATTATGAACAAATGCTCTTTCCATCTCAGGTGGTCTGTCTCGAAAGTTTGAGCAAAAACCAAGATAGTTATTTTCTCCATTGTACATGTAAATATCATAGTAAACGTCATATCTCGCCTCAAAGTCATCATTGTTTGGGAATATTAGTGGCATTCTTTCAATAGATTCCATACCTAGCAATCGTTTCTGTATCTGCAATCTTTTGTGATATTCCTCGACTGTTAGTGGATCTACGAATATATTATATTCTTTTAACTCAGGAGGAATATAGTCTATCACAATGTAAAAGGCCATCTTTCTTGCATCACTCATCAATGAATATTGTTCATCGTTAGCAAGTCTACAATCGAATATCTCCATATTACCAAGTTTCATATCTAACAATTTACTACCATGATTGTTGTAAGCAGCAATATACACATTATTGTCTTTTCTCAAAAAGATGTTATCTCTAGATGAACATGAGAATTCTCTGAGTTGACTAAATGTGACAATGTCTACAACAATAGGAAGTTTTGAATACTCTGTTATATTCAATCTTAATACCTTTAATGATGACAAATTGCTTAATCGAGGACTAATGTTCCCTTTGACATCAGGATTGAGAGATAGAATTTCAATGTTTTTGCCATTGGTACCTTTCATTGCTGGATATCTAATATTTCTACCTTCTGAAAGAATTTCCAATGTAACATCATAAGCATCTTTTGGCATTGTAGGTATAATATCATATTCAGTATTATACTTGAGACTGAAGATCCTACATTCCAATGGTTCAAAGGAATGATAATGATACTTTATTGAAATAGATACATTGTATGAGTGAATGTTAGCAAGAATAGATTCTCCATCAACGTCCAATACTGGATTAATCAGCACTAATTTGCTAGTCACAATAGATTCGAATACCCATGGAGGTATATAAATATTTCGACAATTCAAAACTATCTCATCAATGTCTTCTTTTAGCACATGTTGAAGCGGATAGAACTTTGCCTTCTTATATATAGTAATATGCATTAAACTTTTCTCACGCTTGATCTTAATGCCAGAAGGCTCAATGTTGGTTGCATACTTGTCATATACAATTATCTTACCAATGTTGGTAAATCCATAATCCTTGTAATAATCATCAACATTGGTAAGCATTACCATCTTGTCAGTAATGTCAATGGCTGTATATCCTTCTTGTTTTGCCAGTAAGACATTATTTTTAAATCTCTGCATTTAGCACCTGTATTTGTTGTTGGTATTACATAGTCATTTATCATTCAATGGATATTACTCTTATGAGCAATATCTTTCGCTTTGGTCAGTAAAACGATTCCAACGTCACATTTCTCTTGAGATATCTTGCATTATTGGCAAGTGCTCTTTGCAAGTCTTCTGTCTTTTCGAATAGATATTCACTATATAGAGTAAAGTTATGCACTTCATCAGGATCGTAAATGTAAATGTCATAGTAGACATCATGTTTGTTACCAACTATTAAGTCAAGGTCATTATTCTTTAACAATATCAATGGCATTCGCTTAATGGAATCCATTCCCAATAGATATTCATCGAATTGTATCATTTCACTAATATTTTTTGATGTCATTGTTTTGTCAGCAATAATGTATTCCTCAAGATGTTTTGGAATATATTTGGATTCTAATATCTTGTTTGTAGTTAATTTCTTCAGATTAGGCATCAAGAGATATTGTTCATCAAGCAATAGGTTTCTTTCGAATACTGTCATGTTAGGAAGAGGCTCAGTCAATGGTATATAATGTTCTTTTATCCTATTAGCAAGTAAGACATTATCTCCTTCTGAAACAAACATTAAATGTTTCCAATCATTACATATCAATTCTCTGAGTTGTTTCAGCACCGAGGCATTAACAGTTATGACAGTATTGTCCTTGTAATTTTGATTGATAATTAATGATTCTAATACAGGACATCCATTAATATGGAAACTAAAATTCTTCTGACTCTCAAGCACTATCCTCAACCATTGCAAATGTTTACTTTTACTCGAAAAGGTAAGGTGTTTCTTGTAAGCTTCAGGAATGATTATAAGAGTAATGTCGTAGGCTTCCTTTGGCATGATAGGAACATGCTCTCTATGAGGTATATAGTACAATGTAAAGACTTTACATTTCAGTGCCTTGAAAGATTCGACGTGATAGTTTTTCAACATTATTGTTACATCATAAGAGTTTATTGAAGACAGGACCTTACTATCAATGTCTGGATCGAACAATGTAAGTTTAGTTGCAATAATAGTTTCAAAGATTTTAGGAGATATATATGCATTATTGCAATAAATGGACATGTTATAGATATCCATTCTTGCCAGATATTCCAATGGATGGAACTTGTATCCCTTGTGAATTATAATAGTCATCTTCTTGTTACCATCTCTTTCATAGACTTGTACCTTCCTTTCGAATGAGCCAGTAACATTAGGAAGACTTTGAAGTTGATATTTTAATATGTTATCTCCATATTTGTCATAAATAACCATATCATCAATGTCTACAAAACCATACTCATGATATATACCATTAACATTGGTATATTCAACAGAATTGTTAGATATATCAATGGCAGTATAACCTTCTTGCTTGGCAATCAGTAAATCACGATAGATGGATTGTCTGTCCATTTTGTAAAGAGAATATTACTCATAAGAGTAATATTAATGACGCATCTTTCATTGGAAGCTAGTATCCTTGTTAGTGCTTCTGCTGGTTGTACATCAGTAAGATCAGTGTAAGCAATGAGATAATCATCATTCTTTATCGCTGAATTTACTAGAGAGTCAATATTCTTACGATTCATGGTTAAATTGCTCCTGCGTCTACTGTCAGACAAGTCACATTCAACAATATTACTTACTCAATATATCTCACATCATAGTTATCGCGCCATAAATTCCAATGTTCTACTTCTCTTGAGATATCTCTCATTATGAAGTATTGCTCGTTCTACTTCATCCTGTTTATTAGCAGGAAGATTCCTCAAGGTATGGAATGAAACATTTGTGGCATTACCATTCTGATCATCAAAAATGTAAATGTCATACAATACATCATATTTGGTATCGAAAAAGAGATCTGGTTGTACTGCTAATGATATCACCAATGGCATACGTTTGATAGATTTCATACCAAATAGATGCTTTTCCAATTCTTTCATTCTAACAAATTCATTGTCTGTCATTCTCCATATATTCCACAAGACATATTCTTTCAACTCTTTTGGTATATACTTTGCATCCAACTCTCTATCAATGACTATCTTCTCAATGTTAGGCAACAGAATGTATTGTTCATCAATAATAAGTCTAGAATCGAATATCTTCATGTTAGTTAGGAATTCTTTCATCAAGGTACCACTTGTAGCATTGAGATGTATCATTCCATTATCATCAATGAATGATATATCAGAATTATATACCAATTTGTCCAACTTCCTCAATGTAACAATATCCAATGATATCTTATTCTTTGTTCCTCTGTCAATGTCAATATTTAGTGATGACAATGCTGACAACTTGCCTATCTGCAGAGTAAAGTCCTTCTTTGAACTAAGAGAAATATTCAAATATTCAATAGCACTATTATCTGGAAACACAAGATTACTATATCCATCTTCAACAATGACAGTAATACTGTAAGCTTCTTTTGGCATGATAGGCATAATCTTACTAGCAGGAAGGTATCTCAATCTAAATAAACTACATCCAAGTGCTGAATAGTCATGATAGTTACAATCTGTAATAACAACATTGGAAGCCTTAATTGCTCGTAAAATATCATTGTTAAGAGTAGGTTTGTGCAAAGAGAGACTATGAATATCAATGGATTCAAGGATCCAAGGAGGAATTTCAGCATAATCACAGTTGATAGTTAGATCATAAGTCTTATTTGTCTCCAGAAGATATTGCAATGGATACATCTTGGTCTCTCTATCTATTCCAATGTGTAATGATCCATATAATGTCTCATCATGCATTCCTTGGAATGTTCCATCTTGATGATGAATAAAGATATTGTCAGAAGTATAAGAACGTTCGACTCTGAGAAAACCAGTATCACCAATAACATAATAACTCTTGAGTCGATATCTATCAATAAGAAGACCATACTTGTCATAAATGTACATTCCATCAAAGAGCACAAATCCATAATCCTTGTATAGTGATTTATCATTGACAAATTCAACGTGACTATCGGTAAGTACTATACCTTGATATCCATTTTCTTTTGCAATGAATAGCTGATTGTAGATGCTCTCACGATCCATTTGGTATTAACAATATATTACTAAGTTAGTAATATTCATGATATTTAGTATTATTAAAGCAAATCTCTATTTCTTAGCTTGTAAGTCTCATTATGTTCCATTGCTCTTGCAATATCTTCTCTTCCTTTGTAATAATCTAGCACCGACTTTCCTTGTCTTGTGGCATCAGAGTAAATGTATCCTTCCTGATAAACGCGAATGTTATATAAGACATCATATCTTTCATCAAAAGGAAGCGTTGACTTTCTCTTGGGCTCAAAGGTCAGAGGCATTCTCTTGATTGACTCCATTGTAAGTAGATATTCTTCGAGTTGTATCTCTTGATCTACTTCTTGTTCAGTCATGGCACTCGGTATAGAGTGATATTGTTCCAATTCAGCAGGAATGTATTCTGGAGACAATGCCTTGTAGACAGTAAGATTCTTCAAATATGGCATCAATAGATATTGTTCATTGTGCAACAGATTGCAATGGAATGTTTCCATTACAACTAATTCTTGTTTCAATAATTCATCACTATCAATGGATGAAATGTAAACAATACCTTCCTTTTCAATGAGAACAATATCAAGAGAATGATATTTACCACCAACAGCACTTCTAGCAATATTCTCAGGGTTATATACAAACTCTCTTAGTTGTCTGAATGTATCAATGTCAACAGAAGTAATAATTCTATCATTGACCTCTGTAACTATATAAGAAGTCAATAATGACAATCTCTCAATATGGACATCGCAAGAGCTATTGTTCAAGAAGTTAATAGTTAGTCTTTCAATAGCATTATTATCAGAAAATTCAACATCTTCATCTCCATATAATCCAAGCGTAACATCAAAAGCTTCTTTTGGCATAATAGGTACTAATCTATCATGAGGTTTATAATTCAATGTAAAGATCTTACATCTCAATGATTCATAGGAATCGACTGTACCTTCGTTGTGAGAAAGAGTTACATTGTAGCAAGGAATTGCCTTCAGGATAGATTCATTAATAATGGCAAAAGACAATGTAAGCTTAGTCGCAACAATAGTCTCAAACACAAATGCAGGTATATTAACGCTCCCACAATCAATATCAATCTCATAAATGTCTTGTCTCAGCACTTGTTGCAATGGATAAAACTTGGTATAATTCTCTACTTTTACCATCATTACTTGGCCAATGTAGTTAACATCAATGTGATCCAATCCATACACCTTCTTGGCTTTGGGAAGTCTCCATAGTTCATACTTGCTAATGTTATCTCCATACTTGTCATAGACAACAAGATCATCAATAGTAATAGATCCATAGTAATTGTAGTCTCCGGCAGTATCATTAGAATAGTCAGTAATATCAATACTATCAAGGCCCTTCTCTTGAGCTGTCCTGATTTGGCTGAGAATAGCTTCACGTTCCATTTACTTTATCAGAAGATTACTAATTTAGTAATATTTTAAGCCAACAAATGTAATTGCTTATCTTTGTTGGTATATCTCTTATTGTGAGCAATAGCTCTGATGAACTCCAACTTTCCTGGATAATGTTCTCTCAACATCATATCGCTAGTTAATCCTATTGCAAAATATGATTTTATTCTTTCCATATCATTGAGATAGCTAATAACTTTTCCTGTCTTTTCTAGATAAATGTCATATAATATATCATACCTTTCGTCAAATGGGAATGTTACTTTTTCATGGATGGTCAATACCAATGGCATTCTTTTCATAGAATTCATGCTAAATAAGTGCTCTTCCAATTCTTTCATCGTAGCAAACTCTTCTTGTGTCATTCTTGTCGCATCAAAGTAGTATTCTTCTAATGATTCAGGAATATACTTGTAATTCAAAATTTTATCACCAACTGTAAGTTTCTTCAGACCAGACAACAAGAGGTATTGATCATCATCTTCAAATGTACCAGCAAATGTTTTGATATTAGGAAGTGGTAAAGTAAACAGATTGTAATTATTCTCATTGTTCGAAGCAATGCAGAAATTACCATTACGCTCAACGAATGTAGATTTCATATCTAAACATATTAATTCTTCAAGTTGATCTACTATACTAAGATCAATGGATAAGGTCTTACCATCACGAGATGAAGCTCTACCATTATGAGATTTTGCATTCATAGTTAATGATCTTAACGAAGATAGATTTTCCAGATGGATAACATCGGATGATCCAAGGGCAAATTCAACAGTTAGCTTTTTAATAGTACTATTATTGGACAGAATAATCTCTTGTGGTCTATCATTAAGTGCGCCAAAGGATATATGGTCTAACAATGTAACATCATAAGCATTCTCTGGCATAGGAGGAATATTAATTTGATCAATAGAAGCCCACAACTTGAAGATCCTGCAATCCTTCAATGGCTTGAACGAAGGATATGAATCTTCCAAGATAATAGATACATCGTAGGAATGTATTGATCTTAGAACGTCATCATCAAGAATAGGATGTTGCAGGTTAAGCTTGTAAGCAGTGATAGATTCAAAAACATATGGAGGAATATAGTTATTTGTGCAAATAATGATTAAATCTTCAACATTTCTGGATACTACACGAGACAATGGATACATTCTTGTCTTTTTATCTACATGAACAGTAAGTGTTGGGTTTCTATAAATGGTGTAAATATCATCAAGACTAAATGCATCTGTTACTCCTTCCAATGTTCCGAGTTGATATCTGTCAATACCATCTCCATACTTGTCGTAAACAGTAACATCATTGATGATTATATATCCATATTCATCGTACAATGGTTCTTGACCAGGATCATAATCTTGATCAGAATACTGACTAATATCTATAGCAGTATAGCCATTTTCCTTAGCTTCTTGAATTTCTTGAAGAACCTTTTGCTGAATGTCTTCCATTTGTCTTGTAAAAATATTATTTTTTAAAGTAATATCTCTTTGTTGCTAATATCTCTATTATCATCACAATTAATAGAAAGATTCCAAAGTCTTATTCTTATCAAGGTACCTCTTATTATGAATCAGTACTTTATCTATTCTAGGTGATGGAAAGTCACGTTTGGAGAGAATGTCATTCTTATAAATGTAAATGTCATAGTATACATTATATCTATCCTCAAATGGAATGTCTGCCTGATGATTGGAATTTAGTATTAATGGCATTCTCCTAATAGAAGGCATATTAAACAAGTAACTTTCTATCCTTTTAATTTCATCAATATTGTCTGCTCCCATATATGTTGAATCTACAATATATTCTTCCAATTTATCAGGAATATACTTTGTGTCGAGGAATTTGTCACTCAAGGTTAACTTTTTCAAATTGGGCATTAATAGATATTGTTTATCGTGAGTAAGATTTCCTTGGAATACCAACATGTTGAGAAGTTCTCCATTGTACAAATCACCTTCCATTTTGGTAATGTATATTCTATCATCTCTTTCAATGAAATTGCATTCTTTGCTGAATACCACCAATTCTTCTAATTGTATCAATGTATTATTATCTAGTGATATTGTACTATTTCTACCATCAACAATTAATGAAACTAATGACATGTTCTCCAAATGCATATTAGTACCTTCACCAAGAGTTAACCATCGAATGGTAGTATTATTAGAAAGTAAGATGGTTTCAGTATTGTGTGAGAATTTCCAAGTAACATTATAAGCATGTTTTGGCATAATAGGTAATACATTGTTGACAAGTTTTGTCTTTAATCCAAATATCGAGCATTGCAAAGAGCCAAACGATTTATAATCTGTTTCGAGATATACACTATAACAAGGTATTGATTTTAATATATCTTCATCAAGGACAGGATTAATCAATGAAAGTTTGGTAGCAACAATAGTTCTGAAAATAAAGGGAGGAATGTATATATTATCACAATCAGTTGTTATTTCTCGAACATTTCTGCTCAATGCTTTCTGTAATGGATATAATTTAGTAGTTTTGTCAATATTTACATATATTTTACCTGAATGACTAGAACTAATATTTTCCGAAGAGAGTCAGCAACATTGGGAAGATATTGAAGTAGATATCTATCAATATTATCTCCATATTTATCATAAATAGTTATACCATCAATGACAACATAACCATAATTCTTGTATTGTGATACATCATACAGCAATTTAGCATGTCTTTTTGGTAATGTCTATACCTATATAACCAAGCTTCTTTGCTTGTGCTATTAACTTGGTCACATCTCTTGCCTTCTTATCTCTTAATATCTGAAACTGTATTGTGTCCATTTGTAATACCTTTAATATTACCAAAGTAATTATCTTGAATATTGCTTGTGTAAGCAATATATCTATTCTTTATTCCTTCTCTTCTCTAACTCTCACGCCATATCCAATAGCAACAGTAGATACAATTGCAAGCAATTGTTCTTGAATATCTGCATCGTCAACATCGTCAGAATAGTCAAAAATGGCATCAATAATACTACAAGCTGCAATAGTGCATTGAAGCGGACCAACAGTTACATCTTGACAAGCTCTTGCTGCCAATAATGGTGGAGCATCATCTTCATCACAGGCCAATGTAATGAGCTCAGTAATCGTTTGCTTATTCTCCTCAAAATCATAATCGCCCTTGCAAAAGAAATCATCAAACACAATGTCATAACCCATTGCAATCAGCGGAATGCACTGAATCGATTTTGTATCATTAATATCAGTTAAATGCATATTAAATGCATTGACATATCTTGCAAAGTCAATGATCCTATCGTCATCAGATTCAAGAGGCTTGTCTCTCAATCTAATTGCCAATTCCTGAAGTTTTCTTGTAGTTAGATTGTCAACCTTCTTTCCTGCTGCAACAGCAAAAGTCAAGCAATAGTCAGTACCAAACTTTCTATCTTCTTCAGGAGTATATTGTTCTTCGCAGGACATTGTTACCTACTCTATTCTCTCTCTACGATTCATTTACTCTCAGTATTAGAAAGAGATGGATCCCAAGGTTGCAAAAGGATGGAGTATTGGAATAATCAGCTTTCTATTGGTACTTATCATTATCTATACCATTTTAATCTTCTATTGGTACAACACTCAAACTGTAATGTTTGCAGGTTATACACCAGTAACGCCAGCATTTCCACACATTCGTCCACTTGGAGGAGTTACACCAATGACCCAAGAAGATATAGACCACAGAAATGAGATTATTTGCAATAGTTCTCCTGGTCTGTCAGTGTGCAAAGACATTAAAAAGACGTGATTGGTATATATAGCTTATATATACTAAGAGATTGATAAAATTAAGCAATTCTTTGTTTGATGTGGTCGATTCGAATAGGTAAATTAGAAATGACAGATAATCCTGCAAAAAAGTATTCTATAGTATTTAATACTACAAAAAAGCAAACTAAAACTAACAAGAGGTCCAAGGAAATTGTCTACAACATTTTTCATCAGTCTTCTGAGTATGCTGAAGATACTTTTTGGTCAGAGAAATTAAAGACGTGGTCTTATGGCAAGTTACCTTCCAAATTCTCTTTTTCTGACAATGTATTGACATTTAGGAAGAGAACCAAAGTATTTAGTAGTGAAGTGCCCATTAATCCAAGAGAAGCTGTCAAAGTAATCATTAGTTTCTTCAAGACACATGGTAACATTTGTTCTCCTAATGAACATTTTGTTCTGCCAGTGGGAGAAGAGATTACTTGGACCAAATGCAACAAAAAGACCAAAGAAGTATTATTATTCTATTATGTTACAGACATGAAGGAGACAATGTCATTGAGTAATGCTGAAACTAAACAATTGCAATTTGTTATTCTTGATGCATTCTCTAACAAGAAGATTACCAAGGATGACATTACTCTTGAATCGAATAGTATTACTGAGATTAAGGGTATATTTTGGGATGAAGAGAATCGCAAATTCTTTACAGAAGGTAATAACAAGGTCAAGAGAAAAGTAACAAAGAAGGCACCAGCAAAAGAGAAGGCTAGCAAGACAAATACTCCAAAATTCATGACATATTGGATTGCATATTCAAAAGGACAACAAGGCAGATACAAGAAGATTAGGCCAGGAACAAGCGATGATCTTTCCAGTGCTAATGAAACTAGTGCTGTCGAAACTGATGAAGTTGGAACTGAGACTACTGAGATGAGTTACACTTGAAGTACGTGACTTGACCTTATTGTAAAACAATATACCAATCAGAATGAGCATTCTTGTAATAGGAGACCCACACTTTAAAATTAATAATGGCAAAGACACTACTATCATGATGGAAAAGATTATTGACTTGATTAAAGAAAGAAAACCAGATGCTGTAGTATTGCTCGGAGATGTAATGCATACTCATGAACAAGCACATATTGACCCATTCATCAGGGCTTGTGATGCACTTGTATCAATGGCAGAATTGGTAATCACATATGTATTAATAGGAAATCATGATCTCAGGAATAATACTGAATACCTTAGTAAGAAGCACTTTTTGGCTCCACTAAAATATGTGCCCAATTTGGTGATAGTAGACGTTCCAATTAAATTCTCGATTCGAGAGTGGAATTTTATTGCAGTGCCATATACTCCACCTGGAATGTTTCAGAATGCTATTGACACACTAGAATTACCCACATTGGATGATATTAGCATGATATTTGCGCATCAGGAATTCCATGGATGTAAGAATGGACCAAAACCATCAGTAATTGGTGATGTTTGGCCGGACGATAATCCATTGGTAGTATCAGGACACATTCATGATTACTGTGAATTGAAGGATAACATATTGTATATTGGTACTCCTATTAAACACAATTTTGGTGGTGAGAAGCTAGACAAGACAGTATCATGGTTTACATTTGGTGATGAATTGAAGAAAGAGCGTATTGGATTAGGACTTCCTGCTAAATATAAAAAGATTATAATGTCAGAACAGATTGCAAGTTACAAACCAAATGTTGAACCAGGAGTTAGCTTAAAGGTTGTAATAAACTGTAAATTAGGTGAGAAGGCAGTGATAGAGAAACATCCCAATGTTGTACTTTGGAAGTCATTGGGATATATAGTACAATGCACTGTTAGAAGAGGTACAGAGGAATTTGTTGATCTTGCTGATTCGATATTCGATCCTGACGTGAATGTTAGATGCAAGTCGTTTCGAGAATCATTGTACGAGGACATTGCAGAAGATGAGGATCTTGTTAATGCCTTTAATTGTACCTATTCATTGAACAAATAAGATTGTTCAGAAGAGAGATTTTATTTTCTTCTGACACTGAAAATGTTCGGTGCTATTTACAACTGGATTTGGAATAATTCCAAAGCTGAGAAAGTAACCATTAATCCTAAGGAACTGCAAGATGTCAAGAGAAATCTGCGCAAGCAAAAGAAGGATTATGAATTCGAACAAGAAACTGTTGGTATTATTACTCTTGATGATGTATTGAATGCCAAGAGCAAGTTGAGAAAGACAGAATCCAATCTTGCAAGAGCTCCTTATTATACAAGACCTCTATTGACTGAAATTGCAAACTTTCATGCTTCTAACCTGAGATCTATTTCTCAACCCAACTTGACTTCTGTCAACCATTAATAACAATGAACTAAAAAAATAAAATGGACTACAACAAAATGTCTCGCCAAAGGAACAATGGTCCAATTATGGGAGGCCCTCCAGTTGATGGTGGAGAAGATATTGAAGTTATTGTTGAACAGCAAGAAAATGTTGATCCTATGCAATGTATGGAAAAATACTTGAATGGACCTTATGCAACTTGTGGAGCTGACATGCCTCAAGAGTTGAAAGATAAAGCTTTTGAAATATTCAAGCAAGTAACTGGTTTTACGAATATTGGAACAGAAGAGTTGGCTGATGCTATCAGTGCCGATCAACAGACCATGCTTGCTTATACTGCATATTACATTTTTGTTCCTATTATGTTTCTGAGCTGGATCCTTATTTGGATCGGATTTGGATATGGTATGTATGACTGGCCATTGGCATTGTTGTTGTCCACTTTGACTTTTATCGTATTGTACTTTGCGAGTGTATTCTATCGTATTAATGCTCAGGTATATCTTGATCAGAGAAATACCTTTATCAAGGATAATGTCGATGCTAGTCAGCAGGCATTTAATGATTCTGTTGCATTCTGGCCTCAAGCAATGTATGCTATTGCATGTGCTGTTGCAGGAGATGATTGGGAGTGCAATGATCCTTGTAAGAATTGTGTTAGAAAGTAACCTGAAATGGTGAGAAGAGATATTAGTTGTGTAACTAATATATTGAGATTGATATATATGTGGGTATATTTCGATATCATGATTGTAATGTTGTTTTGGTCGGTTCTCTAACCTTAAGAAATGTAAGGACTATGAATATTCTATAGGTTGAGAAAGGGCAGGAATTGGACATATTTGGGCTGTTATAAATGTATATAACTATTTGTAGGTATATTTCGTTACTGATGTTCTGAGGTCGATTTAGTCGTTTCTCTAACTCTAGAAAATGTAAGTCTCTTGACATGCCTTACGGTAAGGGTTGATAGATCGATGTAAGGTCCTTATTTGGACTATTATAAAGTATATAACTATTTGTAGGTATATTTCAATATCATGATTGTAATGTCCATTTAACTGTCTCTAATCCTTAGAAACATCAAGAGACTTACATTTTCTAGAGTTGATAGATCGATGTAAGGTCCCTATTTGGACTGTTATGAAATATATGCATATTGATAGGTGTATTTTGTTATTGATATTCTGAAGTCCATTTAGCCAGACTCTCAACTCTAAGAAATGTAAGAATCTTGACATGCCTTACGGTAAGGATTGGTAGATCGATATAAGGTTCCTGTTCGTACTATTATAAAGTATATACATTTATAATGCATATCATGATATCAACATTCTAAATTCCATTTAGTCAGACCTTCAACCTGTAGAAATATATGGAGACTTACATTTCTAAGAGTTAGAGAGTCTGACCAAATGGACCTCAGAACATCAGTAGCGAAATATGCCTATTGATAACTATATACTTCATAATAATAGAAATAGATCTATTCCATCGATCTACCAACTCTAAGAAATGTTAGACTCTTGATGTTTCTAAGGGTTGGAGAGACAACTAAATGGACCTCAGAATGTTGATATCATGATGTACATTTATAATGTATATACTTCATAACAATAGAAATAGACCTATTCCATCGATCTGTCAACCCTTAGAAATGTTGATGTTTTTACAGGTTGAGGATCCAACTAAATGGACTTCAGAATATCAATAACAAAATACATCTGTCAATATATATTTCATAACAGTCCAAATATGTCCAATTCCTGTTCTCAGTCTATAGAATATTCATGGTTCTTACATTTCTAAGGGCTAGAGAGGCAACCAAATCGACATTAGAATATCAATAATGAAATATACCTATTAATATGCATATATTTCATAACAGTCCAAATAGGGACCTTACATCGATCTATCAACCCTTACCGTAAGGCATGTCAAGAGTCTAACATTTCTTAGAGTTGGAAATCATCAGAATGGATTCTTTCTGAGTATGAACAAGAATGTATATAACTTATATACATTGAGTCTACCTGAAGCAACATCTCACGATTACATTCTCTCAAAGTCAATAAATCGATTAAATCATGGCATATATACGAAATAGAAATCTTTAAATCGATCTATACTGATCTCATTTTGTTACTTTCATCATTTCAATACATTTATGGACATTCCTACAAAGATGATATTGCTTTTATACGTTGAAGATAATTCAATATATTACTTGACTTTGACACACAAATTAGTTCTTAAAGTGTGTAAGTAAAGGACATTGAAAGCACTCGAAGAAAATCATGACTTACTACCCACGACACCCTGTTTCGAGCGTTTTCACGTGTTTCTGGCCAAATATTTGTATCAATATTGATACTTGTAATATAGGTAAAATCAACACTTGACAAAATGGACAAATCGGACTTCATTGTCACTTTGACAATAATCTGGCCCAGTCAGACCAGAAACACGTGAGTAAACTTTCTATATAATTAGTATGCTTCCTCATGAATATAATTCTTAGGAAGTCATTGTTGCCATTTGTATCATGATTTCATATATATTTAATCGATTCATTGACTTTGAGAGAATGTAATCGTGAGATGCTGATCCATCTAAACTCATGAACGTAAATGTATATAACTTATATACATTCTTAATCATGACAGTCTGAAGTTATTCTGACGGTTGACCAGCTTTAAGAAACATCAAGATCCTTACATTTCTTAGAGTTGTGAATCCAACTAAAATGGACCTCAGAATGTTAATATCGTGATATATCTAGTATATAGCTATATACTTTATAACGGTCCAAATAAAGATATTCTGTTGATCTGTCAACTATAGGAAACATCAACATGCCTATCGGTACATTCCTAAGGATTGAGAGTCTGACTAAATAGGTTCAAGACTGTTGATAATGAAATATACCCTCCTTGCGGTAGGTATATATTCTTAATCGTGATAGAAATGGACGTATTCCATCGTTCTACCAACTATAGAAAATGTACCGATAGGCATGTTGATGTTTCTAAGGATTGGTCAGACGACTAAATGGTCCTCAGAATGTTAATGTCATGATATACCTTCCTCATGGTAGATATATCCTCTCAAGAGGCCAAATGGATCTATTCTATCGTTCTACCAACTATAGAAAATGTAGAGATCTTAATGTTTCTAAGGATCAGGAATTCAGCTAAATGGTCCTCAGAATGTTAATATCATGATATACATAACAATATGTATATATTCTATCAAGAGACCAAATAGATCTATTCCATCGTTCTACCAACTCTAAGAAATGTTATAGACTCTACATTTCTAAGGATTGGAATCTCAAGAAAGTAACATCGATCTCGATACTATACGTATCACAATGCATATTTCCAATCATGATCCAAATAAGACCAGTTCGTCAGTCTACCTTTCCTACGGTAGAAACATCAACATGCCTATCGGTACATTTCCAAGAATCAAGAGTCTGAGAAAGTAACATCAATCTCGATAATATACCTACCGCAAGGCATATTTCCATCTCCTCATTCACAGCAATATATTAACATATTGTATTATCACAATGTCTCCATGATCTGTAATGTTCTCATCCAAGTCAATAGTTGAAGCTACTAGATATCTAACATTTGGATAGCATTCAACAAGTTCAAGAAAGATTTCTACTTCTTCGTCGTTACACACGTATACTTCTATCTCTTCCAAATCAGGATTGTTATATAATATTGTGCCCAAAATATCTATTGTCGTCATTGCATTTATTCGTTTAAAGTGGTTACCTGCCTCAACCAATACATTTCCGTAATTACATGAGTTTATTATAATGTCCTTTGTTCGTTCACAGCACATTGATACAAAACTCTCACTAATCTCACTATCTATCAAAAATATCCTTGGTATGTAATTAGGAAGTACTGATAAATCTCGCTCTGTTATCAATGTATATAATGAGTTACCAGCTGCCATAACAGGTTGATAATAATCAGGTATATCAGAAGCTATTGCCATTATTCCTTGTGCTATTGTTATATATGTAGTATCTTCTGAACTTCCTACCACATGAATGACAATCTCACCAAATGGTATTCTTACTTTGAGCATTTCTATCATTTCAGGTACTTCATTCTTGCATACTCTCTGATATTCTGACAGTTCCTTCTTGAGTCTCTTTGCTGTTGCTCTCAATCGAATAGTTGGCACTATGTTGTATAATATATTCATTGAATGCAAGTTATGACACGATGCAATGGCTGTCTTAAATTCTTTCAATGAATTAATGATTAATCTACAATTTATCTCTTGCAAATTTGGAAACATTGAAATGATACTAATTCTCCTGTCTTCTTCAGACGTTAATCTAATGACTTCACTAGCACATAGATTGTTATTAGCAATAGCTTCCATTGCTTCTACTATATCCCACGACATTCTTTTAACACTGAATGGTTTCCTTTTGATGTAACTATAAAGCGTTAAATATCAAACAAAAATGGACTCATTCTGTGAAGAAGAACTAGAAAATGCAAAGATGGACTTTGATGACTTGTCAATCAAGAATGAATATCCAGAGGCACAGGATTACTTGTCTAATATAAGTATGGGTAATGAACGAAGTGAGTCAGAACCAGAAGACAAACTGGACGGCTTGAATACTCTTCTTGACAAGGCAAAAGAGATTATAGGAGATAAGGGTATGAACAAGATTAAACAGTACTTTGGAGCTGATGCCATCAACAAGACAAAAGGTCTTGTAAAGGAAAGTAACAAGACTCAGAAGGCATTATTCATCAATGCTAGCAATAAAGTCAAGGTCAGAAACATTCCAAATGGTGGAGCTCAAGCGAGTGCTGCAGATATAATAGGTAAGAATTGTAAGAGTGTAGTTAGTAGTAGTCTATCTACTGGTCCTTGGAAAGGTAAACCTATAACTGTGTGGTACGATAGCTCAAACACTGTCAAGAAGAATAGACGAGTATGCAGATTAGTTGGCAATGAAGGATTAAAAGTAAATGGTAACGTATTAATCACTGGTGATAGTATTACGCTAGAAGACTTTTTGTTTGTCGAGAAGTTGCTGCTATCATGAGATGATGGAAATATATACATACATTATGTATATCATGATGTCAACATTTTAAAGTCCATTTAGTCAGACTCCTAGCTCTAAGAAATGTAAGAATCAGTATATTCCTAAGGACTGGAAATCAACAAGATAGAGAGTCTATTTCCATCACTAACAAGAATATGTACATATTAGTATGTATATTTCAACATTGATATTGCGCGATTAATTAGTCAGACTTCCAATCCTTAGAAATATAAAGAGTCTTACATTTCTTAGAGTTGATAGAGTGAGGAAACGGACTTTAGAATGTTGATATCATGATATGCATACTAATATGTATATATTGTTGAATGATAGAAATAAATCTCTATTCTGTCGTCTCATGACTTATAGAAATGTAAGGATAAGTATATTTCTAAGGATTGGAAGCCTGATTAAACGGACTTTAGAATGTTGATATCATGATATGCATTATATAATGCATATATTCTTAATCATGATAGTTAGAGCTTACTCTATCGTCTCATGACTTATAGAAATGTAAGTCTCTTTACATTTCTTAGAGCTAGTAGAGTGAGAAAAATGGATTTCTTGAATTCATAATGAAATATACCTATATCGGTAAGTAAAGTGTATATATTCTTATTCATAATGGAGATAGATCTCTATTCTATAGGTTTCCGACTTATAGAAATGTTCTGCAAGGAATGTATTTCTTAGAGTTGGAAATCGAAAACTATTCCTATCACTCTCAATATATGCATATTAGTATGTATATGATAATATCAACATTCTGATATCCATTTGGTCAGACTCCAATCCTTAGAAATGTAGAATCTATAACATTTCTAAGGGTTGGGAATCAAGAGAATAATCAGAAATTAATCATGAACAAAGAGTATATATAACAGTATATATATCACGATATTAACATTCTAAAATCCATTTAGTCAGACTTCCAATCCTTACCGTAAGGCATGTCAAGAGACTTACATTTCTATAAGTTGGGAAACCGGTAATAGGAACTCTATTTCCATCACTAACAAAGTATATACATATTGTTATGTATATCACAATAACAACATTCTAAAGTCCATTTCCTGACTCTACCAATCCTTAGAAATGTCAAGAGACTTACATTTCTTAGAGTTATGAAACTGGCCAAACAGAGATTTATATTTCTATCATTCAATAATATATACATTTATAATGCATATCACGAGTCATCATTCTAAAGTCCATTTCCTGACTCTACCAATCCTTACCGTAAGGCATGTCAAGAGACTTACATTTCTATAAGTTGGGAAACCGGCAATAGGAACTCTATTTCCATCACTAACAAAGTATATACATATTGTTATGTATATCACAATAACAACATTCTGACGTCCATTTAGTCAGACTTCCAATCCTTACCGTAAGGCATGTCAAGAGACTTACATTTCTTAGAGTTGGTAGTCCGACAATAGGAACTCTATTTCCTTCGTTAGTAAGAGTATATACATTTATAATGCATATCACGATAACAACATTCTAATGTCCATTTCCTGACTCTGCCAATCCTTAGAAATATACTATCCTCAACATTTCTATAAGCTAGGAAGCCAATAGAATAGATCACAGTAAATATACCTATAATAGGTATATAATCACAACAATTAGATAGCTTCATCAACCCAAGCAGCATCCTCTTCTATCATGTCATCTTCCTCTGACTCTTCTGATTCTGATGATTCTCCATTGATGACTTTTGATAGATCATTAATAATGCCCATTATAGGATATTGTTGCTTGTCAACTACTGTCCCAGCTGGGAACAGAGAGTTGGTAAAGGCATTAACAAGCCCAGAACCAGTAATCTTTCCATTAGTATCTGTAGCTTCTTTGCTAAATTCATCAAGTAGAGTGTTGACCGTTGTAGAAAAGCGATTCGAAGCATCAGACACAGGAGGAATGCCCAATTCCAAGTCAGTAAACTCTCCAACTAGCTCGTCTTGTGGTTGATTCAAGGCATCTTCAGCATTGTAAATCTTGATTTGTTCATAGGCATACTTGCTAATAGCACTTTCCTTCTCTCCTCTATCTTTCATGGCTTGAACAGTAGTGTTGAGAACATCAACAATCTTGTGCATTTTCTCAGCATTACAATTGTCAGGAGGATAGTCTCTATTGCAAGCTGTAGTAACGCGTTGAATAGATTCAGCAACAGATTCACTGTTAAAATCATTCATAGCTTTGTAAAGTTTGGAAATACGACCATCTTCAGGCAATATAGGACCATCTCCACATTTCTTTACTCCTTCGGAAGCTGATCCTACCACAGAGAATACTTTCTCGGTCATGTTACCAAGAGTCTTACCGGGATTTTCTGGATCATGAACCTTCTTCATGAATGAATTAATGAATCCACCAAGAATTCCGGGTTTACTCTCTTGCGGCACCTTTGTGGTTTCTTGTTGTGCTGAAGGAGATGGAACAGTATCGGTAGTCTTGGTAGTCTTAGTATTGGTGGCAAGCTTCTTCAAGAACTCAGAATCGCCAGCAATAGTCCAATGCTTTTGCAAGAACTTGTTGTTAGGTTTATTGGCCAAATGCTCTTTAGCATATACTCTAATCTGCTCACCAGCATAATTAAAGATCTTGTCTTCATCGATACCATCAGCTCTCATGGTTGTAATGCTGTTTTGAAGATCTGAAACAATCTTGCGCATTCTGTCCTTGGCAGGATGGTCTTCATCAAGAGGATAGTATGTATCGCATGAAGTTGTAAGTAAATCAACAATATGTCCTGGTCTATCTGAAGACATTTCAACCATAGCCAATAGCATTCTGATGGCATTCTCTTCAGGATCATCGGTCGGGTTAGCTACGGTTGTAAACAAGTTGATGAATCCTTTGGCAAATGGAATGACACCAGAATAGTCAATCCCATTATCGAATGTTTCTGTTGCTGGAGTAGTGGTAGGAACAGGAGGTGGTGAGGGAATAGAAGGAATAGGGGATACTAATTTAACAACTGGAGCAGGAGAGGGAGCAACTACCTCAATAGGGAATTTTGGAGCATTATCGCACTGACAATACTCTTTTGTCTTATCGATCAATCTCCCCAAAAGATCAATAGGATTACTTCTATCAAACTCTTTCATGTACATACTGAATTGCTTCTTAATGTAATCTCTAACTTCTGCTTCAGTAGATCCATTGACTTTCATTGTTTCTACAACACTCTTAGTATCAGCTGCAATCTTGTTCATCTTTTCTCTCTCAGGATGACCAATAGGATAATATTTATCTGCAGATTCTATCATTATGCTAACAATATAAGCATTTCCACCTGGAAGCGAAGAAACAGCAGATGCAATGATACCATCAACAAATTCATCTTTTGCCACTTCCTCTTCTAAATTAAAGGTGGGCATGAAAATGTTGAAAATAGAATTGAGAGCAGGAATAATGCCAACTATTCCAGTGTCATCAGAAGGAATGGGATCAGGTACCATTACAACTGGCTTGATTTCACGAGAGTTGTTAGATGCAACCTTATCTTCAGCATATTGCTTATTGAAAGCAGTAAGTTGTCTAGTAACATAGGTAGTAATCTTCTTGAGATCGATTCCCTTGTCTTTCATTGTTTGAACATTACTCTTGACTTTAGCAGCGAATTCATGCATAGTTTCCTTATTGGGATGCTCTACTGTAAGGGGATAATGGGTATTCACAAGAGAATCCAATGCTACAACAAAATCATCAGCTCTGGCAGATGTTGATGAAACAATTGCATCAAAGAGAGATTTGGAGAAACTATCATACTCTTCTACCCAATCTTCTGGTTTGCAAGGAGTATCCAAGACAGTTATAGCACTCTTAATATTGTTAGGAAGTGAAGTAAACAATTCATCAGTCATAATATCTGAATGGACAATGATTGGCTCGATCATAGGAACAGTCTTGGGTTCGAGTACCTTTGCAACATGTTGAGGAAACCAAGAGAGAATTCCCTTGGCAGTATCAGATAAACCAGTATCTTTTGACTTCTCACCCTTGAACATGTTGTAAATGCCACTTCCAACTTCATACAACTTTACCAAGCCAGAAGCATTATCAATAATACTACCAAGAGAACTTGTTGATTCGACTGGAGCTGGTGTAATGGGAGAGGGAATGATAGAATTAAGGGGACTAGAAACAATAGGATTCATTGAATTCTTAAAGACATTTAGTGCCTCAAGAGCCACTGATGAAGGACCTTCATAGCTAATACTAAATTTAATCTGCTCGCTGGACATGTTTTACCTTGCCACAATTCATGACGCACATCTTCAGTTAGTCAGATGCATTGAATCGATTTTTCTCAGCAACAGTGGAGGAATGTTCTTCTTTCACGATATCTCTTTAAAGGTTCTAAGGACAAACAGTTACAAGGTAAATCATGAGCGTTAAAATTATTTGGGTTGATATTGAACATATTGGTCCTGCTAGTGGAGTTGCTGAATGGAATAATGAGAAGGTTTGGTTTTCGAGAATTGGACTTCCTAGTATCATTAGTACTAATAATGATGAACTTCCAGAAGTAGTAGAAGGCAAGCACAGCTATGCATTGTATTCTATGCCTGCTGAACATATTGAAGAACTTACAAAAGAACACAAGAGATATGCTGATGAAACAGGAATGCCATTTTTGCATGGTGATCCCATCAAGAGAATTCGCAAAGGTTTTGTAGTTAAATATGATAAGGAAACTGTAGCTAAAGTCTCAAAGACTACTCCTACCATTTCGGCTCAATATGGCAAACTTGGAGTATCCACTGTATTCCAATACCAAACCAACTTTGGAACAGTAGAAGCCAAGCTGGTACATATCTGCGATGAGTCAGACTTTTCTAATTATCTTGTGCCTTGTCCTATCGTTGACTAAGCATAGTCAACGGGATAATGGAACTATTGTTCCATTATCCTATTGTGGATATGTAATATCCACTGGACAAATAACTTCATTACTTGTCCTATTGTTGACTAAGCATAGTCAACGGGATAATGGAACTATTGTGGATATGTAATATCCACTGGACAAGTAGTGAAGCTACTTGTCCTATCGTTGATTAGTAGTAAATATTTGTTCATTAACAAATATGTGGTTTTGGATTATTGTTATATCATTGCTAGTTCTGACAATGTTGTGGTTATTCTATTTTGGTTCAAGTAATGGTACTCTCGACGTATTGAATAATGTAGCTACCAACTGCAATGGTGATGCCACCAAGCTACAAATGAAAAAGAAGGATACATATGACGAATACATCAATAGAATAATGGGATTGTGTGCTCCCAAGCGAGTAAAATCAGTGCCTTTGGTTGAGCATAGAGAAGCACTGCCTTCAGAGACCAAGAGATTTAATAACAAGTTTAAGCAATCAGAATCTAATGCAGAACGTAGATGTAGAGATATCTTTCAAAGCAAATTCAATGAACCCTTCGAAAGCATCAGGCATCCACAAATTAGAAATCCCAAAACTAATAAATGTCTAGAACTTGATGGATATAATGAGGATTTAAAACTTGCCTTTGAATACAATGGCGAACAACATTACATTTGGCCAAACTACTTGTCACGAAAAGGTAGCCAAACAGAGGAACAATTTAACAAACAATGCGAAAGAGATGAGTATAAGAAGAAGCGCTGCAAAGAATTAAATATTGATCTCATCACTATTCCATATACTGTGCCTTATGGAATGTATGAAGATTACATTGACGAAAGGATACCCACTAGACTTAGAAATAGACTTGTTTAATACATATTGCTAGCTTAGCAATATTTTTGCTCACTGAATTATTGTCAAACCAGTTATTCATAGCGTAACATGGGTCATTCAAGTGCATCAACAATTTACAAGCTTTGATTCATAATTTATATACATTTTCTTGACTCCTCTATTTCTGAAACTGAGGTGCAAGATGATTTAGAAAAAAATTCTCTGGCATTCAAAATGAGCAATAAGTCGCCAGTTAATAAGTCGCCAGTCGCCGAAGAAACCACTGCTGTTACATCTCCCAAGAACAAGAATTCCACTCGTCTCGAAAATGTGATTAAGAAGCGTGGTCATGACGGTTGGTTGGAAGGAGAAACTGTCATGGATGTGTCTGATGTTAATGCTGAAGGAGGAGGTTTTGCCATGATTGATGCTCCTGTTAAGCTTAGCGGTAACAAGAAGTGGGTTGGTGATCTTCGTGTTGTTTCTGACAATTTTGAACATTACAAGCAAACTCTTGAAACCTTTTTTGAAAAGCCTCGTGGTGTCTTTACTGCTGACGAGATTAAGCACTATGTCGATGGATACAAGAAGTTGTACGGAAAGAAGACTAAGAAGCAAGAACTTGATGAAGTTGAAGGACAATCTGCTCCCTTCAGAGTTCGTGCCAAGTCTGAAAGAGCTTCCTCTAGAACTAAGGTGGATAAGGTTGTTACTACCAAGGGAAATAAGGAAACTGTGATTAAGACTACAATCAAGAGATTGCAAAGTCCTGCTCCTTCTAATCCCGTTGGTACTGTCTTTAGTCTTGCTGATCTTAAAAGTATCCTTGTCTATGGAGCTACTGTTGATAACAAGAATATCACTATGATTCCTGTTGATGTTAAGACGGTTAACAAGGTGACCAGACATGTCTCTCCTAAATCTAACAAGCAAGTTGCTCCTTCTAGCCCAAAGTAAATTAGGAAAGAAATATTGGTATAATACCAATATCTAATGTTGAGATGAATGGATATTTGTTGTGTGATGATAATTTATCATCACACAACAAATGTATTCGATAGCTGTATTTAGTTGGAACACTGAAAGTATTCCACTCAGTGATACAGATGGTATAGATGGTAATTATCCTGATTTTTTCATGAAATGGATATCTATAATAGAAGAACAAGATCCAGATGTGATAGCAGTAGGATTCCAAGAAGACAGGCATCCAGGTAGTTACTATCACAGTAATTTCCTACCTTCTGAGATGTCAAAGTATGGATATTCACTAGTCAAGAGAACAAAGATGATGGGAGTTGGTGTTACTACTGCAAAAGGTTTGCTAGATGGTGATTTATTTGCAAGAGGTCTTAGGTTGTCTATATATGCCAAACACAAGTTAGCTGATGATATTGCTTATCAAGAAATAACAATGAGAAAGGTAATAGGTAATGATGGACAGCGAGAATATACATATAATCCATTTACTAGAGCAAAAGGAGCAGTGGCATCTTATCTGATATTGCCAAAGGTTGGGAGAATTGCATTTATCTGTTGTCACTTACCATTTAATAGTAATAGTCTGATAACAGAGCGAGAGCAAGGTAATTCAATGTTGAGACAGAATGCATTGAACGATGCCAATGTATGTTTTAATGGTATAATCGAACAATTAGTATTAAATCAAGATCCAAAGCCAGATCATGTTATATACTTTGGTGATTTCAACTATAGAATACATGATTATCGAAAGGCATCAGTAGTTAGCAAGTTGTTGCTGTCAGGCGATGAGAAGATATACTCTGAATTCTATACTCATGATGAAATGTTAGAGCAAATGCTAAAAGAGAATATTTACATGTACAAGGAAGGAATAGATGGCAATGGACCAAACTTTGCTCCAACATGCAAAATGGAGAAGAATAGATCAGTACATTCAATAATACCAGAAGATAACAAGATAATTTGGAACGTAGGACGCAAACAACAGAGAATTCCAAGTTGGTGTGATCGTATATTATATAGCGACGAGGTAAAATGTTTGAACTATGACAGATTCGATGTTGGCAATGCCATGAGTCTGTCTGATCATGCAGCTGTAATAGGCTTATTTCAAGTGTAAAAGTGAGAGTTGAGAATTCTAGTTCGAGTCAGGAGATTATTGTCTCGATGCTGTCTGAACGTCAATGAAGGTCGAATTGGCAAAATTTATGAATTCGATTTGTGATAGTAAATAATACCTATTATTGGTAAACGAAAATAGGCAGAAACACGCGAAAACGCTCGAAAATGGGCCTTGTGAATAGTAATACATCGTTTGTTTCAAGTGCATTCAGACGTGTTAATAAAGGTAATTAAAGAAATAGAATTGGTGATATGCCTGATGTTAGGCATATACTTTTGTTATTGATTGAAAGAGAGGCTATTTGTTGGTTTCCTAGCTTATAGAAATGTACTGATCCTTACATTTTCTAAGGTTAGTAACTCTGACCAAATGGACTTTAGAATGTTCATGTCATGATATGCATAATAATATACATCTTTGCCATGTAACATTGGAATCCTATTCTGTCGATTTCCAGACCATAGAATATGTAAGACTCTTAATGTTTCTAAGGTTGGTAAGTCGCTCGATTGGACTTTAGAATGTTGATGTCATGATATGTGTAATAGTATGTATTGTTGACAGATAGAATTAACACTGCATTCTGTTTGGTTTCCCAGCTTATAGAAATATACTGATCCTTACATTTCTTAGAGTTGGTAAGTCACTCGATTGGTCCTCAGAATGTTGATGTCATGATATAGATACTATTATGCATATATCTTTACCATATAACATTGGAATCCTATTCTGTCGGTTTCCTGGCTTATAGAAATGTACTGATCCTTACATTTTCTAAGGTTAGTAACTCTGACCAAATGGACTTTAGAATGTTGATGTCATGATATGCATAATAGTATGTATATTCTTGCTAGATAAGATTAGAGTTGCATTGCATCGATTCTCTGACTTATAGAAATATAAGTCTCTTTACATTTCTTAGAGTTGCTAGATCTACCTGGTTTGTCCTCAGAACATTAATATCATGATATGCATAATAGTATGTATATTCTTGCTAGATAAGATTAGAGTTGCATTGCATCGATTCTCTGACTTATAGAAATATACTAATCCTTACATTTTCTAAGGTTGATAACTCTGACTAAATGGACTTTAGAATGTTGATGTCATGATATTCATACTATTATACATATCTTTGTTAGATAGAATTATGACTATATTCCGTAGACTTCCAGACTATAGAATATGTAAGACTCTTGATATTTTATAGAGTTGATAAACCGCTCGATTGGATTTCAGAATGTCGATATCATGATATATGTATATTGTTGCTAGATAGAATTAGAATTCCATTCTGATGATTTCCGGACTATATAATATGTAAGTCTCTTTACATTTCTCAGGATTGACAAACCTGACTAAATGGATTGAGAACATTGATGTCATGATATGTATTCTCGTTAGATAAGACTAGAATTCTATTTCGTTGAGTCTCTGACTTATAGAAATGTAAGACTCTTGACATGTCTTACGGTAGAGCTAGAAGTCTGACCAATTGGCCCTTATTTTGTTGAATAAAGAATATGCTATATTATAGTATATCATTATGATTGATGTTCTTGATGTCTAGTTAGATAGAGTTTCCTGACTCTAGGAAATGTCAAGAGACTTACATTTCCTAGGATTAGAAGTCCGATCGATTGGTCTTATTTCTATCATTACATATTATATACTATAATATAGTATATCATTATGATTGATGTTCTTAATGTCTATTTATTGGGCTTACCCAACTCTAAGAAATGTAAATCTCTTAACATTTCTAAGGATTAGAAGTCTGACAGATTGGCCCCATTTCTATCATTACACATGATATACTATATTATAGTATATCATTGAATTTCTAGAGTCTAGTTAGATTGGGATCTCAACTCTACCGTAAGGCATGTCAAGAGTCTTACATTTCTATAAGTCAGAGAACCGAATAAATCGACATTAAGAACATCAATCACAATGATATACTATAATCTGTAATGATAGAAATAGATCGAACTTTCAGCTCTTAGAAATGCAGAGGATCTAACATTTCTAAGGATCAGGAATCTGGGCTTCAAAATGTTGATATCATGATATACTGTATTATGGTATATTTCTCATTCAACAAAATAAGACCGATTAGCCAGACTTCTAATCCTTCCGTAAGGCATGTCAAGAGTCTTACATTTCTATAAGTAGAGAAACCCAACAAACTTACATCAAGAATATTGTCTTCGATAACATGCTATAATATAGTATGTTTCTCATTCAACAAAATAAGGGCCAATTGGTCAGATTTCTAGCTCTACCGTAAGGCATGTCAAGAGACTTACATTTCTTAGACCTAGGAAACTCGATCTAACCAGACATCAAGATCAATCATAATGATATAATATAGTATATATGCTCTAGCTAGAAATAGAGTTCCATTCTATCAACCTATAGAAACATCAAGAAACTTACATTTCTATAAGTCAAGAGCCCAATAAATCGACATCAAGAACATGAATCACAATGATATATTATAATATAGTATATAATCTGTAATGATAGAAATAAGACCAATTGGTCAGGCTATCAACCTATAGAAACATACAGAGTCTTACATTTCTATAGGTTGGGAAGCCCAATAAATCGACATCAAGAACATCAATCACAATGATATACTATATTATAGTATATTTTTCATTCAACTCTATTTCGCAAACAATACAATCGACACAATCAACAATATAATTGCTACTATTGCTATCACACTCACAAATCCTATATACAAAGGAGACTTCCACCATTGTACCTCACTCAAATATGCATCAATGTTGTACTGACACAAAAACCTCTTTCCACTTGGATCACAGTCATTATATACTGCATTACATGGACCCTTACAATCTTGACCACACATCTTTGCATTAGGACAATACGAGTATACCAATTGCTGTTGACATTCTCTTTTGTCTGACCAAATTGTACTCTTTCTCTCTATCAAGTCACACACTGCAGCATCTGGATGAATCTTGCAATACCAATAGCCTGCCACTACAATTGGATTGTTAATGTATTCTATTGATTTGCTAGTACAACCAAAGTAAATCTGAGCAGGTAGAAAGATCAAGTCATTGGCTGGCACAACATTGGATATATTACTGTCCGAATATATATTAGCCATAACATCATCAAAATACATGCTACATGGAGTTCCTGTGAGAAGCAGAACTGGTTCATCCCACAATGCCAGTCCATTCGAAACTATCCTCAGAACAGAAGTAGTACCAGTCATTACTACATTAGATAATCCATTCTCTGAACTTATCAATATGCCAGTATTAAGATTACTGCTATACAATGTAACATTATTACGCTCGCCCAGCACAGTAAATATTGGTATATCTGGCAGTTTCTTGACATCAGTCTCCCAATACCACTCTGTAACTCCAAGATTTACCTTGCTCAACAGAAACTGTCCATTGTTTCTCATTATTATTACAGAAGAACCACTATATATTGGTCCTATTATTCTATCCATTCCTTTGTATTCACTGGTATTTACTCCTGTTCACTCACGTTCACTCGTACAAAGAACTATAATCTTCTTCAACAGGTGGTTCATCAAAAATCTTTTGCTTGTTCAGCTCTCTAATGTCTTTGGTCTTAATTACAACAGGATTCTTCAACCAAGTAATTATCTTGTCAAAAGCATTATCTTCTGCCAACACAGATTCAATCGTTGGTTTGGGATTGTACTCTGGAATATTGATGGCATTGTTAAAATCATTAAAGAATGCAATAGGATTGTCATCTAAGATGTATGTATTGCTCTGAGTAGATTGCTTGAACCCATGTTTGGCTAGCTCAATGAGTGGCTTTGTATAACATTTGGTTCCATCAATATCTTCAATAATGCAATCATCTCTAGTCAACACAAGAGCAGGTTTATATGGCAAATCTCTGAACAGAAATCTCACTATTGCATGAACATAATGATAAGTACCAGCAGACCAAATAATAACATTGGTAAAGTAGTTGAAACAGAACATTAGGAACTCTCTGAAATGAGGTCTAGCTATACCCCAGTATTCATCAGTTTCACCAGAGTTAAAGTAGTAGATTCTATCTCTGCTGCGAATGAGTCTGGGAGAATCTGCTACTCTTGCAAAGCCTTCCATAGTTTCAAAGGTGTGAATCATTGTTAGATCGAGATCAATAACTATTGTGTTAGAAGTTGTCTTGTTCCAAAAGTTACTGTGTGGATTGGAATATAAATCGCTAGTTACATTCGTTAGTGACATTATTTATATAGCTACTTTTTCTTTTTGCAATAATTGTATTCTATTCATCTATTACAGTACATCTATTGAATATCTTACGCGTTCATTGTGCTTTGGTCTATACAAGAGTTGAGGACCATAAGCAAACCAAACAGTAATTAGAATAGCAAATAAACATATAAGTATAATGATAATTGCAACAGTGGATGCAAAATCATGATCACTAGGTATGGTACAAGTATCGCCAGGACAAAAAGGAGAGCATCTTATATCTTGACAATCTACTTTTCCATCTTTGCAGCCAATGCAATTACCATCAGGACAAGCAACTGGATCAGAACAATGACTGGACATTCTTTTGTCTTGTTGGAATATAAGTTGAGAAAGAGTTGGTAATTGCATCGTTCTATCAACTCTAAGAAATGTACCGATAGGCATGTCTACATTTCCATAGGCTGAGAAAGAGGCAAACCAGTCATGATAAAGTCATTAGTAAGAAGTATATATCTAATATAGATATATCATGACATTGATCTTGAGAGACTAATTCTTCAGGTTACTAACCTTAGAAAATGTAAGGATCTCCATATATTTATAGATTGAGGAAGAGTCAAAGTAGTCACAATAAAGTCATTAGTAAGAAGTATATATCTAATATAGGTATATCATGATATCGATCTTGAGAGACCAATTCTTCAGGTTACCAACCTTAGAAAATGTACCGATAGGCATGTCTACATTTATATAAGTCAAGAAAGATACGAATTCGATGTTAATAGAGTCAGTAACAAGAAGTATATATCTAATATAGACATATCTCAACATTGATATCAAGAGATAGATTCATCATTCCACCAACTCTAAGAAATGTAAGAATCTTTCTATATTTATAGACTGAGAGAGGAATAAACAATCACAATAAAGTTACTAACAGGAAGTATATATCTAATATAGGTATATCATGATATCGATCTTGAGAGACCAATTCTTCAGGTTACTAACCTTAGAAAATGTACCGATAGGCATGTCTACATTTCTATAAGTCATGAAAGAGTCAGAATAGGCCCTATATCCATCATCTCTCATTATATACATAATATAGATATATTTCAATGTTAATATCAAGAGACCAATTCATCGTTCCATCAACCTTAGAAAATGTACCGATAGGCATGTCTACATTTCTATAAGTCATGAAAGAGTCAGAACAATCACAATAAAGTTAGTAACAAGAAGTATATATCTAATATAGATATATCATGATATCGATCTCGAGAGACCAATTCCTCAGATTACCAGCTCTAGAAAATGTACCGATAGGCATGTCTACATTTCTATAGGTTAGGAAAGAGTCAGAACAATCACAATAAAGTTAGTAACAAGAAGTATATATCTAATATAGATATATCTCAACATTGAAATCAAGAGACAGATTCGTCAGGTTACCAACCTTAGAAAATGTAAGGATCTCTATTTATAGACTGAGAAGGGAACGAACCAATCACAATAAAGCCAATACCATGATATACCTATATTACATATGTATATCTCAACATTGATGTCAAGAGACCAATTCATCATTCCATCAACCTTAGAAAATGTAGAGATCTGTACATTTCTATAAGTCAGGAAACGAACCAATCACAATAAAGTCAATAACAAGAAGTATATATCTATATTAGATATCTCAACATTGATGTCAAGAGACAGATTCGTCAGGTTACCAGCTCTAGAAAATGTACATATACCTATCGGTACATTTCTATAAGTCAGGAAACGAACAGAATGGTCACAATAAAGTCATTAGTAAGAAGTATATATCTAATATAGGTATAATGATATCAACATATCTAGGTACAATCCATCGTTCCATCAACCTTAGAAAATGTACCGATAGGCATTTCTATAAGTCAGGAAAGAGACAAACCAGTCATAATAAAGTCAGTAATAAGAAGTATATATAATAGTATACATATCTCAACATCAATATCAAGAGACAGATTCATCATTCTACCAACTCTAAGAAATGTACATATACCTATCGGTACATTTCTATAAGTCAGGAAAGGATCAGAACAGATCCATCATCTCTCATGATATACCTATATTAGGTATATTTCATCAAAGTTACAACAACTCTATCATTGCCGCATATTCTCTCGTCTTGTCCAATGTATCTAATCTACTGCCTCCATAATCCAATATTCTATAATACACTTTTTCGCTTTTGTCTGTTCTGCGATCTGCAATTGGTGATACCTTTTTAATTGCATCAGAACCATATATCACTGTATTGTTCTCTCCATCGCTTCCTTCTGGCAGTGGGATATTCATGAAAATGTGCCAATCATCCAATAATCCAATAGCATTTGCATAACTATCTGTATTTCTAATTAGATAAATCTTTCCATCTGCTGTCTGCAATAGATATGGTTCTCTACTATACAACAGATTCTTATCAATCTCAGTATGTATCTTATACAAATCCTTTTCTTGCTGTCTATCTTGCAACCATGAATTGTATTCCTTTACTCCAACTAGAATCTCAGTATTCTTATGCGGCTCAAAGTCCTCTACTCCTTGATAATAGTCATCAATAATAAACGAAGTATCCTCTGTCTTCCACGAAATGTAGTCACGCAAGTTGCCTACCATTGAATCATAGAAACTCTTGTTGTACATTACTATTCTATTACCTTTGAACAATGATGGAACAACGACTCCAAGCTCTTCTAATATGGTAGTATCTAATCCTCTTGTTCCCGCAACTTCATCATCATAAATAACACTAGGCAAAATTCTTGGCAACGTAGACAAGTCATATGCGTAATAGCTATCTTCAACCTTTGCATTCGATATAGTTAGATAGTCACGCGCAAAACTTTGTGGTGTTGTACTTGGTATTATCGATGATACATTGTCATACAGCCATCTTACCACGTGCAATACAAGTCTCATATCTCTCTTTAGCTTAGTCAAGCGTCGAGTTTGGTTAATTTCAGACACTAACACTGGTGAATGTCCACTCACAATAGTACCATCTTCGTCTCTAATTGGAACATACAAATATCTAGGATTATCCAATACTGAATACCACAATCCTGCAATTCTATCTCCTTTTCGATCAATGCTTGATGGCTTGCCCAACATTGTAGTCACTGTTTTGTAAGTCGAATATGCAATTTCTGATGAAACAGGTAGATTAACTGGAGCAGCTGGAATGGTAATGATGGTCATTGGTCCATCTACAGTCTTGATGGTAATGGCTCTCATCTTACCATTCTGATCAATGTATTGTGATACTCCAGGCGACTTGAGATAGTGCAATAGGTCGAATTGTGAGTACACATTCTTGTAATCAGTAATTTCAGTACCCAGCATGTTAAAAGTATGAGTTTCATATGCGCGTGAATACATTTCGTGACATGCTTCTGTAATGTTATTCTCGAATACCTTTTTATTGTTACTTCTATCCACAATTAGCTCACAATGTTCATTCTTCAAGTTATTACTTTCTGATCCTTCATTCAACAGAATCAATACTGTTGCTCTATCTGTTCTCAGCGGTTTAATGGGAAAATCTTTGAATCTAGGAATTACAATTTGTCCACTGTCTTGATCGCCACCATAGGAGAACATGTAGATATTAATGCCAAATAGCTCTTCAACAGCGCGATAATATAATCTTGGATCGAGCTCAATATCTAGATCGCCCAAATTCTTCAAAATGGCTTCTTCACTATAATCATACATTTCTTGCTTCAACAGGCCAGGATGAATAGTCTTTTCCATGTATTCGCGCAGATCTTGCAAGTAGCTCTCATCATCAGAATTATAATTGGGATCTCCTACTGCAGCACAAACACAGGCTAGCAATGAATTGGGACCTCTTGGTATTCCAAAACGCTTCATGTTGGTAAAATTACTATATGTAGACAAGAGATATTGCACATACTTTGGAAGAATGCCATAATCGCCCTTTTCCAAAATCTTCTTTGTACTAATTTCCTTTGTAGATGTATAGCTCTTTGCTCCTTTGGCGCCCTTGTCTACCAGAGCACTGGTTCCTGTTTGCTTACGACTGCGGAATCTTCTATAGTCTGGTGATACAACATTACCACTGATTTGCATCGATCGATAGCAGCATACATTGAACTGGTAGTCCTTATCTTCATTGATATTGTTTTGCTGCACTCCTACATATTTATAGTCAGGATAGTCACAAGTAAAGTACAAGGGTTTGTCTTCATAGGGATAGGACAAAATGTTGACGCTTGCCAGCTTATTCTCAAGAGATGGGTCATTTGCTTTTACAGTACCATATCTATCAGCAACTTCATTCATAGCATCTTCCTTTGCAATAATCTTGGGTTGTCTCTGCGCTTGACATTTACGAGCATAAGATTTGGGAAATAACCTAGGAGCTACTGACTTTAGCTGGTTAATTCTCGAAAATCTCGTCTTCTCTCCACCAGCAAGAGCCATCATTTTAACATTTGAATTGTTGATTTCTTTTGCAATATCTGGGCATACGTTCTTGTACAGGACAGTACTGTGGAAGTAGTATAGCATGAGATTGCGGAATACCATCATAAACTTTGTCATATCTTCTCTATTGCCTGATTGATTAACCTTGACTTCCACGTAATATAGATCCTCCTTTTCTTTTCTCTTTTCTGCTTCCTTGGCCAATTTAGCATCGAATGCTGGCAAATCTTCCTTTTTGGTTGCTTTTCTTTGTTTGGCTTCCTCTGCTTCTCGCTTGACTCTATCTTCATCAGTCTCAATAGTTGTATCTGCAATATACAATTCAGTATTACCATTTGGCTGAATAACATTATTGGCAGAAAACATGAATAGTTGACCACTTGATACCTTCTTTTGCTTGATTGTGAATGATAGATCTTCCTTTCTGGTGCCATCTAGTGAGTACATTTCACTAAGCAATGGATGATACTTCAAGTCTATTCTACCTCTGAGTGCAAAAGGTTTGCCAACTTCATCAACATTGATAAAGTTGAACATTGTAGGATCCATCATTATCATATACAACATGATAGTTTCATCGAATTCAAAGTTAAAAATGTCAAAGGAGCCCTTTGCCTTTAATTCTTGTTGTTCACCAATAACAAGAGTAGACATTGCTTTTTCTACTCTAGCTGATGCAACCTTTGGGTCAGACACAAGATCCTTTTCTTCGTCAGAAGGAGTTTCTATCATGAGAATGTTATCAACCAAATTGTATTCAACCAAGTAAAAAGAATCTTTGGTTGCATCAGCTAGAGAATCAACATTTTCTCCATCAGCATTACCAAGCCAAAGGACAAAATAAATGTAATTGTTATTGACTGCTTTGTTTAGCTTGAATGACTTGATGTTGAATTGTCTGTCTTCTTCTGGAGATGTATATACCTTTACAAACTGCTTGCCATCTTGATCAATGTATTTCACAAATGGAATGTACTTTGTGTTTCTAATACTGTTGAATATGTCAATGCCATCGAATTCATTGGGATATCTCTCAATATCACCATTCTCATCGGGAAAGTAGGGATTAAACGAACTCAATGATGATGAGAATTTAATGTTAGCAATAGGACAAGTTTCTGTCCTAAGAACTGGATATATTTTATCATCAATGCCTTCAAACTCTATGAGATCATGCTTGATTGTAGCAGCTTTGATGTGGATATTTCTATCATTGGTAGCTTGAACAATAATATCTTTGATGGAAATTGTAAAGGCATCAACAACCTCCTGATAAGTTCCATACTGTTGATCTTTTGGAAGCATGCTATTGATACTAATTAATATACTCTTCTGCTCTTTCTCATCAACGTCTTCTCCAAATTGGCTAGCTACAAAGCGATAATATAATACCATAAAGTCATTATAATCTCTAATGCCTCTATTATATTTTTTCATCTCTTCGTACAAATCGGGACTTCCAGACCGCCTAGTGATAAAATTATTAGGATCTTCAAAGACATATGGGTCATAGTAAAAGGGAGAAGTCGATCGATCGGCTTCATCGCCAGTAAGTACCATTACAAGTTTAACTGGAAGATTAAAGGTACTAGCTGCATCGTATAGAACAGTAATCTCATTGTCTAGAGCTGCCTTTAGCTCATCCAAAGCGTCTGACATATTTATGAATGGAGAGTAAAAGTATTTGCTGTTTGTTGATTTATAATTATTCCTTAGTTATATATCATTGATACATAACCATTCAGCAATGATAATCTTCTATCAGACATTTATTTTGCAACTGTAAATGTCTGGTAGAAGATTAAGGCCAAATAAAATTGTAGCCTCGGGCTCTTCTTACAATAGTGAAGCAGTAGAATCTGATTTACCTGGCGATTACTTTGTCAAAGGGCCAAGAAATCAAAAGAAATCAGAGGATGATATCATGATCATCAAAGATGAAGATGGGCCAATCAGCATCAATAGAGTTGTACTGAGAAAGACGTTAATAGATCTTAGAGAAAAATCAGGAACTATTGCTCATGAATTACAAGGAGAAGATGCTGAATTGCTAGCTGGAGTGAAGAAGACTCTGAACAAAGTGTATCCTCACAACAAGTACTACAAAATGGTGGTAGAAGACATTAAGGACATCTTTTCAACAGTAAACAAGGTAGATCCTGGCACTGTTGGTGCATATTTTATTGGTTGTTTCAGAGAAGATAACTTTACTGGACCAAAGGGATGCAATCCATTGTGCGTTGGATCATTGAAACCAACAGGTGGTATGCCAGGTCATAATGATTGTGATGATATGGTTCTGTTGTATGAGAACGATACCTTCATGTCTCAGAATGACAAAAAATCAGAGCATGCATACGTGTACATCAAAGATGACAACTTTCGTGGTTTCACGAAGGTAAATATTGCTCAGCTTGAACATAGTGGTATTACATCTTGCTCATTCTTGTATTCGAACGGAGAAGGTGGCTACAGAGAAGTAACAGATCCTGTTCCAATTAAATCATTGCCTTTTCGTACTAATTTTAGTGGAGACAGAGATGTTGATGCAGAAGATTCAGAGGAAGTACCTGGTTGGTCTGCAGTTGTAGCAATATTAGTTGTATTGTTAGTTATTCTGTTATTTGTATTGTTGTACCAGCTGTATATCCATTATGTAGGTCCATTGTGGGTATAGAGATATTGTCTCAAAAGATAGAGGTAGACAATGAGAAATCTTCTCATTGCCGTGATACTCTACTATCATCTCAAAGATGATAGTAGAGGTAGGCAATGAGAAATCTTCTCATTGCCGTGATACTCTACTATTCATAACAACATATACAATAATAAGAATGATTGCAATAAGGAAAAGGGCAATAAGTAGCCATGATGCCCACATTTAATACAGCAATAGATTTTAGTCATTGATATATCAATGACTAAAATCGTCATTGACAGGTATACCTATCAACTACTAAATCCTGTTTTTGGTTATTAACCAAAAACTTACCACCCATTTAAACCAGAACAATAAATAGAGTCATGCCTATATCTAGATCTTTTGGTCTGTCCTTTTACTTGATATATTTAACTATATTAAGTATGGGAATGTACATGTTGCTATACTATTCAGGTTGCCCTGATTGGATATGGATACTCATTGCTATTGCAATAGTAATATCTATAGTAACTACATTAATCAAAGAGTTCAACATGAGAAAGGTAGTGACAGTACAAGGTAGAGACGTTACTCCTGAGAGTAATGGCAGTTGGACAATCTTTTATATCATCTTCCAATTGGTAGCTATTGGCCTAATCTTTGCTGCTCTTATTCTTGCAATGTTCTATAGCAATATATCATGGTGGATCTGGTCTGTTCTGTTGGTTGCATTAGTATTGTCAGTAGTCAGTAATACAATGACATCTTTTGATGGACTAGTTGCCAACATTGGATTCATCATTGGCCTTGTGTCTACTGTCTGTTTTGCTATTGGTATTACATTGTTGGCTATATATAGTAACTCTCCTTGGTGGGTGTGGTTAGTCATTACTATTGCATTGCTATTTGGCCTGTTGTCGTACATTTTCTATGCTTTTGCAGTTCCTAATACACTGATTGTTACAGAGAGTGAACAAGCTATTGTATGTACTAATGGTTGTGCTGGCAAGGATACAGTACTGGTCGAAGATAGTCAAGGTATGACTATATATACACCAGAAAGTATAGCTGCTTACTATCAAGATGAAGACATTGTGAGGCAGTTGACTACTGAAGACTCGCTGAAATATCTGAATAGTCCAGAGTTTGCACAAATAGCTAGTAATCGTGAAGTTTTTGATTACATTAGCCAACCTGATGTAGTGAGATATCTCATGAATAAGGAATATCTAACAGACCCAAGAGTATTAGAATATATCAACAGACCTGAAGTAGTAGAATGGGCAAATAAGCCAGAAGTTAAAAAGTACTTTGTCGATAATAACATTATGTGGCCAAAGGAATGGGTAGATTCGAGACAACGAGCTGAAGGATTAGTTCCAATGCCTTATTTGGTTGAAGATGGTCCTGTTCCCGCTGTGACAATTCCTTCTGTTCCAAAGGTTACTGTTCCAGCAAGTAAGGTAACTGTAATGAGTTCTACTACACCAAAACCAATTCCATCTATTCCAGTAAATGTTGATGTTACTCCCTCATTCAACAATATGTTTGGAGTTGGTAATAAGGAAGAGGTCAGTGTTGTTACTTCTATTCCTAGCAATCCAGTATTCTCTGGATCTATTCCTTCTAGTCCAGTATTCTCTAACAGTATTCCATCTAACCCAGCATTCAATACTCCTATTTACACAAGTCAAGGTTACTCCAACTCAGCAACAAAGCAATACTTTGATATTGAAAAGAATGTCAATGGTAGCATTATTTCTGAGGATGATGGATCTGTATGTAGTCTTCCACCTAGAAAGGAAGTCGTTGGATCTGTTGAAGTAACTAATTATCCTGATGAATATGTAACTGATTATATTCCAGTTCAACGTAAGGTTGCTGATGGATACAGTACTGTGCAAGAATACTATCAAGAAAGAGACAAGACATATACTGAGGTAGTACCAACTGAGAGAAAAGCTGTTTTGAACAGTGTCATTGTTGAGAGACCATCTGTTCAAGCTAGCATTAACAATGATTACCTATCCAGTGTTGTAGATTTGTCTCCTGTGCCTGCAAGAGAAGTCATTAATGTTGATACCCTGAATAGCAATACCTCGAGCAGAAAGTTGTATATTCCTTCGACAAGACAGAATAGTTTGTACTAAATCTAGATCAGTAAATTCCTGCAACTGTAAATGTATACTGTTAGGTTAGTAGACAATGGAGTAATACAACTCTATGAAGCAGATAATATTGAGATGCTGGCTGGTATGCTAGCAGCTGGTATGAGTGATGCTCTTCCTGAAGGAGCATATCTAGAGAGCGATACTGATGTATCAGAATATAGACTAATTGCAGATCTATCACAAGCAGATATTCCATATGTAGGTGGTGATGTATTGAGAGAAGGATACTATGGAATCTGGTTATCTCATGGAAGAGGATTTAACTATAGTCTATATACATTCAAGACTGTGGAATTTATCAGAGGAGTAATGGCATGTTGTGCCTTTTATGAATATGACTTCCTCAGTATAATACGTGGTTACATCTTTGACAATGATAATATGATATACATCTTGCAAGGTGAAGGAATGTTGATAGATCCATATTACATGGTATTAAAAGAAGAAGATGACGATTATTCGGATGATGAGAATCACATGATGTATAATCATGATATGCAGTTTTACGACGAGGAGTAACTTATAGTGAGCAAAGAGCGAACTATAAGTTACTCCTTGTGGTGAAGCGATGACGACGAGGCGCAGCGAATAATTCATAGTTTGTCATGACAAACTATGAAGAATGAGATGCAGCGAGCGGTGAAGAGTGAAGCGACAGTGAATGATGAGATATATAACAATCTACAACTCATAGTGAGATATATAACAATGAACAACAAAGAATATTACTAACTTAGTAACATTAAATGGACTATCCCGAGACTCTCCTTGTTTATCCTCTCTGTGGAAGAGGATACTTTGCTCTTGGTATAGGTAATGATGAAGATGATGTTATTGTTGAAGAGTATTCCATTGATGAACTTGCTTCTTGCTTTGAAGATATGGATATACTTGACAGTTATAACTATCTAATTTTTGCCACTACCATTGCTGATGATAAATTAGACAAAGCAATAAATTATCTACTAGCTAGAAATAGAAATTTGGTCAATGTTGATATAATCAACAAGTCATTACAGTCATTGAACATTCTCAATGATATAACGAATCTGCAACATTTGTACTATTATAATATATCAGTCAATGACATGAAGACACTAAAGTATAACAATGACTTGAAATATCTCAATGTATGTAATTCAAAACGATATAATATAAGAGACTATATACATGGTATGAAGTTTGACACATTGCAATGCAATCAGGATGAATATCTCAAGCCTTAATGTCTTTGTAAGTACAATGAATATATCAAGAGAGATTGACATTGATGTAAGATTGTCAGGCAACAAACAATGTGTGATAGAGCATCTACCAAGGTGTGGGTTGATAGAGATTATCCACTTGGTGAGATTGATGGAAAACCAGTAATTAGAAATAATGACATTTTTATGTACTATGCTGATGAGAATGGTTATCCTTGCGGCATTGATAAGGAATATGCCAACAATAGAGACTTTATCGATGAACATTTATTCAAAGGTGGTACTTATAATTACAAAAAGAGAGCATACTTCTTTGATAGTAAAGAAGATGCAGTAAAGGCAAAGAATGAACTTATTGATGAATGTGTAGCAGATCAGAGATATTGCTGGCCGAAAGTATTGAGATTGTGATGAGATACATCAATGATGTACCTGATGGAAGTGAATGACTTAATAGTCATCAAGAGAACAACTTATGAGCGAAATTAAGGAAACGATAAGATTCTTTGTGAGCAAGGATCTTCCCATTAATGTTATTGATTCAAAATATATACTAGGAGAATATACCTTTGACAGTTATGAAGAAGCAAAGATTGCAAGAGACGAATACATTTCAAGATATCTCTCACTGTTTCTTAAGTAAATATATATCAATGATATACATTTGGTATTAGAAATGAATATCAATGACATTACAACAAAGGCAAAGCCATGAACGATATTATATACGACGAATTCTTCTTTGAATATATTGATAATTCAGATCAAGTCTTGATTACTCCTTGTCAGAATTGCAGCATCTCACGAGAAGTAATGTCACAAGAATTTATCAACTCTGGAGCAAGATTGTTTGATGAAGGTTACATTTTTCACAATCATGAGTATGCATATAATACTATTCAACAATTGTATCCAATGTTACAGCGCAAGTAGAATTGTCTTGTTGTGTAAATAGTGTATATAACAACCTTCTAACGATATGACAAATCCAACATGTACAGAGCAAGACAATTACCCATGAGTGCATTATACATTGAAGCCATTCCTAATAGTGATAAAGTCATTGTCAAAGGCAATACCTTTACTTGGAGAACATTGCTACTTAAGGAAGGAGGTGAATATAACAAGAATCTATCAGGACATGTGTTTCCTGATAGAAAGAGTGCAGAGAATGCTATTGCATTGGCAGTGGCAATTAAGGAAAAGAAATACGGCTGTAAGGCCGACGGTAAGGCCAACGATGTGGCTACAAAATCTAGCAAAGTAAAGGTAACGGTAGTAGAAGAATTGTCTGTTGGCACCACAGTCAAGATGGAAGAAGCTGATGGTACAGTTAGATATGCTACTTTTACTATTGATGGATGGAAGTTGAAACCTGTTGTTGATATCAAGGATGAATGGGCTACTTTGAATTAGTCTTTGTTTATTATACATACATGTGCATCGAAAGATGCATATACCGAATCGCGATTAAAGTGACAATAATTGTATTGTTACAAGGAGGCAATTATGACCTCGTTGTACATTGAAGAGATTGAGAATAGTGATTATGTTGTGTTGAAGGGCAATGTATATGCCTGGAGAACATTGATTCAGAGTGAAGGAGGAGAGTACGATCTTGATGTGGATGGATATCTATTTGCTGATCGTGAAGTTGCTGAGAATGTGTTGTATTTAGCTATTGAGATACATCGAGAGCGAGAGAAGATGTATGGTCATCAAGTAGAAGAGATGCCACCAATTAATTATACTACTCGAACTATTGAGGGTTGGAAGTATCTTGTGTCCTTTGAGTGAAGTGGTGTGGAATAAAATATGCATCGAGAGATGTATATTGTTTATTCAGAGATGATAGACAGAAGAAATCGTTACTCTTTGTCTAATTCATGAATATACATGTTCTCATTGTTGGTTACTTTGTTGATTTCAAGTCCATTCTCCAACTATAAATGTAAGACTCTCTACATTTACCAAGGTTGGTAGAAAGACTAAATCGTTTCTCTTTGTCTATCTCATGAATATGTATATCTCTATTCCATCTATTTGCAGTCCATTCTCTAACTTATAGAAATGTAAGACTCTCTATATTTTCCAAGGTTGATAGACAGAAGAAATCGTTACCATTTGTCTAATCCATGAATATGTATACTATTATACATATTCTCATTATTTATTTCTGTTTCAGCTTGTTAGGGTCCATTCTCCAACTCTTAGAAACATAACAAGTCTTACATTTCTTAGGATTGGTAAGACGAGCAAATCGACTCTCAGAAATTACTTCTGTTGATTAGTCCACAAATATGGACATTTTCAACTTGTGACATCACAACAATGAGTCATCAGAGTAGATATATATAAATATAGTGAAATTTCACAACTTCCAACATTGGAAATCAGGCCGGACAAACTGTCAGACTGCTATCTGAATGTCAATGAAGCTCGATTTGTCAAAATTCATGGATTCGATTATTGATAGTAAATGTACCTCAAAGTAGATAAATAAAAATGGCCAGAAACATGCGAAAACACTCGAAATAGTGAGTCATGAATAGTAACACAGTAGATTCTTCAGATGCATTCAAGTGTCTTTATTTGCTGCGATTAAAGAAATGGATTCATTGTGTTTGTCCTATTACATGGACTAATCAACAAAGTAACATGTGAGATTGTTTGCAGGTTTACTAACCTTAGAAATGTAGATCCCTCTACATTTCTGAGAGTTGAAGAATGGATTCTAACGATCAGAATTCGATTTCAATAATACATATAATTTATATGCATTCTTTCTGATGATCTCAAAAGACCGATCGAGCGACCTTCCAATCCTTAGAAATGTCATAGACTTTACATTTCTAAGGATTGGAAAGTCTATCTATATTTGTAGATTAATCAACATAAGTAATCTCTGAGAGTCGATTTACTCGTCTTACCAATCCTAAGAAATGTAAGACTCAGTATGTTTCTTATAGTTGGAGATCGGATTCGATCGATTCGAAATGTAACAGAATATAGAGATATACATATTAGTATGCATATTCATGAACCAGACAAAGAATAACGGCTTACCAACCTTAGAAAATGTAAGTCTCAGTATGTTTCTTACAACTGGAAATCCAAACAGAATTCAACAAAGTAATTAACATTGAAAGATATGCATACTAATATGCATATTTCGATATTAACATTCTGAGGTCCATTTAATCCGACTTCCAATCCTTAGAAACATTAAGATCCTTATATTTCTTAGAGTTAGAGAATCGATCGATTGTGTCTCTTTACATCATGAGTAACAATATATACATACTGATAGGTATATTTCGATGCTAACATTCTAAGGTCCAATTAACTCGACTTCCAATCCTTAGAAACATACCAAGTCTAACATTTCTTAGAGTTAGAGAACGATAGAACAAGAAGAATAAATCGCGAGCAACAATATATACATATGTATATTTCTATATCAACATTCTTGGGTTCAACTGGCCCAACTTCTGATCCTTAGAAATATCAAGAGTCTAACATTTCTTAGGATTGGTAAGACGAGTAAATGTTTATTTCTGTCATGAGTAACAATATATACCTATCGATAGGTATATTTCTATATCAACATTCTTATTTCCAACTTCCAATCCTAAGAAACATACCAGGTCTAACATTTCTTAGGATTAGTAAGACGAGTAAATAGATTCTCAGAATCTACTTTTATCGATTAGTCCATACAGTGATATATGCATATTGCTCCCATCGATCCAATCTAACTGTCAACTCTCGCTATAAGAAATGTATAAGACTCTACATATTTATAAGGTTGACAGACCAATGAATAATCTCATAAAGTTGATTAACCCATGTAACAACATGAATGCAATGAATCTATCTCTTTAATTGCAACAAATAAAGACACTTGAACCAAACGATGACTTACTACTCACGACACCCTGTTTCGAGTGTTTTCGCGTGTTTCTGACTATTTTCATTTATCTACTTTGAGGTACAATTTGTTATATAAAACATGATTCAAAGAAATGACCAATTCGAGCTTTATTGACGTTCAATGGTAGTTCGGACATATTGTCAGGCCATATTCTTGAGATTAAAAGTTGTGAAATTTCAATATATTTGTGTACATCTGCTCTGATGACCAACTGCTGCGAATCTACAAGTCGAAAATATCCATATTTGTGGACTATTTGATAAGTAGATTCTGAGAGTCGATTTACTCGTCTTGTCAATCCTAAGAAATGTTAGACCTAGTATGTTTCTAAGGATTGGATCCAAGGTAGATTGATAAAATAACAATATACATCAAGTGATGTATATTAATGAACCTGATTTTCTGAAGTCCATTTGGTCAGACTCTCAACCCTTAGAAATGTAAGACTCAGTATGTTTCTAAGGTTAGAGAACGAACTCGATCGACTTGAAATAGAGATATGCATACTATTATGCATATTCATGAATTAGGCAAAGGATAACGATTTCATCGGTTTATCAACCCTTAGAAATGTAAGACTCAGTATGTTTCTAAGGTTAGAGAACGAACTCGATCGACTTGAAATAGAGATATGCATACTATTATGCATATTCATGAACTAGACAAATAGTAACGATTTGCTCGCCTCCCTTCCTTACGGTAGAAAATGTAAGTCTCTCTACATTTTCCAAGGTTGGAAAGACAAACCATCAACTCTAACGATCATGATATACATCACTAGATGTATATACTCCATAGCAATTACTCATCAACATAACGATTCATCATTGCCATCACTCTAACTGCATCCTTTGCATTTGCATAGCATGGAACAGCAATGTTTCTCTTTGGTTTCTTTGTCTTGCCTTTTACAACATTCTTTGGCTTGACAAACTCTTGGTCTGGCAACTCCTGTTCTGGCTCTACTTCTTTTGATTCTACTGGTTTCGATTCCACCAGTTCCATTGGAATCACAAATCTATTCAAGTCATCACTGTCATCCACATCGTCAGCAATAATTCTACCAAATGCATTCTTTACATAACCAAGCAGCAAGCTCCCATTTATTCCACTTCTCCTGCAATTCCAATAAGCAATGCCATTATGCATTACTATATATGGATTCTGCTTTTCATGTTCTCTATCACAAACAGGACAGTAAGATGGTGCCTCTCGCTTCATGATAATATAACCATCTTTGACAGAATCATACACAAATGGATTATTTGGCATTACAGTATTCATCAAACTTAATGCCTTGTCTATTTCAGCATCATCGGTTAGTTCTGTCTGTCCACAATAGTGTCGCACTGATACCAATCCTTCTATATGCATGCAATTCTTTGTATAAGTAATCAGTGAACTGCGAAATAGTTCCTCTTGCTCTGACACATCTCCTTCTAGTTCTAATGAATATTTAACACCACAAGATGTATAATTTTTTACAATACTCTTGTGTCTCTTGGTTCCTACCTTTGTGCTCCATAATGTTCGAAACTGTTGAAATGTGCTATATACCATTGCATCAATGTAACACAAGTAATCTTCCCCATACAATGATCTGTAACAATCAATGACCTTTTCATAAAAGTTTCTCGCTTCTATATTATTTACATGATAATAATTGTTAATTACTAGATGGATACTTCTCTTGCTGTCACCGTGACTTTCGAACAACAATATATCCTTGTTATGTACCAATCTAATACCCAAACTTGCCAAAGTCTGGTTGATACTCTCTACTAGACGATCGATTATAACATTAATCACGTCATCGGTACCACCAGGAATATCAATGTCAAACTTTGGTTTCTGACACTTGTCACCAATAATGGTTTCATAGAAATGCCAATTCTTTTGTTCTATATTAGTAGCATATCCAAGAAAATCTTGATAAGAGTTGAAGCAAGTAAACAGTCTAGTTGCCATTCCATTCCTACTCAATGGAGTATAATGAATCAACAGTGATCTGAGCATTTCATCTTCACTATATGTTCCACTCATACCTCCCTCTTTGAATACTGATCTATACCATATCTTCCCGCCTATTGTTATTGTTCTGGTGTAATTACTGTGATCCACCATTGATAACTGCATGTTTCCTGCTTTTCAACGAGGTTCAGTTCAGACAGACTAGTTTCTGTCAACACTAAATTAATGATTTATAAAAGGACAAAAGATGGACGATGATACTGTTCTGTTTGGATTTTCTGATGAATTATCCATGACTCTAACCAAGCGACAAGCAGACCTATGGTTTATAATACTAAGTCTATCATTTGTGGTAATAATGGCAGTCATTATTGGACTAGTAATATACTATGCAATAACGCTCGAACAAGGTAATTTCCCAGTCATTGGAACTTTTACTTCTTCTGATGGCAGTGCTATTACTAATCCTGATGAATGTCAAGCTCCCAATGGTGCCTGGAATGGTGAAACAGGAGGATGTGTTTGTCTATATCCATATGCTGGTCCTACTTGCAATGATGTAGTGGGCTTTGTTCCTCTTGGTACTCCCACAAATGTAACTGCTTCTATTCTTCCTACAACAAGATCTTTAACTCAGGGCAATAGTAAGCCATCTTGTGCCCAATCTTGTCAAGACGATCAAGACTGCAATGCCTTTGTATATAACAAGGGACAATGTACTTTACTTGGTGGTAATATAGCAGTGGATAAAATCATTAGAAATGGAGAAGCAACAGTCTATACCAAAGCAAGTGTAACTCCTGAAATTGGAGATATATACTTGTCTAGATTTGGAACAACTCATTATTGGAACAAAGAAGGAAGGTATCACAAGAGAATAACCAAAGATTTGCTAACTAAACTGGATTTTGTGCCTAGAGTTATCAATGGTCAAGGTAAATCGTTAGGTATCTATACGCTATATCCCTTTGAATTCAGAGATATCAAGACTATTTTGCTAAAAGGTACCTCAAGTAATACCATTATTCACAAACCAAAAGATGAACTATATGTACCAGAATCTTGGAGGGGACAAACAATATATACAATGTATACAGATAATATTTCTATCTAACAGAAATGATAATATCTGAGACAGTGATTGTTGTCGTCTTTTTAATTGCAATGCTAGTAGCAGCACTGCTAGCTTGGTATATGGAAGATTATGGTTCTTATGATGATACTGCATTTCATACATTTATATCTGTACTCCTCGGATTTGGCATATTCATCACCATTCTATATAATTACAATATAGTAGCATTGCAAAATCAACAACAGAATGTAGATGCATTCAATGAATTTACAAGTGTGACAGACATGAACTATAACACAGTAATGAAGAACATGAGAGAAGCAAGTAGCATTATTCCATACTTTGTTTCTACCATTAATCCATTGTCAGAGAAACCAGAAGAATTGCAGCCTGATGAGCTAACTGTTAAAAATGTAGTAGAAAAGCATGCATTGAGTTATCATATATTTAGCATGTGGCAAGATGCTATCATGATGAGAAAGGTAATAGAAATAGGAAGCAATGGATTTATAGCAGAAGCATTACAAAGGGCAAATAGTGAGTTACTATATAAAGAATGGTTAATCAGCAAGGTAAACTTTGATTGCAAAACCAATAAGTTTGTTGACTTGTTATTCAAGTATGGTCTAGATATTACAGAACAAAAGCCAGAGTCTTATTCAAAGGCAAGTCATGCCTTGCTGGAAGATCCTGTGTACTTGAATATCCATTTGTAGTGTACTACAAATGGATATTCTAGCGTAGTGTACTTGAACATACATCTATAAGATATTGTTAATTTAACAATATTCATTGAATTAGAGATCCATCTCATCGTCTCCTGGTTGATCTACTCTTTGTGATTCTTTATCTAGATTTCCTGCATTATATCTTTCGATCTGTTTTTGTCGTTTCATCAAGTTTCTTCTATTTTCTTGATTTTTATGTATTTCGTCTACTGTATAATAGCCATTTCGGAATTTATCTCTAAGAAAAGCAGCATGCAATATTTTAGCCAAATCGTGTTCCAAATGGTTGATTGTATCATTGGTTAATCTACCTTGTTTTGTATAAAGAGATTGTCCATATTCCCTTTGTAATCCATCTCTTATTGTGCGGAGATTCTTATATATCTTAAATTTCATACTTTCATCAAGGAAAGTATAGAACTTATCTAAAATTTCAACATACCATATCTCAATCTCGCCGGCAAGTCTCGCAACGGCATCTTTCCCATTCGCGATAAAACAATCCATATGCATTCTTCTATAATAACCGCGCAATGTTTTAATTCCATCATCAAGAATTGGTAAGCAGGTAGTCAGATATGCAGGAATATCAGGTAGTGGGTTATTCTGTTTGGATGTTCTAAACTGTTGAATATCCAATGCAGCATCAGCATTAATTTGATTTCTTGCTTGTTGTATGACATTATCGCTAGGTTTTATTCTATTGGCATTTGGGTTTTCTCTATTTGCAGAGCACCATCTATTTGGCGTTTCAATAGGATTATTTGCAATAGCATCTCTAAGATCATAAACATCACCAAAAGTTTCATAGTTTCCATACTTGGAAACATTATGGTCATGCCCAAAGAATACATTGTTATAATCGCCAGCATCTTCTGTAATTCCATTGATCAACGAGTCAAGATTCATGCGATTAATGATGTGAATGAGAATGATTGCATAAGTTGAATTTCTTTTGAATTGTACAATGTTCTGATAAATGTAATTTGGTCTTAGATTATTAGCATCAGCAAATAATGTTCTAATATCGTTAAAAGCGTCATCGCTTCCTACTTCTGCATCTTTGTAGTTGATTATTCTAGCGACCAAATCTGTTTTCAACCATAATAATGGCGAATTTTCTCCGTATATTGGAATTTCCACTTCATAGGGCAATTGTTGGACGATAATGTTGTCAAAGTTAAGATTGTTATGGACGAATTTATATTTCATTGTTAATGCCATGGCATATACAACTTGGAATATTATCAAGTCTACTTCTTTGGGAGTGAGGAGATCAGAAGCAATCCAACTACGCAACGTCTTAGTATTATCAACATATTCATTAATACTGTAGATTTCTCCCTCTTGACACATTGCTTGATTTTCATCATGTCTACAATTAATATGACTATATTGATATACAAATGCTGGTGTGCGATTTCTTAGTTCATTAAGAATGTAACCAATTTTAATATCATTGAACATCCTTAAATCTACACTCTTTCTAATTTTAAATAGATTAGTGAGGAATTTTCGATTATTTGCAGCATAAGTTCGTTTTCCCTCAAGCTCCGCTCTTGCAGCTGCAGCCCTGTTGTGTCTTCTAGCTGCAATTGTATTTCCACCAGCTTGATCGATAGGAGGATTGTTTGGATTAACACCCAACAATGCATTTTGACCATCATAATAAGCAGCATCTTGTCCAGATTTAACTGTTGCAACAAATGCTTGGGAAATTGGAGTCATAGGAAGCATTAAATTAGTATATATTGTTTCATAAATATCTTGTGTTATTTCTGCTCTATCATTAAGTATATCGAATATACCCCTATGTTCCATTGCAAAGATGAGACATGCCAGCATTGTTTGATAAGAATATGTAATAGCTCTAGGTTCATAGAGAATATTGAAAAAATCGAAGCTACTAATGTTTTCTATAATCTTATCATTTAAACAATTATTACTATTATATATAGCTTCTTGTTTTAAATTTTTTATAATCTCGTAGTCTTCAGCAAACTTAAAGAAATCTTCATCCAATAGTACAGTTTCTTCTTCATTTTTCGCCTGCTGTTGAAGATATTGACTGTGTTTCTCCTTTATTTCATTGAGTTGAGTATCATAACTTTTTTTTGAATCATTGAGTTCTTGCACATACCCTGGATCTTCTTTACTTTTATAATTTTGCAACAGATTATCAATGTATCTTGCATAACGATCATCCAAATCTTCGAGCTTTGCTTGGTACCATTCATTATTGTACTGTTGACTGTCCATTTTGTTATCCCATTTATTTTATATTGTTAGTTTAACAATATTCTGCTCAGGTAGAAAAGTCCACCCTTCTTTGCAACTTTTCAATCTTCAAGTCAACAAGCCTCTCAAGTTCACACATGTTCATATTACAACCAAAGTATTCCCTTGAGTAAGACAGCCAATCCTTTACCTTTGAATATTCCAGCTTGTACTGTTCGAACAGCTTAATGTCTTTCTCATCAGCTTCTTGTAATGGAATATACAGTTCAGACAATTTCTGATCAATATCAATAGCTAGATCAGTGTAGTAGACACCTTCTCTGAATAATTCTCCTTGCAAGTCAAAGGCATTTAGCTTGTTCAACAGTTTCTCTTTGAGCATGAGAGATTTTGTTCTATGCATTTCTGTGTCTACTTCATGATATTGCTTGATTGTACTGATATTAATGATGGACAAAATGTCATCCATAAGGCTATCAAGATTAAACTTGTCAAGATCATGTTTCTTGCATTCGCATTCACACACATCCCGCTCACCTTGTTCGCTTCCTTCGCTCCTTATAGTCGCTTCGGTATATTCTACCTCAAGAGAGTCAAAGCATGGCAATTTGCAACCTGGGAACAAATGAGAATACAAGCATTTCTCACTATAATATTCAGGATAACATTCACCAATAGTGATTCCACCGAGATCAATGCTTGAACTGTGATAATCAACAATTCTAGGTAGATACTTACTCATGATATACTTGTCATTAATTTCATCATAAATGGCGATTGGTTCAACTAATTCAGTAACAACAATATCATCAGCAGTGATACCTTGAAGCTTGTACTTTTTGGCAGCACGAAGAGCAAGATATAGAATAGAATAGATATTCATGGCATCTTGATAGTCAAAGGTACAGTCACTCAACCTCTTACCAGTGGTATACTCTCTAATCAGATATTTGTCAATCATTGTATAGGTAGAGATGAACATTGGGTACTTTGACCTAAGCTCATTGAGAAGCAGTCCAATGATATATTGCTTCTGATCCTCACAAAGAGTCACGTCAGTGAGAGGCAACTTATCCTTTGCAGTAGAAACAGTATATTTACAGAGCTTATTAGTCATCTTGCTAAGATTACTTTCCTGCCATTTCTTGTTGTTCACAATAGACATTACTATACATCTCAATGACGCATGGTAATCATCAGAGCAAACGCTAGAACAATCATCATGCTGAGCTTCTACCTTCTTGGTAATGTAGCTCATAATAGAATCAACCAATAATTCACGTAATTCATGCATATTTTATATAAGAATAAAATTGTTGAAAGTAAATGAGAATTATTGCCTGTTGGCAAGAGCTAACATGAATATGAGTATATATCAGACAATGGACGAAGACGAGTTGTACTTCTTGAATGAGGAGTTTGATGATAGAGCAGCGGAATGCATAGATCTGCTTACCAATGAACCCAATGACTTTTTCTCTCAGACTGATATAAATAGTATACTTATATCTAAATTCGACTTTTCAAAGTTGCAGGACAACAATGCATCAGGACACGAATACAATCATTTTATGAAATGCATGATTGAGTACATGGTAAGGACCAAATTATTCGACAGCATGTTCATCAAAGAGTTTATTGATGAAGGAACGTTTGGTTTTGTGCATTCTGGAAATATGCAAGCAATGTATCCTGGTGGTGAACCAATCAAGAATCTCTTTGTAGTCAAGACCAATGATGACGAAGACATCAACAAGGAGATATTAGCTGGATACATTTTGAATAGTGTAAAGCCGTTAGCTCCCAACTTTTCCTATCAGTATGCAGCCAAAGATAATGAGAAAACAGATATTAACTGGTGTACCTGGTTAGGGCGCATGTCTGTGACACAATTTGTGCATGGAACCACTTTGCACAAGTTTCTCACAACCATTGGCATACATGGATCACAAAAGAATTGCAGTTATAGCGTAAAGAAGGGCATTGTTTCAGGAGATCTTTGCAATCCAGTCTACCAAGATGAGCCTTCTTCTGACCTAGTTGAACGACCAGTTGACAGCAGATTTTTATATAGAGATTTGGATGCTATAGTGTTGCAATTGTTCAATGCTCTAGATATTGCCTATTCATTGAACAAATTTACTCATCATGATCTACATTTTGGTAACATTATGATACAAACATTGCCTGAACCAGTACTAGTTCCAATCTACACAGAGCAGATTAAGGTAGAGAATGGCAAGATTAAAGATACTCCATACATTTATATTGAAACCAGATATATTCCAGTTATCATTGATTATGGAATGGCTTATTTTGAACATCAGGGAGAAGAGTTCAAAACTATCACGTTAGATAACAAATATTCATTGATTCGAAGCAGATGTTATCCTTCCTCTGACATTTATCAGATTTTGGATTACATGAGTAGATGCCATGTCGGGTATGAAAAATTGTTTGAATCAATGTTTGCTTATGTTGAAGATATCTCTAATCTGAGTAATGAGTACACTTATACATATAGAGAAGTGTTGAATAGAATCATCAATGAAATCGTCTACAATGAAGACAAGACAATGCATACTGGAGTATTTGCCTCAACTGGTACAACCAGATTGAGCAAGCCATTCGCTCCTTCTTTCACAGATGGTAAGATTCGTTCTGCAGTCCAAAAATACAATGCTGAAAAGTATAATATTACTGCAGACATGTCAGAATACAATGACGAATATTACAACAAGGAGATTGAATCTATTGTCTCAATGCTGACAGAAAGAATCAATGCTTTTAATGAATTTAAGCCCACAGTAAATGAATGGATTGAGAAACATGGCAATCCATTCATGCTAGAATTGGAACTAGAGGAATTCTTCATGATTGGTGAGATTAAGATAGAAAAGTACATTAATGACTTGGTTATGCTAGGTTACAATGTCAAGAACATGCCTGAATTTTGCAATTTTGTTAATGAAATGTGTGAGATCATGAAATGTGATACGCGTTTCACAAAAAGAGGAAGGGAGATAAAGACACTGAGACGTTACCTCTCTTAAATATTTGTCAATGACAAATAACTTGTTAACAAAATGGACTCTATTACGAGCATCTACAGAGAAATGTCTGATCAAGAGTTAAAGCAAGCAGATAGAGAGATTAATGCTAGAGCAAAAGTATTTGTTGATAGGTTCAATGCTACTCCTGATCTCATTGGTGAATATAAGGACTTCTTCTCACAGAAAGATATAGATAATATACTTATATCTGGATTTAATTACCAAGAACTGGTTAATAACAATGCATCTAATGACAAGTACAATTATTTTATGAAATGTCTCATATCGAATATGTTGAAAACTAGTTTATTCAATGATCTCAATCTTAACAAGTATATTTCGGATGGAGACCATGGTAATGTATATTCTAATACAATCTTCCCTCTTGCTCCGAAAGAACAACCTATCGAGAATCTATTTGCTGCAAAAGTTAATAAAAAGCTATCGGAAAACATTAACAGGGAGATATTGGCAGGATTTGCTTTGAATGAGACAAAACCACTAGTTCCTAATTTTGCCTATCAATATGCAGTAAAAGATTGTCCTGAATATAACCCGAATTGGTGTAGCAGCAAGAACAGATTGTCGATAGCACAATTTGCTCATGGAGTTCCTATATACGATCTATTGAACAGAGCAGAAGTGCAAGAATCGCCAAAGGACAATAATGTTAAGATTAGAAAAGGAACTGTATCAGGAAATCTCTACAACTTGAGATATAAAGATGAAAGTAATAATTTCTCACCTGCAAAGAAGGAAGATACTGGCAATAAATTGTATCAAAAAGATATAGATGCTATAACTATTCAGATACTGAATGCATTGAATGTTGCTTATGCTAAATGTGGTTTCACTCATCATGATATTGATATACATAACATTATTGTTCAAGAATTTCCTGAATCAGTACTAATTCCTATTTATACTGAGAATATCCAATTCGACAGTAATAATAATATTACAGACACTCCATATTTCTATATTTCAACCAGATATATACCAATCTTGTTAGATTATGGAATGGCTTACTTTGAATTCGAAGGACAAGCGTTCAAGTATGTATTTGCTGACAGGAGTTATAATGTATTATATAGTAGAAAATATCCATCATCTGACATTTATTCTCTGTTATATCTAATGAGTCGCTTTGACGAAAGATACGAAGAGTTGAGAAATACCATTTACAAGGGAGAAAATGATAGATACAAAATAAGAAACGATTACTCTTACACATATCTCGAAGCACTAAACATTGTATTGAATACTTGTGTATACAATGAAGATAAAACTAAGCAGAATGGAGTTCTTTCTGGTTTAGGAATCGTTGCCTTTGGTAATTCTGATTTCGTCAATCCTACTGATTTACTTCGCAGTAGCAAGTATATACTTACTCCAAATCAGAAATGTTCTGCGGATAGATTGCATGTCAATGCTGACTTGAGTCATTACGATCATGAATATTCACAAGAGAGAATGGATAGTATGCTTGCTAAATTAAGAACATTGGTTGATAGTTACAATGGAGCACAAGAAAAAGATAAGAGAGGAATAGTCAGATTAATTACTTTTACCAATATAGATGGAGTCAAGATTGAAGAATTTATCATCTCATTGGACATGATGTGCTTCGATTTTAAGCAAGCAGAATGGATCTACCAATTTGTTGACTCTCTTTGCAGTAAGATGACTAACTATTATGGTGGTAGATCAGACGATATGCGCAACCTGAGAGATTTCCTGAAAAAGAGAATGGAATAAGTTGAGAGATTTCCTGAAAGAGAAGTTAATATTATTTATCAATGATAAATAATGGACAATACTACTACCATATATCGAGAAATGTCTAATCATGAACTAACTCAAGTAGATAGAGAGATTAATGATAGAGCAAAGGTATATGTAGACAAATTCAATGCTACACCTGATCTTATTCCAAGTTACAGAGAGTTCTTTTCTCAACCTGATATAGATAACATACTTATATCTGGATTTAATTACCAAGAACTGGTTAATAACAATGCATCTAATGACAAGCACAATTATTTTATGAAATGTCTTGTTAAATATATGGTAAAAGTTGGATTGTTAGAATCTCTCAATCTCAGCAATTATATCATGTCAGGAAACTTTGGCAGTGTATACTCTAATACTATATTTCCAGCTGAGTCAGGAGAGAGTGTAATCAAGAATCTATTTGTAACCAAGGCAAATAAGAGAAGGACAGAAGACATTAATCGTGAGGTATTAGCTGGATATGTCTTGAATACACTCAAGGGTCTAGTTCCAAATTTTAGCTATCAATATGGAGTAAAAGATTGTGTTGAATATAATCCTAATTGGTGCAATGATACTACTAGACTTTCAATCATGCAGTTTGCAAATGGTATACCAATGTATGATTTCTTAAAGGGAGTAAACATTCATGCGTCACCAAAGAGCAATGGTTCCAAGATTAAGAAAGGCATCTTGTCAGGAAATCTCTATGATCCTGTATTCAATAATGATGATGGTGACATTAATGATAGCAAAGAAGATGATGCATTCTATCAGAAAGATTTGGATTGTATTGTTCTTCAATTGTTTAATGCATTAAATGTTGCTCACACAATGCACGGGTTTGTCCATCACGACCTCCATGGTTATAACATTCTTATTCAAAAGTTACCTAACCCTATACTGATTCCAATCTATACTGAACAAATACAATTCAAAGGCACTACAATCAAAGATACCCCCTTCTTTTACATTAAGACTAGATATATACCAATAATGTTGGATTATGGAATATCTTATTATGAATTCCAAGGTCAACAGTTTATGAATGTAACTCTTGACAAGACTACTAATCTGTTATATAGTAGAAAGTATCCAACATCTGACATTTATTCCATCTTGATACTGTTGAGCTACTTTGACGAGAGATATAGAGTAATGAAAAACATCTTGTTCAAGGATGTTAACATTAGCAGACATGACATTAGGAATGATTATCTCTATGAATACAGAGAAGTGCTAGACTTGATAATCAAGATTTGTGTATATAATGCCGAAGGAGATAGACACAATGGAGCTATTGCCAATGAAGGAAGCAGCGCAATTCCATATAATCATGATTCATTCATTGATCCCAACGATTATCTTCGTGACAATAAAGATGTAACTACACTAGTTCAGAAATGTGCAATGGATAAGCTACATCTTGCTACCGATGAAAGAGAATATTCAACAGAAAGAGAAGAACATATTATTGACCTATTAACAACGCTAGTTAATAGTTATAACAATTCCAAGGTATCAGAGAAGAAGATATTGAGACGTTTACTTACCTTTACTCAAGTAGATGGAATCAAGATTGAAAAATTAATTGCATCATTAGACATGATGTGTTATGACTTTACAAAGGCAAAGTGGATATACCAGTTTATAGATTCTCTACATAATGATCTGGTGAATACTGGAATATATTCAGACAGAACAGGAGAGATTTATCGCTTGAGAGAGTTTATGAGAAAGAAGACAAGATAGCTTAGGAAAGGTTATCAATGGGCAAGGATTATTTATCAATGATAAATAACCTACTACAAATGGACACAATTACTACCATATACCAAGATATGGATGACGATGATCTATACGATATTAATGATGAAGCCAATGCAGAAGCAAAGATATTGGTAGAAAGATTCAATCAATCTGACTACATTGACAGTTACAAGCAATTCTTTAATCGTAATGACATTCTTGATATACTTGTATCAGGATTCAACTACTCACAGTTAAAAAGAAATAATGCTTCAGACGATAGATACAATTATTTTATGAGTTGTCTAGTCAAGTATATGGTAAAATCAGGTTTGTTTGAGAATCTTAGTCTTGCCGACTACATTTCTCAAGGTGTTGTAGGTGCTGTATACTCTGGTAATATACTTCCAACCGTTCAAGGTGGTAGATTAAACAGAGATTTATTTGCAGGTAAAATTAACAAGGAAAAGCATAACAATATCAATCAAGAGATACTTGCTGGATTTGTGTTGAATAGTACCAAACCATTAGTTCCCAACTTTGCCTATCAATACTCATATAAAGATTGTATCAAGTATAATCCCAATTGGTGTAATGATACTACTAGACTATCAATATCACAATTTGTTAATGGTAATACATTATACGATTTCTTGGAAGAAACAACACTTTATGAGTCAAAGTATGACATTCCAATTAGCTTTAAAAAGGGAGTTGTATCAGGAAACCTATATAATCCAGAATACAAAGATGAATCTAATGATAATTCTAATTATGAAGAGCCAGAAGACCATGATACTTTTACTGAGAGAGATTTGGATGCTATTGTATTGCAATTATTCAGTGCATTGAATGTTGCCTATTCAATGCATGGCTTTGTTCATCATGATCTTCACACTAGAAACATTATGGTCCAACAATTAAGGGAATCAATGTTAATTCCCATTTATTACAGCAATGATGCCATTGTCAAAGATGGAATAATTCAGAACATTGATTACTTTTATGTCAAAACTAGATATATACCAATAATGTTCGATTATGGACTGTCCAACTTTGACTTTCAAGGCAAAGAGTACAAAAATGTATTGTATGATAACATTCCTGACAATAATCTATTGTATAGCAGAAAGTATCCTTCGTCTGACTTTTTCTCTATTCTATATGGAGTAGGTGGATATGATGATAGATATGACAAATTGTGTACAGAGTTGTTTGGCAGCTTAGATGGAAAGAGAGAATTAAGAAATGATTATGAATATACACACATTGATATTATTGCCAAGGTAATGGAATTGGCCATATCTGGAACAATGCAAAATGGAGTATTTGCCAATAGTAACAGTAAAGTGCGTAAATTCAATAGAGAAAAGATATTTATTGATCCTCTTGATTTTGTCGTTGATACCAGTATTTCAACTCCCAACCAAAGATGTGTTTCAGAAATGTATCATCTGGATAGTGACATGAGTAATTATGATGATGAATCCTTTGTGAATGAAGCCAACAGAATTGTTACCATCCTTAGAGAGAATATTGATGATTACACAAGATTCTATCAGGAAAAGATGAATAATAAAAACTTTCAAAAGATAGATGGCATGTACGATGAAATTAGCAATTTTACCTATCTGTATAATGATGAGACTGGAAAACGTGATATACACATTGAAAGATACATCTCTGAGCTTGACATGATATGCTATGACTTTGGTAATTTTATAGAATTATATGATTTTATAGATGGAATTCATTATGACATGTTGTTGGTAAATTCTGGCAAGCCCAGAACAGCAGATATGGGTAGGTTGGCAATATTCTTGAAGAGTAGAGCTGATTAACGAAAGAAAGGATTATTTGTTATAGACAAATAACACAAGAGATTATTTGTTATAGACAAATAACACAAGAGATTATTTGTTATAGACAAATAACAGAAAGTATTATTTGTTCACAACAAATAATGGACCTAACAATCTACCAATCAATGAAAGATAGTGAGCTAAGAGCAATAGAAAGGGAAATGGCTATCACAGCTAAGGTATATGTAGACATGTTCAATAATACTGCTGATCTCATTGGTCCTTACAAGGACTTCTTTCAACAGGATAATATAAATAGTATACTTATATCTGGATTTGATTACTCTCGATTAATCAACAATAATGCCTCAGGAGCTAGCTACAACTACTTTATGAAATGTCTTGTTAGATACATGACATATAGTGGATTATTCGAAAATATTAATGTTTCTGATTTCTTGTTAGCAGGTGGACTAGGTGCTGTATATAGGAACATTACACTTTCACAGTCTCCAGATTCTCCTGACATTAATAATCTATTTGTAGGTAAGATTAACAAGGATGCAAACCATGACATTAATCCAGAGATACTGGCCGGATTTGTTCTTAATGATACCAAACTGTTAGTTCCTAATTTTAGCCATCAATATGGATTAAAAGACTGTTATAATTATAATCCCAATTGGTGCATTGACAATAGTCGCATCTCAATCACACAATTTGTGAATGGATATAGACTATTCGATTATCTTAGAAGCGCAAAGATACACATTTCAGAACAGGACAAGGCTATAAATATGAAAAAGGGAGTTGCATCAGGAAATCTACATGACATTCAGTTCAAGGATGAATATTATGACATTACTGATGAATTGGTGGACAATACCAATCTATTCTATCAAAAAGATATAGATTGCATTGCTTTACAAATATTTAATGCACTAGATGTTGCACATTCTCTTTGTGGTTTTGTCCATCACGACCTTCATGGTTATAACATTCTTGTTCAAAGATTACCAGAACCAGTACTAATTCCCATCTATTCAAAATCAATCGAAATTCAAGATGGTTCGATCACAGATACTCCTTATTTCTACATTAAGACTAGATATATACCAGTTATTATAGATTATGGAATGGCATATTTTGAGTTTGATGACAATGAATTCAAAACTGTAATCTTTGATAATGATAGTATTACATATGATTTCTTGTTTAGTCGCAAGTATCCCACTTCTGATATCTACAAGGTTCTTAATACATTTGGCAACTTTGATCCTAGATACAGAAGAATGAAAGAACAGCTACTTGGGAGAGACTTTGCTGATAATCCAAAGAGAAATAGTCTGAACTACACATACAGACAGATAATAAATAAGATTCTTGCTGATAATGTATATAGTTTTGATGGAAAGATGCACAATGGAACATTAGCAGATTCAGACAGTACTCTATCAAGATATCAGGATGAACAATTTGTTAATCCATATAATCTCATGACTGATGGCAAATTGTTAACAGCCAATCAAGTGTGTAATGCTCAAAAGTATGGAATTGTTGGAGAAATGTCTGACTATGATGAAGAGTATTATATGCTCAAGATGGAAGGCATTATCGACTCAATAGATAGAAATATCAGAGCATATAATAAATATAGAAACATTATATCAAAGAACTTCCACAAATTCGATAAGAATAGAATAATGGAACAACTGTACAAATATGCTAGTATTGGTGGTCATAAAATCGAAAGATACATTTCTGAACTTGAATTAATGTGCTACAACTTTGCTGGATTTCCTGAATTGTACAAGTTTATTGATTCTGTACACCAATACATGAAAAGAATCGATCCAGAAGATGATAGAACTGCTGAACTTGGTAGATTAACAGACTTTCTTTGGGTTAGTAATGTGTTGGAGGAAATGTAACTTGACTGACAGGCGAAAAGTTTCAATAAATAAATAACCATCAAGTAAATGCTAGAACTTTATGGAGATGAGGACCTTCAGAGTGCTGTTGGTAAGTATCCCAAGTTGATTGTATTCTACGGCAATTATAGTTGTGGAGTGTGTAAAAATGCACTTCCATTTGTGGAACAAGCTGTATCTGGATACAAGGACGTTACTCTTGCTCACGTTGAATGTTCTGTTGTTTCAGTACAGAACTGCTATGGAGTAGTACCCATTATATCCTTCTACAGAAACGGACAACACATTGATAACATGATTGGCGCAAATAACAAGGAATTTATCATGAAATTATCTAATCTTTAAAAAAATTACAGTGAATAAAAGAATGAGTACTCATTACAGAACTCTCAAATCTAATAAGGAAAGAATTGATTTTATCCTTAAATCTAGTAAATGTGTTGTGTTCTATGGAGGCACGTGGTGTCCCAAGTGTGGTGAACTCAAGCCATTGTTCAACAAGATTGCACAAAAGTATGGTGATGATATCAACTTTGCTTATTGTGATATTACCGAATGTGATCTCAATGCTGACAAGTACCAATTTGTGCCTAGATTCGATTGTTACTACAAGGGTAAGAGAGCTGCAAAGTATATTACTAGCAACCAAAAGTCCATCACTAATGCTATTTGGGATTTCATCAAGAATGATAAATACAAACATTAATCGAATACTAAAATGATCAAGTTACTAGGAGAATTAGTCATGCCCAGTAGCTCGATTAAAAATCAGGATAAGTGGCTAACATGGCAAAGAGAGCAAGATGTAGAACACTTTGAGAAATGTACAATTATGAGGAATTATCTGGCTGACAATAACAAGTTTGAGAAACCAAAGTATAGTTGTATTGGTGATCCTGGAGATTTGTATTACGTATATTGCTTTGGTGACTTTTCTGCCTTATTGTGCTTTCCATCAGACAATGAATATATCTGGGAATATGTACAACTGTTACTTGATATCTATGAATATTGCAAAGGTCCAAGTAGAATGGTAAAAGGAGATCCAAGAGGCATTGCAGTGATGAAGAAGGCTTTGAACACAAAGAGTACATCGATATTCAATAGCTTCAAGTTCTCTGATTCTTACTATGACTATTCAATGATTCATGCACATACAACAGTACAGTTCTCGGTAAGTACATTGTTGATTAGATTGCTAGCACATTATCTAGGTTATCTATCGATCTGCACTTCTGAAACGATAAGTAGAGACATTTGTTTCCATAGTCATTACAAGGGCTCGCTACTTCCAGAAGCTAAACAGAACCTGATATCTGTGGTGCAAGAACACAAGACGTGCTCATCATGCAAGAGGATTACTGAGAATCACTGGGGCAAGTTCATGTTATGTTTGGATTGTAATAGCAAGTACATGTGTAAGTTATGTGGAGAACCTGCGAGCGTGACAGTCAATGAAGAACCTAGATGCGCGGATCATGAGAATATGTGATCGAAGAGAGAAATATACCTAATGTAGGTATACAGATGGAAATATACCTAATGTAGGTATACAGATGGAAATATACCTAATGTAGGTATATTGTTAGATATGTTATAGTTATATTATACATTCTTGTTTGATGATAGTTGGATCTCTATTCTGACGGTTTCCCAACCTATAGAAATGTAAGACTCTGTATGTTTTATAGAGCTTGAGATCGAGGTAAATGGATCTCTGAAGCTAGATCTTAATGATACATATAACTTATAGGTATTCTTATGAATGATAGTTAGAGAGGACTTTCTGACGGTTTCCTAGCTCTAAGAAATGTAAGACTCTGTATGTTTTATAGAGTTGGAAATCAGGATAAATGGATCTTAGAATATTGATGTTGAAATGTCTATAAGTTATATGCATTCTTGTTGATGATAATTAGAAATCCATTTCATTGGTTTCTCAACTTATAGAAATGTAAGACTCTTGATGTTTCTAAGGATTGGAAATCAGGATAAATGGACCTCAAAATGTTGATGTTAAAATGTCTATAAGTTATAGATATTCTTGTTGATGATAATTAGAAATCCATTTCATTGGTTTCTCTAGCTCTAAGAAATGTAAGATTCTTGATGTTTCTAAGGATTGGAAATCAGGATAAATGGACCTCAAAATGTTGATGTTAAAATGTCTATAAGTTATAGATATTCTTGTTGATGATTGAAATGGGTCTATTCCGACGGTTCTCTAGCTCTAAGAAATGTAAGACTCTGTATGTTTCTATAAGTTAGAGATCTGGATAAATAGACTTAAATTGGACTTGTAGTTATACCTATAAGTTATATACATTCTTACTCATGATAGTTAAATGTCTATTTCATTGGTTTCTCAACTTATAGAAATGTAGGACTCTGTATGTTTTATAGAGCTGGAGATCAGGATAAATGGGTATTAGGAATTGGATTTGCAGTTATGTCTATAAGTTATATACATTCTTGTTGATGATCGAAATGGGTCTATTCCGACGATTTCATGATCCTAAGAAATGTAGGACTCTGTATGTTTTATAGAGTTGAAAGTCTGACTAGTTAGATGCCAGGAGTCCAATCTTAATGATACATAACTTATATGTATTCTTACGAATGATAATTAGAAATCCATTCCTATGGGTTTCTAACTCTAAGAAATGTAAGACTCTTGACATGTCTTATGGTAGAGCTGGAAATCAGGATAAATGGACATTAGAAATTGGACTTGTAGTTATACCTATAAGTTATATGTATTCTTGTTGATGATACAAATAAGACTGTTCTGACAGATTCATGAGTTATAAAGATGTAAGGAATATTACATTTCTAAGGATTGGACATTAAGATAAATGGACTTCAGAGGTTCTATCTTGATGATGCATATAAGTTATATACATTCTTGTTGTTGATGATTATATGCCCAGCTCAATGGTCTATCGACTTATAGAAATATAAGACTCCTAACATTTCTAAGAGCTAGAAGTCTGACCAACCAAATGCCAGAAGTTCTATTTTGATGATGTATATAAGTTATATACATTCTTACTCATGATAGTTAAATGTCTATTTCATTGGTTTCTCAACTTATAGAAATGTAAGACTCTGTATGTTTTATAGAGCTAGAAATCAGAATAAATGGGCATCAGAAATTGGGTTTGCAGTTATATCTATAACTTATAGGTATTCTTGTTAGTGATCGAAATGAGTCTATTCCGACTGCTTCATGACTTGTAGAAATGTTAAACTCCTAATATTTCTAAGAGCTAGAAGTTTGACCAACTACATGTCAGGAGTTCGATTCTAATGATATATAACTTATATACATTCCTGTTAATGATCGAAATAATTCCATCCTTCCAGTTTCCATGACTTATAGAAATGTACCGATAGGCATGTTGATGTTTCTAAGGATTGGAAGTCAGGATAAATGGACTTCAGAAGTTCTATCTTGATGATGTATATACATCCCTGCTAATGATAGTTAGATGCTCATCTTGTCTATCCTATAACTATAAGAAATATACAGATTCTTAACATTTCTAAGGATTGGAAATCACAATAAATGGACATTAGAATGTTGATATCAAGATATGTCCATAACTTATATACGTTCCTGTTAATTGTCATGAGAGGTCCATTCTATCGTCTTCATGACTTATAGAAATGTAAGACTCCTAACATTTCTAAGGAGTGGAAACCTGACCAAATGGACTTCAGAAGTTCGATCTTGATGATGTATATAAATTATATACATTCTTACTCATGATAGTTATTCTGACAATTTCATGACACATAGAAATGTAAGACTGTATGTTTATAGAGCTGGAAGTCAGGATAAATGGATATTAGAATGCTAATAATGATACATATAACTTATATGTATTCTTACTAATGATAATTAGAGAGGTCTATCTCGACTGCTTCATGACTCTAAGAAATGTAAGGCTCTTGATGTTTTATAGAGCTAGAAGTCCAACTAAATGGTCATTAGAATGTTGACATCAGTATGTCTATAACTTATATACATTCTTGCTAATGATGGTTATTCTGACGGTTTCCTAATTCTAAGAAATGTAGAGTCTGTATGTTTATAGGGCTAGAGAACTGGTAGAGCGATCCTATTTGCATCATTAACAAGAATACATATAACTTATGCATCATGAAAAATAGAACTCTCGAATTCGCCCATCCTGACATCTAGCTCCATAAACATCAAGAGTCTAACATTTCTTAGAGCTAGGAAATTGTAAGGATGGACTTCTAATTATCATTAGCAAGAATGTATATAACTTATATACATCATCAAGATCGAACTTCTGAAGTCCATTTCTCTGACTTCCAATCCTTAGAAACATCAACATGCCTATCGGTACATTTCTATAAGTCATGGAAACGACGAAACAGAATTATTTGTATCACTAACAAGAATGCATATAACTTATATACATCATCAAGATCGAACTTCTAATGTCCATTTCTCTGACTTCCAATCCTTACCGTAAGGCATGTCAAGGGTCTAACATTTCTATAAGCTGGAAGTCAGAACAAATAGACCTCTCTATCATTAATATTCTAGATACAAATAGACTAGCATCTCTCTTTCATACTTCTGAATAACACAACTCTGAACAGATCGATGAGTGAATTAAATCACTGAATAGGTATGAATAATCATGATATAAAATCTCAAGAGTTCAAGCTATTGGTCATAATTCATAGAAATCGAAAAATGTATATTAACGTGATGTTCTCTAATTTCACATTATATTGAAGCCATTGGGAACATTGATAAAATGCAATTATAGATATAACAATATAACTGTGAATATATCCATCGAATTAATGTTCTTTAATTACATGCAATGAAGGTGTTTAAATAACATTGAAGAAAGTCATGTGTTACTATTCATGACACCCTATTTCGAGCGTTTTCACGTGTTTCTGACCATTTTGTATTTACCTATTTTGATACTTCTAACGATATCATTAATTGCAAATAAGAATATTGCTAAATCGAGCTTTATTGACGTTCAATGACAGTCCGGACAATGTGTTGGCTCGGTCAGGTCAAAATTAAAGTCATGAAATTTCAATATAATTGTATAGGTAGTTACTAACTTCATTCTAATGTTGCCTTTCATGAGTGAAGAATGCCTACTACAATGAATACAGTGAAGCAAATTACTGACTTTGAGGTTAGCTGGTCAGGTCTTTCCAATCCTTAGAAATGTTAGAGACTTACATTTCTTAGAGTTGGTAGGCCTGATACATTCATCATTACAGACAAATTTAGAAACATCAATAAGTATAATGAAATTATGAAGGTCATAAATTGTGACTGATGGCTTGAAAGTTTAATTTGCAATTATTCATACCTATTCAGTGATTTAATTAACTCATCGATCTATTCAGAGTTGCACTGTTCAGGAATGTAAAGAGAGATACTGGTCGATATAATTTCCTATTCATGATAGAAGGCTATTCTGTTGTTTCTCGATCTTATGGGTTCATTGTTCTATCAACCTTAGAAAATGTAAAGTCTCCAACATTTCTAAGGACTGGTAGAATGATGAATTGGACATTAGAACAACAGTATGCAATTATACCTATAAGTTATAGGTATTCTTATTCATGATTGAAATGGACACATTCTGTTGATTTCTCTGACCTTACGGTTATAGAAAACATCAAGAGTCTAACATTTCTAAGGATCAGAGCAACCAAGAAATGGACATCAGAATATCTAGTTACATATATGCCTTATAATATAGGTATTCTCTCTCATGATGAAAATAGGTCCATCTCATTGGTTTCATAGGTCTTACAACCTTAGAAATGTTAGACTCTTGATGTTTCTAAAGTTGTAAGACCTGCAGAAGCCTGACTAATTGGGTCAAGTTCATCAATATACCTATTAAATAGGTATATTTCTAACGATTAAAAGATATGCCAATTCTGTCGATCTATCAACCTTAGGAAATGTATGACTCTGTATATTTCTTAGAGCAGAGACCCTGATTATTCACAATCAAGATCATCAAGATACAATTATACCTACATATCTTGTGTTACAGTTGATAGAACGATGAAATGGACATTAAAATATCGCATTACAAACATGACTTGTAATAGGTATATTTTCTCTCATGATGAATATAGATCCATTTCATCGGTTTCACAACCTATGAAATGTTAGACTCTTGATGTTTCTTGGGGTTGGAAAGACCAAGGAATGGACATTTATTATCAACAAGAATGCATATTTCAATGTCTATATTCCGATGACCATTTATTCTGAATTCTAACTGTAAGAAACATTAAGAGTCTGTAATATGCCTTACGGTAGGAATTGGAAAGGTCAAGAAATGGACATCAGAATGTCGAATTACAAATATACCTATCAGCAGGCATATTCTTTTGATCATGATTGAAACATACCCATCCTATCATCCTCATGACTTATAGAAATGTTAGACTCTTTATGTTTTCTATAACTGGAAATCAGAATAAATGCTGATCAGAATATAGACATTGAAATATGCCTATAATTATATGTATTCTCTCACATGATAGTTGAATGTCCATTCTGACGGTTTCATGACTTATAGAAATGTTAGAAGTCTAACATTTCTTAGAGCTGATAGAACGGTAGAATATTTCTATTTGGATCAAAGGTATATAAGTTATATACATTATCGATCTCGATGTAATATCCAATTAGTCAGGCTTCTAACTCTAGGAAATGTAGAATCTATAACATTTCTTAGAGCTGAGAATGGACAGAATGTAGTTATTTCTATCATGAGTGAGAATACCCACAAGTTATAGACATATTGATATTCTAATGTCTAATTGGTTAGACTTCTAACTCTAAGAAATATTATAGACTCTACATTTCCTAAGGTTGGTAGACCTGGTAGAGTGGTGGAATATGCCCATTTCTATCATGAGTAAGAATACCCACAAGTTATACATTATCGAGATTGATATTCTAGTGTCCAATTCTTGATCTTTCCAATCCCTAGGAATGTTATAGATTCTACATTTCCTAAGGTTGGTAGACCTGATAGAATAGATGTCATTATGTTGTTAACGAGAATACATATAGATTGTAGGTATGTTTAACATTGATGTTCTAATGTCCAATTTTTAGAAATGTTACAGATTCTACATTTCCTAGAGTTAGAAGCCTGACTAATTGGACATTACATCGAGATCGATAATGTATATAACTTATATACCTTTGATCCAAATAGAAATATTCTACCGTTCTATCAGCTCTAAGAAATGTAGAATCTGTAACATTTCTAAGGATTGATGAAATTGGTCTCCTTTTCTTTGTCAATGAGAATACCTATAAATTATGGGCATTCATTGTATTGATATCATGAGATTGGATTCTTGATCCTTAGAAACATTGAGAGTCTTACATTTCCAAGGTTGGTAGAATGACAGAATTTGTCTCCTTTTCTTTGTTAGCAAGAATACCTATAATTTATAGATATTCATCGTAGTGATATCATGAGACTGGATTCCTGAGATCTCTAACTCTAAGAAATGTACCGATAGGCATGTTGATGTTTCTAAGGATCGATAGAACGATGGATTAGTTCCCTTTTGTTGGTAGCCAGAATGTTTATAATTTATATCTGTAAATCGATATCATGAGATTGGATTCTTGATCCTTAGAAACATTGAGAGTCTTACATTTCTAAGGTTGATAGACTGACAGAATAATATTTATTTTGACCACTGTAGGAATACCTATAATTTATAGATATTCATTGTATTGATGTCATGAGACTGGATTCTTGAGTTCTCTAACTCTTAGAAATGTACCGACAGGAGTTTTGATATTTCTAAGGCTGATGGACAGATGGAATGACATTTATTTTGACCACTGTAGGAATACCTATAAATTATGGATATTCATTGTATTGATATCATGAGATTGGATTCCTGATCCTTAGAAACATTGAGAGTCTTACATTTCTAAGGATTGACAGAACAATGAATTGGTCTTCTTTTCTTTGTTGGTAGGAATACCTATAAATTATGGATATTCATTGTATTGATGTCATGAGACTGGTTCCTTGAGTTCTCTAGCTCTTAGAAACATCAAGATATTTACATTTTCTAAGGTTGATAGGCTGACAGAATAATATTTATTTTGACCGTTGTAGGAATACCTATAACTTATAGGTATTCTCTTCAATGACATCATGAGGCTGGTTTCCTGATCCTTAGAAACATCAAGATATTTACATTTCTAAGGATTGACAGAACAATGAATTGGTCTTCTTTTCTTTGTTGGTAAGAATACCTATAAATTATGGGTATTCATTGTATTGATATCATGAGATTGGTTTCCTGACCCTTAGGAATGTTATAGATCTTACATTTCTAAGAGTTAGAGAACGATGAATTGGTCTCCTTTTCTTTGTTGGTAAGAATATCTATAATTTATAGGTATATTCATGTTGGGATTCTTGAGCTCTCTAGCTCTTAGAAATATTGAGAGTCTTACATTTCTTAGAACTGGTAGACCTGAGAAACTGGTTCTATTTTATTGTTAGTGAGAATACCTATATCGTAAGGCATGCATGTATTCTCACCAACAATAAGACCAATTTTCCCAAAATACAAAGTTGCTACATTCTATGGACTTGTTACACAACGCAAGTTCATCTTTATTAACTACCTATACAATTATATTGAAATTTCATGACTTTAATTTTGACCTGACAGAGCCAACACATTGTCTGGACTGTCATTGGACGTCAATAAAGCTCGATTTGGCCACTTGCATCGATAAAGATTTAATACTTGTTTTTATATCAATAAATGGTAAATACAAAATGGTCAGAAACACGTGAAAACGCTCGAAAATGGACCTTGTGAATAGTAAGTCATTGTTTGTTTCAATGTCATTCATTGTATGTAATTAAAGAACATTAATCAGATGAATGTATCACTGTTATATTGAAATATTTGTAATTACATTTTTATCAATGTTCTCAATGGCTCTAATATATGATGAAAATGAGAAAGCTCATAATTTGTAGGCATTCTCGTTACCGATAAAATAAGACCAATTTCATCGCTCTACCAATCCTTAGAAAATGTAAGACTCTGTATGTTTCTAAGGATCAGGAAATCAACCTCATGATATCGATTTATAGATATACTTATAAATTATAGGCATTCTCGCTAATGACAAAATGAGACCAATTTCATCGCTCTACCAATCCTTAGAAAATGTAAGACTCTGTATGTTTCTAAGGATCAGGAAATCAACCTCATGATATCGATTTATAGATATACTTATAAATTATAGGCATTCTCGCTAATGACAAAATGAGACCAATTTCATCGCTCTACCAATCCTTAGAAACATTGAGAGCCTTACATTTCTGAGAGTTAGAGAGTTCGAGAATCCAACTTCATGGTATCATTCTACAGTTATACCCATAAATTATGGGCATTCTTATCGACAAAGAAAAGGAGACTAAATCACCATTCTATCGATCCCTAGAAATGTAGGAATCTCAATGTTTCTAAGGACCAGAAATCCAACCTCATGATATCAATACAATGGATGTATATAAATTATATGCATTATCATTAACAACAAAGTCTCACCTGCCCGCCAGTTCTAACGACCTTAGAAATGTTATAGACTCAATGTTTCTAAGTACCAGGAATCCAACCTCATGATATCATTGAGGAGAATACCTATAAATTATATGTATTCTGGCTAACGACAAAATAGAACCAATCCATCGCTCTATCAATCCTTAGAAATGTAAATGTCTTGATGTTTCTAGGAGTTAGAGAACTTGAGAATTCAGACTCATGATATCATTCTGCAGTTATACTCATAGGTATTATCACTAACGACAAAATAGAACCAACACATCGCTCTATCCTTAGAAATGTAAGACTCTCAATGTTTCTAAGGATCAGGAATCCATTCTCATGATATCAATACAATGAATGTTCATAAATTATAGACATTCTCACTAACAACAAAAATAGGACCAATTCATTGTTCTGTCAATCCTTTGAAACATCAAGATATTTACATTTCTAAGAGTCAGAGAACTCAAGAAACGAACATGAATATAGATATACCTATAAGTTATAGGTATTATCATTAACGACAAAAAGACCAATTCATCGTTCTACCAACTCTAAGAAATATAAACATCTTGATGTTTCTAAGGATCAGGAATCCGGTCTCATGATGTCATTGAAGAGAATACCTATAAGTATTCTAACTACTAACAAAATGGAACCAATCCATCGTTCTACCAATCCTTAGAAATGTAAGACTCTTGATATTTCTAAGGATCAGGAATCTAGTCTCATGATATTATTCTACAGTTATACCTATAATTTATATGTATTCTAACTACTAACAAAATGGAACCAATCCATCGTTCTACCAATCCTTAGAAACATTGAGAGTCTTACATTTCTAAGGATCAAGAATCCAGTCTCATGATATCGATTTACAGATGTGCTCATAGGTATTCTTATCAGTAAAGAAAATGAGACTAATCCATCGTTCTACCAATCCTTAGAAACATTGAGAGTCTTACATTTCTAAGAGTTGGAGAACCCAAGAATCCCAACATGAATACAGTTATACCTATAATTTATATGTATTCTCTCCAACAACAAAAAGACCAAATTATCGTTCTACCAATCCTTAGAAACATTGAGAGTCTTACATTTCTAAGAGTTGGAGAGCTCAAGAATCCCAACATGAATACAGTTATACCTATAATTTATAGGTATTCTCTCCAACAACAAAAAGACCAAATTATCGTTCTACCAATCCTTAGAAATGTAAGACTCTCAATGTTTCTAAGAGCTGGAGAACCCAAGAATCCGGTCTCATGATATCATTCTACAGTTATACCTATAACTTATAGGTATTCTCATCAACAGTCAAAATAAGGCCAATCCATCGTTCTACCAATCCTTAGAAATGTAGGAATCTCGATGTTTCTAAGGATCAGGAATCCAACCTCATGATATCATTCTACAGTTATACCTATAATTTATAGGTATTCTCTCCAACAACAAAAAGACCAAATTATCGTTCTACCGATCCTTAGAAATGTAAGACTCTCAATGTTTCTAAGAGTTGGAGAACCCAAGAATCCGGTCTCATGATATCATTCTACAGTTATACCTATAACTTATAGGTATTCTCTCCAACAACAAAAAGACCAAATTATCGTTCTACCAATCCTTAGAAACATTGAGAGTCTTACATTTCTAAGAGTTGGAGAACCCAAGAATCCGGTCTCATGATATCATTCTACAGTTATACCTATAAGTTATAGGTATTCTCATCAACAGTCAAAATAAATGCCATTTCGTCAGTCTATCAGTCCTTAGAAACATCAAGAGTCTTACATTTCTAAGAGTCAGGAATTCAACCTCATGATATCATTCTACAGTTATACCTATAAGTTATAGGTATTCTCATCAACAGTCAAAATAAATGCCATTTCGTCAGTCTATCAGTCCTTAGAAATGTAAATATCTTGATGTTTCTAAGGATCAAGAAACCAACCTCATGATATCATTCTACAGTTATACCTATAAATTATATGCATTCTGACCAACAACATAAGACCAATCCATCGCTCTATCAATCCTTAGAAACATCAACATGCCTATCGGTACATTTCTAAGAGTCAGGAATCCAGCCTCAGAATATCAATGCAATGAATATCTATAAATTATAGATATTCTCATCAGCACTCAAAATAAGACCAATCCATCGCTCTATCAATCCTTAGAAATGTAAAGACTCTAACATTTCTATACGTTGGAGAACCTAACATCAGAGTAATAAAGTAAAGAAATATACATAGGTTATGTATATAATTAAAAGTCGCTTTCAGAAGAAGAGTAGGTTGATGTAGCATCAGAGGCCTTGTAGGTACTAGCACTCTCATTGTCATCACCAGAAAAGGTAATCTCATCATCAGAAGTGTGAGACTTGGAAGTGTGAGACTTGCTCTTCTCGGACTTGACAGATTCCTTCAACGATACCTTACTCTTTTCAGACTCTTTGAGTTTAATGGGCAACTTTACAGAAGCCTTCTTAGCAAGAGTAACAGGCTTCAATGATTTCATGGAAATTCCAGATTGGTCAATGCCACTAGATTTGGCAGAACCAACAGACTTTACAGAATTAAATGGTTTAGTCTTTTCCTCCTTCACTGAATCTGCCTTCATTGATTCAACCTTCTTGGCCGAACCAATAGACTCATCACCGTCAGTAGCAGTAGATTCATAATCAGCAGACGACATTGAATCGATAGAATAACTGGTAGATTTGCTGGACTTACCAGACTTGTTATGATCCTCAACAACAGAATCATAGGAAGCAGATACTTCATCCGTTGCTTCCAAATCCTTTCTCTCTTGATCACCAGAGGGAAGATCTCTAGCTTGATCGTCACCGGCACCGTCAGCGGCAGGAGGAACAGGATTATCGTTCCAATAAACAGCAGCAACAATCAGTAGGATGATCAATACAATCAACAATGCAAAGAATAGAATAGTTCCAAGATTAACTCCGTAGTATTCCGCCATTTTCGATACCAAACTTTTTTTTATGATACTATTCCAATCCTATCTTGTGTACAGGTCTATTTCATACGTGGTAAATCCATCATTGATATTGCATTTCGAATCTTTGCCTGACGAACTGCAATTTAGAATCACACAATCAGGACAAACATTGTGAAATGGAGTGTAGTATTCTGGAACAAGCCAAGTAGATTGACAGCCATCAGGTAAATCGCAAGCTCCTTGTTCTGTACAACAATACTCTCCTCCAAATACAAAACAAGGAGAAGCACAAATGCCAGTTGGTTGAAGTAATGTCTTTTGGCAGTCTATGTTACCACTAAATCCTGCTACAGAACAAGTAACTCCTTCACTCTGATCGTATGGGAATACTGGTGAAATGGTAATGGGTTCACTCACTGCATTAGTAATATATACATTGTATTCATCATTAGCTTGATCAAAGTAATTGCTAGCTGAAATAGAAGGAGCATTCATTCCACTCAATGTAGTGATTGTTTTTGTCTGATTGTCAAGCTTGTTTCTAAAGTTTATTCTTGCATAGCTAGAAGGTGTTCCAGAGAGATTGAAACTAGGACTGTCTTCAGTGTAGATTATTACATTGGCTCCATTGCTTGCATAGAAATTGGCTACTCCACCAGAAGAAAGATAGACAGGAGTCAGATAAATGTAATTCTCTCCATCTGTTGTGACATCACAAAGTACAGCATTGACATATACATCTTTGCTTCCACTGTTTCTAACTATGATTCTATTGCTTGTAATGGGTGCAGACAGGTAGATAAATATTACAATGAAAATAGTAAACATTACAAGTAATGCAAGTGCTATCAACCCTGTATATAACGGAAGAGACCCTTTCATCTGCTATTCCTTTTCATGATGGTATAATAAATAATTTATCCTATATATAAATGTCTTCTTATTCTAGCGACATAGAAAGCTATCGTTCAGACAGCGACAGTGAGGACCACAAGGACCGCAAGGACCACAAGGACCGCAAGAGTAAGAGCCACAAAAAGAGATCTCATCGTGATCATTGCAAGGAGTGTGATAGAAAGCAGAGCAAATGTCACTGCAAGAAGGACAAGTGTGACAGTATGGAATGTTTCTCTTCTGTATCTATCACTCCTGAAATCATTGCTTCTCTTTGCACTTGCAGAAGTAGCTGCTGTGATAGAAGAGACTATTGTGACAGAGATTCTTGCCGCAATCACTGTTATAATGATTGCTACAGAAAGTTTTGCTTCTTGCCATCTTTGGTAGCTAGATGTGGTGTCAAGAGTATTGGTCTTGATGTGAAAGCTAATCCTAATCCATATGTTGTTGGAGATGAAGTAACTTTTACTTATACCATTACTAACACTGGTAGCATGAATCTTTATGGTCCTGTTCAAGTCTATGACAGCATGTTTGGAACTAGATATGTCCAAGTATTCTTGGCTCCTAATCAGACTAGCATTTTCACCAGAACCAACAAGCTTACTACTGCTGGTCCTATTGCATTTACTGCTAGTGCATACTTTTTGGTAGACGATTGCAAGAAGGACATTCTATATAGTCCTACAGTTAATCTTACATTGACTAACTAAATGTCTACATTACCATATTCATCATCGATGAATATTCCTCATTCACTAAAATGGATAGCGCCATATCATGGTTGTATACGCTGCCAATAGAATTATCTTTTATTATATTTATCATTACATTTGTATCATTGTCTCTTGGTTTTCTTTGGTTATACAAGAAGTTTACCAAGGGACATGAGATGACAATAGGAATAGATTCAGCAGTTGGACTATTCCTAGGAGTAGTATCAATATTCTTAGGTGTATTATTGTCTCTCATAGTAGTAGACACTTGGACCAATTATGGTCAGACCAGAAATATATCATATCAAGAGGCTAATGACATTTACCTATTGTACAAGGTTATGGACAATATGCCTGACACAGAGACAATAAAATTCACAATAATAGAATATCTTAATTATATTATATTCTTTGAATATCCAGCACTCGCTTATGGAACAGTACCTGATGAAGGAACAGAAATTATTAACAGATTACAGAATGAGATATATAGTTATGAACCTCCTGCAGATAAAGCAGCATTGTATGGAACAGCCATTGGTTTATTAGATACTTGTCTAGCACAAAGAATTACTCGTATTGGTGGTGCTTCTTTTGCCAACAATGATTGGTTTATATGGATTGCATTGTTAGATTCAGTAATGTTGTTGATAATGTGTTGTTTTATCAATACCAATGAAGTATTCCATTACATTTTGATGACGATTACTTCTACATATATTGCTACAGCTATATTCCTAATTCTCATTGTATCCAATCCATTCAGAGGAGGAGCCAAGTTAACTCCTTTGCCGTTCGAATCTGCATTAAAGAATATAGAGTTGTACCCCTAGACAATTACTTGGTAATTGTACCCCTAGACAATTACTTGGTAATTGTACCCCTAGACAATTGGTAGATATTGATGATTCATCAATATTCTTAGCCTAATTGGCTTCTCGGTTGATGCAGAAACTCATAATATCTCACAAATTGTGCTATTAATCTAGCTTTTAATAGCTTTTGTTGTTGAGCAGACAAACCTTGAGTAAGATTGTCTCTAGCAATGATGGTATCTACTTCTGTTTCAACATCTCTATTCTTTCCACTCTTTACAGTGTATACTTCTTGATCATCAATGATTACAGTATCATAGCCTTCAACATCTCCAATGTATCCTCCCTTGAAATCATTAAATACTATCACGTCAGCAAGAAAATTCATGTTCATGTATCTAAGCTGAGGCAAGTTATATACACTGTTTGCCAATTCATCAGCTCTTATTGATACATTTGCATAATTCTTGAAAAGTATATCTTTCAACTTGTTTCTCGCAGAGTTATTCAAGGTGTGATAGACATTATATTTAGATTCCTCAGGATATTGTGATTTTCCATATTGAGCAAATTGGTTTCCTTTCTTGTTTCTGTTGAATGCGTCATTGCCTTGATAGTATGTTTCAGCTTCTGACATGGGATCCTTTGTTTAGAAATAAAAAAATACGGTAGATGAAATTACTCATGTCGAGTTCAGGCCTTTCATCTCAATCGATCCAAGAATCAAAGGTTACACCTTTAACCATTAAGACTCCAACTGGTAAGATTATTACACCCACTTCCCTCAAGGAACTTAATGCTCTTTCATCAAGCCTTGCTCCTGTGTCCAAAATGTCGCTTGTTGGTAAGGTGACTACTCCCAAGTTGGCTCCAGTCAAGATTGCTCCTATCAAGATTGCTCCAATCAAGCTGAGTTCAGTAAGTGCAAAGACTAGTACTGCAAAGGTAGCTACCAGTCCTGTTAGTCCCAAGGCTACCAGTCCTGTTAGTCCCAAAACTTCTACTCCAAAGATTGCTCCCATCAAGCTCAGTACCGCAAAGACATCGACCGCTAAGGTATCTACTCCAAAGATTGCTCCCATTAAGCTCAGTACTGCTAAGGTATCTACTCCAAAGATTGCTCCCATTAAGCTCAGTACTGCTAAGGTATCTACTCCAAAGATTGCTCCCATTAAGCTCAGTACCGTCAGTGCCAAGGTTACTAGTCCCACATCTTTCAGACCTGAACTTCCTACTGTAGATCGCGTTAATATGCCCGATAGAGAAAGTAGACCCGAGTTTTATTCTGCTTTGAGTGAATCTTCTCAATCCCCCAGATCTAGCGTCCCATCCAGTCCTTCTAGATCCAGTACCCGATCCAGTCCTTCTAGATCCAGTGCTCGCTCTAGTTTGGAAAAGGTTGCTAGTGCCAAGTCTTCCATCAGAGAAAGTGCTGAAAAGGTTGCTAGTGCTAGAGCTAGCCTTAGAGAAAGTGCTGAAAGGGTTGCTAATGCAAAGTCTTCCATTAGAGAAAGTGCTGAAAGACTTGCTTCTGCTAGAACCAGTCCTAGATCTTCCATCTTGACTCCTACTGAGAGACGTCTTGTTGAAGAAAGATTGTCTGCTAGATCTTCTCGCTTGTCTCAAGGTTCTAGATCTCCCAGTCCTTCTCGCTTGGATACTTCTCGCCTTTCTAGTCCCACTAGATCTTCCATCTTGACTCCTACTGAGAGACGTCTTGTTGAAGAAAGACTTTCTGCTAGATCGTCTAGTCCTACTCCTAGATTGAGTGCTTCTCGCTTGTCTCAAGGTTCTAGATCTCCTAGTCCTTCTAGACTTGCCAGTCCTTCTCGTTTGAACTCGAGTCCTGCTTCTAGATTGAGTGCTTCTCGCTTGTCCCAAGGTTCCAGATCTCAAAGTCCTAGAGCATTGCAAACTACCAGTCCTACTTCTCGCTTGTCTCAAGGTTCTGCAACTAGATTGTCTCAAGGTTCTAGATCTTCTAGTCCTACTTCTCGCTCATCTCAAGGTTCTGCAAGCAGATTGTCAGCCACCAAACAAAGTGTTTTTGATGAAAAAGAATCTGTACTTCCAGAAAGTAGTGTCTTTGCGCCCTACAGTTCTTATGAAGCTTCTTTGAAGAGTGAACAACCCTCAAAATCTAGCTTCATGAGCAAAGTAGATGCGATCACGCCTGCTTATTCAAAGAAGAGCACATTTAATCCTGCTTCTTCCAAGAAATCAACCAAGCCTCCTATTCCCAACAAAGGTACTATTATTCTTTCCGAACCTAAACCTACTTCTCCTAGACAATCTGTAAAGCAATCTCCTACTTCTCCCAGACAATCTGTGACATCTCCTTCTAGACAAACTGTAAAAGCTTCTTCCCCTGTTAGACCACAAGTAAATAGTAATCTTGACAAGACTTCCGTAGAATATAGAAGACAAGCAAACAAGAATATTGACGTTTCCAAGCTTTTGCTCGTTACTGGTGGCAATTAAGCTCTCTAATCACAGTTAGATCACAGATCGTCAAACTCATTAGACTCTAGTCGCCACTATCACCAGACCTAATGGTCTTTCAATATCACTCAAAATACTATATAGTATATAGTATTTCTTATCTTGTTTCTAATATAATCCATTGCCTGGTAACAATAACCACAGTATTATCAATGCTATCAATGTAAAGCATATAGGGAATAGTATGCTTGGCCAAAAGCTACTATATGCAATATATACTGTATATGTACTATTCACCAACACTGTATTATGAGGATTGTCTTCTACAGTGTAACTATCTGGCACTATAGTATTACTTGACTTTGGTATACTCTTACCAAACATTCTGATATAGTCTGCATCACTGCAACCATTGAGCTCTTTATATTTCTCCTTTAATACGTATGGATAGTAATATGCTATCAATTCAGTGCAAAAGCATTTGTTATCTGACAATGGCTCACGAAAGCTAAATCCCACTGATATGCCAAGTAATGATGCTATATCAGTAGGAAATACATAGTCCTTATAATTTCTGACAAACTCAAGAGTCTTATCTGCCAATTCCTGACAACGATATTCTTCTCTCATTGGTCTATATACAAGTCTATTATATCTTGACAACATGAAATTGTAATCAGTGAATGAGATGCCTGTTACTTGTTGTTTCAATATTCTGTCATATCTATCATCAACATTGATCTCTAACATGAATAGCTCTCCTTCCTCTGTGAGAGACACCACTGGAGGATCTATGCTCTTGAATCTTACTGCTATTCCACTATGATTATATACATTTGATATTCCTACTTGCAGAATAAAGGCAGTTAATCCACTTCCTTGGCACAATAGTACATCTCCAGTCTTTATTCTATCTGGACTGTGAATCATGTCTTTGTTTATGTAATAATTTCTCTATACATCCTATTTATGTTAAGTGACCTTAACATTGATCCAAGTAAAGACAATCATGGCGACCGTCCTAGAATACAAGGTATATCCAATTAGATGCAATACTTGTGGTAGACTCATTGATTGTTATGCTGGCCAGTATGAAGCATTGCTCGAGCAAGGTTATACCATTGAAGAAGCTCTTGACCAACTGGGATATAAGGAACCAATGTGTCGCATCGCATTTATGACTCCAACTATTGTAAAGCACAATCTGCAGAATCAGAATGTAGTAGATGGTACACTGGATGTAACAAAAGCTGTTGCAATGTTAGAAGAAGAGATTAAGGCATTGCCAAAGGAGAAGAAGAAGTTAAAGGGAGAAGGTATACAAATTCAAAAGAATAATGTGAATGAAACCTTTGTCTATCCCACAGAAGTTGGAATTCCAACAATCAACAAGACATCAGCAGAACACATGATAATCAATGTAGGAAGTAAGAAGACTTGTGTGGTATTATCAGGAACTACATATTTGGCAGAATAAAAGAGAATTATGCGTTAATAACGTACAAATCAGATTACAAATTAAAAGGCTGTATCTAAAATTATGGATCAGAGGAAGAATTCCTTGGGCAAGAGCAAGTCCTATGACATGATTGATATAGCTAGAGTTGTTGGTAGTAATGGGTGCATGAGCAAGTTATCTCTCGCGTGCTGTCCTGGTAAAAATAACACTCTCAATCGTGATTTATCCATAATTAAGAAGGAAAATATAGACATTATTGTCTGTCTTCTTGAATGGTCAGAAATGGAGATATTAGGAATATCTGATTATCCAAATAAGGTACACGAGAGTGGATTCCTTTTCTATCACATGCCAATTAAGGATCGAGGAGTACCAAAGACAGAAGACATTAAAGTTTTGATATATACGCTAGTAACTAAATTGCTCGAGGGTAAGAATGTGTTGGTTCACTGCAGAGGTGGTCTTGGTAGAGCAGGACTCGTTTGTGCATGCTGCCTATGTCATTTTGGATATCAAGGTAAAGAAAGTATTGAGACTGTTAGACGATTGCGAGAAGGAGCTATACAAACCGAGAAACAAGAAGAAGTAGTGTTAATGTATAAAAAATATCTATGCAGATGAGAGAGATCTAAATAAATGTCAATGCACTGAAAACAGCAGTCTTCTTGCTTCTCAAAATGGACACTGAAAGAGATTCCTTATATCTCCTTACTCCTAGATCTGTGACTCCCAAATTGTTGGCAATCCCACAGATTGGCTTGGTCGTTCCTGTTTGGGAATGTCGTTATCTCATTAGAAAGAAAAAGTATACATTATATGTAGAACTTCACGAACGACCTGGCAAGATTCCAGTTGGAACCGGACCTGCACCAATTGTAGATGAAAATGTAGTACTTGATATGGTATCAATGATGTCTGACATCCCATATGTATACAATGGTAGAGAATTTGCTGCTAGAGACGACTGGTACATCCGAGTTGAATCAACACGAGAACAATCTTTCACCGAGAATCCAATCTTTAGCTGGTTCCGTAAGTGGCAGAGTCAGGGTACTTATGCCTCTCGTGGTCATACCGAGGTCAGAATCAATGAAAATGCAAGTGAAAGTGTGAAAAAGTCATCAAAGTTTGTGCGTAGATTCTTTGGAGGCCATCCTGACCAAGACGAACCAGAGGAACCTGCAGAACCAACAGCATCAACAGTCACAGATCAACAAGTCTGGAATAGAAAAACATTCAACAGCTCTTATTAATATATATCTTGATCAAGATATATCGTAAAATTAAAAGAATTCAACTTTTTGCGTTGAACTAAATGGATACTAAGGTGCATCTCTTGGGAGATGGAATTCTCGATAATTATCAATATCTAGAGGATCAAAGTGGTGACTTGGAAGGAGAACTTGTTAAAGCTGGATTCAAAGTTAATAACATTGCTTCTGACAATGTGGGTATATCAGATATAATAAATGGTGTGAAACCAAGTAACAGCAAAAGAAAGACAGACAAGGATGGAAAAATGTATCCACTTGATCAAGTCATTAATGATATAGGTCCTCCTACAATCAATAGCTTTGGTTCAAAGGTTCAAGATAATGTAGTAGTAGTAAGCATGGGAGGTATAGATCTAGAACATGCTCTTACTAAGAGTCATCTCAAAGCAGCCATTAATGCATTGACTGGCAAGTTGGTGAGCAGTGTAATTACTGTTGAATATAAGAAAAAGTACAATGATATATTGAAAAAGTTAAAATCAAGCTGTAACAAGGTTATATTAGTCAACAATTATGTTCCATATATTGGAGAAGGTTCTGAATATGCAAAGTACAAGAGTTATACAACTAAAATTATGAATGAATGGAACCAATTCATCAGTGAAGTAGCCAAAGTCAATGATGTTGCATTGTTAGATTTGTATTCTTCCTTTGATTATAATGATGTTTCTCATTATGGAAAGAAATATAACTATCCAAGCAACAAGGCAGTAAAAGCAATGAGTGACACAATTCAACTTGTGAGTAAGAAATATGAGGGATATAAGGAATATGTGTTTAAAATCTGATGCCTTCACGTGTGTAAATAAAGGACATTGAATGCAGTTGAAACAAACGATGTGTTACTATACATGACACCCTGTTTCGAGTGTTTTCACGTGTTTCTGGCCATTTTTATTTACCGTTATTTACATATAAATGCTAACAATAATCGAATCTGTGAATTTGAACAAATCGGGCTTTACTGACAGTCTGACACATTGTCCGGCCCGATTCCCAAGAATTGGAAACTGAGAAAACTATATCATTATATGGCATGTTCCTCTATCAAGATCGACAGAGAAAACTGTTTGCAATAATCACTACAAATGTGGACAATCTATGCCTGAACTTAGAGCCATCTATTCTTGTGACGCCAAGGTTTATCTATATTGCTTCACAGATAGAAGAAAGAAAATTTATGGATGACATTGAAAGACTTTTGCTTCAAGAAGAACGATACAAGGACTACTTTACTAGCAAGAAATGTGTATTTGTTGGTTATGTCTATCACAACAGAAAGCTGGTTGAAAACTTTATAGCAACGTATTTACCACTTACTGTATATATTCAGCATGATGGAAAGAGAAGAGTTAGATGTTATGACAAGATTGATGACAGTCCAATTCTAAATGCTGAAGTTGCAGATAAAGTGTATTAACTTATCGATGTTGAATATTGCTGGAAACAGTAATATCATGATGTTTCTCATTATGTAGCTATATATCTTCCAATACTGATAACAGTAATATGGATGCGTTCCTGGCTTATAGAAAATGTACCGTTAGGCATATCTACATTTAGGGTTGAGAGGGTGAGATATATTACTGACATCAGTAATATTGAAGAAAGTATATAACTTATATACTATTGAGAAACAATGGATCGAGATTAGAATTCTATCGGTTTCCTAACCTTAAGAAATGTAAGAAGAGTAACGTTTCTTAGGGTTGAGAGGGTGAGATATATTACTGACATCAGTAATATTGAAGAAAGTATATAACTTATATACTATCGAGAAACAATGGATCGAGATTAGAATTCTGTCTCTTTCATGGCCTATAGAAAATGTACCGTTAGGCATATCTACATTTCTTAGGGTTGAGAGGGTGAGATATATTACTGACATCAGTAATATTGAAGAAAGTATATAACTTATATACTATCGAGAAACAATGGATCGAGATTAGAATTCTGTCTCTTTCATGGCCTATAGAAAATGTACCGTTAGGCATATCTACATTTCTTAGGGTTGAGAGGGTGAGGTATATTACTGTTGACAGTAATAGAAGAAAGTATACAAGTTATATACTATCGAGATTAAGGTTAGAATTCTGTCTCTTTCCCAAGAAATGTACCGTTAGGCATATCTACATTTCTATAAGTTCAGAAACAATGGATCGAGGTTAGAATTCTATCGGTTTCCTAACCTTAAGAAATGTAGATATGCCTAACGGTACATTTTCTATAAGCCAAGAAAGTATCCATATTACTGTCATCAGTAATATTGAAAGAAAGTATATAACTTATATACTATTGAGATTAAGGTTAGAATTCTATCGGTTTCCTAACCTTAAGAAATGTAGATATGCCTAACGGTACATTTTCTATAGGCCAGGAAACCGACATTCTGTTCTCAATAGTATATAACCATATCAATATTACTGCAAACAGTAATATTTCCTAGTACAATCTCAATGCAACTCACTCCACACACTCGCAACATCAATATGTTTCACTGGTATGCACTGATAATTTTCTTGATTTGGATGAAGTATTACCAACATCATTGATGCCACTTCCATTGAATACTTTGTCTCAAGTATGTGTCTGTAAAAATTCAACTGCAAACTGTAGTGAGAATAGTTGCAATCATCATAGTCTTCGAATGGAGCCAATCCTTTTGCATATCTATTCGACATTTTAATTTCTTTACTACGTTTCCAGTCAATAATGTGCAACTTGCCATTTCCGTCTTTCATGACACAATCGATCGAACCAGATATCCGCTGATCTTCATCATATACTAGCCATTCTGATCTATACTTTTTCAGTGATGGATATTTTGTCAACAAGTCACGCCAAAAGTTCTGAAACATTGTGTATTCCTTACTCTTCTCAACTGTTGGATCCACAATTTGCTCATTCATAAAGTCTTCTATTGCCTTGTGCATTATTGTACCTGCAGTACTTGCTGCCAATCCATCATCAGACCACTTCTTTTTAATTTCATCCTTTTCCATACCATAATACTTGGAATTTGGCCAATTATGAGATGCCATCATCTTGTCAATAACTGCATCAGCGTCAAAAGGAACAAAGTAGTGATGTATCAATGTAGTTACACTAGTAGGATGATCTTCTAGTCCAACAATGGTGTACTTGTGATCTTCTTCTTCAAACGAGATATTCTCATCTCTAGGATGACTATTAACAATAGATAACATTATTAGACTCTGCTAACCATTTCACTCAAGTCAATTACAAAGTTATCACCTTTCTATTATGTATCTGGAAATGCTTACTCTCATGGGTGTGTTGAGTTTTGGTCCAACCTCTAATCACTGTGATTGCAATATATTCACCTATATACATTGATCTCATTGCTTCTGTTCTAGTTGTTTGTCCTGACCATAACACTGAATAAGCAAAGTTTGTCATTAGCTTGTTTAGCTCAAGGTAGTTGCTAGTCCACTTACCTTTGTATTGGAATTCATTGTCAGCGCTAAAATACTTTATCACAGTAATGATTGCAGCCATTTTCATCACAAACGATGATATACCTCCTGGTTTACCACTGCATTTCAAGACTCTATAGCAATCAGAGATTGAATGCCTATGAAATTTATCAATCACAAGGCTAATTTCACTCTTCTTGCCATTGATTGCATTCTCTTCTTTTTGTAAGATACTGAATATTTCATTAGGATTACACTTCTTTTCTGACCAAATTAATGATTCTGCAACACACAATGCTTCACGTTCTGCAAAAGTAATCAGCCAAGTAATTTCACTGCTAAGATCAGGAGGAAATGTAAACAATGATGTAATTGCTTTGGTATCAGGACTGTATAATCCAAGTTCTTTTCCATTTGTAATAGTATTTGGTATATAACATGACAGATAATTACCAAATAATGAATCTTGATGCTGAAAGATATTGTCATACATTACTGGTTCATCATAAAAGTTGCAGTTATATCCATAATTAAGATGGTTGCAGCATGATTCAATGGTCTTGTTGGACTTGTAGCTGGAAAAGGGCACATCTGCTGACATATTTAGACATTGCAATTCTACTAGATCAACAACACAAGGCAAGTCTACTTCTGATACAATCTCTTCGTAATTATACATTGTCCTATTCATGTACTTATTCGAGCCAGGATAAAAATGTGTCTCCATCTCAGAGATTCTATTTTTGGGTCTTATATATGGCCAATTTCTTCTTCGTTCAGGTTCTACTTCTGATCTAAATGAGACACTTTGTTCTGTTAATGATCCCTCTTCTGCTTTAATATTATTCTTTCTTTGAATCTTGGAGAACATAAAGTCTTCTTGTTCTGAATCTTGATCTTCTTGGTGCGAATAACTATCATCATTGGTGCTGCTGTATGTACTGCAGATGCTATCTATAGTTGACATTTTATCTACTGGTAATATTGTTAGTACAATGATATTTATTAATCTTGATATTATTGAAACAGTAATATCTTATTGTAGATAACTCGATATTACTATCTTATTGTAGGTAACTCTATCTTACTGTAGGTAGCTCTATCTTATTGTAGGTAACTCTATCTTACTGTAGGTAACTCTATCTTATTGTAGGTAACTCTATCTTACTGTAGGTAACTCTATCTTACTGTAGGTAGCTCTATCTTACTGTAGATAACTCTATCTTACTGTAGGTAACTCTATCTTACTGTAGGTAACTCGATATTACTGTAGGTAACTCTATCTTACTGTAGGTAACTCTATCTTACTGTAGGTAACTCTATCTTACTGTAGGTAACTCTATCTTACTGTAGGTAACTCTATCTTACTGTAGGTAACTCTATCTTACTGTAGATAACTCGATATTACTGTAGATAACTCGATATTACTGTAACGGTAATATTCTTTTAAGCAATATCGAGCTTAAAGTATTAACCTAAGTTAATACTTTAAGCAATCCAATATATAACAACTCCCAATATAACAGTCTTTAACGACCACAAGGCATTAATCAGGTAACTCTTCTTCTCAATGTGCATATTTTCCATAGTTTCCTTGGCCTTTTCTATATTCTCCTTTGAGGCAAACAATGGTCCTGTCTTCAAGCAACCACAACAATGATTGCACCATATATATTTGGACCAAAATGTATTACAATTCAAGCAAGGACAATGAACAGCTAATCTATCCAGTTCACCTGATACTCTCATTGCACACACATATGTAGTCTCTTCTCTCGTGTCATCATCTTTCATCATCACTAGCATATTGGTATATGTTTTAGTAACACCAGTAAATGCTGCTTGGTATGGTCTTGCACTGTAACACTTGGATTCTTGATATGGTTCCCAAAAATCATAGCTACTTAGCAGGTCTTCCACTTCTTCATGTGGATATCTCACCATTGCAATGAGACCGTGAAATCGACCATCTATAATTTCACTAGTAGATTTACCATTATCAATGTCCTTCTTAATGCTTCTGGGTCTAGGCGTAGCAGGGACTGACATTTCCCTATACCCAGTAATTTCTCCAATTCAAACTTTTGTCCCAATGAATGGATAGGAAATAGTTGTAATAACTCTAGTCATGGATAAGTGAGAATTTTGTGACCCAGTTGTCAAGGCAATTCCCATGTTCACTTACAATTGTTACTCTTCTGATGCTAGCGATGCCTTCTCCCTCGACCATGCGCCAGAAGGCGTGTGTGCCGGTAGAATCGAGTCTGACAGATACCAAGAAATTTCGTTTGGCTACGTCCCTCCCAGCATTACATATCTCGAGTTCAAGAATGTTAAGCTTTCTCCTGTTGCAATGGATGCCTTGAGAAAGAGTAATGTGAGCGAGTATGTTGTGTTCCAAGGAGATGCTCTTACTGTGCAATTGCCCGAGACTTCTGTGCCAATCAAGAGTATCAGAATTGGTTCTTACAATTCTGCTGATTACCTCTTTTCTGTGCATATTCCAGAGTGCGAAAATTTGTACATTGGTGCAAAGAATGTTGTACTTGCTGACAAAAGACTTGGCAAGAGTACTCTTGTTAGTGCAGAAAAGGTTACTCTGTTGAATTGTACTGGCGTAGAAGACTTGCGCTTGATTCCTCATGGTGAGGAGCGACAGGTTGCTGTAGTAATGGACATGCCAAGCATCTCCAAGGCCCATTTCCATGACACTGATGCTACCATTACTGGTTGCGACAATCTCAAGGTAGTAACAAAGGAGAATAGTACTGTGCTGAATGGTAAAGCCTCAAAGTAAGTGGTAAGTAGTAGGTAGATAGAAGGTAAGTAATATAGGTCGAAAGACTTATATTGAGAATCTGACGACATGTCCAGTCAGGAAAGAGGCAATTTATGTATCATACTGTTACTTATTCAGCCAATGACTTTGACATTACTGACAGGCTGAGATTGTTGAACAGTAGAGTAACATGTCTTACAATCAAGACAGAGAGTGATGTACCTGTCAACTTTACCTACTTTCCCAGTCATGTTACTAGTCTTACACTTGTGGATACTGTTCTGTCTGATGATGCAGCCAAGACTTTGAAAACAAGTAATGTTTTTATATATGGAGTAGATCATTATGAGCTCGAATCTATTTATCTTCCTGAAACTGGAGTACCATTGTTATATATTCGCATCAAGACAAATCAGAATCTCCTCAATGTAGATGTACCTCCTTGTAAGTACATGCAATTAAGATCTGATTACATTGGTCTTGAAGGATGTAGATTGGGAGAAGATACTGCTATTGACTGCAGTAATTTCTCTTTGATTGATTGTGATGGAATGATAAACCTTGATGCTATATATTATATTGGCAATAGTCCCATAATAGGAGGATCATACTTTCCCAAAACTATTGACCTATACCAAATTACCGATGATGAGCTTATTGCTGAAGCTGCATAATATATGTCAAAAGACATATCTAATTTGTCATGAATCTGACGGTTGATAGATAGCAACAATAAGCAATCTCCATGTTCATTATTGATTATACTGCTGACACCTTTGACATTACTGACAAGTTAAAGCTGTTGGACGCTAGTGTAAAGCATCTAGTACTTAGAACAACTAGTGACACTGCTGTCAACTTTACCTACTTTCCTGATACTGTTGATACTCTTTCTCTTGTAAATGCATATCTCAGCATTGATGCCATCAAGACTCTGAAGGCAAGTAGAATATCCAATTACCAGTTCTATGACAGTAGAGCAATTAGAGGCAGTTCTGACGGAGCATTAGAGCGATTCAAACCTATTGTTCTTCCTGAGACTACAGTTCGTATTGAATCTATCACAATTAATCCACAATGCGTTAACGGTATCATTGACAGTCTGAAGATTCCATATTGTGATTATCTCAGGATTAGAGGTGCAATTGTTACTCTTACTGGTTGCAAGTTGGGAACTACAACATCCATTGATTCGGATAGAGTAATCATGACAAATTGCACAGGAGCAGTTAAACTTGAAGTAACTTCGTTCAAATATCATTCTACTTGTGTTGTCTTGGGAATGCCTGGTCTTTTGAATGTCAAGGCATATGGTGTTGATTTGGTTTTGTATGGTTGTGATGGTGTGAAAAAGCTGAAGTTGCAAGAAGGCAGTGTCATTACAACAGATATTCTAAAGTTGAGTAGTCTGTCTCTTGTGAATAGCAGGTATAATACTAGATATTACACCAAGTATTCTGAAGGAGGCAAAGAGAAGATGGTAGAATAACTTATATTCAATGTAAGTCCTAGGACTTATATCTTTACCTTGAAACTTCTATTTGGAACAGAATCTTACTGATGGATATTTTTCTCTCAAATCAGTAAAGTCATTATTGCTAGCTAGTGATATCTTGTTTCCTTGACTCAACCAATCATCAATGACATCTGTATCTATCTCTTGATCAGTGTCAATAGATACCAACTTGCTAGAGATTTTATATCATCTATTCCAATTCCAGTGACATTGAATAAACCGAGATTTCTCATGTTGTAGGTATTTAACTTAGATACACACGAATCTTTTATAATAATAGTCTTTGCTGTACTTGTCGATTGTCTCACCAGATCATTACATTGTTCGAATCTTGATATTTCTATATATTCAAGGTCAATTGTTTCAGAAAAGAATAATGTGTCAGAGGTAATGTCTCTCAAGTTGGAACAGCCACTTATTGAAGTTATTCCTTCTGTATCTAATCTTTTTAAAGTTGGAATATCAACAAGTATTGCATTGTCACAAGAATCGATCATCATTGTTTCAACATTATTGCACTTCATTAGCACCACATTTTTGGCAATAATCAATGTACTTGCACCAAGTTCAATGCCTGCAAGTCGAATAGATGGACAAGTAATCTTTAAATTGTTGCAAATTGGTACCTTTAGTAATGTTATCTCTTGTGATGATACAATCTCAATGCTGTCAACAGGCCTATCTGGTAATTCGTTGCTTGAATTGAATAGGTAATAATTCATTACCTTACTCTTATTCAGAGCTTCAATGGACTTGCTAGACAATACAGAATCGAATAACATTAACCACAGTATTAGGTATATAATCGATTTCAAAAGTTGAGGTAATGATGACAGTATCTACCAATGGATTAAGATCTTTCAGACTGTCAGAATAAGTAGTAATAGCACTCGTTCGAAGATTCATGATTATTACTCTTGAGAGTAATAATGAGTCATTCACCTTGATTATTTGTGATGAAATTCAACATCTGGATATACATCAGGTAAATCACCAAAGTAATTGTTACTTGTGATGGATTCTGCACTACCATTTTCGAGCCAATCTTCAATAACATCCTTGGCCAATTTCTCACTAGTAACAATGATCTGAAGTTTGGGAGAATTTCTAACAATATTGTCCAATGCTGTCAACATTTTAGATCTCATACCAGGAGCAATATCTTCCCTAAGCCAAGCACTACTTTTAGTGCGATCATATTTAACCTCTAGCTCAACCACATTGCTGGTATGGCCTTCTAATCCAAGAATGTTACTATTCTTCATTTCAATGAATGAAGCATAATCCATAGATTTCTTCATAAAGTCACCATATACATCGACAGTATTGAAATATACACTCTTGAGGTTTGTCAAGATGTCAGAAGTAAAGAAATCACAATCAGTGACACTCAAGTCAATGATATTGGGACAATCAGACGCAGAAGTACTAATACTCTTGGCATTTAATATCTCGAGTGTGGGCAAATTCAAAACAATAGCACTATATGCAAGTTTACCATGCTTCTTCATTCTCAGCTTTCTAACATGATCACACTTCATCAATACTATTTCATCAGCTGTGATAAATGTATTAGTGCCCAAATTGCTTCTAATGGCTCTCAATCTTGGAATGGAAATTGTCAAAGCATCACAATTAGGAATATCTAGATAATCAATTTCAGATTCTCCTGTTATTTCAATCGAATCAATAAAGGCAATTGTGGGAGCAAGAATAATTCTTGATCGATACTTGTTGTGTACAATATAGCGAGAAATATTACTCGTCTTTAATGTCTCAATGGCCTGTTTTGACAGTGAAACATTTATGAGTTCCAAAACTCTCACAGTTTCTGGGAAATAATCAAAAGAAACCTTTGCGTTAATAGCAGACTCAAGAGACAAACCAAATAGACCATTGGATTTTCTCATTTGAGATGATATATCATTCTTTGCTTCGGTTAGAATTAGTTTGGTAGACATTTTGTTCAAAAGAAATATTTGAATGAACAATTCAGTACTCGCAAAATGTTAAATGCCTGACATAAAAAAGAAACCAGTTCCAAAGAAGATTCCCTTTAACTATATTGAACTTGCATTGACATTTTCAGCTTGTGAGGAACCAGAACCAGAACCTTCGAATGCTTGATTGAACAAAGAATGTATATAAACTATATACAACAAATTACTCTGAAATGTGCGACAACAAGTATATAAAAGACTGCGTACACGGGCTCATCAAGATACCAAAGGCACTCATTCCCTTTGTCGATAATCCCTATTTCCAGAGACTCAGAAGAGTGAAACAATTGGCTAATAGTAGTCTCACTTATCCATCTGCTACTCACACTAGGCTTCAGCATTCCATTGGTGTCATGCATATTGCTAGAACAATGATTAAGAATATTGGTATCAAGATACCTACCAACTTGAAGAAATTGGTACTAATTGCTGCTCTCTATCATGACATTGGTCACGTTGCATATTCTCACCTTTTTGATAGATATCTAGAGCTTACAAGTATAGAATCGACATTCTTTCAACTCAAAGATCATGAAGAGCGAGCTCATTACATTATCAAACTAATCAACGATGAGTACAAATTGCTCACTAATCAAGAGGTAAATATTGTTATTGATATTATTTCAGGCAAAGACAATGATGAATATCCCTTTGTCTATCAAATTGTTAATAACAGAAAAACAGGCGTAGATGCAGATAGAATCGATTATATCATGAGAGACAGTTACTACCTGGGTCTGACGATTCATGATCCTAGTTACATGTTGGCACATATTACTGTGGACTCGAATGAGAACATTTCATTCTATTCAAAGGCAAAAGGTGAAGTAGTGAGATTTCTGGAAGGACGTGACACTTTGTTCGAAGTAGCATATCTACATAGAACTTCTGTTAAATATGACAAACTAATCTTTTGCATGTTGTGCAGACTTGGACCAGAAGCACTAAAGTATAATGAATGGACTGACGATTACAATATTGAAACATTGATTAGATCGAATGACAATTGCAAAGACTTGGTGAAACAATTGGATTGTAGAGATTTAAGCCATGATTGTGATATATGTCACGGTTTCAGTACAAAGAAGAAACCACAGTATGCAGATAGTGAGATAATGTGGGTTTAATCGCAGAATAAAAGATTATTAGTTTAACAACTAATAAAAATAATGGCAACAACAAAACATGCTATCTAGAATTGCAAAGGTAAAGAGAAGACCACTTCAACCCAAAGCTGTAATATCTCCTCTTACCAACAAGATTCCTAATGGCAAGTTAAATCATAAACATATCGAAAAGAAGAAGATGGTCTCACTGTTCAACAGGATCGAATTTCCTCTGAAAGAGTACAACTTCTTTGAAGATGTAATTATTGATGAAGAAGTAGTTACTTCAGTAATTAGATCAAAGTTTGTAGTGAGGACAGTAGATAGTGAGATTGATACTTGTAAAGAAATGATGAGATATAACTTTTAGCACTAGAAAAGGGGGAAAGAGAAATGGAAACGATTAGAGATACATGTGCTTCAGTGCTGAATATTCCCAATGATGACTCTTGGGATGTAACAGAGGTTTATGATAATCTTGTCATGATATCTTCTAACGACAAGGGTAAAGTTAGTTACATTGATGGCACCATCATTGACATTAAAAGTAAAGAATTATTAAACAAGGCTAGCACATACTCACCAAAATGCATTCAAAACTCTATTACCGGTCAAAACGGAAAGATACTCATCAACGATGAATATGGAACACTTCATAATATTGATATAAATCAAGCTATTGCTACTCCTTTGTTCGATGGAGTAATGCTTCGAGTGTATTGGTACAATTCAGAACTCAGAATTTCAACTAATAGTAGGATTAATACTGATAAATCAAGATGGGGAAATTCTTCTATATTTGCAGACACCTTCAGAACTATTGGCCCAAAGGCTGAAGAATTATTTGATACATCTGCTTCACGTAACACAACAGTTTATTACTTTTTGCTGGTAGAGTCAGCATTACTAATGGCCAGTAAACAAAAAGTAACTGAACCATATCTATTGTATATTGAATATATTGACTTTGACTCTGATCGAGCAGTGCCTGGACTTGGAGACAATGCCACATTTTACAGACAGTCATTGCATTATTTGGACATGTTAGATATGTCTATTCATAGCAGTTCTATCTTTGAATGCGATTCTCACGAGTCGCCCAAAGACATGACATTTAAGTGTCATGTCTTTGAATGCCAAAGTATGACTCTCGATGAAATTAATGATTACCTGACAAAGGGACATGCAGTTACTATTGTATATCCATTTAATGAAGATCTTCGATCGATCAAAGTACTTTCTGAATCTCACAACAACAGGAGAATCATGAGGAATGAGAATCCTAACGTGATGCAACAGTATTACATTCTTCAAGACAAGGCAATCACTGAAGAAGAGAAATATTCAATATATCTTGCATACAAAGATAGTCTTCCTCCTCACATTGTTTTTGACTATAATACTGTACTCAACGACAGAAGAGAACTCGCCGAATGGATTAACAAGTACAAATCTAGTCAAGAATTCAGACTTCAATACAACATTGACGCCATTCCACCAAGAGTCATCAAGCTTTGTTCTATGAAGAAATCTATTGATGACCTACTATGGGAGGAAAGAGGCATTTCCTTGTACAGCATGATCCGAGACATCAACATGCTAAAGGAAGGAAAGGAGAAGGAGCTACTTGCTAGGAGAAATAAACAGACAAAACGAAAAACAAGGAATTTCAAGTGAGTCCTGTCTCTGCTCATAATTATATCTCGATGAGATATATACTATCTGTAAGTATAACTTGATTCTCTAACATTTGAATTCAAGTTGTTTGAGATATTCCTTTCCACACAACAAAGACAATCTATGTCCACACAATCTAACGATATTCTTGCCACTGTAGGCATGAGCATGACTCACAAGTTTACTGAGAATGCAAAGGCTGCTGAAGTCTGTTCTCAAGTTCTTGGTGTTCCTCTTGGTGATGAATGGAATGTGGGCGATATCATTGATTCTCTTGCTATTGTGAGAGCTAAAGATCTTGATTTTGATGGCACTGTCATTGATGTTGAAACCAAGGAAGTTGTTGTTCCAGCTAGCTTGTATACGCATAATGTTGTGAGCAGTAACTTGAGTCCCATTGGCGGTGGTGACACTGGAGTGTTTATGAATCAACGCCAAGAAGGACTTGTTGCTACCTTTTCTCCCAAGGGAATGCATGCTACTCCAGTCTTTGATGGCGTAGTACTTCGCGTCTATTGGTACAATTCGCAGATGCGCTTTGCTACTATTAGTCGCATTGAAAGTGACAGATCCAGATGGGGAGGTTCTGCCTTTTTTGTCGACACGTTCAAGGCAATTGGTCCTTCTGCTGAGGACTTGTTTGACACTACTGTTCCTTTTAGCAGTACTGTCTACTACTTTATGTTGGTCGATCCTCATGTTATGATTGCTACCAAACAACAAGTAGATCAGCCTTACTTGGTGTTTATTGAGTCTCGTGAGGTTGAACGTGCTTCTGTTGTGACTGCTCCTGGTAAAAAGAATGATTACGGAGAGCCTTTGTTTGCGAGAAGGATGTTGCATTACCTCGAATTCAAGGATATGAAGCAACACCAAGAACGAGTCTTTGAGTGCCAGCCCATGACTCTTGAGGAGATTGAAGACTTTTTGGTCAAGGGTTACTATGACCTTAAGATTTCCAAGCACGAAACTATTGCAGCAGAGCAACGACTTGCTGAAGCTGTTGTGATTGTGACTGCAGAAGGAAAGGGCTTGAAGATTATGTCTGAAAGCTACGAATGGAGACGCAATCTTCGTGATGAAAATATTAATGTTGTGCAACAGTTTTATATTTTGCTGGACCAAAGTGTTCCTATTGCTCAGAGAAACGAGAATGCTCGCATAAAGTACTATCCTATGTGCGACATTATTGTTGATTATGACAATGTTTCTGCTTGGAAAAGTAGTTTGAAGGAGGAATTGTTGCGTAATGGTGTGTTGCCTCCATTGCCTTGTTTTGGTACTGGCATTGCCAAGACTTCAAGTGTGCTAGAACATGCACAAATTTTGATTTGGATCAACTATGTGTCGAGTTTGCCTGCTCATCTCCAGTTTGAGGCTCTCGACTTTTATGAAGACTTGATTGCTGATAGAATGATGCTTGCTGATTGGATTGTAGGTTATGCTGTAAGGGACGTCTATGTACAGAAAAAGTACTTGCCTATTGTTCCACTTCGAGCAAAGAGGATCGCATTTAATGTTCAAACTCTTTATGGGCCTGGACACTACATTGATGGTGCTGTAAAGTTGATTGAGCGTGAGTATGGAATGACTGTGTATTCGATGATCAAGATTGTAAAGGAGTTTGTGCACGCGAGTGAAACTGGCGATTATAGCAGATTGGACAAGCTGGTTGTTGTAACAAACAGACCAGTAACTGACAAGATTAGGGAAAAGAAGAAGAAGTTTTCGAGACAGCCTCGTGATTAGAGTGTGAATAAATGAATATTTGTCGAAAGACATATATGCTGTGGTGGTAAGATTGATCTAGTGACTGTATGTTTGTTGGTAGGGCTGATCTACAGATCTGCTAACTATAATGTGTAGCATGCCTGATCGGTACATGTATCTAAGGTTGGTCAGAGTAGGTTCGATCTAGCAACTCTATAATGTGTTAGAAGTATACATACATGCCTATCGGTAAGGTCATGACTCTGGATAGAATCCTATGGACTTGCTAACTCTATAATATGTAGCATACCTGATTGGTATACATTCCTAAGGTTGATCATAATACGATCGATCTAACAACTCTATAATGTGTTAGAAGTATACATACATGCCTATCGGTAAGGTTGACTGGAATAAGATCGATCTAACGATTCTATAGAGTTAGTAACTCTATAATATATATGACTCATATTTCTAAGGTCTCGAATCTGGATAGAACTCTATGGATCCGATAACTCTATAATATGTAGCATACCTGATTGGTATACATTCCTAAGGTTGATCATAATACGATCGATCTAACAGTTCTATGCATTTCTTATCTTGATCAAGATAAGGCTTAACTATGAATCTACAGATATATCAACAATCATCAAGATAAATCTTATTATTCAACGATACACAAATGTCATTAAGAGACACGCTGTTAACTGCCATTCAACAAGCTGATGGTAAGTATGATGGTATAGATGTTACCAATTATGACAGATTCGGAAGAGGCTTTGTGCTTACTGATGAACCTAGAATAGGATACCAAATTATTAGATATCGAGATATCAATATCTATGATAAGACTGGTGATGTTATGAAACAATACGATCTATACAAGTTCCTTGGAACAGGACATATTACTACTCATACATGGGATTTTACACAATTAGCTTAATGATACAGATTACAATGTGCTGGAAGAAGTTCTCAAAGAAGATCATAGGAAAGTGCGTATTCTATGTCACAGTAGATATATACCTATTGACATTATCAAAAAGATTGCCACTCAAGTACTTATATTAGAGTATCCTATTATTGACGAAGAACTTATTGCTGCAATTCCATCTAATTTTGTGAACATTATTACTGATGGTTATTATCCATCTTTCGAATCATTGAAATGTACAGAGTTTGCCCATCATTATAATGCAGATGCTTACTACAATAATGAAACAGAAGAAGAATATACTCCTATCATACCTGCTGGTGCAACAGATGTTGAATTGGTATGCAATTTTAATGAATCAACGGTAATGTTTCTAGGTAACAATTCTATTCAAATATTAAACATTGGATCTAACATTGCCAGCGATTCATTCGTAAGATTGGAAAATCTTCCAAATTTAAGAGTGTTAACTGCTTCTACCAATATTATTGCTTCCTTCAGCATTATAAACCAACTGGAAGAACTAAATTGTCTTGATCCAAAATGTAATGGACCTGCTGTATTCTATTTTGAATACCTAGATAATGACATTTATCTCAACTTTGGTAATGCAAGAATTGGAACTTCCATTATGAACTTTAATCTTGAGAATTTACGTGTATTTACAGGCAATTTGATAGAACATAACCAATATCAATATTTGCCTGGCTTGAAGAAACTAACAACATCTGGAGCAATTGAAACCCAATATATACCAGGTAATTTGGAAGAATTTATATTTTCTCATGACAAGCTATATGCCATACAAACAGAACGTGAGTTTTGCAAGTACCTAATAGGTATGAAATCGATTAAGAAAATGCCATTAGTTCTCCCTTGCAATGATTATCCCGTTAGAAAAGATGTATGATATATACAATTATTCTGGTGACATGATGATGCGTGCCAAGAAATAATTGGAGAGATATATGCCTTGATCAAGGTATATATAGATTAGTGGAACAATTATTGATTTCATGAATGTACGGCGATCTATTAAGCAATATTAAATGACATGCATTTGTGCTACCTGAATCCATCTATTCAATGAATATATCTAGTACAGGTATATAACTAATAATACAAATATTTATTGTAATTGTTTCTCTCAGTTTATCCATTCAACGGCAAATGCTTCCTCGCGACAAACTCATCGCTCAGATAGAACGAGCAGTCAGAATCAAGACTAATATAGACATTACCAGTACTGACCAATTTGGAAGAGGACAGTTGTTTATTGGAACACAACATTCTGATTATAGTACTATCAGATATAAGAACATTAGCATCTTTGATAGATATGGAGATGTCATGAAGAAATACAATCTATACATGCTTCCTCAGACTGGAGAACTTGATATCAAGATAACGGAAAAGGGACCAAATAAGTACATCAGGATATCTATCCAGAGTAACACAGATTTCAATGCATTATTGGAAGAAGTCAAGAAGGGTTATGATTACATTACCATTCTTTGTGACAATTACTACATTCCTCCTGTGATATTCGAGAACATCAATAGCTACGAGCTGACTCTTCATGATCCCCGCCTTGACGAAGATGTTATTTCTAGCATAAGATGTTACTCTGTGATTATTGATAATGCTAGCTACTATCCTTCCTTTGAATCATTGAAGTGTGAAGTCTTTTCACTGTCTTACAATCTTGAAAGCTATTTCAACAATGAAACAGAAGAAGAGTATACTCCTATTATGCCTGAAACAGCCTATGATGTAACATTGGACATTGCAAGTAGTAGTGAGCACAGAAATGTACTATTCTTGGGTAATGATAGCATCAAGAAGCTGAACATCAAGGTTAGATACGAGGGTAATGTGCGTGATATTGTATTCATCAACTTGGGATATCTTTCTGGGTTGAAATCACTAACATCTTCTACTGGCGTTGTTCTTTCTTATGAACTTATGGAACAACTTACTGAGCTGAGACTTGTTGATAAATCACAAAAGTTTGCTAATGCTGTGAATATTACTGACATTGATGGAACTATTTACATTTATCGCTCGTTTTGGAGCTTTGGTCGTGAGCATCCTAATGTCAGTGCAAAGTTTGATAAGCTAACCACATTACAAGCCAACTTTATGACCGACGAGACATTTGGACTCTTTCCCAACTTGAAGAAGCTAATGACTGGAATGAGAATCGACGCTGAATATATACCCAAGAAATTGGAAGAACTTGTGTTCTCGGCAAGTGATCCTCTTTACGACGAAGATGAATTTGCTGAATATAGTCAAGAATTTGTAGACTTTAGTAAGTATCTCATGGGAATGAAGTCGATCAAGAGAATGCCACTGTTTCTGTTTATTACTGATTATGACTATCCTATTGACAATGCAGGAGATGTTTATTATGACATTTTTGTTGAAAAGCACAGTGAGATTGTTCCATTGATTAGAGCAAGAGGCATATCAGGTATTTCCCAGTTGAGAGATGCATTATCGAATAATAGAAACTATGAAACGAAGCACAAGACTTTGGAATCCTTGCATCTGTAGTAAGATTGTAATGTTGAATAATATACCTTTACAAGGTATATTTTGAGATCGATCCAACGACTTACTAACTCTATAATGTGTAACATGCCTGATCGGTACACATTTCTAATGTTGGACAGAGTAGAATCGATCTCGTTAGAATGCTTATTCTATAATGTGTTAGATATATACATTTCTAAGGTTGGTCAGAGTAGAATCGATTCAAAGACTTACTAACTCTATAATGTGTTAGGAATATACACATTTCTAACCTTGGAGTGAGACCGATTTTATGACAACGGTTGTATCTTTCAAGATATACTAGTAAATTACATGTTTCTATTCTCTCAAGATCTCTCATTCAGTAACTACCTATATACAGCTATTACTTTTCCACTCTTGAGATTCTTGGGAAATGGGCCTGACAATGTGTTGGGCTGTCAATAAAGGTCGATTTGTCAAAAATTACAAATCAAGATTTGTCTACAATTACATGCCAATAATTGGTAAATAAAAATGGCCAGAAACACGTGAAAACACTCGAAACGGGGTGTTGTGATCAGTAAGTCATCGTTTGCTTCAATCGTCTTTATTTACTGCAATTAAAGAATCTCATCTCGAGACATTCCTCTGTAATATATACCATTCTGTCAGATTCAAAGAAATGACAATTTACCTTTCCTATTTAATCCAGTCAGGTAAATATAATGACAAGCATTACCACTATTGCAGGAGAGTTTGGCACTTGGATACGTATCAGGCCAAACGAAGATACTACAGCAACAAAGAAGGACATTGATTACATGAGAGAAGTTATAGCCAACACGGTAGAACCAGTTACCATCAGTGTTAGCAATCATCAATATGTAATCATGAGTCCTATATTCCAAGAATACAAAGGAACAAAGATAACTATATCAGGTCATGCTATTCTTGCTGATAGAGCACTTGCATCTATTCCACATGGAGTTACTTCTTTTACTTCAGCAACAGAAGTAGATTATACACTACTTCCAAGTAGCATTGTCTCTCTGAGTGTCAAGTGCCCAACAGAATACTTTGAAGTACCTGTCAATGTAAAGAATCTTACCTTTACAAGTAGCAAAATGTTAGAATTGGATATTCTTGTTCATTGTGAGTCTGATGGCTTGAGTTCTTTTGCATTATCTGGTGACATGTTCGGTAACATTACTCTTGACTGCAAGTATCTCTATTCATTGCAGTTAGAATGTGCTGTTACTCATGTAGATGGACCATGGAAAGACAGTTTACATTCTCTTTTGATCAAGAATGCATACAAATACAAGGATATTGTTGAATATCTTTCAGCGTTGAAGAATCTAGTGTCTTATACTGGTCATGTTTCAAAAGAGATATTATCAGCACTGAGATATATCAAAGAATTGCATTTCTATCCTCCTGAAGGTGCTACCATTAGAGGAGTTGAAATTGCTGATATTCCAGATTCTGTTGTAATCTTTGATTACATCATGACTAATGGAAGTAGAGACTACTTTACAAGTGCTGAAATACTTCGAGAAAAGAAGAATATCAAAGTTATACAATTTCATGAAGATTCGACAGATATAATGTCTGACTTGTTGGTGTTGTCAGAATTTCCAAATGTAATATTCTACTATGATCTTGTAACAGAAAGAGATGTAATACCATTGATCAAGAGACATAATGCTGGATTACTTTGAGCTTGTAGAGATATTAACATTGATATACTTTAATAAAGTATATACCAAGTGAGAATCATGACAATAACAATACATGCAATATGGATCAACTCGATCAAGCAATAATCAAAGCATCTCAATCTAAAGAAGATCTAGATATTACCAATCTCAATGATATTAAATTTATCAAAAGAGGATCTACCGCGGCAAGATGCTATACTGCAATGATAGATTATAATGCCATTATGATAGATGGTATCATGATTTATGATAAAACTGGAGAGAACATTACAAAGTATTCGCTCAACAAGAGAGGAAGAATAAAAGGTAAACTTAAGGTTATCAATAGAGATAATGGTTTATATATCATTATTCAACCAGATACAGATCTTGAGCTGTTGCAACATTACCTAGAACAAGATTACGAAGAAATTACTATTGAATGCAAGAATAATTACATTCCTCCAATCTTCAATAATGTCATTGCTACTAGATTAATATTGGTCAAACCTATATTAGAATATAACTTTTTGGCTAGTATTCCTTGTTATGAAGTAGCAATTGTCTCTCTTGAAAGCAATGTCATCTCTTTGGAACCACTGAAATGTAAGAAATTATATTTACACTCCAAGAAGATGACAAAAATTCCTTCCATGCCTGAAAGCGTAATGGTTGTATCATTGAATGTTACATTCAATGAAACGATTCTGTTTAAAACTAATACTAGTAATATTGAGAGATTATGTCTATCTAGTTCCAATGAAAATGGACACATTGTACTATCAGGATTGTCGTCATTAACAGAACTTGATATAGATACAGATGCAATTGTACCAGTACACATTCTTCGGAACCTGACAAGACTGGACCTAACAGGGGGATACTATAATAACATTATTTTCCATGAACAAGATGATAATGTTATTATTACATATATTTACAATGCAGGGTATACTGGTCATTCTAAAAACACTGTTACATCTGAATTGCCAAATTTACTTGTATTAAATGGACATGTTTGTGACGATAGAATTTATTCATTAATGCCAAATCTAAAAGAACTATACATTTATACAATGATAGATGATCCACAATATATATCAGAAAAGTTGGAAAAGTTTGTAATGTCTGTGCATCATTGTGATATTGATAAATCAAAGAAGTTGCAAAATCGCTTATTGCAGATGAAATCTATTCGTTACATGACATTATATCTCCCTAAATCCGAGTCAATGAATTATATCATTCGTCCTGATATCTATTACACTGTATATATTATTTGTTATGACAAACAGACATATCATTGTTCGGAAGATGACATTAATATACCACAACTCAATGAAGTATTATCAAGCAATAGAAGATTTTTGACCAAAGAAAGAGATCTGTTGTCTTATCTATAAATATATATTATTAATGTATATTAAATGGACCAAATAGAGGAGGCAATATTAAAGGCATATCGTTCTAGAAAAGATATAGATATTACCAACTTTCCAATCATTACATTTCTTGACAAAGGTGCCACAATGATTGATTATGATGCCATCATGCTAAAACGTGTCATGATATATGATAAAACTGGATTTAACATTGAAAACTTGTCATTGCGTACCTTAGGAAGGAGAAAAGACAGTATTTATGTTTCTTCCAGTGGTTATAATACTATACACATAACTTATAGTGATGACACAGATCTCGAACCATTGGAAGAATGTATTAATAGGGATTATGATGAAATTACTATTGATTGTGACAATAAATATATTCCTCCAATTTTTAAGAATGCCATTACTACCAAATTAATACTGATTAATCCTTACCTTGAATACAACTTTTTAAATAGTATTCCTTGTTATAATGTTGAAATTATAACAGAAGACAGAGAGTTACCTAGCTTTGAAATGCTGAAATGTACTATATTTACGCTAGAATGTTCTCATGCAAGAGAATTACCATTGATGCCAAAGGAAGCCATGAAAGTAGAGTTGTCTGTAAATAATACTAAACCACTAGTATTTGTAGGCAATGATAAGATTGAGGATTTATGGATTGTTGCAGGCATTGAATATATTACCTTGCAGAAATTTCCATCATTAATTGTATTACAATCAGCAAGTAGCTTGATTATTCCTGAGAAGGTACTTATGAACCTTACAGAGCTAAAGTTTGTATACACTGAAGATGATATTCCATTGGAAGTAGCTTTCAATCAAGAGGGAAGTAATGTTATTGCTACCACTGATGAATATGCAAGCAATTTTAACATTCCTCTGGTTAGACTAGAGATATTTTATGGAAGTGTTCAAAGTAATATATACTCACTAATGCCTGAGCTAAAAGAATTGTGTACTGGACGAGTGTTAAATGCTGAAGATGTTCCTTCTGGATTAAACATATTCTATCTAGAAGAACAGCACAAAATAACAGATGATATTGTTGCGCTAATGAATCATGTTATTAGAATGAAATCTATACATACAATGACATTATATTTATCAAGCAGATTTTACAATTATCCCATTGCTGAACGTTCTGACATTTACTATTTTATCTGTATTGATATTGGTGGTAGAATGTTATATTATCATGATGGCTATAACATGAACATTGATGATGTACCACAACTTACTGAAGCATTACTGGCCAATAGAAGATTTTTGGTCAAGGATAGAGATTTACTCTCTTACCTCTGAATATTGTGACAAACACAATATTCTTGAAAGAAACTTACTTTCTTTCCTCTGAGTTGATAAATAAATGTCCATTATTAAATGGACATTATTGAAGAAGCAATAACAAAAGCAATCTATTTCAACAAGAATATAGATATTACTGATTTTCCTATCATTATCTTTCTCGATAGAGACGCTACAATGATTGATTACGACGTTATAATGATAAATACAGTCATGATATATGACAAAACTGGAATCAATATCAAGAATTTATCATTGCGAAAGGTGGGCCGAACAAAAGGACATATCAAGGTAAGATTGCAACATAATAATAATTTATGGATAAATTATGACAATCAGACAGATCTTGAATTGTTGGAACATTATCTCAAGCAGGATTATAACAAAATACATATCAGTTGTAATGATAATTATATTCCTCCAATTTTCAAAGATACCTATACCAGTAAAATATCTCTAAGTAAACCTTTTTTGGAATATAACTTTTTAAATAGTATTCCTTGCCATAATGTTGATATTCAGACACATGATACATTACTTCCTTCTTTTGAAATGTTAAAGTGCAGAAAATTCAAGCTAACTTGTGGTCACATTCAAAGTATTCCTCTCATGCCTAATGCTGCAGAAGTAGCATTACATCTCGATAATACAGATTCATTAGTATTCAAGGGTAATGAAAGCATTGAACGATTAAAGATTTATACTCCCACTGAAGATCATGTTATCCTGAGAAACTTTCCATCTCTCACAAAGTTAGAAGCAATTGCAAATTTGGTCGTTCCTGTTACTATATTATCAAGCTTGAGAAAATTAAAGTTTTGTCAGCAAAATGGCACTCCAACTGCTGCATCTCTCATTCAGGTAGATAATAATGTTGTCATCACTATTGATGGTTACCTCAGTAAAATCAAGTTTACCTTTGCTAGATTAGAGGTATTGTATGGAACTCTTCAAAGCAAGTTACATCGATCAATGCCTAATCTCAAAAAGTTATATACTGCTGAAGTATTAGATGTAGAAGATATTCCTTCTGGATTGCAAGAGTTTATTCTCGTTGAACAAGAAGAACTTACCGATGATATAGTAACATTATGCAAATATCTTTTAACAATGAATTCTATTCAAAGAATGTCACTGTATCTGTCTGAAGTTGATCATGGTTATCAGCTTAGAAATGACATTTACTATAATATATGTATTGATTATGACGATGATGTAGAGTGGTATCGTAACATTGAGATTGACACTGATCTAATTCCACAACTCAAAGAAGTATTGTTATTGAATAGAGACTACGTGATAAGAGAAAGTTCATTACTCATGAAATTGGGAGAGTCTGAACACAAGTGGCATTAAAAGGATAACAATATGGATTACAATCTGGAAAAGATATTTTCCTGTCCTGACAATATACAACTAGAGAACGCATTACATGCAGCATTTACTGAAAAGAGAGATATTGATATCACTGATAGCATTGCTCTCATTGATCGAGAAAATGTACTAAAAGACTATGATGTTGCAAGATTATGTGGAATTACAATCTATGACAAGACTGGATTCAACATTAGAAGGTACAAAATTAGGAGTAGAATAGCTGAAGAGAATCATCTTTGTACAAGTATTGCAAATAATGTACTCTCGGTGGATGTTGACATTTTTACAGACTTTGATTCATTGGAACAACATCTTGTCAAGAATTATGACCAGATTGTATTGCGTTGCAATGGTGTATTTGTCCCTCCCATCTTCAAGAATACATATACAAGCAAGATGATACTCATTGATTCTGTATTTGAGTATAATTTTCTTGCTAGTATTCCTTGTCATGATATTACTATATCTGGTCGTAATGCATTTCCTTCTTACCACATGATGAAATGTAGAGTATTCTCATTGAGTGTTGACCACATTGATACAATTCCAGAGATGCCTGAGAATGCTGTTAGGATATCATTAAATTCCAATTTTACAAGAGACATGGCATTTACAGGCAATGAGAATATTGAGAAACTAACTATAATTGGAAGAACCATTACAAAATGCATTACTTTGATGAATTTGCCATCTTTGATATCATTGACCACAACAGAAACGATGCTTGTACCTAACAAGGTAATGACTCAGCTGAAAGAATTGGATTGTTCAGGGCATAATATGGCTGTCTGGTTTGCTTCCTTTGAGCAGAAGGATGATAATGTTCTCATTACTATGAGTAATTCTAACCTGAACAGTAAACTTGGAATCTCATTGACCGAGCTAGAGTCTTTTGCTGGTACTGTCATGACTGATGAAGTCTATCTAATGATGCCCAATCTGAAGAAATTACATACTACCAGAGTAGTCAAGTTGCATTGTATTCCCAAGGATATAGAAGAAGTAAAGTTGGATCTGTCTTACTTGCACAGCGATGTAATATCGTTTGAAAAACATCTTATTGAGCATGCAAAATCGATTCGCTACATGACATTACATTTGTCAGACATATCTCATGACTATCCTATTGAATCAAGAGGTGACATTTACTATGATATTAGACTCAAAGGCAATGTTAGAATATTCCAATATAACAGTATTCTCAGGAAAAGTGCAGTACAACTTGATGAAGCACTGTTATCTAACAAAAGGTTTGTTGTGAAGAATAGGACGTTATTGTCTTATCTGTAAAGAATATTGCTAATATAGCAATATTGTATAGTTATGACTCTTCTTGGTCAGGTTGTTAACCTTAGAAATATAAGATATACACATTCTATAGTCATGACTCAGGACAAAATTCGATCTATCTATCAACCTTACCGATAGGCATGTAGAGAGATTGTATGTATTCTATAGTCATGACTCAGGATAGATCTCGGTCAGGCTGTTAACCTTAGAAATATATAGAGATTGTATGTATTCTATAGTCATGACTCAGAGTAGATCTTGATCAGGTTATCAACCTTGGGAATATGCATAAGATACATATATTCTATAGTCATGACTCAGGGCAGAATTCATCGTGCCTATAGGTTAGAGAATAGACATAGATCCATGAATATGTGACAACAAACATGCTGATATATTAAGTTGATATTCTCGATGACTCTCTTTCCCACTTGCCTGACCTATAGAATGTGTTAAGATCTATATATTTCTAAGACTGGTAACCTGACCAAACTGTATCAAGAGTCATGACTATAGAATACATACAATCTCTCTACATGCCTATCGGTAAGGTTGATAGATCGAATTCAGAGTCATGACTATAGAATACATACAATCTCTCTACATGCCTATCGGTAAGGTTGATAGATCGAACGATTTCTATCTTGAGTCATGATTATAGAATGTGTAAGAAGTATATATATTTCTAAGGTTGCTAACCTGAACAGCTTCTATCTTGAGTCATGATTATAGAATGTGTAAGAAGTATATATATTTCTAAGCCGTAGGCTCGGTAACCTGAACAGCTTCTATCTTGAGTCATGACTATATGTACATATGAGCTAGACAAACAGGAAAGAGAATCATCAAGATTATCAACTTAATATATCAGTATTCTTATTGTTATGTATTCATGAACACGGAAAGGAAATGGTTAGATCCATCATACCCAGAAATATATACTTCTTACACATTCTATAGTCATGACTCAAGATAGAAATCGTTCGATCTATCAACCTTACCGATAGGCATGTAGAGAGACTGTATGTATTCTATAACCATTGCTCAAGATAGAAATCGTTCCAATTATCAACCTTAGGAATGTGTATAAGATATACACATTCTATAGTCATGACTCAAGATTCGATCTGTCAACCTTAGAAATATATAGAGTTCTTACACATTCTATAATCATGAGGCTAGAGAGAATCATCGAGGTCATCAACCTTAGAAATATACATAGATTGCATATTATAGTCATGATTCAGAACAGAATCGATCTATCAGCTTTGGAAAGATATATACTTCTTACACATTCTATAGGTCATGACTCGGAACAGAATCGATCTGACTGTCAACCTTACAAACATATATACTTCTTACATATTCTATAGTTATGATCCAGACTAGAATCCATTCAGGTTATCAACCTTAGAAATATATCTTATACACATTCTATAACTATGACTCAAGATAGAAATCGTTCTAATTACCAACCTTAGAAATATACATACAATCTATGTATATATTCTATAACTATGACTCAAGATAGAATCTATTCAGGTTACCGAGCCTACGGCTTAGAAAGATATATACTTCTTACACATTCTATAACTATGACTCAAGATTCGATCTATCAACCTTACAAACATATATACTTCTTACACATTCTATAACTATGACTCAAGATTCGATCTATCAACCTTACAAACATATATACTTACACATTCTATAATCATGACCCAGAACTAGCTATCAACCTTAGAAAGATATATACTTCTTACACATTCTATAATCATGACCCAGAACTAGCTATCAACCTTACAAACATATATACTTCTTACACATTCTATAAGTCATGACTCAGGATTCGATCCATCAACCAATATTGTTAATCTAACAATATTTTACACATTCGCATTTAAAAATCAGCTTGAGGCAGCGAATCTTCATCCACTTCAATGTCAACATGTTCGTTTACATTCACCAAAGCCAATACATTTACTTGTTCAACATGCTTTGGTTCCTCAGGCAAGAACTCACCACAAGGACCACACTTCTTGGGAGCCAAATGCTTCAAAGCCTTCTTGTGAATGTAGTCACCAAAGATATCCTCTTGCTTGTATCCCTTCTTGCGTTGAATCTCTTCAACCACATCATAGCACACCTTACCACATTCATCCTTTACCAATTCACCACAGCAGTCAACCTTGGGAACCTTGCACTCCATAATGCAGTTTCCGCACTCATCCTTAATCTTTTCACCACATTCATCCTTCTTGTAGCAGCATCCATATCTATAAGTAATCAACTTGTAAATCAAGGCAGCAACCAAGGCACCAATCAAAGGACCAACAATATAAATCCAAATCGAATCAAGAGTAGAACCAAAGATGGCAGGACCCAAAGAACGAGCAGGATTCATAGAGGCACCAGTCAAGGAACCACCAGCAAACATGGCAAACGCGAGAATGAGACCAATAGCCAAACCAGAGATCAAACCCATCATAGGATTACTATAGAAGAAGAGGTAGGCAAGTACCAAGAAGAAGGTAAGAATGGCTTCAACCAAAACAGCCTTCCAGCTATCAGAATAGGTAAGATCACCAACAGAGGCACCAGCATTGTTGGTAGCAGTACCAAACAAGTAGGCAACCAAAGCAGCGGCGGCAATACCACCCAACAATTGTACAATCCAGTATCCAATCATCAGACCGAATCCCATTTGGCCAGAGACGGCAAAACCCAAAGAGACGGCAGGGTTAAAGTGGGCACCGGACAACTTGTTCCACATGTAGATAAGAGTGATGAGAGCCAAACCAAAGGCAAGACCCTTCAACAACATACCACTATCACTAGACGAAGCCCACGCAACAGCAGAAGCTCCGACAAACACGAGAGTAAACGTACCGATAAATTCGGCCAACAAGGACTTCCAAATCTGGTCAGACATTTGGAGATACCAGAAAAATCTTTTTCCTTCTTTTTGCTTTGTGCCAGTATATTTCTCTTTTGAGAGATATTGTTAGTACCAGGGTTAGTATGGTCTATTCAACCAATCAGAAGCAATAGAATAGTCAGCAACAACATTGTCCCACATTGAATACCATTCTCTGACGTCATCGTATTGACTAGTTTGTCTGTCTTCGCGCCAAGGCTTACTATTGTAATACTGATAGATTACTGGTGTTTCTCCCTTTCCCAGTGTATGGTTCTGTCCAACAAACCAATTGTACTTTGATCGAAAGTGGTACATTGATTCATTAAGGGAAAAGTAGGTATGAGCGAGCAATTGTTCGTCTGGTCCTGAGATGCAATTGCCCTTGTGACCATAAGTATCGTGTTCATTCAACAAGTCTAGCATTTTCTCATAAGTTTCCTTATTTGGTTGTAACAAGACAGAGGAAGCACATCCAACCCAAGGAGCCTTTGAACCGAGAAAAACCTTGAGTTCATAAGGTGTTACTTCTCTTCCAGTTTTCCAATTTGGTCTACCACTTCCTTTGGGTCCCCAAGGAGAGTTGAAACAGGCAGCAGGACATGCAAGATCAAAAATGTGGTCATAATTCTTTTGAATGAATGAGTCAGCATCGAGAAGCATTACCTTTTCCATTTTGCAGTCAAAAATATCAGGATTCATGATATTCCACTTTGTATAACAACTCGATATCCACTTGCGATAAATCTTTTCTTGTTTATCATTCATGCGATTGGTTTCCTTTGAAAGCAATGGTACTTGTATTACTCTGTCGAACAAGGCTGATTCAGTGAGCATAGCAACACATTCATCACTAACTTCAGCAACAAGGCAATAGATTGGATACTTTGTCTTGACTCTTCTCAAACTCTTTGCAACTACTAGAGCTCCAGAGGAATAATTGTCATTTAACATTACAAGGGTACACCATGCTCTCATTGCAATAGGAGAATCCATAATATACTTGTGTCAGTAGGCAGAATGGAATCACTTGTTATTAAATCAATATTCAAGGTACAATTCGTGTGAATAAACTTGTCAAACTTGAAATGTCAAAGTAAAAACTGCTCGTGTTAAAAATGAGTGCTGCCCTAAAATCTCCATCAGGAGCTTTATTCCCAACTTATGAGGTATTCAGTAGAAATATGGATGCCAAAGTAAAGTACTTTCCCGAAGAGTATTCTGCATATCGAAAGCGTGAATTGGCACTTACTCCTGAACAACAAGTCTTCTTTGATAGAATCATGAAAGGTGACATTAAGATTGACAATAGTAAGATGGGTAGAGGTAAGACTGTTTTGACAATTGCAGTAGCAAAAGCTCGCGGTTTACCATTATTTATTATTTGTCCTTTGATTGTTGCTGAGTCATGGGTTAGACATTGTTACATTTATGATGTTCCATACATCTTTATCTCAACTTATGGAAGTCTGAGAGGCAAGACAGGCAGTCAACCAAAGCATGGATATCTAATTAGAGAAGATTACATTGATGAATATAATGGTAGAGATGTGAAAATCACTGAATATACTCCTACTCCTGCCTTTCGAAGATTGGTAGCAACAGGATTTGCCCTTGTGATTGATGAATTTCAATATCTCAAGAACAAGTCAGCGCAATTCTTGGCTTGTTTGGCATTTGCTAGAGCTGTGAATGAAAGCAAGAATTGTACTATTAGCTTGCTGTCTGGTACTATCATTGATAAGGTAGACCAAATAGCTAATACCTTGAAGCTGACTGGAATTATGAAGTCAGACAGATTGTATCAACAGGTTGACTCTGGATTTGGTGTTGTTGGAACTGGTATTAATGAAGTAATTGCATATGCGAGCAAGATCGATCCAGTAAAGACGCATGTCATGACCAGAAAAAACATAATGTCAAAGGCAACACAAATTAAAAATCTTGCATTCGACTTGTATGTAGAGGTAATCAAGGACCACATTGCAGGTCAGACAGAAGACAGTCCAGATGGTACCATTAATGGATATAGATTGGACATTTATAATGGATTCTACAATGTTAGTGAACCATTCGATAAATTTTATCACAAGTCTATTGACAAATTGGATACTATTGCATTAGCTCGTGCCATGGAAAAAGATGCAAAGAACAAGGACAAGAAAAAGGCAGTAGTGGGAAGAGTATCAAAGTTGTTGAGAAAGATTGAAGTAACAAAGGCCTTTGATATGGCTCGAGTTGGTAAAGGCTTGAAGGAGAATGACACGAGAAGAAAGATTATCATTGCAGTGAATTATATTGATACATTGATTAGAATTCAAGAATTGCTGGAAAATGTTGGTTACAATGTGGTAATTCTTGTTGGGGCAACCAAACCAGACGAAAGAGCAAGCATCATAAACAAGTTTAATAACAATGATGATATTGATTTTTTGCTTATGACTGTTCCAGTTGGCGGTGTTGGTATTAGCTTGCATGATACACAAGGTGGCAGACCTAGATGCATGTTGATTTCGCCGAGCTACAAGCTGATGCAGATTATTCAGTGCTCGTATCGTATATTCCGTCAAGGTCAACGGAGTGATGCAGCAGTATACCTATTCTACATTGGTGGAGAGAGACATAACCATACAAAAGAATTGAGAATATTAGAATCGTTGCGAGAAAAGGGACACGTGCTGACAGAAGCATTGGCTGGTGATTCAAAGGCAGAAACTCCAAATAACTATGAGGAATTTATTGAAGATGATGATGTTGAACCACATTATTTGGATGAATACGACTGGAGTGGAGAGGAACAGAGCGAAGATGAGGATCAGAGCGAAGATGAGGATCAGAGCGAAGAGGATCAGAGCGAAGAGGATCAGAGCGAAAAGGACCGTAGCGAAGTAGAAGAAGGCAGTGAAGCAGGAGAGAGAAGCCAAGAAGAATACGAATTAGAACAAGATCAGTATAGACAAGAAGTAGAAATGGGTGAACTACCAGAAGAAGAGATTGTGAAATTTAGAGATTAAGTGTTGATTCTAGGATTAGGAATAATTGGTCTCTATATGTCCATATTATTAATATACCTATCTGTAGGTATATATTGTTGTTTCTAACTCTGAGGAACCTATTTCGATGGCTCTCTAACTTATAGAAATGTACCGATAGGCATGTTGATGTACCTTACGGTAAGGATTGGGATTAGGAATAATTGGTCTCTATATGTCCATATTGATGATATACATACTACCATGTATATATTATTGCTTCTAATTCTTGAGAGGTTGTTTGGTCGGTTCTCTAACCCTTAGAAATGTACCGATAGGCATGTTGATGTTTCTATAGGTTGATAGACTGACGAATTGGTCTCCTGAGATCGATATTGAATATATGCATAATAGTATGCATATATTGTTACTTTAACTCTGAGGAACCTATTTGGTCGGTTCTCTAACCCTTAGAAATGTAAGGATCATGAATATTCTATAGGTTGATAGACTGACGAATTGGTCTCTTTATATCGAGTTCATAGGTATATATTGTTGTTTCTAATTCTTGAGAGACTGTTTGGCCGGTTCTCTGATCCTTAGAAATGTTAGAACTATGAATAATCTAAGGATTGAAGGAGGATCAGAATGGTTTTATTTGGATCATTAGCAAGAAGTATATGCATATTGATGATATCGATGTTCTGACTCGATTCGTTGGATTCTCTGACTTATAGAAATGTAAGAATCATGAATATTCTATAGGTTGGTAGTCTGACGAATTGGTCTCTTTATATCGAGTTCATAGGCATATATTGTTGCTTCTAATTCTTGAGAGGTTGTTTGGTTAGTTCTCTAACCCTTAGAAATGTATAACCTCTAATGTTTCTAAGGATTAGGAATAGAGAGATTGGCCTCTTGAGATCTATATTGTTTATATACCTATCAACAGGCATGTGGGTATATATTGTTGTTTCCAATAATTGGAAGCCTGTTTCTTGTTCTTTCCAACTCTAAGAAATGTATAACTTCTAATGTTTCTAAGGATTGGAATAGAGAAATTGGTCTCATTATATTGAATTCATGTATATACACTTACATGCCTATCAGTAGGTATATACTTTTGCTAGTTCTGAAGTCTTGATTTAGTCGATTCTTTAGCTCTAAGAAACATCAAGATCTATACATTTCTAAGGATCGGAGTTAGGAATATTTGGTCTCTATATATCAAGTTCATAAATGTACATATTACTATGTATATATTGTTACTTCTAACTCTGGAGAGACCTATTCTGTTGGTTCTCTAGCTCTAAGAAATGTAAGGATCTGTATGTTTCTAAGGATTGTGGTAGAGAGATTGGTCTCTATATGTCCATATTGTTAATATACATATTACCATGTATTGTTGCTTTCTGATTCTAAGGAACCTATTTTGCTGATCCTCTGAAATGTTAGACTCTGTATGTTTCTAAAGATTGGAGTTGATAGGGCAACCAGACAGTCTCTCAGGAATTAGAAGTAACAATACATACATGGTAATATATATTTATGAGCTTGATCTCAAGAGACCAAATATTCCTAACTCCGATCCTTAGAAACATACAGATCCTTACATTTCTTAGAGCTAGAGAACCAGACAAATGGTCTTCTCAGAATTAGAAGTAACAATATATATCTACTGATGGGTATATTAACAATATGGACATATAGAGGCCAATCTCCCTAACTTCAATCCTTAGAAATGTAAGGATCTATACATTTCCTAGAGCTAGGGAATCGAATAAATAGTCTCTTCAGAGCTGGAAGTAACAATATATGTATATCAACAACATCGATCTCAAAAGGCCAACCTCTCTATTCCGATCCTTAGAAATGTATAGATCCTTACATTTCTTAGAGCTAGGGAATCAACAGAACAGGCCTCCCAAGAATTAGAAAGTAACAATATATACATACTATTATGTATATAATCAATATGGACATATAGAACCTAATCTCTCCATTCCAATCCTTAGAAATATACAGAGTCTAACATCTCTAAGGATCGGAGAATCAGCCAAATACCCTTCAGAATTAGAAACAACAATATATACCTATCGATATGTATATCAACAACATCGATCTCAAGAGACCAATCTCTCTATTCCAACCTATTCACAACATAAAGTTAACAGTCACAATCGCTAGTTGTTACTATCTCCTCCTCATCATCATCTGTAATGTCAACAACTCCTTCATCAAGCACCCTCTCTCTATTAACAGAACTCAATATACAATCCCACAAATCATCAATCTTCTCTCTTGTTCTGGACAATGATGATAACTCAAAGTAATTGTTTATTCCTATATTATGACACATTTCTTTTGCATCACTTTTGCTTACTTCTATTATCTCTCTGTCGCTCTTGTTTCCAACTAGAATGTAATCAACATGTCCATTATTAGCAGCATCACATATAGCTTTCCACTTTGGTAACTCTTGCAATGATGCCATTGATCCTAGATCGAATACTAATACACAACAGTTACTGCTGCGAAAATATACATAGGATATATTCTGATATCTATCTTGTCCTGAAGTGTCCCAAACGCTAATGTCATAACAAACGTCATCTTTCAATACTTTTCTATTATGATAACTTGCACCAATAGTTGGAGCTTGATTAGTGACATATTCATTCATGAGCCTACCTACCAAGGTGCTCTTGCCAACTCCACTTTTACCACAAAAGACTATTTTCCCAAATTTAGTGTCCATTTACTATATCTATTTAATTGGTAATGAATCCTAGACATTGATCTTAACAAAATATACCTATATTAGGTACATTACTGTAAAGTATATTGTTATTGTTGCATTTACTTTTCCATAAATGTGCAAATATTTCTAATCATTGGTTTACTTGTCGGAAGAACATGACCCTTGTTATGCTTGATAGTTTCTCTGGTAGTATATTTAACAACTGGATCTAACTTGCTTGGAACAATAGTATCACAGTCAGAAACTACAGACAAGCAGTTAGATTCGATGGTAATAGGATCTTCTATCAGTGAATATCCATTTAACAGGACTACCTTCTTGACAGACAAGTGGTCACAATGAGACATGAAGGTATCAACCACATTTGCACCTTGACTAAATCCCAATAAAACAGTAGGTTGAAGTGCTGCAATAATGTTGGATAAATCGATCAATGCATCATTAGTTAGATCATAATTGTATTTTGCAACGCCAATATCTTCTATATTGAGAGGTTGATTATACCATGTCTTTCCACCTTTGGGATGGTCATACTTGGCTTCGATAAATATAAATTCAAGATCATGCTTGATTTCACCCATCTTGACAATATGTTTCATGTAATTCTGAAATGACTCTTTGGTCTGGTTACATCCATGGAGGCAGAGTACCTTCACTGGATCAGGCATTCCTTTGATGATACATTGACAATGTATAATTATTCTTGATCATATATAAGACTCTTAAAATAAGTAAGAACTATGAGACATGCAATCTCTCCCATAATGTAGCCCATTGCTTTGAGTGGTGTAACTTGTGTGACCATTCGTGTTTTGTTTGGTATTGTAGGATAAAAGTTGTGTTCATTAGGTTCAGATCATCGATTCGTAAAGTCATTCTGATGATACATGTAGTAATGTATTGAAATGTTGCAATCAGAAATTTGGTCTGGAGGTCCGAAATCATTGTCCAGACTGCCATTGAATGTCAATAAAGCCCGAATTGGCCATTTCTTGAAATTCATTCTGTGGTAGCAAATGTGGTTAAATATTGATAAATGAAAATAGTCAGAAACACGTGAAAACGCTCGAAATAGTGAGTCATGTACTAGTATATGTGACTTCCTTTAATGGCATTCAGACACTACATTTAAGAAATAACGTGAGAGAGAAATGTCTACCATTGTAGTGAATCTTTGTGAATAAGGTTGGTAAGAAGATTGTTTTCACTGCAAGATCAGCATTTATATTGATTTGACGGATTGAAAGATGCTGTCTGGTCCTTGGAAATGCTTCTAGTAATTGTATGAATAATATGTCTGTCAGTAGGCATATACTCTCTAATGATGATAAGGTTGTTCTGACTCTTTCTAACTCTATGAAATATCAAGATACATTTCTTAGGGTTAGAGAATATACGAAATGGATTTCAAAACATCGATATCATGAATATACATACTAATATGCATATCTTTACCAACGATCCAAATAAACCCATTCCGGTGCTTCTCAGTCCTTAGAAACATCAAGATACTTTTTTAGAGTTAGAATCCAACGAATCCATGCTCAGAAGTTCAATATCACAAATATGCATACTAGTATGCATATTCTTACAAGCGACCCAAATAAGGTTGTTCCGATTCTTCTCAGTCCTTAGAAACTTCTGACTCTCTACATTTCCAAGGGTTACATAATGAAATAGATCTCTGGACATCGATATCATGATTGTATATATAAACCATATACTTCTTACTAGCGATCCAAATAAAACCATTCCGGTCCTTCTCAGTCCTTAGAAACATCAAAACTCCTGTCGGTACATTTCTTAGAGTTAGAGAACCCAATGAATCCATACTCAAAGTTCAATCTCGATAATGTATATAAACTATATACTTCTCGCTAATGATCCAAATAAGGTTGTTTTGACCCTTTCCAATCCTTAGAATATTCATAGTCCTTACATTTCTTAGAGCTAGAGAACCCATGAATTCAACGCAAGAACATTGATATCGCAAATATGCATATCTTTACCAACGATCCAAATAGAACCATTCTAGCCCTTTCCCAGTCTATAGAAACTTCTGATTCTCTACATTTCTAAGGATTAGGAAGTTGGATGAATCGACCTCAGAATAACGATCTCAACAATATACCTTGTAATAGGTATATTCTTACTAACAATCCAAATAAGATTGTTCTGATCCTTACCAATCCTTAGAATATTCATAGTCCTTACATTTTCTAGAGGTTAGAGAACCCATGAATCTATACTCAGAAGTTCGACATTACAAATATACATACTAATATGCATATACTTACCAACCCTTAGAAACATCAAGACTCCTGTCGGTACATTTCTAGAGTTAGAGAATCAACCTCAGAACATTGATATATACCGTCAGGCATGACATATTTAGAGTTTAACATCAAACTTGGGAATGTTAGTCATTACCGTGTCATCAATAATTTCTCTTTCCTTATCAGTATCATTAGAGTTGTCATCGTATCCAGAAACATCTTCCAATGCAATGTCTTGCAACTTGGTAGGAGGAGGTCTCTTTTTCAGAACCTTACCCTTAGGAATGGGTTTCTTACTAGTAGTTCTCTTTGGAGCAAGAGACTGCTTAGGAAGTTCGCTTTCCTTCTTGACTGGAGATGTCTCAGGAGAACTTGCCTTGACTGGTTTAGCAACACTAGCAAGAGAAGGAGAAATCGTTGACTTGTTTGGAGATGTCTCAGGAGAACTTGCCTTGACTGGCTTGGCAATACTAGCAAGAGAGGGAGAAATCTTTGGCTTGATAACAGGGTTAAGCTTGGACAGAGAAGGAGTTACTGTCTTGACAGAAGCAGTTACCTTAACTGGCTTGGTTGAAGGAGAAGTCACTGGCTTAGCAACAGCAGCAAGAGAAGGAGAAATTACTGGTTTAGTCAGAGCAGGAGTTACTGTCTTGGTTGAAGGAGAAGTCACAGGTTGGACAGAAGCAGTTACCTTTGACGGAAGTTCCTTTGTTCCAACATTGGAAGTAGACCCAGTAGAAACATTGCTAGAAGTAACTTTACCTGGCTTGGTAGCAATCTTGCCTGAAGCAGAAGGAGCAAAAGACACCTTCTTCTTTGGTTCGACAGTCTTTGCAATAGGGCTAGTAGAAACGGTCATCAACTTTGGAGAAGTAACTTTACTCTCTGTCTTCACAGGACTCACAATCTTTTCTTCCTTCAGAGGAGCAACCTTTTCGCCAAAGTTAAAATTTAGTTCCTTTAGCTTATCAATATCGAGATCTCTCTCAAGAGGAACATGATAAGACACTGTTGATCCCTTCTTAATGGTATAAATCTTACTGGTTCCTGCCTGCGGTCTAGGTCCAGATTGCAAAGGTCGCGATTTCACAATTCCCTTTCTTCTACCAGTAAATACATCATTATCGCGTTCTAACCATCTATCTGCTCTGGCTTTAGTGAATGGAATGAGACCAACTGCTTCTACAATTCTTCTTCTATTAATGATTGGAATAATTGGAACACCAAGATGCTCCTTGTCCTTGCCATCCAATTCATTAATAAACGATTCAATGTAAATATCCTTAATAGGACTATCATCTCTTGTCAACAATTGCAATTCAATAGGTAGAATGGCACGAGAAGCAAATGGAGTAACAGCAATAAGTTGATGTAATGCAGTAAATGCAATCATTCCTTTGAATGCCTTGAATCCATCAATCGTTCCGTCGAACAGAGCAACTTCATTCAACAATGGAGCATGATAGTACGCATATAACCAATCAGTATTCACAGCAGAATGACCCTTCTTGTAATACAAGTAATTCCATGCCATAGTCTTCAAGTAATCATGAACCATTCCATTCAACAAAGTAGGAATATCAGGTTTATCCATTTCAAACATGGCAAGTAACTTGTTCATCTCATCCTTATTTCTTCCATTGAATGCTCTCTTGTTCCACAACTTTTGGTATCTCTCAGGATGGAATGCATCATCTTCAACAGACTTTTGTAACAGGTCAGAAGGAAAGATATAAGTCTTGGTAACTCGCTCAGCAAGTCTATGTCCTTCATTAGCTGCTAATGAGTGAGCAAATCTCACAACTTCACGCGTGTCCAATTCTCCATCAACAGTCAATCTGAACTGACCATCTGTATATATAGACAACATTACTTCTATTCCAGTGGACAAATCTTCCAATGATGGTTGATGAGGCAAAAAGTCATTGCCAGCAAAGAACATCATTACAATAAAGTCATCAATAGATATATCTCTATCTAACAAGTACCTCTTAATTTCATCTACAACCACATAATTGTCCAGATTTTCTCTGATTAGCAGAATGTTATCTACTCCAGTCAGCATAGTAAGCATGTACAAATCAGCATCCAATCCATATACAACGTGAGCTTCTTTGCCAGACACTGTGCCATCACGAAACAGATCCATAATCTTGTGTTCTCCTTCACCAGGAACGAGATGAGAGCTATAGATAATTTTGGTTGGTAGTTGATCCTTATTCTCTTGAATCCAAAGAGTCAGAATAGCATCAAGATCTATCATAAATTCAGTACCAGGAGTGATGGCATTGCGATCGAACAATGCAAGGCTAGATGAAGATCGTTCTCTTCTACCTCTTTGTTGTTGCAATTTGGCAGCAGGAGCAACTCCATCAACAGCCAGCACTAGCAAATCAGTAGGATTCACAGTTTGCAATACTTCTTCAATAAGTTCACACACCTTTATCATTACCTTCTTTCTGAGTTCCTCTTGACCAATGACTTTTAAACCATGTACAATTCTTGGTTCATTACTATCATTGTGGTATACTATCATTCTCGCCTTGTGAATAATACCATTGAGATCGAACAATAGAGAACTCACTCTTCTAGGCATGCCTCTCACTACAGCATGTCTAATATTCTTTGTAATCCATTCTCCGTGAAATCCAGGTACTCCCATATTTATATTCCTGAGGTAATTTCTCCCAATGTAATCATAAATCAGAAAGACTGACTCGTTGATTATATGCCATTGTGATGCAAATGCTTACAGGCTTTATCGAGCGAGCAAAGACAAATATATATCATCGTATATATGGAATCTATCCATACTGCTCTGAAGATAATCTATGGAACAATAGTGTACTAAGATATCTCTTTCCTGGCGGTCCTGACATTGACATGATACTCTATCGTTCAAAAGAATTAATAATAACAAGAGGAACATATAAAACTATGGATCTTACTGGTCTAAGCGCGATAGACATGCAAACCAGGCCAAACAAAGACTTTTGGTCTGACGTGAAACAGTACAAAATACTACGTGTAGAGATAAGGATTGACAATGTAGATATTCCTGACGACCTGGAGTGCTATTCATTAAAGTTGTGGTATAAGAATTTTACAGTGATTCCATGTGAGAAGGAAGGTCATGTCGAAATTCTGTCTCTATATAGCCCAACAGCACATTGTTCATTCTACAAAACAGTAAAACAACTTAGAATGCATGAAGGAATTTTTGATGGAAATGCATTTCCATCAGTGAATCATCTCATTGTTGAAACCAGCAATGTTAAATTCACTGGATCACTAGATAGCATATATCTATTAAAAGTTGAAAAGAATCCAGGCGCATTCTTTCCACATGTCAGAGAGTTACACATTGCAGATACTTTTGACTCTTGTAACTATCCAAATCTTGAAGAATTGCATCTTACCATTGAATCAAGCATCGACATTGATAGATTCAGAAATCTTGGCAATGTTAAATTATACATATTCCTGTGTGCAAATGAATTAGTTCCATATCAAGAGATATATTCGATCATTGCTACTCTGCTCGAAAGACACAATGTTCAAGAAATACATGATTATTATAGTGAGGATTATGATCAACTATATTTCCATAATCAGGACACTTACTCTGAAGAAGTAATAGATAAGACGATAAAATTACTAACAGGTAGGGAATATACCAATGTTTTGTATGATGCTGAGATTAATTCACCAGAAGGATTCACTATCATTGAAAAACACAATAAAAATGCAAGAGCAAGATGCGCTTCCCTATTATCTCTCTTGAATCAAGAATAATACTACTTATTGATTGGGTTTCAGGGTAATCAACGGTCCAATTACAATGTTCAAGTCTGCATTCAAAACTTACAATGCTATTACTGACAAGACTCCTGATTACAAGTTGGTCTATTATGACTCGAGTGTTGACTGTTGGCATTATGGTGAGAATCATAGATTAAACATTAATACTGCATATATTTTGAGGGATGTACATATTCCTTCTGACATTGAATGCTCATTGCTCGAAATTCGAACCAATGAGCAAAGTCCAATCAAGATTAGTCCCAAATTAACAGATAAAATTGGATTTGTCAATGAATTGGACATTGATGATTGTTCAACAATCGATGAAATGCCATTCTTTTCCACATTGAGAAAACTTAGTATTGCCAAGGGAACATTCGACTCTAACGTGTTTCCTTGTGTCAATGAATTGACGATCTACCAGTCTGCAGAATTGGTAGGTAACTTAGATAACATTTATATTTTGAATGTTGATAATGATCCGGAAATATTCTTTCCATCAGTGCGAGAATTAACTTGTAGTAATATCAAGAATATTGATAACTATCCTGATCTACAGAAGCTAACACTATTTGTCAAGAGCAAGGAATCTTTTGACGTACTATCAAGACTGCATAATGATGTAGAGGTAACTATTGTTCTTTCTGATAGAGAAGAGTATGATGTTACAGATATTGTAAAGAAACATGGAATCCATAATGTGGTCATGTTATATGGTGATTACAAGGGTGTAAAATATAGCGAACATCCTGAGACATATTTCCATGTCAACAAGTTCTTTTTGACTGAAGAACTTGATAGTCATAATAGGAATATTGAAAGGAAGAGAAAACCTTTGTCAATGTTCTAATTGCGACGTTATTGCTTGATGAGCAATAATGTAATGAGATGTAGTTATATCATTGTTATAGATATACTATGACTTGTATAGTTATAGACATATCATGACTTGTATAGTTATAGACATACTATGATCTGTATAGTTATAGACATATCATGATCTGTATAGTTATATCATTGTTATAGACATATCATGACTTGTATAGTTATATCATTGTTATAGACATATCATGATCTGTATAGTTATAGACATATCATGATCTGTATAGTTATAGACATATCATGACTTGTATAGTTATATCATTGTTATAGACATATCATGACTTGTATAGTTATAGACATATCATGACTTGTATAGTTATATCATTGTTATAGACATATCATGACTTGTATAGTTATAGACATATCATGACTTGTATAGTTATAGACATACTATGATCTGTATAGTTATATCATTGTTATAGACATATCATGACTTGTATAGTTATAGACATATCATGATCTGTATAGTTATAGACATATCATGACTTGTATAGTTATAGACATATCATGATCTGTATAGTTATATCATTGTTATAGACATACTATGACTTGCACAGTTATAGACATATCATGACTTGTATAGTTATATCATTGTTATAGACATACTATGATCTGTATAGTTATAGACATACTATGATCTGTATAGTTATATCATTGTTATAGACATATCATGACTTGTATAGTTATAGACATATCATGATCTGTATAGTTATAGACATATCATGACTTGTATAGTTATAGACATATCATGATCTGTATAGTTATAGACATATCATGACTTGTATAGTTATAGACATATCATGATCTGTATAGTTATAGACATACTATGATCTGTATAGTTATATCATTGTTATAGACATATCATGACTTGTATAGTTATAGACATATCATGATCTGTATAGTTATATCATTGTTATAGACATACTATGATCTGTATAGTTATAGACATACTATGATCTGTATAGTTATATCATTGTTATAGACATATCATGATCTGTATAGTTATAGACATATCATGACTTGTATAGTTATAGACATACTATGATCTGTATAGTTATAGACATACTATGACTTGCACAGTTATAGACATATCATGACTTGTATAGTTATATCATTGTTATAGACATACTATGATCTGTATAGTTATAGACATATCATGATCTGTATAGTTATATCATTGTTATAGACATATCATGATCTGTATAGTTATAGACATACTATGACTATACAGATCATGATTTACATATTACTTAGTAAGTAATATCATCATTGTTTGAATTAGAAATCATCGGAAAAAGGAGGATATTCTTCGGGTGATAGGAAGCCTTTATTGGGAAAAGGTACCAAATCATCATAAAATGTTCTACCCATGTCTGAATCTCTCTTGGGACTGTAAGCTCTGGGACTATATCTTCTTGTAACTCTAACCTGCTCATCCATGGGATTCTTCAATCTAGTTTGTCTAACTGGACTTTTAATTGGAGATTCAACAGGTATAAAAACGTTACCATTGTCTCTCATTGGACTTCCATAGGGATTTCTGTCTGAATCTCTCGAGAATCTAATGAGTTCATCTTTCTCTGGACTTCCAAAGAGATCTCTGTCAGGACTATATCTTCTAGTAAATCCTGACTGATTCAAAGTAGTAGCCTTCAATCTAGTTTGTCTGACCGGCCTCTCAAAAAGATTTTCTCCAAATGTCATCAAATCTTCAAGATTCATTGGACTTCCAAAGGCACTTGTCCTACGATAATCGAATCTAGCATCACCGGGTTCTCTCAACTCAAAAGGAGATATATGCAAGCTAGAGAATTGTTGATGAAGATCGTCATCATCGCGAGCAGCATGATCAAGAAAAGGTTCAATCTCTTGATATTGCTCATTCTTATAGCAATACCACAAGAATTCATCATTATCTTGATCTATAATCTTATCAATGTGCAACATGGTTACGTACAACTCTCTATTGTTATATATAAGATAAGTGCTAGTTTCATAGAATAATTTAATGAATGCAAATACTTTTTGCATAAAGTCTATCAGCCACTTGTTATTCAATGGATTATATTTCAGGTAATTCTTCAGCTCTAATAGCAACTTTTTACTGTTTCCAATTGCAATCAACTTGTTATAGTCTTCAGCTCTGCCAACCAAATAATCACGTAGTCCAGACACGTCATACATGAATTTATCATACTCTGACACCACTTCCATCTCTTTCCCCATCTTTCTCATTGATTCATCAAGACCCCCGAGAATTAGTGCTTTTGAATGAGACAATTGCTTACCATTTAGGTATTGATGATCTATAGGAGGAATCTCTTCTGCATTGCTCAACAAGAATTCCCCAAATTCAATACCACTATTGTCTGTTGCTTTTGGACCATCTTTAAATGTATTATGAAGATGTTGAAGGAGATCATGCATTACTTCAATGTAGGTAATGTCATTGTACTCCTCGTCGTACAGATGGTCATTAATATTCTCCTTCTTAGTTACATTATCTATATGCTCATAAAAGTTTTTGAGTCTAGTGGTTGCAGCAGCAGCAATAAGCTTGACAATAGTTTTTCTAAAGACGCTAGCCATGATAAGGGTTGCAAACAACTTGATAATATCTGTTTGAGGGTATGGTATTGGAGCATATCTGTTCCATACGTGTTTGATTTGTCCAGTTTCTTTATTAGTAATAGCAAGATATGCCATTCCTTGATCGATTATGACAGGAATTGCATTAGTATGGAAAGTCTCTGGTCCATCTTCAGCAGCAATGCCTACTGTTTTTCTCTCACTAAATCTCTGGACAATTACGTTATCAACATGAAGATCACCATGACAATATTGATACTTAACGTAAGCAGCATTCAAAGCATTCAACAATTGTACTACTGCAGTAAGCACATCTCTTTCCGATGATTTCTTTGCATAGTCATACAAGGTCTTACCTTCAATATATTCCATCAAAATGTAATTGTTTCTCTCAGGATCAATGCACCATTTGTTGTTATTTTCCAACTCACTATCACAATCGAAATGGTCGTAATAGTAGGCAAAGTTTGGAACTTGTGATCTAAGTTCATTCAAAGCAAGTCCTTTGAACAATTCTTCATTAGGAAGTTCATCAGTGAATTTGGCAGCAAATAGAGGTTTGTCTTGTCCAGGATATATTCCTTTGAAGACCTTTCCAAAAACACCAGATCCTATCGCTTCATTATCAATAAGCTTTGGAATTTGACCACTTTCTGCCAACTTGGAGATAAGGCACGACTTGAGCTTCTGATAATCAGGAGCAATCTGGTTAGGATAGTTGATTAGAGCAGGAAAATCAACATGATCAAGAGGTATCCGATCTTCATTGGTACAATCACGTTCTGGTAATTCGCTTCGATCCATTTGTGTGACTATATTTTTTGATTAAATGTTTTTCCTGTTGAAGTGAGAGATGGATCTACAACAGGTAGGGCAATTGCCATGTGTGAAAGATTTGTATTTACAGAGTCTTGTGACTTTTTCTGTTCTAGTGCAGACAAGCTAATTCTCTTGTCTTGTGATGACACAATGAAGAAGATTGTTTGGGTGTTGAATTGCGATTTACATTACGAGTCTATAATTTTGAACCACATTGATCTTTACATTGTCAAGAATGGGCATGAAGTATACTCGAAAGCTGTTACTTCTGAACATTCGTGTGGTCACGAAGATATTGTGCTGTGTGGTAAAGTTATTGACTTGATGGTTGTAACTAGAAGGACCCTGGTCGTTCGAGGACAACGGATCAGTGGTATTCCAGATGCGTTCACAGTAGTGTTAAAAGCAGGTAGCATCAAGATTGAAGGAGCATTCAGTGACACAGAGAATCTGTACATTTCAGCTCGAGGCAAAAGCATTACTGTGAGAGATTGCAATGCAAAGATGATGAATCTTACATCAAGAAAGGTATCAGTAGTATCGAACAGCGTGAAATGTCTGAGTATAAATGCAACAGTTGCTCGTATTGATGTAAAGAATATTGAGACACTTGATCTTGAAAAGTGTGAAAAGGTAGAGTTCCTGAATGGACATGATACATTGGAATATCTATATATTCCAAATTATAGTTTGTATGAAGAGATATATACTCGTCCCATGAATATGTTGAAAGGTATAGTGTCCAATGCAGAAGTGGGCAATGAGCTAATTAGAAAGCAAGACTTGCATATGGAAACTATAAGGAGAGAAGATGCTGTGTGCGGAATATTGGCGAGCATGAAGTGTTGTTGAACGATCGAACGAGCAAGCGAGAGAGAGAGAAATATGCCTTGGTAAGGTATATTGAGTGAGTTATAGAGCTGAAAAAGATTGGCCTCGCAATTTGGAATAGTGAAATGTACCTTACGTCAAGGTACATTTTGAAATCGATATTCTGATGTTGGTTTCTTGGGATTCTCTAGTCCTTAGAAATGTTAGACTCTTAATGTTTCTAAGGGTTAGAGACCCGATGGAATGGATTATTTTTATTGTTGGTAGGAATACATATACCGATAGGCATGTATGTATTATTGAGATCGTTATTTTGATGTTGAATTCCTGGGATTCCTAACCCTTAGAAATCAACGTCAGAATAACGATTTCAAAATATACCTTACAACAAGGTATATTTCATTGCTCCAACTCTTGAGACTAATCTGTCGACTCTATAAAACAGTAAGAGTCTAACATTTCTAAGGATTAGGAATCCAAGGAAATCAACACCAAGAAGTCAATGTCTCAAAATACAAATTGTATATATTTTGAGACATCATGCTATCAATCCTTCAATGACATACATTGAAAACAGTCCAAATTTCGGCCACGCACAGCAGCACGTGACCACTTTTTCACGTGTTTTTGACCAATTTCCAATTACCAATTTATACCATGAATACATGTCTAAAATCGATAATAACAAACCTATGAATTCGACCTTCATTTACCTTTACGTACCATTGAAGACATATTCTCAGCCCTGTCTCTGAAGAATTAACTTGGTGAGAAATCTACACAAACAAGTATAGATCATCACCAGAAATGCCTCTTCTGTCAAAATTCAAGAAAGACATAAGAATATGGAGATCTATCTAACACATTATCTGACGTGACAGATTTATATCACACGAGAATCTTTTACTTGATTAAATCAGAAATTAATCTCTTTCCTGCTGATGCTATTCCCGACTTTACATCAGGCAGTTTCTTTATAATACCACCTTTTACCTTATCTAGCAGGTTATCTCCCTTTGCACCAAAAGAGTCAATCTTGTTCTGTATTGTCTGAAGTAGATTACCGCTCTTTTTATCTTTTAGTAGATTTAATACTTCTCCTCCTGTCTTGTTCTCTTGAGATATTGGTTTTAGTGACTCCAACACATTGTCTAACATATTCTCCTTCTGTGTTGAATCTTCTCTCAATATATTATCTTTCAATGCATTCAGAATACCATCTTCCTTCTCTTCTTGCAATCCAGATTTCAAAGCATTGAGTATTCTATCCTCTTTTGGCAATTCTTTTAATGATTCCAACACTTGTCCATTCTCACCAGACATTCCCTTTAACGCTTGCAATATATCATCAGGTTCTGTTTTTCTCGGTTGATCCAAAGCTGTCAATACATTATCAAGAATGTTAGTCTTCTTCTCAGGAGGACCAATACTAGCACCAGCACTCACAGTTGGAACCAAAGCTTGATATCCTGATGAGAATGCTCCTAATGTAGTACCCAAATTGTTTGCTGCAATCAATGTCTCTTTCTGCCCTACCTTTTGCAATGCCCTGTCTATCACAACCTTCTTCTTATAGTCATTCAACATTTCCAAATTCTCTCTATTCTTTGCTTCTACTTCTTTGGCTGCCTTCTCTGCCTTATTCTTATTTACAATAGCAATAGTAAAGTATGTAATAATACCTATCACCAGCAGACCTGCAGCACCCAAACACATTGATGCACCAATAATACAATGTTTATATGCTCTGACTATTCGTTCATTATTCTCATCGTATTCAGTACTAGTTCTTATATTGTTTGCAGCTAGTACAGCTAATATACCAGTGATAATGACTAGCACAAGAGAGAATCCAAAGACTAGAAAGGTTAACCACGGAAATTTTGCCTTTGCAACACCTTGTACTAATCCATTACTCAATGTTGCTTTTGCTCCTGCTGCCAGTGTTGCCACTTCTCCTACTCCTGTTCCAAATAGACTAACTATACCAATGATGGATAGGATAATGAGAATGATAAAGATGCCAACCAAGGTCCAAGTTGTAAAAGCAGCACCAAATGTATACCAATATGCTTGTTCCATTACTGGCTCTTTACTTCCATTCTGTCCTAATTGTACATTTGCATCTGTTACAAAGCCACCTGCTATAATCCAAGTGGCTAATAGTACTAGACTGAACAGAATGTTCCAAAACGATCCCATTCTATTACTTTACTAATACTTTATTATTGTTCCATTACTTTATAATTGGTAACTAAATGGAATGTAGTAACTTTGAGGACAAGAGAGTATCTATCATGATGGCGTCTGACAATTGTGAAACAGACAGATGTACAATTATAGTAAAGAAGGAATGTAATCTCGATAAATATCTTGACATTGTATTTGCTTCATCTCACATCAAGAGTTTAGAAATAGCAAGTAACGATTCTATCCCAAGGAAGGTAATTGTTAGCAGAAAACTTGATTTGGAAAATATACATCTTAGATACATTGATTTAACTAGTTCACAAGTTTGGATTACTAGTTGCTTATTATGTACATATTCAACAGGAACAGAGAATATCATTGTTCGAGGTATTGGCTACTTGGAAGGAAAGTGTTTTATTGATATTCCCTTTCATTCTGATAGTAAAGTTGATTTGTCAATAATTGCAAGCACAATACTGCTGTACAATGAAACAAAATGTACCTATCTCGATGTAACAGCTAATGTTATACATATTAAAGATTGTAAATTCGATGGAATCTACATTCATGGCAAGGATGTAACAGTCATTGGAAAGGACGTAACCAATCTTAGTATAATCTCAATAGATAATGTTACAGAAAGTATAATATTAGATACTCCAGAGTTGAGGAGACTAACAATTGGCAGATTCGAAAGCTTGGAGGTAAGAAGTAAATTGGAAAGACTGAGAAAGCTATCAATACATGATGAATCCTTCTTTTCCTATTCTGATTTGGACTCAATGCCATATTTAACATCTATTGCTTCATCAAGAATAGATAATAGTTACTATTACAATCGAGTAAAGTCACTAAAGTTGACATCATTGTCTGACGATTTGGTATCAACGCCAGAGGAAATGGATACATTAATGTACATCCTTAGAGAAAATAAGGATTTAACCAAGTTGTCTGTGCTAAAAGAAATACCTGATGATAGGAATTATATTGATTTAATGTCTTGGTGGATCTCTCAACCTAGTACCAAGCTGTTCGTATGTAGAATTAATACAAAAATACAAGAAATAGAGCTAGATGCATATCCAACGGCAAAAATAATTTTGGAACATGTTGAGATATCAAAAGAATATATGGAAGAAGAGATACGACATAATTTTACTGTGAAAAAGAAGAATAAAACATTGGTGCAACATTGCATTACTAGGAATGGATAAATGAATGGCACAAAGTATCTATTTCAAGCGGCAAATAACTGTATGGACTATAGCGATGACAGCGTGTCCATTACATCATCAGGTCACAACAGTGTAAATAGTCCATCTATTGCATATACTATCGTGATTAAACAAGATTGTGATATAAGTAACCTATTCAAGTGTACTGATGATATACTATATCTGACGGTAGAGTCTTACTATGGAGCTGTTAGAACAGTTAAATGGACCCTAGGTAGAAATGTAATAGCCAAATATATATCTTTGAGCAATGTTAATCTTCAGATTGACAAGAATGGCTACAATATTTATTCTTCCGATTTATCATGCAGAAACAGTACAGGCTATAGAAATATTCGATTTCATAGTAATCCAAGGTTAAGACTTGAAGGAACCAATGTATTTCAAGAACCAATAGATATTGATTCTTTTGATGCATCAATAGTAGTAGAAGCTGCAAGTTATGTAGCTTTTCCTGAGTCTATTGGTACAATAGTAGATATTCATGTCAATGCAACTAATGTACACATTGATAATGATAAAGTGAGATTGTTGATTGTGAATGCTTCAGATGTTGATATAAAGAGCGAATCGCTTGAATCATTAAGTATTACAGCAACAAGTGGAATTCTTGATATTCCAAATATTAAATCATTGAGTCTGTTTGGATCAATAGAACTCAAGAGTGGATACGATCGACTGATTGAGTTACATATTCCTAATGAATCATTCTTTTCTTTGATACCAATAGAGTCAATGCCTTGCCTTGAAAATATCAAGATTGACAAAATTACCAATAGCTATTGGTATCAAAACATTCAAAAGTTGACATTATTTATTTACAGTGATAAGTCTGCATATGTAAGTAATGATGAAATGTCCATTATTATGAATATAATTAATGAAAATAAAAATCTCAAGAGTCTCATCATTAGAAAGAAGCTAACAGAACGGAATCTTGACTTATTGTTACCTTGGATAAGAGATGCTGAGCTATTTGGATATGCTGGAGATATCTGTCTTGATTACAATTTGTATCCAACTACTCGCATAGTGTATAACATGCAAAGAAAAGTTGTCTCAAGTCGAGAAACTCAACACAACAAGAGAGTAAATGCCAAAAGAAGGACATTGCTTGATTATTGCATCATATAGGTAGTTTACCTACATTTATTGCGTTATTGTAAATGGATTATGCATTCTCTCTTTGCAATGATATATTTCATTACCAAGATGAGGATGTATATATAAAATTGCATGATTATTCTACCTGTTGTGAAATACTAATCAGCAGGCACTGTGATATCTCTGAATTCTTTCAAAGGTACAACAAGTTTAATAAGATTATCATCAAATCAACTGGAAGGCATAATCGAAAGGTAAGTCTCACTCTGAATGGTGATATAACTACTTATCAGCTTGAGTTAATTCATGTTGATCTATCTATTAATCTTAATCATTACAACATTGAGAGTTATGGTGTAATATCAGAACATTCCACTGGCACTGATAATATTAGAGTGTCACCATTTGGATTTATTGATATTAATACTAGTCAAGATGTTACTTTCGTTCCGTTCATCATTCACGACAATGAATGCTATGACAGTATTTGTATTAGAGCAAAAGACATACAATTAAATAGCAACTTGAATGTCAATACAGTTTCATTAGCTAGTAACAATGCCATTGATGTGACTGGGTGGAATATCAAAGAATTACACTTACTTGCACAAAATATTAGGATCAAGAGTGATTCCATTGAATTTCTATATATCATGAAGCATCACAATAGCAATGTACATCTTGATATTGTTAAACTTGATACTCTTAATATATACGATATTCACAAATTCGAATTTGTCAATGGTTATCAAACAGTCACAACTCTATCTACCACTGATGAATCATTCTTTACCTATATTCCTATTGATAAAATGGTATCATTAAAATCTATTGAGATAGGAAGGCTACAATCTGTATATTACTATCAGAATATAGAGACTCTAGTTGTATCGAGGTATGGCATGTTATCCAACGATGAAATGGATATACTATTGTACATTCTAAGCAGTAACAAGAATCTCATTGAATTTGGAACATCAACAATAATGCCAAAGGAGAAAAAGTATATAAAACCATTACTTGACTGGATGAAAACAGCAAGTAGCTTTTATTGTATATTTAATCCAATAGACAAAGCCTTTGACTATTCATTATATCCAACAACTACCATATCTATTACGTCTCTGGATAAGGAGAGTAAAGAAAAACAAGAACTTCACAATACAAGAGTATTAAAAAAGAATAGATCACTAGTGTCTTATTCGATTGACCAGGATGAGGACAGTCTGTGATAATGTACATTTTTCAATGTATATATTTACTTGTGCTACTGATAAATGTAAAAGGTATATCCATCTCCTTGTCTACTGTAGATGCACTCTTTTCCGGATAGATTAGGTTCAAAGAAGGTGTCACCATTCACACACTTGTGAATTCTAGTTAGACTTTATCAACTGAATGCATTGCTTCTTCAAACAATCTTGCTCCACCAATCACGATAATGTCGCTCTCGCTGTATGCACATTCTTGTAGTGACTTGTAGGTAGTAACTCCATCGATTGGAACAGAAGTAATGACCACATTTCTCCTATTTGGGAGTAGGCCAATAGATTCCCATGTATTTCTGCCCATTACAACTGTTCTGTTGACAGTTATATTCTTGAACCACTTGAGATCTTCTGGTATATACCAAGGTAGCTTACCTTCTGAACCAATTACTCCATTCTCAGAAACAGCACAGATAATATCCATTGCAATTTTACTGCAATATATAAATGGAACTAGACAAACTCAATCTTGCGTATTGGGAGGACATTAAAGATAAGGTTCAACCCTTTGATCTTATTGCATTTCGTGGTGGCGAAGTAGTGTCTGACATTATATCATTGCTCGAAAAGAATGAACTCGGGGTTGGTGACTTTACTCATGTTGGAATGGTAGTTACTTCTGATATTTTGACTCATTACTACAAGGATAAGAAGATTGAGCTGACTGCTGATGAAGTTGCTGACGACGACGATAATATAACTAGCATTACAACAAGGAGAAAGCTTAGAGTCAAGGAAGGAGAGATTTACGTCTTTGAATCTACTATGAGTCACGGTATAATTGGATTGATTCAAGAAGTTCCTGACGTGACTACTGGTAAAGGTTGCTTTGGTGTCCAACTCAGAAATCTCAAGAAGGTAATACCAGCTTATATCACTAGTCAGAAGACCAAAGTTGCATGGTGTCCATTGTTGAATAACCCTTACAATGTAGTGAATAATAGGAAACTATTGGCCAAGACATTTACAGAATTCTTTAATTCTTATGAAGGTAGAAGCTACGAACTCGATCCTATTGCATTACTGTCATCAATGTATCCAGTGTTGAGACCATTGAGATATTGCAGAGACATGATTTGCAAAAAGATTATCAAGACAATGAGAAAGTTTGGAATAGAAGTTTTGTCTGAAGGTCCTGCTGGTTGGCAATTCTGCTCTGAACTGGTTGCCAATGTATACAAGGAGATTGGTATACTTCCTCCTGATATTGATCCTAGTAATGTAATTCCTGTTGACTTCTTTTCTGCTGACTATAGCAGCAAGAAGAAGAAGGGTAGAATGCAAGGATTGGTAGCTTCTCCTATATATGTTAGAGACTGGAGCGATGCTGGAGAGGAAGCTGTTGTTTACGATATTAATGAATAATGATATACATATGTATATGATGGAAAGAGACTGTTCTGTCGATTCTCTAACTCTGAGAAATGTACCGATAGGCATGTTGATGTTTCTAAGGGTTGATAAAGCGATGATTTGGTCTCTTGAGATCGATATTGAAATATACATACTGTTATATATGTTTCTTATTAATGATAGAAAGAGTCTATTCTGTTGGTTCTCTGATCTATAGAAACATTAATATGCCTATCGGTACATTTCTTAGAGCTGAAAAATCTGACTAACTGGACTCTTGAGATCGATATTGAAATATACATAAGATATGTATATAATTGCTAATGATGATAAATAGGAACATTCCTGTCCTTTCCCTGACTTATAGAAACATCAACATGCCTATCGGTACATTTCTTAGAGTTAGAGAATCGACAGAATAGACTCTTTCTAACATCTGTACCAATTATATACATATGTATATCTCTATCTCGATCTTCCTGAGCACATTTGGTCAGACTTTCAGCCTATAGAAACATTACATTTCTTAGAGTTGAGAAACCAAGAAAAATAGACTTTTCCTGCGATCATGAAATTTCCTATATAATGTTAACATTGAACTGTCATGATGTTTCTTTAATTATATTCATTATGACACTTGAAAAATCTACCGTGTTAGTACCCACAACACGCCATTTCGAGTGTTTTCACGTGTTTCTGGCCATTTTTATTTACCAACTTTAACATACATTTACTATCAATAATCGAGTTTACAGATTCTGACAAATCGACCTTTACTGACGCGATCACAATGTTTTCTGGTCTGCCGAGACAAAATGGAACAATGATATTTCATTACAAAACATGATCTATCTTCTCACTCTCTCATTATGACTCTCAATCTTTTCATCAAGTTCTGAATTTCTCCCTCTTTTGTGTAATATTTCAACATTTGGAAATCTTCTATCAAAATCATCAAAGTCAACAATGCTTCTGTTGTATGTAATTTGTCGTATGTTAGGATTCTCTTCAAGAAAGCTAGGAATGTCAGTTCTGTCGTATATAGGATTTGTAATAATCAGAGTCTTTACATTTCTGGGAATCATGGTTGGATTATTGCGCATATCATGAACTTCAAGAGTTGTTATATTATCCATATATCTAGCTAACCTGCCTGAGAATTCTCTCGTCTTGTAGCTAATGACATTTGGACATGCTTCTAACAAATTAATCAGGAAGGTACTATATTTATTCGATTCTAATCCTGTTAAATTATCAAGAATACTCTCTTCAGAGTAAAGTCTAGTTTCATTTATTCCTAGCATTTTGAGGGAAGGAAGTCCATACAAAGTAACTTCATTCATGTCTTGAACAGACAGATATCTCAAGTAAGGTAAATCAGCAATTATACAAATTCCTGCACCATTCTTTACAGTTAATGATTCCAATTCAAATGGAAATGGCGAGAATGACATGCTATGACTGTCAATGTACAATTCCTTACATTTACAATAGCTTACATATGGATTGGCTAGTCCTATCAAGGTAACTTTATCAGCAGTGAAAGACTCGAATGCTGATCGATCCAAGTTGATATTGCCCAGAGTGACATTTCTAAACTTTCTTCCTTGAAATATTGGTCCAGTTATTCTTGCAATCTGAGAACTCTCACACGTTAGCGTAATGTCTTCATCAATGAGCGAAATAATGTGAGCAATGACTTTTATATTGTTATCTGTGCGAAAGTACAAATTATCACTAAAGAATATCTCTCCTTTGCGATACCTCTTTCCAGAGAATAGATAATCAATGTCGTTGTATATAATTTCTCCATCCAAAGTTATAGTTAGAAGAGAATAATCGATCAATGCCTGTCTGTTGAAATCTTTTATTTTTGCCTTTGGATTGTAATGATATGTAAAATCTCTGTTTCTTGTGTCATCGTTGTGCGCCGCCTTGATGAATGAAATGTGCTTCTGCAGGTTAGAGAGATTATTCAACTCGAGAAATCTTCTTATATTGGTAGCCTTCTTGTTGGAATCGAATAGTCTAATGTGCTTGTATCTTAGAGTGTAAATATCTCTATCTTCTTTATTGTCTTCTCTAACAATGATGCCATCTCCATACTCATCCATAAATGTAAGATCGAACTCATTGTAACTAGAAGATAGTAATAGGTCCATTTACTTTACTTGGAATAATATGCAATAATATTCCAAGTAAAGTAAATGGACCAGCTACAACATGACAATTTTAGAGTAAGATCTTTTGATCTAACATACATGAATGAATATGGAGAAGGTATTATTGAAATATCTGGGGCTCATTCCCGAGGAATGAGATTTTCTCTAACTCTCGATGATGGTACATTTTTGATGGATTCTACTGAGGATGGTTCCAAGATAGATCAGTATCTAAAATTGCGTGGTATTATTACGCATCAAAGAATAGCAAAATATCATCGTCCATTTAAGAATTTCAATGTTTATTACAGCACTCCTAGAGCTAATTGGGCTACTATTGAGAAACATTTAACCATTGTTATAGATCAGAAGATGTTAAATGCAGAAGAAATTAGAAACTATCTAGTTAAAGGTAAGAAGTACAATAAAATACATGTTATTATTCCAAGGGATACTCTCCTAAGTAGAATTAATCCTAATGCCATTGCATTTGTTGCTTCCTTTGCTAAAGGTTATTTTGAACTAACTAGTAGAATTTATGATCAACCTTTAATATTCAATGGCGCAATGTTTGAGCATTGTAAAGCAGAAAAAATATTTTTGTCGGATATTTCACTAGATAAAGTAGGATGTTCTTCCATCAATGTTGATACTCTCAGGTTAACTTCATTGCATGGCGAGATTCCTAATCCATATTTATCCTATTGTAAGTGCAAACATTTAGCGATTGCTGGAATTAACTGCATAAATTTTCCTCCATTTCCTGAAATGTTAGAATCTCTTGAGATTGTAAATAGTAGTGTTGATATATTAACTGTAGCATATCTTCCATACCTACAGAAACTCATAATAGATAAAGCAGACACTGTGATACTCTATGAACTTCTCGATTTAATCGATTTCAATATAAAAACTGAGAAATTGTACATTCAGGAAGATATTGCTAAAGGTATATCAACACTTACCTATGATAAGGCAGATGATAATTTTGCCACTGGTCTGCTGGAAGCTATGCCTAATATCCAAAATTATAGAACTATTATATACACAGAGGCTGATGCTGAATTAACTCCACAATTAAAATCATTAGAAACATATAGTATGACAGCACCTATAGATAAACTTCCTGAACACTTGGAAAGGTTCATTCCTAGAAATCTTGGTTATATCAACATTCCTTCAATATTGAGAGAAAGACCAAACATTAAAGAAACAGGATGGGATTATTCGCTTGACGCTAATACTATCAATGATGAATTTCCAAATGTGGTATTCTTGTCTGATAATACGGGTTACCGGCCATTAAATGATGAAATTAAAGCTCATAACAGAAGAGCGAGAAATAGAACAATGACATTGGAATCATTGGCTGAATAAGTTGAATAACTTGATACAAACAAAATTATTCGATCGAATAATATTCTCTAACAAAAATGGACCAGCTAATCTCGAGTGGCTACACAAACTTTAATCTTACCTATATGAATGAATATGGAGAAGGTATCATTGGATTTGATCAAGCTAGAGAATCTTTTACAGCTTCTCTTACTCTTGATAATGATATGGTATTGTACGATCATGATCTGAATGGTTCTAACATAAGTGCTTTCCTCACGTTACATAATATTAAACCGGAAGGTAAGATTGAAAAGTTTAACCATTTCATGAATTATTATGCTATTTACAATTCTCCCAAGCTAAATAAGCATAATATTCATCATTATTTAAATGTTACTGTCGACAGAACAGTAATGACGGCAGATAATGTTGACAAATATTTGGTAAAAGGAAAGAAATATAACAATATACGCATTGAATTCTATAGAAGCGATATTTTATTGAGAGATATTGATGCAGATAACATTGCATTCATTTCTTCATTTGCACAAGAACATCTAGTGATAGTGAATGAATACTTTGTTCCTTTGAAATTCATTGGTCCAATGTTTGAACATTGTAATGTCAAGGAATTATCTTTGACAGGAATTGCCCTAGATGAAGCAGGTTGTTCTTCAATCAATGTTGAAACTCTCAAGTTAACATCGAATAGAATAAGCAATCCTTATTTAGGTAATTGTAAATGCAAACACTTGCATATATATGATGATAATACAGTTACATTCCCTCCATTGCCTTATACAATAGAATCATTGGATATTAGACTTTCCAATATTGGCACAATGATTATAGCATATCTTCCATTCTTGCAAAAGGCATATGTAGATAGGGTCAGTGTTGTAGTTCTTTACGAACTTCATGACTTGCAATATATCAATATAGATGCTAATAAAATGTATATTCAAGAAGATGTTGGAAACGGTATATCTGTATTGTCTTACCACGGAGAGAATGACAAGTATGCTGTTGGATTATTAAAAGCTATGCCCAATATTACTAGATATGAAACTCGTAAATATACAGATGCTGATTCTAAAGTAAGTCAACAATTGGAATATCTTAATACATCATATCTAGAAACAGATAATCTTCCTCAAAACCTTGAAACTCTTGGTGTTGCTAGAAATGCTGATATTGCAGTGATATTAAGAGCAAATCCTAACATTAAGAAGATCATAGTTACTAGGAGAATACCTGATAATGTTATTGAAGAGTTTCCCAACGTCGAATTTTCGCATCTAACTATTTCCAATGATGAATATATCAAGAAACATAATAGAAGAACGAGAAACAAGAATGCAACATTGACTGAATAAGTTGAATAACGATATTACTTGACAAGTAATATTCTCTAACAAAAATGGATCTATTGGAATCTTCTGGTTACATTTACTTTGACCTCACTTACATGAATGAATATGGAGAAGGCATAGTTGGAATGGATGATGATCAGATAGAATTTCCATATCAACTAGGATTCTATCATGATGATGATAATGCTTCTGTTGACTCTGATTACTCTAATAATACTAGGCATGATGATCCTTATATAACATTATTCGATTCCAATGACAATGGATCCAATATAAGAAAATTCCTTGAATTACACAACATTATAACAGATGAGGAAATTCAAGAAGATGGGCCTTTTGTTGATTTCAACATCTACTATACCTCAGAAACAGTATCGCCAGAATATCTATTAACTCACTTTGAAATTGTCATTGATAATACTGAATTACAAACAGATGAAGATATTGCAGAGTATCTAACAGATGGAAAGAAATATGAATATGTAGGTATTTATATTAAAATGGATATCCAATTGCATAACAATATTGCAAATGCTATTGCATATTTCATCTTTTGCAAGGAATAAACTATATATTTATGGTTTAATTGGAACTAGATCAATGAAAATCAATGGTCCTATATTTCAACATTGTAATGCTAGAAAATTAACACTCAGAGGTATTTATACGGATAAGATGGGATGTTCTTCTGTCAATGTTGAAAAACTTGTGATTCATGATGAATATTCATCCTTTGGTTCTAATCCTTACCTATCTTATTGCACTTGTAAGCATCTAAAATTCAAACATTGCACTGAAATAAACTTTCCTCCATTTCCTGTAATGTTAGAAAGTCTAATTTTTAAAGAATCTCTTATCGGTACTTGTGTAGTAGCTGAACTTCCATTTTTAAAGAAACTTGCTGTCAATGAATCAGCTGTATTGATACTTAATGAACTTCATAATCTAGATTATCTCTCTCTAGATACTAAGAAATTATATATTTAAGAAGATATTGCTAAAGGCATATCTTCTTTAAGCTCTGACAATAGTAATAGATTTAACATTAGATTGTTAGAAATTATGAGCAATATACAGAGTTATTCTGTTGGAATATATACAAAAGAGCAAGCAATTATATCGCAACAGTTGAAACATTTAAGTGCAGTTGAAATAAGGACATCAGTAGATAATCTCTCTCAAGATTTGGAAAGTATTGAATTGCCTTATGAAGAACCTTCTACCATTGAAGCAATTTTAAAAGCAAGACCAAGCATCAAAAGAGTTACTAGCGACTTGAATGATATTGATATTATCAAGCAATTTCCTAATGTTGAATTCTTACCTTACTTTACATCTAAAATAGATAAGAATACTGAAATACATAATGCAAGAGCGAGAAACAGAACAATGACATTGAGTTCATTGACTGAATAGTTATATTACTTGATCAAGTAATATTAAATGTTGCCTGCCCTATCATTAACAGTATATAGTGATATACACATTGAACACAATAAAGGTAAGTGGGATAAGAATCTGTTAGTAGAAGGAGGAGATGTACTACTCTTGTGTGGTGACATATCATCTGTAAACTATTCTCACAAGGCTTATGCATTATTCCTGACCGAAGCAGTGCAAAAGTATAACAAGGTCTTTCTAGTTCCAGGCAATCATGAATACTATAGTAAAAAGAGTTATAGAAAAGATTTGGTATCCTATGAAGAGTCAAAGGAGAAACTGAGAGATTTGGCTGATAAGACAGGAGTTGTATTACTAGATAAGGCAAGTTACGAATATCGGGGTTATCTCTTTGTTGGAGCTACTCTTTGGTATGAATCAGACTTGGATGCAGAAGAGATATTTAATGACTATCACTGCATAAGCAATTATGCTCATGAGACTTGTTCAAAGTTGCACAAAGAGGAAGTAGAGTATCTCAATAATGTTATAACCAATTCTACTCTTCCTACAGTGGTAATGACCCATCATCATCCTCTGAACAACAAGATAAGATACAGCACCACTGATCTAAGTCATTTATTCACTGATAATGTTGTATTGTGGGCATGTGGTCATCTGCATAAAGCTCTGGTTAAAGATAGATTTATATGCAATCCTATAGGATATCCATTCGAAAGAACTGGATGGAAATATGGTCCTAACATTATGTTGGGTGATGCAAGTGGATGAGATATTATTCTTTGGAATAATATACAAAAGAGATATTATTCTTTGGAATAATATAAATGGATCAGCTGCTAAAATCAAGATATCATGACTTTGATCTTACATGCATGGATGAATATGGAGATGGTATTACAGTGCTAGAATCAAGAGAGAAAATGCATAGTCTGAAATACAAGAGAATAAAACTCTTTGATTCTAACAAGAATGCTAGCAATATAAGACTATTTCTCAAGTTGAATGATCTTGGTAAGTTGCAAAGAGATATTGTTATCAATGATACCAACGATAATGTATATCACTACAATCCAAAGATTAGATATGGAAGAGACTTGTCTGGTCTGGTGGTAAGATTGGATCGAGAGAATGTTAGTAATCTACCAAGCAGAGGAAGTTATAGCTCAGGAGACATCTCAATCACCAAAGACTTTGATATTCAAGCTGTTGCACACATTGCATCTCTTGTTACTGGGAGTATTGAAATAGAGAATAAAACTGGACATTCGGTGAGAATATTTGGACCATTGTTTAAACATTGCAAGGCAGAAAGTATTACCTTGAATGGTATTAATTTGGACAAGTCAGGTTTCGAATCTATCAGAGTTGAAGAGATTGTTCTATCAGGTTCTAGCAATCCATATGTTACATATTCAAAATGTAAGAAGCTGGTGATAGCAAGCAATGCAATGAGCTTCTCTCCATTTCCAATCACTGTTGAATCTCTAGAGATTAGCAATGTTCCTGGAATTTGCACTGTTGCTATTCTGCCTAGACTCACAAGGTTGAGCATTAGCAATGTTAATGAGCTAATTCTATTCGATCTGCCAAAGTTGAGATCACTAAAGATTGATAGCACAAAATTGTATGCAGAAGATGATATTCTTGACAACCTGACTGAACTCGAATCAGGAAGATATAATTCCTTTTTGGTTAATCTACTAGAGAGATGTACTAATATTTCTGTGTACAAGACAGTAGAATTCGACCCAAGATTGTCGCACTATATGGGTAATGTAACGACACTAGAAGTGAAACGAGTCAGAAAGATACCAAGTGTACTTCCTCCCAAATTAAGAACATTTATTGCTGATTACGAATATGACATTGCTGACATTCTTGATATTGCTCCCAAGTTACGACAAATTACATTTAATGATAGTGTTCTAAATGTTAACATTGATCGTTATCCAATGGTAGAGTTTCTTGACATTGTAGGTAAATATCCATATATTGAAGCACATAACGAGAAAGCTAGAAAGATGAAGTGACCTGTATCCTGAATATATTCCATCGATTAATAAAGATGGACAAGCTACTGAGGTCAAAGTATTCCATCTTTGATCTTACTTTTATGAATGATTTTGGATATGGCATTACTTGCGTTCCATACATATCGAGACAATGGGATACCAATAAATTTGTATACAGATGTGATGGTAAAGAAATAATATTATTCGATTCCAATGAAGGTGCTGTCAATATTCACAAGTTTCTGGAATGGAATAAACTCAATGAATTGGATAAGAATATTGTAAAGAGAAGGAACTTGAGAAACTTTATTCATAGATATAGTCCTATTGTGATTAGTAATGATGAAAAGAAAGATAACATTGATATTGTTATATATGATAGAGTTGATATTAATTATATTGCCAGTCAAGCAGCAAAATGTACCAAAGTGTTAAAGATTAGTAACATGACTGGACGATTAATGAGTCTTGTTGGTCCATTGTTTGAACATTGCAACGCTGAGCAAATAGTATTGAAGAATATTAATCTAGACAAAGAAGGCTTCGAATCGATAAGGTCAGAGAAATTGGTGTTGCATCAAGATATCCATTCTAATCCTGACATTGGGTATTGTAGATGCAAAGAGCTAGAAATGAAGCACACTCACGATCATGACTTTCCTTTGTTTCCTGTGAGTTTGGTAAAGTTGAACATTGCTGCAATATGTAATGATCTTTGCGTTGTAGGAATATTACCTGATCTTGAGATACTGTCATTGATTACAGGCTCGAGAGCAGTGTTATATGAAACACCTAAGCTTCGAGAATTAACATTACGAGCTGGAGAGTTGAGATACCAATCCGACTTGTTGGATGGAATAACTACATTCACTGGATATGGCAATGGTGAAATGTCAATGAGCTTAGCAACAAAGATGAAGAATATTGAGAGTTATACATCTTGGTCGTATTTTGGTGCAATGAATCTTGCTGGACTAAAGTACCTGCATGTTGAAAAGTTGTATATCGATGTAGATAAGTTGCCTGACTCGTTAGAAGTATTATTGGTAGATGACATAAGTAGTTACAAGTTGTATAACATTCCTGACATTCTGAAAGCGAGACCAACGATAAGAAAGATTACCGTGAACGGTAGCGTTAAACCAGAAGACTATCCAGAGGTAGAATTCCAAGAACCAGGACTTACAACAGTGATTGGTTTTCCAAAGAGAAAGTCGAGATTGTAAATATACATAGGCTATGTATATTATTGTTATCATGGTTGTTACCTTGGGTTCTCTAACTCTTAGAAATGTAAGACTCTTGATGTTTCTAGGGATTGGCAGATCGAGGAATTGGTCTTATTTGGATCGTTAGAAAGAATGTATATAGTTTATATATTATTGTTAGAATGATTATGGTCATTACTTTTCTGGGTTCTCTAACTCTTAGAAATGTAAGACTCTTGATGTTTCTAGGGATTGGTAGAATGAGGAATCGAACTTAATTGGATCATTAAGATAAATGTATATAGTTTATATGTATTATCGAGATCGATATTCTGATGTTACTTTCATGGCTTCTCTAACTCTAAGAAATGTAAGGATCTGTATGTTTCTAAGGATTGGTAAGTCGTTAGATTGGTCTTATTCGGATCATTAAGATAAATGTATATAGTTTATATGTATTATTGAGATAGACATTCTGATGTTATTTTCATGGGTTCTCTAACTCTTAAAAATGTAAGGATCTGTATGTTTCTAAGGATTGGTAGAATGAGGAATCGATCTTAATTGGATCGTTAGAGTGAATACATATAGTTATGTATATTATTGAGATCGATATTATGGCGTTACTTTTCTGGCTTCTCTAGCTCTAGGAAATGTAAGGATCTGTATGTTTCTAAGAGTTGACAGACTGAGGAATTGGTCTTAATTGGATCGTTGGAAAGAATACATATAACTTATATACATTATCGAGATCGATATTCTGATGTTACTTTCATGGCTTCTCTAACTCTAAGAAATGTAAGGATCTGTATGTTTCTAAGAGTTGACAGACTGAGGAATTGGTCTTAATTGGATCGTTAGAATGAATGTATATAGCTTATGTACATTATCGAGTCAGACATTCTAATGTTGATTTAGTCTATCTGTCAGCTCTTAGAAATGTAAGGATCTGTATGTTTCTAAGGATGGGAAGTCGCTGGATTGGTCTTATTTGGATCGTTAGAATGAATGTATATAGCTTATGTACATTATCGAGTCAGACATTCTAATGTTGCTTTCTTGAGATTACCAATCCTTAGAAATATACAGGATCTTACATTTCCTAGAGCTAGAGAAGCCAGAAAAGTAATATCAAGATATCAATCTCAATAATAAATATAATTTATGTATTCTTATCAGCGAACCAAATAAGACCAATCCAACGACCTATCAGTCCTTACCGTAAGACCATCAAGAGTCTTACATTTCTAAGAGTTAGAGAACCCAAAAAAGTAACAACCATAATCATCCTAACAACAATGCATCTATTACAAGGCACATAACGATACTAAACATTAGGGAACCAATTAGTCAGATATCCAATCCTTAGAATATTCATAATCCTTACATTTCTAAGAGTTAGAGAACCCAAAAAAGTAACAACCATAATCATCCTAACAACAATGCATATAAACTATATGTATTCTTTCTAACAAATCCAAATAAGACCAATTCCTTGGTCCATCAGTCCTTAGAAACATACAGATCCTTACATTTCTTAGAGTTAGAGAATCTAGAAATGTAACAGCTATAATCATTCTAATAACAATACATATAATTTATATGTATTCATTCTAATGATCCAAACAAGACCCATTTCTTAGCCTATCAACTCTTAGAAATGTAAGACTCTTGATGTTTCTTAGAGTTAGAGAACCAAGAAAAGTAATCTCAACAAATCGATCAAAAGAATATGCCTTGTAACAAGAACATTCTCACTAATTACAAGCAAGTCAAACAATCAAAAACATAAATGTATATAATTATATTGAAATATCATGATTTTAATTTTGGTCTGATCGAGCCAACATATTGTCTGGACCGTCATTGAACGTCAATAAGGCCTGATTTAGCAATTGTTATAAATGTCACTTTGATACTTAATTTAATACCAAAGTAGGTAAATACAAAATATGCAAAAACACGTGAAAACACTCGAAATTGGACCTCATGAGTAGTAGATCATCGGATTCTTCAATGTCATTCAGATGACTACATTGAATGACATTGAAGAATCATTGTTGGTTGTAATGATCTATATTTGTATTAAATAATTGAACAAGTAATTTCATCATGTTTGTAATGGTACTCATATTGAGACAAATTAGAAATGTCCATAAATATAATGAAATATTGAAATTGCTAAATTGTTGCCAGCATTGGTCGAATTGGGAATTTTTGTTTGAATAAATGTACAGATATACAGTGATTTAATCGATTTATCAATCTCATCAGATTTAGAGTCCATCAGGTCGATGAGTAAATTTAATCGGCCAATACTTGTCGATATAGACTAGAAAGACAAGATTGTAAATATACATACTAGTAGGTATATGTTCATGATTCATCCTTACCTTCGGCCAATTTCCAATCCATGCCTTACGGTAAGGCATGTCAAGAGTCTTACATTTCTTAGAGTTGATAAACCGACAGAATCGTTCTATTTGTGTCATCAGTAAGAATGCATATAATTTATATGTATTTCTAACATCAGTACTTTGACCAAATTAACAATCTCGATAATATATACCGTAAAGCATGTATATTTCTAATTATGAACTAAATAGAACGATTCCTTGGATTCTCAATCCTTAGAAATGTAAGACTTTCAATGTTTCCAAGGATTGAGAACCTAAATCTAACTAAAAAGTATTGATATTAGAAATACATATACAATATATGCATTCTTGTTAATGAACCAAATAGAACGATTCCTTGGATTCTCAACCCTTAGAAATGTAGAGTCTATAACATTTTCTAGAGTTGGAAGCCTGACAGAATAGAATCCAATTCTAATTCTTTATAAGAATATATACATACTATATGTATATTTACAAACTTGTCTTTCTAGTCCATATCGACAAGTATTGGCCGATTAATTTTACTCATCGACTTGATGGACTCTAAATCTGACGAGATTAATGAATCGATTAATAGTCCATATAACTATGACTAAACATGAAACAAAATTACCAATTCGATCAATGCTGATCACAATTTATGACTTTCAAAATATCACTATATTTATGGATATTCATAAATTCATGCCATGTTGAATCCATTGGCAACATGATAGAATCGTTATATCCAACGTTTCAATACGATGAAAGGAATAATGTTTGAAATTAACTTCTTTAATGTCATTCAATGTAGACGCTCGAATGCATCTGAAGAAAGTCATGACTTACTACTCACAAGGTCCAATTTCGCGTGTTTTCACGTGTTTTGCCCTAATTGCATTTACCACTTATTGCTACAAAATCAAGTAATAAAGTAATAAATACAAAATGGTCAGATCAGGCTTCATTTACCTTCAGACAACGGTCTTACAATGTTTCAGGACAGTCAGAGAGAATTTAATTTGCAGGGATTTCAATATATTAGTATAGGTACATACATAGACATGAATTTTGTGGGTAGCGATATCAATGTTTGTGATGTTTTGTGAAGGTTGACTTCTTAGGACTGGCTGTTCTGACTTTCCAATCTTTAGAAACATTAAGAATCTTACATTTCTTAAGGTAGAGCTAGAGAATCGACAGAATGGTCAGAATAAATCATGAGGAAGAAGTATATGCATATTAGTATGTATATCGTTATATTGAACTCAAGAGATCAGCCAATCAGACTTTCAATCCTTAGAAACATACATATGCCTATCGGTACATTTCTTAAGGTTGGGAATAGACAGAACAATCCCAATTTCTATTATGGACAAGAAGTATATACATATTATGTATATTCCATAATTATCCAAATTAGACCAATCAACCAGACTTCCAATCCTTAGAAACATACAGAGTCTTGCATTTCTTAGAGTTGATAGATCGATAGAATGGTCAGAATAAATCATGATTAGAAATATATACTTACTAATAGGTATATCGATGCCAAAATGGTCAGAATAAATCACTATCAAAAGTATATACATATTATGTATATTCCATAATTATCCAAATTAGACCAATCAACCAGACTTCCAATCCTTAGAAACATACATATGCCTATCGGTACATTTCTTAGAGTTGATAGATCGATAGAATGGTCAGAATAAATCACTATCAAAAGTATATACTTACTAATAGGTATATACTATAACTAACTCAAGGGACCAATTATCCTGACTTTCAATCCTTAGAAACATACATATGCCTATCGGTACATTTCTTAGAGCTGATAGATCGATAGAATGTTGATTTCCAACATTGTCAAGAAGTATATACATAATAGTATGTATATCTCATTACATAACTCAAGAGAATAGTTGGCCAAAACTCTAGCTCTAGAAAACATACAGAGTCTTACATTTCTTAGAGTTGAAGAATCGACAGAACAGTCATAATAAATCATGATTAAAAGTATATACCTAATAATAGGTATATCTCATTACATAACTCAAGAGAATAGCTAGTCAGAACTCTGATCCTTAGAAACATCAAGAGACTTACATTTCTTAAGGTCAGAGAACCGACAGAACAGTCATAATAAATCATGATTAAAAGTATATACCTATTATTAGGTATATCTCACCACACAACCCAAGAGAACAGCCAGTCAGAACTTTGATCCTTAGAAACATCAAGAGACTTACATTTCTTAAGGTTAGAGAACAGACAGAACAGTCTCGATTTCTATTATAAGTAAGAAGTATATACCTACTAATAGGTATATATCATAACTAACTCGCGAGACCAATTAGTCAGACTTTCAATCCTTAGAAACATACAGAGACTAACATTTCTTAGAGTTGATAGATCGATAGAATAACGATTTCTATCATGAATAAGAAGTATATACCTACCGTAAGGCATGTTAGGTATATCTCTATATCGATCTCAAGAGGCCAATTATCCTGACTTCCAACTCTAAGAAAAATACAGGGTCTTACATTTCTTAGGATTAGAGAGCCGACAGAACAGTCAGAATAAATCATTATCAGAAGTATATACATACTATTATGCATATTCCATAACTAACTCAGGAGACCAATTAGTTAGAGTTCTAACTCTTAGAAACATTCAGAGCCTTACATTTCTAAGAGCTAGAGAGCCGGCAGAACAGTCAGAATAAATCATGATTAAAAGTATATACCTATTAGTAGGTATATCTCAATAATTAGCTCAATATAACTCAACTCATACAAGTGCAGGTTGAATCCTCTTTCTCAATATGACACAATATCTAAGTCGAGGGCAATACTTTATAGGATTGTTACTCAGCGAACAAACACTAATGATACGCTTACTAATTCGATGTTTTGTAATCTTGATATTGGCACCACAAAAGCACTTCCAGGGCTCTCTCGATCCATAATGAATCTTCTGTTTAGCCTTGTAAAAGTACTCATAATCTTGAGTAAACTTTCTTTCAACTGGAGTAACAACTTGTTCTGGTTCTTTCTCAGGTTCTGGGTCAGGGTCAGTGCTCCGACGCACAACAGGTAAAGTAAGTGGCTTCATCGCTTGCCTTACCTCCACCACTATTACTAATCATATCTTGACAGTCTCTCAAGAGTCATGCTCCTTCTCTTGACAAGATAATTGTGCTCTTGAATCAGTGCATTGAGCTCATAAAATTCTTGCCTGTCGTCAGAAAGCTCACTAACAGTATACATGTTGCCGTTATAATGAAACAAGGCATCAAACACAACATCTTCCATATAGCTCATAGGATCAAGAGGATAATCAAGATCAACAATAAATGTAACCTTCTTGAGATTTGGCAACTTTACAATATTATCAAAGTTTGCTACCATTTCTTTAGCATTACCATCAAAGTTTTCTGACTTGTATAACAATATCTCTATGCTTGAAGGAATATGCCACTCTGACAATACTCTCCAGTCGGTGCTAACTACTTCTCTAACATTACTAGCATTCCACAATAGATTGGAGGTAATGTCTCCACTTAGTTTATCTAGCCCAGGCAATGGTATTCCCTCGAATGTTCTACCTTTGACATGCAATCTGCTTAGTCGATCAGTAATCTCTGAATTAATGTATATATCACATTCTCCATATAGTTCTAGTTCTCTCAATGCAGGTAGATTCTTGAGCGTTACAATTGCATTAGTACCACCTCTGATTTTCAAGAATTGCAATTCATTCAGGTCAGATATAGTAAAATTGTTGTACTTCATTAACTTGATGTTCAGTCTCTTCAACGTTGATGGAAGCAATGGGAGATTATAATTACACAATGATAGGCTCAAAGTATCATCAACATTCAACAGATCCAAATTATCCTGATAGGTCAATGCATTGTTAATTGTAATGTCACCTGTTGCAAAAATGTCTATATTCGCTATATCATCCTGGTTAAAGTTGGCTATCTCACGGCTGCAATCTAGCTTGACATAGCAAGGAAGACTTTTCTGACTCATTAGGTTATTGTACCACTCTGCGGCAACTCTTCCTAATGAAATGTTACTCAATAGCACAAAGCACTTTAATCCTTTGAACAATGGTCCATCAATATAACAAGGAACATTACTATGAAGAATAACTAAACTCTTGTAAGTCAACAATAGATATCTCAATGTATCAATGTCAAAGTTTCGATTTTCAAGAGTGATTCTTACAGGAGTATCCATGTTTGCACATTGATTCCAATTGCGATCATTGTAAAGAGACTTGAGTGAAAAATGGTCAAAATTAACACCTGTAGTATGATATTCAGTATAAGTGTAAATTTTATCTTCCTCTGGTTCAAAGTGTTGACCTGTTAATATTTCAAGATTATGTCCATATCTATCTATCAAAATGCAACCATTATATTCAATGTTGTTGCCACTAAGAGTATCAGTAATGGCATAACCATCACTGATATCTATATATGCATCTCCTTTGACTAATTCACAAATTCTATCTAACGCGTCACGATCCATTTTCTCTGATAGAATCAATCATCCAATATCAGTCTCTTCTTATTGTAACTGTATGAATGATATTTCAGCATTGCAAAGATCTCATCAGTCGAGAAGGAACAGATTCTATTGTGATCATCTTCTACTCCATAACTTATATAGAATCTATCATTGTATTCAGACAATCCCATTGCAAACTGTACTCGTTCCAACTTGTCCAACTTGAATGGTTTGGTTGTATGTGTTATGCTGTATGGATACTCTGAATCAAAGAGATAGAAGAAGTGCTTGTAATTTCTGAGTTCAGTAATGTGACCCATTCCTAGCCAATACTTTTTGTCGTCCATCACAATAGGAATAGGATTACTATTACATCTATATTCCCAGTCAATCTTTTTCTCATGTTTAACTAGCTCAGTGACTTTACCACTGTCTGGATCTACTTCAAGAATAGTGTGAGGACTAAGACTATATTCAGCTAGCATTCTATCACCATCTTGAAAGAATGTCCAATTCTTTTGCCTTTGCATAGGATTCCAATTAGGAGGACATTCTAGTACTCTAAATGTCTTCTTGGGATCGCTTACTTTGAACAGTGCTACTACATTGACACAAGGATGATATTGCTCTTTACTGCCTAATATGTTGCAAGTTACCCATTCTTCATTGTTAAACATGAATATCTTTGGATCTTCGAGTCCATTGGCATAAGAGATTTTATACATTGCCCTACATTCACAAAGTGGTCCTATACCAGTATCAATGTTGTAAGAAGAGATGAGGTTACAATCATTATCCAAGTTGACATATTCAATGCTAGAATCAATGGGAATAACAACAAATGGTGTATTATGACAATGTCTAACAACACCTTGAAACCCATCTTTGGTCTTTCTTACTGACATGTTGTAATATTTATGAACATCTGTCTCTTGTGGCATTACCATTTTTGTACTATCTGTTGATACAATGACATTTTCTTCTGGATTAGGAATTGCTACTATAACACAGATAGCAAGAAGCATTACTAGCACACATATTAATATCATGAACTTATCAGAGGACAGATATTCATCCATTTGCTACTTTGTGATAAGGATATATTTATTCTGTGTTGATATGGAGTGCGAATTAGATATGAACAATGAAATATATATTGGATCGAGAGTTTCTAGACTTGCAATATTATGATATAGTTGTTAACAAGAATATCTCGATATCAAGAGACCAATTATCTCGATTCCCAATCCTTACCGTAAGGCATGTCAAGAGTCTTACATTTCTAAGGATTGGTAGAGTGATGGAATGATCAGAATAGATCGTGATTGAAAAGTATATACATAAGGTATGTATATTTACATCTTTATCTCAAGAGACCAACCTCTCTAGATTCAATCCTTAGAAACATTCCAGCCCTTACATTTCTAAGGATTGGTAGAACGATGGAATTGTCTCTCTATAGTCATTAGCAAAAGTATATGCCTACTAATAGGTATATTTCAGTATTGATATAAAGAGACTATTTAACCTGACTTCCAATCCCTAGAAATATAAAGAGTCTTACATTTCTTAGAGTTAGGAAACCATAAAACTGTCGCTCTATGGTCATTAACAAAAGTATATGCATATTACTATACATATCTCAATATCGATCTCAAGAGACCATTTAACCTGACTTCCAATCCTTAGAAACATTCTAATCCTTACATTTCTAAGGATTGGTATGGCGATGGAATGGTCAGAATAAATCATGATTAGAAAGTATATCTATATTACTATACACATCTCAATATCGACATCAAGAGCCAATTAGTCCGACTTCCAATCCTTAGAAATATCAAGAGTCTTACATTTCTTAGAGTTAGGAAACCACAAAACTGTCTCTCTATGGTCATTAACAAAAGTATATCTATATTACTATACATATCTCAATATCGATCTCAGGAGACCAATCTCTCTAGATCCAATCGTTAGAAACATTCTAATCCTTACATTTCTTAGGGCTAGAGAACCCTCGAATTGGTCAGAATAAATCATGATTAGAAAGTATATACCTGCTAATAGGTATATTTCAACATTGATCTCAAGAGTCCAATCTCTCTAGATCCAATCCTTAGAAACATTCTAATCCTTACATTTCTTAGAGTTAGAGAGCCCTTAGAATTGTCTCTCGATGATCATTAACAAAAGTATATACCATGCCTATCGGTAGGTATATCTCGATAACAACATCAGGAGACTATTTAGTCCGACTTCCAATCCTTAGAAATATCAAGAGTCTTACATTTCTTAGAGCTAGAGAATCCTTAGAATTGCCTCTATAGTCATTAACAAAAGTATATTACTATACATATCTCAATATCGATCTCAAGAGTCCAAATTACCCTGACTCCCAACCTATAGAAACATTCTAATCCTTACATTTCTTAAGGTTGATAGAACGAAGAATTGGTCAGAATAAATCATGATTAACAAAAGTATATCTATATTACTATACACATCTCAACATCGATCTCAAGAGTCCAATCTCTCTATATCCAATCCTTAGAAACATCAAGAGTCTCACATTTCTAAGAGTTAAGAAACCACAAAACTGTCTCTCTATAGTCACCAATAAAAGTATATCTATCTCAAGAGTCCAAATTGTCCTGACTTCCAACCTTAGGAAATGTAAGACTCTTGATGTTTCCTAAGGTTGATAGAACGACGAATTGGTCAGAATAAATCATGATCAGAAATATATACCTATTAGTAGTTATATCTCAATATCAATCTCAGGAGACCAATTATCTCGATTCCCAATCCTTAGAAACATTCTAATCCTTACATTTCTTAGAGTTACAGAACCCTCAGAACTGTCTCTCTATAGTCGTTAACAAAAGTATATACCATGCCTACCGATAGGCATGGTATATTCCATAACTAACTCAAGAGACCATTTAGTCCGACCTCCAATCCTTAGAAATATCAAGAGTCTTACATTTCTAAGGGTTAGAGAATCGACAGAATGGTCAGAATAAATCATGATAGTAACAATATACCTATTAGTAGGTATATTTCAACATCGATCTCAATAACCAAAGAACAGAATCAACAAGAATACCACTGTTATCAATATCATGAACATTAAACTCTCTTTTGCAGGAAACAATGCTACTACAGAAGCAGAAAGTACCAACAATATTATCAGTATCACTATGACGCTTCCATTTGGCGGAATAGTCATCATGACACCAATAGCAAGCAATACCGCCAATATACATGCTGGTATTATGCACCACGCACTAGATAGGTAATCATACATTTATCTACCTGTTAATAATGAAAATACAAATCCAAGGACTTATAATGGTATGCATGCTGCTGGATCACTGAGTTCTGCAATACAAACTTGATAGTTATACATTGTCTCATACGATGATAGATTTACATATTGGTTTATAAATGGTCTATTCACACAATATGCATACTGTATGCGAGTAATTGGAGTTAACATGGGCGGAAGTGTTGGAGAGAACTCATTAGTCTGAAAATATATAGCCATAGCACCTTTATCTACAAAATATGTAAGTAATGCTTGCAATCCTACACTGCCCTTGTATTCTCGATTAAATGGAATATCATTAGAATCGAGATTACCAATATATACCATTGCTGCAAATGTTGTCTCTGGAATTTGGCTACCTGCATTATATATAAATGAAGGCATAAATACCCATTCATAGCCTGGATATACTCCATTGTCACAAGGTTTCAACACCAATTGTGTAGCTGGTAAAACTGCTGCTATATCTTTTCCATTTGGACCAAGACCTACACAAGGATTATATCTATCAGGCACATATGGTACATTACCAATACTCTCACCTGCAGACAAGCACATTCCTGTTGATCTATGTTCTATCTTTGTGAGTAATCCACTTTTACCCACATCAGGAGTAAGAATCCTAGGATCAATGCCCCAATTAGTTCTAGTTATTCTGAATATCATCTGCTCCTTTGTGATATCGCATTCCTCTGTAAATATTGTTCCATCACTGCGAAGAGACATGCAATATCCAGATGGTGCCTGTTGATGATCTAAGCTAATTACTGATAATTCACCAGGACACTTTGGTACTTTTCTGGTCAAGCAATCAGCAAAGTAATCCTCCTTGTATCCAACTCCAACTCGTTTTCCATCTAGAGTAATACACATTGTAAGATCAGAACCTTGATTACCTTTACTAGTACAAGTTCTAGTTACTTGTTGTGCTGCAATTTGGTCATTGTCATAACATACGCCAGGAACACCATTACCTTGCATATTCAACATTGCATTAGTATATGCAGGATTAGAAGGAAGGACATCTCCAGTGTCTAATCTCAGTGACGGAAATGTATATACTTGACATGTATTCTTGTCTGGATTGGTTGACATTACAGGTTTGGACCAAGAACTAACCACTCCCATATTACTGATTGGAGGAGTTACTATCACCTGAGTATTCCTAATATATAAACCTATTCCTATAACTAGGAATATAACAATTAGTAGAATGCCAAACGCCAACAGCCACCATCCTATTCCTACTGACATCTATATTTAGTAGTGCATTATAAAAGACAAATGGACATTGACACATTGGATAAGATTTGCAATGATATCACGGTAGACATTAGCATGGCAAATGGATCAGAAGGATTCTTCATCAATACAACTGGAAATAGCTATATAGGCTATTCCAAATGTAAATATAAGAATTGTAACATTGTAGATAGATACTGCAATAATATAAAGTTAATCGATCCAAACGCAAAGAGGTTTAGAAATAAGGATAGAATGTTTCCTGACAAGTCTACTACTGTCCCAATAAAAGATGGTCTGATCATTAAAAAGACTTACTTTGGCGATGAATATTACGATAGAGAATTGGTAGCGCAAAACGATGAAGAGAGTTACATTACAAGAGATGTAATAATCAAGAAATATAGCTTTAATATGGATAAATTACGAAGAATTCTACTTTCATCAAACAAGGAAATGTCTATAATCACTGATCTACCAATTTACATTGATGGACCATTATTCGATGATGTAATGTGCAAAATTACTCTTAGGAATGTTACTCTTGGTCCAGTTGCAATGATGTCTTACAGTTCATTATTAAGAAGACTCAATATTGATTCTTGCATCTTGATCAATGAATTAATGTATCAAGATCATTTGCATTTGTTAGAGGTATCAAAGTTGACACTTACAACTGGAAATTACAATCTTCCATTATTGCCTATCAATCTAAGGAAATTAACAATAAACTCTAATCACGCATGTAGATATCTGATAGCTCAACTGCCAAATCTGCATTCTCTCACGTTGAATGGACCCACAGTAATGCTAGCACAATTGCCTCTATTGAGAAAGCTGAATATTCGTGATGCTGAGGTATCTTGTGATGACACAATAATAAGTAACCTTAGTGAGTTAACAGTATCACAAACAAGTACAAAAGTCAGAAACTATCTCAATCTTGACACCTATGAAGGTGAGATATCACAAGATTTATTATTCTACATGCCAGATATAAAGAAAATTACAACCAGTGATGATAGAATACTTGGATCATTGGCATCGTTTGTTTCAGATTCAATAGAAGAATTGGTACTAGATAATGATGAATTTGATGTAATCAGTACAGATCAAGAATTAATCGATGGATTCTTAGTGCTAATGAATAAACCCAATATTCGCAAAATGAGTTATATAATAGGACCAAAATATCCTTTTGACATTTTTGACAATGACATTATTCTGAGTCCAGTTATTCCTCATAATGTTATGCATTATAATCAACAGACATTTAAATGGGAACTTCCTGATTCCATTGCCAAAGATATTGATAAAATAAATAGACATAACAAACTGGTTAGAAAGAGAAATGTTCTCTTATCTTCTTTGAGCTACACGTCCACTTCATAACCAATCACTGTTCTACCTATTATATATCCAAATATAGATGACATTATTACTACCAATCGATCGAACAATGTAAGGTGATGTCGATTATAGATATAAGTAATCAACTCTCCTAACAATACAAATAATATTAGATAGAACAGACCAGATCCATATGGAGACAGTAGCATTCCAAATACCAATGATGATATGCATCTATACATTGTAGTACTTTCATACACATTATACCAATACTTGAATGCAGTAGCAAACGGTTGCATAAGTTCAGGTTCAAAGTTCTCTGCTAATATCGGCCCTACATTTTCTGCAACAAATAATCCACTCATTTATATCTATTAATAATAGATAAATTGGATAAATATTAATATCATAATGTATTGACTACACGTACTGTCAAGGCAAATAACATAATGAATCCTGATCAACTTTGTGATTTACCTGATGACGAATGCATTGACATTTCATCCATGTATTCAGACTATAATAAATTCGAATGCAAAGGCAAGACTACCATTAAAAAGGGATCAGCAATTAGAGGTGTAACTTTTAACGATAGCACTAGCGATATTAGTGGCATTCCGAGGAAGAATGGTCTATACATCATTGATAAAGAGGATCCCGAATATGACAAGATGTGCAGTCTCTATGATCGTCATTATTTTCCTCCATCTTTGAAATGTTACCACTTTGAGAGTTATGGATGGAAGAAAATAGACAAGCCAGTCGTAATAGAAATAATCAAAAGAAATTTTAATCTTGTCATGTTGAGACAGATATTATTGGATGCTAATGAGTCAATAGAGCTTGTTTCATCGTTCCCTCTTATGATAGATGGACCATTATTCGATGATGTATCTGTATATATCTCTCTTGTCAATGTTTTGCTTGGTCCAGTTGCTGCAAAGTCTTACAGCAATATGTTAGGTAGAATAAGATGTGAAATAGCAGAAATTACTAGCAATCTAATGGTAATGACAGGATTGGAACACATTGATGTTACTGCCATGATATATAAAGGTTGTGATCTTATTTTACCTACTTTCTGTGAATCATTAGAAGTTCTAACAATATCTGGTGCAAAGCATTGTGACTACAAGTTTATCAATATGCCTAATTTGTCTTATCTAATGATAGAATATATTGATGAATCGATGAAATTTACGTTGGATGGCCTGCCTGCATTGAGACGCTTGAAAGTAATTGGAAAAGCCAATTTCTCCATATCGAATAGTATTTTCCTTAATCTAAATTCTCTCAAAGTTAGAGACATTAGTTTCAATTCACCCATGCCTAATCTTGATGAATATGATGGTTCTATAACTCCTGAGATCTTAGGAGGAATACCAAATGTCACAATCATCAAGTGTGATACCTCAGTGATAGAAGAATATCCAGAATTAATACCTACAAGTGTGAAAATATTGAGATTTCGCAAAGGTGGAACTATTGGATCAATGGACAAGTTTGTCAAGGGATATAAAACACTATTGGAGCTACCAAATCTTGAGGTATTCATCTATTTTGACAGACTTGGATTGGATGCTAACCTTCTTGAAAAGACAAACATGATTTTCAATATACTTCAATACAAGGATGGTAAGTTTATACAGCAAGGTCGTTATCTATCCGACAAAGGCAGAAAGATTGAGAGGCATAATGATGAGGTATATAAAAGATCAAAGGCTCTTGTTTCATTGACTTGAATAGAATATACATGATATCATGTATCTTTGTAACATTAATCCTATCACTGTAAATGGATATTGCAAAGTTAAATCATCTTTGCTTGATGGCCAGTAAGAATGGACTAACTGTTGACATATCTCACGAATTTGCAGTTATCACAACTGACATTATTCATTATCAACAATATGCAAGTGGAATATATAACAATTGTACCGTGATAGACAGATATGGATCTAACATTAAAACTATTCTCAATGAATATAAACATTCTACTGTTATAGATAGAGTCTATGATCCTGAGAGATATATCCCCAAATTTGGTAAGAACGATGGAGTCAATATTGACAAGATAAATAACGGTAAGTTTAAAGATTCATTCATTACAATAACATCAATGGATTACAATGTTAATAAACTTAGATTTGCATTAGAACAGACATTTGGTGATGCTTTCTTGAGTTCAGAATATCCAATCTTTGTTGATGGCCCAATCTTTGATGATCTAACATGCAGACTCGCAATGACTAATATAACTCTAGGTCCTGTTGCAATGATATCTTATAACAATCATCTTGTCAGACAAGGTAGTAGGATTGCAGCATTCAACAATAACAAAATGTATCAAGATAATTTACACTTGCTAAATGGTATCAAAATATTGAATCTACACTTGTGCAACTGTGATCTTCCGGTACTGCCTCTCGATCTTGAAGGATTATTCGTAACAGTAAATGAATATCAGGAATATAGAATAGTTGAACTTCCGAAACTGATATTGGTGAGAGTAATGTACTACCGTCTCGATACCGAAGGACATGAGAGAGGAACAACTATACTATTCAATGTTCCAATTCTCAGAAAGTTGATTGTGATAGGACACAAGGGTAATACATATATCGAAAAGGGAAAGAATGTTGAGCTAGAAATTAGTCAGCTAAAATAAATGCTGAATCGTTGTTAATCCAAAGGTAAAGATGAATAATAACTCTATGCAAAATATAATCAAGACGAGTCTGTCTCCTATCGAGCAATTCATGGAATAAACGCAAGAAATTACACATTGATTCAAGTATACCTCGAGATGGAAATATTCGGAAATGCATGATTCTCTTCACGCGTGGACACATTCTGTATTACATGTAAATTACATATAATTGATGGCAAAAACTGGATACAACGAGGCAAAATGGACGTTGAAAAGTTGAATAGTTTGTGCGATTTGCTTACTACGAATGAAGCTATTGATATTACATTTGGTACTGATGGATTTGCTGTCATTGAGCAAGATAGACTCCGTCAAGCCTTTGTTCCTGTCACTCTGAATTATCTCTATCAAGGCTATGCAATTGGTACTTATAGAGATCGTACCATTGTTGACAGATATGGCAATAACATTGGTACCATCATGACAGAATATACTCCTTCTAGGATTGTTGATACCGCTTATCCTTCCAATCATGATGGAAAAGATGGATTCACAGTAGAGCCTAGAGAAGATATGGGTGATACAATGTATAAACTTAATCGTGGTTACGATATCAATAAGCTAGTACAAGCAATGGAAGCATCAGACACTGATATTGTCATTTCTTCTCGTTTGCCAGAATATCTAGATGGTCCCATCTTTGATAAGGTAAGTCACAATGTGGAGATTTACAGTAGAGCTGCTCTTGGTCCTGCTGCAATGAAGTCTTATAGCGACCTGATGAAGAGAATCAAGGCAGAAATGGTTATTGTTGAAAATGGAGAAATGTATCAATGTGGTACTGAATTGTTGGACACTGAGATTCTTACACTTCGCTGCTGCAATTATGAATGTCCAACGATTTCATCAAATGTGAAGCAGCTCACAGTAGACATTACATTGGATTGCCAAAACTTTACTATTCCTGACCTTCCACTATTGGAAAAGTTGATGATAGAATCATACTCACCAGTAGCAACAGTGGCATTGTCTGGTGACTTTCCAATGTTAAAGAATATTGAGGTTGTAGGATCTGATGCTCCAAAGTTGATTATTGATCAAGCTATTCTTGATAGAGTGAATCTTGTTGTAGACACTGAAGAATGTACTGCTAATGGTTGTTGTGTTGGACAAGAATAAGCAGAATGAATATACCTATATTAGGTATATTATCGAAATCGAGTTTCTGATGACTATTTGGTCAGACCGCCGATCCTTAGAAATGTAAATATCTTGATGTTTCTATAAGTTGAGAAACCAGTAAAACAGACCTCTAATTATTATGGAATATATACCTATTACAAGGCATATATTGAGATCAAACTTCTGATGACTGCTTGATCAGGCTACTGATCCTTAGAAACACCAAGATATTTACATTTCTATAAGTCATGAAATAGATAGGATGGACCTCTAATTATCACTATGAAATATATACCTTGTAATAGGTATATATCGAGATATAACTTCTGGAATCGATTTAATCAGACTTCCAGTCCTTAGAAACACATTGAATCTTACATTTCTTAGAGTTGAGAAACATCAAGAGTCTAACATTTCTATAAGTCAGGAAAAGGACCTTTAACTATCACGAGCAAGAATGTGTAATCAAAGTTAATAAATCCCAACAAACAAGATAATACAAGTCAAACAATCACAGTTAAATACAATTAAAGATAGATAACCAAATATGGACATTAACCACCTGTCAAAGTTGGCTGAATTGGTAAAGGGCAATAGAGCTATTGATATTAGTAAAGCACATGGAAGAAATGGTTTTGCAATTGTCAATCTTATGCAAACAGTATACAATGCTGATGGAACTACCAGTCAGAAGGATGTTTATGAAGGTTACCATAGAACAACCATTGAAGAATGTACTATTATTGATAGATACGGAACCAACATGTCACAACTTGTTGATGAATCATTGGAAAGTAATCTACCTGACATCTCATTCAATATCAATGATAGAAAAGGGATAATTTCAGCATATTCTAATCGAACTCCCTATGAAGAAGGATTCATTATTGTGTCAAGACTTGGAGTACATCATAATAGAGTATCTGAATGGACTCGCGTGAATAGTAGACTAGCGATTGTAATTTGCAGACATGACTTTAACGTATATTTACTAAGGAGAATGTTACTTGAAGTACCTGGTTCTATATTTACTACTAACATTCCTGTCGTAATCGATGGCCCATTGTTCGAAGACTTGAAGCCATATCCTATTATTCACAATATTACTCTTGGTCCTATTGCAATGAGATCTTACAGAGATTCATGCGAGAGAAGAGCATTTTTCGAAAATATATTGATGCATCAAGACAATATACAAATATTAGATACTGAAATTCTATATTATTCAAGCTGTTCAGTAGATTTTCCTGTGATATCGCACAAAGTAGATGTGCTAAAATTGTTCATAAATCATTATAACATATTCAAAATTAGAGACATAGATGTAAGAACTTTGGAGATCAATGGTGAGAATAGATCTGCAATGATCTCATTATCTAGATTACCATATCTGAAAAATGTATATTATTCTCAAGCTAATAATATTAAACTTCAGCTCAGTAAATCTGTTCGTCATAATATAAGTTTCCTAGGTGTCTATAATACAGTATTGGCAGATAATAACTATCCACATCTTGATACATTAGAAGGACACATTTATCCTTCTTTAATGCATGGTGCTCCTAATGTGAAAAAGATTGCTACCGATTCTATCGAGGTATTTGGCGATTGGTCACAATACATTCCTGAATCAGTAGAAGTATTAGAATTGGATATATGGGAAAACAAGAAAATTGTTATAGTAGAAGAAGAGTTTATAGAAGGATACAAACACATATTGACACTTCCTAACTTGAGGAAAGTTACCCTCCTGCTTGGAGTAAATTATCCATATAATCCTTTGAAAAGGCTAGATGTAATATTCGAACCTGCTTTCTACATTGATGGTACTCTCATGAATTTTAGATATTACCAACTTATGAATCGTTGGGACTTACAAGCCATGTTTCAAGAAGATATTGATAAGATAGAGATACATAATGCTAGAGCAAGAAGAATCAATGCATCACTCTTGTCTTTTGTTGAACAACATGATGGAAGTATTGATGAATTACCTTGAAGACTTGTTTTGGTCAGAGGCTGAATTATTGCTGATATCTGGATTGTGATATTGATATACCTGGTACAGGTATATTTCTTAGAGTTAATAGAAGGAGATTAATATTATTAATATACCTTCCTTACCATAAGGAAGGTATATACTTTCTATTCATGAGTTATTCTCTCTATTCTTGAGATTACTAGCTCTAAGAAATGTATAACTCCTAACATTTCTAAGGACTGGTAAGACCAATAAATCTGACATGATATCAATGTTGTTAATATACATTAGTAATGTATATATTTATTGAGTTGACTATGTAGGGAACATTTGCTCCTTTCCTGACTTATAGAAATGTAGAGAAGTATACATTTCTATAAACTCAAGAATAGATCGATTAAATTCATGACATGATAATGCCTTGAGAAGCTCATAATTAATGCACAAATAAATGCAAATAACAAAATGGACATTGAAATATTGAATGCTCTCTGCAAAAATGCAATACCTTTGGGACGTATTGTTGATATAAGTATGGTTCAAGGAAATCGTGGTTTTGCACTAGTTGAGAGAACCAATGAAGTATATGGCAATAATGGTAAGAAAGTCTCACGAGATGTATACCAGGATTATGCATCTATTCAATATAATGAATGTACTGTTGTTGATAGATATGCGGATAACATTAAACAACTTACCAATGAGAAATTCAAGAAAAGGACTACTGATGCAATATTCGATAACAAATCCATTCTTGTAAAGTCAAACAATAGTCTCTATAAAGATGGATTTATTGTGTTAGATTCTTACCATATTCTTGTTGATAATCGACCAGTTCCTAAGGCTAAGAATCTCAAAGGAGAGTTTGCCTGGAGAAAAGCAAAAAAATCATTGGTTGTCAATATAATCAAGGACAACTTTAATGTCTATACATTGAGAGAAATATTACTAGATGGTATGAATCTAACTATTGACTGCAATGTTCCTTGCTATCTTGATGGTCCAATATTCGATGGAGTAAGTTCTATCATTACAATGAAGAATCTTACTCTTGGTCCTTCTGCTCTTGAATCTTATAGCAGATATCTAATCAGGAATGGAATAGAACATATAACTCTTTATAATAAACTAATGTATCAGGACAATTTGCATCTATTGTCAGCAAAGTCAATGAGTTATTCCAGTTGTTCTTTCGATTTGCCAATATTACCACTTGGATTAGAGAAATTGGAATTATCAATGCAGAGCTTCACTAAATATACTGTTGCATATCTCAATGAATTAAATACATTAAAAGTACTATGTAATAATGAAATTTTCATATTAATGGTTTCAGAATTACCAATGCTGATAGATCTGGAGATTCATGATGCAGTAAAACTATCACTCATCCTTATCAATATAGATATAATTAACAAGATTAGTACGTTGACTGTTGAGAATTCAAGAATCAAAGACATTGAATTTCCAAATGTTACCACGCTAAAGGGAGATTTATATCCCAAATTATTAATGAATGTTCCAAATGCCGTTGATATTGTTGGATATAACATTAATGTACTTGGAGATTTGGTAGATTACATTCCTGAGAGTACTGAAATTCTAAAGTATGACAAAAATAAAGACAGTGATAAAGGACGCGTAGATTCAAATGTTATCATACCCTACTACAAGAAAGTATTGGAACTTCCCAATTTGCGAGAAGTTACCTACATTATTGGTCTCGATTATCCATACGATCCATTACAAAGAAAAGATGTGAAATTAGATGTGTTGATATATAATTATTGGAACTTTTATTCAATGAATGATCGCTCTATCTATGATCGCACATTCGGTGATGAAATTAAAGCTGCAATAATGCATAATAAGAGGAATAATACATTGAGAGAATTGTCTGAAGATTTGTCAGAGTAATGTTGTTAATATACATATATTATGTATATACTTTCATGATTTCTTTCTATTCTTGAGATTGTCAGCCCTAAGAAATGTATGACTTCTAACATTTCTAAGGATTGGTAAGACCAAGAAATCGATTAATTTCAGTATTGTTAATATACATTAGCAATGTATATACTTTCCATTCATGAATTATCCTTTCTATTTCCTATTCCACTCAGCTCTAAGAAATGTTATAGACTATACATTCCTAAGGATTGGGAAGACCAATAAATCTAACTCTCACACAAGTTAATATTAGCTATGTAAATGAACATTGACACATTAAATCTTATTTGTGAGAGAGCAGCACAGTTAAAACGTACTATTGATATAAGTATGGTCCAAGAAGACCGAGGATTTGCACTAGTCTTTGAGAACAATGATGTATATGGCAGCGATGGTAAGGCAACTCTGAGAAATGTCTATCAAGATTATGCAATAACTGAGTACAATGGTTGTAGAATTATTGATAGATATGCAGACAATATCAAGCAACTCACTGACGAAAGATTCAAGAGAAAGACTACTGACATATCATTTAATATCAAAAAGAAGTTGGTAGAATCAGAGAATTCTCTTTACAAGGATGGATTTGTATTGTTAGATTATCATGAGGCTAGTGGTACCTCTAGAAATCTCAAAGGAGAATTTGCTTGGATAAGGGCAAGGGGTACTCTAATTGTGAATGTAATTAAGGATAACTTTAATGTTGATACACTAAGGCAAATATTGCTAGACAGTAGAGATTTGATTATTGACTGCAATGTACCTTGTTATCTTGATGGACCATTGTTTGATGATATTAACTGTACCATTACAATGAAAAATCTCACTCTTGGTCCTTCTGCGTTGAGATCTTACAACAATTACTTGATCAGAAATGGAATAGAATATGCAACTTTACATAACAAATTAATGTATCAGGATAATTTGCACTTGCTAACAGTAAAGGCAATAAGTTATTCCAACTGTTCTCATGATTTACCGATACTTCCTTTAGAATTGGAGAAATTGGAATTGTCAATGCAAAGACTTAATGCATATACTGTTGCCTACCTTGACAAGTTGAACACTTTAAAGCTACTATGCAATAAGGAATTCTTCCTTTTGAAAGCATCAGAATTGCCAGCATTGATAGATCTAGAAATTCATGACATGATAGATGTATCATTTGTATATATTAACAGGACTATAATCAATAGAGTGAAAACATTGACTCTTGCCAATTCAAGAATCAAAGACATTGAATTTCCAAATGTTACTACCTTGAAAGGAGATTTATATCCTGAGCTCTTTGTAAGAATGCCAAAGGTTGTTAATATTGTTGGATATAACATTAATGTGTTGGGAGACTTGGTAGAATACATTCCCAAGAGTGTTGAAACTTTGAGATACGATCACAGTAATGACAGAAGTTCTGTAAATGTAAAGAGCATTATACCCTACTACAAGAAAGTATTGGAACTTCCAAAACTAAGAGAAGTTACCTATATCGTTGGCATTGACTATCCATATGATCCATTGAAGAAGAAGAATATGGTGTTTGACATTTTGATATATTACGCTGGAGATTTGTATTCAATGATTAACAAGTACAACAGAAGCTATTTTGAAAATATGTTTGGAGATGAAATTAAAGCTATAAGAATGCATAATAAGAGAAATGGTAAAATGGAGGACAATTAGGATTGTTCTTGACTTTGAAATATGTATATAATATACATATTGTTTCTTGATAGTGATAAGTCAGAGAATTCATCGTTCTATCAGCTCTAAGAAATATCAAGAGTCTAACATTTCTAAGGATTGGAAACTTGGAATTTCAAGGTCAGAATAATGATATCATTAAATACATACATGCCTTATGGTATGTAATCTCATTAATGACACAAATAGGCCAATCCAGCGACTTTCCAATCCTTAGAAACATTGACATGCCTATCGGTACATTTCCAATGATTCAGGTTCAGAGAAATCAATGTCATTACTGAATATTCAATACATTTTATCACTCACGTCACAACCAATTCTTTAATGTCATACATTGAAATTGCACTCGAAAAAGCTTGTGTATTACTGATCATGATCTCTTTTTCGCGTGTTTTTGACCTAATCTCATTTACAAATATTTGTATAGCTACAAATATAAAAAATGGAAATAACAAAAGTACCAATTCGACCTTCATTTACCTTTATTAGCACATTTTCACATATTCCTCCCCCAGTTCCCAAGAATTAACTTTACAAGATTTCACTATATTTACTATACTTTTTCATCACAGTATCACACAACTAGACTGTTGAGCTCTGAGGTATGAAGGTACAATGACTTCTTTGTAACCACCCGTTTTCTCCAGAAATTCCATTCTCTCATCAGGATCAGATATTAACCTAAATCCATCATATATTTCTGTCAATCGTTCAATGCTCTCGTGTCTAGCAAAGCCAACACGATTAATGATTGGCAAATCTTCAAAGTATTTTTGCTTTTCACCCCAATCAATAAATGATTTAAACTGTTTCATAGCTTCTGTTCTGATTGAGCTATCAGGACTCATTGCATTCTGCAACATGTAAGCTACAGAAGTGGTATTCCACTCGTCGTATCGTTCCATTTTCTCTCACACAGCAAGACAATGACATCTTCATTTACTTGCTGTCAAGTTGATTATTGATACCTTAATACGTGCTAAATATTTAATCTTTGCTTAACAAAGTATCTGATAACGTCAGTCTCTCGATTTGTCAGCCAAGAATAATGATCAAAGGAACAAGAGATACCAACACACTCAGCAAGGGCAGACGTCTTGGTGGTGGAAGTTATGGAGCTGTATATATTGGCATGAATAGTTCAGGTGAATTCGCTGTCAAGAGAAATATAGTTGAAGGTAATGTATCATTTACTAGATGCATTAGAGAAGCAGATATTTTGTCTCTTCTCAATGGTCATCCCCACATTGTTCCACTTGCTGATATTAAAGTAAAGGAACCTTTTGCTGTACCAATGTCTCCTCTCGCAAGAGCTACCGACAGGGATGACAGCATTCACTTTGTCTTTGAAAAGGCAGAGTGTGATTTATCCAAAATTGCACATAATGCTACTAAATATCCCAATCATGTGTATTATCCAATGATCAAGAACATGATGGTAGATATTTTACTTGGAATGGAATTTATCCATCAAAATGGTATAATTCATCAAGACTTGAAGATTGACAATGTATTGTACTATCCTGACAAACTGAATGAAGCAGGAGAAAAGGGCGTTTCTGTCATTTGTGATATGGGATTGTCTGCATTTCACTCGAAACAGCTAGTAGGAGATCATGGAGTATACTCAAAGTTGATCAAGGCTCCTGAACTCTTTTATAATCGAAATTTTGATTATTCCATTGATGTTTGGGCACTTGGATGTCTATTTGTTGGACTATACAATCGCGACAATGGCATTCTTAATGATCTAACACTTTCAGAAAAGGAATGCGAGGAAAATTCGATTCGCAGGGTAATGACCAAAATCATCAATACCATTCCAATTACTAACGAAGAATTTAGAACTTGCTTGAAAGTTCATGATAACAAGTTGATATATCCCAAGAAAAAGAGAACTTGGTCAACAGTACTCAAACCAAATAATGATTTTGATGGTAATCTTCCATTATTTCATACTTTGGTTGGAGGAATGTTAAATGTTGACAAGAGAAAGAGATTGACAGTGACTCAATGCTTGGATCATGACTTTTGGGATGAAAAGACAAAGGAGCGCATTGCTGCTACTAGAAACAAGTATAAACCAGGTGCAAAGATTGAGCCATTGCAAATTGTATACTGCATTGAGCGTGAGTGGTTCTGCAGCTACTTGATGGATATTTTTCTATTTCCGAGCAAGATAGAGGGATTCAATGATCGCATAGCATTCCACATTTTACGATTATTCGATACATATATGTACTCTATCAAAGATGAAACGAACTATGACGAAGAAACCAAGGACTATGGTCATTACCTAACAAAGGAAACTGTTGAATTGTGTTTTTGGTCGCTACTAAACATGTGCTTAAAGTATTTCTTTGTATTGGATACTGTACCATCTTGGGAACAACTAACTCCCGAAAAGTTTCACAGTGAAGATTATATAGAGATGATACAAGATTTTGAGAATAGCATATTACATGGAGTTGGCTATGGCTTTTACAAGAGAAGCATATATGAGGAAATGGATAACTATATAGATGATAATCCAGATACTCAACAGAGATTTGTAATCAATGTAATGATGATGTATTGCTTCAACAAGACATTGAATGGTATTCGAGCAGATAAATTAGTAGAGCATGTATATACAACGTTGGATCCTGAGAATATTGGCTTGCTGATGCAAAGAGTAATGCTGTGATGATGAATAATAAATAGGTAAGTTACCTATTTAACTTTTTCTATTTATTCCAACTATATCAGCAATCCAAAGAGTTTACTTAGCATTTGTAATACAAGGTTTACCACAAAGGTTAGAATTGTCCAGATAATATCAGGTTTCCTTCCATTGTTGTAATATTCCTGTGTTCCATTGACTCTAACAATTGCAGGAAGCCCATTATCTCGATGCCTTCTTCCATTTATCCACCATTCCTTTGATCCATTGGCTCTAACGATTGCAGGCAAGTCATTACTACGATGAAGTAATCCACTTTGATAGTATTCTTGTGTTCCATTTGTCTTGATTATTGCGGGTAGATCATTACGATGCAATAGTCCATTTTGATAATACTCTTTCTATTTCTAAAGATAATAGCTGGTCCGTCGTTACGGTGTAATTTTCCATCTTGATACCATTCTCTTGTTCCATTTTTATATACAATGGCAGGTAAATCATAGTCACACCCCGCTACCGCTACCTCCGTTGCCACTTCGGTGAAGTAAACCATTCAGTCTGTATTCCACTCTATCACCATGTACAACTCTTGAAAAGAATATGGATTCATACAATTTAATGTTACTTTCAGTATTAAAAAAGTCATGATGCTCTGATTTATCAGAAGCACAAGCTCTCCATATCACACCTTGCAATCTCTAGAACCATTTCAATAGACAACATCCTAATTGCTCCAAATTATGATGAATAGCGAGTCAATATCATTCTTCTAGTGTTAGATGGATAACTTACCCATCTCTTCTTGCCTTTCTCTAATTACCCTAACCAACTTCACGAATCAGCTTACCATGTATTCTCCATTCCCTATGACCATCTGTATCAATAACAGCAGGTTTACCTTCATCGCGATGCAATTTTCCCTCTATCCACCACTCTTGATCTCCATCATTCCAAATAGTAGCAGGAAGATCATAGTCACGATGTAATTTTCCATTCACAGTATATTCTGTTCTGCCTCCAAATGTCCTTACCTTGACAAATATATCATGATACATCTTTTTGCTAGTTTCAGTATTGAAAAAATCATGATATTCAGACTCAATGGAAGCACATGCCTTCCAAATGTTAATGTCATTCTTGGCAATATGTAATACAATCTCAAGAGGCAACATTGTTGAATTGGTGATATTATATTCTCACATGTAAATAGATGAATCATCTATTTCTCATTCCTTTTCATTACCACAGAATGCTAGTAATCCAGTCATACACTCTGTAATAAAAATAACCAACAGAACCATATATAGTTCCATAGAGCCACCATTCTTGATCTCCAGAAGCAAAGATGACAGCAGGACCATTATCCCTATGTAATACCCCATTTACAATCCATTCTTGAATTCCATTTCCATATACAGCAGCAGGACCTTTCTCTTCGTCGCGATGCATCGTTCCATGATGATACCATACTTGAGTTCTATCCTTGTTCCAATGAGCGTTAGCATTATAGATAACAGCAGGCAGATCATTACCACGGTGAATTACCCCATCAAGATGATATTCTACTCTATCATCGAATACTACCTTTTCAGTAAAGGTTTCTTCATCTTTTTCATGGCTTCAGTATTAAAGTATTCATGATATTCAGATTCAGCGGAAGCACATTCCTTCCACACATTGATATCTTCCTTGGCAAGCTTTAATACAGAATCAAGAGGTATCATTTTACCAAGCAGGCAGATTCCATTTAAATCTCACATTCACAGCAAATGAATCTTCTGACCATTTTGATACCATTCTTGATATCCAGTAGGCCAGATTATTGCAGCACCATCCTCTCTGTGCAACGATCCATGTTGGTACCACATTTTGGTACCATCTGCAAAGATGACTGCATAATCACCAACTCGATGTATTAGTCCATTTTGATACCATTGTTTAGTTCCATCTGGATATACAATTGCAGGCAAATCATTGTCACGGTGAATTTCATCATTCTTGTGCCATACTTGAGTTCCATTAGAAAAGATGACTGATGGTTTATCATTGTTTCTGTGCCTTTGCCCATTTATCCACCATTCTCGTGTTCCACTAGAATGGACAATAGTCTTATTGTCATCTACTCTCTGTATTTCAAGCCATTTTTCAGAATAATATTTGTCATGCCTGCACCATAACTTTGTACCATCAGCCCAAATAATTGCAGGAAGATCATTGTCTCTATGTAATTTGTCGTAATGATACCATTCCTTTGATCCATCAGAGTGAATAATGGCTGGTTCACCGTTACGGTGTTTCAACCCATTCTGATGCCATATTTGTGTTCCATCATTGTATATAACTGCTGGTCCATCTCCTTCGCCTCCGTTATCACTTCGGTGCAATACATCTTCCAAAGTATACTCTATTCTATCTTCATACACAGTCTTCTTGGTAAAGGTACTAGCAAATAGTTTGTCTAGACCAATGAATATGTCAGGAAATGCCAAAGATAGACACTTCCATGCATCAATATCCTTTTTTGCAATCTCAATCAACATTTCGTCTGGCAAAGGATTCATTATTTAAAATAGGTAAATTACCTATTTTTCTTTTCTCTTTCGATCATGAAGCAATACCGTTATTCCACTCATACTCTGCAATAAGACTGTCTCTCACTGAATGGACTTCTTTGCCATGAATATAATGCTTGCCTCTACCATTGAAAAAGATTATAGCAGGACCTTGGTTGTAATCGCGATGAAGCACTCCATCTTCGTACCAGCATTGAGTTCCATTTGCAAGTATTACATTTGGTTTACCACCTCCTCTGTATTGTCTACCAACATGATACCAATACTTTGTTCCATCAGGCAATGTAATGGCAGGTTCATCCAAATCTCTATGACGATATCCAAACATGTACCATTCTTCTGTTCCATCAGGATGGACAATGGCAGGACCACTGAGCCTGTGAAGTTCATCACATTCTCTCCATTCTTTCCTACCATTATTGTAAATTACAGCAGGCTCGTCACTTCTATTGTGAAGCAAGCCATTCAGCCTGTATTCTACCCTATCATGTAGTACTATTTTGTCAAACATTACATCCTTGCAAAGCTCTTCCATAATTCTATCTATTGACCAACTCATGGTAATTATTAACAATCTGGAACGGGTCAATGTTCACAATTGTATGATAATATCAAATTACATTTCTGTCTGTATTATATAGGTAAATTACCCATATTCAATCTTTCCTTCTCTCATACAATAACAATGCCTTCCTTGTATCGTTCTTCCACAAACAAACTACCTTCTCTTGTGAATATTTGCTTACCATGACAATAGTACTTGCTTGTACCATCTGGACAAAGCATTGCTGGTCCTTCATCCCAAGAGCGATGTAGTAAATTGTCCTTGTACCAACATTGAGTGCCATCTGCAAGTATTACATTGGCTTTACCTTTAACTCTCACCATTTGTCCAGCAAAGTACCACACTTGTATACCTTCTTCAGTAATTAGAGCTGGTTTGTCATTTTCTCTGTGTCTCAGTCCACTTGACCACCACTCTTTACGTCCATTTACATTGATAACAGCAGGCAAATCCTTTTCTCGATGTTTGTGTCCTTTGTAGTAATACTCTTCTGATCCATCAGGATGAATAATGGCAGGACCATTTATTCGATGTTTAGCTCCACAAAGATAATATTCTTGAGTCCCATCAGGTCGAATGATGGCTGGTCCCTTCTCTTCAGATCTGTGTTTACTTCCATTTTGATGCCACTCCCTGGTACCATCATCACGAATAACAGCAGGATTGTCATCAATGTTGTGAAGCAAGCTATTCCTTCTGTATTCTATACGATCCTTCTTGACTTTTCTGATAATGGGATGTTCCTTTGGTGGAGGTGGTAGATATATTGAAATGTCCATACTATCTAGAGTTTGCTGTCCTGAGATTGTCAGTAGTTAGAGAATATCTTGATTCTGAGATTATATAGCTAAATTAGCCATATTCATGAGATTAGTAACCTGGCGTTCCCTTCTTATGTTCCTCTATCACAAACAAACTTTCTGCCCAAGAGAATATTTCTCTATTGTACATGTAGTATCTAACCTTACCATCTGGATAGATGATTGCAGGACCCTTATCCCACTCACGATGAAGAATTTTACCAATGTACCAATATTGAATACCATCTCCAGTTATAACACTTGGTTTACCATTATATCTTCTGACTGTGCCGTTCGAACACCAGATTCTATCACCATTGGCACATATTACTGCAGGTTCATCAGCCCCTCGATGTCTAACTCCGTTGTACCACCATTCCATATGGCCATTGAGACAGATGACTGCAGCTTTGTCATTCTTTCTTTCTCTTCTTCCATATAGATAGTACTCTTCTGTTCCATTTGGCCAAAATACAGCAGGTCCTTTTAGTCTGTGCAACTTGCCATTCTGATACCATTCCTTCTTTCCATCAGGCCATATAACTGCAGGACCTTTTGCTCTGTGAAGCTTGCCCTTGTGATAGTACTCTTCTGTTCCGTTGCTGTGAACAATAGCAGGAAGATTAATGTTGTGCAGTTTACCATTCTGTCTATATTCCGTTCGGTCTCCCAAATCTATCTTGACTATTGTGCCCATTCCTATTGACCACTACTTGGCATTCTGCAAGGTCACAATCATGAAAGTATTATGACAGCTAATTATCATATACAACAATAGGAAGTTTTGTATCTTCGTCAATCTCAATATGTCTCTTGTCATTGCATTCTGACCAAAGAGTCTTGATATATTCACCATCTTGGTAGAATTGTTCTGTTCCATCAGCATGAATTACTGCAGGTAAGTTATTGTCAGCATGAAGTAATCCGTGCTGGAACCAATATCTAGTGCCATCTACATCTACTACAGCAGGAAGATCATTATCACGATGTCTCTTGCCCTTGTAATACCATTCAATAAAGCCATCACACCAGATGATAGCTGGTCCATTTTTGCGGTGTAACAATCCATTTACATACCATTCTCTAGTTCCATCAGCTCTAATCACTGCTTCTCTACCCCCCATGCCTCCACTAGCGTTTCGGTGTAATTTACCCTTTTTATACCATCTCTGATCTCCTTCCGAAGTAATGACTGCTGGCAAATCATTGCCACGATGAAGCAATCCATTCTGATAGTATTCTCTAGTTCCACTTGGATAGATAACTGCAGGCATATCACCAAGTCGATGTAACTTACCATGTTGATACCACTTTCTAGTTCCATCAGTACCAACTACAGCTGGCAAATCATTGGTTCTGTGTAACTTGCCTTCCAGTTTGTATTCTGTTCCATATATAGTTACTATTTGCTCAGTAAATGTCTCTGTAAAGAGATCCGTCATTGATCCGAGGTCTTCAGAGTAACATTTCCATAGTTCTATATTACTCTTTGCCACATCGATTAATATTTGCAGCGAAGTGTCAAAGTTCATAATTTGTGACATCTTGAAAAAGTTGGTTAGTTGAATAGATAGGTAATTTACCTATATTATTACTTGCGTTAACACAGATATTCTGACATGTCAAGATACTCTGATTCTTCTGAGTACATTTCAAAGACATCTATCTGATAACTCTGATGTTCTTGTTCACAGAGTGGAAATTCGTCTGCAACACCAATAGGTAGCATTTCCCTATGATGACACTTTCCTTCAAAGATCCAAACTCTCTCACCATTGGGTCTAACAATGGCAGGACCTCCAACTCGATGTCTCAAACCATTTTGATAGTATTCTTCTGTTCCATCTGGTCTGATTATTGTAGGACCCATGACTCTGTGTCTTACATTGTAATTGTAATACTCAAGAGTACCATCAGGTCTAATGACTGCAGGTTCATCATTCTCACGGTGAATCTTGCCATATTGCATCCAATATTCAACTCCATCTATTATACAAGCAGGTCCATCTAGTCTATGTATCATTCCATGAAAGTACCAAGTTCTATTACCTGGTTTAATCAAGGCAGGACCACCATCATCACACCCGCTATCGCTACCTCCGCTACCGCTTCGGTGAATTTTACCATTACGATACCATGTTTGACTGGTAGCAGTGATTACTGCAGGTCCATTCTCTCTGTGTCTCTTACCATTGTAAAACCACATTTCTACATCCTTTGTGATGTAGGCAGGTCCATCTGTTCTATGCAGAATTCCATTTACTCTGTATTCCATGATTTGTAGTGCTTATCCAGTCTGTCACAACAGTCATTAACCAAGAAATATGTAAGTTACACATTTATCTCATATCTTGTGACCATGATGATAATATTCTTCTCTTCCATCCAGGTAGACAATGGCAGGACCATCATCTCTATGAAGTTTATCGTTAAGGTACCAATACTTTGTGCCATTATGATCAATAATTGCTGGACCGTCGTTCCGCCCGCTGCCGCTACCTCCACTATCGTTCCGCCCGCTGCCGCTACCTCCACTATCGTTCCGCCCGCTGCCGCTACCTCCACTATCGTTCCGGTGCAATTTCCCTCTTTGATACCACATTCTTGTTCCATTTGCCCATGTAATAGCAGGTAAATCATTGTCACGATGATATTCACCATTCTGATACCAATACTCTGTTCCAGTCAAAGAGATAAAAGCAGGCCCATTCACGCGGTGCATTAATCCATTTTTGAACCACATTAATGTTCCATCATTGTAGACTATTGCAGGCAAATCATTGTCATTGTGAAGTTTGCCATTTAATCTATACTCTGTTCTATCATCGAGTATTATTTCTTCCAATGACATTTGGACTTGAAAGTCATCGCTTTAACACCTACTATGAGTTACAGAGAATTATATCACCATTCTGAACAATATGTTCATTGATTCTATAAAGCCTATCATTTATCCACCACTCTTGAGTTCCATTGCTCCAAGTAATAGCTGGTCCATTATCTCTATGTAATCTACCATATTGGTACCATTCTTCTCTACCATTGCTCCAAATTATAGCTGGTCCATCTCTTCTGTGCAATTCTCCATCTAATCGATATTCTATTCTATATTCATATCTAATTATCGTTAGAAAGGTAGATTCGAACAATTCAGTGGTGCAGACATCTGGATATACAACTGACAGAGATTTCCATGCATCAATGTCCTTTTTGGCAATCTCTAGTATCATCTCAGGAGGTAGTTCCATTTGTTGTGACACTTTATTTCTCCAATCTTACATAGGTAACTTACCTATCTAACTCTTTACCACTACTTACCATTTACACTCTCTTCAGCTGTCTATATGCAACTGTTTTGCCATTCATCTTTGGTACCATATTGTTATACAATTTTCTTCTTGATTTCCACAAGGCAGAGTCTTCGGTGTACATTATTCCATTCTGGATCCAGCGCAAAGGTTCACCACTACCTTGTTTGTACCAATACTGGCAACCTTCTGTTGTAATGAGAAATGGTTCATCACCAACACTGTGGAACTCGCCTTTCAGCATTGTCGCCGTTCCGTAGTCAAACTTTACCTTTACGGTAAAAAGATTCTCATAAAGTCGATCAGTGTTGTGAAAGAGGTCAGGACGAATTCCCTTTATCTTTCTCCATACATCTATATCCTTCTTTGCAATCTCAAAAAGCATTTCATCAGGCAAGGGACAGGTATCAGATTCCATTCAACAAGGATAAGTTGCCCTGTCCAGTCAGTCAGAAAAGTTTCAAAAATAGGTAACTTACCTATTTATCATTTTTGTCCACAAAATATGGTATTTTTCTCATCTAAAGAACAACATCTCCTTAAAACACTGTAGCTAGAATATTATCTACAAATATCTTTCTCATCATCTTGACTGTTGGTCTCACATTAATGTTAAACTTGGTTACAGTATCTATAAAGATGTTGGTTCTACCATCATCCTTTGTATACACTGGTTCAACATAAATCTGACTCATAATCGATGCAATAAATTCCTTCTCTGTCATCTTTGGATTAAATACAAACGGAAAACTATTTTGACCACCAGTCAACTGGTAAAATACACAACACAATGACCACACATCATGAGCCTTACTGTTCTTCAGAGATTTCTCTGTTCTTGAATCAAAGATCTCAGGAGGCATGAAAATAGTTGTTCCAGCTTTATTGCCACAATCAGTAGTACACTTGAACATTGAACAGTAGTTTCTACATGCGAAACCAAAATCAATGTATTTAATCTGACCAGAATCACTAATCATGATATTGCCTGGCTTAATGTCGCGATGGGCATATCCAGCCTTATGAATATATTCAAGTCCAGTCATAAGTTGTAGCATAATAGGCCACAATTCACCAATGACAGGAGCTTCTTTGAGTTCAACAACATACTTTTCCATTGTTATACCTTCTGCATATTCCATCACAATATTGATGAATTCTCCATATTCAGTAAATTCACTGAATGACTCATAATACTTGATGACGTATTGTGCATACTCAGGTGGCATCTTGTTGTTAATAGCAATGAGAGTATCAATCTCCTTGTGAATTTCTTCAACACTCATGCCAAACATCTTTACTCGTTCGACAGAAATACTCTTGATGGCATATTGATTACCCTCTTGATCTACTGCGAGATAGGTAGTTCCAAAAGAGCCAGAGCCAAGTTCCTTAATAAGTTGGTAGTTCATTTTTGTCTTGCTTATTTAATTTTGACAGAATTTGTTTGGATAACTAAATGTCTATAAAGTTGGTATTCGCTGGACACTTTGGTTCTGGCAAAACGAGTATTGCTCAAGGTTTGCATCAACTTGGTAATGGTAGAAAACTAGAACACAAAGAAGTAACATCAACAGTTGGAGCTAGCTATTACACCCTTCCTATTGTGTCATCATTGGATGGTAAGATGATAGCAAAATTAGGCATCTGGGATACTGCAGGACAAGAGAGATTTAATGCCATCAATCAACTGTACTACAGAGGAGCAGAATACTGTGTGTTAGTCTTTGACGTGAGCAGTAGATTATCGTTTGACAAGTTGAGTAATTGGTACCAATCTTGTGCTGACGTGAATTATGCCAGCAAGACCCATTACATTCTAGTGGTCAACAAGATAGATACAGAGAGAATCATAGAAGAAGATGAGATCAAAGATTTCTGCAAAAAGAATGACATTGATCACTGCATCGAGACAAGTGCTACTCTTGGCATTGGTATAGAAGAACTATACAAATATATTGTTCAGAACATAGAGGCATTCTTTGAACCCATTGACTTTGATGAGATTGGTACCAAAGGTGCTGTTCCAACCTGCTCTTGTTGATTGAATTAATAATAGAAAATGTGAGGAGTGTAAAATGTCTACTATCAATCCTATTCCTAGTACTCTGTCTGACCTATTGGTAGATCTCAAAACGATTAGCTCAGTAAAGCGAGGACAAAAGATTAACATGACAACAATGACTTTTTCGCAGTCTGACTCTTGGTATAGTTCATTGAGTAGATACATCTTGGGTGAAAGCAGAGAGAAACTCATTGTTGATCTGAAACAGCTATTCAAGAATGCAATTATTGCTATAGAAGAACACTATGCAACAGAATTCTGTTCAATGGTAGTATCTGCCTTGGATGACTCAAAGACTGGGTTGAGAAATTTAATAGCAACCTATCAGGATGATCCAGGTATGATCTCTGAGCTAGAAGTAATGATTTGCAATATTGATCTACAATTAAAGAAGAATTCTCAATATCTAATGTCTCGGGCTACTACCTTTCAGGGCAGCTATCAGTAAAGGTCAATAAATGTAGTGAAATATTCGAACTGTAAATTCTGGTTTGGATCGGGAGATTATTGTCAGGCTGCTAATAAGCCTCGATTTGTCGAAAATTACAGATTCGATTATTGCTAGCAAATGTGTGTAAATAGTTGTAAATAAAAATAGCCAGAAACACGTGAAAACACGCGAAATAGGGTGTCGTGGGTAGTAAATCATAGAATTGTTCGACTGTATTCAAGCGTGTTAATAAAGGTAATTAAAGACCTTGATTACTCAGAATGTCATGTTTAGTGGGATAGTTGTCTAATAGGACTGAGAAAGGTAATGACTTTGGGCAAATGTCAATAAATGTATTGAAATATTCAAACTATAATTTCTGTCTTGGGTCTGGAGATTATTGTCTGGACTGACACTGAACGTCAATAAAGCCTGATTTGTCAAAATTCATAGATTCGATTATTGATAGCAATTGTATTTCAAAGTGGGTAACTGGAAAATAGCCAGAAACACGTGAAAACATGCGAAATAGGGTGTCGTGACTTGCTACTGTAAGTCACGACTTTCTTCAATGTCATTTAAGCGTGTTAATAAAGGTAATTAAAGAAACCAGCTCGTGAGAAATGTCATGTTTAGTGGGGTACCTTCCTGGTGAAATAGTAGTGTTGTGAAATATACCTTACACAAGGTATATTATTGAGATTGAAACTCCTGGGATTACTTTTGTCGGGCTTCTAACTCTAAGAAATGTAAGACTTGGTATGTTTCTAAGGATTGAGAGATCGATGAAATCTGTCTCTTGATGTTGTTGATAGAAATACATATAAAGTATATGTATTATTGATATTGATCTTTCTGATGTTACTTTTGTTGAGTTTCTAGCTCTTAGAAATGTAAGACTCTGTATGTTTCTAAGGATTGAGAGATCGATGTAATCTGTCTATTTGGATTGTTAGTAAGAATACATATAAAGTATATACATTATTGACATTGATCTCTTGAGGTTACTCTTGTCGGGCTTCTAACTCTAAGAAATGTAAGACTCTGTATGTTTCTAAGAATTGGAAGTTCGATGGAATCTGTCTATTTATATCATGATTAGAAATATGCATACTAGTATGTATATTGTTGAGAGTGAGCTTCCAGAGCCGATTTAGTCAGGTTCTCTAGTTCTAAGAAATGTAAGATTCTATATGTTTCTAAGGATTGGAAAGCTGATGGAATCTGTCTATTTGGATCACTAATGAGAATACATATAAAGTATATGCATTCTTGAGATCTAATTTCTAAGATCGATCTATTTGGATTCTAGCTCTTAGAAATGTAAGACTCTGTATGTTTCTTAGAGTTGGAAAGTCGATAAAATCTGTCCATTCATGTCATAATTAGAAATAGATATAACTGTTGGTAGGTATATTGTTGAAATAGAACTTCAGGTCTATTTTGTCGAATCCATCAACTCTTAGAAATGTAAGACTCTGTATGTTTCTTAGGATTGGAAAGTCGATAAAGTTTATTTATTTATATCATTGGTAAGAATACATATAAAGTATATGCATTCTTGAGGTCTAATTTCCTGAGATCGATTTAGTTAGGTTCTCTAACTCTTAAAACAGAGTCTTACATTTCTAAGAGTTAGAGAACCTAACCCAAACGATTCGAGTTATTCTGAATAGTAAAAGACATTACCTTGCATGAGAATATACAAGCTGTCAATAGATGTAAAAGTAAATGTCAATACATATAATTTAATTCATTCTTCAATCTCATCAGAATTGGGTCGTTCAGAATGTGCGAATGCATCTTGATTCAAGCATAATCATGATAGTATGTATATTGATGAAATCTAACCTCTGATGTTAGTCAGGTCCTCTAGGTCTTACAACCTTAAGAAACATACAGAGACCTACATTTCTAAGGATTGGTAGAATGATAGAATAGAGTTTATCTTGGACGATATGGAATATATACCTTGCCTGTCGGTAGATATATTAATGAGACAGATCTTATTAGAGTCGATTTAGTTAGGTTCCCAACCCTTAGAAATATACAATCTCTAATATTTCTTAGAGTTGGTAGAACTCTGAATAGAGCTTATTTTGGTTCATTATGGAATATATACCTATCGGTAGGCATATTATCTCGAGCGATCTTCTTGAAATCGATTTAGTTAGATTCTCTAGGTCTTACAACCTTAAGAAATGTGTGTATTTCTAAGAGCTAGAAGTCTGGATAGAATTGGTAGAATTACCTAGTAAGAATACATGTTCATGCTTAAAAATCTCTAAATCAAGAAGCATTATCCATTTACACATTCTGAACGATACAACTCTGATGAGATTGAAGAATGAATTAAATTAATATACATGTATTAACATTTACGAATTAAAATCTCATGAATGTTTAGACATCAAGCACAATTCTTCGATTTTCGATAGATTTATGGACATTAATAAAATCGATCTATTGAGGTTGGTTTGGTCAGACTTTCAATTCTTACCGTAAGGCATGTCAAGAGTCTAACATTTCTTAGAGTTGGAAGTTGGACCTTGGAATATCGTTTTCAATGATATGCCCACTAATAATAGAAATAGAATGATCAGGAAATGTGACAGGTCTATTGCAAGACGTTGTGACCATCAGAATAGGTATATATTCCATAGCATCCAAGAATGCGTCTATTCTGTCGATCTACCAATCCTTAGAAATGTTAGAGACTGTATGTTTCTAAGGATTGGGAACCTGACTAAATCGTTATTAGAAGTTCGATCTCAATAATACATATAAAGTATATGTATTCTTATCAACAACATCAGGAGATAGATTCCATCAAACTTCCAATCCCTAGAAACTGTATGTTTCTAAGGATCAAGGACATGATGAATTCGACCTCAGAAGTTATAATTCAACAATGTACATATTGGTAGGTATATTTCCAATCATGATGCAAATATCTTGAATCCATCGATCTACCAACTTATAGAAACATCAAGAGTCTAACATTTCTAAGGATCAAGAACCTGATGAATCCGACCTCAGAAGTTCGATTTCAACAATGTACATATTGGTATGTATATTTTTAATCATGACATAAATAGGCAGATTTCATCGATCTACCAGCTTATAGAAACATCAAGAGTCTAACATTTCTAAGGATCAAGAGTCTGATGAAATAGAGATATTTGTACCATGATTAGAAATACTTATTAGTAGATATTATTGAATTCTGGCTTCTGAAGTTGGATTCGTTGGATTCTCGAACCTTAGAAATGTTAAAGATTGTATATTTCTAAGGATCAAGAGTCTGACCAAATAGAACCTCATGAGATCGATTTCAACAATATACATAATGATAGGTATATTTCTAATCATGTCATGATTAGATAGATTTCGTCGGTCTATCAACTCTAAGAAACGTAATAAGATTAACATTTCTAAGGATTGGAAACATGATGAATCCGACCTCAGAAGTTCGATTTCAACAATATACATAATGATAGGTATATTTCTAATCATGATACAAATATCTCTATTTCACTGATCTACCAACCCTTACCGTAAGACATGTCAAGAATCTTACATGCCTTACGGTAGAGTTGGAGAACACAAGATATTGTCGTCAAAAGTTACTTGGTACGAATAGATTATATACATATCTCAACATCGACATTCTATGAACCAATTAACCCTAATCTCGATCCCTACCGTAAGGCATGTAAAGGGTCTTACATTTCTTAGAGTTAGAGAGACCAAGAACATGTCATCAGAGTGACATTACAAAGAATGTATATAAGTTATATACATATATCAATGTTCTGAAGTCCGTTTATCTGGATTACAATCCTTAGAAATATCAGGAGAGTCACATTTCTTAAGGTTGTAAGATCTAGAGAACCTGACAAAAGTAACATTAGAAGTTATAGTTCAGTAATATACATACCATTGTGTATATTTCTAATCATGGCATAAATATCATAGCTCTGTCAATCTACCAACCTATAGAAACATCAAGAGTCTCACACTTCTAAGGATTGGAACAGAACTCCAGAAGTTCGATTTCAACAATATGCCTACCGATAGGCATGTCTGCGTCATGATATAGATAGTTAGATTCCATTCATCCATCAGCTCTAAGAAATGTAAGACCTAGTATGTTTCTATGGGTTGAGAAATAGACTATATGGACCTTAGAATGTTGATATTGAGATATGTATATAACTTATATACATTGTTAGTAACTTCTCATGGGAGTTCTATTCGTAGACTTCTTGATCCCTAGAAATATAAGGCTTGGTATATTTCTAGGGATCAAGAAGTCATCAAAGTAACCTTATTTGGATCATGATTAGAAATATGTATAAGTTATATACATTCTCAATATCAACATTCTAAAGTCCATTTACTTGGATCCTGATTCCTATAAACATTGATATGCCTATTGGTACATTTCTAAGAGCTAGAGAGATCAAGAATATATCATCAGAGTAACATTATGAAGAATGTATATAAATTACATATCTCAGTATCAATGTTCTAAGGATCGAGAGACAGACCAATTGCATCTTAGAATGCTGATATCGAGATATACATATAATAGGTATATAATGTTATTAATGATAGTCTGAAGAGTCCAATCCGTGGGTTTATCAGCTCTAAGAAATGTAAGACCTAGTATGTTTCCAAGGATTGGAGTCCGAACAAACGGACATCAGAATGTCGATATTGAGATATAGTATATAACTTATATTTCTAATCATGATCCAAATAGAGTTACCTTGGCGACTTCTTGATCCCTAGAAACATCAAGAGACTTACATTTCTTAGAGTTGGAAAGGCAGAGAACACATCATCAGAATAACATTACAGGGAATGTATATAAATTATATATTTCAATATCAACATTCTATGGGCCAATAATCTCAAGTCCAATCCCTAGAAACATACTATGTCTTACATTTCTAAGAGTCGAGTTAAATGGTTCATAGAATGTTGATATCGAAACATGTATATAACTTATATACATTCTTCATAATGCTATTACGATGATATATTCCTGAGTTCTCTAGCTCTAGGAAATGTAAGGATTAGAATGTTTCTAGGGATCAAGAAGTTGTCAAAGTAACCTTAGTTGGATCATGATTAGAAGTGTATATAAGTTATATACATTATTAACATCAACATTCTGAAGACCATTAATCTCAAGTCCAGCCTATAGAAACATACCAGACCTTACATTTCCTAGAGTTAGGTTAATTGGTTGATAGAATGTTGATATTGAAACATGTATATAACTTATATACATTCTTCGTAATGTTATTCTGATGACATGTTCTTGGGTTCTCCAACTCTAAGAAATGTAAGGATTAGAATGTTTCTAAGGATCGGAATCCGGATTAATGATCTTCAGAATGTTGATGTCAATAATATACATAAATTATATACATTCTTAATAAGTAACTTCTCATGAGTTATCTGTCTCCAAGAAATGTACCGATAGGCATATCAATGTTTCTATAGGTTGGATTTGGGATTGATGATCCTTAGAATGTTAATATTGAAACATGTATATAACTTATATACATTCTTCGTAATGTTACTCTGATGACATGTTCTTGGGTTCTCTAACCCTTAGAAATATAAGGATTAGAATGTTTCTATAGGTTGGGAGTCCGAATAAATGGACTTTAGAATGTTGATGTTAATAATGTATATAACTTATATATTGTTAATCATGACCCAAATAAGGTTATTTTGATGACTTCCTGATCTCTAGAAACATCAACATGCCTATCGGTACATTTCTTAGAGCTAGAGAACCCAAAAACATGTCATCAGAGTAACATTACAAAGAATGTATATAACTTATATACATATCTCGATATCAATGTTATATGGACCAATTAATCCTAATTCCAATCCTTAGAAACATTGATATGCCTATCGGTACATTTCTATAGGTTAGAGAAACAATGAAAAGTTAATTATTAACAATGTATACACGTTATATACATATCTCAATATCAATGTTCTAAGATCCATATAGCCCGTTTCTCAATCCTTAGAAACATTCTAATCCTTACATTTCTTAGAGTTGGAGAACCCAAGAGTATGTCGTCAGAGGAACATTATGAAGAATGTATATAAGTTATATACATTGTTAATAACGACATTTCAAAGTCCAATTAATCCGTCTCTCAATCCCTAGAAACATTCTAATCCTTACATTTCTTAGAGTTGGAGAACCCAAGAGTATGTCGTCAGAGGAACATTATGAAGAATGTATACACGTTATATATAATCTCAACATCAACATTCTGATGCCCATTTAGTCCGTTTCTCAATCCTTAGAAACATTCTAATCCTTACATTTCTTAGAGTTAGAGAAGCTGACAAAGGAAACCTCAGAAGTTAAAATTCACTAATAATACACATTATATCTATTGGTATGTATATTTCTCATGATACAAATATCCTGATCCCATCGATCTATTAGCTCTAAGAAATGTAATAAATCTAACATGCCTTGCGGTAAGGATTGAGAATCTTATGAACTCAAGGTCAAAAGTTCGCTAACATACCTGTCAATATGTATATATGTATCATGATACAAATATCTTGATTCTGTGGATTTGCCAACTCTAAGAAATGTAAAACCTAGTATATTTCCAAGGATCGAGAACCTGATGAAAGCAATCTCAGAATGTTGATTCCATTAATATACATAACAATATGCATATTCTCACTAACAATATAAATATCTTGATTTCATCGGTCTAGCAACTCTAAGAAATGTAAGACTTGGTATGTTTCTAAGGATTGGAAACCTGATAAAAGCAACCTCAAGAGATCGATTTCGCTAATATACATATTGTTATGCATATTTCTAATCATGATACAAATATCTTGATTCCATCGATCTACTAACCTATAGAAACATCAAGTCTTACATTTCTTAGAGTTAGAGAACCTGACCAAGCAGAATCTTGGAATGTTGATTTCACTAATATATCTATCAGTAAGTATATTTCTAATCATGATACAAATATCTCTATTTCATCGATCTACCAATCCTTAGAAATGTTAGAGATTGTATATTTCTAAGGATCAAGAGTCTGACCAAATAGAACCTCATGAGATCGATTTCAGCAATATACATAATGATAGGTACATTTCTAATCATGACATGAATAGACAGATTCCATCGATCTACCAACCTATAGAAACATCAAGAGTCTTACATTTCTAAGAGCTAGAGAGCTCGATAAATCCAAGTTAAGAAGATCGATTTCATTAATATATATAACAATGTACATTTCTAATCATGACATGAATAGACAGATTCCATCGATCTACCAACCTATAGAAACATACCAAGTCTTACATTTCTAAGGGTTAGAGAAGCTGACAAAAGCAACCTCAGAAATTCGATTTCACAAATATACATAACAGTATGCATATTCTCAGTAACAACATAAATATCTCTATTTCATCGGTCTATCAACTCTACCGTAAGGCATGTAAGACTCTTAACATTTCTTAGACCTAGAGAACCTGACTAAACCAGCCTCAGAAGTTACAATTCACTAATATACCTAACAATAGGTATATTTCTAATCACGATATATCATGATTCCAACAACATTACCAAAGAGACTGATATACTCTACACAATATATCATCTCTGAATATAGTCAACAATTCAGTAATGTTGGGTCTGCTATTCACATCACTCCTAGTTACATATACCAAAAAGACATTTGTTCTACCATCATCATTCTTGTATTCAGGAGATCTAGTCGGAGCCAGCAGAATAGAATCAATAATGTCCTGACTATTCATACTATCGTTGAGATCGAATGGAAGAACACCAATTCCACCTGACAATTCATACATTACTAGCACTAATGACCATATATCATGAGCTTTGCTCATCGATAGACTTGATCTCCCTTGATTACTAAATCCTTCAGGAGGAATATATAGAATAGTACTCTCCTTGTTATTGCAATCACTACGACAGCCAAACAGATTGCACGTCTCTTTGCAAGCCAATCCAAAGTCAATGTATTTAATCTGACCAAAGTCATCAATCATGATGTTACCTGGTTTAATATCGCGATGAGCAAATCCAGCATCATGAATAGACTTTAATCCCATAATGAGTTGTAACATTATCGGCCACAATACAGTTGGTGGCAAATCTCCCTTGTGTTCTAATATGTAATCGTCCAAAGTCTGACCTTTTGCATATTCCATCACAATGTTGATATAGTCTTCTCCTTTGACATTATCCTGATAGCTATCTATATATCTAATAATATAATCATTCTTCACTCGCTTATTCAACCTCTTCAGATTGTCAATCTCCTTGTATACATCATCTATTGTTCCTCCAACCATTTCAAGCTTTGAGAATGAAATCTTCTTGATTGCATAAGAACGACCTGTAGTGTCTTCAGCTAGATAAGTAGTTCCAAAAGAACCAGAACCCAATTTCTTCACAAGCTTATAGTTACTAGCCATTTTGTTGTCAATATTTATTATTATCATGACCAACTACAATCAGCCGCGATAAATGTTGCGAGGCATTTCATATGCATATGTCTTCTCCTTTGTGAATAAATCAACAAAGGATTCCCACTTGTATCTGGCAATATCACTCTCTTTCTCACCTCGATAATCATTATATACTTGTAGCACAATGTCATACTTGTAGGCACAATATGGAAGATAGTCTCTAAAATCGCGAGAATAAGCTTGCGTTACTAACAGAATAGCACTTAGGAAATCAGAACTTTCGAATGAATAGCAGCGAAAGTAACCTCTCTCTTTGGCCCATACATTATAGTAGCCTTTGCCTGGAGTAATCAATAGAGTATCGTCAGATAAATCACCTGTATATTCTGATATATCAATCTCATCAATATTGACTATCAGATATTTAGTCTCTACTCCATTGTCAAACAGGTATTCAACATTACAATTAAGATCTAACAACTTGTATCCAACTATTATCCCGGCCAAATAATCACTAGATACTTCCTCTGTAAATGTAAGTTGTCGCTGTCCATTGATAATAGTAGATACATCCTTGTAGTAATTATTATTGCTAGATATATACATTCTTTTGATTACTGATTAATAATATTCTGGTGCAATTTGCTTGAATGGGAAAGAAACGATACCATCTGTCAGAAGCACTGCAGTTAGCAAAGCAGAACAAAAAGATTTGTATAAATGTTGACTGCATTGACTACAACATGAATAATGTCAGTCTCGAAAAAGCTACTACAAGATGTGTAGAAATTTGTGGATACAAAATCTCGCAAGATTGTGAAGCTGACCTTGTTGACTTGTTGGAAGAATACATTACTACTGGGAATACTATTAACCGTCCATCTGGAATTTTTGTGAACACTGGCTATAGAATTTTCAATGATAGGAACACAAAATCACTCGCAATATTATTGTATTCCTATTACAATCCTGATGTTCTCAAAGGATTAGTATCTGGAACATTTGAAAGTGTAGATATTTCAACATATTCTGGCGTCGGTAGTACAATAATGGACAATGTGTTCATTGGATGCAAGGCAGACACTTTGAACATTAGAAACATTGTATTATCAGAAAATGCCATTAGATCAATACATCGAATTAGAAATGTCAATATCCATTTGGAACAAACAGAACTGCTGGATATTACTGCTACTAATCTACATCTAAGTAGCAGATCTAACCTTTCTATTACTGTGACTGGTAACTTTTCCAAGCTGTCAATGAACATTACAGGAGATGCAACAATTCAGAGTCCTACCATGAATTACCTCAAGTTTGATGGTAAAAAGTTTACTGTTACAAACAGTCCTTCTTTGAATACTCTATTGATGGTCCCAAGGGCAAAGTACTATCTTGACAAGGAATCTAGATCAGGTGTAGAGAATATTCAGATTATGGGAAAATACAAACATGTCAATATTAATCTCTTTCCAAATCTAAAGAGTTATGAAAGAGGTATTCTCAGTGGTAAAGAAGACTTGACATTTATCAAAACTTTGAATGTAAAGCTGTCGGATATGACTTTTAATCACGTTGAACAATTTAGAGAGCTAGAATATCTAGAGAATCTATACATCAAGTCACGTTACATGTATTCCATTGTTGACTTTATGACCAACATTCTGAACCAGACAGGAAGCATTAGAAAGATTAATGCTATACCAGGTCTAGACATTGACAAGTATCCATCTGTTGAGTTTATTGGTGATAATAGCAAACATAATATGCGTGCCAGAAGAAGAAATCGCAGAATGGAAGAGTTACTAACTCAATAGTAAGATTAATTACTCACAAGAGTAATCAATCACAATTAGCAGATCTGAAAAAACATGTCTACTAAAAAAGAGCAACTATCATGTCTTGGGAAGAAATTTACACTTATATTCAAGATAACAAGCTTATCTTTGTTCCATCATTGCCAGAATATTATACTACTATTGATAATGTTCTAGCTACTGAATGGAAAGATAACCAATTCTTTAATCCATATCTTCGTTTCTTTGGTACAAAGGAAGAACTTGCCGCAGCACTCTCTCAATCATCACAAGAGGAATTGGAGAATGGACTAGGTTTTATGATGGATCGTGAACTCTATGAATCTTATCGAATGGACAGTATGAATACAGCCTTCCATGAAGCCGGACAAACAATGAGTTCATTAATCTATCAGATTAATCCAGCTAACACTAGAAACGAAATGTCAGAAAAGAAGAGGGCTAGAACTACCAAAACCAAAGACATGCAAGACAAGATTTTTGCTCTCAATGAAGGTTATGTTCTTGATGTATCAAAGATGAATGAGAATGGCACTGGAGCAAGAACTGTCAAGAGACCTGCTGGTCGATCTGCAAAGAAGGGAACAGATAATCTTCCTATAATTAGTGACAATTATGTCAATTACAAGCGTGCTGTCCTAATGTTGAGCAGACCCAAGGATTATGAAGAAGACTTACGAGCCATGGCAAAGGTATTTGGTGTAAAGTATGATGAACATACTTTTGATGGCATTGATGAGTTTGAAGTGGCTGTAACAACGAAACCTGTTGATTCGAATATTGTTCCCAAAGTTTATACTAATTTTCCAACAAAGACAACTACTTTGACTGCTGCAGCTCCAAAGAAGTCTCGAGATGTATATAGTCAAGGTATTGCAAAGTCTGGCAAACCAATGATTATGTCTCCTGGTGATGAATTGGTAGTGGATGAGGCAGATATTCCTGATGACGAAGTCGAGGAAGAAGAAGAGGTTGACGAACTTGAAGAAGAAGAAGAATTCGATTCTGACGAAGGCAACATTTCAGATGATGAGAGTGAAGATAGCGACGAAGACGATGAAGTTGACAGCGATGAGGAAGGTAGTGATGATTACTAATTCCTATTATGATAAAGATAGTAGATTCTACTATCATCTCCCTAGGTAGTAGAATCTACTATCATCTCCCTAGGTAGTAGAATCTACTATCATCTCCCTAGGTAGTAGAATCTACTATCATCTCCCTAGGTAGTAGAATCTACTATCTCTTAGTGCTTGTTACACTCTGTACATATTCCTACCACATTTTTGTAGTAAATGTATGACTCTTCTAGCGGTACCTTCTTCTTTTTCAGATGAGCATTTACTGCATTGTGGAATTCCCATGTCCACTTGTAGAAACCAATGTCATTACCATCAATATCTTTGATATTCCAATACTTGTAAAAGGGATTCTCATCAAGGTACTTTCTAAAGTGCTTCTTACATTCTAGGCATCTAAATTTCTCACACATGTCATTAATATTAATTTCGAATGCCCATTTAAGCTCTTCTGTTGTTGCATTACATGCTAGAGTATGTAACATGAACCATATACCAGTGAAGTTAGCTGTATCGGTAAACTTACTTCCATCCATTTTTAACTACATTGTTTTTCTTTGTTCTGAATGTTGTGAATTAGATAATATTACTCAAAAGAGTAATATTGTAAGGTAATAAAGTGAGAATCTCATTGTTTATTCATCATTGCAACAATGGATCACTGGACGATAACAGGTTCTCTACAAGAAGTAGTAGCATTTGTCAAGTCAGAGAAGCAATATGCTCCTGATGATAGATACTACAATAACAATGGTATACATTGTTATGAGTATAATAGCATGACCAAGAAAAATACTACCATTGAAGTTACTGACATTAATGACAAGTATGGCAATGTATCTCTTTGTCAATATGATATCATGACTCAAACAAAGTATGCCATTATTTATAACGATGTCCTATTGGTCTCTTGTGATAGATACCAATTAGAACTTCTTCAGCAGAATCTAGATATTAAATGTGGAATATTCATTCCTTCCGAAACTATAGATAATGCAGAACCACAAGAGTTTGAAAAAGTAATCTCATTTGGTGGTATATATGTAGTAAAATTAGAATATTGTAGCTTTGATATGTTGTATGCATTGCCCACAAATAGAATAGACTTTTCTGACAATTTTTATACAGAACATGTAGATAGACTTCGAATAGTCTTGAACAGAAGATACGATCCTGTTCAACTTGAGAAGATATTGAATAAACCATGTAGTAAGGTAGAGATATATTCTAAATACAATCTTGTCATTAGAGGTCCAATATTCAAGAAATGCAATGCCAAAACAATCAAGTTTATCAACGTATCTTTGAACAAAGAGGCAAGAGAAAGCATCCAACACCTTGACAAATTAAAGATAGCTATTTCAAACGGATCAGTAGGATTCAATAGCATTTCTTGTGATAATTTACATGTATCGGCCTACAGTGGAGCTCCAATGGACAAGAAGAGATTTACAATTTCTGGTAATGTTAAGCATGTATTTATTCATAGCGACTTGGACATATTTGTGAATAGTACAACTGTTGAGTCGATAGAAGTTATACATGGTCATTTCAATAGACTATTCATCAGTGGATGTGAGAATCTTCAATCATTGAATTATTGTTGTCCGCTGGTTATAGATGAGATATCAGCACAAAATGTACATGAATTAGATGGAACACTATATCAGTCTCTTGACTTCTTTCCAAGATTGGAACATCTTGATACATACCATCTGCATCCATTATCAGACCTGTCCAACTTGATAACATTGATATTTTGTGAAATAGGTAATGTTACTAGTCAAGATATGGATATGTACGAACTACAATTGTTAAAGGCAGAGAAGTTGGAGGCATTGAGTTTTCACCATGATATTAATGATAGATGGAATTCTATACTTCTTAAGCTGTTACAAACTGGTAGATTCAAGGAATTACCATACATTGATGGCATTGACATTGATGATTATCCTTCTATTATTTTTGAATATGATATGTATGATGATTCTATTTATGATAAGGTGAAAAGTCACAATGAAAGAGCAAAAGTTAGAAATGTTTGTCTTGTCGATTTATCATGATATAATGGTGATATTGCTCAAAGAGTAATATTCTGAAATTAGTGACTGTTAAGTATCACAAAATAAGGGCAATCCAACGATGGAAGGCTTGTCTGTTGAATGTTCATTGAATGATGCTATTGACTACATACATGAAGGGCGAGAAGGACTTGCTATCGATGTTACAGACATTGACAGTAACTATAACAATGTATCCATTTGTACCTATGATCTTGGGGACGAAACCAAATATACAATGTTTTACAAAGATGTCCTGTTGATCTCTTGTGACAGATACCAACTTGCATTTATTCAACATTCAGGTGAGGAAATCTCTGATCCAATCAATGTTGTTCTCAATTCAAAACCAAGAGCATTCACTGAAGTAATCTACTTTGGTGATATAGCTGTAGTCAAAAAGTATGAAGATGAAATTGGCTGGATAGAAGGCGAATTCTTTGAATATACTCCTGTTGAGTTTTTGGATAGCTATTACACTGAAAAGGTTGACATTCTCTTTATCATGCTAAAGAAGTGCTATGATCCAATTCAACTCAAGAAGGTGCTTGGAAAACCATGCAGAAAGGTAGTCATAACTGCCAATTCTGACAATATTGTCATTAGAGGCACTGCCTTTGAACATTGCATTGCTAGCAAGATGACACTGCAGAATATATCATTGTCCAAGGAAGCGCGAGAAAGCATCGAGCATCTCGACAAGTTGGAATTGCGTATTTCTGATTCTTCTACAGGATTGTCAGGCATTTCTGCCAATAGATTAAAGTTGGTGCCTAATTCGGACTCTAGCCTGAGGCAGAGATTTACTGTTTCTGGAAATGTTACTAATCTCAGCATTATAGGATACATGAATATCTTTGTGAGAAGTAAGACCATCGAGACAATATATGAAGAAGGTGGATCAACAATTTTTATCACTGGATGTGAGAATCTTCATTCTTTGACTTATGATGGAACATTGGTCATTGATACTGAATCAGCACAAAATGTAAACAGATTGAATGGATCATTAGATATTCATATTGATTTCTTTCCTAGATTGGAATACTTTGATGGTTTGTGTTTGGAACCAACAGAAGATATATCCAACTTGATTGAGCTGACTTTTGAACCACATTTTGAAGCCAGTGAAGACATGTACCGAGAACAGCTATTGAATTCAGAGAAGCTAGAGAAGCTGCGTGTCCTCGATGCTGACAGTGATGAATGGGATTCCATCTTTAAAAAGCTACTACAAATTGGTAGAATCAAGAGCATCAACCTTCCTGAAGGCATTGATATTGATGACTATCCAGATGTAGTATTTATCTTTGACGGCCCAGAAAGGAGAAAGAAGGAAGTGGAGGAGCACAACAAGAGGGCAATGGCTAGAAGTAAGAAACTCATGAATCTATAAAGTACTATAAATATGGCTCTTTGAGCTATATATCGAATATCAGAAATTACTGACCCAAAAATCAGGATAGTTTTCAGGGCAACTTACACCAGATGGACAAAGGACAGATGGATCAGTTAGATAGAGTGGTAGGAGAGGAACTAGAAGAGTTGGAGGAAGTAGAAGAGGAGATGGACCAAGAGGACGAGTGGAATGAACTTTCCAACCTGCTTGATGCTATTGAGAATATCGACCCAGAGGAACATTATTGCATAGAGGTTACTGACATGACTGATGATTTCAACAATGTAAGTTACTGCAAGTACAATACTCTGAATAGAACCAAGTATACTCTTGTGTTCAACGGAGTAATGCTCGTTTCTTGTGATGAGTCAACGATACGCATGATCAAGAAGCATTTTGGCATTAAAGCTCCTGTATCTTCTCCTATCAAAGAATCAGGCCCAATCACTGTCAGGGTTCGAGGTGGTCCCACGTTTGTTGATGATGTTGAAACTGCATTGACATATCTATTGTTTCATTCTGCTGATCGAAAGACAGTCAGCATTATCATTGACAAGCATTACAATTCCAAAGAGTTGGAGCAAGTATTATGTAGTCTAGGTATTGAATCTGTCAAAATTATTGGTAAGGACAATAAGGATGTTGTCATTAGAGGTAGACTGTTCAAGAAGTGCAAGATTAAACACATTACTTTTGATAATGTTTCTCTGAACAGACAAGCTCGTGAAAGTATCCAACACCTTGAAACTTTGACTATTCAACATCAAAGTGGAAATACTGGTTTGGGTAGAATTTCTGCTGATACTGTGATTGTTAGTGGTGATCCATATGGTCTAGAAAGAAGATATACTGTTACAAATGGAGTCAAAAAGGTGGTAATAAATGATGACAACCTCAGAATCTTTGTGTCAGGAGAGACCATTGATGAGATTGAATCAGAAGTAGAACGCTGTTCAGTCTATATTAATGATTGTCCAAATCTTCGAGTGTTGGATGCAAGCATTACCATTTGGATAGGTGATGAGTCAACACAAAATGTATACAAGATCACAGGACAACTCGAAAATATTGAAAGACTTGATCCTGAAATATTCTCAGCAGTCTTCCCAAGAGTAAAAGAGTTGGAAATTATGGAACTAAATTCATTGGTAGACATTTCTAATTTGGAGGTACTGAGAATTATGGAATCAGAAGATGTTGATTCTGACTATATTGACACCATTGGTTGGAAATTATTTGCCAATGATAATCTGAAGGTGTTGAACATTGCTGGTGATGATGAAAGGTGGAATGGAATCTTCATGAAGCTATTGGAAAAGGGAGATATTGAGGAAATTAACACTTTTGAAGGTGTTGACATTGCCGAGTATCCATCTGTAGTGTTCAATGATGAGAATGGATATATAGATGATGATATCTTGGAAGAACACAATAGACTGGCCAGAAAGAGAAGAGAATCATTGGTGAATCTGTCTTAGTAGAATGAATGAATATGCCTTGTCAAGGTATATCTTTGATATTGAGATATTTTCGATCCATCTATCTAGGTAATTATCCATTTGGAATGAACTCTAATCTTGATTATCTTATTGAACAGTTCATTGATAATGGTTGTGATCTTGATGTTACTGACATTGACGGTGACTTTAACAATGTAACTTTCAACCATTGTGATTATCATCAAGGTAGATATCACTTTAAGCATGAAACAGATGAAGGCACAATAGTCATCATCTCTTCCGACGAAGATACATTGATTAGAGTAAAGAATCACCTTAACAGTGATGCCGAGGTAGTCAGATCTGAAAAAGAGCCAGACTCTGAAGAACCAAATATTGTTGACAATACTATTCAGTATAGGGGCATATTGGTAGAGAAGAGTGTTATATCTTGTGACGAACAGGATTTCTGTCCAAAACTGGAGAATCTTTCTATTGTGCTATACTACAATTATAATGCTTCTGATCTAACCAGAGTTCTATCTATGCCTTGTCCTGTAATGTCTATAACTGGAGGGAATGATGACGTTGTAATCAGAGGGCCAGTATTTAGTCAATGTAAAGCAGAGAGTTTGCACTTTGAGAATGTTAGTCTGAACAGAGAAGCAAGAGAGAGCATTCCATACGTTGAAGAATTAACAATAGTTCTTGATGATTATACTACAGGATTCAATGGTGTGAATGCTGAAAATCTCAATATAGACATTTATGACGAAATGGATAGATACTACTGTATAAATGGTAATGTCAAGAAGGTAAGTGTGTTTGGAAGTTTAGCAAGAGTGATCATTAGATCTGATACTGTTGTTTCTGTTGATAGCAATGGTCACAAAGATAGACCTATTGCTCTTACAATTAGTGGATGTACCAATTTGGATGACTTGATTGTGAACAATACCGATCTTACTATTGACGTGGAATCACAACAAAATGTTACAAAGTTTTGTGGTGATGCAGAGCTATGCAAGACATTTCCGAGAATCAAAGACTTGAGCACTAGCAATCTTGAGTATGATTTTGATCTTTCCAATATTAGAAGCTTGATTTTGACACCAAAAGAGAATGTTGATTACATTGGTGCTCTTCTCTCAGCTGAACATCTTGAGAAGTTGCGTGTTAGGGGAACTCTTGATGATAAATGGAATGAGTTGTTTATTGATTTGTTGAAGAAAGGGACCATTAGAGATATTAATCTACCTGAAGGTATTGATATGAATGACTATCCTTCTGTTGTATTCATGTCCAAGGGGAAGGGTGTTGCAAAACACAATGAGTTGGCAAAGAAGAGAAGCAAACTGTTAGCGGATGTTGTATAAAATATAGCTCGATCGAGCTATATTCATGTTTCAAAGGTACTGAGATATTTTCGATCCATCTGGGCAATTACCTGGAATGAACTCTAATCTTGATTACCTTATTGAACATCTCATTGATGATGGTTGCTTTCTTGATGTTACTGATCTTGATAGTGACTTTGGTGGAGCAACCTTTTGTCGCGATAATCTTGAGGCTAGATATCGTTTTGAACACAAAGTAAATGGTTCAATGATTGTCATTGCTTCTTGTGATGAATCTGCGTTGATTAGAGCAAAGGAACATCTTCATAGTGATGCAGAAATCATTATACCAAGCGATGAAGTTCAGTCAACACCACCAATCATTGATGAAGATACTATTCAATACAATGGCATAACGGTAGGGAGATTTCTCACAACTAATGATGAAGAAAGCTTTTACAATCGAAAGCTGGTAGCTCTAGATATTTGGTTGAGTCAACATTACAACTATGATGATCTCACCAAAATTCTATCCAGACCTTGCAAAAACATTGATATACATGGAGAAGGTGATGGCATTGTAATCAGAGGACCTGTATTCAGTAAATGTACTGCAAAGAATATTTGTATTGAGAATGTTAGTCTGAGCAAAGAAACAAGAGAGAGCCTACCGCGTACAAAGAAGTTAACCTTGAACATTAATGATAACATGACTGGCATTCCAGTAATGAATACTGACTATCTTGGTATTGAAATCTCTTGTGATGAGATGAAGCGTGACTTTTATATTACTGGCAATGTCAAAATATCTATAAAAGGTATATCTACTGGCGTACATATCAGTACTGATGCTGTTACTGCCATCAGAGCTGAAGGCACGACAGAAGATATTGATGTGCATATCAGTGGATGTAGCAATTTGGAAGGTCTGATTATGTACAAAGTAAGGCTCGATATTGATGAAGAGTCGCAACAATATATTACAAAGTTTAATGGATCTTTTGAGATTTGCAAGACATTCCCAAGAGTCAAAGAGCTGATTACTACATGTTTACAACCTACTGATGACATTTCTAACATTACAAAGTTAGCTCTTTTTATGAATGATGATACTGTCTATAGAGATGCTCTTCTCAATGCCGAACATCTTGAGAGTTTGTGTGTACTTGGCAGCAATAATAGTGAATGGAACAATCTATTTATTGCATTGTTGAAGAAAGGTAATATTAGAGATATTAATCTACCTGAAGGTATTGATATTGATGACTATCCTTCTGTTGTGTTTATCTCTCACAATCTAAAAGTCATGAGACATAATGAATTGGCTATGAAGAGAAGGAAATCGTTGTTGAATTTGTCTTGATTATATTACTTATAGAGTAATATATGGAACTATTAGATTGTCTTGGTACAAATCCTCAATGTATTGATGTTACTGATTTGCCTAGAGTGTATAGTCTTGATAGTATTTATACAAGAGATAAGTATTTCTTTGTTCATAATGATATATACATTGTCTCTTGTGATTTGGAGCAACTGTTAGCAGTTCAGAGATACCTCGGTAATACTAATAAAGTAATATCACCAGAACCAGACAATGAGTCAACAGATCCATTTATTTCTAATGAATATGTTAATTATAGAGGCATACAAGTAGCAAATAAGGATGAAAATGTAGCTGCCTTTCTTCGCATTTATCTATTTCACGATTACAATAGAAGAGATCTGGCCAAAATTCTAAGCAAACCTTGCGACTATCTGTATATAATAGGCAAAGACAATGATATAGTTATTAGAGATTGTGTCTTCCCTATAGGTAAAACTATTGCCTTGAGCAATGTATCATTATCTCAAGAAGCAAGAGAAAGTATTCCGCACTTGAAACAATTAAATTTATGGCAATGTAGGTCTAACTGGCATATCAACAGACAAGTTGGAGCTGATGGACATTGAAGATGAATGTGAGATTAGGACATTTGCTGTTAACGGTAATGTTAAATCATTGAAAATTACTGATCTCACTTTGAATATCACTGTTGCAACAGATAAGCTAGAGAAGATAAAGATTAAAGAGAATCACTCAACGAGAATAGAGAATTGTTCAAATCTGCAATCATTAAAGTTGAGGGAATCCAGTGTCTCTATTGATGAAATATCTATGCAGAATGTTGTGATATATGATAACTATGAGAGTTGCATACTTGAAGAGAATAGTGACTCAGAATTCTTTCCTAAACTGAAGAATATCGAATTGGAGGAAATGTAATTCTTTACCCTTTCCAAGTAGAAATATTGCTCAAAAGAGTAATATACTTTGACCGATGTTGCATGTCTGATTCATGACTGAATTGGATATAACACTTTCTTTTCTAGATAAATAGATATATTCTTTATTAAGCTATCACATTTGACCTCCTGAACAAACAGGACCAATTTGCACACACAATGACTACGTCTATGGTTGATAAGTATGCTCTCTTTCCTGTCAAGGACAAGGAATCGTTCGTCTTTAGACAAAAGCAAGAGAATATCTTGTGGTTTGCTGAAGAACTCAAGTTTACTGACGACAAGCTTGATTATGATCGATGCAATCCCAACATGAAGAGAGTTATTGATCTTATCATGGCATTCTTTTCTGTTGGAGATGGTGCCATTTCTGAGAATCTGTTGGAACGCTTTTTGCTAGAGTCAGAGACTTACGAGGAGCGGTCAATGTTCATTACTCAACTTTATGTAGAGCAGCAACATGCCATTACATATGGAATGTCGACTCAGACATTTATTCCCAATACTGTTGAACTTGAGAAACTGTTGCAAGAAGTAGATAACAGTGAATGTGTAAAGAAGAAGGTTGAATTTATGCAAAAGTGGTGCAGATCAGACAAGCCAAGACATCTTCGCCTGATTGCATTTGCATGTGCTGAAGGTATCTTCTTTTGCACATTGTTTGCTGCAGTGTTCTGGTTCCGATCAAGAGGCATCTTTAACAACTTTATCTCGGCAAATGAGATGATTTCGCGTGATGAAACATTGCATCGTGATTATGGAATCATGTTGTTCTCGAGAGCTGCTGCAAAGTTGGGAGTGTCTTTGAATGATCCTGAAACACTGGAAGTAATCGAGGAAGCTCTTGAAATTGAAGACTTGTTCATTGATCAACTATTATCTGAACCATTGGAAGACTTGAATGCTGCTGACATGAAGACTTATGCTCGCGTGATTACAAACAATATGTTGACTACAATGGGTTATAATCAAAAGTACCAAGTAAAGAATCCATTTACTTGGTTGAATGATATTAACCTTGAGCAAAAGGGTAATTTCTATGAAGTAACTGTTGCTTCGTACAAGAAGCGATCGATGACTGAAACATTGGATTGGGAGTCAAAGCTGGGTTGGAAAGAGGCATCTTCTGTGTTGGAAGATCCTAGCAATGTGGACTTTTAAAGAGGTGAGATATATACCTAAGTTAGGTATATTTGAATGATAGAGTTTTATCTCGATCGATTCCTAATCCTTGGAAATGTTAGACTCTTGATGTTTCTTGGGGTTGGTAGAATGACCAATTAGTCTCTTGAGATGGATATTGTAATATACCTACCGATAGACATAAATAGGTATATATTGTTGCTATCATGATGTTTTTGGATCTATATTCTGTCGGTTTCCGATCCTTAGAAATGTTAGACTCTTGACATGCCTTACGGTAAGGACCGAAGGTTTGACTAGTTGGTCTCTTGACATGAATATCGTGATATGCATATTAATATGTATATGTTACCACTATCATGATTTATCGTGACTGTTCTGTCGGTTTCCGATCCTTAGAAATGTAGAGAGTCAGAAGTTTCTAAGGATTGCAAGTTTGACTAATTGGTCTATTGAGATCGATATCATGATATATATAACAATATGTATATCCTTTCTGATTGCAATTTGTCCTGACCATTCCATCGCTCTATCAAGTCTTACGATCTTAAGAAATACTATGAACTCTACATTTCTAAGGATTGCAGATCTAACCAATCGGCCTCCTGAGTTCGATGTCATGATATGCATATTAATATGCATATATTGTTACTATCATGATTTATTCTGGCTATCTTGTCGATTTCTAATCCTTAGAAACTTCTGACTCTTGACATGCCTTACGGCAAGGATTGCAAGTCTGGCTAATCGGCCTCCTGAGTTCGATGTCATGATATGCATATTAATATGCATATATTGTTACTATCATAATTTATCCTGACCATTCTATCAGGTCTCACGATCTTGAGAAATGTACCGTAAGATATGTAACATTTCTCTAGGTCACCAAATCGATAACTAGCTTCAGAATCAGCATATTGCAAATGTCTATTGTTCTATGAACATTCTTGTCGTTACAATTACTTTGTTCATGACACTTCCTATGATTCTATAGTCTTTTTGACTGTTATATATTCACAGTTATATCTCATTCAATAATGTATATAAATATATAGCATTTTCACGATTTCTAATTCTGAGGAAATGGGCCAAACATATTGTCCAGACTGTCATTGAACGTCAATGAAGCCTGAATTGACAGTTTTGTATTTACCAATAATAGGTATTAAATTGTACCTATTATTTGTTATTGTAAAATGGGCAAAAACACGTGAAAACGCTCGAAACAGGGTGTCGTGGGTACCAATACAGCGTTTGGTTCAAGTGTCTTTAATTGCAACACTTTAAGAAATTGCTCTCATCAGAAGCATCATACAACATATACAATATGTTGATTCTGAAGTTGGCTTATCGATTCGGTGACCTAGAGAAATGTACCTTACAGTATAGTCGATAAAGCTGATGAAATGATTATCATGATATTCATGTTAAGAGGCTAGATTGGTCAGACTTGCAATCCTTACCGTAAGGCATGTTAAGAGTCTAACATTTCTAAGGATTATGAATCGACAGAATGGTTGGAATAAATCATGAAAAAGTATATACCTATTAATAGGTATATCATGATATCGATCTCATGAGACTATTTTGTCCTTTCTCGATCCTTACCGTAAGGCATGTTAAGAGTCTAACATTTCTAAGGATTATGAATCGACGGAATACAGATCCAATTCTATTGTGATAACAACATATGCCTATTAGTAGGTATATCATAACATTAATCTCGGAAGACAAACTAGTCAGACCTGCGATCCTTACCGTAAGGCATGTTAAGAGTCTAACATTTCTAAGGATCGAGAAAGAACAAAATAGACTCAAAGACGTCATGATAAGAATATATACATACTATTAGATATATCATGTCATTGATCTCGGAAAATCAACTGGTCAGACTTGCAACTCTTACCGTAAGGCATGTCAAGAGTCTAACATTTCTAAGGATTGAGAATGATCAAGACAAATCATGACTATAAAGTATATGTATATCATGAGATTCATGTCAAGAGACCAGATTAATCGTTTCACCAATCCTTAGAAACTTCTGACTCCCTACATTTCTTAGGAACAGACAGAACAATCGAAATAAATCATGATGGAAAAGTATATGCACATTGTTATGCATATCATGAGATTCATGTCGAGAGACCAGTTGGTCGTTCTACCAACTCTAAAAAATGTAGAGGGTCAGAAGTTTCTAAGAATCGGAAAACGATAGAATAGTAAGAATAAATCATGATGGAAAAGTATATACATATCATGATATACATGTCGAGAGGACAGTTAGTCGTTCTATCAACTTCAAGAAATGTTACATACCTTACGGTACATTTCTAAGGATCAGGAATCAACAGAATAAATGTCCTTCTATTGTATATACTTTTGACATGACGTTGAACTCATTACAATTTACATGAATTACAATAGCACAATATATCACAATGAAAGAAATCTATTCTTATTGTTCATGATAGAAGTGAGAACCATTCGCTTACTTCAACAGAGCAATTCCAATGAACGTGATAATCGAATCTAATGATGGTATGCCTTCTATTATTGCAGATGGATCAACACAGTATCGCAAGAATGGTAAGCTCCATCGCTTGTATGGACCTGCTGTGATTCTTCCTGATGGTACTGAAAAGTACTATAGGGAAGGAGTGTTACATCGAGAAGGTGATCTCCCTGCATACATCAAGCCAGGTGCTATTACAGCATATTACAAGAAGGGAAAGCTTCATCGATCGAATGGACCTGCTGTAATATATGGAAATGGAGGCAAGTATTGGTTCATTGATGGAGTTGAACAAGCGTAAACTGAGAGATACATTGATATAGGTAGAAATACCTACATCGAAATATGGATTAAGATTGCAAGTCTGGGTAATTAATCTCTTGAGATCGATATCATGATATATCTATTAGTAGGTATATATTGTTACTATCATGATTTATTCTGACCATCCTGTCGATTCTCTAACCTTAGAAAATATTAGCCTCTTGATATTTCTTAGGGTTAGAGTCTGACTAATTGGTCTCAAGAGATCAATGTCATGATATACATACTAATATGCATATACTTTTCCATCATGATTTATTCTGTCGTTCTACCAACTCCCAACCCTTAGAAATATTATAGACTCTATATTTCTAAGGATTGCAAGTCTGACTAATTGGTCTCAAGAGATTAATGTCATGGTATACATACTAATATGTATATACTGTTACTATCATGATTTATCTTGAGTGTTCCGCTAACTTCCAATCCCTAGAAATGTGAGACTATTGATGTTTCTTAGGACTGAGAATCCAAGTAATTGGTCTCAAGAGATCAATGTCACGATATACATACTATTATGTATATACTTTTCCATCATGATTTATTCTGACCACTCTACCGATTCTGGATCCTTGGAAATGTTAGACTCTTGATGTTTCTTAGAGTTGATGGAACAACTAATTTGGTCTCTCGAGAGATATTAAAATATGCATACTATTATGCATAATCTCTAATTGTGATTTATTCTGTCGACTCTCTAACCTTAAGAAATGTAGATTTCTTGATGTTTCTTTGAACCAGAAGTCTGTTCAACCGGTCTCTCGAGATTAATGTCATGACATACCTATTAATAGTTATGTATTGTTACTATCATGAGCTGATATGTCATTCTACCAATTCTAAGAAGTGTAAGTATCTATAACATACCTCATGATAAGGATTAAGAATGGTTAGAATAAACATGATAGCAGGAAGATATATAATAATATGTATATCGTGACATTGATCTCGAGAGGCCGATTAGTCAGACTTCCAGTCCTAACCGTAAGGCATGTCAAGAGATTTACAATTAAGGTTGGAGGGTCACGGGATAAATTACAATTAGAAAGTATATGCATAATAGTATGTATATTTAAACATTAACCTCAGAAGACCAATTATCCAGATTCTCAATCCTTACCATAAGGCATGTCAAGAGACTAACATTTCTTAAGGTTAGAGAATCGACAGAATAAATCACGATAGTAACAATACATATCTAGCAATATGTACATCATGATATCACTCTCAAGAGACCAATTACCTGGATCCTTAGAAACATTATGCTTCTAACATTTCCTAAGGTCGCAAGACTTGATGATTCGACCAAATTGCTTCAGAACATTGATCTTGAAATATATATGCCCTATAATGTATACTTGACATCATGATTTCGGATCCTATTTTGCTGATCTTGCAATTCTAAGAAATGTAAGACTCTTGATATTTATTGGAGTTGATAGATCTATAGACCAAATATGCTATTCATTGCTAACAACTTTTCTTTGTGCATTTAAACTTTGATACAAATACCTACAAATATATAGCTTTTCTGAATGTCATAAACACGCAGATGCCTCTTGATCAACAATATGCGCAAATGTACACAAATATATTGAAATTTCATGTTTCTTGATTTCAGGAAATGGGCCAAATACATTGTCCGGACTGTCATTGAACGTCAATAAAGCCCAATCTGAACATTTTGTATTTACTGATTTTAACCTTCATTTCATGATAATAAACTGTAAATACAAAATGGTCAGAAACACGTGAAAACACGCGAAATGGATCGTGCTGAGTAGTAACACATGATTTTCCTCAATGTCGTTCAATATCATTCAAGTGTTACATTTAAGAAATAACATTCTCGTGAGAGTGTATATTTGGCATATAGCTTGAATATTGTTAGAATGTTGAAATTCTGTTTAGCAAGAACATATACCGTAAGGTAATGCATATTTCAAGATTAATGTTCTGAAGAGATTTAGTCGATCTATCAGGTCTTGTGACCTTAGGAAATGTTAGAAGTATAATGTTTCCTAAGGTCACAAGACCTAACAGAACGAAAGAATAGAGATCTAATTCATGACAGTAACAGTATATACCTATTCATGCATCTTAATAGGTATATCATGATGTCGATCTCAGGAGACTAACTCTACATAGCTTCAGTCCTTACCGTAAGATATGTCAAGAGTCTAACATTTTCTAAGGCTGATAGAACGTCAGAATAGAGATCTAATCCGTTGCAACAACAGTATATACCTATTCATGTATCTTAATAGGTATATCTCAATATCGATCTCAGGAGACCGATTAGTCAGACTTTCGATTCTAACCGTAAGGCATGTCAAGAGTCTTACATTTCTAAGGATTACAAGACCTGACGAGTCAACAGGATAGAGATCCAATTCATAATGATAACAATATATGCCATGCCTATCGGTAGGCATGGTATATTTCAACATCGATCTTGAGAAACCAACTCTAACCAACTTCAACCCTAACCGTAAGGCATGTCAAGAGTCTTACATTTCTAAGAGTTAGAGAATCGACAGAACAGGAAACTAATTCATCATAGCGAGAATACATATGTACTGATATATCTCAATAACAATCTCACGAGGCCAAATTAGTCAGACTCTCGATCCTTACCGTAAGGCATGTCAAGAGTCTTACATTTCCTAAGGTTAGAGATTCGACATAATAGAGCTCTAACTCATGACAGCAACAATATATATCTAACGATAGACATATCTCAACAACAATCTCATGAGACCAAATTAGTCAGACTTCTAGCCCTTAGAAATATACTAACTCTATACATTTCCTAAGGTTAGAGATTCGACATAATAGAGCTCTAACTCATGACAGCAACAATATATATCTAACGATAGACATATCTCAACAACAATCTCATGAGACCAAATTAGTCAGACTTCTAGCCCTTAGAAATATACTAACTCTA